TATATAAGTAATAAAAGGAATTTTGAGACTATATAGATAGTAAAGAATTTAATTAATAAAGCAATATATTATAAATGTCAATTAATTTCTATTGAAGATTTAAATATTAAATCAAGTGATAAAGTGTTTGGTAAGAGATTTAACAAGTTAGTTAATAATTCATGGTGTAGGAATACATTTGTAAATAATTTAATTAAACGATGTAATATATTCAATATAAAGTTATTAAAAGTTAAACCGGAATATAGCTCATTTATTGGTAACTTTTTATACCGTTCATTAAATTTACCTGATATGGTATTAGCGTCAATAGAAATTGGACGTAGAGGATATGAGTTTTATAATCAATATATAAGTAAAACTAAAGAGATAAAAAAGAATATAATTCAACCTGATTTAAATATGTATCAAAGGTTGTACCTTAAGTCATTGGAAGAATTTAAGTTACAACCTACATACAAGGATTTGATTGGACTATATTACTTCTTCAAAAAGTCGAAACTTAAATATCGACTTTCTACAGATTAGTTTAATCTGTAGTTTTACAGATTTTATTCAAATGTAAGTTTAATTACATTTATATAAATTATAAATGTTATAATTTAATACAATAAAATTATTTAAATATATGAAAACTAAATAAAAACATAAGATAAAATAAATTTAATTATGAAAACTAAATTATTGATTTTTTTAATGTGTGCATTCAGTTTTATAGGATTTACTGGATGTTCTACAGAAGTAGAGAACAACAACACTATCATTATTCCAGGTTATAATGGAACTGAGGTGGTGAAGACAGGTTCTAACTTACTTGTCAATGTTGGAGAAAATAAGTATGGTGAGAAAACACAAGCGTTATCAAGAGTAAAAGCAATAACACGTGCATCTGTTGATAAATCAACTATTTCGATTACAACAGATGATCAAATTAATACACCTACAATTGGTTTGTATTCAAACTATGCATGGAATACTTACACTAATGGTCAGCAAATCTATGTTGGTGCAAGCAATGGTTATCTTTTTGCAACAACATCATTGACAACACCTTACAAAACCGAATGGAATGTTAATAATACCATAAGTAATGGTGTACTTACATTGACATCACAGATGTTGGATGACAAATATGCTAAGCCTGTTCCTGTGACATTCTGGGGTAATCATTCATTAGTAACATCAAGTGTAGAAAAAACAATCTTTGATCCTAATGATAATGATTGGAAGAATATGGCAGTGACAAGTACAACAAAGTCTGTTGCTATCTCAAAGTCTATTGAATACGCAAATTCAGCTGTTAGAATGAATTTGACATTAGGAACAGAAGGTGTTCTTTGTTGGTATGACAAGTATGATACATCAAAAGATGAAGCTGATGTTACAACAGTAAAGATAACAGAAGATAATATCAATACTATGCCAACTTCTGAGACAAAGACTTATGAAGTAAATGGTAAACAATATAAAATTATCAATATTGATAATATTGGTAGCAAGACCGTAGGAAATTACTTGCATTACAAAGCAGGTTATGCTATAAAGATTGCACAAACGGACAAAGGTACAGGAAACTGGCACTTCATTGGTCCTAATGAATCAGATGACATCAACTATGAAGTTCTTGAAGCACGCATTGTTTCATCTAAATCTTGTACTTATAAGAATGAATATCAATATGAACCAAGTTCAGATGAAGTTACTTATAAGTATGAGTTGAATGAATCACTTCAATCAGGTGAGAATGCAGTATTCTCTATTATGCCAACATCAGAAAAATCATCTGTTGTCGTTTTGAAATGTAAAATCACAAAATTCCCAACGCAAGATCATGATAGATTCCTTTGGTATATCAAAGAATCAATAAAAGATAATTCACCTTACATAAAAGTTGGTGATAACTCTACATTCTATATCATTGGAAAGATTTCAACATCTGACAAGACAATACCTACAGGTTCACCTTACTCAACAACATGGAACAAAGGTATTTATTGTCCTGATGTAATAACTAATGTAAATGTACATATTGATGATCTCACGGTAAATGGTTCCGTTGTAGTTGATCCAGATGGTTCAGATGAAACAGATATTAATAAGATACATTATAATTTCGATTATGAATATGGTACTATGGATGGTGTTTGGACAACAGGAAATACAACAAAACATTAATTATTAAGTTATTATAAAATTAAAAGGAATATAAACAACTAAGTTTATATTCCTTTATTTTTTTACTTATGACTTTCAATTTCTTTATTAATATCATCAATAGAAACAAGTCCCACCCATTTCTTTAATTCTTCACCATTATCACCTTCCAATACAATAACAGGAACATTTCTGATATTATACTTATCAATAACTGCAGATGTTTCATCATCTTCATCATCTACATCATATTTCTTTAATTCACATGTATTAAAGTTTTCCAACCTCTTATCCATTACATTACATGGACCACACCATGTAGCACCTACTTTAATTAATCTCATATTATTTAAAAATTATTTTTACCAACATTCATAATCTGTAATATCTTCAGAATCACCATTTTTGTTACATACAATACGTATACAGCTACCAATACCAGTTCCTCCTTCAATAAACGAAAATGGAAGCTTATATTTACTTTTTACATTCCAATTATCTTTATTGTAATTCGTAACATCTTCAGATTCATTACATGTTTCACATACATATGTATGGCTAAAACCACAATTCCACATATCAATTAAATATACAGAACCTCTACCACCATTGCACACTGCTTTATGCTTTACATAAAAATTATGTGCATTCTTTTTCTCTATATCATCCATTTCAGTAAATCCATGATTATCTTTCAATAATGCAATAGATGTGATACAAGACTGTGTACCAACATCATTCTCATGTTTATTAATAAATGATATAGACATTTCTAATTCTTTATCTGTCATCTTATTAAAATTAATTCAATATTTTATATTATATGAAAAAAGGTAAGATTTGTTTCTTAATCTTACCTTTATATTTTATTTACTATTATTACCAAAGTGCGGCTGTATAACATAAGTTAGATGTTAATGTAGTATAACCAATAATAGATATAATTCTATTACAAGGTTCAAGAATCATTTTTTCAAATTGTTTATCATAATCTATTTCAGGTGCATATTCTATTGGATAAGCGCCAGGTAAAAATGCAAAACAATCATAATTTCTATCCTTTGCATAATACCACTTAACTTTATCTGCTGTCTTAATAGGATTATACTTTACCTTATATTTCTTATTCTTTGGTTGATTCAAAATAAAGTTAGCAATTCCTGAAGCCTTAACCTGAATAGGACAATGTTCTCCGAATACCAACTTATTCTTATCATCAAGAACGAACTTTTGATAATTTCCTATTGAACTACCTTTTGAAATCTCTGATGGATCTTTAAACATAAACTGTTGTTTATATCCCTTTATTTTCGCAATAATATCTTCATATGGTGGTCTTTCCTTATGTTCCTGATACCAATGCAACATATAACATGTAAAGTCTTTTTGACATTCTCTTGCAAATGGTGGTGTAGAACCTTGAACGATCTCAAGTCCCTTATAAACGACTTCTTCCATTTGCTCCAAGAAAATATTAGGTTCCTTAAAACACTCTGCCATTGCATAATGTTTCTTTGAAGTCAAGATAGTTGTATCTGCAATTTTCTCTAACTCAAGATTCTGAATATTTACATCACAATTATATTTCTTTGCATATTCCTCATATTTCTGTTGCATATATGGTCCACAACCATAATTCCAAAGATCAACAACAAATTGTGCACATTTAGACTCTGGAATATCAAGCTGTTGACAAATTCTTCCAAATTCTACATATATTGAGTTGTGAGCCAGTATCTCATTTGCGAAGAATGTATGAGTATCATCTACCTCAATATCATATACATACTCATCATTAAAATCTTCAAGTTGCTCTATTACATCAATATCCTCTACTTGTATATTGTAATTCATCTTTTTTCTCCTATTATTAATTGTGTATTTTCAACATTATTAAAATGTTCTAATATATAATTATATAAATAATTTTTTATATTGTTTTTAATATCTTCTCTATCTTTATGTGTTTTATAGAATATCCAGTTATCAATAAAATATGGATAAATGAATAACATATTTAATTTATTATTTTTTACATCTTCCCATTTTTGAATATCAGTTTCTGCCCATGTATGAATTAATCCATCATAATTATTTTTCGTATTTGTTTTAGAACATTTACTTAAAAAATAATTATACTTATCTTTATCTAATTCTTTATTATATAAACATTTATTATGCCAAAATGATCCTTGATACTCTATATATAAATTATACTGTTTTATATAAAAATCGCAATTATGATTATATTCTTTTGTTTTATAACATCTTATAACATCTTATAACATCATCACCATATAATTCATTTAAAAAAACATATAAAATTTCTTCTTCAATAGATGTTTTATATGATTTATGCTTATTATAAGATTCTGTGACTTTATCTTGTATTTCTAATAACTATGAAATATAATCATCATCTATTACCATACTAAATTATTATGTTCATTTTCATAATTCTTTTCATTATAACAACACTCATCGAATTTTTTCACTTTTTCTATATATTCATCTATAATATCAATACCTAAATATTTTGCATATATTATTTTTGCATCTGATATATCACATTTATCATTCATTGTAATACAATTAACATTATTATTCAATGCAAAGTATATATCTTTATATGTTGATATTATTTGTTTTAGAAAATATTTTAATAACGTATTATGTTTCTTAAACATATTATTCCTTATAATCCTTATTTTTGAACGATAATATATCATATTTCAGTTATATCATTTAATTGATCTTTATTATTAATCATCTATATAAGTGATTTTATAGTTCCTTTCTTATCATTTTTATATGTAGATTCCCAAACTATTATAACCTTGCAATTCAATGTCTGTTGAATATCTTCAATTCTTTCTCTATCATGATTCCATTTATCTTTAACTGAACGTCCGTTTCTTAATATAAAATAATTTGTTTCATTAGCATTATATTTCTTTGGATTAAAATAATAAAAATCTCCATAAAATTCTATAACAATATTTAATGATTTATCGTAATAATCTACATGATAAAAATTATTATTTAATAACTTAACTGTATATTCTATATAAGTATCATTATCTTTATAATATTCTTTTAAATGAGAAAATAACTCTAATGATATATTTGACTTATTACCTATTAAATAATATTGTTCTGAACGTTTTTCTACAAATTCATTATATTTTTGTGTTCCATCTTCTTTACCGTATTCTTCGATAAAATAATCTAATGTACATGTATATCTCTGACGTTCGATATAAGCATTCCATATTTTTAAACCATCTATTTCACCATGTCTTTTAATAAGATTTTCCTTTGTTACCGCTCTAGATTTATTGTATTCATCAAATTTATCTTGAGACATACCATATTTTTCATGTTTATATTCATATGTATTTGTAACTGATTGTTTATTACAATATGAATTCCATTTTTCTAATCCTATATCTTTTCCATATCGTTTAATCATTTTTTCTTTGGTAACACATTGTCTTTCTTTTGCTACAGGGTTGAAATCCTTATCAGGTACTCCAAATCCATACTACGTATATTTTGCAGCTTTATGCGCAAATTTAAATTTTACATCTTTAAAATTTGGAAATTTCTTGCATACACAATCATAACACCTACATAAATGATATTCATTACCATTATAATTTCTAGTACTTAAAAATGATAACTTATTATTATCACATACTATTTTATGTGTTTTTGAGTTTATATGAAATGTACCATTATCATATATAAGAAATTTACCACATTCTTTACAATAACATATTGATGGATCTATATTATTATCTTTACAATATTGAACTACGTTCTATTCACTTAAATATTTCATTATCTATCTAATGTTATAATTTTATCAGATTTTTTTATTTCTCTTGCAGGAACAGATATTAATTCATTATTTCGTATAACCATTATACTATGATCACCTGTAACTATAAGCTCTTTACCGGATTTAGTTTTTAACCTAAACTTATCTTTAGTTACTTTATGTCTCATTATATAATTAATCGGTCGTGTAATAGTTTTATAATCATGATCCTTATATGATAATGTATCGTGATTATGTACAGGAATGACTTCAGACCCATTTTGTAATTTTATAACAACATCGTCATTTTCATATTTTGCTTTAGTAAAAAAGCCTTCCATTGAAAATACTTTATTATCTATAACTACTTGAGTATCAGCAGTTTGCGAATCCGTATCCCCCGCTACAGTTAGTGATTGGTTTCCATCAAGATACGAAAACTCGGGTCCGTCCAACGTACCTGTTTCAGTTGTCTTACCTTTTGCGATACTTACTCGTTTTGCTTTCTCCGAATCAATACCAAGTTTCTTATGCAATTCTGTATCATTCTGAAATATACCACTGAAATACGCGTTAACAGAATTCTCAGAATAATGGTTCAAATCCTGACCCTGAAGAGTAATAGACTCTGCAACTGCTGTGTTATGCGCAATGAAATACTTGCTCGCAGTTGCTCCATAAACACTATTGATAAATTTCTTTAACGCTAACTGTTTAGTCTCATAAAAATCCCCTAAATTTTTTAATCTTTCTACTTCTTTTTCAAGTTCTTCAATACTGCAATTCTCAGGGTCTACTTGGCAAAATTTATAATTCTTATGTTGTTCTTCCATTTTATTCTAATTAACGATTTAATTATTATACAAATAAAAATTCTATTTGTTTATTAAAAACATTATTAACAATATTTAATATAAGATATATGGAAATTACAGATCAAATTATAATAGATAAGTTAACAGTATTTAGACATAATAAAATACAATTAAATACATGTAGAATAAAAGAAACATGGTTAAAAGATCATGGTTTATATGAGTATTTAATTAATAGATTTAAAACCATAGATAATATTCAAGAAATTATATATAGGATATATTATAAATTACCGGATAATTTACAGTTACATTGTAATACTTGTGGTAATGAAATACCTTTACAATTTAGAGGATTCTTATATGGATATAATCAATATTGTTCTTATAAATGTTCTTTAAATGATCCAAATAAAATACATAAATTAACAAATGTAAAACAAAAAGATGATATAGATGATAATTATGTATTGAATTTAATGATTAAAGACAATAGATTAGTTTCAGAATATTGTAAGAATAAAAAACTTAAGCAATTTGGTATATATGATTATATGATGAATAGATATGACGATTTACAGAAAAATAAATCTATTATTCAAGAAATTATATATAGAATGAAATATCATATAGATAAATCTCCTCGATGTCCAACATGTGGGAAATATGTTAACTTTTATAGATTTAGTGAAGGATTCAGGCATTATTGTTCAAATGAATGTGCAAATAAGAATGAAAATAATGTTAACATAAAATTAAATAATAAGCATAAAACTATAGAAAATAAATGGTTAAACCGTGGATATAAAATTAAATATACAGAAAATAAAAATGAATTTCTTGTATATAATCAATGTAATTTACATAATCCATTTAAAATTAAAAAATATACATTCTTTAATAGACAAGGAAAAGATATAATTATGTGTCCTATTTGTAATCCTGAAAAAAATATGGAGACTTCTATAGAATATAAAATTAGGTTAATATTAGAGAAACATAATATAAAATTTACGCAACATGTTAGGTATATAATATCACCAAGGGAATTAGACTTTTATTTACCTGCTTATAAAGTAGCAATAGAATGTAATGGGATTTATTGGCATTCAGGGATAAACGGTAAAAATAGATTTAAAGTTAAATATGAACTATTATCCAAAACTGATATATAGATGTTAACTTTTTGGGAAGACGATATTCATTATAACATTGATAAGATAGAAAATATCATATTAAGAAGTTGCAATTTAGAAAAGAAATTATTTTCAAATGATACTGTTATTAGAGAAATAGATATTGATATATGTAAGTCATTTATTAATAATAACTCAATTAAAAAATATATTATATCTAATATAAATTTAGGTTTATTTAAGGATGATAAATTATTATTTGTTATGACATTTTCAAATAATAATGATAATAATTATACATTAAATCAAATATGTTATAAAGATAATTTATATGTTATAAATTCTGAAAAATTATTATTATATTATTTTTTTAATAATTATAAATTTAATAAATTGATAACATATTGTGATTTAGAAATTGAAAATAATAAATTATATGAAAAATTAGGATTCAAATTAAATAGTGATAAATTAAAATTTAATCTGAATTATTATAATTATAGAACAACTGAACATAGAATTAATAAGAAAGAAGTTAATCAATTATTGAAATTAGATGATTCTGATTCATTAGAAGATTATATGAAATGTTATTCAGGATATTTAATATATGAGAAAGAGAATGTATAATTTAAATTTATATACATTCTCTTTTATTATTTTCTAAATATTCATTTATTATAGTTTTTATTATTTCTATCTTATTGCTCCATATAGGAAGATAATTCAGATTATTCATTTTCGCAGTTTGACATTTAAAAGGATCAATGATTGACCAAACATTTACAGCAGATTTATATTGTTTTGATATTTCTGCTTTTTGTTTCCACTTATTTAATAAATCAATATCATCTTTATTATCTTCATCAAATAAATGTTTCCCATGTGTCCAAAATGCGTTTATCTCTATAAATAAATCTAATGGTTTTATATAGAAATCTACATGGAATGGATAACGCTCATCAACATTTACATTAAACTATATATCATCTTTATCAAATATTGTTTGTAAATATTCATATGTTTGATATTCTGGTTTTGACATACCAAAATTATCTTTATATTTTTTCTTTATTGTTTTTACATATTGATCAAACTAATATTGATGAAAATTTTCTAATGAACCATATTTTTTAATAACAGTTTCTTTTGTCTTTTCTTTATTATTAAATGTTGGATCCCCATATAATTCTAATTTTGTTTCTTTAATTTTGTTTTTTATTTCTTCATTTTTTGCATGGTTATCAACGCCATATTTTTTAATAACAGTTTCTCTTGATTTTTCTTTATTATTATCTGACTAAAAACTATATTTACACCCATATTTTTTTAAACATGTATTAATTGATTTCTATTTAACTTCTTCATTCTATCCTGAAAATTCTACACCATATCGTTCTAAATTAGTTTCTTTTGTCTTCTATAAATATTCCGATGTTTTTGTATATGATGAAACTCCATATTTTTCTAAACATGTTTGTTTTATTTTATCTTTAACTGATTTTAACTACATTTGATGTTCAACACCATATCGTTCTTTTAATGTATTTTTTATTTTATTCTATACATTAACTGAATTCATTACACATCGTGAATTTGAACAAAATTTACGAAATCCTCTACTATAACAATTAAATCTCACAGGTTTCCCACATGTTTCACATACTGGTCTTATTTCTATTTTATTTACAATACGGTATATTGTCTCCTATATAGATTCGCTATCATTATATCTATTAATTAAATAATCATAAATATCTTGATGTTTATTTAACCAAGATAATCTTGTATAATTTTTTGCTAACTAATTCTTTTTTGTTATAAATTTTTCTTTTATGTAGTCATCATTAATAATCATATCTAATAATAAATTATTATTATTTTTAATTATATAAAAAATGAGGTAAATAGTTTTTAACAGAATTAAAACTATTTACCTCATTAATATATTAATTAATACTTGCTTCTTTTATAGGATCTTCATCATTATCATTTTCATCTGAAATACCCATTGTTTCCTCCAAATCTTTAACATCATCAAATGCAGATTGATCTGGTAATTGGAACATTGGGTGAATAACATGCTCATTTATATAATCAAGATATTCTGGTGTAAATACCTTATCAGACCAAAATTCAGTAAAAGGAACTTGTTCATTAAGATGTTTTACTACAATATACCTTGCTGTATCTTTCGGTAAACAATAATGTGTTTCACCATCATCTGTTGTCCATGTATATACTTTCTTTTTATCTGAATCTGATAATTTATCATATTCTTTTTGCGTAAGTAAATTTCCTCTACAAACACCTGAATTGTCCCATGTCATAAATTGTTCCAAACCAACATATGGGTTAGGTTTTTTAAAATATGGAATTTGAAATTTCACTTTAATTGGTCTGCAAAAACGAGACTTAACTGGTTTTGCTGTAACTAAAACACCATTCTTTGTACCTGCATCAGAACCTTGTCTTGATTTTGCAGCTGAATCATTCTCTTTATCTTCCAGTTTAGCAGCACTTAATTCAATTGTAATTGATGCATTATATACAATACCTGAATTATGATTTATAATACCATTTGCAGAAACATAATTATGTGTGTCTTTAACTGTTAAATCTATTACATCCTCACTTAATTCTGACTATATCTTCTTTACAATCTTTAACTTTCTATATTTCATCATTTATATATTGCGTTATTTTTTTATATTCTAAATATTTAAAAACTGTTTCTGAAATTCTAACAATACCTAATACATTATTATCTATTAATAAAATATCATTATCTCTTTGCTTATCCAATTCTTCCTAATGAAATACACCTTGTCCACCATCATATTCAAATATAATTATTTTACCTTTATATTCTAAATACCCATCACATGCATAAAATATTTTATTTCGTGTTTTATCTGATATTTCATCTGGAATTATTACTATATATGGTTTATGAATGATTTTCTTATCGATATATTTTTGTAAAAATTCAAAACATCTATTTTCTGATTCTGATATATTTGTCATCCAGCCACCTTTTATTTTACATAAAAAGTTATCACTATGTTTCCAATTTTTCCAAATATTTTTTGCTAAATTTGATTGTAATTCTTTTTTCTTTAAATAATCTTCATATGATTTATAACCTTTATATTCCTCACATGATGGATTAATTTCATGCACTTTTAATTTAGCTTCATCATCAGAATATCCTAACTTCTTCCAATAATTAAACGTCCATACACTATGTTCTTTTGCATAATATGAAGCTTTCTTTTTTGCATCCTCTATAGTTAGCCCTAAATTTAACCAATATTTTGTTGTGCTTTTAGAACATGTTGAATTATTCTATTGAACTTTACTTACTTCTATTTTTGCGTCTTCTAATGTATAACCTTTATTTAACCAATATTCAACACAACGCGGTGATCTATTTTTATTTGATTCTCGTATAATTGATTCTGCTTCAGTATCACTATATCCTCGTGCTAAATAAAACGATTTACTACTTTTAATATATCCTTTATTCTACTTATCAGGATAATATTGTTTACACCAAATCATTAACTAATCATTAATATCTCGTTCTGTTATAAAATCAGAAAATGTTATGAAATTTATAAATCTTTTAATAAAAGAAATATTATTCAAATTAAATGAATATTTATTATCTTTAATGAATGAATTAAATATATCATCTTTATTAAAATATACAACTGTCTTTTTATACTTATTTAATATAATTTTTTTATATTCATCAAATGAATATCCTCTAACATCCCAATATAAAAATGTTGTATTTTTATGTTTATTTGTAATATTCTTTAAATAATTTAATAATATATCTATTATTTCTTGAGAGCCATATACTTTATTTTCACTAAATAACTATTGTAACTTATTAATATACTATGTATTATTTGTATTAATATTAAAATTATAAAACTTATTATATTTGTTTATAAACTATATAAACTCATTTATATCAAATACATTTATTTCTACTTTTTTCATATTAAACATTTCAAATTTTTGATTATTTTATACCTTATAATATTTATTCATATATAAAGTAAAAATAATCAAAATTAAAAAATATTTTATGGTATTATTCAGAAATTGCATAAATTTCATCATTTTCATTTAATTCTGAAACTATTTTCCATGAGCTATCCAACTCTGGTTTATCAGGATTAATAAGAAATCTATGTGTATTTGAACATGTAATAGTCTCTCCATTATCAAATGTAAATGTATATGTCGGTTTTTTAAAATGCCAAAGTTTCTCTACATCATGATATTCACCATCATGTGACAATACTTTATCTCCAACAACAACATCTTTCATTTGTTTAATTCCATTATTTGTAATAATTTTTTCATCTGGTCGTAAACAACCCATTGCTTGTATATTCTGAGGAATAAATGACATAGATTGATATACATGGTTCACTACAATCCAAGGAATTTGCAATTTTGCAATTGGAGTAGCACAAACTCTAAACATTGCTTTAGTATCTTTTGCTTTTGTAAAATCTGCTTTTTGTGAACCTGACAATGTATCTTCACGTTCCTTTTCAGATGTTAAATTTCCGAGAGAATCCAATACAATAATAACTTTATCATGTTGACCATACTTATCTTGTTGTTCTTGCAATTTATCACATAAATTTGCAATAAATTGGCTTGTCTCCATAATTGTATTAACTTTTTTAATAATTAATTTAGATGGATCTACTCCAAGACGCCTAACAAAATCAGAATCTATTGCACCTTCAGAATCAAGATAAATTGGAATATAACCTAATTTTTGAGCTTCCCTACAACATGAACATGCTAAAAAAGATTTACCAGAACCAGATGTTCCTGAAAATGTTATAATACGACCAGTCGGAATAGCTTTATATATGTCACCACTCATACATGCATTTAAAATATAATTACCTGTTGAAATCCATTCTTTTATATTTGAATACGCTGAATCTGCAATAATTTCAGCTTGATCATCTATACTACTTACCATTGACATTAATGAACCAATACCACCTTCAAAATCTTCGCTTGACTACTTTTTCTTTGCCATAATATTAAATTACGTTAATTTTTATTTTATATATTATATATGTTTTTTATTAATTTGTTTAGAAAATAATAGCATCTAAAATTAATTTCTAATCTTAGATGCTATCTTATATTTAAGCTATAATAAATTACATAATACCTCCAAGAACATCATCAAGACTCATTCCTGCTGCTGGATTTGTAGGAGCTGATGGAGCTGGTGCACCTGCATTCAAAATAGAATCAAGTTCTCCTGTACCTACACCAGGAATATTAGCAGCATTAAAACCACCAGGAGTTGTCTGATTCATTGATGTAGCATCACTACCCATTTCAAGACCTGTTGCTGGTGCAGATGGAATAGGATTTGCCGGAATTCCTGGACTTACCTGCGGTTGCATAGCTGGTTGCATATAAGGATTTGCTGTAGACATTGCTGCTGGTTGCATACCGGTTGCAGCTTGCATTGAAGCCTGAGGATTTGTATAAATCTTAATACATGAATTAACAAAATTAGTTGTTTCCTGTGTCCATGCATGATACTCATAAGGTTCAAGTGAAGGACAATTCTCCTTAAGATATGTAAGAATTGTAGGTTTAATATCTGGATTTGATTCAATTACTTGCTGAGTAATTGGTTGCCATGTCTCCTGACCTTGTGCATTCTTAACCTGAATACGAAGAGCGCCATCTGCTGGTTGAAGATCAATAAACTGTGAATCATCAAAGTTATTGAAATTAGACACCAACTTACACTTTACATAAAATGGACGTCCAACAAACATATTAAATGGATTTCTTGGAGTTCCCATAGGTGGATTCATCTCATTGTAAATCTTCTCATGAATCTTGATACCATAACGCCATACAAGAATCTTACCTACCAACTGAGGTTCTGACTTACATGAAAGAATCTGTACAAGTGAAGCATAACGCTGACGACGTGAAAAATGCTTTGAATTTTCTTTAAGAACAGGATTCTCACTATTACGAAGTGCAAAGAATGTATCCTGTAGAATATCTGGTTGACCAATTGTAGATGGACAATCAACTTCCATCTGTGCATTTGTCAAAGGATTCTTAAGGAATACTGTATTCTTAGAAACGATAGATTTATTTGAAGGATCCTCTGGATTTGGAATAAAGCGAATTACTGCATCATAAACCTGTCCCTGACCCTTCTTAGCTGCAGGTTTCCATTCAATAATTTGCTGTTGCTCTACCTAAATTGTAGGAGCTGCGTTAAATAACTCATCGAGTAAATCTTTTCCTTGTGTGTTAGCCATAACTTTAAAATACTTTAATTTTCTTTTTTAACTTTTACTTTAAAACTTTAATTACTTTAAATCTTTTTGTGCACTTAAACTTAAAAAATAATAAATCTTAAAATATAATAAATTGAACTGACGTTATTTTTTGAGTTATTTACTTTTTAACGCCTGAAGTTCTAATTTATATTTTATATATTATTTATCTAAATTTGTTTTATTTTTATTTAAAATTATCTAAAAATATTTTATATATTAAAATTGTACAATATCATTAAATATCTCATAAAGGTACTCTCTATAATTAGTAGTATCATCTACGTTTATAAGTTTCTTATTATTTAATAATGACATATAAAACGCGTTCTGAAATAGATTAAATTCTTTAATAAGAAGTTTTTCATTTGCCTATGATAGTGACATATTATCATCATGTGCTATAAGAAACTTTGATGTTCCAACTAATACATAAAGATATATATTTTCCCGCCCAAATATATTAGATATTTTATAATCCATCACAATATTATCCTCGACAATATCTTTTGGATCTCTATTCCTATACATTGGTCCGTATACATATTCTGATACCCATCCTCTATCTAATATTATATAATCATATTCTCCTAAATCATAAAAAGACTTTAATGTATTTACAAGATTTGTCGTATAATAATTATGCGAATATTCCGGTATCTCTTCTTCTGATATTTCAGAAGGTGGTTTCTATAGATGTATTGTATGAATTTTCATTTTTAACTAATCCTATAATACAGATGTAAGTCTATTAATTAATGTAGTCTTACCTGTATTATCCATACCATCTATAATAATAAGTTTTGTCGTATTATCCATAATTAAGAAAAATAATAATTTATGCGTATGTTTTCTGATGATATATAACCATATGTTTCATCAACCAAATGATGGATAATTGTAATCTCATCATTTAATGTTTGAATATCATTGAATTCCTCTTCAAATAAAGTATCGATATTTACTTCATAATCATATCCTTCATCATCTTCTAATGTTATGTTATCATTATTTTCTTTATTTGTAGATGAATCTTCGGATATATCTTCACCATTCAACTTACTATATATTTTATCTACTTTTTCATCTATAGTCTTAAGTTGCTTATTGAAAATGGTATTTTTTATCTTATTCTTGAATTCTTCAATTTCCCTATTATATATTGAACATAATTCTGATAATAATACATTAGTTCTATTATAAATATATTTGTCATCTAAATCTAATTCTTTTATTGTTTCTTCAGAACAATCATCAGGAATTCCTCTCTCTGCAATATTATACTTATCCGAATACCATTGAGAAAGATATACATCTCTTATTGAACCTCCATTATCATAATAGTATGTTTTCCTCTTTAATTCTGTTTTATCAACCAAAAAATCAGGTTTATCAGTTTTGTCATGAATATTATTTGGAACCCAATATTTAAATAAATTCCATTTATAATCACATGTTTTCATTTTTATCCAATGTTCAGGAATTCCATCTATTTCATGCGCAATATGATATTGTCTATATGGATATTCAGAATCTGAATTAACCTTATAAATTGACCAAGGTTTTAGTGTTTTCTTATCTAACTTATCTAAATCCTTCTCTTGCCATACATATCCATCAATCTCTGGAAGTCTTACTTCTATTACTCTTGTTACATATGTGCTCACTTTATTAAAAATATAATTTTTCTATATTTTATATTTCTATTAATTACTAAAGTTTTATTGAATAAATAAATTATAAGAAAAAAAAAAACTAAATTATGAATACAAGAAATAAGAAAGCTTTATATGAAAGTATAATGAAGAGTGTTTCAAAAACAGTGAAAAGAAAACTTAATGAAGATGCTGATTTTGAAGCAGATGAATTACTTGATACATTAACTGATGATGATGTATTTTATATTATGGAAGAAAGTACCGCACGTAAATTACGTAATCAAATGTCAAGTCGTGGTAAATGTTTTACTATAGAAGATAAAGTTGTATTTGTACCATCTATTGATGATCAGAATTTTTATGTTCAACTTAATCAAGTATTAATAAAAAATAACGATTATAATTTCTTTACTGTTGCAACATGTGCAACAGATGGAGACGACCTTATTGGAAATATACGTATGTATTGCAATTTAATTTAATTTATAAAATATTATGGTGATTACTATGTTTAAGTAATCACCATAATTCTTTTTAAATAAATATTTAAAATACATATTTTCTAATATGGAACTTAATGAAGTAAATACTATTATAGAAAAAATATATCCAAATCAAATAAACTTAAAATCATTCGATTTTAAGAAAAAATTAAATCCAAAGATTTGGAAAAATGGTAAGTTAAAAGGTAATATAAGAAAACGTTTATTAAAGATAGCACAAGAATTTATTGAGACAACTGAATTAAATATAATTCCAGTTGATATTGTTATTGTCGGTTCCATAGCATCTTATAACTGGTCTAAATATTCAGATATTGATTTACATGTAATTGTTGACTTCAAACAATTAAATGATAATGTAGATTTAGTGAAGAATTATCTTTATTCAAAGAAATGTGAATGGAATGATAAACATGGTAATATAAAAATATATGGTTATGATGTTGAATTATATGCGTAGGATATAAGTGAATAGAATGAAAGTAATGGTATTTATTCTATTAAATATAGTCATTGGTTAAAAATTCCTGCATATAAGCATAAGCAATTAGATAAAAATGCAATCAGAGAAATTGCATCTATGTATATTAATAAGATAGAATATTATAACAGGAAATTTGATGAATTAAACAGTGATAAAGCTATTTTGTTATTATAGTCAAAAGTAGATTATTTATATGATTAGATTATTCAAGGAAGAAAGAAATCATTACCGGTTGATGGTGAATAGGCAACAGGAAATATTGTATTCAAAGTATTAAGAAGAAGTGGTCATCTTGAGATGATTAATAAATTAAAAACAAAATTATTTGACAAAATTAATTCAATAGAAGAAACATTTAAAGTTGATGATTCTTTACTTAAAGTAGAAGCAAATGATATAAATGAAGGTATAGACATTAAAAAATATTTAAAGAAATTTTGTTTAACAGCAGCACTCGCAACATCTATATTTACAAATGCTAATGCAGTCGAGACTGTAAGTAATAATTCTACTATTGTATAGAATACTCAAGAGCTTGTATAGGTTGGAGAAAGAGAAACAAATTATGATAACATTATAGAAGTATCAGGAATTTCAAGGGATGAAATGTTTGCTATGAATAAAGCAAATGCACAAGCTATTAATAAATGTGTATAGTTAAATAAAGAAAATAATAATGCAAATGCAAAAATAATTAATATAAAAAAATTTTACAACAAATAGAAATAGAGTTATAAAATTGTATATATAATAGGTTATAATAATTAAAATAAAAGGGATTTAGTAATAAAAAACTAAATCCCTTTTATTTTTTAAGATGTTCTAATAACTGAATATACCCATCCTACATTACTGAAATCAACATATACCTGCGAACTTCCTGAAGGATCTATACGTAGTCTAACAGTTCCTTTATCTGAATCTTGGTCAATTACATAAAAAGTAACCTGCCTGCCACCTTTTGAATCCGTATAAGCATTACCAGTTTTATAAACTTTATATACTTGTGTCTTTGGACTGTAAATTGTAATAACATCAGTATTAAGGTTAAAAGTAATTACAAGACTTGAACTTTGCCAATCACCCCAATAATAAGTTCCATTATAAATCTTCGCCTCTGCGAATGCGGTTGTCTTATAATATTGAATCTGAGCGTTTGATGATATTACAAAACTAAACATCATCAAAAATAAAATTAAAAACTTTTTCATAATTAAAATATTTTCTTAAATAATCTTTTTATAAATGAATCTTTATTTTCTTTTTTATATTTTATAATTTCTGTTATATTAGATATATCAACGCCAAAAAGATAATCATCATTTTCAAACAATAATGTTACGCAATCATATATTGTACATATATCTGTTTTATTATCGTTTGTAAATTTTAATAAAACTCTTTCATTAGGATCATCTATTTTTTGTAATGCTTTCTTATAATTAATATATGATTTACTTTCAAGTTTAATAACTTCTGCTGGATATTTAGATATATTAGTCATTACTTCATCACCAATATGTAAATCTTCTAACTTTATCATAATTTACTTAAGTAATAAAATTTCTTTTAACAATTCATTTATAAGATGACTTTTATATTCACTATTGTATGTAGAATTATGTTTACTCATAATTACTTTATTAATATATGCTATAATATCCAAAAATTTATCTTCATGTCTCTTATCATTAAGAAAATCTGATAAAGCATTATAAATCACCTTATTATTATACTTATACTTATCACTAAATATAAAGTTAATTAAAGATTCAAATGAATTTGTGTCTTTTTCTGTTGCATTATCACCTAATACAAACTTAATAATCTTATTAATATCTTTTGTTATTAATTGATCATCTTCTTTTACTGTAACAGGATTCTTTAATAATCCTCTTTTTCCTCTATATGTTTTATGTCTTAAAAATAATCCTTTATCATATGTCAATGTATATTTCCAGTAATCCAATACTTGTTGTTCACCATAATGATTTACTTCCTGAACAATATCATCTACACAAGTTTCCACTCTTCCTGCTAATGCAATAAGTAAATTCGTCCTATATAAGCCTTTAAAATTAGATTCGCCATTTTTAAAATTTGGTGAATGATACATAAACTTTGTATATTTCAAATCATTAGAAAACATCAAATCAACCTGAACTAATTTATATGGTTCATTATTTAAAGAATATTCTAATCCAAATGAAATAAGATGAAATCCAGAACTTACTTTAATTTGTGTATCATATATATTAGTATCACAAATATAATTTTTAATACAATCTGAAATCATATTGATATTATCATCATTAAATTCAAGTTCTACCGCAATATCAATATCACCAGAATAATCATCCGGATTTTTCTTTCCGGTTGATCCTAATGTACATGTATTAAAATGAACTATATTTCCATCTTTATCTTTGCATGAACTATTTAATTTCTTAATAACATGACTTGCTATATATTCAGCGTCCTTACCTTTAATAGGTTGAGACCCTTTAATTGCCATTCCACTCATAATTAATAATATAAAATATATTTAATAGTTATAAAAAACAAACACTAAAAAGTTTTATATAATTAAAAATTTAAATTTTATTTGAAGTTACATGAATGTAAATTTAATTGTTGCAGTAGATGAAAAAACCATGGGTATCGGTAAAAATGGAAGAATTCCATGGTCTAATAAAAATGATATGAAATGGTTTAAAGAAACTACAATAGGTCAAGGTAATAATTCCATTATTATGGGAAGAACTACATATGAGTCTATTGGTAAACCATTGAAAGATAGAATTAATATTGTAATTACACATCAAGATATTCAAATTCCTAACTGTTATGTATGTCATTCAATTGAAGAAGGAATTGAAAAATCAAAAGAACTTAAAGTTGATTCTGCATTTATTATCGGTGGTGGATCAATTTATAAGGAATCGTTAGAAAAGAATCTTATTGATATATTGTATATCGATTATTTAGATACAGGTTTAACTGAAGATAGATTTGATACATTCTTTAATGTTGATTTAACAAATTTTAATGAATCATTAATATTAAATAAACATAATTATCCAGATAATATATGCCCTATTGTTTTTTATAATAATAAAAGCAAAATAGTTCCATGTGAATGTTTTGATTATACATATCTTCGATTAATGGATAATATTATTGAATGTGGTCAAACTAAACATACACGTGCAGGAGATACATTGTCTTTATTTGCAAGAATGATGTCTTTTGATTTAAGAAATGGTTTGCCTATTTTAACAACTAAAAAAGTTTATTCTAAAGGATGTATTCATGAACTTCTTTGGATTCTTCATGGTGATACAAACATTAAGTATCTTGTAGATAATAATACTCATATTTGGGATGATGATGCTTATAGATATTATCTTCAAAAGTTTGAATCTGATAAAAGTAAAGATGAACAAACAACTAAGGAGCAGTTTATAAATAGGGTTATTAAACAAGATGTTATCCATTATATAGAAGATGGAGATATGTATAGTAAAACATATATATTTGGTGATTTAGGTCCTGTATATGGAAAGCAATGGGTTGACTGGAATGGAATAAACCAAGTACAAGAACTTATTCATAAGCTGAAAACAAATCCTGATGATAGACGATTAATGATCTCCGCATGGAATGTAGGTGAAATTAAAGATATGGCATTACCTCCTTGTCATTATTTGTCTCAATGGTATGTAACTGAGATGACTAATAAAGAAAGAAATGATGAATATAAGAAAAGACATAATGTTAATGAAAATCTTTCTGATAAAGAATTAGATGAACTTAATATTCCCCATCAATATTTAAGTTGTATGTGGATGCAACGTTCAGTTGATACATGTCTTGGACTCCCATATGATTTATTAAGTTATTCTATTTTAACACATCTTATCGCACAAGTATGTAATATGGTACCATATGAAGTAAAATGTTCATTAGGTGATTGCCATATTTATAAGAATCAATTAGATGGAGCGATTAAGCAAGTTCAAAGAAATCCATTTAAATATAAACCTGCACATCTTGAACTTAATAAAGATATTAAAGATATAAATGATTTTAAATATGAAGATATTAAGATTGTAGATTATGAATCATATTCAGTAATTAAATATCCTCTTTCTGTAGGACTTTAAAAAATTAAAGGATGAAACTAAAAATCAAGTTTCATCCTTTTTATTTACAATATATTGTACAATTTCTTTATTAATCTTTTTCTTAGGAATAATATGATACTTATCACATATTGGACATTCGCATATAACATAAAATTGCTTTAATTTTACATGTTGTAAATATGATTGTTGTTTTAATGCTATTTCTGCTTTATGCTTTGATTCATAAGATTTCTTTACTTTTGATTGATTTCCATTAAGAAACGAATAATAATGTATCTGATTACTAGTTAAATTAAAATCTACATTTTTTTCACTCATTTTATTTTTCTTTAATAAAACATTAAAATTTTAATCAATTTAATCCAATTTTTCTTAATTTTTTATATAAATTTCGATAAAAAATTTCAACCAGTACATGGTATCTGTTATTATCATTTTCCCCTATAATTTCATTAAAATAATCTGAATATTTCTCTGCTATTTGTTTCACATATTCACTTTCATTTTTCTTATATATTTCATATTGTGCATCTATTTCTTGCCTTGCATTCCTTGGACAATTTGATTTTGTATAATGTGAACATTCCCAATCTATAACAGTTGCTTCAAAATCATAATCATCACATTTATGATATTTTCCCATATGTAAGAAATAATATTCCGGATGGTGTTTATTATGAAATCTATGAAATTTTTGTAATGTTTTATATGGTAAAATTAATTTCAAAAACGGTTTTTCTATATCATGAAATAGATATTTAAATTTCCAACATTTTTGATTTAACGCTACCATATTGAATGCACACCAATGTGCAAACCAATATTTAAATGAACTTCTTTCTGCTTTACTAAACATATTTTATAATACTAATTTAAGTTAAAAATAAAAAGGAAGAAAAACATTATAAAATGCAATTCTTCCTATATCTATTAATAAAATTTTTCTGCAGTTATATCAGTTATTTTAGCATCTGAAACAACAATATAAATTTTTGAATTTATTTCTTGTTCTGGATCCTCTATAAAGTCAAACCTAATTACCTTATAAGGAATTAATGTTGTTTGCTCTTTATTTGGTGCCCATATAATTGAACCTTCATTTGGAAGAATATCTGGATGAAAATCGCATATATGTATAATTTCTGGAATATCTTGATCTTCTTGAATATCATATTTTATTATACATATGTTTGTCTTCTTTTGTTTTAAATTATTATCAATAATTTCTTTTTCTATTTCTTCCTCTTGCTCAAATTCTGTTTTCTTTTTCTTAAACCACTTCATAATAATTAATCAATTGGTTCCCAAAGAATACTTTGCTTGCTTGCGTCCTCAATAAGTTCCATAAGTGGACGTGCATGTTTAAAATCAAGATTTGCAATAAATGAAACAATCTTATCCATTTCTTCAACAGGCATTCTATCAGACTTCTGCTCTACGTACTTAACTAAATCAATAAGCTTAATTTGATCCTTATTAGAATTCTTAAGGATTGTCGCATATGGAAGTGTATCAACAACATCATGGAATAACATCATGAATTTTGGTGTACACTTAATCAATTTCTCATATGTTTTTGTTTCTGGTTCAGGCATATCAGAATCATCGTCCATTACAATATCCTCTGGATCAATAGTTGTATCTAAATTTTTTAAATCTTCTTTTACATTTTTATTACTCATTTTTCTATATTATCGTTATATTTTCGGTATATTAAAATTAGGCATACTTGGTGGTGTAAAATTATTTGTAATACTTGAAGGATTATTCATTTGATTTTTAAAATCATTCATATTATAACGACTTTGCATATTTGTCATTTGTTTTTCCATTCGTTGACTTTCTTCATTATTCTGTTTTTCTTGTTGTTCCATATTTTCTTTATATACATCAAGAATTGTAAGAATTTCAAAAAATGCCATATCTTTAACATCAGAAAAACTTAAATTCATTTCTTTTGAAAGAACATAAACTATATGCATCAAATCATCATATGGTATCTTAAATAACTCATGTATTTGTGAAAAATCAGAACACTACCAATATAATCCCCATATATCTGTTTGTTTTAAAAACTTATAATTCCAAGTATTAAAAATCGAATTCCTCGTCCAAATTGATGTTGAATATTGCTTTGATTCCGCCTTGAAAGTTAAGCGGTGTTTCGGCCTCGGCTCCGCTTTCATCTTGATAAACTAATTTTGGTGTAATAGCTTCTTGAAGAATACTCTTGACTTTAGAAACAAGCGACCATTCATATGGACCCCAATCCATTGTATTCCTAAGAATCTCGCCATAACTTGAATCATTTAACTTTCTATAATCAGAAATAAGCATAGGTGCAATTGTAATGAAATCTTGATCAAATTGTTCTTGTCTCTGTTGTTTTCTTCTCATATAATCTTTCAACCATTGAGTAACACCAACACATGGCATGTAAATATCAATAGATTTAACTCTAGGATTTTTAACAGGGAATGTAAAACAACGTTTTTCCATATTATAATATTTCATCATCTTATCACTAATATCGATAAAACTAATATCATCCTTATGTACAACAATTTCTTTATTCTCTGTTACCTTAATCTTCAATTCATTATTTCCTTCAGTAAATGTAAAATCACGAATTGCAAGAATAACATAAAATCTATCAATTTCCTTAAGGTCTTTCCATGAAGCTGTTCCAGTCGGGAATGAAATCTTCATACAACGCTCTATAATATATGTCAATGCGTCATCAATTGCACTTACATCAGTTTCATCAACCATAGACCAGTGACGAATATCACCACCTGATGCAGAACGTATATAAATCTTTGTACCTTCTGGATAAAAAATTCCACCGGTAGGAAGAGACTCTAAAGGAAGTTCAACAAATCCCATACCATTATCTCTAACTTCTTGTCTAATCTATTCTTGTACAATAGCATGTGCTTCTTTCATAGAAGGCTTCATTTTTGACTATGCAACTTGTTCTGCAAAATTATCCTATGCAGTCTTAGGTACAGATGGTGCTTTCTTTATATTTTGTTTTGTTTGTCCTTGTTCAATTTCTGCAAGATGTGCTGCTCCTTCTTCTGTTTGTGCATACTGAGCAAGTACATCTTCAATTGTATGTTTCTTATCTTCTGTTGCCATTTTTTAACTATAATTTTAAATTTTACTAAATTATTTTAATTTTGTTTACTTTTTATTAGATTTTTATTATGAATAATATTCCACTTTACCCTCATAGAGTGTAGACTAATTTGAATCATTATTATCACTGTCTGTGACAATAGCGAAATATCTATCTGTTGATGATACATTCATAATTCTCTTGACGTTTTCTTCTGATATGTAAAATACGATCTAACCAATTCCTAAATTAAGTGCATTACTGTCACCATTTGGTTTTATCTTAATTTTATTACCATCATTAGAAGGGAATACAAGATAATATCTAAACGGACCAGTTAAATCATAAGGAATTCTAATATTATCTTCATTAAGATTAAATAGTCTAAACACATAATTTGTTGATGAATGTTTAAGTTTCAATGTCATCTATCCCTATGTATAAAGATTACTATCATTCATATCTTTAATGGTGATATTAGTTGCATCATAATAACTGCGAATAATCTTTGGTTGTGATTCTTTATATTTTACTGTTTGCTATACAGAATCTTTCTTTATTTGATTAACAACCTTATAAGTTACAATATTATTTATAATAGATTTTGGAGACATGTATAATTGAACTTGTTCATAAGGAATAGTCATTGTTGCTGTTCTGATAGCTTCAACACTTGTTAATCTGTTTACTAATCTACATGTATATGAAATAGAAATAGAATTACATACCATATTATTTTGTATTTTAAGTTTAGGAGTAAAGTTACATTTCCAAAATGATCCTTCAACATTAAAATCATGTTTACCATAATCAATGATATTAGTAAAACTCTCCATTACATCTATTGTATCATCTTCATCATGTACTTCAAGTATTCTTGTTATTTGTCTATATTTATATGTAACAGAAACTTCATTATAAATAACCCATTTATATGCATCCTAACCATATGTCTATACAAATGAATCAATATCTGAATTAGTTAAATTATCATAAAAACCTTCTGATACCAATGGAATTTCACCATTTTCTATTCTATTCATAATATCTGGTGTTAATTCCTTTGCTTTATTTCCTTCACCATATACAGGATAATAAACAATTTCTTTATTATCAGTATCTTCATATAATCTTACATTAAAATAATCGGAATTCGATTTATACTTTAATGTTATAGTATTAATAGGGTCCTAATGAAACTTAGATGAATATATCTAAGGATCTACAGATGTTAAATTTTCTTCTGATACAGTAGCGAAATTCACTATCAATGTAGGGTCTTCTAATATTTGATAGTCTAAAATTCGTTTATTATCAGACTATATATTACCTTCACTATCTAATGTATTAATCTTTGATGGAACCTTTCCATACCATGCAACTGGTTTCTTTGACCCTTCAATATATTCATATTCTGTAATTATCTATCCATGTCCATATGGTGATTCAACAGAATATGGTTGCGTATTCAAAGACATATAATATGCAGACGGTACAAGAAATTCTATATATCTGTCATAAAACCTACCATTTTGATATATAGGAGTCTTATGCCATTTAACGACATTATGTAATATCAAACATTCCTTTGGAAAAAATATATCAAGAAGATAAAAATCTGTATAATCATATACTAATTTTTCTACTTCTATGTCATTTATATTATTATTCGCATATGCTGATTGTAAAACAACTGGTTTATTTTTAATAATCTCTTCATTATTATCTACATATACATGTTGAGTTTCAAATACTGGATTATTATTTTCATCAAACATCTTATATGAATTACTATTAGGATAATACTTTTGCTATGGTGCTAAATATCTGGCATTAGTTTTTACCTATAATGATATACCTGCTAATCTATCCAATGTAAATCCATATATAAAGTGTAATCTGATTTTATCATAATGCATCTTTCCTGTATGATTTTCATATGCTTCAGTATTATCTTTAAAGTTTAATAAATCATTGTTATCATATGTATATGCTTTATCACTTTTAATTCCTGTATAAACTAATTTTTTAGTACTACTGTCTAATACTTTATATTGCTTATCATTTTTTTCTAATCCTACAAAAGTATATTCAGACTATGATTCATCAGGAAATTTTATAAAATACTAACCATTAGAATAACGATCATCTATATCCTATGGTTTCTCTGTATAATATGCATTTCCATCTTTACCTGTATATATTGTATAATTTACTTCTTTCTCGTTTGGTGTTTCAGATGTATCATCATACTAGTTAGCTATATATTCTAACATTATTTGATTTGTCACCTAATAAAACTTTGATAACTCTGCCATCTTTCTTTACTACTTAATTGTTAATGTATTTATTATGAATATTTCATCATATCACTTTTTTAGAATTGAATAATCCCATATGAAACTCCTATACCAACATAAGGTGTCAACTTTAAATCTTTGCTTAAACCATATCCTACTGTTGGTCCTATAGACCATTTCTTCTGCTTATAATATTTTTTCAAATATTTAGATTTTGTAGGATCAAACATAACTCCATCCATATTAGAAATTGAAATATATGGATTATCAGTTTTTCCTATTAATCGAATTCCCTTCTTATCTTCTATAATATCTAATGTTAAATTAGCGTCTAATTTAAATGAATCTAATCGTGTAGTAAAATCAGAAAAATCTTTTCTTACATCAGTAACACCATTAACAGTATAATAACCTTTTGGTTCATCTATATGCCATTGCAAATTATAAATAGAATCACCATTAATTATTGTATCTGATTTAGCATATACTTTTTGTATACGTACTTTTGTTTCTGTCTTCGTTACTACTAATGGATTATCTTTTAAATTTTTTACTTCATTAGATAACTCACAATTTTGTTTCTGTAAATCTTTTACATTCTGAACATATATCTGTTTTGCAACATATAAAGATTTTACTTTATTTTTATATATGTCCAATGAATCAGAATCATAAATTACCATTGGTGTTTGAATAAATTTATCTTCATAATAATTAGATTTTATATACAGACCTAATGCAATCATACATAAAAGAATAATAACATAATCTCTAAATGTTAATTTATGAAATAACCATATAAAAATATTTTTTATTGTTGTTAATATCTTGTTAATCATAATGTTATAAACTTTTTTCAATTTTTATTAAAAATATTTCTTAAAAATGTAGACTTTTTCTTCAAAAGTAAGTAAAATAAATACTGGTATTTTGAGAGGTTAAGATATTAAAGAAATATATAAAGAAAAATTAAATTTAATTTGAAAAATTAATTTTCTTTTGGTTCTTTTCTTTTTGATTTCTTTTTGATTACTTTTTCTTTGTCTACTTTCTTTTTAAAAAATAAATTTTTATATTTATTAATTATATTTAATTATATCTAAAAAACTATATTAAATTTTTATAATGATAAATATTATTGATAATCAGCTAATTATAAATTATTTTTAAAAATTATAAAAATAATTTAATAAAAAGTAGACTTTTTCTGAAAAGCTTAGTATAATAAATATGTTAGTATTTAAGGATGTGATAGATATTATATATAAATTATTTAAAAAATTAATTATTATATAATATTGAAAAATTAATTTTCTTTTGGTTCTTTTCTTTGCATGAAGGTAAGTTTTTATAGAGATAAATATTGTAGGATCAATTTTTAATTAATTAATGAAAATATGATTTTTCTTTGGTTACTTTCTTTTTAGAAAATTAATTTTTAGATTTTAGAATATTGAAAATATTATATATAGAAAAAGAGATATGTTTTTGAATGACATATCTCTTTTTTCATACTTATTTCATTTCTTCTTTAATTTGCATCATTCGTAAATTAATTAGAATTTCATTTAATTTAGTTTCATCAACAGAATCAGGAATAGAAGAATGTTTCATAATTTCATACATTTCTTCTTTTTCTTTATCTGCTAATTTAATTAATTCATCATATTCATATTTATGGTTTCGAATATTCATAAGAAAATAATGATCTTCAGTTCTATAGAGTTTCATTCCTTTTCCTAATGCAATTTCTTTTGCCATATGAATAAGACGAAAGCTATGCATCATGTTCTTAGAATTTCCATGAAATGCAACTTTATAATTATTTCTAGTTACAAGCGTATGATTTTTATTTTCAAAACATACAATTCTTTCATTAATTACATTTTTAATGTGCCAATGTTTATCATTTTCATTAAAATGAATTGCATTAGTTGATTCTGTATTTTTTGATATAAAAATTTGATATTTTGGTAAGATAATACCATCTTTACGTATATAACCATTTTTATGTAAATAATTATCATTACATCCATAAAATTGACAATTATATCCATTACATATTAATAATGTATATAATGAATCTGCTAATTTTTTTGAAGACGTATAATAAACATAATGACCTTTATTTTTATTTTTTGTACCATCACCTAAAATCATAATATTTAATAATATATCAACTTGTCGTTTTGATAATTTATTACAAAATGATGGTAATTCTTTTTCATAAGAATAATATCCATTACATTGTTTACAAATATTAAGAATATTTGAATCTCTAATTATCCATGAAATTTCTATATCATTTTTTTTATTTCTATTTGATTTATATTCTTTAATATTAATACTTTTTATATTTCTAATAATATTTGTAAAATCTTTATGCTCATATTGACCTATACGTATAGCATTAATTTCATGCTTTTTATTATATTCAAAAGTACCTTCTGATAAAAATGCGCCTAATATAATTAATTCATCATCTGTTATATTATAATCTTTATTATTATTATTTAAATGACGAAGTTGATGAAAATATGAGCGTTTATTATTAAATAAATCTTTAATTTTAATTAATTGCCAATTTGATTTTTCTTTTATATATTTTGTAGAGAAATTTGTTGAAATATTTCTATGAATTGGTGAAACATACATTTTATGGTTATCTGTGACAGAAAAACGTGTATATCTATTTTCAAATGTATATATTATACCCGAATAACTATCAGAGAATCTGCTTAAAATGGGTACAAATTGTATATTATGATTATTATCAAAAGAAGCTATTAATTCATCATTTGATATATCATCATATTTTTTCCACCCATTTATTGTTAAAAATTCTGTTTCATTATTTAAATAACAATCATAGTTTTTATTGAGATTCGATTCATATCTCACAGGGTTTCTATTCTTTTCCCATTCTTTGTATTCCTTATATCTTCTACAATGATCTTGAAATCCATCTACATTATATGATATTTGACAAATAGGTAAATCATCTTTATCATCGATAGAAGATAAACGAAGTTGAGTTGTATGTGAAACAATTTCAGTAGTTAACCCTCTATAATGAATAATAGGTTCATCATCAATAGAAGGAAATCTTTTTATTCTATCATAATTAAGTTCTAATCTTGAATTAATAAGAATTTCCTTATCTTCAGGATGTTCATATAGGTGTCTACCCCAATCATAAAACATGTGATAATTATTTCGCATGTGATTAATATTACACAAACCACAATATTCTATACGTAGTCCATATTCCTTTAGAAAATTAACAATATTTTGTGAACCTTGTTTTCTAAATGTATATGTAAAATCAAGGGGTGTTTTCCGTTCTGTAATAGGATTTACAATTTTTTTATTAAGACCTCTTGCCTTATAAATTTGTGATTCTGCATACTTATAGAATGAAGTGAAACATTGTTTAGTTAAAAACATGTCTCTATGTTCACGTAGATATTTCATAATAGGATGAATTTCGCCTATAATAAATCTATCATCTACAAACAAAGCTTCAAGAATATTAGGGTTTGCTTTTACAAGGAGTGAAATGAATTTATTTAATTCATACCATTTGTTATCATTCTTTGCATCAGCAACTTCTTCCTTATATGAATTATATCCAAGAAGTTCTTTAATTGAACAGATAAAAATTCCACCTGAATCAATATCTGAAGATTCTGTTGAAAGACCATATGAAGTAGAGCCCCTGACATATTCTATAAGAAGTCTTCCTTCATTTCTAATTTTATCAAATTCAGGGATACCTACAGTTTCTGATTTAAAATTTTTATAATTCTCCATAATTTATGAAATATAAAGTAAAGTAATTCCGTCACTGTGAACATCAATAGATTTAAATGTCTGTTTAAATTTTGACATGTCAAATCCAGTTGTTAAAAGATGACATCCATTTTTTGTAGGAACACTCATGTAAATTTTATTGGTTACATTAATAGGTTGAGCATTGTTAATATATGAAACAATTTCATTATAATCATCAGAACCAATATCAATATTATCTAAATCTACAAGATACAATTTTTCATTGCCATCCTGCTTACCACATATACCACATGCAGAATTAAGTGATTTACTCATATGTTTCCAATTCCCTTTACGAATTTCCTGTGTAATAAGAGAAATCTGTTCAAGCATTACAGATTCAGCATCCAAACAATTCATCTTAATATATGCACGTGCATTATGCATGTCACAAAGTTCGATGATACGATGTTCAATCTTTTCAAACTGTTCAACACTGAAAATATAAAAACTTTCAATAGGAATTGAATATGCTTTCATTTCAGGATTTTCCTTCTTCCGTTTAAGAATCTGAATAAAGTAAAAGGAACGTTCATTCCGAAAGTGAAGTTTTGATTTTATAAGTTCAAAATTATTAACCATAATTTATATATTTTTAATTAGCTTCATATTCGCTCCGTATCGCGTTATTTTTACTATACCTTAATACTTTACTATCTTTGATATTATAATGCGATGTGGGATGAATATGATATAAAATTTAAGATTTTTATTATTAATTACAATGTTTACATTATATTCATCTATTTTCTATATATTATTCTTTATTAAGTTGTTTTTTAAGTTCTTCAATTTCTTTTTTCATTCTATAATATTCTTTTCTATCAAGAATAACTAAATTACCTTGCTTGGATTTTGTAGCAAATTTTTCTATATCATTATTATAACGAGATGAAATATATTCTGCTTGTGCGGAAGCATCTCTTTCTTTTTCTGAAAGAAATAGTCGAACTTTCTTTATTTCTGATACAGCTTCATCTTGATAATCAGTATCTATATCACATTTAATATAATTATATATTGAAACATATCCGTATATCATAATTATAATTTTTAATTGTTATTGTAAATCAAAGATACATATTTTAATTGAAATAAAAAAATAATTATGTAAAATAATAAAATTCTCTCTGTATCACATTATTTCTATATAAGCCTTATAGTTTATTGCTTAACATATTTTAATGCGATACAGAGAGAATATGATATTAATTTTCCGATATTTTCTTAATCATATTATAGTATTCATTTTGTGTCATCATAGTGAAGTCTTCTTTATTCATTATAACAACTTGATTAGGTTCACGAAGATACCCACCTTTTTCTTTGTCATATGTACAAATTGTTTTAAGAGTATCACTAAATTGATTATAAACAAAAAATGGATTAATTGATACTTTTATTTTTGTAAATCCAGTTACAACTCCTGCTATTATATCAGCATGTTTAGATTCTGCTATAGCGACAACATCACCAATCTTAATTACTCTACCCAATAAATCTTTCATAATAATAAAAATTAATGTTATCCTTCTAATGAACATTGCATATAATATGCGCATTCGCCTGAGCAAAAATTCATTTCTTGTGAAACAACTTTCATAATACCTTGTATTCTTGCACGTGATATAATTGTTTTATGAACTAACTTATCTGTTGGAACTTGCTTCATACAATAATCACAAGGTGTATATCCTTTTTTATATTCATAATATTTCTTTTTTAATTCACGTTGTTTATTTTCAAATTGGCACTTATAATTTAAGCAATCTTGTTTATTTGGTGAATATTCTTTATTATTAATTTGTGTATATTTTATGCCACATTTACAAGTACCATATGAAATTTCACCTTTAAGATCTACATATTTCTGCTTAGAATATAAATAATACCAAATTTCATATTTTGCTCTTTTAATATTATTAAAATAATCTTGTAATATTTCAATATCTTTTTTAGAATAACGAAATTTATCTTTTATTTTTGGATAAAAAATAGTTCTACTATTTTCATCTATATATGATACAGAAATGGATGTAACTTCCCATTCATTTACAGGTATACCTCTCAAATTAGTATTACAAGAATAAAGTATTTTATATTGTGGATAATTTTTTAAAATATTATTATCATATTTTTTTATTTCATCTTCTAATTCATGAAATAATTCTGTATTTGTTTTCTTTTTCATCAAAAATAATTATTATTTTATGCAAACAAACATTAATATTTTGTGTATAATTAATGTTTGTTTGCATATATTGTTTCTAAAATCTGTTTCATTTAAGTGATTTCGAATTTATATTCTACATCAAATTCTGTTGATTCATAATTATCATCGAGTTTATCCCATACATATGGATTATCTCCAAAATCATCTGCTAAATGATGTTTCCAATAGTCAGTTTTTGGTGATTCATTTGGAAGAATAATATGAATTGATACATAATTCTCATCATCTGTATGTTGTACAAATAAATAAGCACCTGTATGTTGATGCTTATAATATAAATTATTATATACTGATAATGTGTTATCATATATTAATTCATTTCTATTGATGGTAATATTTATTCCAGATGGATAATCATTACCATTAATTAATGTATTAATAAGCTCAGTTAATGTTATAATATTCATAATTAATTATTATTTTAATAATATTCAGAGACTTCATGTTCTGCATTATCATACCCATCATTATATGCTGAATTATAAATTTCAGAAACGATATTTGCTATTTTATCAATATCTGTTTCATCAATTTTTAATTTCTTTAACAAAGGTAACATCTCATTATAAAATGTATTATTTGCTTCACATTTACCAAAATAATTACCAGAACCAATATAATATTTTTTATCTGCCATAATCTTTGTATTTTAATTAATTTAATAACAATACAAAGATACATATAATTATTATAAATAAAAAATATTTTTAATAAACATTTCCAAAATTATCTGTTACTTCACCATATTCTGGTATAAATTCATATTCATATCTAGGATCATAAGGTTTATTTAGATAAAAATCTATACATACACAATATAACCACATAAATGGAAACGGTATAATAAATGTAATGTAATAAAATATTAATTGAAAATAATATGATAATACATCATACCATTTGCACATTATTTTGTTCTTTGTTTTCTTTATTATCATTTTCTTGCTTCATTTTATTCATTGCAACATACATTTCACATAATGTAGATAATTGATTTTGATGATCATTAGAAAAAGAGATAAATTTACGACATTCTTTTTCTTTAATGTTCGGAAACATATATCCAGGTACTTCATCACCAATTTGACGGGCTAACTCCCATTTACATGTATCATAATTCCATATAGGAGTATCATAAAATATATGCAATTTTCCATATAGTTCTAGATGATCTGTATCATCTTTTTTATATGTTCTATTATCTCTTGCAATATATACTGTTAAAATTTTATTTTTACTCATAACTTATCTTACCCATTCATTAATATAACCATATTCATTACGTGCATTCTCTGGATAGCGGTTATCAACATCATGTTTCCAACTAAGAAATTCTTCTTCTGTAAAATAACTGTTAGTATACCAGAAATTACAATCACTACCATCACTTGTCTGATGATGATACCTTATCAAATTTGTTCTATGATTCCAAGATAATGTATCATTATAATTGTATACAGTTTTACCTGTTTTTATATATGATAAAAGTTCTTCCCATGATTTAAAACCATGCTCTTTATAATGTTGTAATTCTTTTATCTTTTTTTCTTTAAGACGAAAGGATTCTTCTTCAATAAACTTATTTTTTAAGTCACTTAAAATATGATTATCCATAATTATTCAATTGTTTTAGATTCAACAACAAGACCATTACCTATACTAGTTGCAACACGAGATGCATATTCAATATTATTGTAAACTCCATAATACCAATAACCATCTGGACATTCTCTTACAACAGTATAAGGATATTCAGTTTTATACTCGTTAAACTTATTTGGTAAATTATTTACAACCATAATTTTTATATTTTAAATTATTATTTTTAATTGTTATTTTTATAATACAAAGATACACATTTTGTTTTAAATAAAAAATTAATCTGGTAAAACTTCAATATTTTTTAGCATTTTAAAGTCATTAATTTTATATTTTAATGTAAACTTTATATTATTACCATTTCTAATAGAACCATTTCTATACATCCATAAGTAATTATAACTTTTACAATAAATGCCGGCTCCATTATTATATTTTTCACAACACATCAAACGTGTATGTTCTCTCAATGCAGTATCAGACCAAATAAATTCTACTTTATTACCTAAATTATCTTTTAATATAAAACTATAAAACCCAAATACATTAAGTTTATTAACAATACCTTGATAATTATTTACTTGATACCTTACATATTCATCAGACATATCATATTTTTTATAAATATCTCTTAATGAATTATTGTATATATTATTAAAGGTTTTCTGTTGTTCTATGTTATCTGTACATTTAATACAAATATTAAGATATACAAAATTTCCTTCGACTTTTGGTTCACCTACAGTTAATGAATAATTATACATTTTACATGCAGTTTCAGTAAGTTTTTCTAAGAAATGATTAAATGATATATCAGCATTTCCTCTATTCGTTGCTTTAATTTCTCTATTAGCAATTAATCTAGAACCATCAATAGAAACTGATGAACCATGATTTTCTACATAATTATTAAGTTTATCAAGTGATACGACAACACTTAACTTAATAGTATGAGAAGATTCATTATATGATATTTCTTTATATGATTTGATATTACCATTTGTAATCATAACAGTTTCATCCGAAAACAAATCATTTGTATCAATAGATGAACGAGATGATATATATGTACCATATGCTTCTGTTAATGCAAATCTTAATGCAGACATTGTTGCTTCTGATTTATTCTTACCAGTTCCCTCTGATACAATAGTAACATCATTTCCAAAACAACTAATTGTTATAATAGAAAGAAATAAAAATATAATAAATCTTCTCATAATGAATTTACTTTTTTAACTTAATATAATAAATGTAAACATTTGTATTTCGTTCAGTTATCTTCTTTAACATAGAAAGATTCCTAACTTCACCAATAGATGATTGAACTATTTCATCTGTAAACGTATAACTATCTGAATTATGCGAATTTTCATTCATATTCGTTGATGTTGATGCACTTATATCAGAATTACCCAAATCATTATTTCCATCAGAATTTTCTGTATAGAGATTTGATTCTGAATCTTCTACATTATATACAGAATAAGAACGGTTCCTAGCACCTTTTAGAAATTCAACGACTGAACGAGTTGCCTTCATATTAGCAATTCTATCAATGTATTCAGGATTCCTATTATTTGCAATTTTAATAATGGAAACAAGAACATTACCGTTTGATGTCTTATAAACATTACATCCTGTTACACCATTTTCTATATATTCTGATACGACTTTATTACGAAGTTTTACTTTATTCTTTTCACTAATTGCTTGTGAAAAACTATTTGTATACATAAAGATACAAATAAGGAAAGATAGAATATATTTCATAACCTATAATATAATTAATGTTAAACTATATTTTACTTAATTTTATTTAATGTTATCAGTTAATCTTCTGATGAGACAGATTCATTATCATCAGATGCTTTTCTCTTTTTATCAGCTTGATAACTATCAAGTTCATCCCATGCTTCCATCATATCACGTTCAAATTCTTTTTCTTTCTTAAGAATCGTACGATCTTGCTTCTTCATTGTATCAATAATATTCTCCTTATCATACTTTACACAAACTTCAAATCGATACATATTCTTATAACGATTATAATATTTTGCTACTTTAACAACAGAAATACCTTCAGTGATTCCCTTACATGCAGTTACGATTTGCTCACGAGATTTATTACTGATAGTTGATCCTTCATCTGTTTCCAATTCATCATTATATTGATCAATGCCATAGCGAATATAAAGTTCCATCTTTTGACGAATACTTGCAGATGCCGCAGCCTTTGCCTTGTTAAGTGCAAACATTTGGTTCTTTGATTCACCAATACCATAAGCACGGATTTCGCCTGTACCAGTTTCCAATGCATATTCCATTACTGGTGATATATCATCAAATGAATATCCATCATTTTTTGGACCATATTCATTAATATACTGTTGCAACTTTTGATTCTCTACACGGAGATTATGAATCTCTGTAGTATCCTTTTTACTTGCATAACTTGTAACCGTAATCGCAAACATTGCGATAATCATAAAAATAAATTTCTTCATAACGTATAAGTTTTTTAAAAAATTAATAATACTTTATTTAATTTAAACTAATACAAAGATACATAAAATAATTATAATAAAAAAATATAAACTACAAATATAAGTTAATAAATAAGAAAATATTTTAATTAATATGGAAAGATTATATAAAGAATTAATTAAAGATATATCAATAAGTGTAAAGTAGGCAATAGAAGAATCAATAGGTACATTACAAACTGATAATGATATAGATATAATATATATATATACGTAATAATATTAATAATTTAGATTTAAGTGAGTTTAATTATGATATATTAAATTATCTGATACCTGATAAAGAAACATTAATTAATACAGTATTATGTAAAATGTCGGTATCTAATGTTATAGATAAAAAATAAGTGTAAAAAATAACTTTTTAACATTTTTAGATATATAATAAAAAGATTTTTTCGATTAAATAAGATTTATGGTAAGCAAGAAGAGTTTAGAAAGTAAGTATCAAAGTATGTCGGAATTAGATCATATCTTGAATAGATCAGGTATGTATATAGGTTCCGTAAAGAATGAGAATAAGCAAATGTTTTTATATTCATCAGATGATGCAAAGATGAAATTAGTTGATGTTGAATATACACCAGCATTGTTAAAGATGTTGGATGAGATTATATCAAATTCATGTGATGAGTATAGAAGAATAGATAATATGGGATTGACAGAAATGTCTGTTACCATTGATAAGCATGGACGAGTAATCGTAAGAGATAATGGTGGTATTCCTGTTGTTAAACATAAGGAAGCAGGAATTTATATTCCTGAATTTATATTCTCACAACTAAGGACAAGTAGTAATTTTGATGATTCAGAAGATAGAGATGTAATAGGTACAAACGGTCTTGGTAGTAAAATTTGTAATATATTCTCTACGTTTTTTTCTATATATACAGCAGATAAGAAACATTCATATTATAGATCATGGAAGAATAACATGCGAGAAATGAATGATGATTTACAAGTTAAGACCACGAAAGATCATTTTACAGAAAGTACATTTGACGTTGATTTTTCCAGATTTGAATGTGGTAATGAGTTCTCGGAAGATTTTATTAATATTATAGAAAAACGTTGTATTGATGCAGCTGCCGCTAATATAGGTTTAACTGTTCATTTTAAATATACAAATGGTAATGATGTTGTTAGAGAATCTGAATGGCATTTTCGTGCATTTGATGAGTATATTGATTTATTTTCTGATTATGTAGATACAGAACAAATGTTGAAGTTTTCTGATTCTATCATGCAAGTTTGGGTATTTCCTGATAATGGTATTAATGTTGGATTTGTGAATGGTGCTGAATGCTCAAGAGGAACACATATCAAAGCGGTTAGAAATGAAATTAATTCTGCTGTATCTGCATATCTTTTATCAAAAGAAAAAATTGATATTACGCCAAAGAATGTAGATGGAAAATATTCAATGTTCTGTACATTCCATGTTAATAATCCGTCTTATGATTCACAGACAAAGGAATGTTTGACAACAGTAGTTGAAAGATTTTCAAATGATAATAAGTATACATTTAAGGTACCAGATTCATTTATTAAGTCTGTTTTGAAATCAGAGATTGTAGATATTGTAATAGATTGGTATAAACAAAAATGTGAAGTAGAGGATCAAAAAACATTAAGAAAACTTAATAGACAAGCTAAAGCGAAAATTCGTAATAATGATAAATTCATTGATGCAAATTCTAAAAGATCAGCTGATAGAGAGCTTTGGATATTCGAGGGTGATTCTGCACGCGCAGGATTTAGAGCAGCAAGAGACCCACAAACACAAGCAGCATATATGTTACGAGGAGTAATTCTTAATGTAATGGGACTTGCTCCAACAAAGATTATGGCAAATAAAGAGTTGTCTGATTTATTTAATATCATCGGTTTACAATGGGGTGAACCTGTAGATGTGAAGAAATTGAATTTCAGTAAATTGGTTATAGCAACAGATGCTGATTTTGATGGTAGTAAAATCGCAGGTCTTCTTTTAACATTCTTTAATTTATGGCCAGAACTTTATGATGCAGGTTTAATTTGTAGATGTATTACACCTATTATTAAAGCTGTTAAAGGAAACGATGTTCAGAAATTTTATACGATGGATGAATTTAGGAAGAAAGAAAATTCATTGAAAGGATACAAGATAACATATTTAAAAGGTCTTGGTTCAAGTACGAATGAAGATTATAAGGATATGATGAGAAATTCTGTTCTTCATTTCTTTAAGAAAGATGAACTTTCTGATATGACTATTAAAACATGGTTTGGAAAGGGTATTGCAAAAGAGAGAAAATCATTACTTAAGAATGAAGTTTAATTATATAATTCCATATGTTAATAAATTTTAAACATATGGAATTTTTTATTATATAATAATGTGTGTATCTTTGTGATAATATATAAAATTAAATAAAAAATAAATTATGAATAAAGAATTATTAAAAGAAAATATATCGGAATCCGTTAAAGATATATTAAAGAAATATAATATTAGTGATATTAATGAATCAAATATATTAATATCTATAAATAATTGTATAGATAATATATTTGAAGGAATAGATATAGATCAAAGAAAACGACTTGTATCATTTAATCCAAATCATCAGAATTATGTAGATACAAATGATCCATGGAATCCAAAACCTATATATAATGAAGTAGAAGGTTATAAGGTAATTTCAATATTTAAACGTAAAGAAACTGAAGATAAACATGATGGAAATCCTGTTATATATGCACTTAAAGATATAAGAGGATGGAAATTTAAAAATCCATCATATGACATATTTGCATTATTACGTAGATTTGTTTCAGTAACAAAAGAGCTTAAAGAAAATTTTGATGTTATTATTACCACACCATCTTCTAATAAATTAAATACCGAAGTTTTATATAGAATAAGGAGACTTATAAATCATGAAACATCATATGAGGATTTCTTTTATAAATATGGTGCTAATGATGTGTATGAAAATTTTCTTGATACTAATTATCTAGAAACACATTATAATGAAGATGAGCAGGAACATATACATGATTTATTATATGAAGCAATTTCTAATATGATGAAACCTAAAGAAAACAAAGGTAATGATGGTATTTTTTCTTATAAATTTATACCCCAACAAGAATTACGAAAATGTATTATAAAATCATTAGGCATTAATAAATTGTATAAAGATGAAATAACATATGGTAAGTATTTAAATGGTAAGAAAATACTGGTTATAGATGATACAGTCACATCGGGTAAAACCATATCTGATTCGGCGACAGCAATAAAAGATATGTATGATCCAGAATCTATAACATTTTTAACTTTATTTTCACCATTAGAACGAAATAAAAATAATTTAGAAAAATGAATATTATAGATGGGAAATTAATATCAACTCAAATTAAAGAAGAAATAAAAAATGAAGTTGATAATATTATAAATAAAGGAGGACGACAACCACATCTTGTAGCAATAATAGTAGGTCATGATGGAGGATCTGAAACATATGTACGAAATAAAGTTAAAGCTTGTGAAGCATGTGGATTTAAAAGTACAGTATACCAATATGAAGATAATATATCAGAAGAAGATTTAATTAATAAAATTATATTATTAAATAATAATCCGAATGTAGATGGTTTTATAGTTCAACTTCCATTACCTAAACATATTAATGAACAAAAAATAATTGAAACAATTGATTATAAAAAGGATGTAGATGGATTTCATCCAGTTAATGTAGGACGGTTAAACATTGGTTTACCTTGTTATATATCAGCTACGCCAAAAGGTATTTTTGAATTATTGAAAAGATATAATATTGAAACAAAAGGAAAACATTGTGTTATTATTGGACGTAGTAATATTGTTGGTAAACCTATGTCTACATTGATGGTTCAAAAACAATATGGAGATTCAACAGTAACAGTATGCCATTCACATACTGAGAATTTAAAGGAAATAACAAAACTAGCTGATATATTAATTGTTGCTCTTGGTAAACCTGAATTTGTAACTGCAGATATGATAAAAGAAAATGCAGTTGTTATTGATGTTGGCACGACACGAGTTACTGATAATACAAAAAAGTCAGGATTTAGATTATGTGGAGATGTAAAATATGATGAAGTTGCACCGTTATGTAGTTATATTACACCTGTACCAGGAGGAGTCGGACCTATGACGATTGCAATGCTTATGCAAAATACATTATCTGCGTATAAACATGAAATATATGATTAATTATTAAAATGAATAAATTATGACTATTATATTTTCAAATATGTTAGATCCAGATTGTCAAGTTATTAGAAATGCATGGCAAGGATTAGATAATATACATCTTATAGAAATAACACCAGATATAGATGGTTATGAAGATATAGTTAATAATGCAATTATATCAGAAGATGATACTATATTATTTTTGGGACATGGTACAGCAAAAGGTTTATTATTTCCAAATTTTAATAAAGAAAAATATTTATTACATGAATTTAATGTAAATTTAGTTCATGCAAAAAATATAATATGCTGTTGGTGTTATGCATCAGATTTTGTAATTAATAATAACTTACATAATACATTCTCAACATCTATGTTTATTTCTAATACAAATGAAGCAAATGATAATGGTATAGATAATTATACACAAAAACAAATTAATATAAATGGTGAGAGATTTTATAGTAATATAAATCAATTATTGAAAGATAATATACCATTAAATGAATGGATAATGCAATTGGGTGCAAAGATGGATATTGAAAATGAAATAGATACATTTAATAGACAAGGATTATTTTATAAAGAATAAAAAGGAAGATACAATAATAAGTATCTTCCTTTTTATATATTAAATTAATTTACCTTTTATAATATCTTCTTTGATAATATTAAACAATTTTTCTCCAAAAGCATTTAAATCTTTAACAACACATGTATAAACTGCATCGTCTGAATCTCTATATGTATATCCATTATTAGATATATATTTGTTCCTATATGTATCAGATGGTGAAAGTTTTGTTAAATTAATTAATACATCAGATTTATTCATATCTGAACTTCCAGACTGTAAATAACATTGTATAATAAATTTACGCACATCGGTATTATAATATAATGATTTAATAGCTCCACTCCAATCATTATAATTAACATTAATTAATTTATCAGGATTATTCTTTAATATTTGCTTAATATTTTCTTTTACCCATTCAAAATAATTAGAAGGATTATTATCCATATTATATTTAATTAATGTTTCTTCACTATGTTCTGCATTTCCAGATTCATCTCCTGTTTGTTTATATTTAACATAAGGTTTAACAATATATAAAAATACTCCTTTTGAAAATAATTTTATCATATTAGGTTTATTTTCAAAATATCTACATGCAGTGAAATTATATTTAAATAAATTATTTCCATCAAATTTTTCATTGAAATCACGTCGTCTTGCATCTGGTGCGAATGACGCAGCTTCATTATGAATAAAACAATCATATGAATTTTCCTTTATATCAATAGTTAAATATTGATAAAATGTATCCCAACCTCTTTTTCTAGTGCCTACATTTTCATAAATTTCAAATAATACATCATTTGTACTTTTAAATAATTTATTAAAATTAACAATATCATTTTGAAGTAAACTGATAAGTTTATCAAAGTTCTATCCAGATTTTCTAACTAAACTATTTACATATTTTTCAATATCTACTTCACATTTATCAAATGCTTTGTTATAACTACCAACAAAACTGGTTTTTAAATCATTGCTATCATATAATGATACAGGTATATGTTGTATAAGTGAATCTAGTATTGTAATATATTTTTTATTAATAGGTGAACGTTTAGCACGTGGTTTTGAAACATTAGGAGTTGAAATTACAGGTTCAGTTACACGTGTTTTTCTAGAAACTGGTTGTTTTTGTACAGGTTCAGATGAAATACCCATATTAATATTATATAGCTATTGAATTTCTTCTATAGTTCCACCCAAATCTAATATTCTGTGTCCAAATAATTTGAATACTTTAATTTTATCTATATCCCTTTCACTTTTTGGACATGGTTTTTTCATAATAATTAAAGCTGCAACATATCTGTTAAGTAAATCATCCTTAGTAAGTTTCTTCATAGGTTTTACCAACTCACATTCAGTTGCTTTATTTCTTGAACAAACTGACGCAACACTTAACCATAATTTCCTATCTAATGTTCTATGGTCAATACGTTTTGCCATTTCATTTAATGATTTCTTTAAACTATATGATATACCATTCATTAATTCTTTATATAATGACATTGTGTTTAATATTAAAACTTTTTATATTTATTTGTTTTAATAGTAAAGACTTTATGTTTCCTAATTAATAAAATAAATGTATTTTTGTATATAAATTAAAAATAATAGTTAGTTATGGTCAAAGATGAATTATGAAAAAATTATTTAAATTAAATAATAATATTTGTGATCAAATATTAAATGAAGCACAAATACATTTTACAAAGAATTGTTCAAATAAATGTCCATTTTGTATAGATGCATTTAATAAAGGCGTTGGAAATTCAAAACCAGATATTGATAAGATATTTTTATCTGTTTTAAATATAAAAGATAAAATTGATGAAATTACTGTGTCTGGTGGTGAACCTATGCTTTATATAGAAGACTTACTTAAGTTGGTAAAGAATATAAAAAGATTTGCTAAATTACCGGTTACTGTAATTACATCAATGCCTATACCATGCTGGACAGAAAAGGAAACATTCTTTGAAATTATAAAAGTGATAGATCATTTAATCATATCACCACAACATTACGATCAAGAAGTTGGTGACAAAATAAGACATAGTGTTTCACTTTATAATAGAGATAGATTATTTGAAGAAATTCCATATAAGAATAAAGTTTCATTAACACTAAATGCTATTAAAGGATATTTAGATTCAAAAGAAGATTTTATTGATAATATTAAACATTTTGAAAAATTAGGGTATTCTCATTTTAAGTTAGCAGAAATGTTTGAACATGATGAACTTTATGTTTCATTAGAGGATATATTTGGATTTAAATTACCTAAACCATTCGCTTATGGTTGTAGTAATAAACATTTTGATTTATCACCATATTTAGGATATAAATCAAATTCAGATTTTACAATAAAAAGATGTTGTTTTTATAAAACACATAAACAACATGCATCAATAAATGATTTATTGAAAATACTAATAAGACCATTATTTTCAAAGAAATATTTCTTTTGTATAATATATGAAAATGGTGAAATTGTTCAGAGATGGTCATAAAATTAAATAAAAATAAAAATGGATTATAAAAATATTATAGATACAATAACAAAATATGTAGGTGATTATATAGCATCCCATGCAAATAGAAATGAATTACTTACAAGTTATGATTCTGTTAATAAGATAGATGAAGCTATAAAGAATATAGATAATACTCTTAATTCTATAGATGATTCTGAATTATCAGAAAAACTTAAAGATTATAAACAAAAGAAGGAGGAAGAAAAACGAACTATAATGAATGACCTCATGTATAAAATATTACCAAAACAACCGGTAATTGATATGGATGATTATGTTAGAATACAAGATAATAAAGGAGAACATTTAATTCTTAAAAATGTTGATGATTCTTTTATAGATCCTTTATTTCCTTCAAAAATAACGGCAGTTAAACAAAAGGAAAAGAAGAAAACTGTTACAAAAACAGCAAGAGAATATTATGATGATTATTCATCAGGAGGATGTGGTAATACATATGGTTCTCCATATCATCATTGGAGTGGTGGATGTTAAAAAATATAAAGTTTTAATATATAAAGATTATTATGTCAAAAGAAGAAATAATTAATAGTTTTCCAGAACCATTATATGGTTATAATTTATCTAAAGATAAAGTTATAGAACTAATAGAGTTATGTATGAATTCTAAATCAGCTAATATATTAAATAATATTTTAACTGATTTTATTAATAAAAATGTTTCACATATTGATTTTATAATTAGGGAAGATGATATAGATACCGGTATTTTAAGTAAAAAAGATATTGATAGTAATTTAAAATTCGATCAATTTATGGCATGGTATTATGGTTTTTCTGATTATAATAAAATCATGTATGATAAGTATTCAGATTATTTAAAAGATAAACATGTTATTGCACCTAAATATTGTGTAAAAGATTGGTTTAATGATGTAATAAAGTATTATAAAGAGCAACATCAACCAATTCATACGTTATATGATGCATGTAAAATTGCTGCTGATATGCTTTATAAAGATGTATTCAATGAAGAATATCAAAGTATGAGGACGTCATATCATAATGATCAAACATTGATGTGTCAAGCATTAGGATCATATCTTAAACAGAAATATATGTATAAAGTAAGTGTTTCTCAAAAGAAATTGTTCTATAAGGAAACAATGAGATGCCTTATGTTTCCACGATATTTTGGTTATAATAATGATTATCTTTCATATATATTTAAAAAAGGAAAGTATCCTCGTAAAACAAAGAAATTTCTTAATAATCCAAATAGTCATAATATTTCTGGCAAAAATAGATTTAATAAAATTAGAAGAAATAAAACACATATGAATATTAGGAAATTATATTCTGATTATGGTCCTCAAATGGATTTATATCATATATTTAAAAATTCAGGTATTCCTGAAGAAATAACAAATAAGATTTGTCCTTGGAAAGAATATGTATCTATAAACATTGATGATATGTCAGTTAATGTAAATGGAAATTTCTATTAAAACAATATTTAAATATATAAATATAAATATTAAATATAAGAAATTAATTAGAATTTTAATAAATGAAAGTAACAACAAAGAAAGTTAAAGGTTTAGACGCACATATTATTGAAGATAATAATAAGAAAGTAGTAAGAACTATAACAGATTTTTTAAATACAGATTATAAGGATTATACAAAATATGTAATTGCAACAAGAGCATTGCCAAGTCTTCTTGATGGATTCAAAGTTGGTGCTAGAAAGATTATGCATGCTGCTTTCCATGGAGGTATGAAAAATGGGTCTGAGATCAAGAATTTGAATTTGGTTGGCGATGTTTATAATTTAACATTATATCAACATGGTGACGCGAGTTTGGTAAATACAATGTTTACAATGTCTGCAGAGTTCCGTGATAACCTGCATCCTATTACCATAACTGGTCAACATGGTTCGTTACGTGATGAAAAAGCTGTTTCAGCTCCACGTTATCTTTATTGTAAGTTATCTCCATACGCAAAACTTTATAAAGTAGATGAAGATCTTCTTGAATATGTTTTTGATGAAGGTGCTTATCTTGAACCAGTAAATTATTGGCCTATTATTCCTACTGTTATTACTGCACGTGCAGAAGGTATGGCACCAGGTTATAAATTCAGTTCATTTTCTTATAACCCTATTGATATTATCGACGCATGTACAGAAGTATTGAATACAGGTGATATTAAGGAAACTATTATTAGACCTTATGTTAGAGGTATTGAAGAAGATAGATTCACATTTGATAAAGATGCTGGTAAATGGTTGAATTCAGGTGTATATAAGGTAGATATTAAGAATGATATATTTCAGGTAACAGATCTTCCATATGATATGGGATTTGATAAGTTTGAAAAGAAACTTAATGATATGGTAGAAAAAGGTTATCTTAAGGATTGGAAGAATTATTCACAGGACGATAAGTTGAATTATTGGTTAATATTTCCAAAGAAACAACTTGAACGTGAAATGAAACCAGATCGTAAAGATAAACTTTTTAAGAAAATTGGTTTATATACATATGTACCAGATGATTTACTTTATGTTCTTGATGAACATAAGAAAGTAAAGCATTTTATCAATAAAGAAGAACTTATTAAATATTTTGTTAATATCCGACTTAACAAATATAATGATAGGAAAGATAGATTAGTTTCTGTCATGGAAAAACGTTATGAGGAAAACAATAATATTTGTAAATTTATAGAATTAGTTAACAGTGGTGAATTAGTTATCTCTAATAGGAAGAGAAAAGATGTAAAAGAAGATTTGAAGAAATATAATTTACCTGAAACTGTATTACAAATTCAGATTTCTAAGTTAACTGATGAAGAGAAGAAAGAATTGATTAAGAAGAATAAGGAGATTGAAAAAGAACTTAAGTATATTAAGAAAACAACTATTAAGGACATGTATCTTAATGATTTAAGTGAATTGAGAATATCTCTTGAAAATGATTTTAAATAATGATAGATAATCTTTTTGATGATGATATTTTAATTGGTGATGATTCATCTTCTGTATTTAATGATACAGGAGTTGAATCATTAACTAATTTAATAGGTAATAATATTACGGAACTTAAGAAAAATTCATATCTTAATATGAGAGGAACTAATTATGATGTATGGAGAGCATATCTTAATGAGACAAAAGGAAGATACCATGATGGATATTGGAATAGTTTTTCATATAATGTAAATGATCCTTATAATGTTACATTAAAAATTAAATCATTAAATGGATTTAAATTTCATAATAGACAAACAAATTATAGATTAGGTATTTTAGACATTAATTTATTTAGATGCATTCCATATATACAGAAGATAGAATTAGAACCAATATATGATGATAGAACAATATTTAATGATATTATCTTTATGAATATGTTAAATAACAATAAACATAAAGATAATAATATGATAGATAAATCATTTGTTGATAATTTACAATGGTTAGAAGAAATACGGAATGAATATCAAATAAAGAATAATATATCACAGTATATAGTATTTCAAGGATGTGTATTTGATGTTGATGCAATTCAATATTTAAATGATAATATTCCAGATAATTTTGATATTATCATAACTTCAGACTGTGATATATTTATGAATGATGAATATATAAATGTTTTTAGATTACCATTGATGTTTAATACTAATTTTGATTGGAATACATGTAATAAAATATCATTATATAGAGAACCTATATTTAAAATTCATTAAAAAAGACCATTGCTTATAGAATTATTATCATTTGTTAACTCATAAGCATATTCAATTAATTCTGATGATGATTTACATTCAATAAGAATAACTTTAGACATCATACTATCTAAATATCCTTTATTTATATTTTCATATACAGGATATTTGTTATGTTCAAAGTCTTTATGAATAATAAGATATGGACAAAAACTAAAGTCGGATAAGTATGTTTCTGGATAACCTAATTTATGAAGTTTATCTAATAATTTTTTAATATCTTCTACAATATGTAAATCAATATAATATATTTTATAAAACATTTTAATAATTTTCATTTATAAATTATATAACAGAAATTAGTAAAAGATTTATGGAAACTAAGAAAAGAATAGAATTATATAATAGATATTATAAAGGTGTTTATCTTGAGCAAATATCTGAACATGAATATCAGTTACATGGACCAGATGAAATATTTCATTATATGAGAGTCGGATTTAATAATGATATTAATTGTAAACCAGATTATACAGATATTAATTTTATAGATCCAGATGGAGGACCATTTTTGAGTGTAGGAAATAAAATAGATGAAGATAAAATTATCACATCTATTATTAGTATGAAAATTGAAAATAAATGTGTATATATTCTAGAAATTAAAAAGGAAGATCAATGATGATCTTCCTTTTATATATTGTTATTAATCGAAAATATCATGATATTGTTCTAAAGCATAATCTGATAGTTTAACAGTTATACATGAATTAGGAGTTGCATTTCTTAATATTATAGGATCTTTTGCCGTATTTTCATTATTTGCAAATCTTGTATCTATCATAGCATAAAAATCAAATGTTATACCCTTTGATGTTAATTCATATTCAGCAGAATCATCTTCTTTTTCTAATTCATTTAATGGATATATATCTTTCTATAATAACCATAATAAGAATACAGGTATTTTATATTGCTTTGATACCTTTGATGCATTAATAGATTTATTCCAGTTAAAATACATAACTCCATAAGGCTCATTATTTTTATCTAAATCAAAATATTTAATAAATTGCGTTATTCCTGTACCTACTGTTTTTTTATACCTATTTTTTAAAAATGATAATCGTTTTTCTCTATCTTTAGTATTCTTAATGATATTTTTCTAATCATCAGAATCCTTCTCATCATATATAACTTTACCTGTTAATTTAATGGTTGCAATATCTTTAAATGAATATCTACCTTCATTTGTATATCGATGTTCCATAAAAATTATGCCTTCATCTTCAGATAATAATATTTTATGACAATACATATCTTTTTTAAATATATCTTGAATAATTGACGGCATTTTAGGAAATGTATGACATACCCAAATTGTATACTTTTCAATATCAGCATTATATGCATTAAACATTGGTTGCCCTGGTGAAGGAAAATTATAATTTGGACGAAGTAATTTCTGAGCTTTCATATAATCTATGCCATGTGTAAATGCATATGGACAATTTGATGCTGTATATTCAGTAAATCCTTTTGCTTTAAGTTGGTTCATTACTTTTTCTCCATATGCATCCATACCATATGATATTTTACTTTCATGTGTTAATATTTGATTTCCATCCTTATCTCTATCATATTTCCATGCACGAGGCTTATCAACACCTAATAAATCTATGATAACTGGTTTTAAATCATTCGATGCTATTTTTGATGATATTTCCTAATCTATTAAGCCTGTATTTTCTTCATCTCCTAAAATATCATCATCAAATAGATCGGACGATGATTCATATAATTTTAATAACTTATATATATTCTTTTTCATATATTAATATTCTTATATTATGTATAATATTTATTAAATAAAAAAGAACTGTAAATCTTTTTGATAATTTACAGTTCTTTAATTTATGTATTATTATATTAACTTGCTAATATAAGAAGTATTGGTGTAAGTGCTGCAGACTTCCATATAGCATAGAATGTTTTATTCGATGTAATTGCAGCTGAATTACCTGATGTGCTTCCGGAAGTTGCAGAATTTGATTCTGCCCAACCTTGGAATGTATATCCAGATTTAGTAGGTGTATAAGTACTGAATGATACTGTACTACCGGATTCAACAGATTGAGTAGGATTAGTGGTTGAACTATTATATGTACCACCATTAAGATTCCATGTAACTGTAAATACTTGTTTCCATGCGGCATAATAAGGTGTAGCAGTTTTAATTGTAACAGTAGAAGTTGAACCTGATGTTGCAGAACTTGTTTCTGCCCATCCTTTAAAGTTATATCCACTTCTCGTTGGAGTATAACTGCCTAAATTGATTGATTTTACATATATAACATATGGACTGGTTGTATATGTTGTATCACTTACTACTAATGAACCACCATTTGGATAAAGGCTAACTTTAGCTGATACATATGTAAACTATGTATATACAAATGTCGCAGTTGTTATTGCTGTTTCTGTTTTTGAAATTAAAGTACCACCGTATGGTTTTGTATACCATGCTGCAGTATATCGTATGAACGTAGCATCTTCAATAATATCAGCAAATGATGCTGGCGCTGATAATTCATTATATTTTGTACCTTTTTTAACAGAACTTTTTTTATCTTCCGCTGTACCATCTGCCCATATTACCACAGCACCATTTGTGTGATTTCTCCATGTAATTGTAACAGAATCTTTAGACCATGTTGCATAATATGTTTTTGCTTCTGAAACTTTCTATGAACCTGTTAATGTTCCAGATGTGTCAGTATCTCTTATATTCCATCCTGCAAATGTATAATCAGTTTTAACAGGTTTATAATCATCATATTTAAATGATGTTACGTAAATTTCCCATTTTGTTGATTTATCTGAACTAGATACTTGTCCGCCATTACAATCTAATATAACTTTATAATTTGTACTGAAATGTAAATAGAATGTAGTATCACCTGTTACTGTAGTGTCATTATCTTTAATAACTATATTACCAGTTTCAGTAGTATACCAACTTCCATTTGACTTATATTGCTCTGATTTGTCTGAATTATATAAAGTAACCTTAACACCTGATGGGAGCTTTATATCTTTATATACCGTATCATATTTTTCTGTTGTCGTTGTTGATGATGTATATGTTTGGTCATCTTTAGAATAGAAATTATATACAGGGTAACTCTTCCAATATATTGTATAACTTCTTGCCGAACTTGAATATATAGCATAGAAATTAAATGTATTATTAATTGTAGTTATAGGATATGGAAATGTCACTATACTACCAGTTGAAGTTAATGACCATCCACTAAATGAATAAGTAGATGCTTTATCTGCTGCTTTTGTTGGTTCTGAATTATATGTTTCTGTTTTATCACCATAATTTACTGTTGTAGATTTCTATGTGGTGTTATCTGAGAATACACCACCATTTGAGTTCCAATATATATTTTTTTCTGTTATTGTAAAATTCGCAGTAAATTTATGAGAAGATGTTAAATTAAATGTATATGGCATGCTATGACCACCGTCTGCATCAACCCAAGCTACAAATGAATATTTTGACTTTGTTGGACTTACTTTATAACCTGCATCGGTTGTAGATACAGTTACACTTCCTTTTGCATAATAATAATATATTTCTGTTGTTTTTGTACCACTTCCAGATGATGCAGATAATGTACCTCCATTAGGATCCCATGTTACTTTGATATATGCGGTTGGTTGCGTCCATCGAGCATATAATGTAATGTCACTTTGTAATGTAGATGAACTAGATACAGCGTTACCGTCTGTTTTGGTGGAATAATTATTAGCAAATGTATATTTATAATTACTTCCATCTATCCATGTTGGTGTTTCATCCGGAGTTAAATCTGTATATTTAGTACCTTCACTAAATTTTTTTGTTACAGTTGTATCTGTTATTGCGGAACCATTTCTATACCATTTTGCATATGAATTATTGATGCTAAATGTTACTGTATATGTTGTTGTATTACCTGTTTGTGATAATGTCGCCGTTCCAGTAAGGCCATTATAACTACCAGTAAATGTATATTTTCTACTGTCTTTACTTGTACCTAAATTTGGGATAGTGACACTTGAATCTGATACAGTAATACTATTATCAGTAGTACTCGAACCAATTTTATATGAGCCAGTAAAAGTAGTGACGTTAGTAACAGTTGTATCCGTATCTTTTGTACTTGTAGCTCCAGATGTCCATGATACATTATATGTTTTCGTCAGTACTGCTTTTAATGTTGCCGAACCACCTTTATAATCATAAGTAGTAGGGTCTACAGATACCTTTAATTTAGATGATGATTCTATAGATGCTTGTGTTCCAGAATTACCTTGCCTTGTAAGTGTTGCAGTAGATGTAGCAGTTAATATTGTACCGGAATTATTTTTAACATCATATTGTTTCCCATCGTATATATGTTTAAGTCCTTTAACTGCTACAGAAATTGTAGCGTAACTATTATTAGCTGATGCTGTAGTTGTACCTAAAGATTCAGCTGTTTTAGATGTTGGTGTAAATGTATACATTGAATTAGTTAAGTCGCTTAATGTCCAATTTACAGTTTCCTATGAAGTCTTACCTTCCATAGAAGTATAATGCCATATATATGTACCCTTCAATGTACAATCCGTTGCAGTTATAGTCCCTCCTGATGCTGGAAAATGATAACCAGATGAACCTTTTGCATAACTAAATGTTGTAATATTCAAATCAGTATAATAGAAAGCTTTAGATGTATCAGGACCATCTAATTTCTGAGTTACTGTAGCTTCATTAGATTTTATATTATCATATGTTGTTTGAAATTTTATAGTTCTTGCAGATGATGTTGCAGGTATTGTATATGATCCTCCTCTTATATTAGTTGTTCCAGATATACCAGATACCGTATAATTACTATTAGCACTTAATGTTTCTGGACCTTGATTTGCATCAGTTCCACCACCGGATGTTGAACCAGAAGAATATTGATATACGGTTTTATGTAATGTATATTTTCTACTTAAACTAAATGTTACAGTTCCACCGGAGCTATATACTACAGTTGGACTTACAGAAAGAATAACGCTTTCTGTTGTTTTAGTTTCCCCTGTTTTAACTGATTTTACATTAGCGTCTTGTTTAACAGTAAATTCAGGGTGTGTTAGTGTAACACTATCTATTGTTGTTGATTTTTGGATAGTTCCGCCTGCGGCAATTGTTTTAACATTTGTTACACCTGATTCTGTTGTACCTTTTGTTGTTGCCGAAACGGTTGTAAACGTAACAGTTTCAGAAGCATCTTCTGTTTCACCGGAATTGAATGTTTTTCTGTATGTTAATTTACCAGAACTTACAGTTCCACCAGATGCAGGAATATTATCAACTGTGATAACGGCATTATCTAATTTAGTTACATACTTATCACGTTTTGTTTGAGTAATTGTTATATTTGCTTGTTCATGTATATCGCCACGTAACCCAACTGCATATATTATAATAGTTCTATCTGATGAAGCATTATCTCTTTGTTCAAATGTAACACTAAAAGGATTATTATATGTATTTTGACCATACTAAGTTGGTGTATTATTTATTTTACAACCTGATGTCTCACCACTTTTAAAAGAGGCATTAGGATAGTTATATACTCTTTCTTCTGTTCTTGTAGAAAAGCCTTCGCGTATTAAATATGTCTCTTTACAATATAAATTAAATGTTTGTGTTGTACCACCTTCCCATGATATATTAGGTACAGTATTTGGGTCAGAACCGTATTCTGTTTTAATTAAAGTTTCTGTTTTCTTTACATAGAATCTTTTACTGCTTTTCTAACCTTCCCATGATACGTGACTATTTTTCTAAACATCTATTGCCTAATTACTATTTTTTATAATCATGATTAAATAATATTATTTTTAAAACTAATCCTTATATGCATTATATGTAGCAATTACATCTTTAAGATGAATATCAGGGAATAATTGTAATTTTTTCAATACCTATATATAATCCTATCTATTATAATATATATTTCTAGATATTCTATAAGGATTCTTTCCAGTTATAACAGATATTAGAATATCGTCATTAAATGAAAGTTGCATATCTTTATAATCTCTATTCTTCGCACATATAAATAAAGCAGCAAGTCTCGCAACCATTTTATCAGGATTTGTTATCTTATCAAAACCACTATACTTACCGGTCATTAAGCATTTATCCATACGATCAATGTCTTTCTATGTAACTTTATATACTTTACCTGTACATGTTAATTCATCAGCAAGTCTCTTTGTGCTAAATATAGTTTCAACTTGTCCTTTTAATGCAATACTAATTTCATTAATTTTCTTATTTACATTTGAAAACTATTCTTGATTAATCTTATCAATAACTTTATTAATAGGCGCATTTTTATCTTTATCACCTGGTCGGCGTAAAGGCGTTGATGGATATTTAATTAATTTCCATATAACTTTATAATCTGTTCCAAAATTATTAAATACAACAGCCCATGATTTTAATACTTTTTCTTTATTTCTATATGTAATAGTATAAGGTTCCTATTTAATTGTAAATTCAATTTTTTTACTCTATTCCGAACCTATATAACATATAAAATAATATACTTCCTGAAATTTTCCTGTTTCTGGATCAATAACTGAATTACGGTTAATTATAACCATTTTATTTTTATCAGATAATTTATCTTTATCCATCTTTGATGCCCAAAAGAAACCATTATCCGTACATCTATCTATTTCATTCATAACAGCTACTACTGTATTGATTACCTAATTATTTAAATCGTATTTATTAATAAAATATTCATTTACCTCTTCTTGATTATCACACTATCCTAACGATGTTATCTTTGTAGCATTTGAAATTAATTCAGATGTTTTATTTGATGCATCATCATTATATAAATCATCAAATTCATCATCAAATAAACTTTCCAATAAAAGTTTGATATTCTTGTTCATAAAACGTTAAAAAATACTTTTATTATTTATTTTTGATATATTTTCATTAATGTGTTTTCTTATTTCAAATAAATGTTGTATCTTTGTATTGAATTAAATTAAACAATTAAGTTATGATATTAAATATTGATAATTATGAAATATTAAACTTTTATGGATATACGTCTGTTATTAAACAGGATGAACGTATCTATGAAGTTTCATCATTAGATAATTCACCCAATGAACATATGCGATATGAGAAGTTAAATATTTTTTATAATAAAATAATAGATAAAATAAGAAATAAAATAGATAAGACAAATATTTTATATTATATATTAGACGATAATAAATGTGTATTTAAACTAAAACATGTTAAATCTGGAAACATTATCTATATCGGTAAATATGATTTTGAAATTTCCATAGGATTGGATTGTCATCAAAGATTTGGACATTCATATGATTTTATAACAAATAAGGAAACATATAAAACAGAAGAATTATGATTATACATAATGCAAAGAATTGTAGAATTAAGGAAGAAGATAAACAAGTGTTAAAGAATGGAGGTATGTTCATTCTTATAACAATACTTATGATTGTTACTTATGCTTGTATTGTTATGCCTATTAGTATTATGCGAGAAAAGAAGTTTGTTGGTACTGATAATAAAACTGAAGCACAATTTAAAATTATATTGAGAGACAAATATATTGATGAAGATTTTGTTCAGCAAATTAGCACGAGCGGATGGAATTCATATGAAGTATATGATTCCAATATGAAGAAACATAGAATTATATGGAAAGAAGTGGAATAATGAATAGAAAAGAAACTTTATATACAACTATATCATTTATGTTAGGTATAATTATGATATTAGTAGTAATTTATTTATTTTCTTGATAATATAAAATAAGTTTAATTTTTAAATAAAATATCTAAATGAATAAGATTATTTTTTCTATGCTCATTATGGTAATGAGTATTGCTAACATGTATGCAGAAAATGTTTCTGATACAGTGAAGTTGAAAGAGGTAACTGTTACTTCTCTTTTCCGTAATAATGTGCAGACAGGTAGTATGATTAATACATCTACACTTAAGTCTTTGAATCATGGTCAGGGAACAGATTATGTATTGCAAAGACTTCCTAATATTTATGCGTATAATGATAATGGAACACAAATGGGATACTGTTATTTCCGTATGCGTGGCATGGGTCAGGAACGTATGAATGTTACATTGGATGGAATGCCTTGGAACGAAGCAGAAGATTTTGGATGTTATTTTAGTAATTCTCCAGATCTTATGTCTTCTATGCATACTATTAAGGTAGAGAAAGGTGCATCTGTAACTAATAATGGAACAGCTGCTTATGCAGGAAATGTTTCTCTTGAATCTGTAGATTTGAAGAAAGATACCGATTCTTATTTTGACCTTGGATATGGTTCATTTAATTCATCTCGAATTACAGGTGTTTATAATATGGGACAGAAAGGACATTGGGGATTACATGTTCGTGGCACTGCACAGCAAACTGATGGTTATAAGGAGAATACTTACAATAATTCGAAGGCAATTACTATTAAGACCGGATATTTCTTTAATGAACGACATTCATTGGATTTCTTGACAATGACTGGTTATCATAGGAATGGACAGGGATTTCAGGGAATTACTGAAGATTTAATTCCGAAGCATCCGACACCATTTAAGCAGATGATTTCAGGTAATCGTCAACAGGAAACAGATGATTTCTTAACAACTTATAATAGGTTTCAATATAAGGGAGTTCTTTCAGACAAAGTATTTCTAACATCATCTGTGTATTGGCAACATCAGACAGGTAATTACCGTATTGGTTGGGATGATGAGACACGACCAACAGGAAGTGTATTGAATAACTATCATCTTAATTATAATTTAACAGGATTTAACACTATTGTAAAGTATTATCCTATTGATAATCTTTCTCTTACATCTGGTGTAAATGCTTATGTATATCATCGTAGACATCAGGGATATGATATTGCAAATTCTGATAGTATTATCACTGCATGGAAAAATCCTGGACTTACACCATATTATGATAATGCAGGAACAAAACCAGATGTGAATGTATTTGCAAATGTAAAGTATGCACCAGTAAATAAGTTCACTATTGATGCTGCTGTTCAATATCGTTATACGTCATTGCATTATCGTGTAAATACACCAATGGATGAATATGATACAAAGTTTAATCATGATTGGAATTTTGTAAATTACAGTATTGGACTTAATTATGATATTGATAAGTATTCAAAGGTATATGCACGTTATGCTGTAACAAACCGTGAACCATCTCGAACTGATTTATTCTGTGCAGAGTATCGTTCAAATGAATCGGAGATGAATACAAAGAATGAGAGAGTTCATGATATTGAAGCAGGTTATGAGATCCGTAACAATAAGGTTAATTTCAATATTAATGGTTTTTATATGAATTTCAGTAATGAACTTGTTGCAACCGGTGAACTTTCAAAGATGAATGGTCTTCCATTGCATAAGCAACATGATGCATACCGTCTTGGATTGGAACTTGCCCTTGATTATAATCCTATTAATACATTGCATTTCATTGCAAATGCGGCATGGTCAGAGAATAAATTAAAGAATATTGAAGGTAAGGAAATGAATCATACATTCTCACCTTCATCTACATTGTTTGCTGAAGCTAATTATATGGTTAATAAAATTAAGTTTGGTTTGAATACAAATTTCCGTTCATCAATGTATATGGATATTTATAATAAGAATAAACTTAAGGAGAATCTTACGTTAAATGCTTATGTAAATGCACGAGTATCAAAGATTGTAGAGTTGAACCTTGTATTGAATAACATTACAAATAGGCTTAACTTCTCTAATGGCTCTGTAGATATTCCAACCAATACTGCATATTATTTGGTTGATACACCATTTAATATGTTCGCTTCTGCAAAGTTTCATTTTTAATAAATAAGGTGTCTTTTATACATATTTTTTTAATTAATTTAATAAGGAGAATTAACACGGTAGTTAATTCTCCTTTATTTTTTTATTCATATGTAATATAATAATCTTTATTAGTTCTAACTTTTAATTTCTTTGCATTAGAAGATGAAATAAAAATAGTAATATCTTCATCTTTTAATTCATTAAAATCCTTATTAGAATTGATTGTAAGTTTACCATCATTCACATTATATGTAATGTTAGTAAATTTTGATTTAGTTCTGACAGAAACACAATCAATAATATCATTGTAAATTCTAACTTTTGCAGGGACATTTACATAAACGACATTAATAGAATCTGTTAATAATGTTGGATTAACTAATGAATTTTCATTAATGTTAATTTTACCAAAGCATACAGTGATGCTGAATATTCCTATAAGGAATAAAATAAATAATTTTTTCATAACGTAATTTATTTAATTTTAAAATTTATTTTTAACTTTCTTTAACTATCATTTTATTTATCTGAATAATTCATATTTTTAATGTAAGAAAAAGTTTATTATAAATAATGAAATGAAAAATTGAAAACTAATTTGATAAATGAGTAAATTAAATGAATAGAATATAAATGAGTTTTTATGGACATGTGCAGGAGTTAATAAAGATGTATTAAGATTATACCCGAGTGAATATGCTAAATATGCTGGTAGTGGCGGAACTATTTTATTCACAGCATTAATGGCTATGATTTCTGGTGGATATGCGATGTTTTTTGTATTCAGTAATGTTATTGTTGCTTTTATATTCGCTATATTTTGGGGATTGCTTATATTTAACCTTGATAGATTTATTGTTAATTCCATGTATACAGATGGTAAAGATTCAATAAGTTGGAGAAAATTAAAAGCAGCACTTCCTAGAATTATAATGGCAATATTTTTAGGTATAGTTATATCGACACCTCTCGAGATGAAGATATTTAATGATAGAATTGAATCATAGTTATTGAAAGATAATATAGAGAGAATAAATTCAGCAAAGAATGAATCATCTGATTATAAAACAATTTCATTATTACAAACTGAATAGAGTTAGTTATCAAAAGAAAGAAAACAACTGGTAGACGATTTACAAAAAGCATAGAAAGATTTAAAGGAAGAAGCAGAGGGAAATGCATTATCTGGTATGGTTGGGCATGGATCTATATATAGAGACAAAGAGATTTATGTTAACCAATGTAAATAGTCATTATCTGAATGGGATAAACTTCATAAAGAAAGATTAACAACTATATAGAAAAGAATAGATGACGTTAATCAACATATCAATAAGTTTGAAGATAAAGTTGATAATTTAAAAGAAGATGGATTTAGCGCACGTTATGAAGCGTTTTCAAATTTAAGAAAATAGAATTCATCTTTAGAAATTGTTTCATTAATGATAACAATGTTGTTTATAATAATAGAGATAACTCCTACATTTTTTAAACTTATTATGATAGCAGGACCTTATGATGAACATATGAGAATTGAACAATATAAGATTTCTGCATATGTATAGAAAGAAAAGAATAATGTAGATACAGATTTAAAAATAGATGAATATAATAATAAACAAAAATTAAAATCTATTATAAAAGAAGATATTGATATAATTGAATTGAAAGATGAACAAAAACCTATTACATATTCATCTATTAAACCATTAACAATAGATGAAGAACCTGAAATTGTACCTTATTAGGTAAAGTCAAATACAAAAATAGAAACAAAAACTATTACACCGAATAAAGAACTTGAATTTAAGAGGAATTCAAAGGGATAGTTATTACTAGATTTTTCATCAAGACATAAAAGTTAAAAATATTTAAAATGAACATTAGGTGATATAAAACTTAATGTTCATTTTTTTATATAAAGAAATATGTGTATCTTTGTAATATAATAATTAAAACATTAAATAATATGGAAGAGAAACTTATTTTGAAAATGTGTAAGTCTGCAACGAAGCTTAATAAATATATCATTACTGTTAAAGGCAAGTATAATAATATGTTACCTTATGAAACAAAAATGGTAACAGTAGATGCTGATATGATGAATGATTTTGTATTGTTGTTCTTATCATATATGGGTAATAGAAATTGGAAGCATACATGGAAGGATTGTAAGTTTGGAGAAGACTTCAAACATGGACCATTGCAGACATATCTCGGAGCATTTACAGATGATTGTCATTATCCTTGTATTGATATTAATTGGAATGATGTTATTTCTGTAAAACTTTCATATATTGATGAAAATTCCACTTATTATGAGTGTACACTTCCTGATGTGGAAGAGTTGTATGAAACAGAGGAATATTTCTTGAAAGAACTTAAAGAAAAGTTTAATGTATTCAATAAGAATGATAAGAGAGACGATTTGGATGATGGTACAGAACTAGTAGATTCATATGAGTTGGAACTTGTTCGTAACATTCTTCGTTCGACTGGTAAGTGGGATGATAGAGATATTGATAATTTGTTCTTTATCAATAACGATATTGGGTTTACTTCAATATGTGCAAGAGATTCTTATTATGATGATTTATTGAAGGTCATTAAACAGGAATATGCAAAGAGTGCAACCGGTGTTGAATATGGTGGATTTAAACCAGAAACTTTTGAAAAAGTTCATAATGCTATTATGAAGTCTGATCTTCCAGATGAAACAAAATCTTTTGCTATCGACATTTGTGGTAAGTACAATAAGAATAATATTTTATCTGAAAATCAGAAGAAAGAATTAAAAAAGATTATTGAGTCTTTTAATATTCTTAATGGTACTTATGGTTGTGTTGGACCTAATGGTTGGAGTGGTATTTACATTCAGCATGTTATTGATCCAGAACAGATTGATTTTGATGATTTTGATGAGAATGAAGTCATTAAATATGAAGGTGAAACTTATATTATTCATGAAGGAGATTAATATATGATTTTAACAGAAATAATATCAATAATAGTCTTATTCTATGGAATTTTTATAGGATTCTTTAGCGGAGTTCTTGGTGAAAAAGGAGATAGTGAAGAATATACATATAAGTTAGGACCTATAGATGATTTATCACCATTATTTAAATGGGGAAATCGTTTTATAATTCCATGTGTATTATTTGCTTCACCAATAGGTTTTCTTGGAATTCCTTTATTGTATTTAGGCTTATGTATAATTTTCGCATGTTTTGGAATTGATATTTATATATTAAGTGATAATACATTGAATATTATAGGACCTTATATATTACTATATTTTATATCATTGATGATAGGATATAGTATAGGATGTTTTGTGACTAAAAAAGTAATATCTAATTTAATAAAGAAATATAATTATGAAAAATAATAAATTTTATATTATTTTAGGATATAATGCACTTGATGAATCATATTGTGGTTATGTAGAGAATTCATTCTCTATGGGATGTGATGATGAGAGAGTACAGTTGTATTCTGTAAGTAAAGGAGATTTTCCGTGGAAGAATCGAGATTTTCCTGAGAGAAAGAAAAAAGCAAAGAAATATCTAAAAGAAAATGGTGGTAGAAAAGCTTCTTTTGCACATGATTATATTCCTGATGCTTATATGAATCCAAATTCTCCAAACCAATGGATTTGGTTTTATTTGCGTGATATTGCAGACAATTTGAATAAGAAACATTATAATAATTGTTATTGGCAAGTATTTCGTGTTAACAGTAAACATTGCCCTGTTAATATAGATATGAAAGAATATTATAAGATTCAACATAATAAGAAATATAGAATGACATTAACGAAATATGAAATAAGAAATATTAAATTTACAGTACAAGATCCTTTATTATTAGACTTTATACGTAATATTTAATATAAAAAATATACAGTATATAATTTTGTTATCTAAGTACATGATAATAAAATAGTGCATATCTAGTAAGACTATATGTATTTCAGTAATGGTACTGAAAGTGTTAATCGTTACTCACGAAACAATATAAGAGTTATATGTTATATAGTAAAGACTAATATTGCAAAAGGTTAATACGCATATATAACATATATACCATTTGAGATTATGGTGAATAATTGCAATTAGAATGTAACCATAATAATATGGCGGACCAATATAACATTCTGGGTTCGATTCCCTATATACTGTCTAAATAAAAAATTAAAAAAAGATTCATAATTATTTTTTTAATTAAAAAAGAATGTGTATCTTTGTATTGTAAGAAATAAAAATGGTGATACAACCTATAAGCCATAGGTAACATGAGTTCGGTAACCTCATGGTTCGTAAGTCGTGATAACGAATAGTCTCGGTAATAGTTGAAAAACCTTCATCGGTTATGTATCATTATTTAACATTCATATGAGAATTAACGAAATGTCTCATATGAGCATGAGGAGTATTCCAACGGAGCCGGTGTGTTTGGATTTTTAGTTGTGCATTTTTAATCTGACTATATTGTTGAGAAACAATGAAAAAGAAGATACGTCGTCAGTACAAGTCCATATAATAATTTCGAAATAAAAATGGAAACTGTTAAAAATCGTATCTATTTTGGTTATGTTACATAATGGTTAATGAGGTATCTAATTGATATTTTAATATCAATGGAAGAAAGGTATTGCGGTGACGAGTTCGAGTCCCTCCATAACCACTCCTTATAATAATGAAAAGGATGCAATTATCTAACATAGATATTATTATAGTATAAGAAATTATGATAATTCTTAAAATGATAATCAAGAGATTGAAGTAACTAATTAATGTATAGTTACTAAGGCGAAAGTATAACTGCAATTATATTAGTAGTTGACGTTTAAAAGATTGAAGAAAATTATTTGTAGATAATTTTTGGATTGATATTAAATGTAAAAATTATAATAGTGTAGCGGGAATGCACGCTCGATGATAAATCGAGAAGGGATTAACGGTATGAGGTTATTAAGGGTTCGACTCCCTCTTATAAACAAATTTAAATACATATATTCTCACGAAGAGCGAGTAAGAGAAGGTGAGCAAATTATGTCTAATGTTATAAGTGATCATAATAACAGATAAAACATAACAGAATTATCTTAACGTAGGAGCTGTAAAAGGATGAACGTATGGTAACATCATTATATGTATTTTTATTGAATTTTTAATTGTTTGAAAATAACTTAATATATGTTACTACATCAAACTAATGACATATAAAATCAAACCAAGATGATAAGACAGAATTAAGTTATTTTTAATTTGTTTTGTTTATTTTCTAAAAGTCTATAATGGTTTTCATTATAGACTTTTTTATTTAAAATAAAATGTGTATCTTTGAAATATAAATTATAAGTAAAATAAAGTTGAATTATTAATTATGTATTATATAAATCATGAATTAGTTAATGTAGTAGAGATTGATCCTTTTGAAATTGAATCTGGAAACTTTCCTGATGAGATGATAACTATAGATGAATTAATAGATAGAATAAAGAATAAGAAACCTATTAAACAAGGTATTAAAATTCATTTTAATATGTATGACATCATTTATGATGTAAATTCACATATATTTATGCATGACACATTCATTCATATTCCTACTAATACAAAGATATTTGTAGAATATGATGAGAATTGGGGATGGGAACGTACATTTCTTCTTATTCCTAATTATTCAGAAAAAATATGGATAGGAGATAATAATGAAGATTGTTGGTGGGATGCTACTCACAATGAAGGTTCTTATTCTTTTGAGATGAAATCTTTTATTGAAATAGAAATAGATTAATATATTTAAATTTAATAAAAATGAGTAAGAATATAGGAATTTGTTTTGGCGGATATTGTCCAATGCATCAAGGTCATCTTGATGTTATTATGCGAGCAAAGAAAGAATCAGATATTGTTTATGTTGTTGTATGTGGATATACAGATGAACCACGTGCAAATGAAATAGGTTTGAATATAAAGCAACGAGAACGACTTATTAGAGAATATTTTAAAGGCGATGAGATTATAAAAGTTGTTACTGTTAATGATACAGAATTAGGTATTGATGAAAGTATGTCTGAACATAATTGGAAAGTATGGACTGATTATGTGAAGAAACTTATTGTTAACAAAGTTTTAGACCATAAAGATAATTGGCCTTTTACAGTAGACGATACTATTAACGCATTTGAGTTGAAACTTACTTTTTATGTTGGCGAGAAGTTTTATGTTAAATCATTAGAGAAATTAAATTATAATGTTGTATTGGTAGGATATGACAGCAATTCACCTTCTAACAGAAGTAATGATATTTCTGCAACTCTTATACGTCAAAGACCACAACTTTACTGGAATAAGATTGTATCTACATTCAAACCAAAACTAACAAAGAAGATTCTTGTATTAGGAACAGCATCAGAAGGCAAATCAACTCTTGTAAAAGATATTGGTAATTATTTTCAGGTTCCATATACTACTGAATTTGGTAGGGATTATATGGCGAAACATTGTATGTTAGATCCAGATATTACAGTAAACGATTTTGTTGAATTCCTTATAGGACAAAGACAATATTATTTTGATGCGCTTAACAGTGATAAGAATAAAGGTGTTATTATTTCTGATACTGATAATCTCGTTACTCTTATGTATGCGAAAGCATATACAATGGATAAGAACATGCAGATTACTGAAAAAGAATATAATGATATATTGTTACCACTTGCAAAATCATTGCAGACTAATGTAGATTGGGATGTAATTTATCTTATCAAACCACATAATACATTTGTCGATGATGGAACACGTTATATGGAGCAAAGTTCTATTGAAGAACGTATGAAAAATTATCATATTCTTGTTAAACTATTGGAGGACTTTGATTTACTTCATAAGGTTATAGAACTAGATGGTACATATCTTGAACATTTTGATTATGTAAAGAATTATATAAATACACTCTATGAAAAGTATTAATAATATTTTATATACAGAGTTTATAAAAGGAAGAAACATATTTGAACATATGTTTCTTCTTGTAGGTATAATATTACAATTTATTGTATATTATATTACAAACGATACAATGATTTCATTAATATCTGGAGTAACAGGTATTATATCTGTTGTATTATGTTCACAGAGAAAAATTTCATTTTATTTCTTTGGATTTATACAATTATTTACTTATATGTATTTAGCATGGCAGCAGAAATTTTATGGTGAATTAGTAGAAAATATATTCTATATAATTACCATGATTATAGGTATTGTTACATGGTTAAAGAATTATAATAAGGATGAACAAATAGTAGAATCTAAAAGACTTTCTAATATACAGTTAAGTATAATAAGTAGTATAATGATTTTATTGTGTATTTTATTTGGGTATTATATGAGTAATTATACAGATAATACACAACCATATATGGATGCTTTTTCTACAATACCGGCATTTATAGCACAAACATTATTGATGATGAGATATAGGGAACAATGGATATTTTGGATTATAATTGATATTGTATCTATATTTATGTGGGGAATCGCTGATAATTGGATAATGGTAATTCAATTCATATTTTGGACATTAAATTGTTTATACGGTTATATAAAATGGAAATAATGTAAACATGGCAGGATTTGTTATTATTGTAATTGTTATTTGCATAACTGTTTATGCGATATATGATTCTAAGCATACATCGGAAGTAGAGCAAACATTCTGGGGTAAAGATAAAAGCGATTCATCCAGATTAAAAAAAGTTAATGAAAGAATTACATCATTAGTAAGTAGAGTGGAATTACTTGAAAATAAAGTAAAGAGATTAGAAAATAATAATATAATAGAATAAAATGGAGCGGATAAATTTTGAAGTATATGATTGGTTGAAAGAACATCAAAAAGAAAATAATTATTCAGACCAATTTATTGAAGCATATAAAGAATGTTATTTTTTAAATAGGTTATCTGGTAAATTCTTTCTTGGAACATACGCGGGTTATTCAGTAAAGCCTGATAATAGTGATAAATCTTATTTCGTAGAAGACGGAATTAGAGGACAAGTAAAAGGATATTTTACCGTTTTAAATGGTAAACTTATTCAACTTGATCCTTTATCTGATATTCAAAATTATGATAAGTATACCAAATTAAAGGATAATCTACATAAATATATGTATACTAGACTTGAAAATATTGAGATACTGAGAAAAATTTATTCAGATAGAACTGATGAAATAAAAACACAAATAGATGATCGTATTAATTCATTGAATACAATAATTTATCTATTATCTAAATATTAATAATTAACAAAATATGATTATGAATTTTATAAGTTGGATCTGTATTATATATACAGCATTTACATTGGTTTGTTTTGTATGGCTAACATATGCTATTAAGAAAGCTCCATTAGTAGATCCTCAAGAACCATTTTTAAAAGGTGATATAAAATCTGAAGATCTAGAAGAAGATAAGGAGGAATAAGTTATGGCTTACATAGATAAAACATATATATCTGATTATCAGCAGTTTATACAAGTTAGAGATTGGTGTAAAGATAAAAAAGTAGAATTAAAAAATGGATTAGTGTATAATGCTATTGATTTCCTTATGTATCCTGATATAACAGAAGAAGAATTCAATAGTTGGAAAAATGAAATTATTCAACGACATATAAAAACATATAATGAATCAAAGGAAGACGCTGAAAAACATTTTGAAATTCCTCTTTGGAATACATCAACATATTTCGATATTTGGCTTATAAGAAATTGCCCTATTGATTTTATTCAAAATAGGTTAAAAGAACAATATGGTGAAGAATATAATCAAATAAAGAATTATAGATCTGAACATGATACATATCAGAGAAATGGATTAGGGAAGAATTTTCATTATAAGGTAATTGAAAAACCTAATTGGAAACCAAGATATAATTTTATTTATACTGATAGACATAGTAATAAGAAAGTATATAAAGAAAGTAGGAAATCTTGGTGGTTTGTTGAACTTCGAGATTTATCAGGTAATGATATAATGTGGGAAGCAAATCAGGAGTATAATTATTGGACTAATTGGATTGAATCATTACCATTTACATCTAATATGATGGATATTAGGAAAAAGAAAAATCTTAATATTCACTCTATTATTAGAATGATAAAACATTGGGATTTACCTGCTAATACACAAGTTAAAGTTGTAAATAGATACTTTAATTATGGGTGGATAATTAACATTAAGAAATAATATTAATAGGATGATATAAACTAATATATCATCCTATTATTTTAATAAATATTTAAATGTTAATTTTTATTAAATGAATAAATTAATTAAGAAATTAATGGAGGGATTATTTGATGATTTTGATGATGAAATTTTATCAAATTCAGATAATTCAAATAATGTATCTCAATAGATAATTGAAACGGAAGATAAACCTAAAATTAAAGAATGGTTGTTAGATAATATTATTTGTAAATATGGAACATCATTTAAATGTGATGAAGGTAATGATATTGAATATACATTTGAATCAGATGGATTACATTGTAATTTAAAATTTAATGTACAAGTTGCAAAATTTATGAATTCTATTCCAGATTATGTTAAAATTAATAAAATAACTTGTAATACTGTAGAATTTGCAGACTTTATTAATTTACCTAAAGAAATAGATGGGACATTAAATATAAAAGGATGTAAGGAAAAAGATTTAAATGTACAATTACCAGAGAAATTAGGTGTATTATCGCTTATTAATTGTAAAATACGTTCATTGAAAGGATTAAGTAATACATGTAAATCAATAGAGCATCTTTATATAGAAAATTGTAATATGTTTACTTCATTTAATGGAATTCCAGATAATGTTGGATTTATATAGTTAATTAAATGTAAGAAAATAGTAGATTTAGAAGGAATTCCAGATTCAGTAGAGAGAATTGTATTAGTTTCATTACCTTCATTTGAAAGTTTAAAAGGATGTCCAAATAAATTAAGTAATGGATTGTATATATAGGAGTGTCCATATTTAACCACATTAGCATATTGTCCATCATTAATAATGGACCAATGTGAAATACATGATTGTATGTTATATCAGTTAGATATGAAAAATACAAGAATTTGTGGTACATTTAAATTAAGTAATAATAATTTATCAGATTTAGAAAATGGACCAAAACAGATAGACGGATCATATATAGTTTCGGAACTGTATTTAGCAAAATTTAAAGCTAATGAAACTATTATGACAAATGCGTATAATAATGCGGAATTTATATATCAAGTTAGGAAAAAATATTTTAAAGGAAATAAAAATGACATGCCATAGATGAACAATGGTGTAAAAATTGTATGTCAATATTTTGAAGACCTTTAATTAAAAATAAAAAGAGAATAACTAACACAATATAGTTATTCTCTTTTACTTTTATTATATATTATTAATTACTTACCGTAATGGATATAATCAATAAGAGCATTTGTATCAAGATTTGACTCAACTGTTTCTTGATCATTAACTTCCTTAAGAGCAGCGATTACAGCCTTAAGCAACTTACTACGACGAGCAAGCAAATCAGCACGTTGCTTTTGTGACCACTCACCAGTAAACTTTTGCAATGTATAATCACCGATTTCAACTGTCTTCTTACGTTGAACAACCGCCGCACGATAATTAGCTGGAATATTAGCAGGATCAATATTAGGATCCTTCAAAATCTCTTCTGTTGTCTCTGTAGTACGGGAAACACCCTTTACAAGTTCATTCTCAAGAATCTCTCGACCATTATATTCTGTATTATGTGTTGGTGTCCAAATCTCTGAATCTGAATAAACAGGGATTCTCTCATACATTGTTACCAACTCTTTAGAAGTAAGAATACTCTTAAGACGCATAAGGTCCAATGCAGTTAGTTCACCGAATGAATGACCATCAACTACAAGCTCTACCTTCTTTGCACCGAGAGAATTCGTAGCTTCAACTGAAAATACCTCATTAAGATAATTAGTAGCAATATCCTTAAACCAATTCAACTGTTCTGAAACTGTAGTCTGTACAGCAGTTACACCCTTCTTTGTAGGATCCTCTGGATAACCCTCACGAGGAACATAAGTCTTCTTCTCACCACGGAATGCGCCTTGTGAATTCTTAAAATAAGATGCATACTCATTAATTTCCTTTGCATACACTGATGCAGAATGGTCGACCTTCGCAAGTACGACATTCATCTTTTCTACTTTTGCCATAATTTATTAAAATTAAATGTTAATGTTAAATCTAAATTTTTTAATTACTTAATGTATATGATAAGTATAAGAAAAAGTCTATTATAAATAGAATAAAATATAAAATATTAAAGTAAATAATGATTAATAACAAATAGAATTTAATGGATGATATATTAGATGCAATATCAAAAGGATTAAAAGAAAGTTTAAATATAGAAGAGCAAATCCATCCATATAATGGTGTTTTAACGGATATAAGAGATTACGAATCTGTATTTCATTCTCCAAATTTTGAATTATATAAATTAAATGAAAAATATCATGAAGTATGTATATCTCAATAGATATTAAATAATATTATAAAAATAATTAAAGATAATAAAAATAATTTAGGAAAAGACATATATACAAATTATTGCTTTAAAATATATAAAGTTAATAATCATAAAACATATAAAATATATAAATCAATTAATATTAATAAAGATCACCCTATATATGTAAATTTATATTCTAATAAAAGTAATGTATATGGTAAAACAGAAAATAGAATTATATCTAATGATATAAATTTAGATAATGATCATATAAGAATATATATAAATGTTTATTATATTAATATGGAAAAATTTATATATTCTGTATTAAAACATGAATTAACACATGTTGTTGAAATGTATTCTGCTAAAAAGTTTAATAATATTAATAATTTAAAAAATACTATAGGAATTGATAAGGATAATGATATAATGTTAGATATAAATCCATTAGCAAAAAATATGTTAAATAGGATGGTTTACTTATTCTCTAATACTGAACATAATGCACACATAAATGGTTTAGCTGAATTTATCAATAAATTATCACCAACAGAAATAAAAAAATATACAAAATATATACAACATGAAGATGATGATGAAAATATTAAAGTAATTAATAATATAAATAATCCTATATATAATTTTATGAGAAATTATGATGATTTAGATATATTAACAAATTATCAGGAATTTGAAGATTATATGTTTGATTTAAAAAGTTATTTAGAAAACAATGATTTATTACCAATTTTTTATTTAGGTTATTTATTATAGAAACATCATTTAATATATAACAAAACTTAGATAAATTGGGATTTTATTAAAAATTATATGGATAAAAAATATAAAAATTATAGTAAATATCATAATATTGCTGTATAGATAGTAAGTTTCTATGATTATAAAATAAAACAATATAGAGAAGACATATATAAAATAATATATAAGAAATTTAAAGAAAAGAAAATTATTTAATCATGATAACAGTAAATAAATCAATAGATATAAATAAAGAATCATATCCAAAATGTCCATACACTAATATTTTTTGTGATCCGAATATATTATATAATGATTACTCTATTATTAAAAAAGATAAATGTTTAACATGTGAACATTGGAGAACTAATTATGATTATATTCTTAATAAATCTTTAGAGTCTGCAAAGAAAAATAAGAAATCAAATTATAATCTTATTGTTAATGAGGTAAACAGAGACGGTGGAAAATATATAAAGTTTGATAGCGATGACATAGGGTTTCTTATATGTGCGACGTCTACAATAGAAGATTATTATTATGTTTACATGGATAAAGATAAAAATATAAAGATGTCTTCATGCGTAGGTGGATATGAAGTTATAAAGTCTTCAGAAATACCACAGAATCTCTCTGTATTGAGTTATATTCGTCAACATGATAAATTATATATAAAAGAAATTATAACGCGATACATAAAGAATTTGAAGTATGATAAGGTAATTACGAAAATCTTTTACTAAAAACAAATTAACCATTATTTTATATAACATATAAACATTTAATATAGTTTATGTCTAATATAGAAAAAGGAAGAAAAGAAATTATAGATAGATATTCTCCAGATATTACAAATAGTATGACTCATGTTTTGGAAAATATCTATAATGCTGGATGGCATGCAGGCAGGAAAGCAGAACGAGAGAAATGGAGTAAATGCGAATATCTCATGATTGCTCCTGAAAAAATGGAGAAGATTAAACAAATATGTGAAAATCCACCATGTAAAAATTGTAAATGTAAAACAATGGATAGGCTAACAGGATGTTTAGCAAATCCTCAAACATGTGAAGAATATCAAGAATATTCTTTAGTTTGTGAATTAATTAAATATTTTAAAACATGTGCTTATAAATCATAAGACTTTATTTTGGAATTTCATTATAATATGTAAAATAATAAACTAATAAATTTTACATAATAATTAATATGAAACAGATTAAAACTAATCAATTCAATTCCGATAAAGTACAGGTAAAGATGCCTTGGACTGTTTATGATAACTATAATATAAAGAAAGATCCAAAGGTAACAATAGGTGTTCCTATTAATGAAAATTTGAAACTAATAGATACTGATAAAACAATTTGGTATTAATAGATATAAAAAAGTCTGAATTATATATGATTATAATTCAGACTTTTTATTTTATTTATATATGTAAAATAAATAATATAATAATTTATTATATTAAAAATGAATCAAAAATTATATAGAAGTTTAATTGAAAGTATAGGTATTGCTATTAAGAAATCAATAAATGAAATGGCAAGACTTTCTGTATAGAGAACCATAGATAAGAAACTTTGGTTAAGCGTAGCATCTACATGTTCTAGAAATAAATCAACAGAAGCAGAGAATATTAAACCAGGTAAAGGAGATAAAGATAATCTTCTCAATAGATATGTTGCAGCTCTTATTATAATGAGAAAACCATGTCCATAGACTGAAGATGATATTGATGATATTAAAACATTTAAATTGGTAGGACATAAGTATTTAGAATTAGGTGGTACTATTGAAGAAATTCAAGCTCTATATAATAAAAATACAGGAAAACCTTCTACTAATAATACATCTACAAAAAAACAAGTTGAAACAAAAGATAATACGGAAAACAATAAAGGTTTTGATAATGCAGTAGAATAGAAAACATCTGGAGGCGGATTATTCGACGATGATGATATATTTGGAGACGATGAAGTTAATAGAGCATTAACATCTGACTTACAAAAAAAGATTTTAGATCTACCAAAAGAAACATCATTAGAAAATGTATTAATGTAGAGTATAGGTATTACAAAACCACGTGGATGGAAATATATCAAGCATACAAATGAAGAATATGATAAATTTGTATTTAATATGAGTGGTACAAGCATAACACCAGAATACACATGGAATTATCCTAAATATTTGAAAGATTTCATAAACCTTATAAACAGTAAAGGATGGAAATTATATAAGGTTGAAGCACCGTCTTTATTCGGTTATTATAGATTTGAAAATATGACACCTGCATAGGTAAAACAATAGATACAATACGCATGTGAATCTCGTTATAGTATTAGTAAAGATTTAACAGAAACTATAAATAAAAGATTTAAGGAATACGAAGATTTTATAAATAAACGCAGACATGATATATAGGCAATTGATAATAATTTTGTGAAACAAATGTTTGAATAGGATGAAAATGTATATCGAGTTTTTTTATCACCTGATGAAGGACTTATGTTGACATGTACAAGACCTAAACCGGTAAATGTATCATATGGTAATTTAAATATTTCAAAAAATTATTATACTAATTATACAGAATGGATATGGACTGTAACATTTACAGGAAATGTAAATGATTATGATGAAAAAGATAAAACAGATATAAAAAAATTAAAGGAAGATAATAAGAAATATAATAAGCGCAAAAAAATATTTAGAACATTATTAGATAAACGATGTGGCTTGCCAGGATATAAGTGGACAATGTTTAATGATGGTAATGGTTATCCTATAATGGTTAAGATATGTAGTAAAGGACAATGTAAGATTACATATGATAATTTTACTAAAAAATATTATAATCCTTATACAAGTAAATCAAACTATTACTATATACCTACAGATGATAAGACATTTCCTAATTCATTTAAGGAGGCTGTTTAGAATAAAGATCATTGGGGTGTATCATTGGTGAAATTGATATGTTGTAATAATGACGGGAAATATGGTCATTCCCTATATGGTGGAAGTGATGATGAAGCATATATGATTATAATGCCTACATATTATGGTAAAGCCATGATTGATTCTCTATTATAATGAATACAAATAAATATATATGAATTAAAATATAATTTTTAATAATAAAATGAAAGTTAGTGAAAAGAAGAAATTATATGAGTCTATCATGATGAATGTATCAAAGATAGTTAAGAAAAAGTTAAATGAATATGGCGATGGTATCGAGCAGGATGTTGATCCAGATGATGATATTACTGTATATGTTCCTTTGATTGGTTGTGAATGCACTGTTATTCCTTGTTATGATGAGGAAACAGGTGGAACATTCTACGAGGTTCATGATGATAATGATGAATATGTATGTGAGATTCATGATGATGTGGATACATCAGATGAAGACGCATTGGTAGATGCTATTGAAGACAATTACCAATGGGAATCAAAATCAGGTGATTATGAAAATGTTGATCCATTAGGTCCTGATGATTCTGATGTAGATGATGAGTTCGACACTTATGAAGAAGACGAAGATTATGATGTTTAATAAATGAAAAGAATTATTAATATAAGACCATTATCAGAAAATACAATAAGGAAATCTTTTGGTGCTTCATTAGAAGATAAACTGAGAGAATTAAGAGATGAAGTAAATGATAGTAGATTACTTGAAGATACTTTAGTATTTCAGATAGGAAGAGAAGTATATACAGATAATGGTACAAGATATAAATTATTGGGAGGTCATCTATCATACCAGGAAATGGGATTAACATAGATGGACCAACAGTTATATAGTAATATTGTTTCCGGTAAAACTGATGTTGATACAGTGCTATATAACTGGAAGAATAAAAAGGTTAAAAAATTGAACTTTTCTTCAAGAAAAATATAGAAAAAGTAAAATAAAATGGTGAATATTTAACATAAAATTAAATATTCACCATTTTTTATTAATATATTGAATAACTTTTATTAAATGTAATATTATCCAACATATAATAACGTATAAAAAATGTACGTAATTTTTCTTCTGTTTCATTATCATCTTCTGAAATAATAAATGTACATAATCCAAATTTTTTCTTGCATTGATCAATAGGTTTTGCATATTTTACATTTCTATCACCTTTTCCGATTCTCAAGCACCTACCACATGTTTGAATAATTACACGCATTATATCTTCAGTAATATCAGATAAATACATAACAGTTTGTGTAATAGAACTAATATCTATACCTGCAATCATTTGCTTTATATGCAATATAATACAATCACATTCAGCATTATCAATAGATGATGTAAACTCTTTCATTGTCTTTATATCATCATTTGATGTATGTAAAAAATTAGTACGACATGATGTACAATAAATACGTAATTTATTATTTTTTATTTCATTACAATATTTTTTACATAATTTATCATATATAGATTTAATCTTACTATCATCTCCATTATCTCCACATGGACAATTAACCAATATTTTTTGATATTGAACAGTATGATTTTTTATATGGGAATCATCGTAAATTTCTGATATTATTTTATCATTGATTTCTGTATAAGAACATCTCCATAAATCTATTTGTGGACGTAAAATTTTGCGAATATTAATAGCATCTTTTGGATATATATGTACTGCATATGGGTCATCAAGTTCACTTAATGATTTATATCCTTTACTAAATTTATTAATAATTTTTGTAATTTTATTGTCAGGCGTTGCTGAAATAGATACTACACCTGTACTATATTGACATAATTTTTCAATATTTACAGTTATACTATCATCTACTGCAAATGATCTATCACTAATAGTATGTGACTCATCAAGAAAATTCCTAATTTCTATATTTTTATCTTTTATCTTATTATCAGAAATATATTTTATAAATTTATTTAATGACTTATGACATGAACATACAATAGCTATTCTTTTTGACTCATCTTTAATAAACATATTATCAAAATCATTTATGAAATTATATGGAGATATTTCACCAGTGCATATAGTATTTTCTACTTTTCCTTTTTTATTTTCTCTAAATAATGGATATGATGTTATTGATTCTGATGAATTAAAAAAGAATATTAAGTTATTAACAAAATTATTATATAATGGTGACGTTTTATTATTATACAATTCTAATAATGAAAATATCATATCCAAGCTTAATTGTTGATTAAGTTTAAGTAAAGGACTAGATATATTAATAATAATACGTCTATTATCTGATAATGCGTTATTAATATAATTAACAATTGCTTTATATGTTTCTCCTGATTTACCTGTACCTGTAGGCATACACATTGTAAAAAAATCTTCCTTTACTTTATCTACTTCAAATGTATCGGTATTATTAATTACAGTATTTGGAAACCAATTATAGTTTGATTCAAAACCATAAGCATTCAACCAACGAGAAGATATTGTAAAAGTATTCATAATCTTTATATTTAATTGTTTATTATTCATTTATTAATAATACGAAGATACACATTATTTTATAAAATAAAAAAAATGATAGATTAGGAAATCTATCATTTTAATATTATTTAGGAAAGAAATACTTTATAAATATCTTTCGCTAATTTATTTCTATCTTCTTCATTATTAATAAAGTTAGTCATGATATAATCTATCAATCCTTCATAACTATGAAAATTAACACTTCTAATTCTCATAATTTCTTTTACTTGCTCTTCATTCAGATATTCATCCATAATCCAATCAAACAATGCTGGTATATCATCAGGTTTCATAAAATTAATAATGATATTAAAATAACTCGCACCTAACTCAATAGCTCGGTTACAAAATGAACTGTACTTACCGTAATTTCCATTTTTGAAATCTTCTTCACTCAACGGACCTTCTCCGGTAAGTCTTCTGGAAACTACATATCGCCTAATTGCCTTGTTCATATCCTTTATAGACTTACTCATTCTCAAACCATCATCATTCTTATCGATGAGTTTCTGAACTCTATCAAAATCTTTTTTCTCTACATTAGTGTAAATCATAAACTAATCAATATTTAATAAATTAAACAAAAAAGAATTAGCGTATAAACATTCCTATTATTTATTAATGAAAAAAACGTTATATCACTAATTATACATTATCTTATATTATGTAATAATTAAAAAGTTCAATATATAAATAAAGAAAATATTATTATTTTTAATAATGATAAAAAAGAAATATCCTAATTTACATGGTGCATGTATAGACAATTTTCATAAATTATATTCTGATGATTTATATGAATAGTATGGTATATTAAATTATAATGATTAGTCATTTCGTTTAAAAATTGAAACAATAGCAACCGGAATATATGATATGACAAAGACTGAAAAACAACCGTATTATAAAGAATTTTATGTAAAAAACGTATTTAATTTTATATGGAAATTAAATATTGTAGTTGATTCCACATTTAATTTTACATCGGTATTTACACCTGAAGTTGAATTTAAATATAATTATTAGAATCATATAGTTGAACACACAGTGATATTTATAAATCCGTTAAAATTTACTAATATAGATTCTATTGTACCAGCAATATATCATGAGATAAAACATATATTTGATCACACAATTAAAATTACAAATGATATACAATAGAAAGAAGTATTATTTAGAGATTATTTAATACAAACATATGAATTATAGGATGAACCAGAAATAAGTTTTACAACATATAATAAAAATCTTATACAAAATAATGAAACGTCAATTATGTATTATTTAAGTTCATTTATAGATTATGTTGCATATTCAGAATATACTGCATATTTAGAAAATATAGATGATAGTTATAAACATGATTTAAACAATATAAGAAGAATAAAATTTTTAAAAAGTAAGTATACATATACACAAATTAAAAAATTTATATATTTAAATATACAATCTGGTAATTTTTTATTAATATATTATAATATTGAAAAATATATTAATGATATATTAATGATGAATAATTTAAATATAATAAATCAGAAATATAAATAGAATTTTAATGATATATACGGTATTAATACTATACAACAAGTATTGAAGATTTATTTAAAAAGAATACAAAAAGTAAAAATACGTGCAAAAAAACTATTTTATAATAGATATAATAATTCAAAATTTGAGCGTATGATAAATGAAAAAGGTTGAATATTAAGAGTAATATTCAACCTTTAATATTTTGTATAATCTTATCCCGTTCTTCTTTCGTTATTATAACAACATATTCTTTATTGGAACCAAAATGAGATCTGTTTGTCAACGTTTCTTTTATATATGGCACATATTTTGTAATCAAATCATCTGTCACAAACAAATATTTCTGACAATCATAATTCTTAAGACAAATATCTATCCATCCGTCACATCCTCTGTTAACAGACTCTACTCCAGGCCAATTTTCAATATTTCCATATGGCGAACATGTCAACAAACATTGGTATTTACCAGTATTCTTACAACAATCTGCAATTCCTAAATCACATGTAACGTTAACTAATAAATCAGAATCAATTATAGGTTTCAAAAACTTATATATCTCCTTACTTTCCTTAACACTTGATTCACATAAATCTCTACCTATATATGATTTATTACATGCCAATGTTCCTATCATTCTTCCACTATATCCCGAGAACGGATCAAATATTGTATCAAATTCATTAAGATATTTCTTTATAAGATATTTTGCTAAATCCGGTTTGAAATATGTAACAGTCTGAAACATCCTAGATGCATTCAATCCAATTCCATATATAAAATCAGGAACATAACATAAATCAATATATTTCCTATGCTCTTCTGATTTATACCAATCAGCAAATTTCAATCTATTACATAATAACTTCCTGAATAATTCCTTATCATTTTTAATCATATTCCATCCATCAAAAGGTGAAACACTATTTTCAATATGTGCATATATAATAGACTTATGAAACATCTTAATAATCTTGGATGGTGTCTTCAAATTCCTATCCTTTGATTTTATATATTCAAATTCCTTGATACAATCTAATTCTGTAACAGGATGAACAGTAGAAGGTGGGAAATATATATTCTGAATTTTTTCAAACTCTCTATCTAAATACTTATCGACAATCTCATTAACATGTGCGGATGTAGCATTAGCGCTCTTACACATATTTTCTTCTGTCTCTTCTTCACCGTTAATCAATACAGGTTTGTATTTAGGCTTACTTAATAAATCAGATATAGGTGTATTCTTATCAACTATTTTTTCTTTTTTCTTTTCTGATTTAATATCTAAACTATTTGTCTCAGTCTTAATAGGAAATACATCATTGATACTTGATGTTTTTTTCGTTTCCTTATCCTTATTATGAATTGATTTCTTTAATTTCTCCTGCTTTTCTTTTTCTATATCAATCTTATCTTGTTTCTCAATAATCTCATTTATATTATCATCAACAGTATACTTAATCAATAGTGTCGGAATATATTTAAATCTTGGAGCCTTACTGGAACAACTTGTTGAACAATATTTAGTATACAACTTTGTATTCTTACCAACCCAAATAACAGGTTTTCCACATACGGGACATGTAGGTTTTTCTTCTACGCCTTTCCTTATTCGTTGAACAGTTTCCAATATAGATGCAGAATCTTTATATCTATTATTAAGATAATCCAATATGTACTTATTAGTAATCAATGGAACATATTTATCATATATGATATGATTCTTAATAATATAATCATTCATTTCATCTAATTCAGTAATTGAATTCTGCCAATCTACGAATTTTGAATCCCTGTGTTTAGCAATCTCAAAACTATCCTTGTATTTTTCACGAGTCATAGAAGCATGCATCGCTTTACATATATAAGATCCACATGTAGTTTTGTATCCGTTTCCTATACGTCCACTCCATACTGCTTTCTTACTGCAATACTTACATGTTACTATCTCATGCAAATCATGAATAACATAATAAAGTCTCTCTAATATATCTTCATCATTCTTTAAAAAATCTGTAAACTCATATACTTCTTTATTAATATCTTCATGATTTCTAACTATATATATTAATTGTCTTAAACTTATTTCATTATTATTATATTGCTTTATATAATCATTTAATTGCATAACTATACTTGCTGTTTAATTTCTTACCTTATATTTATAGTTAAAAAATACCTATTTGTTTTTAAAAAATAAACATAAACTTCGAGTATTCTTTTATATATAAATAATGTGAAATATACTTAAAAATTTATGAACACTATTCAAGAAATATTTACCAATGATATAATAAAAGGATTAAAAGAAACTTATATAATAGATAATGAAATAAAATCAAAATCATTAATTAAAAAATCTGTATTTAATAAATTTCCTGAATTTTATAATGTATATAAACAACATTTTTCTGAAGATGAATTCAGAGAAATACTTTATTGTATATTAAAAGATATTCCTACTATACCTAAATGTAAAAATCCTAATTGTAACAATAACACGAAATTACGGAATTTCAAAATAGGATTTCAACAATGTTGTTGTAAAGAATGTACAGCAGAATATCAACATTTGTCTAATGAGCATGCTGATAAATGTAAACAAGGTGCATTGAAACATTATGTCAATATACATAAAGTAGATTCATATACAGAAAATATGAACTGTGATTATTCAAAACCAAATTATTATATATTCAATAATTATTGTATTCATGGTAATATACCGGTTTATAAAACTACGGCAAATAAAATACATGAATATAATAACGGAACATTCTGTATTCAATGTAACAAAAACATAATAGATACATATATACCTACAGAAAAAGAAATAAATGAATTCCAAAAGATATTTCCTGAGTTTTATAAGAAATATTCACATAATATGAAATATAAATGGTGGTTAACTTATTTTCCTAAATATTATAAAATTCTAATAACTTATTTTGAAAAATATGTAGAATCATTTAATGATAATATAGTTATGAAAGAAGTATATTATCAATTTCTTCATGATTTAAAAGGAAGACCACATTGTTGTATATGTGATACTAAAGTTTCATTTTCACCAACAGCAAATGAATATAGAAAATTCTGTGATAAACACTTATATGGATTTAATAAATCATCTCAAGAAATAGAATTAGGAAAATTTATTGATTCATTAAATTTAAATGTAATTAAAAATACACAAGATATTATTAAAGGTGAATTGGATTTTTATTTTCCTAATAATAATGTTGCTATAGAATATAATGGCTGTTGGTGGCATTCCGATAAATTTAAAACAAAAAATTACCATTATAATAAATGGAAACAATGTAAAGATAAAGGAATTCAATTAATATTCATATGGGAAGATGATCTCTTATATAAAAGAGATATAGTATATTCACTTATTAAATCAAAATTAGGAATATATAATATCAGAATATATGCAAGGAAAACAATAATTAAAGAAGTTCCTTATAATATAGCAAAAGAATTTATAAATAAAAATCACCTTCAAGGATATTCGATAGATAAAATACGATTAGGACTTTATTATAATGATGAATTAATTTCAATAATGACATTTGGTAAATCCAGATTCAAATCTGATAATGATGATATAGAGATAATAAGATTTTGTAATAAACTTAATTATCAAATAATTGGAGGCGCCAGTAAATTATTTTCACATTTTAAAAAACATTATGATTATAAAAATATTATCAGTTATGCAGAATGTGATATATCAAACGGTAAACTTTATGAGAATCTTGGAATGACTTATATAAGCAGAAGTGATAATTGGAAATGGATGTATAAAGGAATAAGATATAATAGATTAAATAAAATTAAAGATTCTGAACATAAACAAGATTTAGTTAAATGTTATAGTGCAGGAATTTTAAAATATAAATTATAATTATGGAATTAAATTTAGATGAATATAGAAAAGATTTCAATATAAAAAGATTTAATAATTTATTACGATACCATGAAGATTTATTAGATACATTAAAAAAGAAAACATCATTTTTAGATGAACATAATCCGGAGAAATCTGAACGTGTATATTGTTGGTATAATAATATAACAGAAATTCAAAAATGTCCTCATTGTGGTAAATCTAGAAAATTCCATAAATTTCCTGTTGGTTATTTTCCTACATGTGGTACAAAGGAATGTAGAGCAAAATCAGTTGCATATGGAAATAAATATCACCATGACTTTAAAGAAATTCAGAAAAAGATGAGAGAAACATATGCGAAAAATCATAATGGAATTACACATAATATGCAAGATCCTGAATTTAAGAAAAAATTCTTTGAAGATTTTAAGAAGAAACATAATGGTGCATCATGTGGTGTTCAAACAGAATTAGCAAATAAGAATAGAGAAAAATCAACATTAGAAAAATATGGTGTTAAATGTGCATTAGAATCAAAGGAAGTTCGTAATAAAATATATGAAAAATATGGGAATAATGCACATAAAGTAATTACTGATAAATCAGCAAAAGCTAGAAAAATAAATTCATTAAATGATATTATTAAAAAAATATCAGAAATGAATTATACATATATTTCTAATAATAATGATACATTTCAAATTAAATGTAATAAATGTGGTCATATAAATGAAATTAATAGACAAGCAATAAATTATTATTACAGAAATATAAAGCATATATATTGCAATAAATGTGAATATAAAGAATTAACGTTTATGAGTAATTTTGAAAAAGATGTTGTAAATGAAATTGGTAAATTAATAAAAGATACAAAATATTCTATATTAACTAATAAACATATTTATAATGGTAAGGAACATTATGAAGTAGATATATTAATTCCTGAATTAAATTTAGCAATAGATTGTAATGGTTTATATTGGCATTCTGAATTACAAAAATCAGATAATTATTATCATTATAAAAAGAAAGAATTTATAGAAAAATTAGGTTATTCTTTAATTTATATATGGGAAGATGATTGGAATGATATTAATAAGAAAGAAATTATATTAAGTCGTTTATCTAGTAAATTAAAATTAAATAAACATGTATATGCAAGAAAATGTATAATTAAAGAATTAACTCCTAAATTATATAGAGATTTTTGTAATGAAAATCATTTACATGGATCTGTTAATGCATCTATAAAAGTTGGATTATATTATAATAATGAATTAGTTGAAGTAATAGGATTAGGTAAATCTCGAAACTTAATAGGACATAATAAAGACACTGTTTCATATGAGCTATTACGTTTATGTACAAAAAAATATATTAATGTTATTGGTGGTTTTTCTAAATTAATGAAATATATTATTACTAATTTTAATATATCATCTATATATAGTTATGCGGATTTATCATGGATTGATTTAAAAGGATCATCATATATTAATAGTGGATTTATTATAGATAAAATAATAGATAATGAATATTGGTGGGTAGTTAATAATATAAGAGAAAATCGTTTGAATTATACTAAAAATAAATTAGTATCATTAGGATATGATAAGAATTTAACAGAAATAGAAATTATGCATTCATTAAAACATTATAGAGTATTCGGCCCTGGTAATTTAAAATTTATATATAAAAAGAAAAGTCTCTAAGAAATTAATCTTAGAGACTTTATTATATAATTGTTTGATAAAATTATCAAAGACCTGCAACATCTACACAGAATGTAAGATATTGTGTTTCTGGATAGAAACCAGCGTCTACAAGAGCATATCTTGATTTTATCATAAGCTTAGGACTCATTGTACCTTCTGCAATAATCTGAACTGATTCAGCCATTACATATGGACAGAAGTGAACACCTGGTTCATCCTTGCCACCCTTACGACCAACAAGTACACGGTTATCAGAACCACCCATAAGAGGGTCAACATAGATTGTCAAACCGAACATACCACCGATTGGATAAAGTGAACCGCCATTCTGAGAAATAGTGTTAGCAACAGGTGAGAATGTATAGTTAGCGTTACTCTGAAGGAGTGTAGCGATTGTGATGTTAGTTACAGCGAATGTAGCTGCACCATAACGACCTCTCTGAAGAATCCAGTTAGAAGCAGCCAAGAAGTTAACAGCAAGTCTCTTAAGAAGAGTATCACGGTTTTCGAAAGCTGCACCAGAAGGAATATACATTGGCTTGTATGGAAGAGCAACATTTACATAGCTCTTATAAGCAACACCAGTTGCATCATTCATATCTGACTGAGGAATTGCAAGAGCAGGAGTCATACGAACACCAGAAGTTGCAGTATAAGAAGGATCGAAGCTAAGATTCAAGTTAGCTGCAGGACCTTCAACCTCAACAAGTTTGTAATGGTTCTTCCAACCAAGAGCGAACAAACGAGATGTGATGTGACGGTTAATAGTTGCAGAAAGCTCGTTGATACCAGCATTCTCTACCATCTTGATAACATCGATACCCCATTGTTTCTGAAGGTCTGTTACCTGTTCCTGTGTTACAGCGCAACCCACCATAATTGTACCAACCTGTACGTTCTTTGTGAACAACTGAAGTGAAAGTTGACGAGCCATTGTTTGCTCACCAGTACCACGACTCATTGGTTCATAAAGTGTTGTACCATCCTGATATGTACCATACCAAGCGTCACGATCACGCTCACCAGCACCTGTGAAACCTTGAATTTGATCCTCAAGCATTGAGATAAGACGAGGAGCGTGAAGTGTAAGAACTACATTTACTTCCTCAGAAGAACCAACTGGAGTATAAACTGCAGTAAAATCAAGTGAACCACCATTGAAATATGCACCAAGTGACTGTGTACCAGAAACTACCTTGAACATAGGATCACCATCGATACGAGACCAACCAATGAACTCAACTACAAGTTCGTTAGAAGCACCTACATGTGGATGAGAAGAATCGAAATCTACAAAATCAGATGCAGATACAAGTGTTGTACCAGCAGGCATTGCAGAAGCGCCCTTCAACATACGCTTAATCTGTGCAGGAGACAACTTAACAGCAGTAGAAGAATCTGTTGTAGAACCATCAGCAACAGTAGCCTCACCAGGAGCAATAGAAGCCTTGAATGAATGAGGAAGACCATACATCTCGAAAGGAGCGTTAGTCTGAGAGTTAGCCTGAGGATTCTGTGTACGAGCTGAATAAGCAGGAGTAGCACCATAAGGTTGCTTTGAACCTGAATATACATAATCCATATAAGGAAGAACACCGGTAGGACCATCAAGTGGAGTTGTGTTTACAAGTTCGAAACCGATAGTCTTAGCAGCGACCTTAAGAGCAAGAGGTAACAAAGTAGGATACTTGTCACCAGAACCAAGGTTCTTGTTATCAGCGTAGTCAGCGCCAGTCAAAGCAGGTTTGCCAGCAGGAACTGGATCACCAACACCGAGTGTATTATAAAGGTTGTTATATGGTTGATATGTACCACCGAACTGTGAATATGCGTTAGATGGCATTACGAATGCATCCTCATTCAACTTTGCTGTATTATGTGCAAGCTGAGACATCCAAGCAAGTTTATCAGCATCTTCAACACCTGTGATTTTCTTAATAGTAGGTGCCCATGATTCATAGATAGCTTTGTCGCTATTCTTAGCAGTTGCACGATTTACATATGATTCGTAAGCCTATGCAACAGACTTATTACTTTTTACTTTCATATTAAAATTTTGTTTATTAATTTTTTGTTAAATTTTATATTGAATTTCTTAAAATATTTATCTAAGTTATTTTTATTAATATTTACGTTTTAATTTGATAATTTAATAACTTATAATATTTATTCAATATAATAATGGATATAAAATAAAAATATCCGTATTAAAGTTTAACTCAGATTACTTTTTACAAATTATTTATATAATTAAATCACTATATTAAAATTTTGATTTATATATAATTACACTTTTTGTTTTCTAAGTATACTTTATTAAAATCTGTTCTTTAAATATAACCATTTTAATTTGGTATGGTTAATTCAGTAGAATTAATTATTATAATTAATTTATTAAGTATTCTGTTATTTAAATTATTTATCTAATTATTTATCTATATTAAATTTAGTTAAAATTAAATTTAGTATATTTTAATTAGATTATTTATTATTTTGTGTTTGCTGTTTTTCTTCTTGTTTCAACATATTATATGCTTTCATAAATTCTATAGTATCATTAGAAAGCTTTGTATTTAACTTTTGATGTATATCTTTTACTTCTACACGTATATCATCTATAGAATCACGCATAGCAGGTTTAGTTATACAAATATCCCAAATAATAGATCCCAATACAAATATAATAATTAGGATAGAACCTATACAACTAAATGAATTATAACATTTTTGAGTTGTCTAATTAGCATTTATCATTTTTCATTAAAGTTATTATTTTTAATATATTTTCTCCCACTGTAATAACTTCTTTTAATTATTTATCTTCTATTTTTAAAGTATCTTCTATTGCTTTATATTTTGTTAACTTATTGCATTTATCTAATGCTTTTTTATATTTTTCAGTAAAGAACTTATATGTATAATCATTTCGTTCTTTCATTGAATATAAATCTTGAAGAATAGGATCATTTGGGTGATTCTATGAAATAAATCTATACATTAAATCAATTTCAAGCTATGTTGTATTATAAGCATGATGTAATACTTCTTCTTCAATATTTATTACATCTAAAATATAATATATATCATCTGCATAATCATCTTTTGTTACTGCAGTATTTACTATTTCATTTAAATCTTTAACTTCTGTATGTAATTCTTGGATTTCATTATTATATATTTTTGAATAACTAAAATATATAACACCCAATAAAATAACAATACCCAATAAATTTCTTAATACTTTAGGAATTTTAAATAAGGAATCAATGAATTCTTTTATTGCTTCTTGATCCCCTACTTTCTTAAAAAAATAGGATAAAATCTAAAATATATACATTTGTATTTTTAAGTAATTAATATTATTTTAATATTTATTTCGATAGATATGTATAAAAAGAAAAGGGATATAAACGTTCAACTTCTACGTTTATATCCCTTAATATATATTAGCGCTTTTAAAATAGGTTATTTATTTATCGCAACTGAATACTCATCAATAAGAGCATCCAAAAACTTTTGTCCATTAAATCCAACCTTAAGAAACTTAAGTAACATTGGTGAATATCCAGACATATAAATATTTCCATAATTATCTGTTTCTGGTACTGTAGTATTTCTTGAATTAAAATTCCACCAAACAATATGAGTATTCATATTATTCTTTTTAAAAATATCCATCATCTCATCTTTTGTTTGATTACTACCACAATCCATTTCCATATCAGATAATACAATAATCCATTCTGGTGCATTCTCTTTATCAAGATTCTTCAATGCTTCACATACAGCAGCAAAATCTGTATTTGAACAATCACCTGTATACATAGATTGAATCTCTCTCATATATTGTGAAGTTTCCGTAATCTTCTGTGTTTTTGTAACAGAAGTTCTCCAATAATATTCTTGATATGTATTTTCAATACCAAGTTTCAATAACTGCGGATGACTTGAAAAACTCAATACAGTATCAGGTGCATAAGATGAACATTTAGCAAGATAATGACCTACTGCATAAGCCTTACCCATACTATCATTAGAATCATGCATAGATCCTGATGTATCTACTACTGGAATCCAACTTCCTGAAATCTTTTCAATTTTACTAAAGAAAAGATCTGGATCAATCTTCTCACGATTCTTGTAAATATCATATACATTAGTAGTAGAAATCTTCAATTCTGCTTTACCAGAGCGTACATCTTCCTGATATTTAGCAAATCTTTCCTTTGTATCGTCACCTGTTGCAAAACGGTTAAAATACTTAATCATCGCAAGTGAAGGCACTTGTTCAAACTTAATAGCTTCTGTATTATGTCTTGAAAGTTTCTGCTCTGTTGTATCAGATTTAATGAAATGTCCATATGTCTGTTTATTCATTCTAAACTGCTTTGCAATCTTACGAGCAAGCATAAGGTTCTTAGATGAATATCGTGGCATCCACTTCTTACAAAGTTCATTACCATTACGAATTTCCTTATACAAATATTCACACATATTTGCAAAGGCGTCATCTGGCATAGTCTCCCAACCAATAAACAAGTCATCATATCGACCAGCTTTAACAACCATATCTGGTGTTACATCAGTCATCAACATAAGTCTGCGTCCAAGTTCACGTCTACCCAAACCAAATCTAGGATCTCGCATCATCATAGCAAACAGTTTCTCTCTATCTGATTTTCCAATCATAGGAATCTCATCAAGATGCTTACTATAATACTCAGACATAAACAAAATATCCAACATAGGATTCATTGTTGTACTATATGCCTTGTCACCATTCTCTGTAGTCTTTAATGCAAAAATCTCTTCAAGTTTCATAAAATTATTCGTTTTAATTTTGTTATTCAAAAGTCATTAATTTAATTAATTATCCAAAAATTATTAAAATAAAAAGTTGCGGTATTAACTTTCATATTAATAACAAAAATTCAAGAGTCTTGTTGTTACCTATCAATCATAAAATATAGTATAATAAAATAGTTTGCTGTATTGACTCTCATTATTATGTATATAATGATAAATTAAAAATGTCTATTATCTATCATTATTTTTTCTTTATTAAATGTCCATGTGATATACACCACATCATTAAATCATATATGAGCGTTATAAGTTCATCTCCTTCTAGTACAGGATCTTTAAACTCATATTTCTTTAATTTTATATGTTTATATATACCTTTTGTCTCTAATGGTTTATACATTACTTTATACATATAATCAATATCATTGTTTGTATCTTTTCTTTTAATTATATGTAATTTTAATGCATGATAATTTTTTGTTGTTTCTACATTAACAGCATTATATTCATTATCACAATATATAGTAGATGGTAATAATTCTATTAGTTGGTCTAATGTAAAACTTTTATAAGACATCTTTGCACTTAACCTATAATTACCATTACTGAATCTTAATTCATTATAAGAACTTGTATTTGCATTATCTAATATTATATCAAATTCATATGGTGAATTTGTTCCACATGTATATTGGTAATAAAGGTGAACATGCTTATATTTCGGCATATACCCACCATATATTTCATTTAATTTTACTTGTTCATCTGCTAATAACCAATTTCTCATATCTTAAAAATTATTAAAATAAAAAGAGTAGATAAATGATTTATTATCAAATACCTACTCTTTATATTATTTAGAATATAATTAAAAGTCTAGTTTAAATTAAACTAAAATTCTTATTGCATGCTTTGGTAACTATGTTAATTTACCGCCTACTGTACAATCAACTAATCCTGTATCATCTGTTGTATCAACATATGATTTTGGATTAACTTTTATTTTACGTAATGGTTCATCATTTTCTGAAGCAATAACAGCATTTATCCAATCTTCAACAGGAATGTCTATATTATCCTTATGCCATGTTTCTTCATTACCATCAACATAAACTCTTACATCATCTACACCTTCTAGAATATCTTTAAGATTTGCCTTGAATCTTTTACCATTTAATGTATTAGTTAAAACTTGTGAGTCTACAACTATATTGCATTCAACAGTTTTACCATTCAAATCATTCATCTTTTCTGCTTTAGGATTTTCTGGTGTTTTATTCAAGTTATTCTTATCAAATTCAAATTGATCTGGCGTATTGTCAATATCTTTGAATTGAGAAGGATCTGGTTTAATCTCATTTGAAGTTACATCAATAGTTTTACCATTTTTTGTAATCTTCAACTTTTGTTTATCACCAGTTTCTTCTTCAACTGCATATACAGTCCATGGTTCATTCTTATAAAGAATCTTATCATTTACCTCATATTCAATAATTGCGCCTTCCTCTAAGAAAGGATTTTTCTTTTGTTTTTCAGTTACAAGATTAACATTAGGAAGTTTTGGTTTCACTGCTTCATTTTCATCCTGTTGTGGATCTAATGCTCCAACTAAACCGTCTTTCTTTTGTTTATCTTCGATTTCCTATTTAAAATCGTTATCTTCTTGCGTACCATATTTAGCATCATTTGCAGCTTTTGAATTATCAAGATCATTATCTGCGTCAACCTTTGTTGAACGTTTAATCTTACAATTCTCATTTATATACTTATTATTAGCGTCATATGATTTCCCTGTTAATGCGCTGAATATAGAAGAAACAACAAACATACAATCATCAGTATCAGTTATATTATAAGATGTAAGTTGTTCACCCTTATCTGAATAATCAACTTTTAAAGACTCTATTGTTTGTCCAGGAACTTCATCTTTGAAATCTTCTAATATTTGATAAAATTCTTTTGCATCCCTGTAATAAATATCTGCACCAATTTGATATATTGCATATGATTCAGAATCACCATCATACTCTTCTGATATTACGAAATACTTTACAGTATCTGAATCTTCACCATAAGAATCAATATCTGTAACAATTATATTATGTTCATCATTAATTGCTTTTTCTGCAGACTTTATTGCTTTATCATGCATTTTACCTAATGTATCAAAATCTGTTTCTTCATTATAATCTTCTATTGGATCATTACCTTTAGAATCGGATGTAGAAATCTCGTTTGTGGTACTTCCATCAATTATCTCTTCTGTGAGAGGAGTACCTTTCTAATCCTTTGATTTAGAAGCCTTGATGGTAGCTTCATTTAAGAAAAAACTTTTACCTGCTTTATTTTTGAATACAGGTGTAATCTTGATAGATTTATGTTCTTTTAAAGGTTTCTTATCAGTTTTTACTACTTTCTTTTCTGGTATCTCTGTACCATCAGCGGAAGGTGCTGGTAATTCAATCTCAGTATTACCTGATTTATATGTTGGAATAATTACATCTTCATCGTCTGAATCTTCATCGTCTGAATCAGCATCATCTACTTCCTTCATATTAAAACCAAAAGTATCATCGTCATCAGAATCATCTTCATTTGATTCTTCATCATCTTCCATTTTACTTAAAGGATAATCCCACTCCCAATCATCATCGTCATCATCAGAATCAAGTTTCTGTGAAAATACATCACGGTCTTCATCATTACCGTCTCTTAAATATGCATCTTCCCAATCTTCATCATTGTCATCATCTGAACCACGTAAAGCGGCAATTGTTGGACCAACTTCCTCATTTGCAGGTTCAGCAGTATCACAAATAGATGTATAATCAGGATGTCCCTTAATTGCGTCGATAACAGCGGCATAAAGTTCATTAGTCATAGGTTCGTTATCAAGAATAGGATTATTGTTATCATCAAGATAGAATTCTATAGTCTTGTTCTCTACATACTTCTTACCTGTGCCATCAATCATAGGAACGATTACGATAACAGAACCTGATTTTTCTTTCTTACCTTCCTTAACATTCTCATCAAACATTACATCTGCAATCTTATAAGAGAATTTAGGTTGGTATGCATCTTCTTTTTCTTCTTCCTCTGTTTTAGGTGTATTCTCTGGATTTTCTTCAACATCCGTATTTGTTCCAAGAGGATCTTCTGTATCGCCACCAAATACATCTGTAGCTTCGTCACCTGGTTCAGCAACTTCATCATCAGACGTTTCATCATCTGTACCCATATCAACAGTTGTCATACCTGTATTTTCAGGTTCATCCTCATCAGAAGTGTCACCAATAGTATCATCTTCAGAATTCATTTCATCATTATCTTCATCAGAAATTGTATCATCTTCTGTTTCTTCTGGTTCGAAAATATCGTCATCGTCCTCTGAATCAATTGAAGAATTATTATCGTCATCGAAACTTACTTCCTTAAATGCTTCTTCATCATCTTGATCATTATCATCATCAGAAGTAAACATATCTTCATCTGAATCTTCATCATCTGAATCCTCAAAATCTGGTTCATCTTCTGTTTCATCATTATCAGCATCTATTGCATCTGCGGCAGCATCATCAAAACCAGTACCATCTTCCTCAGAATCTTCATCATCAGAATCACTACCTAAGAACTTAGCGAATTCATCATCAGATACTCTATCATCAGATTCATCAGACTCTTCATCACTAAAGTTATCAGTTGCTTCAGAATCTCCATTTTCTCCACTTAACGGTTGTGAAAGTTCATCTTTATTTGCGTCAACTTCATCATCAGACATTGGTTCATTTGGTTTTTCCTTAGTTACAGAACCATCATTTGTATCATCATCTGTATCTTCTGTATCCGCTTCTGAATCAGTATCTTCATCATCTGAATGATCTTCGCCTGTTGCATCATCTGCTTGTTTTTGCCATTCTTTATATTCAGCTTTAATATCATCAAGTTTCTCTTCTGCGTCAGAAATAGCTTTCTCAAGTTTCTCTTTATTTTCATCAGAAGCAGACTCAAGAGCCTTATTAAGTTTATCAATCATATCTTCATATTTCTCGATAGAATCTTCATATTGATTCTTTGTCTCATTAAGTTTAAGAATGATCTTATCTTGAGATGGAAGCAAATCACTAAACAATGAAGATACGTTAATACCCATATGTTCATTCAACTTATTCTTACAGAAAATAGGATTTACATTTCTATAGAATGTATGTTGTCCAATAGCATCGTTATGAGTTGCAATGAAAATATTTTGGTCAAGTCTAAACAAATCTGCATTAATATTATTATTCTCATTAAGAGTTACATGCTTTGCCCAATCAATCTTTGCGATATTATTAAAGTTCTCCAAAAGGCATGAACACATAATATAGAAGTTTGTATCGTAATCATCATACTTCATGCACATTTCTCTAAGATTACGAAGTGACTCTCTTGACTCCTTATGTCCATAAAGGTCTACATAGCCTTCATAAATCGTAGCATACTTATCATTACCATGAAGAATAATATTATCCTCATTAATCTCTACATGTGGATCATTTACAAGTCTACAAAGTTCAACAAATCTCTCATCAAGTTCATCTACATACTTCTCATCAAGAACTGTAATGTTATTTCCTTTCTTTACATAGAATTGACCATTAACATTGAAAATTGCTTCATTTTCCTTAACATATTGTACTGGTGTATAAATGTTAGAAACTGTAGCGTTCTCTCTAATAATATTAATTTGGTCCTTAATATTCAATGCTTTCTCTGTAAGTTCATTAGCTCTACGTGAGTTATCAGAATAAATAACATTGAACATTTCGTTAATATATGGATCAGAAGCATATGGCATTAAAGCATTACGTAACTGAACTCTATTAATTGCATTTGGCTCCTTTACATAACGTGCAACATCTTCTTGAATAAGATCTACATAAATGAATGAAGAATGATCATCCTTCATTTCCTCCAAAATCTTAGTAAGTGTGATTTCCTCTCGTTTTGAATCTACTTTCTCGACAATAGATTTCATTGCCTTACTAACAGGAAGAAGATAATTAAACTTAGATACGTTCTGAAGGAAAGTCTCATAAAGTCTCTCTTCATATGCACCTTGATTAATTGCGTTTGAATAAAGATTAATAACCTCCATAAGACGTTGGTTGGAAGAAGCGTCTGAATGACGGATATTATTAATATGTTCGGAAAGATTAATACCTTGATTATTAGCAATAGCATTCAAACAGTAATTTTCTTTTTCTGTTAACTTTGCTTTTTCATCTTCATCAAGTTTTTCATCGATATAACGTTGGACCTTTGAGAAAATTTGGTCCATTGTTTTCTTATCACGTTTTTCCTGAAGCTTCTTCTCAAAATCTCTTTGTTCTGATTCATTTACATAATCTGCATGAATAAAATTAGCGGACATTGAAGATTCTTCTGTAATAAGAATATTTAATTTTGTAGCAATAGGATTTCCTTCTTCTACAAGCGGTGACAATACATCTACCAATGTATCCTTTGTTTCCTGACATTTATTTGCTACATATTGATTATAAGCATACTTAACCTCATCCTTTATATAAGGATCATTAAGTTGTTCAATAAGTTGATAACCTACAAGATTAGCACCATCTGTTGCTAAGGTATTGTTCATCTGCTCAATAACAGATTTAACAGACTTATTGCCTTTTGCATATTTAGTAAGTCCTTGTCCGAACTGTTCAAAAAGCATAAAGTCCTATGCACCATTAGAAAGTGCGTTATTATATTCAACCAAATAGTTCATCAAATCGGGGTTCTTATGACCTTCTTCGATAAGACCATTCACATATCTATGAATATTGAACTTAGTAGTGCCATCAAAGTTTTCTGTATCTCTATTAAAACTTTCTTGAATAATATTACGAACACCTGCTAAAAGCTCGTCTTTATTTAATTTTCCCATTAAGTTTAAATATTATTTTATTTTTATTATTTATTTATGTAAAAAATAAGCATATTTCACAAAATATGCTTAAACTATTAATATAGAATCACTTATGCATTTATTCTCTGTATTATAATGATCTCTTAATATTAATTTAACTTGTTTTGTATTTACTTCTCTTGGATATACGAAACATTTGAATTCAATAGGATTTGTTTCATCTATCATGAAATTCTTAAGATTAAGTTTCGCTGGAATTTCTTTTACCTATCCTTTATTATCTTCATATGATATTATACAATCAACTTGCGAATTTGCCGTAATAAAATATCCTTTATTTAATACATATACAGTCGATTCATCTACTATACGAGTTTCTGGATCCGGATACATATAGATTTCAGGATTTGTATATACTGTACATTCTTCTGTATTAGGTACGAGAATATCTATACGTGAGGGATTATCTATAAAATCTGTTGGTATTTTCCAATGATAGAAATTATGGTTATCTACTGAATCCAATACGAACTATTCGCCTTTTTCATCTTCATATAGAATATCAACTTGAAGAAGATCTCTATCTTGATATGAATATTTCCATTCAACTAAAAGGTCCTAACCTGATACCAATATCATATCTTCAAAATCTGTTACCCAATGTAATGGCCCTGTTACTTTTTCTGGATGATTTCTATTTACCCATATAGCATAACCATTATTCCTTATAACATTATCTGCTGGACGTTCATTATATCTATCAAATATAGGTTGATATGTTTCGCACTATATAGTAAATGGAACTTTAATCATAGTCTCTGATGGAAGTTGTCCAAAAGTATAAGTTCCTCCTGCCGTTGGTTGATATGCGGATTCTGGAAACCCCACACGAACAGGAACAACAGTTCCTTTATAATTAATATGATATGTTAAATTCTTATAAAAGAATTCTCTATATGCTTGATTAATTTTCATTGCCTCTGCCATTGTTGAACATCTTATTTCAACATTGAAACTATATGTTAACGGCATAGAATAAAGATAAGATACATAAGATTTAAGTTTACCATTTTCTCTTTTTGTATACTTACCCATTACAAACCTGTTAGTGATATTTCCTGATTCTATTTGAACGCTTGACATTGATAAACGTCCCTAAGGGTATCTATCAAAATTACCGTCTATTTTTTGAAGTCCAATATCTGTACATTCATCACTTGTGAAATTTGTATAATTATCTTGGATAAACTTTTCTGAATTTTGATTTGAACCACCAAAATCATAAAAGAATGGAACACATACATTTTCTATTCCATCTTCTGTATCATCCCATCTTTGCTCGTAATATAATCTTCTGTTAAATACCTTAAGTAATCCTACCAAAACTGCTCTGTCAAAAATATCTGTTGTATTTCTATTTTCAAAAAGCTATTTAGGAGTTAATTGTGTTTTTGACATAATTATAAACTAAAAATTAGTTTCAATATTTATTAAATAAAAAATGAGATCTATAAATTAATATAGATCTCATTTAATTATATTATATAATATTACTTATCCATTTTTGACCAATATAAATCTTCATCAACTAAATCAATAAGTCCCGACTAATATACTTTCCAATCGGTTTTTGAATATACATGGTCTTTTACTTTATCATCGTCGTAATCTAATTTATATTGTATTATAATAAAATTACCTTTTTCATCTTTTCCTTTCTCTATAACTTTATTACTTGTCATATAATTTGATGAATAGTCAGATAAAGACTTTGCATTTAATTTATTATTTTCTTGTAAATGTGAAATTACTTTATTTACAATAATATTTATAATTTCATGCATATCTTTTTTATTACTAAACTTATAATTAGGTATATTATAGTCTATTAAGAATTGTTTAAATAAATCCTCACCATATTTAAAACCATTATACTCCGATGGATTCATAATAAGTGGTTGCTGTTCCATTTTGAATAATTTAAATCCTAATTTTTTAAGATATAACAAAAATAGTTCAAATGTTTTTAAATTTTCACAAATTAAAGAATATCCAAGTATTACATTTTTACATAATTTTGTCAACTTAATAGGATTTTCATTATTATTTGTAACAAATATATTAATTTTACTATATAAATTTATATATTCTTCTTTAATAGGAATAACTTTATTTGGATCAATAACTTCTTTTCTAGTATCTCCAATAATTATATTTTTTGTTTTATGATATATATCATCTTCTGCGTTCAATATAATATTTTTTATTTTATACCCATTTTCTATATATGTGTTTATAAGATAAAACATTTGTAAAAATAATTCATTACCTATATAATCATATGGTATAAACTCCATATTATAATGTGGTTGTCCCATATTAAATATAATATCTGTTATCACTTTATCATTAACATGTAATATACAATTTAAATCATATTTGTTTGTTCTACCAAATCCATAAATTTCAATTGTATCAATATCAATTGAATTATCATAGTCTTTAAACTTACAATTAATCTGAAATTTTTTTACATTATTAAAATATCTTATATAATACTTATTTTTACATGCTTCATTAATATATATTAATCCTATATTGTAAAGATTTTCAGCCCTATCAAAATTCACAAAACTATCAGGATATTCAGTGATATTATATGGTAGCTTTTTAAGCTATCTTATTTCATTATTATATAATTCCTATGATACTGTACGTTCTGGTGTATCTACAATATCGTCTATATCATCAAAAAGGGACTCAACTAATTTCTTTATTAATTTATTCATTTTGTATATTTTTGTTCTATTATTTTTATAATAAATTTAATATTATCATAAGCAGGATCCGTATTTACAATAACTTCTCGTGTTCTATTTTCTTGAGTAGGCCAACTATAAGATGAATTATATGTTTGCTTTATATTAAATTTAAAAGTTAATCTGTCAAAACTACAATTTATACCATTCTTATTGCTTTCTGTAACACTAAAACTATTAAAATACTACCAATATACACCTACTGAATTATTTCCATTAAATGAAGAACACAAATAACTACTAAAATCATATGTACTTGTATCATTACTTCTTTCACTATATGATATATTAATTGTTTTTAATGTAATCGTATCATCATACTATTTATAACCTTCTATATAAAAACATGCACTATTTTTATCTGCATATGTTCTATTAAATACTGTTAACCCATTATCAGTACTTTTTTTATAACCATATAAATTTCTAGAATCTAATTGTCCACTTCCTGTTTTTACATTATATGTAAGTCTTGCTAACCATGTATATGAACTTTTTATATTTGCTTCCTATACAGTTAAATTATATGTTTTTGTCTATTCTTTATTTACTTCTGTATCAGTTGTATTAAAAATATATTTTTCTGTGCTTCTATCTAATGTTATTGATGGGTTACTCCCTTTATTCTTAAATGTACGATATGTTACTTTTACACGTCCATTACATAACTGACTCCACATATGACCATATAAATCTATGTAAATATATTTACATTTGTTTTCTAATAATGTATTACTAATCTATGCTAAAATTTCTTTCATATTAATAAATATAGATTCCTATGAACCTGATCTATTATCTCCAGAAAAACCTAGTATATCTTCATATTCTGTATAATTGTTCGTTTGATGCCAATATTCAGTTGTACTTGGATATAAAGTCTCAGAAAATCCCATTGTTGTATTATTTAATATATATGTTTTATTATGAGATGTTATATTCATTTTAATATTTTTATTATTTGTAATATGTGTTATTGTATCCAAATCAGAACCAGTCAATTTATTTTTTTCTGATGGAATATGTGAACTACCAGCATTATTTAAAAATATATATTCAAATAATAAAAAATCAAATGAAGCTAATCCAATAGCAAACGCACTTGCTTGATTAATTAACATTATTTTATTGTCAACTGAACCTATATTATATTTTACCGTAAAATTAACACACCTCTCATAATCATAATCTGAGTCTTTTGGATTCTAACTAAATTTACATTTTAATTCTAATTTATCATCTTTTAATGATGTTTCTTCTGTTTTAAAATCAGCAAGATACTCATATGTCATATCACCATCATTATATTTTTCATATGTAACTTCATAATGTGACTAATTAGTATCAATATATGTACCATTTTTTACTTTTGCATAATACTATAAATAAAAATAGCCTGAATCAGTAGCTTGCAATGCTAATTCTTCCATATCATCTTCAACTTTTGTTGAACCTCTCATATAATATGCATGAACAAATAATTCAAACTCTCCTGCACCTTGTGATAATGTTTTATCTGCTTTTGCTTGACTATCATGAAATGTATATGTAAATGTAAACGTTAATGTTCTATCTGTTGATGATATACCAATTTCAATATTATATATACATCTTGTTCCTGATATTATAGGTTCAGGTATATTTATACTTGAATCTGAGCATGTAAGTTCACCGTCTGATTTTTCATCACCATTAAGTTCACCATAACACTCAAGAGTTATAGTTTCCCCTGCATTGTTTATTTTTCCATCTACTGTGCCACTCGTTAAATTTATAACAGCATTAATATTTGATTTACCCTGATATATTATAAAAGTAGAAAAATATTCTTTTGTAATATCACTATACTAATATTTTAATGTTATTTTATATATTTTCACGGAAGTTGTACTATCATTTTCGGGAATAGTAACAGTTATTTTATAACACGGTTTATCTTCATCTTCATATTTTTCTTTATCACTTCGTATTACACTTATATCATCACATGTTATATTATAATGTGTTAAATTGTCATCAAATGATTTATCTGGTCCACCTTTAAAATATAGTGTCTATATAATCTTCTTACCATTTTTTCTATAATCGACATAATCAGAACCGTTAAAATCGGGATTGTCTCTTATAATTACACTATACGTTGTGCCTGACTATTTAAGTGTGTCTGATGCATTTAACGACTCATTAATTGAAACTGTAGCAACTAAATTACGTTCATTCTCTGTGATATTATCTGTTACTGCATATGGATATGAATATACATTATCATCACTTTTTGTTATTTTTGAAAAATCAATTGATATATTTTCATCGCCTAATGTTAATTTAAAATCATATTTTATTTTTGATAAATCTAATTTATTCTTTTGTTCTTTATCATCAGCTTTTGTTAAATAATAATGTATATATATTATATCATTATTCTCATTCTTATTATTAGATATAGATGTTATTATTTTATTTCCATCCTTATCATAAAATCCAATATATAATGTATAATTAGTAGTATTATATGCAAATCTTTTAATATATAAATAGTTTGATTTTCCAGTAGTATTTACCGACTTACCATTATTATAATTGTAATATGTATAATTTCGTTTATACTATAAACTATAAGTAGTATTTTCTGTTTTTGACGTTATATCACTTAACTAAACAGTAAATTCATAATAATTATCAGTATCATTAAATTCTGGGTTTTTTACAATAGTAATTTCATCATTTGATGATAAATAAATATCATCTTTTTTAATTGTTATATGATTTCCTTTAAGTTCACCGGTTTTTTTATCAAATGGCTATTTATAATCTAAATCTATATGATCATTACAATATAATCCTAAATATAATGTTAATGTTTGTTCTGTAGGATCACAATATATATAATAATCATTTATCTTTTTATAGATATTACCATCTTTATGTCTAATTCCATATATTTTATTGTTATTCGGCGTCTCATTATCTTCAATACTATCCTTAGGATCATCTACTAAATACGATAAATTATATGCTCTTGTTGCTTCCTTTTGACATATCTATATAATCCTAGTAGTAGAAGATTCTTTATAATTGTTCTAATAATGAATGCAAAAATAAAAATACTACTAAACATCATTAATATTTTCATTCATTGTTATTTCTTGACCTATATAATTAATATTTCCGACTTTTTCACTTGATTGTTCTGATATTGTATAATATGGTACATTAGATATTAGTGTATAAATTCCTAATTTATTTTTATAATAAAAATTCTTAAATGTTGTATCTATAAGTCTTTTACTAATATCCCTGTATTGATAAATAACATTATAATATATAATAAAATTTTTAACTTTTGTTGTATCAATATTATATATTACCACATTTGATGTATTAGGACTAGTTGACATTATTCCTGCTTCTTTATCATTAATTCTATAATGTGATATATACGCATATTTATTTTTTGATGCAGTATATATCTATGAAGCATCATCATATAATGTATATACTTTATCTTTGTATAAAACAAACTATGTATATGCATAATCAATATCTTTATACTTTTGTATATATTTTAATATAATTTTATTATCAAATGCTAATAAATTCTACGGTATATTTAAACAACCATAATAATAATCTTCATCTTCATTATATATTATATTAGAAGTATATGGCATTAAATTATTTTGTGACCATAAAGTTAAATTATTTGTGTTATTAAGATTAATAGTTAAGTCACTATTATAGTTTCTTAAATCAATATTTACTAATTTAATATTTCCATTTTCAATAATTGACTCCTACATATAATATTTAAAATATAATACAGTATCATGTAAAATATTTTCAATAATATAACTATCTTTTGTTGAGTTATTATATGTTAACTTATCATCTAAACTACTATTACTATATAATTCTAAATTTAATTTTATATATGTTTGCTATAATGTTAATGTATCTTCTTCAATATTAGAATTAGTATTATACCTATATTTTCCTATAATTATTAATTTTCTTATCCTTTGATTATTATTTACATTTGTGTTATCTATATTTTTTATATCTAATTTTATATTTGTATAATCTGAAGTATTAACTAATTTTATTTGTGAATTCAAAATATTATCTGAAGTATTGTCTATCACAGCAGAAGTTAAATATGTTGTATAATATGCGTTTGAACTTTCGCCTTTATTTTTTTCTTCCTAATTATTATATAATATACCATAGCCTTTAACTATAAAATTACTATTACCTTCAAATGATATAATATTCGTATCAGATACAAGCTTACATTTATACTATAGTGATTCCTATGTGATTTTAATATAATCGGTTCTATTAATTTCAGTATTTCCTAATATATATGATATTTGATAATAAAATTCTCTATTGCCATTTACATTATAATATTCATTTTTTAATCGAATATTTTGTGCAATAAGGAAATCGTCAATATCTTTAGTCGTTTCATATTCAATATTTTCTAAATCAAATAATGAATTAGCAGATATAAATTTATCCTAATTTTTCTAATAGAAATTTATGTCGAATAAATTGCTATCAATCACTGTAGATTTTTCATTATCATAAACATTAACTGCATTAAAAACCAATTTAATTTCACTAAATTGAGGAATACCACCTATTGTGTCAGTTGATAATTTGCTATTTATATTAACTTTAGTTTGGGCAGTATCAAAATGTTGTTGTATAAATGTTATATTATTTAACTTTAATGTCGATAAACTTATATTTATATATATTTCTGGATTTATAAATTCAGTTAATAATGGGAACTACAAATATAAATTTTTTTTATCAGTTGAATCTTCATTAATATCTTTAATATTATTATAATCAAAATCAGTTAAATTTTTATTTGTTCTCGTATAATTAATCTCATAATATTCTGTAATTTCTGTATTATCAATATATTTAATATTACTCATAGATGTAATTATATGTCCGTTACTTGTTCTAGCATAATAATATAATGATATGTCTTTACCAAATGGTGTTACTTTAAAAACAGATGGTGAATCATAAAATTCATCATCAATCTCATAATATAACTTCATATCAGTATCATATTTCTATATTATAACAATTTCATTACTTTTAATTTTATTCTTATATATAACATATACTTTTACTTTCCTTTCCTATAATGTATAATTAGGATTTATGATTAAATTTAAATTATACTGTTTGTCTATATATGATGTTATACCTGTTTGATAATTTAATTCATATGTATTATTAATAAACTAAAAATGAATATCTAAATCATCACTTTGTTCATATGTATCATTTAAACTAAAAGTATATATTAATTTCTTTGTTTCACCTTGATATAATATATCATCTGCTTTTGTGTTATTGATTGAGTCAATACCTAATTTTATAACATAATTATTAAATCTTTGTGTAATATAATAATCTCTCTACTTAGAATTATATGTTGTTTTAAATATTACAGAGAATTTTAAATTTTTAGTAACTGTATTTATATTTTCATCGATTAAATAAATTAAATCTATTTCATTCTATACTGTTGTTCTTAATGATTTAATATTACTTGTATCTAATTGTTTGTCATTAATTAATAATGTAACATTAGACTAATTTACGCCATTAAGAATGCCATAATATTTAATATGAAGTTCTTGTTCATCACCAGATATTTTACCACCAATTATATGTTCAGTTTTTTTATCATCTTTATCTATCCAAATTTCTGTATTAGTTAATCCATCAGTTTTTTGATCTTCTGTTGGAATAAATTCTAAACGTACATCAACATCTTCATAAGGAGCTTGTGAAACTTTTGCATATATATGATTAATACCAGAAATAAAAATATTAGAAGAATCTTCTGGTATATTATTACTAACAGCAAATTCCATTATACCTTTACGTAATTTCTTTTCTGTATTATCATTAATAGATGTAATAGCTAATTTATTATAATACTTATTTTCTGTTGTAAATTTATATCCAGTAATCCAATCAGGTTTATATATACATTCAATAGTAGATGTAATAGGTATATAGTTTTTTTCCAATACTGCATAATATTCCGTATCAGTACTGGTAAACTTATTTGCTGGTAATATAGGTAATGTAATTGTGTCTGATAATAATTTATTAAATTTATAATCGTTCATCATTTATATGCAATTAGTTTTTTAATTAAAGAAATCCATGGAATATAAAATCTCCAAAGATTGATCTTGTAGTTGGTGCCCATGTAGTTAAAATGGCGGCAATAAACCATATATTTGTTAATTTAAGTCTTTCATATGTCGGTAAGAAATCACCACCTATAACTATTGTTCCTTCTAGTAATCTTACAAGTTTCTCAATAGCTGGAGCATTCTGATCACTTAATGCTAATCTGACATCAAACAATTCAGGATCCATTAAATATTCTGGTGCAGTAATAGGCGGAAATGCTTTACGAACAATAGTGTTTATTTTCTAAAAATCTACATTCTATAATGCTGACTTCATGCCAATATCCAATTTAAATTGGCACTTACTCATATCAAATGCTATATTCATAACTCCCATTCCCCAAAATGGTTTTCCTAACTATCCTGCTTTATATACAGTTGGATCAGTTTTATAAAATGGGCATACAGCCATATTAGATTTTAATGTAAAGAAGAAACCATATTCCTATGGACCAATATAGAATAATCCACTTACTTTATTAATAGTGTTATAAGCTGCTGCCAATGCTTTTTCCAATGCTTCTTTAGCTAATTGTACAGCTTTAATAACCTAATTGATAACGGCGAATAAGGGTGATAATTTCGCGTCTATCGTGCCGAATTTAATACGCCTTAGTAATTTTATTATTAACTCATTTTTTTTGATTAGAAGCAAATTTATAATCTTTTTTAACTCAAGAAATACTATGTTAACTTTCGCAGTTACATAATTTCTGTACTCTTCTGGCATAGATGCTGTTCCTGCTAAAATATCAGGAACTTTAGAAACAACATTCAATACAAGATTAAAGTAATCAAGAATATTTTTTATTCTTTCTATAATCTCTGGAGTTTCAACAGTATATTCACCTTTTAATGTTTCCGATATTTTCCTAAGTAAATCTTTCGCGGCACATGTAAGCGAACAATATCCATTACCAGGCATAAAATCTATATGCTTTCCACATACCGGGCATGTACCACCTTTCATTAAATAATGTCCGAACTAATCTATTCCAGAAGCTAATCCAATTGCTGCTTCCAATGTACTCTTTTTCTTTTTATTTCCATCGTCATCTATGGAAATTTCATCATTAACAGCCTTAATTGTATCATCATCCTCAGCGTTCTATACAGAAGAGCTCGCTAATGTGATAGTATCTTCTAATGCAACTGTATCTTTTATTTTACCATTTAAATCTGTATCATCTCCCTAATGATACTCATCATTAGAAATTTTTACGCCAAATGTATCTTCTTCTATAATATTAGATTCATCAAATATAGAAGCACCTGTATATTCTTCAAGGTCTTCATCTGTTTGCTCTGTATGTCCTGTTGTATTTACAAATTCTTCTGATGAATTATCATTTTGATCTTCTAACTGTTTCTATGTAAAAGAATTTACATATTTTTCCAATTCATCAAATGATAAATTTCTCTTAACTTCATCCGTTGTTTTATTTGTAACATTATATGATAAATCAACCTATATTTTTGTATTTGTTAAATTTCCGTTCTAATCAACTTCATAATAATCATGCCAAGAAACAAATATTTCATTTCTTGGTTCACCGACATAATATGTTTTATATCTTAAATTCTATTTATAATATTTTTTGTTTGACTCAATCTAAACATCATCGTCATCATACTCATAATATATAGTTCCTGATTTTGATGTAATCGTATTCATTTTCAAATAATTAAGTTTTCAATATTTCCTAAATATTCAACATCATTTAAGTTAAATCTCTACTTTATGTTGTTATCAAACTTAACAATACATGTATTCATTTTTTCTTGTATAGAATGTAATGTACCAAATTTATCTTTAGATATAATATAAACTTTATTTTCCTATAATTTATTTTGTTTAAATTTATTATAGTTTTCCTATGTTAATGGATATTTGGTTTTCTTATTCTACTTATTAGCGATAATTTTACCAAATACTCTTGGTACACCATCGAATGTTTTAATATTGTTAAAGTTAGCATAGAGATTTCCATGTATAATATATGGGAATGCAGTCCAATCAGGTAAGTTATTTCCTGTATAGTTACAAGAGCCATCTACCTCATCGAATTTAAATAACTGCATTCCCATTCTATTTAATCCTTTATTAGAAAGGTATAAATTATCATGGACATCCACCAAAATACCATGACCTGTACATTTAATCTCATAGTTCTCTACATCAAGTTCATCTAAAATTCGTTCGACTCTTGGTTTTATTTCTGTTTCTTCATATTCTGATGATATGTTGTCTGACAGTGTTGTATCACTATCAAGCCCTAAAAAATCATCATCTTCATCATCAAAATCATCAAACAGAGATTCATTCAACTTTGAGATTTTTGTGTTGTTATATTTTCTTATTTTCTTATATTCTGGAACTGAAATAATCATAATTAAAAAATAAATAATATTTTATATTATTTATTTTTGTTCATTTATCATCATTCATTATTAGAGTTGTTTTCCCTCTATCATCTTTTTTAATTCCCTAACATTCAATTATCTTATTCTTATAAAAACGTTCATAAAAAAATACTTCTTCACACAAATCGTACAAGTCTGTATGTTTTGGCAATATTCCATTATCCAAAAGTACAATCTTGCTAATTTCCTTAATCTATTTAAATTTAGACGAGATATTAAACAATAAATTTTCATCTAAATTTTTATTAATATAAATAATCCCCTGATATTTCTTTAATTTAGAAGCTTGCTAAATAGCGTTTAGAATTTCTGTATTAACGAAATATATATTTGACTATTTGTTTAGATCCAGTTTAAAACTATTTACGAACGACTATACATCAAGAATAAAAAAACTTTTAATGTTAGTGAATAACATTCTTAGTTTATTTTCAGATTCAGTTGTTACGTATATATTCATTAGAGTTATTAAATGGTTAGTTTTTAATTAAAATTACCAAATATTTATTAACAATTATTCAGTACTTTGATTTTTATTATCTGACAATGAAGTCTCATAATAATCAGTTAAACCTTTTGCTAACGCTTCCTTTAACATATTATTATCAACTCTTCTTGATATACTGGTAACAAAATGTTCTGACATTCCATCAGGATATACATCCTTTATAGTCTTGTAAACTTCCTTAGGTGGAAGTTCAAGTTCAACATCAACACCAATGGTATATACTTTCTTCTTACTCTTATCAATCATATTAGTGATAAGAATATCTTCTGTATAATTTGGATCTTCATAAGGCGAAACTTTCTTTTCAGTTTTTACTGTAACCTCATTATTTAACCTTGAAATAAATTGTTCTATAGAAAGTTCGGTTGTCTTACCATTTGATATTACATTAATCTTATCATATTCAGAATTTGAATTAATATTATCGAGATTAATTGTAATACTTGCGTGTCGTACTGTTTCTATAACAGATGTTGTTATAGGTGAGTCTGTCTGAATTTTTCCTGTAGTTATAACTTGTTTTTCAACTGGTGCTGTAATTTCATTAACAATTTCTTTTTTATTTGCTGTAATTGTTGGTTCTGTTTTCTTTACTACAGTACCAAATGTTACATTATCAGCAGATTTATTAACTGGTTTACTACCATTCAACAATTCAGGATGTAATGAAAGTAAATAATTTTCTTTATCTTCTACCTTCGGATTTTTCACAAAAGTAGGTGGAGTTGCATCTGTTCTTTTTCCTTCATTTCCTATTGTTCTTGATGTTGATTTGCCTTCGCTATTAATTCCAACACTTATATGTTCACCATTCATTCCAATACCAGGTTGAGGAACTTCATATGGATTACCATCTTTATCATAAACAGTTTTTGTCTCATTTAAATTAAACTCATATGTTTTAAAATCCCATTTATTAAGTGGAGATGATAATTCAGACATAACAAATTGTCCATTAAACGCGTCCATATTATTGACTTCCGCAATATAAGATTCATCACATTTTGTTTGATCTTCAAACACATAAAGTGTTAACTCATCATCAGATATATCGTCGATATATTTAAGTTTTGTAATTTTACCAAGTGTATCACCTGGTTGCATGTGCTAATAAAACTTTGCCATATTTCCAAATTAGTTTTCTTTTTCTTTTACATATCGTACCTTTACAGATATGACATTAATATTATTTTTTTCTAAATTATTTTCTTTATTTATATCGGTATGTTCATCCGGTATATTTTCATCTTTACTGGTAAATATACCGATGAACCAATACCAACATTTCTTAATGAATTGAATCATGAAGTAAATTTATCCAATATTAGTTTTATCCTTATAATTAGATATTTAACTTAATAACATATATGAATTTTATAATATATGTGAAGTTAACCTAAGAAAACTATATATGATATATAGAAAGATAATTATCTAAATCTTATCTTTTTAAAGATATGAATTAATCTAAATTTTATATACATAATTTATAAACTAAATTCTTCCGTCGACTTAATCCATAAATATTCAATATATATAAAACATAAATATTCATTTATTATATTGGATATTATATTATTAGTTTATTAATTATCATTCACATGTATCACTGCTTCCTGTATTATCTTCACCTTCTAATTGTTCTGGTTTATTTGAAGTATTTTTCTTTGGTTGCTATACAATTTCTAATTTACTCTTACCAAATGAACTTGTAATAGATTTAATACCCATAAGACCAGCTGATACAGTAAAATATGTAATTGTTCTATCTATAAATTCTAAAATATTTGCACATTCTCCAGGATTAATAAAATAATATCCAACGAGAATTACAAATAAAAATAAACATACGCATGATGCTATAAATCCTACTACTTTTGTTGAACTTGTCTTTCCGTTATTATTTGAAAAGATTTCAACTGGAGAGAATTTATGAGCATTAAACATTGGTATGCCATATACATTATTTGATGCAGTTTCCTTACTCATTATTTAATTGTTTTCATTTTAGTTATTTATCACTTATAAATATTATATGTAAAATTTTTATGTTAATAATAAATGAAAAAATTCAGCTTTGATAAATCTATATATAAATGTTTAAATGAATCTTTATTTGATGATACAGATGATATATTATCCAATGGAAATACAAATAGTATATCAGACTTATATATTGATGATTATCTATTGGAAAAGTTTAATGAATTATATAGTAACCAAAAATTAGGTAAATATAATTTATTAGAATATCCTGTATTTAGTAAAATAGAAACATATAATATTAATGGAACTGATTATAAATTTATAACCGAAGCATCTAAAAATGGCGGATATACAACAGGGTATCCAACAGGACTAAAATATTCTGGACTTTTCTGTTATTTTATAACAACATAGGAATTAATGGATTTCATTAATACTTATAATATTATAATACAATATCCAGTGGATGATGGTAAATATGATATTTATAATTATATAACATATATATTAAATGATATAACAATACCACATAATTTTTTAAATAATTTCCATTTATATGAACATGAAAACGTATAGCAAAAATCATATTCAATAGGATTAATATTAAATAATTGTAAAGTTATAGGACATGAATTAATTTCTTTATTATAGTCGGGTAATCATAATTATTTAAATATCAAATATGTATTATTAAATAAATTACATATTAATTCATTAAATTTACCAAATATGACATATGGTTATCCATTAGAAATAACAAATTGTAATTAGTTAACAGATTTAAATATAAATTATAATATTAATAATTATACAGAAGGTTCATTATTAATAAAAAGTTGCAAAAAATTATCAAATATAGAAATTAATGATAATTCAAAAATGGTACAGCTATTGAAATTAAAAATAGATAAATGTCCGAATATAAATACAGATACATTAATATTACCAAATCATAATACTAAAATGTATAACGCATAGTTGTTTAATGATAAGACAAAATAGAGAAAAATAAAATTCAGAGGCGATATAGTAAAACAATTTTATACAGAATTACATCCTGATTATAAATATAAATATTATCAATCCGGTTATAAAAATATGTACTGGTTATAAAATAAAAGGTGAATAACAGATTTGTTGTTATTCACCTTCATTTATTAAAATAAGTTATTAATTCTGTTAACTATATTTTTCCGTATTTTATAAAATATTTTATACATAGTCCAAACTTTTGGACGGAACAAATACAGGTAAAACTTATAAAGCTTCTTAATTTCTTTATAAGAGTATATATGAATTCCATCTGAATTCGTACTTAAAATATTAATAAACGTAAACATAGTATTTAGAAAACTTATTTTAATTATTATATAATATTTATTGTAAAATGTCTAAAATAAAAAGAGAGACGATACATCACGTACAGTCTCTCTTAAATCTAAATAATTTAGAAAAATGAAAACTAATTGAAAAACGAGCAAACGTTTTTTCTTAGTTTTTTTCTATATCTATATATTTATCTAATTTTCAAAAATATTTTTTTACAAATTAATTTCCACCGAATAACTTATCTAATTCTTCTTGTGACATTGCATCTACTGCATCATCACCATTTGTAGATGGTTCATCGTCTTTCTTATCATCTGATTTATCTTCATCAGAATCTGAATCACTATCATCTGAAGACTCATTATCATCTGTTGAATCGGAATCGTCATCAACAATTTGTCCACCAATCATATCTTCAAATTCTTCTTTAGTAATACCATATTCGTTATTCAAAACATCTGCAAGATCATTTACATAATCTGTATTTGTTAAAACAACTTTAACTGGTTTATCATCACCATCTACATTATCATCTGTTGAATCATCTGCATTTGCATCATCAGAATCTGAATCACTGTCGTCTGAATCATCTGCATTTGCATCATCAGAAGAATCATCATTATCATCTTCAAGTAATTTCTTGAACTTATTATAATGTAAAGACTCATTTGATGCATTATCATCTGTATCAGTTGAATCATCTGAATTTTCATCATCAGAAGATATATCATCTGCATTGTCATCTGTTGACTCACTATCATCTTCAGAATCATCAGTTTCATCATCTTCATCTTCAAACTCAATAGCATCATCTGGAACACCAGCATCTACAAGAGATTGCTTAAGCTCATCTGCTGCTGCTTGATTTGCAACTGTAATTACAACACGTGATAACTCAACTTCTTCATCTGTATCTGGATTTTCATCTGTAGATGAATCATCAGCTTTATCCGTTGAACTATCATCTGCATTATCAGCATCATCACTTGCATCATCTGAACCTGTTGGATCTACTGGTAATGGTTCCAATGGATTATCTTGTGTTTCTTCATCCTCATTCAACTTAAGACCTTTAGCTTTAATTAATTTCTTATATGTTAAACGGTATGTAAGTTCTTCATCAAGAATATTCATTAACTTTTCTTTATTAAGAATTGAATCACGAAGTTCTCTCTTTGTTGATTTAGAAGCAGACTCATTCAAAGACTTATAAGATTTCATAAGTTTTGTATGCTGTGCTTTAACGGTATTTAACAATTCAAGAAGTTCTTTTGCTGTATATTCTGTAATATTCTTACCATTAATAGTTTTCTTCTCATAAAGATTCTTCTTACCAGACTTCATTGCTTTACGAATGAACTCAAACTTCTCTGAACCAATTGATTCCTTTAATGCAAGAAGTTCTCTTCTTTTCTGTTGAAGTTTTGCGTTTTTATTAACAGGTTCACTCTTAGCTTTATTAATTGCACGATTAATAATAGATTCATTAAGTGTTGTTTTCTTTGCAGATTTTACAATATCCTTTGTGGTAAGTCCATTCTTTCTCATCTTCAATGCTTCAGAAAGATTTACAAGACGTTTACCATTTCTTCTCTTTCCTGGACAACATCCTTTCTTTTTCTCAAGAAGCTTCTTTCTTTTTAAACGACGATCATTCTTTGATTCATAGCACTCAAACTCTTCATCTTCCATGCATTCATCAAATTCATCATCTGAATCATTCAAAGAATCTTCATCTGCAAATTCTTCATCTGCATCTTCATATGTCTCATCATAAAGATCATCATCATCATCAAGTTCACCTTCTGCATCCATATCTGCATATGCATCATCTCTTGCATCCAATGCATCTGGATCATTAGGATCTACCTCATCATAATCTGGAATCATATCATCATAATCATCTTCGTCATCAAGATAGTCATCATCAATAGACTCATCCATATCTACATAATCATCACCATATTCATCCTTCATATCATCAATAGCTGTATCTCTTGCATCATCATCTTCTGGAATATCAAGCCATTCACCTTCATCATCAAGGCCATAGTCTTCATCCATATCTTGATAATCATCGCCATACTCATCTTCCATATCTGCTTCAGCTGCAGCACGTGCATCATCATCAGACTCTACATCGTCAAGTTCATCATCTGCGTCGTCATATGTAAAATAAGTATCAACATCATCAATATTATATTCGTCTTCAAAAATATCAATAATATCATCTTGTGTAAGTCCGTCAATTACCATATATACGGTATCTCCATCCTCTTCCTTTGATACTGTAGCGTCTGCATTCGTATCTTCAATATGTGTAGCCAAATCATCCATATTACCTTGAAGTTCAGGATAATCATGAACAAGCTATACAACATCAATCTTTACAGGAAATGCATAACTTTCATTAAGTTTTCTTTTCATATTATATAAATAGAATTATTTTCTTTTTTATTATTTATCTTATTGAAAAATTACTATAAATTAACTTAAATTAATTAATTTATTATAATATTCTTTCAATAATTGTTCACTTATTATATTATTACTCAACATATTGATATATGAAGTTTTAAATTCTTCATAATCTTTATGTTTTATATCATTTCTTATCACAGTTGATGAAACACATTCATTATTATATTCATCATCTCTATTTATATAATGAATTGGTTCTATATTTGCATTTATATATATAGTTTTAATACCTATATCTTTATTATAATATTTGCCATTAATTGAATAAAGATTACAAAATTCTTCTTTACGTTTTATATCTGTTCCTTTATCTGATGTAACTAAACAGAATTTATCATTGTTCAAAGAATTTCCAACATCATTATAACATTTTCTAATAGGTGCAGGATATTCAGATATATTCACTTTTATTTCTGTATTATATAAATCTGATAATTTATCTTTTATACTATTTAAAAACCAAAGACTAGAATCTGCTGTTATTGAATCTCTATCTTTATATGAAATATAAATACGTGCTTCATCAATATGAACATTATCTGTATTAAAGATATGTGACCTTAATATAGATAAATGTCCATCATGAAATGGTTTAAAACCACCCGGAAATAATAATATATTTTTACTCATTCATTTAATTTTTTAAATACCACGTTTACCAAATTTAGAAGTATCAATACCAATTAAATTCTTTAATGATATACCTCCTAATTTCTGCATTTCTGCAAAAGTCTTTAATATAAACTTGACATTTTGATTAAATACAACAAAAACAACATCTTTTCTTATTTTTGATGGAATTAATTTAAGTTGTTCCCAACCTGTATCTTCACCATCTGTAAATACAATTATTGTTGTATGTTTCTCTCCATTATCGTAATAATATGGTTTCTTAAGTTTTGTAACACTTATAGTATTACCAGGAATATCTGTACCACCAGAACCACCACGATCTCCAAGAAGTTCAAGACGTTTCTTTATAGGTGTCTTAATATTCCACATTGCTACATTTTCAGGAAGAATACGGCCTGTTGTAAAATATGCTCTGGCAGAATTCAATACCTTACATGTTTTCTCCATTGTACAAATTTCCTTGAATATCTGATAGAATATTCCATTTCCATTACCATACATAGAACCTGAATTATCTATAAGATAAAATATATTAGCCGCATTGTTTTCTTCAAATGGAACTTTCTTATATGGATTGAATCTATCATCACGCCATGATTGTGACATTGTTCTTTTCGAACGTTTCATTTGTGTTCCCGCTTCCATTGCAGCTGTGAAATGTTTTCTTAACTTTTGTTTCCAGTTAGCCAATGATTGCATATTCTTTAATTTATCTGCAATATCATTAAGTTTATTTGCTAAATCAGGAGAAATATTTCTTAACTGATCCATGTGTTCTTCATTATACTTTCTTGATAATTCTTTAGGATCACATGTTAATTCTTCAGCTGTATAAGGATCACCAGATTCTTTTGCAATTTCTGCCATTTGTTCTTGTGACAACATATCGGCGCCACCAAATGTAGAAGATGTAGTAGTATCAAATTCTTTACCTTCCAATTGTTTCTGAACTTCTTCCTCATTAGGTCCCGCTTGCATATCTCTATCGATTTTATTTTTCATATCATCAATAGCGTTCTTGACATCCTTACGCGCTTGTTCACGTGCAGCTTTTTCTTCTGCAGACATTTGTCCAGAATTTCTACCGGATTTTGAATTGCCAGTTGAACCTTGATCAGACATATCACCATTCATTGATGAACCATCATTATCAGACGAACTATTACCAGATTGAGAATTACCTCGTTCATTTCCTTGTTCTCCTGATTGATTTCCATTACCAGTTTGTGAATCATTTCCTGAATTATCTCCTTCTTGATCATCACCTGAACCATTACCATTCTGATTATCATCTGAATCTTCATCACCACTACCAGAACCTTTACCCATTGCTTTATCTAATTCTTTCTTTACTTCATCATTATAAGCATCTTGATATTCACTAGATTTATTTGTATTATCAGGCATTTGATCCATACCATAATCAGACATTGTATCTGGATCAGCTGCACTTAAATCTGTATCATCATAATTTGATGAACCTCCTTGTTGACTACCGTCGCCAGATTGCTGTTGTCCAGATTGACCTGACTGATTTCCAGAATCACTTTGACTTCCAGACTGACTAGATTGTTCACTCTGACCTTGTTGTCCTGATTGTGATTGACTTCCAGATTGTCCTTGTTGACCATCTTGCTGTCCGGATTGTCCACCTTGTCCTTGTTGCTGTTGTGAACTACCACTACCTTGACCTTGTTGTCCTTGCTGTTGTTGATTATTAACAGGATTTTGATTAATAGGTTGATTTGGTGTAGAAACCTTATTATAGAAATAAGCATCAAAAATTAATTGCCATGGTTCCATTCGGAATCTATCATCAAATATACCCTCACATTCTGCAGTTGCACCTGCAAAATATTTAGGAATTTGTTTTTCAAGATCTCTATTAATCTCTGCATCCATGGCAATATTTGCCAATTGATGATTCTTTCCTCCTTGTGTTTCTGTTTTTCTTTCAGCTTGTTCTCTATGTCTATATATTTGATGATATGCCTCATGACAAATAACATATAATACTAAACGTGCCATAGTAATAATTCTATCATTAGACGACATGCGTTTACCTTGTGCAAGCATTTCCTTTACTTGTCCTTTTCCTTTATATAAAAGTTGTTCAGCAAATATAGGATTAAACGCAATACGTACACCATCACTTGCCGCAGTATCAATATTAAATGTCCATAAAATAGGTTTATTAAATCGTCCAAGAATTGGTCCTAATTCCCTTGTACTTGCAGCTTGCGTCTTTGCCATTTCGCAAAATTGAGCAATCTCTGCAGGAACTATTTCCTCTTCTGTTTGAACACCGGTTATTGCATCAGTTATCTTCACTTTTACAGGAACACGCATTTTAGCAACAGGTATTGCCATACCCATATCTGCCATTGTTTTCCCTTTATATAACTTTCGTATATCAATACTCTTCTTTTTCATGAGTCTTCCCCATAATCCTTGAAGTTCTCGTTGTTTTTCTTCAGCAGTCTTCAACTTAATACCCATTGTTTGTTTAACAGTATTATTTGAATATGCTTCATATACTCGAGTTTTATTAGTTTTTAACTTTACTTTTACCATATTAAAATACGTTAAAAATTCTTTTTATTATTTATTGTAAAAAGAAAAGAGTGAATATAATTCTAATAAATTATACTCACTCTCTTTATATATTGTTTATTTATCTAACATTATTTCTTTGCTCGTGATTTAGCGTTTGAACGAGTCTTATTAAATTCATAAGATTCAGATCTTGCCAAAATATTCATCGCAGGTAAAATTGGAACTTTAGATTCTTCTACTTGATTTTCATGTGCAATAGATTTAAGATCAGAAGATTTCTATTGTCTAGCATTCTCTAACGCAATTTTTGTCTTTCTAATAGCTACTGTATTAATGAATTCCTTACGAAGATCTGTATCAATATTATTAATACTATCAAACAATGTTGTATTCATATTATGAGCGATACTACCAATTTCCGTTTGAATACTAATCTTAGCAATCCATGATGCAAAATGTGCATAAAGTTGAGCAACACGAGAATTAACCAATGAATTAACCTTATTACGTAATGTATCCATATCTGCTAATTCATTCTCATCAAATAACAAATTAATAGATTTACCATTAATATTAAATGAATATTCCTTGATAAGATTCTGTGCTTCAGCAGCAACATCAGAATCTGACATTGGTTTTGCTTTCTTTAATGCTTTCAAATCTGCTGCAACATCATCTTCAAGATTACCTGGATAAGATGCGAATACTTGCATTGGTAATTCCTTTGCAATACTAGAAATACACTTCCACTTAGAATATTCCGAAGTTGCATATTGATCAACAGATAATGGTTTTCTATCATCATCATCTTGATATTCCTTAGGCATACTACCAGTTTCCCAAATAGTATCCATAACATCTGGTGTAAATACCTTAGCATATTCATTATATGTTTTCCATGCACTCATAACAGGACCGGTTGCTGTAGCACCATTTGTACCTGTATCATCACCAACCATATCTCTCATGTTATCAGTGAAATAATTCATGAAGATATTATAACGTCCACGAATACCTGTTGCAGTTCCAGCAGGATCTAAGTCATCAATACCACCATGTTCTTCTACCCAATAATCCCAATAATCATCATCAAGACCATTCAATGCATCTTGAAGAACATTAGGAAGAATACCACCATAATATTCCTTGTATGTATTACCTTCATCATCAGTCTTTTCTTCTACAGATTGATCAATTAATTTCTGATAATATTCTTTACCTGAAATACCATCAGGATTTTCATCAAATAATTCAATTAATTCATTCTTATAGAATGGACCTACTGTATTAGCCCATGTACGAGGAGTAACCATTCTCTTAGTACGAAGAATAACTTCCTAATTAAGAACATCCTGAATAGATGATAAAGAATCTTTATCATTTTCATGTGCTCTCTTATCTGCCTCTGGATTCTCAAGCATATCATCATAACCACCGTTTGCAATAGTAGAATACCATACATAATCAGGAGATGCTTCAATGAAGTCTACAATAAATGGAGGTACATTTGCCTCATGTGTCAATGGATCAACTGAACGTGCCCAAGTAATCCATTCGTCCTTAGAAGGAACATATGTATAATGGATAAAACGGTTTGTCTGCGCAGCAGTTGGGAAATATCTCTTATCTTCTGAATCTGCTTCACCTTCATCAATAGATCTATTAGAAGCAAGAACAAATCCCCATTTAGATGCAACAACATAATTATCACCAAACTTATGATCATTTACGATACCCATGATAATATTCTGAACATTAGGTTCAACACGTGAATATTCATCCATAAATACAACACCACCTTCAAATGGATGTCCGTTAGATGCAGTGATTTCACCATCATCATCAGTTGCAAGGAACTTACATGTATTACAGAAATAATCGCGACGTTTCTTTTCCTCTGGATCAGAAGTATTAAGATATACTGGAAGCCAGTTCTTAGGAGTATCAGTAAATCCTTCTCTCTTATATTTCTTAGGAACACTTGTTCTATCTCTCTTCTAACCAAGTTCTACACCATAATCAATTTCACGTGTAGAGTCACGAGGTAATGTCCAGTTTTCAATAGTATAGCCAGCAAGCATAATAACTTCAAGATTCAAGTTAATTGCCTTATATTTAGCATTAGCCATATCTTTGATAGTTTGCTTAATAATTGCAGTTTTACCAATACCTGGAGCACCCCAAATAAGGAATGGTACAACATCTGAGTGTCCGCCAAGAGGCCCAGAAATTTGATTCTTAATATTAGTCTTAAGCTTGGCGATTAATTGTTTTGAATTAACAGCGACGCCGAAATGACTAAACCCTTTACTGTCCTTTACTGCATCATATGAATAAACTGCTTCATTCAAAGCCTTATGTAATTTAGATTCTTTATAATATGTTTCATTTACATACTTAATAGATTCTGTGATAGTCTCATCTGTTGTACCAGCACGCTTAATAACACGACTCCAATAATTAACAATATTTTTCTTATCATTAGCAATACCTTCTGCGAATGCTTGATCAATAGATAACCCACCAACTCCAGCGGTAGATTTAAGAGAAGCAGATGGCGCGAAATAAACACCTTTAGGTAATTGATGTTTCTATGCCATGATAGCAAGATTACCGACATTATTAAGAGACCAATTAATAACAGCATCTGTTGTCTCATCAATAAGTGCAATAAATCCCTTTACTTTATCTGTAATATATGAAGCTACTTTCTTTCCGTATTCCTTAATCTTATCTAAGAAACCTTCATTAATTAAAATCTTATTTAATGGAATATTGTTCTCTGTGTAATTATCATCAAAACACATTGAACAAGTATCGTTAGACTCGTTAATCGATAAAAGAATACCGTTAATCTTATACTATGTACCATTTACACAATGTACAAGAGTAGCAGGTATATTTAACTTAGTTTTTACCATATTTTGAAAATCAAAAAATTATTTTTTATATTTATTATAAAAAATGGATAGTATTTTGTAATATCCATTTAATATTATTAATATAATTATTTCTTATTCTTAAAAATATCTATATCATTATCAATTCCTGTTTCCATAACAGCTTTTGATTTACTTGATGAAACTACAGTATATTCAATATCCGATGTATTACTGATAAACCATCTACCAGGATAACGTGCACACAAATCTTTATGTTCTCTTACAATATCAAGCATTCGTTCCTGACTCTTCTGAAACTCACTTCTCAATACTTCAACACTTTCCATAATATTCTTATAGAGAGATGAATCAAATTGAGGATTTGCCTCGGTAATCCACTTCATAAGTGAGCCATCATTTGCATCATAACGTTCACTCATAATATGTGTATAAATACTATCAAAACTCTCTGCATACTTATCACTAATTTGTGCTTGTTGAGAAATAGTTTTCCACATACGATCATGCATGCCTTCAATCTTACCTCTCTGTGCTTCAGCTTCATTTCTCAATGAAATCTCCTGATTATTATAAGAGAAATACATTGATACTCCAGAAATTACAAAAATTCCAATAATAATTGAAACAATAATAATTGCAATCTTTTTCATTTTTCTAAATTATTTGTTAAATTTATTATTAATTACCATAAACTAATGTATGAATATCTTCATATGTAAAACCATTTGTTGATATATTATTTAATGATGGTTTTACTTTTCTAAAATCTATTTTATCCATACATATAGTAGAATAATTTATAGTATTATAACTTCTATTCATTTTACATTACTTTTTTATAAAATACATTTCCTTCTTCTTCAAATCCTTCAATAGAAGCAATATCATAATCTGTATATTCTTTTCCATCAGAAAAATCTGTTAACTTTCCATTTTCTGATTTAATAAACCCAGATACTGTCTCATCACCACATGGATGAATTTCAAATACACCATTAATTTCTTTAATATCTGAAATACTTCTAACAATATTATCTGTATTCATCTTATTGTTGATTAACGTTTTTTTATTATTAATATTATAAAATTCCATAATTTTATTATTAAAGTTTCTCTACTACAAGTGATAAATCATCAATTACAATTCCTTGTACATCAAACTCAATCTTATTATCTTGAATTTTCTTAACTGTTAAAACTTCATAATTATAATAGATTTTATCACCTACTTTAAGAGATGAAACAGATACCATTGTTGATTCACCATAATTATGAGTATCCTTTCTAAATTCAGACATACCTTCTACTGGAATAGGACAAATAGCATCAAAATGATCAATAATATAATCTTTACTAGTATTACCAGAAACAATAGTAACACCTCCAAAGCCTTTCTGTAAGCCTAGATACATTTTTACAGTAGACATTTTATTAACATATTCTGAAGTTTTAATCCATTTATTCATAATTGTATATCTTTTTAATTGTTCAACTTATTTGTTTATTAACAATACAAAGATACACAATTATTTCCAAAATAAAAAATTATTCATAAGAATTTTCATAATCTTTTAATTTTTCTTTCGCATATTCTATAGTTATATGAAATTCTTTTTCATTAGACGCCGGTAAATTATACATTGCATCATCCATAAGATTCTCTACTATTCCTCTTAACCCCCTAGCGCCTAATTTATTCTTAATGGATAACTTAACTATATAATCATAAACTTCATCATCTATTATAAGTTCAATACCATCTAATTTAAACAACTTCTTAAATTGTTTAATAATAGCATTTTTCGGTTCTGTAAGAATTCTCTTCAAATCATCTTCAGTTAAAGGATTAAGATATGTAATAATAGGAAGTCTACCAATTAATTCAGGAATCAAACCATAATTCTTTAAATCTTCCGCATTTACATATTTAAATATGTTTTCTTTATTATCAGAAAAATATTTCTTATCCTTTGATACAAATCCTAATGTAGATTTATTAACTCGTCTCTCTATAATTTTATTCAAACCAACAAAAGCACCACCACAAATAAATAAAATATTTTTTGTATCAACCTCTACCATTTTAGCATCCGGGTGTTTTCTTCCTCCCTTTGGAGGAACATTTACAACAGAACCTTCAATTATTTTAAGTAATGCTTGTTGAACGCCTTCACCTGAAACATCTCTTGTTATAGATGGATTTCCTCCGGATTTCCTTGCAATCTTATCAATCTCATCAAGAAATACTATTCCGTGTTCTGCTTTCTTAACATCATAATCACATGCTTGGAGAAGTCTTGTGATTGCAGTCTCAACATCATCACCAACGTATCCTGCTTCGGTGATAGAATTAGAATCCACTATACTAATTGGTACATCTAACATTTTAGCAATAGACTTAACCAAAAGTGTTTTACCAGTACCAGTGTCTCCCAAAAGTATACAGTTACTCTTCTCAATCTCTACATCATCAAATCCTTTTTGTTTAATTCTCTTATAATGATTATAAACTGCAACTGCTAACCTTTGTTTCGCTTTATCCTGACCAATTACATATTGATCCAAAAATTCTTTAATCTCTGTAGGTTTTTTTACATCATCCTTATGAAAATTATCATCTGGTGGTAAAAACTGTGTATTATGATTTACTATACTCAAATTCATATTGTAAATCTGGTCACAACATTCATTACAAATACTTCCATATTCACCATTAAAAAGTAATGCAACTTGGTCTTTCGTCTTACCACAAAATGAACACTTATTTTCTTTTTTATTTGTATCTTTCTTTTTTTCTGCCATATATTAATTAAAACTAAAATCTTAAATAACAACAAATATTATATTATATTATTAGGTTATTGTTTACATTTATAAATAATAAAAATAACCGGTTAATTAATATATGAAAACTATTAAAAAGTCTTCAGTTAAAAATAAAAATATAAAAGGTAAAATTGGTTAGGATGGTGGTTATTATGTTGATAATTGTCCAGTCTTAATTCCTAAGGAAAATATTAAGTTTTTCACCGCTATGCAAAAAGCATGCTCAGTAAATCCTTATGGAAAATATGGTAATGCATGTAATGTTAAATTATTGTGATAATAACTAATAAAACATAAAACTCGAAATTTGATACAATATCTCTCCTGCATCGCGTCAAAATCTCTTTACCTTATAGTTATTAGTCTTAATTAAAAATAATGTGATACAGAGAGAATTTTATTAAATAATAATTTTCATAAAATAAAAAAGAGATTAATAAGTTTTGTTTATTGCTTATTAATCTCTTTACTTTTCTATTTAATATAATTTCATTAAAACTTCAAACCATGTATCATTTCAAAAACCTTAATCTTATTATTTATGCCAATATTTGTGTTTATATACTAATATATAAACAATTATTTCTTGTTTCATAGACACTCTACTTTTTAGTATAATCATTAGTAATGATTTAGTCATCCATAGTTGGTATCTCCGCAAGCGTAAATTCGGGTAAATATACACCTATTATATTTTAATAATTTATTTGTTTTAATCCTTCTGCTAAAATATTTAATGAAGCATTATAATCTCTATCAATCTCTTTACCACAATGTGGACATATCCATTCTCTCTAACTTAATTTTAAATCTTTATAAATATGTCTACAATTATGGCAAGTTTTAGATGAAGGATAGAATCTATTTATTATAACCAGCTATTTTCCATACCATCTACATTTATATTCTAACTATTTTCTAAATTCAAATAAAGATAACTCTTGAATAGATTTAGCAAGTTTATGATTAGACATCATTCCATTTACATTTAAATCTTCAATACAGATAACTTGATTTTCATTAACTAGTTTTGAAGTGATTTGATGTAAATATGTATTTCTCTAATTTTTTATTTTCTCATGAACTTTTGCAATTTTAATTCTAACTTTATTCCGATTATTACTTCCTTTCTATTTCTTACTTAACAACCTCTATAATTTCTTTAATTTCTTTTCTTGATTTCTATAGAAATGTTTATTTTCATATCTATTTCCATTAGAATCAACGATAAAATCTTTTATTCCTAAATCTAAACCTATTACGGTATCTAATTTTTCTTTTTGTATAATATTATAATATATTAAAATAAACAAATAATATTTTTCTGTAGAAGTTTTAATAAGCGTAATTGAATGTATTTTATTTTGATTATGATTTAAATATATTTCATCTTTTTTAGAACATTTAAATAATATATTCTTTAACTATTTAATTAATGTTATCCTATTACCATTAATTTTCTTCTTTTTAAATTTAAATATAGTTCTTGTAAATCTACAACTTTGCTTAATATCTTTCTTTGATTTGAATTTAGGATAACCATTATGTAATTTAAAGAAATTATCATATGCTTTAATTAAATCCTACATTGATTGCTATAAACACATAGCATATACATCATTTAAAAAAGTATATTCATCTTGTTTTTTTAAATTAGTCAAATATTTACCTAATTGTGTCCATGATACAACTTGTTTATTCTACTCATACTATGACTTCTTATAATCCAATAATTTATTATATATAAGTCTACAACAACCTAACTGTTTAGAAATAAATTCTTTCTAAACATTATCAGGATATATTCGTATTTTAATATATTTTAACATAATATTTTTTAAAATTTTAAACCATGTATCATTTCAAAAACTTTAATCTTATTGTTTATACCGTAAATAATATTATCAATAGTTGAGATGGTATCTTTCATATATTTACAGAAATTATCCAATAAATCAACTGATTCTTTTTCTGCTGATAACTGAGATTCAATCTGTAAATTAATAGCACTTTCATTCGTATATCTAATTCCAGATGAACCTGATTTTAAAGCTAAATAAATTCCTGATGCTTTAGACTTATAATCTCTCGTTTGCTTTTGTAATATCTTTGCTGTTCCATAAAATAAGTCTATTGCTTCTTGTCTCTTTAAATAAACTTCATTCATCAAACCATCAATAGATTTCAAATCTTTCATTCGTTCATTTAAATTCTTAATAATATCTGTCCACTTATCTTGAAGATTACTCAATGAATTTTCCAATGAATTTTGTTGTGAATTAACATTATTATTCTGATTAGTTTGTTGAACTTGATTATTATCTATAGAATTATTATTTTCTGTTACTACTTCATTTTCTTTATCCATAAATCAAAAGTTTATAATAATACTTTATATATTATATCATTTAATAAAAATAAAGTTTTATTCTCAAAAAGAATTTCAATCAATAAAAAGAAAGAGTCAAAGAAAAAGTTTTCAAAAAGAAATCATAAATTAAACTTAAATAAAAATTGATCCTATAATATTTATCTCTCTAAAAATCTATGTTCAAAAAGAAAGTAGGCAAAGAAAAAGAACCAAAAAGAAATTAATTTTTCAAATCTAAATTTAATTTTCTTTATTTAATTTCTTAAATATCTATCATTACCTTAATATCTTAATATTAATTATACTTCACTTTTCAAAAAAAGTCTACTTTTTGTTTAAATATTTTTAATAATTTTTAAAAATAATTTATAACTTATTGATAATCAATATATAATTTTTATTAATTTATACAAATTCTAAATAATATTTAATTAAAATAAAATATTTTTACAATTTTCCATGACTTACCTTACTAAATATTAAAAATAAATATAAAAATTAATTTTAAACTAAATTTCTTTATATAATTTCTTAAATATCTTAGATTCTCAAAATACCAGTATTTATTTTACTTACTTTTGAAGAAAAAGTCTACATTTTTAAGAAATATTTTTAATAAAAATTGAAAAAAGTTTATAATTAATTGAAACTAAATAATTTAGATATATGGCAGATAGTAAAAATAATACAAAAAAGGTAAAAACTGGTGTAGTTGAGTCTATTGATGATCCAACATGTTCAGGAAGAGTAAAAGTTAGGGTTGCAGGTTTACATGATAACATATCAACAGAGAATTTACCATGGTGTAATTACGCGGGAAGTGGTATGTTTTCAGGTTCAGGTGGTGGATAGATTTCTATACCACGTGTAGGAACAAAGGTAAGAGTTAGATTTGCATAGGATGATGTAAACTCCATGGAATGGTATGGAACAAATACATTGGACAGAAAACTTTCAGAGGAATTGGCGTCTGATTATGCAGGTTCATAGGTTCTTCTTTATGACTCGGAATATGATTTGTCTATTAAGTTTCAACCAGGTTCTGGTTTAGCTTTATATTATAAAGGTTCTTATATGTAGATGACACCTGATAATACTATAACTATTCATTATGGTCCTGACGAGACAACAGGTGTACAAATATAGTTAACAGACGGTAAGGTTTATATATAGGCACCATAGTAGATTAATATAACATCAGGTAATGAAGTTAATATAGAGGGAAAGGTTATAACATTAAATGGAACATCTGCTGTCCGTATAAAAGGAACAACACCTAATACATGCGCTGTTAATGCTACACAACTTATGACATTGTTATAGACGATGGCAGCTAATATCGATACAAAATTAGGTTAGTCAAAATCTGGTATATGTGCCGCTACTGTTTCAGGTTCTAAGGAAAAAATAATGAATCAACATATCCTTTATATTTAATAATAATGTACGCGCGTTATAACGTGTTTAAATAAGTATTTTCATTCGTTACAGTATAGATGTATTGGTTGAGAAAAAAGTTGAAAATTTTGCGAGTTTTCTTATGTTTTTCTTAAGAATTTTGAAGAAAAATTGAAGTTTTTCTTAGAAATATTTTTTATTTCAAAAAATTGTGTGTATCTTTGTAATAACAAATAAAATAACAAAGTAACAAACAATTAAAAAATAAAAATTATGGATATTATTGATATTTTCAACGGTACAAGTAGTTCTTCAATTAAGATAGAGAATGATGTAAGAAATATGTTCATTTCTCTTAATAATAAGAACACCACATATAATTTGGGTTATAAGGGTATTCAGCAGTTTTTGTTTACTACTCTTTGTAATGTATTGAAGAAACATTTTTCATATAATGAGCTATATTCATTTTTGAAGACTTATGATATTCAATCATCGGAGAAGTTGACAGATGCTATTATAGATAATATGGATTATCTTACTGCTGTTGTGAAGTTGGATCTTCATAATTTTACATATACAAAGAAGATGACAAGTCGTGAGCGTTTAGCAAAAGAAATCTTTGATTCATATGATGGACATGGAGAAAATCCTTATAAGGATGAAGTTGATAAAGATAAGAAAGAGAATATTCTTGTTGTTCGTACACATTATGGAACTCATAAGCCATTAATGTATACATTTGATGGCGAACTTACAGAAGATAAACGTCATCAGATTCGTATGATGTATTATTATGAGACAAAATGTAACTATTTTGAAACTCGTGATATTCTTTATTCTAATTGGATTAATCTTCCTGAAGAGTATCAAATGGCATCGGCACCTTATGAAGAAGAAATTGAAGAACTTCATTTTAAGGTTAAATAATAAAATACATAATTTTCATATTTTTAAATTTTTAATTTTTAGACAAAGTGAAACGTTTGAAGTATAAATATTTTAAACGTTTCTTTTTTATTTTATGAACAATAGAAAATATCTTAAATATGTAATTGATGAAGTTGTATTCAGAGAGTTTCCAGATGAAGTTACTCTTGCATTAAATATATCAGGCTGTCCAAATCATTGTATAGGTTGTCATTCATCTTATCTTGCAGATGATATAGGTGAAGAATTAACAGAAGATGTATTGGATAAACTTATAGATAAGAATAAAGGAATTACATGTGTAGGATTTATGGGCGGTGATAATAATCCTCAGGAAGTTGTTAGATTATCTATGTATGTGAAAGATAAATATCCAAATTTACATACAGGGTGGTATTCGGGAAGAGAAGTATTTCCACTTCATCATGGTACATTTGATTATATTAAATTAGGTCCGTGGAAAGAAGAATGCGGACCATTAACATCAGAAACAACAAATCAAATCATGTATCAGAAGGTAGATGGAGGAATTGATAATCCTACGTTTATGGATATAACAAAGAAAGCATTTAGATCTCATAAACCTTGGGAAACTGAATCATTAAATGATGATTAATGTAAATTTTGGAACAAAATGATACAATTTAACAGATCTAGATCAGAAAATGTTATAATTTTATGTTATAAAGCATATTTTTTGAAAACAATTAGATAAATAAAATGTAAGATAGTTATAAATTGATTAGTTAAAGTAAATTATAATATAAAAAGAAATTAAAATACGGTTTTCACAAACAGTATCTTAACGATGGTTATGTTATAAAGATAGTTAAAATTAAAAATAAATTTACGTTAAAGATTATGAAAACAATTATTAATGCAGTTAAATATGCATGGAATGCATATTGCAATGGAAGCTACATTATGAATAAATCCGTTTATGAAGCTGGACTTATTCCAATGTAATTTTCAAAATTTGATAGTTAAAAATTAGATGGTTAAAAAGAAGTTTTAAAATTAAAGTTACGTTAGAGATTATGAGTAAAATTATTAGTTTATTGAAGCGTGCTGGTAAAGCATACTGTAATGCATATGCTGAAGCAAATACTATTAAGATGGGTGATGGTACTGTTGCCTATATTGGTACTAGCGGAATGGTATATGTAGCTTAACCAAAGTTAAGTTTAATTAGATGAAGTATGAAATTATTAACACACATCAAATGGCAATACGGCCATTTGATTTTGATTGTAATGGATAATAAATAATGTAAATTGTTAATGTGTTAATATTATGTATTCATCTTTATTTTTAGAAACAATGGCAATCCTAAAAGGATATATTTATAATAAACAAGATATGATTTAGAATTACTATGATCATATTAATGTCAATCAAAAAGAGGAAATAGTTTTAACAAAAATTAAACTATTTCCTCTTTTTCTTATATAATAATTAATAACTATTTTTTAGAAACATAAATTATTCTTAAATGACAACAACAAAGAAAACAATATAGATAAAGGCAAATAAATGTTTATTCTTAGCAGATATTCACTTAGGTGTTAGATCTGCATCAGAAGAATGGCAAGAAAATATATCATCTTATTTTTATAATTGGTTTATTCCTTATGTTAAATCATTAATAGCAAATGACCCTAATTATTTTTTAGCAGTATTGGGAGATGTTTATGATGATAGAAAATCTATCGATATTAATGTAAATGATTTAACTATTGATATATTTGAAGATTTAGGTAAATTATTACCTGTTTATATTATCAATGGAAATCATGATTTATCTAAGAGAACGAATAAAGGTAATACATCATTAAGAAGTTTGGAAAATATTCCTAATGTTACAGTTATAAAAGAGCCGACACTTATTAAGATTAAACCATCAACTAAAATATTATCAAATATCATTGCGATACCTTATTTAGGTTCACATGAAGAAGAAAACAAAGTATTGCTAGATTATTCAGGAAAAGCTAATTACGCATGGATGCATACTGATATTTCACAAATGAAATTTGATAATGGCATGACAATTATAGGTGCAGTTGATTCAAATATATTTAAAGGACGAATCTTTTCAGGACATATACATAAACGTCAAGAATTAGGAAATGTTATTTATGTAGGCTCGCCTTATCAATTAAGAAGATCAGATATAGGAAATACTAAAGGAATTTATAAATTAGATTTTTCCAATAATGAATTATCATTTGAAGAAAATGCTTATAGTCCCATATTTCATAAAATAAAAGTTGAAGATTTTTTAAAGTTATCAGTAAAAGAAAGAGATGAATTTCTTGATAATAATTATAATGATATTATTATAGAAGAATCAGATTTAAGAAAATATAAGTCAGGAACTATTTATGACATGGCAAATCTCTCTAATGCAAAGAGAGTTCAGATTATAGTTAATAAGTCACATCATGATTTAGATAATATAGATGATGAAGAATATAAAGAGTTGTCTATTGAAGAACTTATAAATGAATCAATATCACAATTGGATGTTGATGATGATACTAAAGAAAGATTGAAGAATATAAGTAGAGAAAGACTTAAACAAGCAGAAAATGAGATGAATGAAGTTTAACATAATAAATAAATTAATTATTATAAAGGATATAGCATTTATTTGTTATATCCTTTAATTATAATTAAAAAAGTTAAACAAATAATTATATGGATAATATAATATTCATAGTAGTATATGTTTTAATAGGATTAATAACATATGGATATTTTTTATATATAACAAAAGATAATGAAAATATAGATAGAAAATATAAGATAAAAATGTTTATTATTTCATTAATTGCGAGTCCATTGATGATCCTGTTTGAATTATTTCTTTTACTATTAAATAGATATGATTACTAAAATATGAAGATAGAAAAAATTGAATTTCGTAATTTATTTTCTTATGGTGAGTAGGTATAGGAAATTAATTATGATGATACAGGAAAGTTAATCCTATTGAAGGGACAAAGTGGCGCTGGAAAGTCAGCCATTCTTTCATTACCATGTTTATTGTTATATGGAAAGTTGGAGAAGGTTCCAAAGACTTCTATAGCAAACCGCATTAATAAGAATGGTTGGATGCGAGGAACAATTAAGCAAGGTTAGCATACTTATGTAATAGAAAGAAAATTTTCACCCAATGGTGTAACTGTTTTTAAAGATAATGAGAATATAGAGAATTACGGTACAAAAGATGCATAGTCATTTATTGATTCTGAAATTATCGATATTCCTCAAGCAACTTATTCAAATATGATTTCTATATCTATGAAATCGTTTAAGTCATTCCTTAAAATGTCACCAGCAGATCGAAAACAAATCATTGATAGAGTTTTTGATTTGGAAATTATTAATGTTGTTTTTGAGAATCTTAAGAAAGATATGAGAGATTTAGGTTCATCTATTAACGCTGATAATTCTACCATATTCTCTTTAAATTAGACTATTCAAAACGCTAATAATGAGTTAATTCAAATTCAGTAGAAAGTATAGTCAAAAGAAAATCAAGATAAGATATAGGAAAATAATTTAATGATAGAAGAAAATAATAAGAAATTAAAAACATTAAATGATGGATATAACCAATATGTTTAGAAACAATAGGAAATATCAAATCAATTTAATGTTATTAAGAATAAGCAAATTGAAAATTCTGTTAATATAAGATAGATTCAAGAGAAGATAAATCTATTTAAATAGGAAAAGTGTCCAACATGTGGATGTTCATTTTCATCTGAATAGTTTAATGAATTAAGAGAAAACCTTAATAAGTTAATGCAAGATAAAATGAATATTGATACTACATTACAAGGATAGATGAAGACACTTACTGATAATAGTAAAGTTGTTACAGATTATCTTAATAAAATTACGTCTGCTGTATCAAAAATTAATTAGAGTATAAATACACTTAATTCCGAAAATCTTGTGATACAAGAGAAATTAAAGTCTAATTCTGAATATAAAGCTGTATAGAATATTATAAAGAAAACAACAGATCAACTTAATGTAATTAAGAAAAGTATTGAAGATAAAAATCAATAGATGTTGGATTTATAGAATTTATCATTGGTTTATTCTATAGATGGTGTAAAGCAAAAGGTAATTAATAATTATCTTCCTTTATTAAATAAAGAGATAGAAGATAATCTTATATTATTAAATGTTCCTTATGGATTAGAATTTGATAGTAAGTTTGACCCACATCTTAAAGACTTGGGAAATGAATTGGATCCGGTTACATTAAGTGATGGTGAGATGACACGTGTAGATATTGTTGTATTATGTAGTTTGTTTAAGTTACTTAAGCGCAGATACCCATCTATTAATACATTTACGTTAGATGAAGTAATATCTACATTGGATAACTCAAATTCTGGAGCTGTATTGGAATTCCTTAAGAATTTTGCAAAAGACAATAAGTTGAATTGCTTTGTTGTTTCACACACTGATTTATACCTTGAGAATTTTGATGAGATAATAGAAGTAGAGAAACATAATGGGTTTTCTAGATTTTCTGTTATGTTAACTTCACAATAAAATAAAAATGTGAAAAGAATAATTACTATAAGTTATTCTTTTCACATTAATTATTTTTTAACAGAAAACATATAATTTGTTAAATATATTTTCTATCATCTATCATATTTTCCACCAAAAATTTTTGACATATATTCACATAAACTTGCATATAAATCTGCATTTGGTAATTTTACTTGTTTATATGTAAAGAAATAATATTCATTTTTTTCTACTAATATATTATTTAATTTTCTTAAAAAATTAATATTAGTATCAGGTGAAACTGTTATTACCCATGCGGTAAATTCATCAAAGTAATATACTCCTTTTATTGCATGATTTCTTAAAAATTCCTCATATTCTTCAAATGTATTATTTGAAATTAAATATATATAATCGCCTTTACTTGTTTCTTTGCATAAATATGTTGCTTCGTTCTCATCATCTTCATCAACATAATCTTCATTAAGTTTTCCTTTTACTGTTTTAGAAATACTTTTCATTATTGACTCATAAAGTCTTTTCTTTTGTATTTTATCCATAATAAAATTTATATTTTTTATTATTTATTATTGAAATATAAATTTAAAAATATTACTTACTATACAATATATTATTTTACATAACTATATTTTATTTTTCTTCTTTTAATTTCCAACACCAACAACCATGATCATTTGCATATGTATGTCCGAATAAACCTGATTTACATTCATTCCAATTTTCATCAGGGTTATAGAAAATACAATTCTTACAATAACGTTGGATATAATTATTCTCTTCCATTTATTAAAAATTTATTTTTATTACTATATTTATTTTTTTATTCCAAATATTATGTGTATCTTTGTATCGTTAATAAAACAATAAACAATTAAAAATAAAAATGAATATGAAAAAGATTAGTTCAAATGCAGTTCATAACTTTACTGTTCGTCTTCTTGTTGTTTCTGAATTTATCGACGACCAGAGAATTTCTGATGTACGTAAAGTAATGAGTACACAGTTGATTTTACCGCTTGGTACAGATAATACTGTATTGAAGAGAGCATACGCATATAATAATGATAAGGACGAAATTAATTTTAAGATTTGGTTCTTGAATACTGTTAAGCAGTGTTGCCCATCAGATATGAGTATCTCGTTTGATGATGCAATGGAGATGACATGGTGTATGTTACTTCAGGCATGTGGTATCATTTATTAATCTTTTAAAATATAATATATTATGGAATATAAGAATAAGAAAATACGTATTGTACGTAAACAAAAAGATGGAATTACTCTTCGTGTAAAAGGTAATGAAGTTAAATTCTCTTGGGACGAATTTAATTCTGGATATAATATTGTTGATAATGTTTATGCCGTTATGAATGATACTATGGTTGAACGTATGAATAAATTGGATGATTTGATTTCTACTGCAACCACTGCATTTTTCATCGTTCAGAATTCTGTTCCTGATATTAAGCAATTGAGTTACGCAGCTGTTCTTACAAATACAATTGAGGAAATTCAGAAACTTCTTAATTGTACAGGACTTGAAGCTATCCAACTTGTTCGTAAGAATATTGATTCAATGAATAGTATGTTCAAATCAGATAAGTCTTCACATACACGTGAATATTATAAGAAGCAAAAAATGGAAATGAATAGAGATAAATTTCCAAAGCGTGTAGAAACGCCAGTGAATTCAACATCATGTGTATTAGAAGATAATCCTGCATTGCTGAAGTTGAAAGAGAAAATGTGTTCATAATAAATAATATTTTTAATTGTTAGACTGAAGTGAGATTAGATAATATTTTTAATCTCACTTTTCTTTTAATTCGTTTAACATTTATTAATATCATGATTATAAACAATAAATGTAATACTTTGTATACTATATAAATTTTATTTTTAATTTAAATTTAATATGGTAAAGAAATACGACGAAAATGCATATGTGGAGTTGATGAATACACTTAATAAACATATTGATGGTGGTAATTCACTTCCTGTATTTACAAAGATGATTAATGAAGTAAATGAACAATTTCCTGGTTTGAAGGATAATTTTATTCATGATATGGGAAAGTTCTTGACACATTGGTTTGAACTTGTTAATGATTGTAAATCATGTTCATTGAAACTTCAGGCAAAGATTTTGAGTATTGATACAATTTCGGAATATAGCGATTTTAATAGATTTGTTTCTTTTTGTTATGATGTAATAGATCAAACAATTAATCCACATACAAATAGATTATATGCATCTGACTTGACTAGTTATCTTGCATGCATTGTTAAAGCTGTTATTCAGACGACACGTAGAGCAAAGGGATTGGACTTAAACAGTAAGAAGTATGGCAACACAACTAAGGATGACACAACAGCAACTGGAACAGCTGAAGCATAAAAATATTAGTAATTTTCCAAATGGTGTTGTACGATTAATTAAAAGGAATAATAATGAGTTTCTTGTAGTAAACATATTTAAATTATGTAATATAAGTGGATGTACTCGTGCAGAATTTTTAGATTTTATTATGCAATATGAAAAGATAGGATGGAAGTTCTATACGAGTTTTTCACAATATGTTTATTTTAAGAAGAAACAAACATTAATAGAAAAAATTAAAAATATATTCAAATAAAGTAGACAATTTGAATTATTTTTAATATAGTTTAAAGATTTTTGAATAAAGATTTTTTAGTAACAAATATTTAATGTAATTTTGTAATGAATAAGACAAAGAAGAATGAGTTTAAGCCTGAGTATAAGTACGAAACGCTTACAGGCAAGTTTACTGATTATCGTGGAATGGTACGTGATTTTACAATGGTTGCAGTTTCAATTCCCATGAAGAATGATGATGCAGTTGTAACACGTCCAATTGAAGTTGAAGATGAATATGAGATTCCTTCAAAGAATGTATTGGACCCAGAAACAGGACAGATCGTTTATGTACCTAAGTCTACTGAGAAGTTTGTAGATGAGTATGATGAGCTTCTTGCACCTATTACTAAGATGCTTTCCGTTGGTGTTGCAACACGTTGTGTACGAGATACACATGATGCAGACCTAGGTGTTCGAATTGCATATGGTAAGGCATTGAAACTTTGGGAGCATACATTGTATGTTTCACATCCTGGTATGATTAATACAAAGATGGTTAAGGCATTGCTTGAGCAAGAAGCAGAGCATTTTAAGAAGGACCCAGGTTCTTATCTTGTAGGATATAATGATGCTAAGGCACGTTATGCAAAGGATGGTAAGATTGCAGAGGTCGAGATGACAGATGAGGAGATTGCTGATACAAAGAAATCAGAAAAGAAGAATTTTCCAGTTAAAGCAACAGATGTAAAGAAGAAGTTTTTGAAGGAAGCTGATGAGAATCAGAAGTAATAATAAAAACATATTAAATAAATAATTTTACGATAGTCATAGGTGATAGAGTTCTTCTATTACTTATGACTATTTTTACATATATAAATATTAACTAAGATAAATGATAACATAAAATATTAATAATTTTAAATAATAAACATTATGGATAATGAAGTTTTAACATTAATGAATATGCTTAATGATAAGTATGTTCATGTATATAGAGATGAAAATAATAATATTATAGTAGATGGTTCTATTATAATATTTGATAAGCAATATGATGAGTTTCCTGTAAAGATTCATCAGATAAATGGTTCTATTAATTGGTATGGTAATATATCGGATGATTCACATGGTTCATTGAAATCGTTAAAGAATTTTCCTGATATTGTAAATGGAAATGTATATATATTTAATAATCCTAAATTAACATCATTAGATGGATGTCCAAAAGAAATTTTAGGTTCATTGGTATGTGATCATTGTAATATTTCTGATATATCAGGAATTGCGAAGAGGATCAATAATTGCTTTATTGCTTCACATAATCCTATTTCTGATATTAGCGTATTAGAAAATGTAAATATTGGAGGTAATATAGAGTTAATAGATACAATATGGAGTAAAACACATAAAGAAGATACATTTATTAAAGATTCATCTGTTATCGTACATGAAGATAATACACCTAAATTATTTTAACAATTTATAATAAATAATTTAAATTTATTATAAATGAGTTATTGTGCATACATTTGATGAAGTCTTTGATGACGAATTTTATAATATAATAGATGAAAGCTATGATGATAGTATATACAATATAATAAAACCTAAATTTGGTGATTTAGTTGTATATAATTATGAAACAAAATAGTTTGATACGATGTCTAAAGAAAGATGTGGTATTGAAGATGATAAAGCTATAGTAGGTATAGTTGTTTAGGTAAATGATGATATGACAATGGATGTATTAATGAAGAATTATTTGACAACTGAACCTTTATTAATACCGTATAGATATGTATAGAATCCTAGTTTTATACCTGCATATTTAAAAGATATGTTTGATAGATATTGTAATAAATATTAGAGAACATCTGTTATAGATTTAAGTTCATTTAGATATAAAATTCCTTAGATTGCTCTATTAGATTTTGTTAATAAAAATTTATATACATTATTAGATATTATTAAAACAATATGGGGTGATGATAGACATGATTAGTTTATAGAAAGACTTTATAAACATGGATTATTATCGCAACATAAAGGAAAATATTATCGATGGATTCCTAAAATAAGTGAAAAACGAAAAATAGAGAATCTTTTAGGATTAACAAGAATTGAATTTTTACCAGTGTTCACATTAAAATACAATTAACTTAATTTAAATGGAAGAAATGTAGGATAATAATATACATAAAAATCTTTATAATAAAACAAGAGAATATGACATACGTGGTATTATGATACCATGTATAGGAGATATTTTATATTATGATACAGTAGATATGCAAACTATCATTTAGGAAGTTAATGATGACAGATATATAAATCCTAGATTTTTACCAATTGGTGTTATTGCTGATATATCAACAGATTTAAAAACAATAAAACTTATAACTCCATATCTTATTAAAGTTTCATTAGACATGAATGAAAGAATATCTGAGAAGAATATAATGAAAGAACTTAAATCTTTTGTTCGGACATATACAAAGGATTTATTTAAGGAAGATATAGAAGATATGAAGTTTAATATTGCCACTACTGCAGATTTACAATTATTAATTAATAATTCTGATGCGGTATTAAAAGGAATAGATTATTTCAATAAACTTAATGTTCCTGAAAATTTAGATATAAAAGAATTAATATCAGATGGAATTCTTATATATGATAATAAAGGAAACATAAAACTCACATATGGCATTAAAGATAATTTCCATATGGAATATAATAAGAAAGATGATGATACTGCATGGAATAATGTTAAGACATTAAAAGATTTTAAAGAAACTAATATGGAAATATTAGATTGTTATATTATTCCAATAGCAACAATTAAATTAGATTAATATAGAGATTATTACTTTAATGTAGTAATCTCTTTTTAATTTATAAACTTTATCTATTATTTTATCTATAAAATAATAGATAAACTATATTTAACAATATATGAAAGATATAAGGAAAATTATTGAAGATAAAAATAATTAGATAAAGCAAGAATATAAAGGTTGTGTATCTGTTTCAAAACTTTGTAATGAATATATAAAGAAAAAATTTGATGATCAAGTGCAAGCAGAAATATGTGCTAAGAAAGGTTTGAATGATCCGAATTATAAATATGCTGGTATGGATGCAACTCAAATTCTGGAAGCATGGCATGCAAAATCATCTGAATCAAAAAGGTATGGTTCACTACTTGATGATTATGCAGGGATGAATCTTAATAATGAAACAGATAAATTAGACTTATGGAAATTAGATAATGGTTATGATTATGATGATAGATTGAAATCTATTTGTAAAGGATTTGATGATTTTTATAATTATATATTAACAAAGACAAATTATAAGTATGTAGCAAGAGAATTACCATTATATTGCAAGACACCAAAAGATGGATTAATTAATGGTAGATTTGATTGTTTATTCTATGACGAGAATACCGATGCATATATTATTATAGATTGGAAAACAACGGATGGAATAACGACATCATCTAAATACGGAAAGAAACTTCAAGGACCTGCATATATGTTAGATGAATGTGATATGAATACATATACAATTCAATTACATATTTATAAGAAAGCATTGGTTGAAACATATGGGTTATCTTCATATGATAAGATAAGTGTTTATGTATGTAACTTACTTAAGCAACCAAATGAACAAGGATTAAATTTTAAATTATTTAAACAAAATTTTGATTTTGATGTTAATAGATTAAATTCATTTATTGATTTTGGAAATCAAAAGTTTAAGTTAATGAAAACAATTCAAGAATCATGTTAGAAGAATCAAACAGTATAATTGATATATTATCTACAAATGATAATGATGTTATTTTAAATAAAGCGAACGAGTATATATTTAAAGTATTTCATGATAATGATATTAATCCACATAATTTATTTTGCGGGTGGTTTTTATTTACAAAGACATGTAAACATTATTTTGATGATTATACTTGGAAAGAACCAATACAAAATAAAATATTAAAATTTTTTAATATTAAAATTAATGAGCAATCATATATTGATGACGAATTAACAAAAATGTTTTGTATATATGTATATTCTCTTAAGTATAAAAGAAAAATAACAGATTATGATAGATTGACCCCAATTGCTGAGACTCTTTCTAATCTGTTGATTAGAACAAAAGAGACTTACTATGGAATAAGAAAATTACTTAGAGATTTATGTTTAGGTTTAATATGTAAACCAAAAGGAATAACAACATATAATGTTATCGAACATTATGAAGATATGATTACTTATAAATTAAATAATGTTGCATATCATTGTTATAGTTGTAAATTAGATGTAAAAGTAGATAATGAGCAAAATAAATTAATAGTGAATATTAACTTTATTAAAACAGATACATATTCTAGATATATGAATTTATTTGAACAAGTTGAACCATTATTTAATTTATTGCAAGAAGATTTAGCATATTTTAATACATATGGATATTTCTATGACATGAAATAAATAATGTAAATATCAAATTGTTTATTTGAAATTATGATAATTAAATCACTATATGAATCATTGGTAAATTGTTTGAATGAAGCACGTGTTTAGAGAACTATAGATAAGAAACTTTGGTTAAGTATAGCATCTACATGTTCACGAAATAAATCAACTGAAGCTGAAAATATTAAACCACGATCAACATAGACGAAAGAATAGTTGTTACCGAGATATGTAGCTGCTCTTCTTATAATGAAGAAGCAATGTCCAGAAAATGAATAGGATATTGATGATATAAAGACATTTAAATTAGTCGGTAAACGTTTACTATAGTTAGGTTGCACAATAGATGAAATAAAGCAAGAGTATATTAATAACGGAGGTAAATTAGTTACTAATATAATTAATGTAAATTCTTAGAAAACTACATAGGTTAATCAAAAACTTAATCAAGAAGTAAAGAAAGAAGATTAGGTTAAAGTTGATAAAACAAAAGAAGTAAAGAATGAGAAACCAAAGGTATAGAAACAATTACCGCCAGGTATTAAATCTTATGATGAAGTATATGATTTTGTAAAACGTTCATATAATGATTTATATGAAATCTGCAGTGAAATATATGATATTCTTGATATGACATATTTTACATTAAAGAAATCTTTTTATAAGATAGAAACTCCTAAATATAAATTGTATTTCAGAGATGTTACAACAGATGAGAATCAGAAACTTTATTACAATGATAAACATTGTGTTTATATAACATGGATAAAAATTGTTAAAACTAAAGTAGTTGAAGGTACATTTTGTATATTAACTAATAATATGACAATTAATGATGACCCTATTGGTAATACTATATAGTTAGATGATAATACAGTAATTACTAAACAATAGTTATATGAAATATGTTTAACTATATTAGCAAAATTAAGATATGCTACATAGAGTAATTATAATAATCCATTATTACCTAAAATAAAAGAGAAAACAACTTCATTCGGTATATTTGGAAATAAATCACGTGATTTTAATTCTATAATAGATAAAGGTGAAATTGAAAAGATATTACCATTTGTAATTAAGAAATATAATACCATGAAAAAATGTAATGATATTCTTGAATTATTTTTATATAAAGCAAGGATGGGTAATAGAAATAGTGGTAAAGTATTAGAATTAGATGAACCTATATATACAGGTAAATTCTTTAATTCATAGGAAACTTTTGATTTGATTGGATATGGCTTTAAACCAGCCGCATAGTTTATTATTCAATTTAAGTATGATGATAAATATACGACACAAATAATATATGGATATGAAGCTAGAGAATATGGACCTCCAGCAAATATTGCATCGTATTATACATCTAACAAAGATTTTTCAGCATATAGGGTAGATATGAAAGAATTACAAAAAGCTTTATGGTATACTATAGCTGTTTTATTATATTATAAAAATAATTATAGTAATGTAATTAAATAAAATAAAGGAAAGGATAGAGAAATACATCTCTATCCTTTTATATTTTAAATACCAACAAAAACTAATTGATTTTTCTTTTGTATATTTTTTATATGATTTACACTTATATGAATCCACTTGGGACCTAATTTTTTATTACCATATTCCCAAATAATCTATCTACATGAAATCTTACCTTTATTCTTTAAGGTGATAATTAAATCCCATAATTTTTTGTTATCTTCATATGTGTTAGAAACTGTATGTATATCAGCAGCAGCACCAAATAAATGATCCGAATTTCTTGCGCCACCAACTTTTGAATTTAACTATGAACAACGGTAACCAGAACTTATGATAATAGGTTTACCATATGCTTCACGTATAGGTTGTAAAATTTTAGTTGCAAGATTTTTTAAATTGATTAATTCCAATTGATTTGGATTATTTTTAATTCCATATTTATTAGCTGTATCTGATTTGATAAGTTCCTCTAAAGAAAAATTATTACTTAATTTCATAATATATAATTTATATATTTAAATATTTATTAATAATCTATATTTATAAAAACAGACTAAAAAGAATATACATTGTATAAATGTTAATATGGATAGTAATATATTTGATACATCATCTTTGACAATTAAGAATATGTCAGATGATGAGTTTTATGAAGAGACAACATCAAAATTGTCTGAGATATTACAACATGAATTTAGAGGAATTCCATATAAGCAACAAATAAAGAAGACAGTAGATGGCTTAAATTTTGCATGTCCATTTTGTGGTGATTCAGCAACAGATGTAAGAAAGAAACGTGCACATTTTATTCTTAAAGGAAATTGGTCTGGAAATTTTAAATGTTTCAATTGTGGAAAATTTATGAAAATTAATAATTTTTTTAGAGCATTTGATGTACCGATGTCATTATCCGCAATTTCTTATGTTAATGAACATGTAACTAATTTAACACCATTCCATACAAATTCAAATGAAGTTACATCAGAAGTTTTAGATAAATCTTCTGTTATACAATATTCCGTAAAGAAAGATTATATAAAGAAATATTTAGGATTATATGAGATTGATAAAAATAATATAAATTCTGTAGAAGGATATAATTATTTAATAGATAGATGTCAATATAATTTTAATAATTTTTTATATGATCCAAGGGGGAAATATATAGTTATTTTAAATATAGTTGATACAGATAAAGTATTCGGTATTCAAATAAGAGATATAACAGGAAAGAAAAAAGCGAAGTATCTTACTATGTCTTTATCAAAAATTCATAATAAGATATTAAAAGATGATATTGAAATACCGTCAAATGTAGAAGCATTATCAACTGTATTTAATATATTTAATATTGATTTATATAGGCCTATTCTTGTTACAGAAGGTCCATTTGATGCATTTCTTTTACCAAATTGTATAGCAACGTCAGGAGCCTCTAAATCCATAGGAATTGATTTACCATTTTGGTTTGTATATGATTCTGATAAAACTGGAAATGAACATGCGATGAAAATGTTAGAGAAAGGATATAATGTTTTTATGTGGGAGAAACTAAAGAAAGATTTAGGATTACCAAATAAAAATCCATATTCATCTAATAAGTTTAAATGGGATATTAATGACGTGATTAAATGGTGTCGTGATAATAATTATACACAAAAGATATATTGGTCTAAATATTTTTCTAATGATATGTTAGATGGATTAGACATTTGATAATAATTATTATATAATATTTAAAAGTAATAACATAAATTTTTAAATTGAATTAATTATGAAGAAAGAGAATATTTCAGAACTCTTGTCTAACGCGGATCAGAAGTTGTTGAAATCTGTTAAGGATGAATTTGGTAAGTTGTCTAATGTAGACAAAAAGAAAGTTATCGATTCTACTAATAGTATTATGGATTCATTCTGTGATGTATTGGGTATAGAGAATAAGTATAAGGTAACAGAAGATATGTTTACTGATTGTAAGGATAAGTGTAAAGATATTAAGTCTAAACTTAAGAATAAAAAAGAAGATCTCAAAGATCTTGCATCAGATACACTTTCAAAACTTGGTATTTCTGATGAGTTTATTAAGAATTGGAAGATTGATGGAGATAAGATTTACATTGATGTTCAAATGCCTATTGAAGATGATAATGTTGCAGATATTGATTTGAATGTTGATGATGGAGGTGTTTCTTACGATGATTCACTTTATACTAGTATTAATAAGGATAATGATCCTGAATATGATGAAGCTGTAAAGCACGGAAAGATTAAAGAGGAAGATCATCCAGAATATTTTGATACTATAGGCGATGACGTAAATATTCCTAAGTATACACGTAAAAATAAAGTAAAGGATAAGAAATCTCGTAAGATTAAGTTTAAGAATAATCTTAATATGCAACAGGTAAAACCTGTAGTAGAGCAAGAACAAGTTAAACCGTCTGTTCTTGATAGACTTAAATCTGAAGCAAAACCTGTTGAAAAGAAGAAAGAGATTGATTGGAATGAAATTAAGAAAATTCTTCTTGATAAGATTTGCGCAATTCTTGAGGATGAAAATACTCATGATTATGTTGTATATCCACGAGAAGGTAATATTCCTGCATCTGTTCAGGTTGATTTACATGAAGTTTGTTCATGTGTAGTGGATAATTATAAAATTCTTGATGATATTGCAGAAGCACTTAAAGAAAAGTATGATTTTCCTGATGTATATATTCATGCAACAGAAGTAAAGGATTCATGTGATAAAGATTCAACAGTAACATTATCAGTGGTAATGACATTGGAAGATTAAATTCTTTCATACTATAATAATTGATGAGTTTAATGCTAACCTATTTTTATAGGTTAGCATTTTTTATTTTATACTGTTTTACTATCTTATAAATATAAAAATGTTTATAGTTATTATTCTAAATTTATTCAGTTAAGAATAATAGATAAATAATAAAAAGAAAATTTATTTAATAAAACATAATATGGGAAAAATTTCTATTGACTTATCTACTATAAAATCAGCTGGTATTTATACTATAGAAATCGATAACTCACAGAGAGAAGTAACTAATCCTACTTCACTTCGTTTGTTACCTGGTTTTAATAACAAAGGTCCATTCAACCGTCCTGTATTCATGCAATATGAATCTGAACGTCAGAAGATCTTTGGTGATATTGACAGTAAGCTTGAGTAGAAAGGTTGTTTCTTTAATAGAATGGCATAGACTATGCTTAAGGAAGGCCCTGTATTAGCTCTTAATTTATTGAAGGTTGATGAATCAATTGATGGTCCTGATTAGGTAAACTATGCAACTATGTCATTAGACTCATGTAAACCTAATCCTAAAGTTGTTAATGCAGGAAAGACATATGGTGAATACGATTATTAGGCGGAAACTATTGATAATAAGTTATATGGTACAACACAAGGTGCAGTAATTCCTTATGTAGGTAAAACTCCATATGCAAGTTTGTTTGACCGTGCTAGATTCTGGGTTCCTTCCAAGAATAATCTTCAAGGTGTTGCAGCTAATGGATTGTTAAGTAATGATCAAGGTTCATATGAACATACGAACTTACTTAATTTTGCTAATACCGGTACAGATGAAATTTCAATTCTTGTTTATAAGCCTGAAAATATTACTGGTTATGATGTAACTGCTAAAGAATGGTGGGGTGGTGATGAGAACATCCCTTATGGATGGATTCGTCCATCAGATTATATTTCTGATTATTTTATTCGAGTTGTTGCTATTAAAGGTAACTGGACAAATTATCCTGTTCTTGCGAGTGATCCTATTTGGAGTAAATATTTTGACAAAACAGGTGTAATTAAATCAAAAGTTTCATCTTTATGTTCAGCAGAAGGCGTAACATTTATTGGTTCTTGGACAGGTACTATTATTCCTGATTTTACTGATAAACAAGGTAATTACATGTATATTGAATCAAAGGTAAATGCTAATACAGAACGTACTGGCCTTTTGATGTCTGTTAATGAAGATGCTCTTCAAGTTATTTCATATGATAAGAATGGCGTTGATGTTGAGACAGGTAATGAAAACGGTACAGGTACATGGGTATTTGATTTCGATGGAAATAAACAAGCAGAATCAGAACTTGGAGAAAGTGAGATTAACGAGTCAGGGTATCTTGTTGATATGGTTGGACATAATCTTCAGACAGGTATTTATTCAGATAATTATTATTTGAATCTTGCACATCCGCAAAGCGATATGAGTGCTTCAGATATAGAAAATGCAGGTATAGTTGTACCTTCATATTATTTCCAAAAGACACAAGCATTTGATCCAGACATTAAAGACCCTACGTTTAATAGTCAGAAAGCATGGTGCTTATCATTTAATGGTAGAGAAACTGCAAATTTAACAGATGATGTAGTACCATCAGCATTAGTTAGAGTTTTATATGCAAACAATGATAAACCAATGAAGGCATTTGCCATTTATAATACAAAAACTAATTAGCCAGTTAAAGCAAAAAATAGCAGATATGGAGCGAACTTTTATATTATATTAGACGAAAATAGTATAAATAAGTTTAAAACATCCACTGGTGATACATTAACAAATTTAATAAAAGAAAAGTTTGTTTATGCGCAACCAAATTTAAATGTTTCATATAATATAAAAGATAAAGTTTATAAGTTAGATTCAACAGGAAAGAAATTTACAACAAATCAAGCTATTGTTTCTGATGTTATATCAACAGATGATAAATCATTATTTATTAAGGAAGTACCAGTCGTAAAAGATACAAATGATATTTACGTATATGAAGATAAAACTTTGTATTATGGTACATATGCAATTCCTTCTGTTGAAAATGAATCAGTACAATTATTTGCTGTAATTGGCGGTAATAAAGCTAATGCTTATGCAGTTATCAGAGATATTGATACAATAACAACAAGTACACAAGGAAATAAATTAGAAAAAGTTTCAATTACTAATTTTAAAGATCATAAAACAGATTCATTTACAAATGCAACAGCAGGAGGATATACTTTCAGTTATGGTGGTAATGATTACTTCATTAGAGGTTTGGAGCAAGTGGATACATTATTCAATAATAAGAATCTCATGTATAAACTTGTTAAATCTGATACTCCTACATATTTCGGTGTAAACTTCTTATCATATAATTATATAACAGAACATATTAATGAAGTTGTTTCTAATGTATATCATGCATGTTATTTCAATGGTTATACAAATAATTCTGAAACTTCTGAAAAAATTAATTTGGTTTATAATGATTTATATGATAATGATGCAGTTCCTGTAACAGATACTAATTTAAATTCATTTATCATTACGGATGATAATGAAGCAAGTAATATTTCAGTTGGTGATTACGTTAATAACATTTCATTCTATAATAATCAAGGTGAAGCAGAAAAATATAATTTGATTCCAGGTATTACAAGAGTTATTACAAAAGTATTTATTAACGTTGATGCTCGAAATGAATTTAATTATAAAGGTACTAAATATCATATTAATGTTAGTAAAACTAGTGACGGTAATTTAATTGAAACAAAATCTGGTAAACGCGGTTTCTATTTGTTCACTACATTAGACCCTGTTTATATTAGTAAGACTAATTATGTTATTCGCTAGAAAGCTATTACAAATGATGTGATTTCACATAACTTAAAGTTTATTCCACTTAAAGGTTTACATATTTCTGCTAAGCACCGTCCAGGTTTTGATGAATATGGTAAACTTGATATTGAAGGAGGTATTGAGAAGATTTATTCAATGCTCGAGGACGACGGAATTCACAGAGGACTTTGTAATCCTAATATGGTTGATTATCGTTATATCGTTGATTCAATGTCATATGGTTTATCAAATGAAATGGGTGGTAAGAAATACCTTGCAATTCTCGCTAAAGATCGTATGAAGACAACCGCATTGCTTAATCTTCCATCTAAGAGACAGTTTGAACTTTCTATAGATCCATGTTTCTGCGATACTTATGATTAGGGTGTTTATACAAAACCTTCATTCGATACTAAGTATATTCCTCAAGGTGGTAATACTGATATGTATTCAACTACAATGTTTACACTTCCTACAGAAGATGATGGTTCTAAGTTCGCAGCAGCTTTCTGGCCTCACTTAGTATATAATGTAAACGGTAGAAAGATTAATGTTCCACCTGCAGCTGATGTATGTAACGTGCTTATCCGTAAGTTCAACGGAGGTGATCCGTATGTAATTGCAGCTAATAGAAACGGTATCATTAGAAATTCTGATGTTTCTGGTATTGAGTTTAATGCAGATACTACAGATAGAAATTATCTTGAACCATTCGGAGTTAATACAATTATTCAGGAAGGTAATAATATACTTATCTACGGTAATCAAACATGTTATCAAACAACAAAGAGTGATTTCAATAAGTTACATGTTCGCGAGAACCTTAATACTCTTGAAATTGCATGTGAGGATGTTCTTAAGCAATATAACTTCTTGTATAACACTCCAGCAGTTCGTGCTTCAGTTGTTACTGCGCTTACTCCAATTCTCGAAACTATGAAATTGTCTAATGCGATTGAAAGTTATGAAATCGTATGTGATGAGTCAAACAACACACCGGACATCATAGCAGAAGATTTTGGAATAGTGGACATAAGTGTTATAATGTCACATGGAATGGAACGCATTGTCCAAAGAATTACGTTGAATCGTAGAGATACATTACAAAATTCATAATATATTTAAATAGGTTAGAATTATATATTCTAACCTATTTTTTATTTTTAATCTTTTTATATAACTTTTTCCATAATTTATTATATAATATATAAATATTAAAATTTTGTCAATGAATGATAATTTAATAATACAGCGATTTATAACAAGTAAAGATAAAATTAATCCTCATTATAAACAAATTATAAATAGTAATCAAGAAATAAAAAATTATTTAGATAATCGTTATACTGATGGTAATGATGATTATTGCGAAACATTATATAGAATTCAACATCATATAGAAACACATCCAGTATGTCCAAATTGTGGGAAATATGTTAGATATATAAATGGAACGGGCTATAGAGAATCATGTTCAGTAAGTTGTAGTAAAAAATATATAAAAGAAAAAAGTAATAATATTATTACAGATGATATAATTAAAAATGATTATTTAGAGAATAATAAGATAAACACAAATAAATTACAAATTAAATATATTAAAGAACATGGATATGAGAATTATTTATTAAATAGATATAAAGATACTAAAAATTTTGGGGAAGTAATTTATAGAATATGTAATAATATATTTGAAATACCCAAGTGTAAAGTATGTAATAAACAAGTAAAATTTTTAAGTTTAATAAATGGTTATGATGATGTATGTTCAGATAGATGTAAAAATATTTCATTATTACCAGAAATAACTGATGATTATATAAAATCATTAGATAAGAAAGGCGGTTTATTTAAAGGTATATGGTATGGTCATGATAAAATTGAGGAATATTTAAAAAATAAGTTTAAAGAAGAATATAGGTCATATGATGAAGCAATTTATATGGTATTAGAAAATTTAAAACATATTCCAAGATGCCCAGTTTGTGGGAAACTTTTAATGTTTAAAAAAGATAGATCTCAGTTTAGTAGTAGATTTATGAAATATTGTTCACATGAATGTCAATCAATAGGTAAACGTTTAAAAACAATTAATAAGATAAAAAAATTAACAGGGTTTAATATTGAGTTAATTAATAACAATCAATATAAATTTATTAATGTATGTGATATTCATAAAGAATTCATTTTAACACATGATCAATTTCATAATAGGTGTTCAACGACAAGATATATGTATGGAGTATTATGTCCAATTTGTAATCCTGAAAGAAATCCACAAACTTCTATTGAAACTATTATGAAAGATATATTAGATAATTTAAAAATAAATTATATTCAACATGATAGAAAAATAATAGCTCCAAAAGAATTGGATTTTTATTTACCTGATTATAAAATAGGAATAGAATGTAATGGCACATATTGGCACAGTACAGATAAAAAAGATAAAGATTATCATATAAACAAATATAATTTATGTAAAGATAAAGATATACAATTATTATCGTTTTGGGAATATGATATTAAACATAATGAAAGTTTTATTACTAATATTCTAAAGATATATACAGATAAAATAGATAATTATATTATATTAAATAATAATTATGAAATTAAGTCTATTGATAATAAAACATATAAGAATTTTTTAAAAACTTATGATTTGGATAGAAATAATAAAAGAGTTTCTGAAAAGTATGGATTATTTGTAAATGATAAATTAATATATGTTATAGGATTTAATTATAATAAAACAAATATGCATATTATTAAAATATGTTCAAGGTATAATTATTATATAAATGATATTATATATTATTTTATAAAGTTTTTAAAATATGATAATAAAATAATTATAGATGTTAATAATGATATTGGTGATATTTATAATATAAAGAAATATAGTAATTATTTAAAAACTGTTGATAATTATACAGAATTTAAAGTTAAGAAAGATGATACAGTATTAGCAAAAAAGAATGATAAATTTATAGTAAAATGTTATGGTAGTGGAATAATACAATATGAATTTAATAAATGCTAATTTATGAACTATTGTATATTTTTATTATATAGTAATATAGAGTTATTAAATAATGAAGGTTATGAAGACAAATATTAATATAAAGAATAAGAAAGCATATTTTGATTATACTTTTATAGAGACATTTATAGCAGGTATTATATTAACAGGAACAGAGATTAAATCTATAAGGCAAGGTAAAGCATCTCTTGTAGATACATTCTGTTATGTTAAAGATAATAGGGAAGTATGGATGACAAATTCTTATATAGCACCATATGAAAATAGTGGATATATTAAACATGAAGAAAGACGTCAGAGAAAACTTCTTCTGAATAAGAATGAGATTAAAAGATTATATAGGGAAACAAGAATTCCGGGTATTACAATTGTTCCTGTGAGAATGTTTATAAATGAAAGAGGATTATGTAAAGTAGAGATTGCTTTATGTAAAGGTAAAAAAGAATATGATAAGAGAGATTCTATTAAGGAAAAAGATAATAAGAGAAATCTTGATAGAGTTATGAAGAATTATACATATGTTAATTAAATTATAGAATATCATATTGTAATATTAGTTAATTGATAAATATATTAAAGTATATTTTTCTAATCTAATCATGAAATATATAAAATTATGTGGTACTAAAAAAGCATTAGACGAAACAATATGTTCAATTAAACATGGAGATGGCGCTTATGTATTTAATGTAAAGAATACATCAGATAATTTAACATTTTATAATGAAATACATCCAGGACCAAACTGTATACATGTTGAAAATATAAATATGAAGCCATTAAAGATTGATTCATCATCAATTAAATAGAATTTTGAAATTGGAGATGTTTTATATTCAACACTTGATGGTAAATTAACATTAGATGAAACAACAGATGATAAGAAAAATATAGCTATTGCTATTTGTGTAATTCCTTCTGTTTTGGAAAATTTTGAAAAAGGTGATCAATCAGATGACGCTGTTGAAACTGCACGATTTATTGCTCTTGAATATATGACATATGATATAGAGCATCTTGAGTTAACAAGAGATACTGATTAGGAAAATCGAAAAATAATGTTTGGTAATTATAGTGTAACAATAGGAAATAGATATGGAGATAAAACTTCATGTGTTGGTGGTAAAATAAATACATAGAAATGTTTAGATAAGTCATATAATTAGGATTCACGTTTATGTAATGGAATTACTAATAATCCTGGTGCTGGATATTGTCCAGCAGCATGTTCTTGTGTTGCATATTCAACAATAGGTACAAAACCAGGAGATTGGTATTTACCTTCACCTGGTGAAATGACAGCGTTTATTAATAATAAAACACTTATAAATAATAAGAAGAAATAGTTAAACGGAACTACATTTGGTAATTATTATTATTGGACTTGCTTAGAGTATAATAATAATTATAATTATTGTGTACATTTTAGTGATCCAACGCCACGCTGGCAAGGTGCGAAAAATGTAACTGCACATGTTATTTCTTTTTTATCAGTTTCATTATAATATAATTTTATGTAATATATTAAAACTAAAATCTAATTTTACAGTATAAATTATTGTAAAATTAGATTTTTTATTTTTATGGAAAAGTATAATGTATTCCTTGGAGGAACATGTGCGGAATCTACATGGAGAGATTAGTTAATGCCTATGTTGGATTAGTATAATATAACATATTTTAACCCTGTAGTTGATGATTGGACAGAAGAATGTCAGGTAATCGAGAATTGGCATAAAGAGAACGATGATTATAATTTGTTTGTAATTACGAAAGAAATGCAAGGTTGTTTCTCTATTGCAGAAGTTGTTGATTTATCTAATAAGAAACCCGCATAGACTTTATTCTGCGTCTTATATGATGGAATGGAAAAGTTTATGGTTAAATCATGTAAAGCTACATCTGATCTTGTTAAAAAGAATGGAGGAATTATATTAGATACATTGGAAGATATTGCAGATTATCTTAATGGAAAGATTAACCAAACAACAGATAATGATATGTTTGAATATACTAATATACAAGAGATTAAACCAGATTCCGAAGTTCAAGATATTAATGATGAATTTAATGATGTTCCAAAGATATTTCTTGCAGGAACAATAGATATGGGAAATTCGGTAGATTGGTAGAATTATCTTTGTAAATTCCTTGATGAACATAATAAGAGATGCGTGATATTTAATCCTCGAAGAAATGTTTGGCCTGATTATAAATCAGATGAATTCGAATATCAAGTTAATTGGGAATTAAATCATCTTGAAGAATCTGATATTATATTGATGAATATTTTAGGAACAAGTAAATCTCCTATTACATTATTGGAGATGGGATTGTTTATGAAATCAGGGAAGTTGGTAGTTATATGTGAAAAAGATTTTTATAGATATGGTAATGTTGAAATAACATGTCATAAATATAATGTTCCGTTATATAATAATTTAGAGGAATATCTAAATAATAATATAAATTAATTATGAAAAAACTTAATATTAAGAAGATATTAAAGAATACATGGTTATGTATTAAATATCCATTTTTGTATCCAAGAAATAGATTTACAGATGAACATTATAATAATAGAAAAATATCAAATAAAATTTGGGATTTAAGAAATAATGGTATTAAAACAATATCAATAAAAGTATTAAAAGAAGATGATTTTAATAACGAATTAAAATCATTATTAGTAAAAAAAGATAATGTTGATAGGAAAACTACAATATCTTTTGATTATAAAGGTTCCAATATAACATTAAGGCATCATAATATTCCAAATTGTTCTATAGAGTTAACAGTAATTCGTGATGGTAAAGAAATATATAATACTATATATAAGTTAGATGAATATCATATTATATATAATGCATTATTTTATATAACAACAAGGAAAACATTATCAGGAGATATTATAAATCCTGTTATATATGTTTCGGTTAAATCAATAGATGATGCTAAAGATAATTTATTTAAATATGTAACAGTTAATATAATTAAATATGCAAATATTAAATTATATCTATATAAGAAATTAAATTCATTTTTAGGATTATTTCATATATTACCATCTTATACAGAATTAGATTCATTAGATAAAGGATGGAGAATAAGATTTGGTGAAGATATATGTAGAGACATAAGGAATAGTTTATTGCATACATATACTAAAGAAATTAAAAATAAAATTTTTATTTCTTATATAATAGCATATGTAAAAGGAATACGTATGTTATTGAATTACAGGATTGAACAGATTAAAGAGAAATACGGAAGTCTCCGTTGGTATTCTATGGGAGATACAGAAGAAATACATAATATTATAAACAAATATGAAACTATTTCTTATAATACATGTATAGTATGCGGTAAACCTGCAAAATATATAACTAAAGGATGGATTTGTCCTTATTGTGAAGAACATGTTCCAGATAAAGATAGAGCAAGTTTAATAAAAAAAGGTGAAACTCCATATGAAACTATTAATAATGAAAATCCTTTTTAATTATGAGTAATAAGATTTTAAAATTACCGGGAAATGTATATTATGAAGTTGTTTCAAATAATGAGAAAAACTGTGATAATTGTTCATTTGCTGGAAATTGTGGAAATTGTTGGTTAACATGTAACGGTTATCAGTGTGATATAGATAATAAGAAATTTATATATCGACGATTACCAGATTTATTTAGTGGTTATCAAAATGATGATAATTATAAACAGATATTAGATATTGTAGAAAATACAAAGGTAAATGATTTTCTATCAGAACAAGAACAAGATATGATTAAGTTGGTTATTAATACATATCTTAAACATGATGAACATTATCTCGTGAAAGATGGTAGAATTCTCTATAACAAGACTTTTGCATTGAGACTATATAATTTCTTATCTGATATAAAATCGGATGATAAAGAAGAAATAAACAAGCTTAATGGAAGTGTTTCATTTGCTAAGGGATTATTGAATTTACAATTGAAAACTTGTACAGATGAAAAAGAGTTTGATTATTTCAGGAATGTAGGACTGTGTGATGAGAATAATAATGTTAAATTAGTTTAATATATTATGGAAGAAATAATGGATGCATTACGGATAAAGGATAATAAATCCGTAAAGGTAAAAAGAATGTCGAAGATTCAATGGATTGATATTGAAACAAATGAAACTTATTTGCTTCATATAGATATTGAACTTTTATACTGAAAAATATTTTAAAAATTTATTGATAAAAATCAAACTTTTGAATATTTTATCAATAAATATTATAATCAATAACGTAATTTAAAATTTATTTTAACTATCTGGTCCTGTCTGTTTGTGAAAATCGTCAGGACTTCTTTTTATTTAACATAACTAATTAATATTTTATGCAAACATTAAAAATTAAATATAAATCTGAATATTCAGAATTAATAAAGAAATATATACGTTAGTATAATTCTGTATATAGGGTTACGTATAATAAATTAAATAAATCAGAAAAAGTCACATATAAAATATTATCAAAACTGAATAATATAGAATTATTAGATAGTTGGTTTATATTATCTGCATTAACTGATGCAAAAATATTAATGTCTATTAAAGGTAAAGGTAATCGTAAATTTAAATTAAGCTATAATTTGACATCAGTTATTTTAAAGTTAAAAGATAAAAAATAAATTTTAAATTGATTTTTTAATTCCAAAAATTATGTGTATCTTTGTATTGTTAATAAAATAAGATAATAAACAATTAAAAATAATATAAAGAATTATGACACAGAAATCATCAATAGAAAGACAGCATGAATTTGATATTGCATATATGAACATGGCTCTCGCTATGAGTAAGCTTTCATATGCAATTAAGAAACAAGTAGGTTGTATTATCGTATCTAAGGATGATCAGGTAATTTCCCAAGGATTTAATGGTATGCCTATTGGAATGCCTAATATCTGTGAGGAAATCTATAATATCAATACAGGTGAACATACAACACTTGAAACTCCTGAATCATATCATGATAAGAAGAAGCAAGAGGAAATTCTTGTACAATATCGTAATATCAATAAAGGTATGATGCCAGGCTTTCGACTTATTACAAAGGATATTACCTTGCATGCTGAAAGCAATGCAGTAACGAAACTTGCTAAGTATAATTCATCAGCAAAAGGTGGAACCGTATATGTAACACTTTCTCCTTGTATTCATTGTGCTAAACTTTTGGTACAATCAGAGGTATCTCGTGTTGTTTATCTTAATAATTATAAGAGTGATGCAGGTATTAAACTTTTGGAAGAATGTGGCATTGTAGTAGAGAAACTTAATATTGATGAGTAATGAATATAGATAAATTAAAAAAAGATATATCAATATCTATTAAAGATACATTAAAAAAATATAATTTTAATGATTCCAAAATTAATGATATTTTGGAATCATTAAATTCATATATGGATGAAGGAATAGAGTTTGATGATGAAACACATATTGTTTCATTCAATCCAAATCATCAAGAATATGTAGATACAAATGATCCTTGGAACCCGAAACCTATATATAATGAAGTAGAAGGTTATAAGGTAATTTCGATATTTAAACGTAAAGAAACAGAAGATAGATATGATGGTAATCCATTAATTTATGCATTAAAAGGTTTGCATGGATGGAAATTTTCAAATCCATCATATGATATATTTGCTTTATTACGTAGATTCGTTGCAGTTACAAAAGAATTAAAAGAAAAGTTTGATGTAATTATTACTATACCTTCTTCAAATAAATTAAATACAGAAGTATTATATAGAGTTAAAAAACTTATTACGTGCGAACATACATATACTGATTTTTTCCAGAAGCTTGATGCAAATGACGTATATGAAGGTTTTTTAAATACTGATTGGTTTGATACTCATTGTAAAAATAAAGAAGAGGAAGAAAAAATACATAAGTTAATATCAAGATCAATACGGCATATGAATTTACCAAAAAATAAAAATGGCAATGATGGAATATTTTCATATAAATTTTTAGGTAAACCATTAAGGAATGCAATTATTCAATCTATGTATATTAATGATATATATAAAGATGAAATTACATATGGAAAATATCTTAATGATAAGAAGATATTGGTTATAGATGATACAGTTACATCAGGTAAAACTATATCAGATTCTGCTGATGCTATATTGGAAACTTATGCACCAAAATCAATAACATTTTTAACTTTATTTTCTCCATTAACAAAAAATTAATATTTTTTTGAAAAAAAGTTTCAAAAATGAGAGACTTTTGAAAAAAATTTAGATATATATAATAAAGAAATAATTTTTAAAAACAAAAAAACTATGAAGCAATTTAATAACATATATAAAAATAACGTTGATATTTATGCCGATTCATTTAATTGGTATGAACAAGATTGTTATGCAGATATGTTACGAGATATTGTGATTAGTTAATACGTTTATAAATAAAGAAATAATAGTAAAACTATTAATATATTTTAAATCTTGAAACATTCTGCAATAAACAGAGAGTTTCAAGATTTTTTTCATTTATTATAGAAATACACAGATGTGCGAGTGGTTGATGCAGTTGGTCTCCAAAACCAATAACGGTATATATGTACTGTTCGAGGGTTCGAATCCTTCTCTGTGTGCAAATTAAAAATTTATACAAATAAAATAAGAATAATATGACAAAGTTAATACGACATATACATAAGCATCGAATACAGTTATAAATTGTTGATCTTATATTATACATTATTATATATAGGATTGACATAAGAAATCATGTTCCTATATGTTTAATGATATATTGTTGTATTATATTTAGGAACACTCCATAGTGGGGTGTAACTCAACGGTCAGAGTGGTATTCTTATTAAGAATACTGGTAGTGGGTTCAACTCCCACCACCCCAACTAAAAAATAAATTAAATTAGAAAAATGGAAAAGATTAATTTAAAATCTTTAGTTAAGGGTACAGCAGACATTGTTTGTGTAAATTCAGGTGGTATTGTTGTTTATAACATTACATCAGATGATAATCATATATATTAGATAGAAATAGATTTATCAGATAAACATGATGTAGGTGAAACAGCAGCATTCTTACCACATTATGATAGAGCACTTATTCTTATGAGATGGATTAGACGTTCTATAGATAATGATACTATAATAAAGATTAAATAAAAATATTTTTGATTTTTTATCAGACAAATTTTTTTATTTGAAATATATTATGTATCTTTGTATTGTTAATAAAATAACAAACAAAAATTGTTCTTTGAAATATTGATAACAAAATAAGAAAATAATTTTTTGAAAATTTTTCTTAGAATATTTTTTAATTCAAAATAAAGATGTATCTTTGAATTGTAATTAAAAAATAAAGTTCTTTGAAATTTTGATAGACAAATATAGAAATTATTCATATAATATATGTTATGTTTAATGTTACTGAGAAGTTAATCAGATATAATATTGAACTTCAAATTTAAAAGTAACTTCATAAATAATTTCATTATTGTTTATGTGAGGAAACAAACATAACTATATGAATTTATAATAATGATGCTGCCAAAGAAAAATATGATTGAAAAATATCAGGCTCTATATAAGATTTCTTATATTAGACTGCTTGTCCAAAGTGCATCAGGAGATATATATAGAATATTAAAGTCCTTTTAATATTGCTATTGCTTTCAAAAAGATATATCTCCACGAGCTGAATAGAACAAATGAACGACTCAAGCTAATGTTTGGTTATATACATAAATCTTATAAGAATAAGAAGTGTCACTGTAACGGTCGGATGTGTAGTTAACTGACTTTAAAGTTATATTTGGGTATTTAGCTGGAAGGTCAAGCATCTGACTGTTAATCAGAAGACGTGGGTTCGATTCCCTCAGTACCCGCAAGTTAAAAACATAACATTTTATATATGAAGGCTCGTACCTTTCAAATTCAGATGATACCGTCAAGGCGGAGATATATAATGTTTCTGAATATGTTTTTTGATGATTGATTAAATAATAACGTAGTTTAACGGTAAATGAAGTCTTACGTTAAAGTAAGGGTTAAACAATTTAAGAAATAAAAACAGCGCTATTTCTTTTATTTCTTAAAAAGAAGGGTTCATCACTGCGTATTGCAACTATGAAGTAAGGGAAGTGCAACTCCACCCTGTTAGTTATTTAATCTTATTTTTAATTTAAATTAAATTTTTATTATAGTATACCACTTGTGAAAGCAGTATACTAGATTTAGATGGTTAACTCAGTGGTTAGAGTTCTCGGCTTACATCCGAGCTGTCAGGAGTTCGAATCTCTTACCATCTACCTTTTGGGTTTGTCTTTCGTATAGACATGGTATTACTATGGTCCTAAAGAAAAGAGAAGTAACGAGGTATGAAAATGAAATATAGATAAGGGGAAAGGAGCATTAACTGCGAGTGCAGTGTGCAAAATGGAACTGGAGTGAAAGATGATTAGTGAAGCGAAAATTGAAGTATGTATTGTAAGGATAAAGGTGTGTTCGAATCCATCAAGACAACTAATAAAAATATTTATAATTTAAATAGACTTTTATATGTTTATTCAATATAAATATTGAATCATAAAATATGAAGATATTTATGTTTTATATATTGAGTATTTATGAATTGAGTCGTTAGAAGAATTTAATTTATAAATTATGTATGTAAAAATTAAATAAATTCATATTTTTAAAAAGATAAGATTTAGATAATTATTTTTCTATATAGTTAATATATAGTTTTTAAGGTTAACTTCATATATATTATAAAATTTATATATGTTATTAAGTTAAATATCTAAATATTGTTTTTAACTCAAAAGAATTTTATAGGGTATTATCTAAATCTCTATAAATTGGGGGTATAGCTCAGTTGGCTAGAGCATCTGCTTTGCACGCAGAGGGTCATGGTTTCGAGTACCATTATCTCCACGCTAGGTGTGAAACATTACAGTAATAAGGATTAAACTATATTATTAGACAATATACTTAATTACTTATTAAATAAATGAATTAAAGTAAACATGTAGAATATATTATTAAGTCTAAATATAAAATATATTTGAAGGCGTATGTTAATTTCATTCTGGTTAGAACCTATTTTAAATCCTATAGGTGAACGGGCAGCGGTGAATGTTTCAGGTAAAATTTAATGAAATATATTATCCCACAGGGCAAGGGCGTGCTATTAAAATACCGTAAAGCCGGTAAGCTATAAGAGTATTAAAAGGTTCAATTCCTTTTGTATATTTCATTAATTTTGGGTGAGTGTCCCGAGTGGCAAAGGGGGCTGACTGTAAATCAGCTGTCATTTGACTTCGTAGGTTCGAGTCCTACCTCACCCACAAATATGTCAGAATTAAAAGAATATATATGTGAATCTTGTAATAAAAAGTTTTATTCTACTAAGACTTTTAGAAAAGATAGACATATAAAATGTGATGAATGTAAACAAAAACGTAAACATTCTAAAGAAAATGAATTAAATAGTATATTAGATTGTTCTAAAAGAACAATATCTAAAATATTGAAACGTTCAAAAATAGGATGTGCAATATGTGGGTGGAATGAATCTACTTGTGATATTCATCATATAATAGAAAAATCTAATGGTGGAACTGATGATATTTCTAATTTAATTATTGTATGTCCAAATCATCATAGAATGATACATACGAATAAATGCTATTCAATAGATTATTTACAAAGTTTATCTATTAAAAATACATTTAATAATTGGAAAGATTATTATCATCCAGAAAGATAATTAGTTATGTAAGTTAAGATATGGTGCGTTAGTTCAGTTTGGTCAGAATGCTACACTGTCACTGTAGAGGTCACGGATTCGAGTTCCGTACGCACCGCAAAAATTTGGTTATATAGTTCAAAATAGGTGGAGTAGTTAATAACTGGTAATTGACATGAATATCTATTGGAAGTAATATAAAAACTAATATGAGATGTTTGCGGATCAAATGGTATTATTCTTAAGCTCTTTTACCGTTATTAGTTTTTATATTATGAGTAAGTAGAGAATACAATAATTATCGTTTACTCATAGAATACCCTGGGTCGAGGGAGATTAATGGTTCGAATCCATTTATAACCGCTATGAATATTATTAGATATGTTTATTGAAACATTGGACTATAGTATAATGGTAGTACAGAAGATTTTGGTTCTTCTAGACTGGGTCCGAATCCCGGTAGTCCAACGATTTTAGTGAATATTTAAAAATAATAAAAATATTATATTGCGGGATGGAGCAGTTGGTAGCTTGTCTGGCTCATAACCCGAAGGTCGTGTGTTCGAGTCACACTCCCGCTACTATTAAATGGACCTTGCGTATGGCTGGTGCCTGTACATTGGACTGAATTAACAGAATAAACTGTATAAAATTAATCTCTATATATTATATTTTATGGATATAAAATTATTAGTTCGACTCTAATTATAGAGACAATCCAGGGGTTGTGGTTCGATTCCACAAGGGTCCACTTTAACTGAAAAATCATATATACAGTTCGAATAAATAAAATTAATTTTATTATGAATTGCGAAAATTGTGGGAAATATTATATTAAACCTATTTATGGTTCTGGACGATTTTGTTGTGGAAGTTGTAGATGTGCATATACAAATAAACATAGGAAAATATCTAACGAAACAAAAGAAAAAATATCAGAGTCATTAAAAAGGTATTATAATATAAAAAATGATATAAAAATTAAAAAATATTTTTGCGGTACATTATAGTTAAATAATGAAAACCCTGAAATATCAAAACATTAGTCATCAAAATGGTTTAATAAATTAATACCATTTGGATTAAATATTAATACATTATATACAAAAAAATTTGTTGATGAATATAATAAAGTTAAAGATTTATTATATACTGAATATGTAATTAATCAATTATCACCAAAAGATATTTATATTAAATATAATTGTAAAAAATATATAAATAATTCTGAAACTTTATTACATCTATTTAAATCATATAATTTTCCTATACGACATTTTAGTGAATCAACAACAGTATCATATTTACATGGTAAATTAAAAGGACCCACACATACATTAGGTAAAGATTGCTATCATATTACATGGAATAATAAAAAAGTATATTTACGAAGTACATATGAATTAGATTATGCATTATATTTAGATTCAAAACAAATTGATTATGATGTTGAATGTAAGAGAATAAAATATTATGATTCTATTAAATAGAAATATAGATGCGCAATACCAGATTTTTATATTTCAAATAAAAATTTATTAGTTGAAGTAAAATCTAATTATACATTAGATATTTAGAATATGAAAGATAAATTTAATGAATATATAAAATTAGGATATAATGTTAAATTAATACTAGAACATAAAGAAACAGATTTATATAAATTATAAAATAATTATTAGAAATATACTTTACAGTTTTAATGTCGTATATTATCTAATAATGATATAAACAAGTATAGACTTCCAAGTAGAATAATGAGTAAGTTTATAATTATATGCTAGCTAATTTATAGACAGAAGAACTGATAAGGGTTACAGGTCAATTATTGAAAGGAATTGGTTTGAACATTAGTTCATAGATGTGAAGAGCAGCAGATTTCGTAAGAAGCCATAAGTTGACACACAACAATTTCGTAAAACAGCGCAAGTGCCTAATAGCGAGTATTCCTTTATATAAAGGGTGAAAAAGTCTGTGTCTCGTAAATCTACTTGTTTAATTTTGGGTGGTAGTTCAGATGGTTAGAGCGCATCCCTGATAAGGATGAAGTCGTGAGTTCAAGTCTCACCCACCCAACAAATATTTAATAAAAAAGTTGTTAATAATATAAACTTTTAAATATTATATTCATATAAGATTATGAATTTAGTTCTTTGAAATATGAAAGAAAATAATTTATAAAATATTTTTTAATTACAAATAAAAATAAAAGATGTATCTTTTTAATGTAATTAAAATAGTTATGTAAATTAAAATATAGAGTTGTTCCGTTAGCTCATCTGGCAGAGCACGATACTTTTAATATCGGGGTAACGAGTTCGAGTCTCGTACGGAACACTATAACTTGATTAGTATATCTAAAATTAATTTATTAAAAAATATAAACATTTACTTATAAATTGAATATAATATAAGAGTTTAAAAATTACACTACAGTAACTCAGTCGGTTAGAGTTCCAAGCTTATACCTTGGCGGTCGGGGGTTCAAGTCCCTCCTGTAGTACAAATTGTAAATGAATTAAAGTATTTGACTTATGATGAGACTTTAATTAGTAAGAAATATAAGTGTTTATGAAAGTTTATTTATGATGATGGAAGTCAATACAGCAAACATATATAATTATGATAATGTTTACTAGAAAAAGAAAACTCAAATACTTAAAAATAAATGACTTCTGATTTTTATAATTTTGGTGAATGGTTCTGTAGCTCAGTTGAACAGAGCAGTGCTCTTCTAAAGCACGGGTCGTGAGTTTGATCCTCACCAGAATCACATAATGGATTAAAGATAAATATATGAAACAATTAATTTTTATATATGATTAATCCTGAAGTAATTATCAGTTAGGAAGACGTGAAAATAATTGATAGTTATAAAATAAAATCTATTAAAAACATGAAATGTGTTATTAATAGTATACGTGAAAAATGTGATAAAACTTATGTTATTCATAAAAGGAGTATGTATAGTTTAATAAATGAATGGAGATCACATAATCTTCTTTATGATTTGCATATAAAAAGGGAATAGACAAAAGATGTGGATTTAGATAATGAAACATTATTCAGAAAAATATGTTATTCAATATTATCTATATTTTATCTACATTTTTAATATATAACGAGAGTTAGTAGTATAGCATTGTCCGGACCATTATTAAAAGTTTTAATTATTTCTTTTAGTAATGATATGCTGATTTAAATTATAAATAAATAGATTTAAAAAATAATTATGAATATAAGTAATTTAACCTTATATTTAAGAGAGACTGAAAGATTATTTTAATCTATTGATAATTAGTTTCAGGAGTTGAATATGGTTTTAATCATGATATGTAGTTCCATTAAAATAAACTTCATGATATAGGAAGTATATGTTTTCTCGGTAAAGTATACGCCTGAATATTAGAATAAAAAGAATAGTGTCCGTAGATAAACTATTCAAATTTTGCTTCGATAGTTCAGTTGGTTAGAACGTCTGACTGTATACAGGAAACAACCTGATTAAATTAAACTACATAATGCTGTTAGGTATCAGACTTGCGGACGCAATATTGATTTATAACTATTATAGTAATAAATCTAAATCGCTGAAAGTTTAGTTGGTTCGAATCCAATTTATGTAGCTAATCAGAAAGTCGTAGGTTCGAGTCCTACTCGAAGCGCAAATATGAGAGAAAAAGAATGTCGTATATGCCATATTCATGGTAATACATTATTTTCTTTATATACATATAATAATAAAATACATTGGGTATGTAATAAATGTTAGACAGAATATGTATAGCGACGTCGAGAACATTTAAAATTATTATCAGTTGCATATAAAGGAAATAAATGTCAATGTTGTGGATATAATAAATGTATATCTGCATTAGAATTTCACCATATAGATCCTAATAAAAAAGAGTTTGGAATAGGATATGCAGGTTATACACATGGATGGAATGATGTTAAATTAGAATTAGATAAATGTATTTTAGTATGCGCAAATTGTCATAGAGAAATACATGCTAATATAATAAAATGCCCAACTGAAATTATAAAAGATGAAGAAAATGTTAATATTTTATTAAATAAATTTAAATTTGATTCTATAAATAGGAATAATGATTATAAAAAATTAGTTGAAAAAATAGAACCAATTAAAAATTATACAATTCCTACAAAAGAAGAATTAATACAATTATTTAAGAAATATATTACATTTGAAAATATTGGTAGATTATATGGTATTACAGGAAATGCCATTAAAAAATGGTGTAAAAAATATGATTTACCATATAAATCAAAAGAATTAAAAGAATATATAAATAAATTACCATAAACGTCATGAGCCTTCTTAGAAAAAGGCGGTTTTAGTAACTGTACGAAGTATGTTAATACACGTGGTTAATATATATTTCAATAAGGGAAATTATAATGGATGTTGGCTAAGCAACTTCTTATATACGGTAATTTTTTAATATTTGGGAATATCTTCTCGTTGGTATGAGAACTCTACGGTAAGTAGAGTGCATTTGCAAATCGGTTGAAATGATCTTGCTTCACAGTGTTCGAATCCTGTTGTTCCCACAAATATTTTGAAAATATTTTTGATAAATATATAGACTTTACTATAAAGATTACATATAATAATTATGAATTGAAAATAATTAAGATACGCAAATTAACTGGTGGGTTCGTATAGCGGTTAGTACTAGAGATTTTCATTCTCTAAACAGGAGTTCGACTCTCCTACCCACTACTAATCAATAATATGAAATAGAATTTAGAATTTTTATCAGATGACGAATTAATATAGGAATATAGAAATTGTAATTATTCTTTAAAAGCAGTTGATAAGAAATATAATAAATCTGGAAATACTTTATTACGATTATTTAGAAAACGTAATATAGATTATAATAAGATAAAGAATGATTATTTATTACAATAGAAACAATTTGAAGAAAGTAAAGTTTTATATTGTGAGAATTGTGGTAAAGTAATAGATGGTTATTATGGTTCTGGAAGATTTTGTAATAGATATTGTGCAACTGCATATGGCAATTCACATAGAGCAAAAAGAACAGAAGAATCAAAAAAGAAAACATCTATTAGTGTAAAAAATTCTATTAAATGTTAGATAGCTGCTGAACGTTCAAGAAAAATATATTAGTGCAAATATTGTAATAAAGATTTTTCTGTGTTTGATATACGCAATATTAGAGGAAGAACATATTGTTCAAAAGAATGTAAACACAAATATTTATCTGCACATACTGGTGGTTATCGAGAAGGTTCTGGAAGAGGCAAACAAGGATGGTATAAAGGAATTCATTGTGATAGTTCATGGGAATTAGCATTTCTTGTTTATTATAAAGATCATAATTTAAATATAGAACGTTGTAAAGAAAAAAGGTCTTATATTTGGAATAATGAAGTTCATTCATATTATCCTGATTTTATAACAGATGACGGGATAATAGAAATAAAAGGATATTCTACAGATTAGTGGAAATTAAAAGAAAACTAGAATCCGGATGTAAAAGTTTTATATAAAGATGATATAAAACCATATTTAGATTATGTAATAAATACATATGGTACTGATTTTATTAAATTATATGATGGTTATAATCCAAAATTAGATTTGAAAAATTATACTTATGTATGGGTTCATAATGAAAAAGAGAATCATATGATTAGAACAGAATTATATGATGAATATATAAATAATGGTTATATAAGAGGAAGAAAAACTTTTAAATAAAAAATAGTTAAAAATAAACAAGATTTTAAATTTACGTTATTAAATTAAAAAGTTTCTTTATGAAATTAATTTTAAATACTCCTATAGGCGAATTGGTCTAGCCACTAGATTAAGGATCTAGGTTTAATTACGTCTCGGTTCGAGTCCGAGTAGGAGTACAATAATAATATAAAATATTTTCTTATTTTATTATCAATTTCAAAAATAAATTAGATAAATAATAAGTTGAAATAATTTATGCTGGATTAGCACAGTTGGTAGTGCGACGCACTTGTAATGCGTAGGTCGTTGGTTCGAATCCGACATTCAGCTCAACATAACTTAATAATGTTTTTATATTGCTGAATAATCTGTTAGCAGTGGATAAGGCATTTAGGTTATATCTGAAAAGATATGATTTAGAGTAATCAATATTAAGAAACATAAGGTTAAAATAGCCATGGTTGGCCAACCATGAGTGACGTAAGAAAGGTCAAATCGTAGAATGGTATATGATGCTTGTAGCCTTTGAAGGTAATCAATCCTTCCGACATTTAGGAGTTAGCGTCATGAACTAACTTGTCGTGACTGAATAATGTGCTTAATATGTAATAGGGTTTGATGGTAGTCAGGAATCCATCTATGAATTCATTATTATTTTTATGTTTTTATATTGCGGGATGGAGCAGTTGGTAGCTTGCAGGGCTCATAACCCTGAGGTCGTGTGTTCGAGTCACACTCCCGCTACTAGTATGATGCATTTATTTTATGAATATGGATAACTGTTCGCGATTGTGTATCTATAAAGTAATATTATAAATGAGGAAATATGAATGACAGTGATAATAATTGTACAATAAAACACTGCATCCTGTTTGTTGTAACGAAAGCATTTTCTCTTGAAAAGTGAAGGTTACGGTTTAATTCCGTAGACAGGAACAAATTTTAATAGTCTATATTTAATTATATAGAATCGTAACTACAAGAACATTAAATATTTTTAGTGGAAAGTCTTGGAGACCATCGTATTGGTACTGAGTTATAAGGTTCTCACAGAGTATAAACCTTAATTTTTTATTTGGAAAGGAAATTGCGACGGCTCGCAAGCTTGTCTTGAAAACAAGTCGTACAGTGAAATGTATGGGGATCGACACCTCTCCTTTCCGCATTTTGTTTTACATATTTAAAGACATTATATATTTATAATATATAATGTCTTTAATTTTTATATAAATATTGAAATTTATTTTATTCACTTATGAACAAATATATAAAGCAATTAGTTGAATATTATTTTCATAACGAAAAAGAATTATATGAAAACAATTATAGAAAATTTAGAGAGAATTTTAATTGGTCTTATGAAAGACGATTATTATATCAATATAATAATGATGTAGATTTTGATAATATAGTAAATGAAGAATATCATATAAGTGATGTTTTTGATGATGTTATAGATGTTATAGGAAATATTTATAAGGATAATATAGATATAAGTAATGATATAAAAGTATATACAGGATATAATTTTAATATAAAAGATTCTTTATGTAAAAAACTAGATAATGAAAATATAAAATATCCTATATATGTTTATATATTAAACGATACAGAATCAACTTCATATTCATATATAAAAAGTGAAGATAAGAATAATAATGAAATTGTTATATATTTAAATTCATATATGATATAGGATAATATATAGTTATTACGTGATTCATGTAAACATGAGTTTTTACATATTAGAGAAATGTATGCATTAGAAGATAAAGATGTTTTATAGTCTAATAAAAATAAATTACCTGATGATGAAAAAAATCCTTTTAACTGGGATAATCCAAATTATTTTGATAAAAGTTTAAGATTATGTTATATATTTAATAAGTCTGAAGAACGAGCAAGATTAAATGCAGTATATGAACATATTAAATCAGAAGATGAAGATATTGATTCATTAAATAATATAACGTTATTAAACGAAATGAAATAGTGTATAAACACATTAAGAACTATTTTTATTTCTAATAATTATGGACCTATGGAAATATATAATTACTCATGCTATAAATATCATTTGATAAAATATAAGTTAAACAAATATCATTTTGATTATAGACCAAGATTATCTGAATATTCATAGGATGACAAAGATAAATTTTAGGCAATGATATTTGAGTTACAAATAAATTATAGAAAATTCAAATAGGATATAAAGAAAATAATTTATAATAAATTTCATAAATAATTATGGATAGTTTTGATAAAGAAATAAAGATATGAATATAATAGGAAATTATATATATGGTTCAGAAGATTCAACTGATGTAGATATTGCATATATAGTTGATGAATTACCATCATTACAAGAATGTAAAAAGTTTTGTTCGGCTGATAAGAATGAAAACAGAAACTTAATAACGATAAATAACGGTATTATAACTAATTGTTATAAAGGAACAGTTGATGAATTAAATAATGCGATATTAGATACATATAAGTTACATGAACAAAATACAGAATTACTTATTAATAGAAAGGTTGGTAGAGATATACCATTGAAACTTATTAGAGCAATACGTGCAATGTTATCACATCTTTCTAGATCGCAATATAGAAAAGAAATAAAATTAGCATTAAGAAGTAATTGGTATAAGAGGTTAGACGTATTATTAAGTATTAATTTAGAATATATTGATTTTGATAAATTAAACAATAATATGTCAAGAGAAGATATATTGAAATTATTTGCATTTCAAATAGGTCAATGCATGGGACTTATATATGCAAGAAAAGAATTATATACAAAAAATGATGTTATTACATGGATAGGCAGTAATCTCGGTTATTGTCTTGATGATTATTTAAAACGAAAATATACAAGTTTAAATATATTAAATTATTTAAAAGATAAATTAATCTACCAGATTCGTTATAATTTTCCAGCAATAGAGTGTGATAATAATATAGTAAAATTTTTAAAGGACGGACATAATAAATATTATGATTTAATGCAGGAATGCCAAATAAATATTGAAAATAAAGATATTTAATATATGAAGTTGATTTATAACAATATTATTCCTCCACATGGATTTATAGCTATTAATATTTTTGGAAATCTTTTTGTAAGGAAAGAATATGAATATAAATTAAAGAATGATAATTATAAGAAAAGAGTATTAAATCATGAATCTATCCATACAGAATAGATGAAAGATTTTGCAAGTTTTTTACCAGAATGTGTATAGCAATATATAGGTGGCATAATATTCTATATAATATATTTCTTTGAATGGTTATGGAGAGTCTTGTTTACAAAACATAGATTTTCACATTAGGCATATAGGAATATAACATTTGAATAGGAAGCCTTTACAAATGAATCAGATTTAGAATATTTAAGTAAACGAAATCATTTTGATTAGTGGAAAATATATTAATATAAAAAGGATGTTAATTAAGTTTAACATCCTTTCTTTTTTCATATAAACAATGTATCTTTGTAACTGTATAAATGAAGTAATAATTAATTAAAAATTATAATAATTATGGTAGATCGTTTAAATCAAGAGTTAGAGCTGGATGACTTGGTACTTATTGCGCATCCAAAAGTTTCAACATTGCTACGTTGCATTGTTACCAAGATCAATGCAAAGACAGTCACAGTAGCAGCACTCCCAGAGAATGACAAAGAGAATGAGGCTGCACAATATTGCCAACATAATATGGCTGCTATAGGCGATCACAAGTTTCATGGAAACTATTTCAGAATAACAAAAGGATTCAATCGTCGTCCTGAGGAAGTTGTGAAGATTGGTCATTATCAAACAGTGCAAGACAATGGCAAAGATGTTCATTACTCTATTGTTGAAGTTGGTGATGAAGAACTTTGGCCAACTGATTAATAATTAAATATAAATAATGATTATGCAAAATATAGCAAATGAAATAAAAAATAGTAGTATAAAATTTCATAGTAATAAATTAAATGGATTAGTAGATATGGTTATGTCTAATGATTCTAGTAATAAAATAGAATTACTACCAATTAATGATAGGGCATTAATTTATACTATGTATTGGTGTACATCTGAACATAGTAATCTATCAAGATATGAATTTGATAGGCTATTAGAAATGTCAAGGAAATTACGTAACTATTTAAATGAGTAAAATAATGGTAATAAATAATTCAAATATAAATACTTATATTAAGTTCGCAAGTGAGAAAGTATTGAATTACATTAAAGATTTTAATTCATACTTTGATGCTGATGAAGTATATGACATTTTAAAAGAGTTATCTGAATATGATGTGAATATTATGAAATTCAATAAATATATCGGATTTCTTGTATGTCAAGTGTATAAGGATTTTATTAATAATGAGATGATTATTGAAAAAAATACAGATTTTCAAAATTTCATTATTCCTATCATTATTAATATAAGTGATAATATTTTAAAAGATAAGATTGAACTATGACAGACGAACAATTAAAGAAGATATATGATAAGATTAATGAGTTGGTAGACACTGTTAATAAATTAAAAAGTATTATTGCAACTCAAGATAATAAGATAAGAATATTAGAGATTAAGTTAAATAATGTAGAAAATATATTGTAATGATAAGTAGTATAATTTTAATGTTATGTTTTTATATGTTTATTATTTCATTAACATATCATAGAGATATTCAGGTAATAAACATATTTAATTTTTTTGGACCCATAGAATATACTATAAGATATATTGAAGAATTTGACAATGATTCAAAAATATCAAGAAAATACTATAAAATTTATTGGAATTACTTCAGTATTTTGCCATTTTTTCACAATTTTTTGAGTAAAACTGATAATCAGATAGTATATACTGTAAATGATGAAACTGAGTTAATTTCCAACTATTTTGTAACATATGAGTCCGCTAGAAATTTCTTATATAAGACAAGAGATTTCACTAAATTTATATTAAATGAAGAATGAAAAATATATTTAAAATAATTAAATTACTTTTCTCTTCAAAATAGTATGTAATATATGCTGTTGATAAAAAGGGAGAACAAGTAAAAGAATAGTCTAGTAATATTAATGAAACGTTTTGTCACCATATATATGATGATGCAAGATAGACTTTAATTAATACTGTTGGTGAACAAACATATGGTGAAAAATTAGAATCATATGAACCAGATTTATTTAACGCATATAAAGAATCAGATTATCAAATAGCAAAATCTGAATATTTGCAAGCAGAATTAGATTACTATAAATTAGTGAATAATCCTATGAGTGGAGACGCTAATATCTTATTCACAAGTTATTAGAGATTACAATAGCTAAAGAAACAATATGAAAATTTTTAGTAATGATAAAGTTTAAACATAAAAAGTATAATAAAACTAATTTTGATACTATTAATGTAAAAACAGCTAAAGAAGTTTGTGATATAATAATTAATAAGAAAACACAAGAACTTATTAAGAAATGTCCAAGAACATTTAATTATATTAATAATGCAATAAATGAATCTATACGTTTATATTTTACTTCATGTATTATTTACAATAATATATTAGATTATAATATAACATTAGATTTAAGCTGTATAAATTTTGATTTTATGAAAAAATCAAGATTTGATGTTATTAGCGATATATTAGAAGTGTATAGAAATAAAGGATATAAAATAATTCATAATGATAAAGATAAAATAACTATGTATTTTAATTAATATATATATAGACTTTATTAAAATTATATTATATAAATATATAGTTAATGGAGAGTTAACCTAACGGGGTTAGGGACAATCTGCTAAATTGTTCGTCCATGTATGTGGATGTGGGTCGGGACCACAGCTCTCCGCAAAAAATCCACAACAGATTTAAAGATGTAGTGGTCTATAAGTTCGTTCCTTAATGAGAGATTATCACATTATATATGTGCACAAAAGAAATAATGTGATGGACCATAATGAATAGATTATCTTAATTTTGGTATCTTCTGCAAGATTCTGATTATTGATAGAAGGTAGTTAAGCTAATTTCATATTCATTTCTATTACAGACGAAGAAAGAGGAACATTGTTTACAAGTAATAAAGAGTAACCAAATGTTATTGTTATATAGAACTGATATAATAATAGGTGAATGAAACGCTTGGCGCCAATATTAATAAAAGTGGTTGTTTATGAAAGTAATGTGTTTGATATAAAGATCTGATTAACTCATAAAGTCAAACCGGTATATATTAAATTTTTATATATAAGATAGTAAGCTTATAGATTTTATTGGGATATATTGTAATGGTAGCAACAGGGTTTCTGAGTCCCTTAGTACTGGTTCGAATCCGGTTATCCCAACATATTCGTAATTTTTATTTTTTATTTTTTTATTTTTAAAGGATTTATACATAAAGAGAAAAGGTTAATAAGATTTATTTCTTATTAACCTTTATTATTTTATTTCTTAAAATAAATATTAATCTTCATCATCCCAATAATCATAATATTCATTTGGATCATAATTTAATTCTTTATCTTCCTTAAAATTATCAATCACCTTAGAATTTTCAACAAATTCTTTTACTTTTTCTATAATATCTGCATCGTTAATCATTATTTCTTGAGTGCCATCTGTTAACATTAAACCATCAATATTTATTTTATCGATTTTACATTCAGTTTCATCTGGATCATCAGGTTGATCATAATCATGTGAACGCATACCTGGTGTATAATCAACCCAACAATCAATGTCTGCATTAAATGCTAAACTTACGCCATAATCTTCCATTGAACGTGTTAATATTGTTGCTGTTTCATTCTTTGGATCAACATCTGGTATAATATTACACATTAAACAATCGTCATCTTGATCATATTGCTCTATATATCCATTATCATTAAGAAGATCCATAATTAATGAATTAATTAATTCTTGTGGCAGTGATTCCATATCAGAAAGATCAATATCTCCATTTTCATCATAATACTTTGGATCAATATTAGATGATGTTATTATACCTTCATTAAGTGATTTCTTAAGTGCTGAAGCAATACCATTTACTAATGATTCATATAATGCTTTATTTTGTTTCTTCATAATTTCTATTAAATGCTAAATTATTTTTTATATTTATCATTTTTAAAACTATTTAAAATAATTAATCTATAATAATTAAAATAAAAGGTTTGTTTTATGAGTACACGTTGTAATTTACAAATACAAGATAATATAGAAGGAGAACATATATTATATCGACACTGTGATGGTATGCCAGATTCTGCAGGTAATGAAATAAAGAATTTCCTTAATGACTATGTAAAGAATACTAATACAACATATAATTATGAAGAAATTTCTAAAGGTATTATAGAACAGTTAGGATTTGAAGACGAAGGTAAAGTAGCAAAAGATATAAACTATTTTTATGAAATTGTTGTGCATCCAAATACAATATTCTATACATGTTGGCATGTACCTGTATTTGGCAATTATGATATTGATAGTTTGGAGGATTATCCTGATTGTGAAGAACTAGAATGTGAGGAATTCAATAAGTGTAATATACGAAAAGAAACTATTAATAAATCAACAGATGATATTGTTGATTCTAAAGAATTATTAAAATATGTAGATAGAAGAAATAAATTTCTTGATGAACTTTTAGATGAAGTTGAATTAAACGGTGGTATATCAAGAGACAAAATTATGAATATGTTAAAAGTAACATATGATCAGGGGTATAATTATAATAGAGTAGATAATATTTAATTTATAATTGTTATGAAAAAATATTTAGAGATTCATTTGAAATATGAATTACCAGAAGATTATGATATTGATATTATAAATGATGGTATTGATAATAAAGAAGCATGGTCTTATATATTAGATTTAATGACAGATAATGAAAATAGAGAAAGTAAGGATACATGTAAATATACAACAGTTAAGATATACTAAATATGAAACATTATGATTCAATAGATAATATAAAATATAATACAGAATTAGTAGGTGAACAGGTATGGGCATTTAATAAATTGGATGGACAAAATTTTTGTGCTAAATATTCTGTAAAGAAAAAAGAATTTACAAATTTTGGTTCAAGAAAATGTATGGTAGATGAGACATCAGAACAATTTGGTGATGCTGTACGTTATTTTAAATCACATAATTATTCATCTATATTAAGTAATATAGTTGAAAAACATAGGAGAAAGAAAGATATATTTTATGGCGTTGATGAAATTACGTTTTTCTTCGAATGGTATGGTGATCATAGTTTTGCAGGATTTCATTCTGAAGAAGATAAAGATAATATGCATCTTGCATTAATTGATGTGTTCATCAAAAAGAAGGGATATATTGAACCAAAGATATATATGGATCTATTTAGAGATTGTGGAATAGAATTGCCGCAATTAGTTTATACGGGACCATTATCAAATGATTTTATTAAAGATATTCAAGAAAATGACTGGACTGAACCAAATTGTAAATTTCCTTATGTAAAGGAAGGTGTTGTAATAAGGAGATCTACTATTTTAAAAGGACAACGAATGCCTAAAGTAAAAGTTAAAACAAAATGGTGGTTAACAGAATTGCATAAGAGATATACAGAAGAAGAATGTAAATTATTAGAGTAATTATGACAACAGGTGAATTAGACGAAATTGTAAAAGATATTATTAATATTTTTGGTAAACATATAAAGCTTGCAAGTTTATCAGGAAAATCATATGCAACAGGACATGAAAATTATTATGATATAGTGTTTGAGAATACTACATCATTTACTTCACGAATGTTCGGTTATCAATATAGAAAGTTCCTTAATAATCTTGCAAGTTTAACTAATGGTGAAACAAGAAAAACAAATTCATATAAAGGATTTGTATATTATTGGTTTCCTGGATTTATTTACAAGAAAAATAATTTAAGAATTGAATTTGGAAGGAAAGGTTGGAATAGACATAGTGGTGATGATTCAACTACATGTTTTTATATGACGACTAATAACAAATATATTATTGAAGAAATTGTTAATAATATATTAAGAGATAGAGATATACGTATTTTAAAGAAGAATGATTATGAATAATAAACCAACATTAGTGATTCCAAAAGGTAGGTTATATACAGGAATTAAACATATGTTTAATGTATGTAATATTGATATGCCTGATGAGAATACTAGACAATATTATTTTCCTAATTGGAGTGATGATTGTTCATTATTCATTGCAAAACCTAAAGCAATACCAGAATTAATTGCAAGTAAATTCTGTGAATTCGGTATGTGCGGATATGATATTATAAAGAATAGTGAATATGAAAATGATATAGAGCTCATTAAACACACAGGACTAAATAGAGTAAAAGTATGTTTAGCTTCACGATATAATATTGATGAATTGTGTCATATGAATAAACCAGTTATTTGTGCCACTGAATTTGATGTGTTAGCAAATCATTATTTTACAAAATTAGGAATTCCACATTATATATTAAATACAGCAGGTTCAACAGAAGGATATATTGATATTGGTGCAGATTGTATTATTGATGTTGTAGAAACAGGGAAAACGCTTAAAGAAAATAATATTAATATATTAGATACACTGATTGATACTGATACATGTATATTTGAACATGCATCATTAATGGATACAATGTTACCATCAAATATACAAATAATTTATGATCAATGGATTAATAAGACATGGGAAACGAGAATGTAAAATATATAGTAGAATTTGATGGTAATGATGGCACAGGAAAAACTTATACGATAAAAGTATTATCAAAAGTTTTTCCTAACTGCATTTTTATAGATAGAGGATTATTCAGTAAAGCAACATTACTATCAGACGAAAATGATGAAATGTATAAGTATATTGATGATAATATTGATATGAATAGAATTTATATTATATTGGATGATTATCCAGAACATTGTCAAATGCTTATAAAAAGAAGAGGAGATTCTATTGAAGAGAAATATCATACAATAGAAGATTTAGAGTATTATCGTAAACAATTTACAAACTTATATGGCTATTGCTGTAAAAAGAATTATGATAATGTTTATTTAGTTACACGATTATTACCAGATCATGTTCAGGTAATGATTGATATTATTAAGAAATTTACTAATTTTAATAAGGAAAATAATAATGAGTAAAATAATTATTGGTACTAGTAATCCAGGTAAGATTAGAGAAATTGCATCTATTCTTTCACCATTAGGATATGAGATTGAACCGCATGCATTGGATGTTGATGAAACAGGAAAGACTATTAAAGATAATGCTATTATAAAAGCAAAAGCATATAGTAATGTATTTCCAGATACTTATGTTATTGCAGAAGATAGTGGATTAGTCGTTCCTAAATTGAATAATCTTCCTGGTCCGTATTCAGCAAGATTTCATGAAATTACAATAGATGATAATTTGAATGTTATAAATGTTCCACATGAAGAATTTACTACGGATAAATCTGAACATGATAAACTTAATAATGAGAAGTTGTTGAAGTATATTAAAGATATTCCGTTTAATGAGCGTGCAGCATATTTTGAAGTATGTTTTGCCATTGCAAAGAATGGAATTATTCAAGAAACATTTAGTGGTTATTCATATGGTTATATATCAGATGAATTACGTGGAACAAATGGATTTGGTTATGATCCATTGTTTATTGGTGAGAATACATTTGGTAAGACATATGCAGAACTAGATTCTGCAAGAAAGAATTTAAAGAGTCACAGAAAGCAAGCATTGAAACAATTGGGCCTTTGGGTTTCACAGAATATAGAGAATTAATAATATATGAAGAAATTTATTTTTCCAGGTTCATTTGATCCTTTTACAAATGGACATAAAGCAATAGTAGATCAGACATATAAATTGTGTGATGAATTTATTATAGCATTAGCGACAAACTTAAAGAAAGGAGAAGGACTTATTAAACGTCCTGAGCGTATTAAGTTAATTAAAGAGATTTTTAAAGATTATCCGAATGTAAAGGTAATTGATATGACAGATACCTTGATTTCTGATTATTGTAAAAAGAATGGAGTTTCTTATATTGTTAGAGGTATCAGAAATTCGGAAGACTTTACATATGAAAAATCATTGGCAGCTACTAACCATTATTTGGCAGGAGTAGAAACTATGTTGGTAATGGGTTTTTGCGAACCATATAATATTGATATTTCATCTACATTCGTTAGAGAATTGGTACATTATAAATTACCTATTGGTGAATTTGTTCCACCAGTTGTTGAACAATATATTAAAGATAATAATTTAACATGGTAAATAAGATTCAAGAGGAAGATTTAAAAGCAGTTGAATATTGTAAAACTGTATTATATCCTAAATGGAATATCAAAGATTTATATTCTATAGATTTTGATACATTTAGAAAAATGCCATTGGTTGTAGAAGGTGAAAGTAAAGAGATACGTGCATTGGATGATGATTATTGTATCATTTATTTTAAACCTACAATTTATTCATTTACATATAATAGAACTGGTATTGTAGAAGGAAGTAATATTCCACGTGTTCATGTAAGTAAAGTATTGCGTGAGTTACTTAAAGAAAATGGTATTAAACATGCATATCTAGATTATGGTGATGAATTTGTATTAGCACGCATAATTAAAGATACACCTAATATTGAAGTTGTTGTAAAAGCAAATCATACAGGTACAAGTAAACATAGATATTTTGGTATGGGTAAGTCACATGTAAGAATGTCACATCCATATTATTCGGGAATGGAAATTAAAGACATGGAACCATATCCAGCACCTATTGTAAGATTTGATTGGCGAAATCCATTTTGGGAACCAAATACACATAAGATGTTAGCTGATGAAGTTATGTGCGATGATCAAGCAGATTATTATATTGATGTTAAGAAAGCAAAGAAAACTGCAGCACTAACATTCAGTGTATTAAGTGATTTTCTTGCAAGTAAAGATATTGTTATTTATGATTTGTGTTTGTTTATATCAGAAGATGGTGAAACAGTATATGGAGAAATTTCACCAGATTGTGGAAGATATAGACATTATGATTTAGGAAGTCTTGATAAGGATGTATGGCGTGCAGGAGGTTCATCAGATCAGGTATTGAAGAAGTGGAATTTACTGTATAAAATGATTACACAATAATTATGAGAAAATACGAATGTGAGATTGAAGATTATCATGGACATTTCTTTCACCATCGGTTTGAAGCAAACGATGATAATGAAGCGTTGGATAAAGCAAATGACCATGGTTATAGATATTATGCTAATGATGATACTTTATATTATGTAGAAGGAGATTATGTTGATTATAGTAATATAAGTACAGATCATTATAAAGAGAATATAAAGAAGTACCATCAAATATGGACTTCAATTTAAATAGTATATTTAAAAGTCACTAAAATAAAAACTTTAGTGACTTTTTCTATTATTATATATGAATTATAATTTAAACTATAAGATAAATGAATTTAATTACAAATATAAAGAAATCATACAAACATATACCATATACATTTAAACATTGGAAGATGGTATTGAAATTAGAGAAGAAATATATAGGCTATTATAAATATCCTTTTCATGATTTAGATAAATTGTTCATGTATATATTCTTCCCTTATTTAGGAACAAAGATAATTCAGAAAATTCATACAAAGTTTGCTAATCATCATTTACGTAAATATAAGAAACATATGAATTTTGATGAAGCTATTCTTGATTGGGAATCTGCAAGGTTTACAAAACCTGATAAACCATTGGATGCGTGGGATACATATCAAAAATATTTTACGGAATTTTCAAATGAGCTTTTACCTATATTTGAAAAATTTAACTTGAAACATTAAAGACTTTATTTATATACGTTTATATAAAATATATAATGATTTTGTTTTAGAAGAACATTTATAAAAACTGTTTTAATAATTAGTGTAAAAGTGAGCACACAGAAAAAGAGAATTATGATAATTTCTGTAGAGCATGGATCAATACCAGCATTATATAATATACAGTTTATAGCAACGAATGTTCTAAATTTAAATTAACTATATGTCTAACATTCTTAATTTTTATTATTGGTAATAAGTGGCAAAACATGCTAGGAATAGTAAGTTATCGGTTCGAACCCGATATAATAAAGATAGAAAATGGATGATAGTTAATGATGCTAGATATAACGCTTATTATAGAAGTATTATAGGATTTGATTGAAGTGCGGATGTTTATTATACCTGTTCTATTTTTTAATAAAACAAATGTCCCTATAGATTGAAACATGGATTGAGATGAATATAATATGATGTAATTTTAAGTTTGTTATATTTAGCATTAATTTTTTTAATAAGAATTATTAATATGTATATGTTACGATTACAAGATTTACCAGATGGTGCAATAGTTCAATTATACTATAGGTCTTACGAAGAAGGATATAGACGTAGTAAACCAAGGTTTAGAACATATATTATATCATTTAATGATAATACTATAATTTTTTCAAATGTAGAATCTAAATATGAAGGTAATTTTAGTTTTTATTTAAATCAAACAGCACAATATATACATTTTGATCCAACAGATATAAATAATATTAATAATTTTGGATTTGATAAAAATTATATTATTGTATATGGAATTTATACATTTGATGATTCTAATAATAAAGTAAAAATGCCATATTCAATGAACGGCAAGTATAAAATGAACATATACCATACAAAATGTATATATCAAGAAGATATATCAAAAATTGCAGAGGATGAAATACAAGCTTACAATAGACGATACAAATATTATTAATATAAACATATTACCCGGTGCAAAATTTGAATGTACAATATATAAAGGCAACGGACATTATGAAAGTTCATATGGAACTATTATGAAATGCAATGATAGATTAGTATTAATGTTGTGTGGACTTTTGTTTTTTGGATATGACTATCATTCTTGGAATAGTATTCATACTTATAATAAAAAACATTATCTGTATTATAATTATTATAAGAATGATAACGATAGTATGAAAATAAAAGGTATTGTATGGTATTTAGATTTTGAAAAATATCCAGATAATTTTGGATTGTCTCCAAAATTATTTGTTGTTACTGATATATGGTTTAATAATATACATATATATAAAAGTAATTATATGTTAAAGAAATACCAACCAAGTTTAAAACCAAATTATATACATGAAGCAAATGAAAATTGTAAATGTTTTAAATATTGCGGTGGTAGTGTATATTCATCGGAAAAGTTAGAGGAATATGCAGAAGTAATACCTAATAAAAATTATAATTATGAATAATATTAAAGAAAATAATTTTTTTATTCCTAGAAAAATTGCTGTAGGATTTGTAAAAAGAGCAAATACATATTCAGGAAAGTTATCTTATATTACTTATTATGATAATACTAATAAATTACGTAAGGACGTATCTTGGAATGGATGGAGAGATAAAAATATAGAACCTGTATATACGGATAATATTCCAACATCAGGTTTTATTATTAATAAACGTGCAGGAGGCGAAAAATGGGGATGGAACCAAAGAGCAACATATGCGCGTATATATGATCCAAGAGGATTTGAATTTGAGATAACTATAGATAATCTTCTTTGGATTCTTGAATATACTAATTCAGAAAACAAGGAATTAAAAGGACAATTTGTATATAGTTGGTATGGAACTGAACTTGTACTTATGCCTATTGTTTCATCTGATTATGAAGAATCTAAACGTTTATCTGAACAACAATATAATAAAACATCGTTTAAAGAACGTGATTTAATTCCGGGAACACTTTATAAAATGAAAGGTAAGGAATTAAATGAATTGGTATATATTGGTAAAGTAAAAGTATCCACAGAATTCAATATGTCTTATGTTAATAAATTAGCATTTGTACCTATACAGGATTCTTGGAAGTTATATTCACATTATGATAAAAATATCAACAGATCTGATTTCTTTATATTTAAAAGTGTTTCGTCTGTTATAGCAGAAATGCAACAAAATTATTTTAGTGAAGATATTGTAAAAGAATATCTACATAGATTTGATATGTGTGCGTATTCATATAATTTCTGGAATAATTTTGGTAATTTCATTGATAAATTTGTTTCTGACCATCCATGTATAATGAATGATTATAAAAAACCATATAAGATAGAATATAATAGATATAGCACAGAGAAAAATAATTATAATAATATTATTGATAAATTCGAATATAATGGTATAAAGTTAGATTCATTAAGAATTATTCCTGAATGGTTAATTCAAACAGACAGAGAACACATATTTTATGAAAATACAAGTGTATTAAAATCTGTTATATCTGATGATGGTAAATCTGTATTGATAAAAGAACAATATCCTACTATAGAAAATATTAATACATTTAATAGGATTGTATATAAACGAATGTATGATTTCATGAATATTGATTTAAATACAAATACATTTAATAAAATATGTGATCCTGGATTGTGGGATGAATATAGAGGACATTATTCTTTCGAAGTATCAAATATTATATATAAGCATCCATCAGAAACTACAGATGTTCAGAAAGCAAGAGAAATTAATACTCAGGTTTCATTAAATGATAACAGAACATTCCTATATTATATAACGAAGGATAATTATATATCTATATCATTGCAGGAAATGATACGGAATCATCGATATATGAAATTCGGTTTCTCAAATGGTATAGAAGAGAATAAATGGATAACATTAGATGCAATATTGTTACCGAAAAAGATTAAGTAATTTTTTTATTTCAAAATAATTATGTATCTTTGTATTGTTAATAAACAAAAAGTATAAACAATTAAAAATATATAATTATGACAACAAATAAAAAGAATACAGTTAAGAAGTATATACTCTCACAAAATTTACCTTTTGGTAATTTAAAGTCTGGTATGATTTTTTCTTATGATCCTATTACAAAAACTGCAGTATTTCCAAATGGACAAGAGATTTCACCATTTGATGTAAGTGATAAGAATTTCGTAAAACCTACGGCAGATGTAAAGTTTAATGTAGGTGATTGTGTCATTTATCATACGCGATTGTATAAGATTACTGATATTAACTATGTAACAGGTCGTTGTAAGCTTTTAGAGTTTTACGCAAATAAAGAGGTTGATTTTGTAAGTCATTCTGTATTGACAGCAGCACAAGTTTATTGGTTTGTTAATTCGTCTGGAACTGTTTCATCATCATATATTGGCAAACAACCAGATGCAGACTTATGGAGAGCAAAAACAAAGAACATGTTTAATACCAAGGAGGAGTGTCAGAAGTATAAGAATATTGTTCTTAAAAGTAAATAAAGAATATTTTTCAAATTTAAAATTTTAAATTAATATTTTATTTAACTCTTAAAGAGATTTGTAGTGATTACAAGTCTCTTTTTTCTTTTTAATAAATATATAAAATATAAAAGAAGTATTATGCCAACAATGATGCCATTAATGGATAAAGATACCGTAAGATATATAACATAGAATATTACACCAGAAGAAACTAAATATGTAGCTGATATAAAATCTACTATTGATGATACAAAGTGTGAACCAGAGAAATGTGATGATGTTATATATCTTACTAAGATTATCGCTTTTTATACTAAATTTACAAATCTTGCAAATACAACACCTAATAATCAATATAAGATGCATATTCAAGATTTTATGTGGAGATTACAACAATATAAAGAAGATATATTCGAAGTAGTTCAGTCTATCATAGGAGTTTTAAATGGTTCAGATATTACAAAGATTGAATTACCTATAAGTGATAATCCATTAGAGATTATAAATGAATTAAAACAATGTGTACAAAATTGGTTTACACTTCATACAGATGATATTGAATATGAAGGCGCTAGATCATTAACTAGTTCATTCCTTTCTGTAATTCATAAGTTTGTTTACCTTTTTAGATTAGATAAATGCTCGACTGCTGATTATGGTCAGGATTAGAAATTACCAAATCCTGATGCAGGATTATGTGGAGTAAACGGAGTATATGCAGTAAATTTTTAATATGATATAATATGAATCCTATAAATCAACCATCATCTAGAAATTACAATATCAATGGTAGTACAAGAAATAATGGGTTCTTATATAAAATTATGCCTTTATCATTTAATTTACAATAGAGAGGAAATGATTTTAAAGTTAAAAAATACAATAAGTGTAAATTTAATATCGGCGATAATGTAAGAGGATTGTGTTTGGAAGATAAGAAAGAACATTCAGGACGAATTACTAATATCTTATACAGTACAAATACAGAAGTTCCTTATTTAGTTTATATCATTGATAATAAGACAAGATAGAAATTATCATTAAACTTTAGTTCGCTAGAATTTAATAATTCTAAAATTGATGAGTCATATGGGTTTGATGTTGCCATTAAACTATATGAAACATTAAATAAAGATAAATATAATAAATTAAAACTTTAGAATAGAATGGTAAATTCAATAAAAGTTTTACTTGAAGAATATTTTAATAATACAGAACAAATGGATATGTTGTTAAATGATTATTAGAAACAACAGAAAAAAGCAAGTAAAGCATATGATTCACGTCAAGAGTTTTTAAAATCAATATTAGGTAAAGTAACATATAACAAATATCAAAATAAAGGTATGTTTGCTCCTATTCCTTTATCTGCATTGCATTTAACATTCGAAGATTTTTATTATTTGTTTCCAGAGAATAATATTAAGATGAGACCAATGGATAATGAAGCAGGTGTAGAGAAAGTAAAGAAACTTATTGCACGTATTAATAAGGAATATCCTAATAACGGTATTAGATTGTTAGATAATGGTGTTTCTTATACATTAAGTTCAAATCTTGTATTTAAGAGATTAGATAATATAATTGATTTTTTATAGATAATTCAGAAAAATGTTTTGAGGATTTCATCTGATAAAACAAATCCAACAGTTAATTGGAAGGCGATGATAAAGAAATTCAGAAATTATCTACGATAATCAAATAAGTAAAATAAATTAATTAAAATAATAATGATGATAACTACAAACATAAGTAACATTCCAGACGCATGGGATGGTTATTTTGAACAATAGGTTAATAAGTTCACGCCTTCTGTTGAAGTTCCTAAGCCTTGGAGACATCCGGTTGGACCTGAACCTATGATGAAACCTTGCAAGCATCATAAGACATAGTTTATTATAAAACATAAATCTGCTACATTACCAAATGGACCAGAACATGGATGTAACGTATGTGATCCATATCATCCAAATTTGTATGATCATATGAATATGCCTTGTTTTAATCAACATAAACCATATGGTATCGCTACTAATAGATTAATGAGTCCATTTGAAGATGATGATAGACCTGATTGGCATGAATTCCATGCTAAGAATCGTAAACCTATGATGTTTGAAGAAGTTATAGATGAAAATGGTTGTTCACATGGTCCTCATGGAACAATTAATGTTAGACCAGTTGAACCTGCTGATGATGAAGCAGATGAGATTGAAGATGAAGTAACAGTTTAAAATGAAAATTAATTAATGATAGAAATATAAATTATGCAAACATCAAGTAAAGTTTCATACGATAATTGGAGTGATTGGAATTTAGGAAATTAGATAATGAATATAAGACCTGTTGGTACATATTGCTTCTGTGAACATCATCATTGTCACCATCATCATCCTTGTGATTGTGTAGATTGTGAATTCTCAGAATCATATATTAAACCAGAATCTTGTTGTCATCATCATCCGCATCCACCAGTACCATGTCCACCACATCATTGTGATTGTCATGATCCACATTTATTTCCAATTGATCAAGATAATGATGGATTTGTAGAAAGTGATATGATTCATAAACATCCAGAACCATATATTCCAGAACCATTACCAGAAGAAATTGGAGATAAAGAAGATGATACAACAAATAGAATGGAAGTAGGTGACGAAGTTGATGATATTGATGATTCAACAAATTATTATGGTTCAAATTTAGTTGTAAGTATTCCTAAAGAAATTCAACCAGTAGAAACATCAGATGAAATTGATTCTATTTTAGATGAAGATACACAAGATGATATGGTAACTACTGATGAAGATGGTTATCATACATTAAGTGATGAAGTTCCAGCAGAAGAAGATAATTGGGAAACATCAAAAATGATTGATACTAATACATCTAAAATTATTGAAGAAACACCAGTTCCTGAATAGAAATTAAAGGAAGTTGAAACTATTCCATCTGTAGAATCAGTAGAAGAGAAACCCACACGTGGACGTAGAAGAGTTAATCGTGGAGGAAGACGTAAAAAAGAAGAATAATTTTTATTCTATATATAATAGAAAAGAGACTTAGATCAAAAATACTAAGTCTCTTTTTATTTTTTATAAACATTCACATTTAATTTTAATATAAAATTATAAAATTAAAGCATACATTCATCCCACCAGTCAGCGCGGAAAGTCATATCACAAGACATCAAATCTGTACTGTCATAATTAAGTGTAGGACCAGGTACACCTGTTGTAGGGAAAATGTAATAGAATACCCATTGCCAATATGGATTACCAGCACGATCTTGCATAGTAATAGTCATTGATGGCGCCACGTAATCTTTCTTAAGGCCTTCACGACCTGTAAGAGGATCATAAATAAGGTCAACCCATTCACGAAGGAACTTATATGTGTAGTTCTCAGGTGAACCGTTATCATATGAAAGGTTAAGGTTAAAGTGTAATGTCAAGTCGACATTAGTTCTATCCGGTTTTGCACCAGCGAATGAACGTTGTGCAAATTTATACTTTTGCTCTGTTGCGTTAGCACCAAATGAAGTAGAAATCTGACCAACACTTTGTACACCTTCAAGAATAATATTCAAACGTTCATCATCTGTTGTATCAACCATACCTTGAGGACAACTTAATTGAACAGTAAACAAGTTCAAATATATAGGTTCCCATAATGAGGTAGATACACGGCTATTTCTAAAATGTGATAATCCTAACAAACCTGGAGATTTCTTAGGTAAAGTAGGTCCATTTGTTACTGCCATATTATTATTAAAGTATATTTTATTTTATTTATCTGTGAAAAATAGGTAGATTAAATGTAGACAAAAATATTTTTTTATAGTATAAATTAAGAATTTAAAAAAAATAGAGATAAATAATTAAGTTCAAAAAATAAATTTTAAATAAAGAAGAAAATGAAGAAGATTTTATTTGTACTTGCTGCTGTTGTAACAATGAGTTTCGCTTCTTGTGGTAACAAGACTACTACATGTGGAACAGCAAATGATTCAACTGCAACAGATACTACAGTTGTTGATTCTACAGCTACAGATTCAACTGCAGCTGATTCTACAGTTTGTCCTATGTAATTCATAAGACAAACTTTATTTTAGAGAAGATTATTGTGTAATTAAAATATAACCTAATATAAGGTTTATATTAAACTAATTTTAGAGATATACTAAATATATTCATTTATATTTGGTATATCTTTTTTTATTTAATAAATATTTAAAATTTATTTAACTGAATTATATAATATATGGCAACATGGAATCAAGCAGTTCAATAGATGGGTAAGTTTTATCAATAGAATATACATACATATCAAGGTGGTAAATCAGGACATGCGACAGGTGCTAGACGTTCTTATTCATGCCCTTTAGTTGGACACAGTGTAGGAGATGATTGTTCAGGATTTACTTCTGCGTGTTTATAGTTATTTGGAGCATTTCCAGGCTCATATATTGTTTCATCTAGTGGTTTTGCATCAACATCTGGTGCAACAGCCGCATATTTAAGAAAAGCTGGATTTTCACCGTTAAGATATATTAGTTATTCATCTTTATAGCCATATGATATTGTTGCAAGAAATGGACATGTTGAAGTATTTTGTGGTATGAAGGGAAGTTCACCAATGTCATACGCATGGGGAAATATTCATGATGGCATAAATGGACATGTTGGTATGCCATGTTGGTTTTCTAAACAGTCTTATTCTATTGTATGGAGAAATTCTGGTGTAAGTATAGATACACCATTAGATTTTTCTTCAGTGTCTGGCGGTTCATTACAACAATAGATGAATTCTGGATATGGTACAGGTGGAACATTAAATGGGTAGACAGGTTCATAGTTTAATTATACATCAAATACATATCCTGTTCATGATGAATATGAAACTATTTCATCTGGTAATGGTTCAAAATCTGTATTTGAAATTGTAGGTGAAAATACATTACGTATGGCATATACAAATTCATCATATATACAACAATTAGATTCATCTAATTATTAGTTAAAAAATACTCGTATATATTCAACTAATGATGCATCTATAATATTAGATGAATTATCAATACCATTAGATCCATTTGATACGAGTGTTAATACATTAGATTCAAGTGTTATTGATAATTCAGTTAAAACAAATAATTAATAATATATGGCTGGCAAGAAATTACTTAATGGTGTTTATATAACAAAGAAAATAATGGAAGCTTTTAATCTTAAAGATTATCAGGCTGCTGGATTTGCTGGTTGTTTTATGGAAGAATCTGGTTGTGATCCCGGTGCATATAATGCCGCTGAAAAATCTGGAAGATTTAAAGGTTCATCAGCGAACGGTGCAGGTTATGGTGCAGGTCTTGCATAGTGGTCTAATGCATGGAAACGGTAGATATAGAGATAGTTTAATAATTCAAGGCCTATAGAAAATTGGACATTAGATTAGCAAATAGCTATTGTTACTAAAGGCTGTTCATAGTCTTTTGTAAATTTATTAAGAAAATGTACATCAGTAGGTTAGTCTACAGATATTGTTTTAAGAGGATATGAAAATGGTTCTGCAGGTAAAGGTACTAAATTACGTTCATAGCAATCAATGAAAGCATATACGTGGTGTAAGACATCATATATGGCAGATGGTAGTAGACGTACGTTTAGTGATGGATATATTGGTGCATTAACATGTAGAACATCATGGGCTAATGCAGTTTTAAGTAAAATGGGATCAGTTAATCTTGCAGATTTATCCGGATTAGGAACAGAAGTAGGTGGAGGATTAGGTGATGATGGCTCTTTTGGTTCTACTGGTGGAGGAGGAACTGGAGATTCAAACGCATATCCTGTTCATGATGAATATGAAACATTTACTGGACAAGGTGGAAATATATTTGCAAATGCAAAAGATAATGCATTTCAATTAGCTGCTGATGCATCAAAATCTAAATTTTCATCTAAAGATTCTGAAGCATCTAAGCATACACGTATATATTCTACAAATGATTCTTGTATTGTTTTAGATGAATTAAGTATACCATATGATCCAAATGATCCAACTATTGAATATGCAAATCAAAATGTAAAAGCGGAAGATGTTAAGAAAGATACATCTACTAATGCAAAAGATAATACTAAAGACACATCTACAAATAAAAGTACAAATAAATCTAATACTACAAAAAAGACAACTAAATCTAAATAATTATGATTACAATAAATGGTATTAAATATTTAAAAAAAGGAGAGACATCAAATGATAAAACAATAACGCATTATTATTATACAGATTCATTAAAGAAAACTTATAATATAATATATAATGGCAAAAATGCTAAATTATATACAGATACTAAAGTATACAAGGATTCTGATACAAATTAGATTATAAAGAAAGATTTCTTTAATTATACTATTGATTACGGCACAGGAAAATATGGAGGCGTTTGTTATTCAAAATCAGATGAAGATAAGATATTAGGTATGGTCGATTCTGATAGTAATATAGATGGAAGTTCTAATGGAGATTCTACAACTGATGGTGATAATAGTTCAAACTCTGGAAATAATTCTGATGATTCTGATAATAATGACGGTAATAGTTCAAATAATGGTAATGGAACAGGTGATGATACAAATGATTCTGATAGTAATGGATCTGGTAATAAAGATACTAATAATAAAGGTATATTTGAGGATTCAATGGGTAATAAAGATAAAGATAATCCTCGAAGTTCATTACCATTAGGAGCAGATATTAAAGATCCTGATGTTACAGGTTTTAGCATTGATGAAGTAACAGCGCCACATCCACGAGAAAACAATTGGTATAATAAAGGTTCTGTTTGTCCAATAATACGTATAAATGATCATTATTTTTCTGATACTGAAATATAGCATTTTTCTATGGAAACTGGATATTATAAGAATTTTTATGATTATCAAGTATACCAAGCACCGTTAACAGGTGTTTTACCAACTATGAGGCTTATTGTTACAACAACAGATCCAGGTTTATTAAAGAAAGATTTTATAAAGCAAGGTGATAGATGTAATGTATTTTTCTAGAGTAATCATTCTATGATTAAATCTATGAGATGTGATTTCAGAATTACTAATGTTGTAACAGATTAGTTAGATTAGACGTAGTATTAGAAATATCAAACATAGATTATAACAGGTGAACTTTATGTCCCGGATTTAAGAAATGAAGAAACTCGTTATAATTTTAATGGTTCATCAAGAGATGCTATGATGGATTTGGCAAAGAGATTAAGATTAAGTTTTTTCTTTTGTGATCCTGATGATACTAATGATAAAATGGTTTGGTGTAATTGTAAAACACCTGAAATGTTCATTCATGATTTAACAACACATGCATGGAAAAATTCTATATCATTCTTTGAATCTTGGATTGATCCACGTTATGGATTATCTTTTATGAATATTAATAGATTATTAGGTGAAGATGGATTTGATGAATCAATAGATATGACATTCTGGACTAATACATTTATTAATAATAGAGCAGTTGATGGAAAATCTGCAAATGAAACAGATACAGAATAGAAAAATAGTACACATATTCAAACAAAATGTTTTACTAATATTATTAATGATAATGAATCTGCTACAGTATATCATGTTAATAGTTGGAGATTGGTTAATAATGCATAGGAAATACAAGATTTTGTTGGATTGAATTGTAAAATGCAATATTCATCTGTTAATCCTGGATTATTATCAGATGAGAATAATAATCCAAATTATAGTGTAGAATTTTCATTATGTTTAAATAGAACTAAATTTGATCCAACTAAAAAGGATAATGATTTTTATGTATTATTAGGACCTGGTAGAAATATGACATATGCGAGTGGCGATGCCGCTATGGGAACATCTGAAACACAATCTTCAAATAAAAATGAACCTGAACAAGTTACAAATCAAATGTCTGATGGTGATGCAGATGCAATGGATAGTACAGGAAATAATATGATGTCTTCTGGTAATACACATCAATTTTATGAAGTTGCTTATGAACATAATATGAGAAATTTACTATAGTTATAGAAATAGTATTTACTTGTAGAATTAAATGGTGCAAACTTAAGTATTGTTCGCGGTGAAAAAATGCCTATTGTATTAATGGATTTAAATAAAGCAGAACAAGCTATTAGAACTAGTCAAGCACGTACAAAGATAGAAGAATGTATGTATGAAGCTGAATCCGGTTGGTATATAATTGATGGTATTGAATGGGTTTTTGATCCTGATAATGATTAGGGACAAGGTACAAACTGGCGAACTAATGTGAAATTAGTTAGAAGAGAATGGCCAATACCATCAAAAATAAAAGATGCAAATGGTAATACTGTTTCAAAAAATGTCGCAAATAGTATTGTTTTGGTAGATATTGGAAACGGACAATAGATAAGAATGGCTTATTATGATGCAGTAAAGAAATATAGTTAGGAAATAAAAAATGGTGATGTCAAAATATTAGGTGGAACAACATCTGAAGACGCAGTTGTAATTGGTCAGAAAAAACAAAACATATCTTCAACTAATGATGAATAGAATTCAGATGATCTAGAAGAAAGTGGTAAATTATATACTGCAAATGGTGTAGAGACTGTAAGTGCAGTTAATTTTAATCTTGATTTAATGGATCAATATGTAAAAGATTCTGATTATGTTGGTTAGTCTACAATACCTTTAACTGGTTTGAAAGATTTTATGAAAAATATTTATAAAACAATATTATCTGAATCCGATAATAAATGTAAATTGGTATCTGGAAGACGGTGGGCAGTAGATGAATATGGTAATAAGGTAAATGGAAATGCGTTTGTAAAGAAATATGATTATTATAAATGTATGAATGCTATAGGTGAAGTAATGTATTTAAAAAAAAATAATTCAAGTCATTTATATGGTGAAGCTATTGATATTATTAATAATGGTATAGATTTTACTGAACTTATGACTAATGTAATAATGAAATCACCTGCGATATTAAAATTATTTTATGATAATGGTGTTTCTGCTTATATAGAGCAAGCAAAGGATGATACAGGTGCAACTACTAAACATTACCATATTGGAACTGATACAATAAAACAACGAGAATTTTGGGAATCTGTTAAAGCTATATTAGGTTCTGATATGATTCCAGGAACTATGATAACATTTATGAACTATATGACAAAAAATACATAGAGAACAACAGAATTCTCTGTAAGTAGTGAAATAGACGAAAACACATTACAAAAAAATAGTAATAATGATAAATGAAAATAAGGGAATAGATTACAAATATCTATTCCCTTTATTATATTAAATATGTTTTCTTTTTAATATTTGAATAAATTCATCTTCAGTTATTTGAGCACCTGCTGCACCTTCATGTCCTCCACCATGATAATATTCTTGAAGATATTTACCACAATGGAATTCATGTGTATCTGTAGGATTATATAATGAAATTGCCCACATACCATCAGGTAATCTCTTAAATACAATACCGTTTTTGATTTTATCTTTACATGTTTTAAATATCTGTGAATTTGTTGGTTTCTGAATAAACAAAGCACATGCAGATCGATTATCAAATCCTACAGTCCATGTAAAATCACCATATGAATTAATGAGGTTCTTATTGTTTCTATCAATAATCTCTGATTCTAACTTACCTAATTCTTTAAGTTTCCCTAGTTCACATGCTAATTCTTCTGGTTTTGCTTGATATATTATATAATATACATGATTAATAATTTCACTTACATTTAAATCATATTTATTATTAACACCAATATTTACATATCTACAAAAATCAAAATTAATATTTTCTGCATCATAACTCCAGCTATCCCATGCAGACAATACTTTAAACAAATCCGGTATTCTTCCAATAAAATTATATAAATAGCTAAAAGCATTATATAATGCAGAATGATCGGTTGTTCTCAAACCCTGAATATCGTCAAAATGTAATTCTTTTGAACTATTAATCATAGGCGCATGATGGTCAAACCAATATAGTTTATCACCAAAATGTTTTTTCAGTTTAAGCATTGTTTCTGCTGTATCAAACGAAATATCTGATATATAAACATAATCATATACACCTATAATATCATTTTGAATATTTAAGTTCTCCATCCCATTATAATCTTCACCTAATAGTGTGATCATATTTGGATGTATTCCTTTTTCAATTACAAGAAAATTATATATGATAGCCATCGAAAATAAACCATCATTATCTTCCTTGTGATATATAATTAAATATTTGTCATCCATTATATTATTAATTTAATAATTAGTTTTCTGTTTCTCTAACATTTCTATTGCTTTTGCTTGTCTATCTACTGTCTCTTGAAGTTGTTCACACTTATATTTGTAATAATGTGCTTCACCAGCTGCAATCAATATACAAACACATGTAAGTCCCAATATATAAATATCAAGCTTATTAAAAATCTTTTTTATTGTTCCCATTTAATATATAATTATTTTGATAAAGTACAATTATTAAAGAAAGTACAATATGATATATTAACTATATCATTATATATAATTGTATCAACAAGTTCATCATATCTCAAAAGGGATGCTATGAAATTTTTATTATTCTGAAATTTAACACCTGGTTGCAATATCTTCGTTTCATAATGCATCCATATATTAACATTATTAAACTTATTTTTTAATATATCTATATACTTATGATAATCATCAAATGTATTAAATACACCTTTAAATAATGTATCTATTATGTTAATATCATTGAAATCAACACTATTTAATAAATTTAATTCATCTGTATTACATGTTTCATATATTACATTATTATCTTTATCATATGATTTTGTATTATATAAAATAAGTTGTATATCCTTTTCAGTTGTATTAATTATTTTTATATTTCTAACTATCAACGGACATGATATAATATATGATATAGGACATAGTATGCAGTTCTTTTTAATATTACTATCAAATATTAATGTAACACCACCATCTGAATATTCTATATCATCTATATTATGAACAATATTAATGTTTATATTATAATCATTCTTTTGTTTCTTTAATTTCAGTATATCATCTTTCCATCGTTTGAATTTTAATTCTCTTTGTTCATTTAGAACCTTTGAACCAACAGATTCATTATTTACTATGTTATCAAATTCTTCGTCAAATAAATTCATACCTTTTTAAAATTAATCAATAATTATATAGAAAAATGATGAAAAAGTTATATATTTTCTTAAAAATATTGATATTTTAACAATAAAAAATGATTCCAGTAGAAGTATACTGGAATCATTAAAATATTAAAATAAAATAGTTAAATTAAATATTTTCTTTTGGTAAATAAACACGTGTCTTTTGTTCTTTCTGACGTCCATCAGACCAATTCGAAATTTTAGTTAAATCACAATATACCCGAACTTTCATTCTATTTTAAAGGGGTTAGACTATACCACTAACTTCTTGAGTTACATCTTGGTAGTCGTTGAGGGCTTTTATTTGTTTCGTATCAAATAACTATCCCTGCTGATTATCCATTGTTATATCATTAGAATTTTTACACTTTGGTATCTAATGCTTTAGGAACTTCCAGCATATTCGATGTTTGCTATATATGTCACCATATATAGGGGCATTTAATTAAAAATTTACCCGATTATTCTGTCATATAAACTTACATGAACTGATCCACACTTTGGACATACACTAAATGGTGTCTTAGAAATATATCCACAATCTTCACATTTACAGTTAGGAACATTGAATGTCCAATATTGACAACCATTCTCTGCTGCAAATTTCATAATGTGAACAATCTGTTTCTTAGACAAGTGTTCTGACAAATTGAGATGCGCTGCTGAACCACCATCCAAAAAATCCCCGATATAGTTTTTACCATGTAAGGTAATCTTATCAAAGATTGACAATGTTTTATCATTTGGTTTGAATATGTAAGACGCATACAGGTTAGTGTCTGTTGGTACCCAATATCCATCTTCAGAATCCCAATTATAATTCTTTATTGCCAAACTTTCAGCTGGTATACATTCAGTATTGAACGTTAACTTATGACCGTTAAATGTACCTGCAGCTTCTTGATTCTTTTGCTTTATATATCCAAATATTGTTTGACAAAGTTTTTCATAATGAGGATTTACATTACAAGTAATTCCTAAGAATTCTGCCATTTGATTAAGACCATTCAAACCAATTGTTAAATATTGCTTATTCAAATTAATAAATCCTGCTTTATATACAGGTAATAATCCTGCGTCATACATATCCCAAAGAAGTTCATTATATGCTGTATGATATTTATATACTCTATCAAGAATATTACCAAAATATTCGCACATATCATCATAATGCTCTTCTACATTTTCTTTTGTTACTCCAGATTTCTTAACACTGTTAAACCAGTCTTGAGTTATGCGACTAAGATTCAGGGTTATCACACTTTTACTTCCTGTTTGACGTTTTCTCCATATATTTCTATATGGTCCGGGTCATATCTTATGTTTATTTAAATAATAAACATTGCACTATTTCGGCATTTAAAACGATTCGTTTCCTAAAACGTTACTACGTATCAATAGTAGTCCTACTCCACCTGCTCATCACTTAGGGGATGACCTCCACACACATTAATAATTTTTATATGTTCTACCTATTAACATATTCCTAAAATTATTCATTAAATAATTTTTATATTTACCGATTTTTAATTCTTCAATAGATTTGCCATTATTATATTGTTCTCTTAAATAAACAACTTCATCTTTAGATAACAATGGTAACTTCTATTTACATTTATCAGTTCTAATAGGCATTTTTACATGCATATATGATTTTCCAAATAATATTTTATTAAATCCACTCCATGAATATAAATTACTATATTCTTTAAAAATATCATCTTCTTTTTCACCATTTACAAAATATCTTATTCTTATGTTTAATACTTCTTCATCAGATAAATTCTTAGAATTTGCATGCATATTTCCTCTACGTGTTCTTCGATCTGATTTATAAAAATCATTTACTTTATCTGTATTATATTCTATACCAATTTCAGGTCTTGTATAATAATGCCAATATTTTGAAAATCCACTTTTTGACATTCTATCTTTATACATTTCATATACTTCTCCAAAAGTATATTTCATAGAATAACGTATTTTTCTTAATTCTAATAATTCATTATCATTTAATATTGCTTTGGGATGTTCCTCCCCAACTTTTGTTATAGTTGCAGAATGTCCACCCAATGTAGAATTATATCCATTATTATAACTATCATATAATTTAATGTAATATATTTCTTTATTATCAGCTTCATCCTAATTAGGAACATTATCTTCTAATATTGAAAAATTTGATTCATTAATATTATATTTTCTCATTGCTCTATATAATTTATAATCACTATGTTTCATATCATTTAAATGTTCTCTTACTCTTATATGATAATGATGTGTCTACCCAATATATACTTTTCCATTAGGAAATGATATTTTATAAATTGTAAATATTTTATTCATATATTATAAATGTAAAATTATAACATATTTATATTAACTTGGCTCGGTATTACCATGCATATAGTTTCACAACTTATGTTTAGGCTTCACCGATGCATTAATATCGCTATATTAATACATTGCTTGATTAGCAATTAAGCACATAAAGGACCCAAGTTGATCCCTAAATTTCCATTTGTGAAGTTGAATTCCTTTGTTTGTATCTTATTCTTAAGTCTGCAGTTATGTGTTATATTTCCATTAGGCATTAAGAAATATGGTTCAAGATTCTTATCGCAGAGTTCTACACAATAATAATCTTTTGGTTCATCAAGATTTACAACTTCAACCTTTGTAATCTTTCTTATAACAATGTCTTGATCTACATCTTTAAAATCATTTCTAAATAACCCCATATATTGGCCATACTCAAAGATAAGTTGATCTCCTGTTTGAAGCAAATATGCTTGCTTATCTTTAATCATCTTATCATTATCAATAATAGGGAATATATGATCCGGTGTAACTCTCATCACATTTCTTGATTCATCCGGATTAAAATCATCCGGGGCGAAATAAATTCTTACTTCTTGAACTGCTTCTGCTTTTACAAACTTAGCATTTACCCATTCACCTGTACATTTACCTGTTGTACCATTAAAATTCATATGATATACATTAATAATTTCATCCTTATGCTTTTCATATGCATTTTTAAATGACTCAACCATATATGCGTTTGAACCTGCGTTTTCTTCCATATTACAAGGTTCTACATACATGAATGGAGTATCACCATCGAAACAACAACTTGATAATGAATCAACAGTATCAGACATATATGTAAAGAATGAATGTCCTCTTGCATATTCATCCGCCACAAAATCTGCAGATTCCTTATCAAGGAATTCACCATCCTTATATACTAATGCGAAACTTTCCCATTTATATTCTATATAGTTCGTTACACTATATACGTTCATAATAATGAACTGCTTTATGTTACCATAAAGATTAGACTATATCACAATCCTATAAATATAGGATTCTCCCCATTTCCACTCACTTGAGTGTACTTCCTTTCGGAATAGTCGTTGAACCTTATTATATAAATGAATATTTATGACCATAATATAATCTATTTGCATTTATCGATTTTACTAATCCTGATATACATGCAGTTCCTCCAATATTTTTAATAACTTCGGACATTGATGAATATATTATATTATTATCTAAACATTTTATTTTCTTTGGAAACGTTTTTCCCTTCATCGTATTACCAAATGTTTTAATAGAATATAATTCATTCTCTGATTGTGTGCACCATTCTAAATTATCTACTCTATTATCTGATCTATTACCATTTAAATGATTTACAAATGGTTTATTTTCAGGATTTGGTATAAATTCTTGAGCAACAAGTCTATGACATAAATATCTAGTTTTAATAGAATTTTGCATTAATGATATTCTTAAATAACCATCTAATGTATATTCTACTTTTAATGGTTTACCTTTATACGGACGTAATCCACTCCATCTACAAGGCACCATTCTATCTTTACTTCTGAAATTACCTAAATTACTAACTTCAAATGCTCCATCATATCCTGTTATACTTTTCCAAATTTCTTCCATAATATTCTCTTATATAATCTTGGTTGCTGATTATCTAATAACTTCGCATATTTATTAGAGTTCCCAGCAGTTAAAGGAGTTTTTCAATAATAAATTACTTTATTATGCCGCAGATTGATTTACGGGGAAGGTGATTATCGTACGAAGACGTTCCTTATTAAACCATATCATGAAGTCTTTCTGTAACCATGAAACACTTTCCCAACATGGTCTTGTTCCTTCTTCATCAGGAAATACAAATTCACCAAACATACCTTCAAAGAACGGTTTATCAAAATAAGAGAAATTTACAACATTTTTTCTTCTACATAAATCGTTACTTTATGTACGTTACTATTTGTAACTGCTCTATGATTTCCATAGACGATTAACGAATTTCACGTTAAAAGGGTTTGTTTAAACCGTTTAGACTATATCACCAAATTTAATTTTCTTAAATTTGCACCTACACTTCCATAACACTTGTTATGTACTCTACTAACTCATTTAAAGTTTTCGATAGTCGTTGAACTTTTATCCTTGTAGGATAATTAGCTGCGTATGATTACCCAATCTTTATCGTTTTTACAATCTGATAGCCGTTATACTATCTGCTACTATCTATGTTACCATGATATGCTGTAGATAAAGCTCTAAGGGACTTCCCGCAATTCAAGGTGTTTATTAACGTCAGCACATGTAATTTCTCTTATAATTTAATTATTACCAAAATTATGTATTTTATACATGTGACAATTTTTACAATATGTTATAAGATTATCTATGTTATTAAGTTCTTTATTTTTTATCGCTAAATTAAATAATTCATCAAAATTATCAGTAGGATTTAATTCTGGATGTTCTGATAATAAATTATGAAATAATATTTTAAATGGAACTATATGATGAACTTGAAGATTTTCATGACAACCGCATAGCTAACAAGTATTATGATCTCTCTCTATAACTTCTGGAACTAATCGATTAAAATATGTTCTTATTTTATTACCTAATCTTGTAGTATCTGTTGTATATGGAATATTAGTAATATTTAAACTATTTAATACTCTATTAATTACAGCTATTGTACAATTATATCTCCGTGCCAATTCTGTTTTTGATATTGACTATTCAATATATAAATTATATAATTTTTTATAATCATTAAAATCTTCTGGTATTTCTTTTTTATGATAATTCCACATAGATTCTGCAAAAGTACGTCTTTTAATCCCATTATGTTTTAAATGACTTCTTATAGTAGTTGCTGAACAGTTAAATATTTTACCTATTTCTACTGTAGATTTACCATCATTATATAATTTTATTATTTCCTAATCATTTGTATCATCATATTGTTCATAAACTTCATAATTAGTATTTTTTATATTATATTTTTTAAAATATCTATTAATAGTACCTTTATGACATTTATATATTTCTGAAATTTCTTTCATTGTTAAACCATTATTAACATAATTTATTAAATCTTCTTTTTTAATTATTAATTTAGATTTTTCAATATTCCATTTTCTTAAATATTCTTTAATATTTGCTAATGTTGTATTTCCTTCTTTTAGCACACTATTTTCGTGTTAAACCTTTAATAACATAATTTTCATATAACCAATCTCTATCTTTTGTAAAATATCTATAATTAGACATAATTTCAGATATGTAAAATTACATACAGGATTATGTAATTTTTAATTTATTTTAGTTTATGCTGACTATAATCCTCTGGAGGCCGCAGGTTGGTTAATTGAATACACGACCTATTGAAAGAATTGTTGAATACATGAACCAATAGTTCTTGTACCATCACCAATCTTAATAGGGTTTGTAAAATCTTTTATTGAACCTTCTACATCATACTTAGAAAGTTCTGTTTCATATTCTTTAAGTTCCTCATCTGATAATGGTCGTTCTGAATTATAAACAAGTTCATCACGAAGTTTGTTTAATTCGTCTGAACCAAAATCATGATTTCTCAATGTATCTACATCTTTACACCAATAATTAGATTCATTAAGAAGTTTCCTATATTTAGGTCCAATCTTATAAAATTCTTTACTATGCAAATGATAATCTTCACCAAACTCTTTTCTTGCAAAATAATCAAAATAAACAAGAAATTCCGATGTTGCAACTGCACCTGCAAATTGAGCAGCAACTGCAAATACAAGATTTACATACATACCACAATAAGAATCAAGATTTTGTGGATGACATGAAAGACCTCCTATTTTTTCTAAACCATTATGAAGGAATGGATACATAGTTATACTTGTGCAATACGGACTTATGGCACCAGCGAAGCTAGACTCATCGTTCTTATATATAATATGGTTTTTTAAATCTTTTTGATATTGTTTTGCTTTAAAATTTGGATATAGTTCTTTAAGTTTCCTTGTAATCATACCTCTGCTTACAAGAATATTATCAGCTTTATGAATTTCAGCATTTAATACGCCGATATTCTTAGAAGAAACGTTAGAATTATCATCTACAGTACTATTTGCAGTATTAGATGCATTCTTATATCTTTCAATAAATGCTTCTTTGTTAGCAACCCATTCTCTGATTTCCTTCTTCTTATTACGATAAAGAATAAATTCTTTCGCAACTTTAGGACAATCATGAGAATACAAACTTGTTTCAATTTGATCCTGTATTTCCTCTACAGGAATACCATCATATGGTGTTATTGAGTTTGCAATATTAGCTATAGTATCTTTAGTATACTTAGTTTTCGTAGACTTAAACGCCTCACGAATCGCTCGTTTAACTGTCTAAACACTATAGTTCTCAAAACTACCATCACGTTTCGTTACCTTCATACTTAGTTTTCTTTCTATTTTATTTTGGTAAAATATTTATTCTCGACTATGAGAATTTTTCAAAATATTATTTTATATATTATATAAAAAAATGCAAATGAAGTCTTATAACAAACATCATTTGCATTAAAATATTTTAATTATTTTTAAAAATTTTTTCTTTCCAATAATTAAAATCAATATCTTTGATTTGATATTGAATTAAATTTCCAGTTAATACATCAGAAAGTTTTACAGGTTTATAATCATTTCCATCAACACCAACATCATATGTCATTGTTTTTTCTTTTAGTTTCTTAGCAATATTTGCATCTGTACCTGTATATGTTTCAACATTCTTTGGTGTATGCAGATGTCCATGTATATTGAACTTTCCTAAAAATTGACCATCACAATGTGGATAATGTGAAACTGTAAATTGAAGAATTATTTTATCTTTATAATCGTCATATATTTGTACAATAAGTTCTGTACTCCAATATACTTTACTATTCTCATTATATGGCATCATATTCCTTCTTTGCAATACATTCTTTACATCATGATTTCCAATAATATTATAAATCTTTTCAGCATTAATATTATTAACCATTTCATCATATGTACTTACATTACTAAATATAAAATCACCACAATTTATAAGTATTGGATTAACACATTCAGATAAAGTTTCATTAAGATTATCAAATAAAACTTTATTCATTTCTTGTACATTTTTAAATGGTCGATTACAATATTTTATTATATTTGCATGATTTGCATGTATATCGCTAGTAAAAAATATTCTATTTATATCAGATACTTTAAACTTTAATATATGCGGCCCCATTACTACTGTTTTCTTTTCTTGCTTCATTATTTACCAAAATCCCCTTTTATAATCTTCATATTCTACATAACATCTTTCTACATTCCTAAATAGAATTTTAAAATAACGTGGAAGTTCATCATACATTAATGCTAAACATTGATCTACACTTAATGGATCAACTATATATTCATGTCCAGATAATTCCCAACATTTAGTTATAAGTTTTGCTTCACTTTCAACATAATCACACATAAATGGAGCAATCCATATATTACCAGAGTTCTTAATTGTTACAATTCTCATTATTACATATTTCTAAATGAAGTTTTTGGATCAAAACCTGCATTTATAATTTTTGTTTTATTATCAGGTAAGCATTCAGGTTCTTTCTTTGTTTCCCAAAGAAAATTCTCTATATCTATATAAACATTCTGCTCATTTGTTATTCTACTTCTATTTGAACCTAATACATCAAACTTTTGTTTTACAAATATAGGATTAATTGTTAATCCTGCATTACCATCAAGATAGTGAGAAATATCATCTGATTCATTAGCATACATAAAAGTAGGTGATTCAAGCTTTCTGAATATATCTGGATTCTCTATTTTCCAACTTTGTTTTTCAAATTCAAATTTAGGAATATACCACCTACTATTTCTATCATACAATTTATCAATATGAAGCTTTTCTCTTAATCCATTTTTCTTACAATATTCATCAAATTTACATTGGACCTTATTATAAATTTTATCCCACAAATTCTTATCATGTACATATTCTTCAGCAACTGGTATAGGATTTAATTCAATAGGGACATATGTATTTCTTGTAATTTTATGCATAATTACATAAAATGGACATATATAGATATAAGGATAAAATCCACATACAATAGATTCCATCCATGCTACATAATCTTCTTTAAATCCATATGTATGAAAATAAAGATGTCCATAATCATGAATTTCCTTTATAATAGATTTATATTTTTTATCATCTTTATCTATTTGTATAGGATTACGTACATAGGTAATACTTTCATCTGGTTTACCAAGAATAAATCCAAATGAATCATAAAAATCCTTATATTTTGATACTATTTTCATAATGATTAAACTTTCATTTCTTTGCTAGATTCTGCAATATAAAGTTTCATATGTGTAAATATCATATATCCCCTATATACAGTATCTAAATTTTCATTTTCGTAAAAATACTTTACTGCATTCTTCCTTTGTTCTTCACGTATTTCATCTATTCCTCTCCATTGAGATTCAGACCTATATGTATATTCATTAAATTTAAATCCATATGAATATTGTTCATATAAATCATTATTTAGTTTTCGAACGTGATTATATATATTTTCCCAAAGTTTCTTATCTATCCGTTTATTTGCATTCATAAAAAGATAAATCATGTCATAATTATCTTCTATATATGTAGCAAATGTTTCTTTAATATATGGCTGAAATTCTTCATATGGATGATGTTTCTTTGGACGACCTCGTTTTCTTTTAACCGGTTGTTCAATAATTTCTTCAGTATCTTTAATTTCTTCCATTTTTACTTTGCAAACTTTAATTTCATAATAAGTTCATCCACTAATTCACCTGGAACATCATTCACTTTAATATATTGATTATCAAACTCAGACCATACACATGTGCATTCAGTCCACTTCAATACATCAATTAACTTTTGAACCGTATCCTTTGAAAGTGATACTTGATTATTATTTCCTTTAAGTGTAAAATCCATTATCGTTTTAATTTAAGTTATTAATATACATATATTACTTTAAAAATATTGATTTGTTTACTCATATAAAATAAAAAATCTCTAATAATCTTTCAAAATTATTAGAGATAAAAATATAAAATTACTTTCCAAGAATTAAATTAGGAATTCCGTGACTACCAACATATGTTTTTGGTAGTTCTCCTGTCCATTTTTCAATTGCCATTTTTTGAATAAGCAAAGGTGTAAGAGACTGTTCTTTCAACTTATTTGCTTTAGCTTCTGCTTCTGCAAGAACAATCTTTTTCTTTGCTTCTGCTTCTGCCACGCGTATCTCATTGCTGACTCGCATTTCATCTTGTATAGCTTTGTTTTTAGCATTAATAGCTTCTTCATAAGATTTCGGATAACCAATACCTGGTGTTAGTTGCTGAAGAATAAAATGTTCTTTTGCAAATGATTTTCTAACTCTATCCTCAAATGATTTATCAACTGATTCTCGATTTGATACAATCTGATCTGCTGTATACTTATTAAATTCAATACGAGCAGCGTCTCTAATATATACATATAATGTATTCTTTACAATATCATCAAGTTGCTTACGATATTTCTTAAATATAATAGGTGATTTCCCATCTTCTATTTTTACAAGAACTGCTGGATCAACTGTAAATTTTGTTCCATCTTTACTGTTTACTTCAAATGAAGGATAATCAACTGTCTGGATAAATGTGGGATACTCAAATACGTCATTCGTAAATGGACAATACCATTTAACGCCTGTACATAGACTTACTTCACCCACACCCTTATCATCACCATAAAGATTTACATAAATACCTTCACACCCTGCGTCTATCCTCTCATACCAGCAAGATGTCAAACTCATACATGCTATAATAGCAACAATAAAATTCAATAGAATTTTCTTCATATAAAATTATATTTTAAATAGTTAATTAATGTTGTATATTCTTATTCATTTCTTTTTGCCTCTTCATATATCTAATATAAAAATCATTATAATATCGCAATACAATAATACAGCAATATATAGTAAATAATATAACAAATAACGCTACAATATTTAAAATCGTAGATGTTACAGAAAGTAATGTAGGTATTGCATATCCAAACATTACAACCAGCAGAATAATAAATCCTGATGTTACTGTATAAATTCCTAATTTTCTAAGTGGATTATGATACATAGTTTTAATTTTTATAATTACAAATTTTATATAATTATTTATTACATTTGTCTACTTTTAATATAAAGAAAAGAGAATAACAAGTTAATGTTATTCTCTTCAATATAAAATTACTTTTCAATCATCTTAATAGATCTCTTAACGAATTTCGCTAAATCTTCACCTTGAAGCAAACCATACTGCAACAATGCAATATCAATCAACTCGTGAATATGATTATCTGTATGTGCATGATTATTGATGATTTCTTTCTTCTTCTCAAGGACTTTATCAAGTTCTTCCTTAATAGGTTTCTTTGCATCATCATTTTCTGCGTTTTCAAGGCGTGAATTAATGTCTTTAACTTGTTCATTAATTTCATTAATTGCAGGTCCAATTTCTTTTTCTGCAATCTTAATAATTTTCTTAACAACCTTTGAATCTGCATTAATTACAAATTTAATATTTGCATTATCCTCAAGATACATACCAGCATTATTAAGCATAGACATTTCTTTCATACGACGGAAGAACTCATCTGCGATAATAGTAATAGGCAAAGCATCCTTGCCATCTTGCTTAACCTGGAATTGATGTGTAATCTTAGGAAGATTCAAATCAATACAATCAAACAAAGAAATAAGCATACTAATAATATTATCAGAAATTGGTTTAACTTTCTTTGTATCATCTTCTTTCTGAATAAGTTCCTCTGGTACTGCAGAGTCAATTCTCTTAAATGTTACATTCTTATCCTGAAGTTTCATCTCGAATGTATGAACTTCAAATGCACCATATTGACTATTAAACAACAAGATGTTATATCCATATTCCTTCAATGCTTCAATATATGTATATTGTGTAGCAGTATCATATGTATAAAGATATACAATCTTTCCATTCTTATCTTTCTGTGTCTCTGATACCTTATCATAATATTCATCAAAAGTATACATCTTATTATCTGTATCAACAAGAAGAATAATATCCTTTGCCTTGTCAAAAATATTAGGCTCCGTTACAACACCAAGGTTAATAAATGTTTTAATCGTCTCCCATTTCTTTTCATATGTTTCACGATCTTTCTTCATAAGAGTTCTCAATGAACTCATTACCTTATTTGTAATATGTGAACTAATCTTCTTAACATTCGCATCATTCTGAAGAACTGATCTTGAAACATTCAAAGGAATATCAGGGGAATCAATCACACCATGAAGAAGACTCAAATAATCTGGCAATACACCATCAACATCATCTGTAACGAATACGCGGTTACAATACAAATTCAAATGTCTACGTTCAAAAATAGGATGTTTTTGATCGAATGCTGGGAAATAAAGAATACCCTTAAATGTAAATGGTGTATCAATATTAATATGAATCCAGAAAAGAGGGTCAGGTCTACCAGGAAATGTATCCTTATAAAACTTAATATAATCTTCATCTTTAAGTTCTGATGCAGACTTCAACCACAATGGTTCATCTCTTGTAATCAAATTTTCTGTAGGCTCTGGATATGTAACTTCACCTGTAGACGCATCTGTTGTAGGTGCAGGAATATCTTTAAGATAAATCTTTACAGGAAGATATTCAGCATATTTCTTAAGAAGTTCAGAAAGTTTTGAATTATTTACATATTCATTATACTCATCAGAAATATGCATAATTACATCTGTACCAACAGTTTCTTTATCATCATCTACAAGAGTAAATTCTGTTGTTCCTTCACAAGTCCAACGACATGCTGTTGAACCTTCCTTATAACTCTTTGTGACAATCTCAACCTTTGAACTCACCATGAAACTTGAATAGAATCCAAGTCCAAAATGTCCAATAATCTGAGTATCTTTATATTTCTCAAGAAAATCATTAGCACCCGAAAATGCAATCTGATTAATATACTTCTCTACTTCATCAGCAGTCATACCGATACCCATATCAGATACAGTAATAGTATTATCTTCATGATTAATAGATACCGTAACTTTCAAATCATCGGGATTTGCATTATACTCATTTGCACTAATAACCTTAACAAGTTTCTCTGTTGCATCAACTGCATTACTAACAATCTCACGGATAAAAATATCCTGATCGTTGTACATGAACTTTTTTATCAATGGAAAAATATCCTAACTAGTAACTCCAATATTACCTTTTTGCATATTTAATTATTAATAAAATTTTTATTTAATTATTATACTCTAATATATGTTAATTGTTTGAATTATTTTAAAATAAAAAAGGATATAACCTTTAGAGTTATACCCTTTAAAAATTAATAGTATGTTTTTAATAATTATTCAAAATCTAAAAGTCCAATAAAATCTCCGCTTTAAATTAACCTCCAATAACACAGGGACATTCATTACTCATTAATCATCCAATTAATCTATAATACTATTTTCATCTCATTTTCAACTCTTAAACTTATATCAAACTTTTATTTTAAAATAAAAATCTTTATAAAAATTATCATCTCATTTTCAATTCCAATATATTACTTCATAATCTTCAAATTAACTTTCTTGGGTATAATACTACTGTACTATTAAAATAAAGTTTCAATAATACCTTCCTAATAAACTGAAATAACTAATAAATAGTATCTAATTTATGTTTTTACTTGATTTATGGGATTATCAGAAATATGTATATTGTTTATTCTTAAATATATTTAATCGTTCATATTCTATTATATATTACTACAACTATACATATATTCATATCATATTTCTAATTATAAATATCTATTGATACTTATCTGATAAAGGAAATGGTCATAAAATCATAATGGTTTAGCCTATAGATTCAGTTATACTATTATTTTTTATATTATATCTTTTACTTATTAGTACTATCCTCTTTATTATTTTGAGCAATATCTTCATTCATCATTCGATAAATACGCTCAGGTGATTCATTGAATGTTGCAGACTCAATTGCCTCATTATTAAAGTAAATAGTTGATACATACTTTCCAGATTCCTCTGTTTGAGAAATAACAGAAATAATATCTGTATTTACAATCATTACAGAATTATCGTCATTCGAATGAAGCTTCAAAAAATCTGTATTACCAAAATCAATAATATTTTGATAAATTTTCTCGGGTGTTTCATTCACTGTAATACTATCAATATTATCATCATCAAAATATACAGTTGTTACTTTATCTTCTGTACATACAATACTAATCTTATTAATACGTATAATAATAACACTGTTATCTTCCTTTGAATGAAGTTTCAAAAACTTATTTGTTGACATATTTGTTATTTAGTTTATATTACTTTATTAAATTCAAATTACAATAATCATATAATGTAAATTAGATAAAGTCTATAATTTATTTAAAATATTTTTTACTTACAAGGAATCCAATTAAACTCCATAGAAAATACTTGCAATCCTGGTTCATACTTAATATGATACATTTTGCAATCATTTCTATTTAATGTAAATATAGTTCCTTGTGGTCCTTCTACTTGCTTAAGAATTAATACATTAAGAAGTTGACTTTTTGATGTATAAATAAACTTCTTACATATATATTTCTTAACTATTTCTCTTGATCCACAAACTGACTTTTGCCTAAGCATATACTTTTGTCCAATAACAAACTTTTTGTTAACAAGAGCTTTTGCATTATTCTTTGCCTCTTGTTTTGATAATTCAACAATAGGTTCAATTAATGCGTCTTGCTCTTGTTCTTGCTTAGTCTTTAGTTCAGATTTTTTTGGACTCGCTTCCATCAAAAAAAATCCCATAACTATATATACTAAAATTACTTTTTATCTGTATCTGTCAATGATACTTCAAGTTGACGTGCAAATTCACGCAAATGATGCTCATATTCTTTTCGTTCCTCTGCACCACGTTCATGAATATTCTTAACTTCCTGAATAGTCTGAATAAGTTCCTGAGTTGTGTCCTTAAGTGTATCAAGTTTAATAACCGATTCCTCACTTGCCTTTGCAACATTAACAGAATTCATATGCAATGCCTTTGCATTTTCACGAAGGATCTTATTCGTTGTATCAGTAATTCTTTGTTGTGCCTCAATAGAATTTTTCTGATTATTCATAATGATACTAATAGAAATCTGATTCTTCCACAACGGTAAAACATTATTTACAATATTATCAGACTTATCTGCAATTGCAATATTATTTTGCTGAGTTGCTCTAATCTGAAGAAGATTCTGCGTCAATACATATTCAGTTGTCTCCATATCAACAACCTTCTTCTGGATCTGATTCAAGAAATTCTGAGTATCATTAATCTCATACATTTCATAATCATTTGCATGTGCCTTCATATTTTCAAGTTCATCCTTTACTGCTTGCTCACGAATTTTAGCAGCCAAAATCAACTCTCGTATTTGCTCAATATATGATACATTAGCATCAAAAATAACATTAAGTGTTGAGTTATCTCTCAATGCAACAGTACGTGCTTGATCAATCTTTTCACCAATCTTAGATACGCTATCCTTAATAGTATCATATTTTGTCATAATAGACTCAACAGAAGTCATCATCTTTCCAATAATAGGGAAATTACGCCAAAACTTTTTCCACCGTGTATTAGTATTAATCTCATCAATATCAATAAGATTAAGTTGTCCAAGAAGTTCATTTGTCAACTGAACAACAACAGATGAATTATCGCCACGAACAGAATTCAAAAGGTTATCACCATTTCGAGAAATAACAGAGCTAAGTTCCTTACCATATGATGTAACAGTTGTCATATCATGTCGATCAAGTTTCTCTGTCTTTTGTAGATACTTTTGCTTTTCATCAGCAGACATAACAGCAATACGCTGATCATAGTTATACTGATTTTGAGTAAGGGTTTCTACTTGTCCCTTCTCATTAAACATTGCTACTTTTGTATTATCCATTAACTTTAGTAATTTAAAATTATTAATTAAAATTTACATTAATATATATAATAACTTATTGAAAATGTTTAATTTACCAATCACATTTTTCAGTTATTAACTTTAATTTGTCTTTCTCTTCTTTTTTCAATGCATCAACTTCTTCTTTTACCATATGTGGATCATCATATATTTGAATTTTAGGTAAAACTTTTTTATTCTTATTACGACCCCACATTTCATTTAGATATTTGCTATATTTAGACATCGCTTCAAATCTATAATCAGGTGCATATCTATTATTATTTGTTGCAATATAATATAATTCTTCCTTTTTCTTATCAACGAAATCTTCTAATGTTTTGTTATTACCTATATATCTTTCCAATAATCTATAATTAAATCCTGTATTTTGATTATTATCTGGAGTAATAGTATTTGCAAGAATTTTTTTACGTTCTCTATCAATAACAATATATTTAAGTTCACATACGTTAAGTTCTTCGATAAAATTATCACAAACAGACTTATCATCAAATTCTTCTGCTTGTTCATTATCTGAATTTTGTGGAATACCGTAATTATTGATAGATCTAATCTTATCTATATAAATAACTACATATCTCTTATGCCATAAATATCTTCTATAATTATTCATAATAATTAAACTTTATCTTGACTAAATATATTATATGAAATATTAAATTCTTTCTCGTTATTTGTTATATTTTTAATAGTACCGAATTCATCTATCATAAATCCAGCTCTACAATCCAAACATGCATATGTTTCTCTAAATATAGGTGTTTCTTGTTGTTGTGTATGTCCAAATATCTGATAATAAATATCATCTAATTTATTATCTTCATATTGTAATTCGCATTCATCAGCCCAAAGTATTGAACCGTATTTAGAATACCCTCCACGTGCATATCCTACATAATCAAAAACTTTTGCTAACTTTTGATTATCATGTTTCTGTATAAGTTCATTTAAATATGTAATAGAATCATAAATATTCTTATGTTTTATTTCACCTACATATTCGTTTTTCCATTGATTACCAATACATGAATGACTAAATGTTACCATACAATCATTTATCATTCTGTATGTAACTACTTTAAAATATTTTATATTATCAATAAACAATTTACGATATTCATCAGCATGCTCATAATCATATCGCGATCTAGATAAAAATTTCTTGCTGATATATTGTATATCATGATTTCCTAATAATAGTGTTACTTTATCAATATTTTTAGATTTAAAATCAAGAATTTCTTTGAAATTACTTATAGCATCATCTATAGTTATTCCTTCATATCTATATGGATCCAAATAATCACCTAAGAATATAATTTCATCACATTCTTGATTCACACATTCTTTCCAAAATGTACGTCCATGAATATCCGGTATAATTATAATTTTACTCATTAAATAAAATACTTTTATAAATTATATTCATTAGATGATTATTTGTTTGATAATTATTCAGATACATTATCTTTCATAACTTCATGATATTGTTCCTTTGCATATTCTTGCATATCAGGAACGTCATCTGTTTCATCAATAATTTCAATATTGAGTATTGTTTCGATAACATCCTCCAATGTTACAATACCTCTAAACGTTCCATATTCATCAGTAATTGCAGAAATATGTTCATGATTCTTTACCATATCATTAAATATATCTGATACATCTGTAGTATCAATATAGTTATGAATATCATGGACATAATCAGAAATCTTAATATTCTCCTTTGTTAAATCCAATTCATTCTTAAGAATATAACCACTACAATAGTTATTCATATTCATACAAGGAATACGAGAGAATGTATCACCATTAGAAAGATATTTATATAAATCTGTATCTTTATGAACTGTTATATAATCCGCAATAGTTTCAACAACAGTTGCAGGCGTCATAATATCTTCAGCTTTATATTGATTAAGTTTCAATATACGTTGAATAATCATATTCTCTTTCTTATCAATTACTCCCTCTTTTGCACCTTCATCTGTCATTGCAATAATCTCTTCACGTGAAATAGCAACAGCATTATCATTACTAATAAGACGTGTTACAAAATTAAGAATCTTAACCAGTGGATATGTAATATAAATCATTATATTAATTACACGAGTAACATACAATGTAATATTTTTCCAATAATTTGCACCTATAGTTTTTGGTAAAATCTCAGCAAACATAAGAATCAATACTGTAAATATTGCTGATATGATACCTATAAATGAAGCGCCATCAATACCTTGTTCAACTGCATATGCTGATGCAGCTGAACCAACAATAGATGCACCTACTGTATTTGCAATAGTATTAATAATAAGGATAGCAGACAATGGCTTATCCATATTTTCCTTAAAATTTCTTAATATATCTGCCCCGGATTTTCCTTTAAGTGTAGATACAAAAGACATAGGTGTAGAAGACAAACAAGCTTCACATAACGAGCAAATTGCTGATACCACAATGGCAATCAACATATAAATTATAATTGTTTCCATTTAGCTTAATCTTTTTTATAATAATCCTTCAGCCAATCACATTCTTCAAGATAATGAATATATTCACCATTACGGAATGATCCCTCTAAATATTGTGTATCATCCCATGTTTCCTCATGATTATAACCTGTTCTAAGACTATGACACAATACTCTTACATCATTACATTCATCTTCATTGAAATCAGTTAATAATGTAAATACCATATCACCTTCACCACCACCATTACGGAATGTATAACCGGTTTTCAGATACTGAGGACGAGACCAGAAATCTGAATGATTCATAGGATAGAATTGTACTTTATTACTCATAATTATTTTATTTTTAATTGTTTAATATACCATATTAATTAGAATGGCAGTTCAGATTCAATAACACCGGGTTCTCCTAATGGGAGAAAATCCATACATGTATTTGTATTAAATACACGATCAAATGCATACATTACAGAAAACTTTACAAACTCATCCTTATCAACAATAAGATCTGATGTTTCCTGCTGAATATATGATGCTTCTGCAACTAATGTATTTAATGTATCATTATCAGTTAATTCTTTATTAAAACGATTCTTATATTCGTTTTTAATCATTTCTATTAATGTTGTATTCATATTTCTTATTTTTTATAATTGAATTATTACATCACAAAGATACACATATTTTTTAAAACAAAAAAATGATGATACTATATTTTTCAATATAATACCATCATTTAATATTTAATTATTGTTCGTCAATATAACTATTTGAATCATCATTATCAATATTTTCAGATTGTTCATCTTCAATATTAGTTATACTCTTTAATATATTATCTTTATATTTTTTATTTATACATTTATTTAATATATATGGTTCCATAGTTTCCGATCTACTAAACATAAATCCATTTGATTCATATAAATTTGAATTCTTTTTACATAAAGCAGATATTCTAGAAAATGCAACACCTGTTATCTTTTCCGCATCTTTTAATTTATTACATTTATATAACAATTTTCCGTTTAAATTAAATACATTTACTCCTTTTTGTGTTAATAATATATCTTTATTTTTATAATTTACACAATAATTATATATTTCATTAGTCCATTTTCTAGTTAATGTAGGTAACTAATATTTTATTATATAATTTTCATAATAATATTTAAAAATAGTTCTTGCTTTCTTAGATGATATAATATAATAACCAAAATTTTTTGTTTTATCTTCTATAAAAATATTTGATGTTTTATCCTATAATATTTCTTCAAATCTTTGTTTTATATATAATAGTGTTTCATATGTTCCTACACAACTTATATATAAACGTTTACTTTTATGTCTATTTTCATTATATACTCCTATAGAACCATCTCCATCTATTACACCTATAATAAAGCAATCCTTATATATAGTTTCTAATATTGGTGGTATATATACATTCGTTTTCTATTTAGTAATATTAAAATTTTTATATAAATCATTCACTATCTACTCAGATAAAATATGAAAACTTACATTTTTAAATTTTTTATTATTTAAAATATTATAACCATAATATAATTTATATGTTGATGATATATTATATTTCAACTATTTTAAAAAATTCTCATCTTTTATTGATAATTTTATATTCAAATTTTTATTTGTTTTATCTATAGAACCATCGGCAGCTATAAACCCTGCATAGTAAGAATTTATCGGATTTATTAATGAAAAATAATTATCATTAACATTATAAATACGTTCTCCTTTAATATTTTTCTTTAGTTGTAAATTATATACCTTTTTCCAATATGTTAAATTCTTACAAATTTTACCGGTAATTTCTTTTGATGCAACCTATTCTGAAATATTTTTATTATTTGCATAATCTATAATTTCCTATAATATATTTTTATCCATTTATTAAAAAATATTTTATATATTTATATAAAATATGGAAGCATTTAAACTTAAATGCTTCCATAAATATTAATTAGTTTCATTTTCTGATGATTGTTCATCTTCAATATTAGTTATACCTGCATCTAATTCTTTTTCTTCCTTATTAACAAAACGATAGCACTTCAATTTGAATGCACGAGGTATCATATCATCTATTTTAATTACAATGCCTTCATGTGGAACTTTATTATTACATTCAGGTGATAACATTTCCATATAAAAATTCTTATCACTTGACATCTTATTCCAAAAATTTTCGTGCCAATGATTAGTTATATCAAGTTCAGGATACAAATCTTTAGCTTTACCATAATAATATTCAATTACAGGTGTTAATTCATGTTGAATACACCATACTTGTACTTCTCGTGGTGAAAATTCATGTACATCTCCATCAACATTTGTTAAAGTAATACGATATATCATTATCTTAAAATGCTTTCCATATGTATACTCTTCACCAGACTTTAAAGGTACACATCCATAATCATATCCCTTTTGTATATAATTATTATTTGGAAGATAACCTACAATTTCTGCATAAATCATCATTCCCTTTATCATGTGTGGCTTTAATACATTAAATGCTTCACCCCATATATCAAAATTATAGAATCCCTTATGATATACATTACCATTTTTTTCAGATGCCTTCATTATATACTGGTTTTTTATAACAGTTCTTGATGAATATAAATAATCATAATCATTAAATTCATAACCTGTTAAAAATTTCGCAATTTTCTGCTTTATAGTTAATTGTTTCTTACATAAAACATAACCAACACAAAGAGAAGTACCGTGCCATTTAGAACTTATATGTATATAATCATTAGGTTGAACAACAAATGGAACCTTCTTAACAAGTGCAGTGTCGTAATGGAACCTAAATTGTTCTGGTATAACTCTGTTAAATCTCTTTAACTTTCGTTGTCTTCTCTTATATCTAGATTGATCACCTCCAGTTTTATTTCTCTTTATAAATATCTTTGGTATAAATTTCTTTGATAACCAAAATAATTTACCATTATGTTCAATAGTATCAAACCATGTTCCATCCTTTATATCATTCTCATTAACTTCTATATTAAAATTATCTAATATAAAATTAAGAACTACTTGTAATTCTATCAAGAAACCATCTGATACACCATTAGGTAAAAATACTTTTTCAACTTCTCCAGTAGATGGATCAATTTTATCCATTGTTGCTCGTAGTCTAATGGACTTCACTCTACCATTATCATCAAATAACCCAGTTTTATTAGGATTACTATTCATTTCATTTTTACGATATAAATTAGCATATCTTAAAAATTCAGGATTTATTTGTGTACTTGATGGAAAGAATACATATTTTCCTGGTTGTGAATCCTTACTTACTATAACATTATAAATTGTATCTCCACCTATTCTACAACACTTTAACTTGTTAACTTCAGGATTAGGATGCGGAGAGAAATCCTCTTCCTTGATATAAATTACACGTGAAACATAATTAGGGTGTAATTCACTTTCCTTCGACTTAATAAACTTCATACTAGATTTAATTTTATTTTCCTATGTCATTCTTTAGTTCGAGTCTCCACTACTCACGTATCACCAGATTATTTTTTAATAGGAAAATAATCAAACCTATTATTAATATTTAGAAAACTGTTCATTCAGAACAGATAATTCTTTTTCTTTCTTAAAAATTAGCTTATCTAGGAAATCATCCATCATTCTCATTTCATCTTGATTTAGAATAATGTCAATATATGGTTTTCCATAATGATATGTTTGATAATCACTTTTCATTATCCATTCAATATCATGCAACTTTTTTAATTCTTTACATGCGGATATAATACCTTTAGTCTTTAATATTCTTTCATGTAAAGAATTAATTTTTTTTAAAGTATCTTCATTCATAATTTAAAATAGTTTAACGGACGCATTAGTATCCATTCTTTCCTTCATACCATTATTATAATAATCAGCCAAAATTTCAGCTTTAATTTTAGGTGACAATACTTTCCGTACTACATAATCATAATTAAAATTAAAGAATTCATTTATAGCTATTACCATTTCATATGCAGATAATGTCTTCACCTCTGCTAATTTATTTTTCATGTAATAGAAGATTTTTCCTGTTTCTTCCTTAGGTATTTTTGGAACGACGAATGTAGATGTATCAACTTTATATTGTTCTGCAAATGGAGATTCTATCCATATGCTATATAATTTTTCTGCTGTATCTTTCCTTTCATGCAACAAGACTATATCATCTGTCATCGCATAATCATACTAATCTGCGACTAAAGGAGATACAGTCATTGTTTGACTTGAAAGATCTGCATTATAGTCTGAACTCGCAAAATACCCATCATTACTAAGCATCTTCTATGTATTAATTCTTGCCATATAATGTTTGATATTTTTTCTTTTACTATAATTATATGATAAAAATAGCAAATTGTTTATAATATTTTACATAGAAAATAAATCTTGTGCTTGTATTTGTGTTTCAGTTAATCCTAATTGCGGAGTACTCATAGAATCAGATGCACCGGGACGAATACCAACAGATGAAGAATAATTATTTGAATTATTATGTTGGTAATTATTATCTCCTTTATGCTTATCTTTTACTAATCCATCCAATGAAACATTCTCAGGAATAATATTTTCCTCAAGATTCTCTTCAATTCTTAAATATGTAGGATTAAAATCAAATTTCTTCTTATCTCCCATGTGTCCAGAATTACGTATTGCTACTGCTTTCAAATAATATGTATTATCTACACGCATTAAAGATGACTGAATAATACCGAACAAACTATCAACAGTTGCGATAAGACCTCCAGATTCTGAAACGTTACTCATACCAATATCAGTAGAATCATATGCAGTTCTATTTGTCTGTGTTAATGATACAACACACCAATTATTTCTCTGAGCCATCGCACGAACATCCTCGCAGATAGATTTAATCTTTAAATATGTACTTTCAGAATTTGGATTCTTTGCGTCTTTCATAATATTAACATAATCAATGAAAATGTTCTTAAACTTAAATGGTTTATCTTCTGTAGATAACTCTTCTTCTTGCTTAAGTAAGAATGACTCAATATCATAAACAGTTGCAGATGATGTAGGGAACTCTTCTATAATAAACTTACCTGGATTAATAAGTGAATTCATATAAAATTCCTTCATTTTCTGCATCATAAGATTTGTGTCTGATGCATACTTATCATATTCTTCAATTGGAATATTAAAAAGATTTGAACCTATACGTTGTGCTACAAGCTGATAAGCCATCTCCAATGTAATATATGCAGAATTCTCACCATTTCTTACAGAATTCGCACATAGATTACAAAGCCACATAGATTTACCAACTTTAGGTGACCCCATAAATACATTAAGAGTCTTATTTGCCCAACCGCCTTTCAAACATTGATCAACAAAATTATAACCTGTTTTCCTTGTTTCAAGTTCAGTTTGTTTATGATTAATTGGGTCAAAGAAATCATGTCCTTTAGAATTATTTAATGTAAAATTAGTTTCACTCTGAAATAATGATTTTATATGTTGTACAATTTCTGCACAATTTTCAAATGTAACTTCAGATTCTGTTGTCTTTACATATTCAATAACTCTTCGGAGACCTGTCATTAAATTCTACCATTCGCCAAATGCTACTGTATTCTGTTCTAACCATTCATCTGTATATTGACTAACCATATCACGAGTTTGCCATAATGTATGAATTTGATCTTCTGTTACTTTATCATCTTTAGCTGCTAATCTAATAAGATCTATTGTTTGTTGCTCAGTTGGTTCTGCTCTAAAATCTAATATATGCGGTTTAACCACATCAAATATAATTTTTAATGCAGGATTAGTAAAATATCTTCCTTTAAAAGACTATACAAGATTTAAATTCTTAATTATATAAAAGAATATGACGTTTTCAAGATACGTATTATTCATAAATAAATTATTCTACCTTTGTTTTAATTTATAGTGAGTAAAAGTATTAAAGTTTATTAGCAATTCAAAAATTAAGAAAATTATATATAGTTTTGTAAAACTATAAAAAATTCTCAATTTTTATATCATTTTATTGGAATTTTTGATGTTTTTTCAAAGATTTTTCTATTGTTTTCATCATTAAGTATATACCCACTGTGAATAACAAATTTATCTCTATCAAACTCCCCATATTCATCTGATTTCATATGAACAGTTTCCTTATATACAAATCTTCCATATTTCTTTCCATCATCAAATGTATTCCAATCAATATCAGTTGATTCTTTCAAAATATCTATAAGTTCATCTGCTTTCTTTGATGTACATTCCTTATGTGACAAATAAGTTCTTACTGTTTGTTGCTTGCTGTTTCTTATACAATCAAGTTGTCTATATAAGAACCATGTATAAACATCATTATATGATGGAACATTCCATGCTTTACAATCGAACTCATGTAATTTTATATTATTAATAATATCAATAAGTTCAAATTTACTGAATTGCTCTTTACATGTTCTATTAATTGCTTCAATAATCATTAATTGATTAAACTTAGATGTTGCCATTGATGCACATAGTGGTAATATCTTCTCCAATCTATAACCAAAAAATGAATCTGTTTCTGGTGTATCAAAATCTGTAATAGCAAGAGATATTTCATCTGATTGAACATATGCAAATTTACATCCTTGTATACATTCACATAAATATCTTGCGGTTTCATTCATAATATTAATGAATGTATCATCAAATGGTTTCTTGAAATATTTTTTAATAGTTGATGAAAATGATCTACCGTCTAACATAACCATTACATAACTATTTGGCATTAACTTATAATCTGTTAAACCACGAAGATATAACATTCTATCTTCAATATTCTTAAATTTCATAATTATACAAATATAATAAAAGGATATTATCAAATAAATCAAATATTTGGTAATATCCTCATGTTATTAAAAATTAAATATTCATTATTAATATACAAATTGAATCTTTGATTCCGCCATATTTGTGATACGCCATGAGAACATAGTACCACTCATCTGCTCTGTTACCTTATGTTCACAATTTGTAACATTTGTAGCCTCAACAAGATGCACTTCCTTAATTTTCTTAGGCTTACCATTATCTGGATTTTCTCCATCAATAACAACAGTACACATATAGAACTTATTGCCTTCTGATGGTTGCATTACTTTCATGTCTTCCATAAATTAAACAATTAAATTTGATTTTTTACTTCTTGCTTATCCTTCTTAGTTTTAGTTTTTAAATTAATTATTTTTAAAAACCTATGTTTCTTGTTTCATAGACACACTACTTTTTAGTATAGTTATTATTTATAACTTCTGTCATCCATAGTTAATATCTCCACAAGCGTAAATTCGGTAAAACTCAACCCTATTTTAAACTATTAAATTTAATTTTTTCTCTTCTTGCTTATCATTTTTATCCTTCATATTCTTTCTACTTTCAAAAAGTTTCTTATCATATGGACTTAATTCCCTACAATTAGCACATATAAAAACTTTCAATGGAACTTGTGTAGTTTCTGAACCTTGACCAATAAGCATACCAGGAACTTTCTTAAAAATAATACCAGGTATAAAAACCTCACATCCACAATTTGGACATACTTCTGAAGGATAATCTAACGGATTTACCGCTGGCATATTTGCATTAGTACCAGCGGCATTTCCAAATAGTTTGCTATTTTCCATTAGTCAACTTTATTCTCTTCTTTTTCTGCATCAGCTGCAGCTTCTTCAGCCTCACGACGTGCAATAACAGCATCACGTTCATCAGATGGCACATCTGACAAAATTACACGATTCTTCTCAATCTTATGTACATATACCTGTACATTTGCACCTGCAGGAATTTCATTATTTCTCATTGCCTCGCGAGTCTCATCCTTTACAAGTGTCTTATGCAACATACCTGTAATAAACTCGTCAAGCTCGACGAACACACCAAATGAGGTTGTACCTGTTACTTTACCCTCAAATACATGGTCCTTATCATTCTCCAACAAATCCTCAAGTTCACGAAGCTTGACTGGAAGCATTGTTCTCAAGAACTTCTTACGTGATACAACAAAACCATAATTTGGATCATAAGATTCAATCATAACCTCAAACTTAGTACCAACCATGCTCTCAAAATCAGTTACACGGTTAGCTGCTGCCATTGAACCAGGCATAAATGCCTTAACCGTATTCATAATATCAACAACAAATCCACCCTTATTAGTAGACAAAATTGTTGCGTAATATGCCTTAGACTTCTTGGTAATCTGTTCCTTCATCTCTCTCTCAAGAGTTTCAACATAACCATTCCAGATAGATGCCTTCTCAACATCACCCTCTGTAATCTTAGCATTCAAATCCATACCAAGAAGTTGTTCCTTAAACTTAGGATCCTTCAATGCGGTTACAAACATATCCTTATCCATTGTCTTATCATCACCGACATTGAACTGATTAAAGAACTGATGTTCCTTATTAAGATCAACGATAACATTGTTAGAACCACCATTAATTGTCAACATCAATGTATCATCATCAATAGGATCAATATCAGAAATATGCACAAGTGCATTCTTAACAAGTTCCTTACTACCAATTACATGAACATTTGCATATGCATCATACAAATCCTGTGCATAAGATTCATGACTATAAACTTTCTCGTTATTCTTTGTCTTAATATTCTTATTTACCTTAAGTGAAGTACCATTCCATCCATCATCATATGGACTCCAATCAAATGAACCCGGTGTTGGTTCGCCCCATTCATAACGTTGGGTCAACTCATTAAATTTCGCCATTAAATATTCGTTTTTAAAAAATTAAACTTAAAATTATCAAAAATTAAAAATTATTAAATATTAAATTAATTACTGTTGTACTGTTGAAAGAACAGTAAATGATGTTTGATCAGTTGATTCAATTCTTACCTTTTGCTTTGAATCATTAGGTAATGTAATAATAATACTCTCTGCATCACCTTTAAGATTTACTGCTGTAAAGAAATTACTTCTGTAAATAGGTATTGCATTTTCTGCACCTGTACCATCTTTCAAGAAACCAAGCAAATAATCATAAGATTCATTTGTATCATCATACGCATAAAGTGCCCATTTGCCTGTACCTTCATCAATCTTTGTATAGAACTTAATAATATCTTTCTTTGCATCTGTAACAAAAATAGAAGAAATATTAGTAAGATTCTTCAATACATTCATTGAAATCTCAAATGACATAGGATTTGCAATAACATTAATTCTATCAAAGAAAAGTTCATCTGATACTTGTTCAAACTCAGATATATTGCAATCCTTTACCTTCATTGTATTTGTACGAGATTTAAGTCTAATAGACTGTGCATGGAACTCATCTCCTACATGTCCCTTATAAACATCAAAATCTACATTCAATTGAAAATCTGTATCCTTGAAAATATCGATAACGGAAATAAATCGTGGAAGAATCATAAAGATACCAATCTTAATTCTTACATTATATTTCTCATTCCATTCATCAAGAGAATATGCAACATTATCATTATCTCTGATATTCAAAATTTCCAATCCAGCATTTTCAAAAGAAATCTTTGCATATTTAACTACAGTATGATCTGCAGTAAAACCCTTTGAAACAAAGCATTGTTCTTTCAAATCACATTCTATGAGAAGTGAACTTTGGATTTCCTTAAAGGCTTTCAACCATGTAGAAAATCCTGCAGTTGTTCCTTTATTCTTAAATACTAAATTCATTATTAAATTATGTTAAAATTAAACGTTTATAATTATTAGATATTTAACTTAATAACATATACAAACTTTATAATATATGTGAAGTTAACCTAAGAAACTATATTATAATATAGAAGATAATTATCTAAATCTTATCTTATCTTATCTTTTTTTAAAAAATATAAATTAATTTAAATTCTATATGCATAATTTATAAACTAAATTCTTCCAATGACTTAAATTTATAAATACATAATGTATATAAAATAAATATATTCATATTTTAATATTTTATTTATTATATTGATTAACTTATAAAAAGTTTATATTAAATTCTTGAAAAATTTTTAATAATTGAATTTATACGTTTTGTATGTTTTAATTGTTGTTGTGTAGTTGGCCATTTAGTATATCCTCTGCTAAACCATGTATGAACAGCAATTAAATTTGTATCATAAAATTCATTTTTAATATCATTGCTATATATCGCTGATGTTAATCCTGATAAATCAAATGTACAATTATTTTTTACAAAATCTGAATCATATAAATCTGTACCAAACAAATAATATATAGGTGTATCAGATAAAATTACTAACGCTTGCTCCAATATATAATATGGTTCAAAATTAGGTTCTTCTTCATCTTTATAACTATATGGAATTTGATGGGGTTCAATTTTATTATCAGGATCATCTCTTACTGTTTTACAATAAGGTGTCTCATGATTTGGTAAATCAACTCTTGTTTCTCGAAATATCTTTGCATTAGAAATCATTTTCATTGATTCACCATTCATATACTTATATAAATCTTTATCTTTATTGTTTATTAATTTATTGATAAATTCTTTATATAAAGTATTAGGATTTTTCTCAAATTCGTTTGATATATATGTAATTATATTATTAAAAGAAATATTTTTATCTCTTAATAATTTAATATTCCAAAAACTTAAAAAAGTATTAATCATAAAACGACTATGATTCCTATGACAAAATACCCCACCATCTTGAGGACCTGCTATACAACAACCACTTTGTACAAAATTCTTAAATTCTTTTATTAAAGATTCAAAATCATTAATAAAACAATCCTCATCTATATAAATTACATAATCAAAATTTTTATTAGATAACATATAACTAAACATTAATAAAAATGCATCTAACCCATAAAATGGCTTGTTATCTTTTATACCTGGAATAACCCAAAAATTTTGAATAGGTATATATTCTATATATGTCTTTAATGACGGTATTAACAATGAACTAGGTAAACATATTGCATTTGTTACAAAGCATACTTTATTCTATGATAACCATGTTTTAATCTCTACTATATTATCCATTTAAATAAAATTAAATTATTGTATATATTTTACTTTAAATTAATAATAAAGTTTACAATGTTGATATATTAAAACCACAATAACCCAATAAAATTACTATACGAATAAAATCTTGCATTTTAACATTTTCAAAATCTTTAACTTGTTCAAGATGTATCTTTAATAATTTTATATCTAATGGTTTATTTTCCTTATATAGTTTATATACATAATCATAACATATTTCAAAAAGTTCTTTTTCACTTTTAGGCATATCGCCATTAAGAATAGTATTCTTCATTTCTAAAGAATAATGGTCAAAGTCCATATTCTCAAGGGACTTTGACCATTCATTAAAATCTTGTTTATTTGTTGTGTTCATAATACTTTCTATACTCTTTGTATAATTTATCTATAATCAATTGGTTATCTAAATTTTCAATATGAATTTCATTTACCATTGCACATAATTTCCATAATTCATATTGATTAATACCAGATTTTTCATAATCATGATACCATGTAGTTTCAGGAAACATCCATCCATCATCCTCGCCAATACCAAATATATGAATATCATTATGTATTCTATCTATAAATACACATACGCCACCATATGATTGACAATGACTATTATATGTAAAATGGTAAAGTCTTATAGAAGCTTCATCATAAAACCCTTTATCATAACAACCAAATGAATCCATCATATTACCTAAATAACACGGATCATAATCATATTCATATTTAACTTCTGCTAAATCATTATACCAACGTGGTTGTCGATTTTTAATAACACCTATTTGAATAAGTTTATCTTCAATATCCTTATTATAAGGCCAATATTGCCATAAACAATTGCATCCATAATGAGTTAATTCAGCAAATTTATATATATCATTCTGAATACATTCAAAGAATGGTACATATTGCGTTTTATCTATATTATTTTCTTCAAAATATTTAAGATCATAACCACAACAACTACCATCTGCATCGGCAAGTAAATCTTCTTTCTGTTTATCAGATAATTCAGTTTTATTAAATATATATGGTAACCATTCAGAGCCTTTATTATAATCTAGAATCATATGGTACCTCCTTTCTTTATTAATATAGGTTTATAATAATCCTGAAAAAATTCAGGACATGCTAAAGGATTAAATTCATTAGCTTTACGTAAATCTATATTTTCCCTTACATTTTTACAAAAAGGTTTAAGTACAGAAATTATATCATCTTCAAATATCTTTTCACCTATATTAATATCAACTAAACCAGTCCATGCAACATCTGGTCTTTCAGATACCCATTGATTATTTTTATTTAGCCATGTTCTCATTGTATAATTATCTTTTAGTTTTACATTTAATTATACAAGATATTGAATAGAACAATAAAAATATATATTCTATCCAATATCAGGCCGCCAGTTTCATTTATAGTTTGAAACAAACTTTTTATTTATCGTACATCACCAGTAAAAATTGCCCATATAAACTGAAGTACCATTCCGATAACTCCAAATACTACAGGAATAATTGCACATGCAAGTGCAAATACAGCAATCGCTATGATGATACCAAGTAAAAACATTATCATAATCTTTATATTTAAATTGTTAATATTTATGTTTATTATTTACATTACAAAGATACATAATATTTTCCTAAATAAAAAATATATTACCTAAAATTATTAAGAATTTAAATAATTATGAAATGAACCATCATCAGAATCTCCAATAAGATTGTTCAATACATGCCAATACTCAAGATAACGCTTTGCTTTCTCCATATCCTGTGTTTCTTTCTCCTTATGGTCAGATCTCCAAATATACTTAAATGAATTCAACTTACAGAAATCCATTGTTGCTTGTTTTCCAAATGTCTGAAGCATAGCTTCTATACATTGTAAGCCATTACCGCCAGCGCCATAATGATTTGGATGTTCAACAACATTCAAATTCTGTGTACTAAAAATAGGATTTAATTTTGTCTTATGTAATTGTAAATGTGCAGGTTCATCCTTAAATACAATCTTCTCATAATTCAACGGTTCTCTATTCTATTCAGCTACATTATCACTAATAGGTTCACCACATTTCTCGTCATTATCTGTTGCAACTTCATCGGTTCTATTAGAAACAAATACAATATCTTTCTCATCCTTTGTACGTGTAGGTTCACCATATACAGGTTCCTATGTACGAGTTTCCTTATTATAACTCATATTATATCAATTAGTTTTCATTTATAATTATACAGTAAAAATAAATCATTGTTTAATAGATTTTAACGAAATTAATGTAGTTCCAGATAAATCTATTAAATCTTTTTCTTTTGATGAAAAATCTAATATATGTTGTGTATGAGTTTCTTTAATTATACCATCGTTTTCCTATATAGGTTCTGGTTCAATTAACTAAGATAACTATTCATTATTATCTTTCTTATGTATCATATATACAGTATTCTGTTCTAACGCATCTTCTATTGAAAGCTCTTTAGTTGAACCATCAGCAAAATATGTTACGCTTGGTATTGGTGCATCTAAATCATAATACGTCTAAATAATATCATATTTAGAAGTATCTATATCATTTATACTTTTAATATTAGTTAAATCATCTTCATCATTATTTTCATCTACAATATCTGACGTAATATCATTAACTCCTGTAAATTTTACTAATAGACAAAGAATAACAAAAAAACCTATACTTATTGATATTACTGGATCTATCATAATCTCTTATTTTATTAAATTAATAATTATTATTTACTCTCAAAATTAATAGTTGATACATCTTCCACTTTTTCTTTTAAACTATCAACTGTTATTGTATGTGTATTCTGTTGCTCTTGTAATGAGTCTACAATGAATTCCTGTGTTTGCTTAATATGCTTTAGCTTCTCTTCATAATCAATACGGAGACGATTTGCAATTACAAGCATCATTATAAATCCTAATACAAATAAAACAATAAATACTGTTACTATTATATTCATATTATTTTCTAATTAAAATTTTACTTTTTATTTATAGTATATTAAATCAATAAAGTTTATATATTAAAATAAAAAATGGATAGATAGTTAAACGAAAAAACTATCTATCCATCATAATTATGCTTGATACGAATACTTGTCAAACAATGATTCAATATTAGAGGGATGCACAGCATTTATGCCGATTTCATTGCATTTTTTCAATGTATCATGGAAATCATCTATAAGACATACATCCTTAACATTCCACTTCATTTTATGAGTAAACTGCTCAATAAAAACGTGCTTATAATTTTTATTTCCGACAAACATTCGGTTCTCAACAGGAATCTCTGGGAAATATTTATCAAGCCATTCATTCTTCTCATTCCACGCTATTGAATTAGCACATGCAGTCACAATATAAACATTCTTCATGTCATAATGTTTCTTAACAAAATCAATGATATGTTTAACAGGCTTCAAATTTTTAAATAGTTCGCTACTTACAAAATCTGAATTTCCGTTAATATCAAGTTTTGCCTTGCCATAACAAGCTAATGTACCATCCATGTCAAGAAGTAAATACTTATTGGTAAAATAATCAACGCGAATGAATTCATCTACCAATGGGATGTACTTATTCTTACATGCTTCAATACGTAAATTTTTCTTATAAATATCTTCAATTGGAACTTTACGAGTTCTTCCTTGAAGTCTATTTATACAAACTTCTACAGGAGTATCAAAGAATATACAAGTAATCTTATCTACATTTTTATTTCTTAAATAATCTATAATACTAAGATTATAATGATTATTAATTCCACCGCCGTCAAGAATAACATTACAATTAATCTTTGAACTATCTGCAATAGCAAAAATTATTTTTCGTGTTATTTGAACAGACTCTTCATGAACAACTTCCGGATGTTCATCAGTATAACCTTTTAACAATGGTTTAATTTCATCAGCAGAAATTACTATTGTTTCATTTATACAAAGATTATCTTCAATTGTCTGAATAATTTTATCTAAATTACATTCATCAAATGGTTTATCTAAAATAGATGTTAACCATTCAATGAGATGCAAAATATTTGGATAATTCTCTTGAAGATATGTACTTTTACCAGATGCAGGCAAACCGAGGAAGTATGAGAACTTACTGATCATAACTATTATAAATTAAATTGTTCTTTAATTTTATCCCATTTTCTATGTAATATATCAGAACATTGTATAGCATAATTATATAATTTAATAACATCATTTTTCCTTGAAAAATATGCTTGTATACAACCATGATTATCTATACGAAGATGAAAATTAATATTATAATACTAATCAATAATATCAAATAATTCAACATATAATGGTTTCCAACTAATATGATTACTTATTGATATTGATATACCTGTTCTTGATTTTGAAATACAACCATCACCATCTAAAAACCCTATTAAAAAATATATTAAATACGTTTTATCATAGAATATAGAAATATTTGGTGAATTATATGTTTTCTACTTATCAATCAGATTAAATATTTTTTTCCATTTTTCACAAAAACATTTATCTCCTATACGTATACTACAAGTTGTATATTTTCCAAAAGTTGAATCTGCTTCACGTTCTCGAATAGTAGTATTTAACCTATTAGCTAATAACTAAAGATTATTTTTATCTCTATTTGAAATAGAAATAATAAATTCATTTTTTTGTGATATACAACCATCTGCTATAAAAAATCCCCACCAATAATAGACTTCCTTATTATTTAAATTATTCATAAAACTTAAGTTTCCGTGTCTACGTCTATCTATATTATGAGGAAATTTCATACGTTCACACGCTTGAAATTGTATAGCATTATAACTAAGAGTTGGAAATGCATCTAATAATTCCTATTTAGATGCATTATACCATAACTCTTTTAGTTTTGCATTATTTTCATCAGTCCATTTAAAATTACAATGTATTTGTAACTCATGTGCTTTTTTCTTTATAGCGCTTTTTGTTCTATTTGGTAATAAATTAATACATTCAGTTAATCCTGATATAGGATAATACTATTTTAATATATTAATTTCATTTTCATTCCAAAATTTATACTACATAAAAAATATATTAATTTTTTAAATAGTTCCATCAAGTAATTTATGAACAGCGTCTTGACGCGTCTTCCGAATTTCAGCAAGTGTAAACTCTCTTACTAACTTACCATCTTCAAAAACAGTCTTCAATTCATTCTTATCTGATGCTTCCTCTTCAGGCGTTACACGATCAACTGGTACATACTTACCATTGCCATCTTTTACAACCATAAGAAGTCCACGATGTGATTTCTTTGGCATACCACATACTGTCTTAGGATCCTTATAAATTTCTATAGCTTTACCATCAACTTTACACCATGTAGACTTACAGGCTATGCCCAAAGAATCTCTGGATCGTACATTATAAGTAAAGCTTCCTATACCTTCAATAAGGTTAGTTGCTGCGAAACCCTTATCTTCAAGTTGAGAATATGTATCCTTTTGGCGTTTCATATTAATTGAGTCTCCATAAAGAAGTCCAATATGTGGATCAAGAATTTTATATCCTTTTTCATTAAATGTTCCACCGAACGTATTCCAAAGAAATTCATAAGAACCCATCTTTACAAATGGATCTTCTGCTTCCGGATCACCACAAATAATTTTAACAGGATCACCACTATCAGGACGAATTACTACACGCCCATTACGAGACATAATTTGTTCTTTATACTTAGGAACAATCTTTGTCAAGAAATACCAATAATCATAACCATCTGCAACAATTGAAATAATACCATCTGGAAATTCATCAAGCATATTCTTAAAATAAACTTCATCATTTGGCTTACCTGTTTCATCTGTTGCATTAGAGCACTCAATAGAATGTTCAGTAGCTGGAACAGTTGCAGCTATCAATTCTTTTTTAGGATCTGCATTATAATAATACTCAATCATCTTAATTGCTGGAACTGTTTCAGAACCACAAAAAGAAGTAAGATGTGCCATACCAGAAACAATAGATGCTTCAAATGAACTCATTCCTCTCATAGAGAAATCATGACATAGAAATGCAAGATTAGACATATCGTTAGGATTATAAAAACCAGTTTTCATAGCATGTCTAACAAGTTCACGTTTAAATACATCAGCTGTTGTTGCAGAAGTAATTGGAAGCCAAAGGACATTTGAAGTCAAAGACTCCAAATAATTTGTGAGCCAAGCAAAATCAGGATGTGTATTTGTGATTGTTAAAATAGGGCATCCGATTGGACAATATGAACCTTCAGGAAGTGCCTTAATACGAATAGGAAGATAACCAAGTTTATGCAATGCTATAATATGATCAACTCCTACTTTCTTTGCAACTGCTTCTCCTAGAAATGTAGTTGTCAAATCTGTATAAGTTTTTCGTACAGTATCTTCATCAAGGTTAAAGAAATAATTATTAAATGTATTAATAAGATACTTCTTAATAAAATACTGAATACCAAACACAACTGCTCCCTCTGTAGCTTCCGGAAAATATTTATTACTACGAGGAGTAAAGTTACTGAAAAGTTGTGTCATTCCCTTAGGGTACATACAGTGATGACCAAGCTTGTAGCCATCTGTCATAAGCATTGCATTAAGAAGTATGTCTTCTACCAATACATGCTGTGAATCTTTTACGTTTGTCATAAAATAATTTGTTTAAATTTTAATTTGATTACAATAATAATTTGTTTGTTTAATTATCTTGTAATCATTATTTATATATATTATTAATTAAATTGTTTATAAAATTCATATTAAAAAAAAATAACATCCTATTTTCACAAACAAGATGTTAATAATTCAAAGACATATTTATTTGAAAATTAAGCTGCGAAATTAATTTATGCAGCCTGTCGAACTTCCCAATCAATAATATCAACAACATACTTTTCCTTGTTGATAGAAATTGACTTAATATTCTTAAGTGAAAGTGTTCTATACTCAATAACAGAAGTACTTGCTTTTTTCTTTGGCATGAATCTCTTCATATATGCTTCATCTTCCGCAGAAATCTTCTCACCATCAAGAATAATATTATTCTTTGAATAATTATTAGGAATGTAAATCAAACATACATTACCGGTACTAATATATTGCATAACAACATTCTTTACAAGATGACGGCGATTTGTATCTGTTGCCTTATAATCCTCACCAAGAATCTTACTCATTGTCTTTTCATAATCCTGTCCAAAATGGAAAGTAACTGAGAAATCTGTGCGTGGTTGAAATCCATCCTTAATATGTTCCTTAGGAAGACCATCTGTATTAAACTTATTCAACTTAATATCAGACTCACCATATACAGTGACATACTTACCGTTGCACTTTGCGTTAGACATAAGCTCGATAAACTCATCTACTGTTGTAATAATATTGTTGTTCATATTCTTTATATTTTTAATTGTTCAACTTAATTGTTTTATTAACAATACAAAGATACATGTTTTATTTCAAATAAAAAAATATTAGAAGAAAAAATTAAATATTTTCTCTTAAAAATTTATCGATAAGTTTTTTAACACTATTACATTTATATTGTGTTTCTACATAACTACCTGTCCAATCAGTATGAACATGAAAATTCTCAAGAAACCAGTTTGCAATCTTTTCTTTATCCATATCAATAATCTTCTGCATCTCGTAAAACTCTCATATTCTTTAAATCATTAATGAGTTTTTCACACTCTTTTAACAATACATATATAGTAGAAATAATTATCACTATAATAAATAATAATATTCCTAATGCTATATAAAACTCTGAATCTTCATAATTAGAAATAAACTTAAAACTTGTAATTATATATGTAAAAGTAAATGGTATTACTAAACATAAAATCCAATTTATTATATGTCTCCATACATGTTTCTCTATATATTCGTTTCTCTCTTTATATGATTTAAACCATTTATTTTCCATATTTCCTATTTCTTTTTTACATCATCAATAGTTAGAATACGTCTCTTTTTAATATAAAATTTCTTTATAGATGGAGATTCCTGTATTTCTTCAAATAATGAACATGGACTAAACCAATTATGTACAGTCTTAGCATATTCCATTGCTGTCTCTTCTGAATCGCAAACTGCAGATAATTCACGATTATATTCGTCACATGTACGATAAACTTCTACAACTTCTTTCATAATTATATGTAATTTAAAATTAATTATTCAAATGTATATCATTAATACATAAAGGGATAAAAATATAAAATATATTTTCTATATATAATGATAAAATCAAATTCCATAAATTATCTATAGTTAACATATTATAATACCAAAATCCCAATATAGTTAGTACGCTACCTATGATAGAACATAAAATAGTAAATTTATATATTTGTTTCATTCTTTAATTTTTCTACCTAAAATATTTTTTAACATCCATACCAACATATTAAATGCAACCTTTATTTTCTGTATCATCAGTCTCTTCTGAATGAACTATATTATCACCTTTCATATTTTCAAGTTTCACCGAATAACTATCAATAACCATATAATATTCTGTACTCATAGTCAAATCTTCAATACGACGGTATAAATCTTGAAGTGTATATGTATAATAACCTAATTTATACTTAACTAATTGTTCACAATAATCTTTGTGCATATTTACATTATATTGATTTTTACCAATATAAATTAATGAAGCATCTGAAATATCAAGTCCAAGCTTCACCAATATATCCATATTATCTTTTGATAATGTAATAGTATTTTCTTTCATATATATAATTTTTATTAACAATACAAAGATACATATTTTATTTTAAATAAAAAAGAGATATAACAAAATAATCTGTTATACCTCTTATAAAATATATCTTAAAATAATAAAAAATTACATAATATATTGTAAAAGCATCTTTGTTTCCTCATCAGCTTTTAATTTTGGATATGCAGCTCTAAGTATCTGTAATACACGTGTTTCTGTCATTCCATGTTCTTCTGCAACTTGCCATGTATTCTTTTCACCACGTCCATTAATACCATAGCAATCACATACAATTTCACCATCTCTTTCACCAAGAACTCTCTTTACATTATCTTCAAGTTCTCTTTCAAGATCAGCGTTATTAAGATTACTATCAGGGTCTTTAAATGTCCTATTAGCTGTTACATCACCTAATGTTGTTTTAGAATCATCATCATCCCCGTATGATTTATCCAAACTATTTGCACGTGTATTTGCTTCCATTGTTTGTGCAAATGTTTCATATTTCAAATCTGGATGTTTCTTTACGAGAACATTATAAATATCATCAATATCAGGTTCATAACCATTCTTATTATATAATTGATCCTTGATACGAGCGGCTTCACGAGCAATACTACCCATATTACGGGGAACTGCCATATGTCCACCTACTTCATCAACAGCAGTCATAATTTCTCTACGAATATACCAAATAGCATAAGATACAAAACGTACATCTTTACCTGGCAAACTTGGATCATATGTATCTGCTGCTTGCATAAGTCCTATATTTCCATATTGAATCATATCTTCCTTTGGTATATTAATATTTTTATACTTATTGACAACAGAAATAACAAATGGAAGATTTGCGGACACCAACTTATTCTTTGCTTTTTCAACTTCTCTCTTATTATCAGAATGTTGAATAATATCAGCAAGTTTCACTTCATCTGCATGTGATAATTGTTTTTTCTTATTAATAGCATGTAAATATGCAATAGTAGACTTTGCTGTATTTTCATCCTGTGTAATAGCAAAATCATCATGCAAATCCATATGCATTCCATTATTAGCTTCATTGAGTTTCTTTCTAATAGTCTTAGAAACACTCTTCATGATACTCTCATATAATGCTTTCTTTTCATTTAACTTCATATCTTGATAAAAATTATTTCAATATTTTAAATATTTATCTTAAAATAAAAATAGAGAATAGTTATCGCAACTACTCTCTATTTATAATTATCTATTATTCTATATTTAATATTTGTTTAATCTTTACTATGTCATCCTGTGTTATACCTGAATAACTATCTATTTTTATAAAGTTATCCTGTTGATATGTCATCATATCATCATCGTCATCTACTATACAATAATCTATTTTCAATTCATCATCTTTAAATTTAAAATAATCTTCATCATAAAATTGTTTATAGTTTCGCAAATTTGTATTTCCACTATACATAAGAAAATCATGAATTTCATTTCCTCTTATTGAGTGTTCATCATGATATTTTGGTGTTATACCTACTATATATTTAATTAAACATTTCAAATCTTTATACTTATCAAACGCATATTTTGTTGCTTCTAATGAAATCTCTCTCCATGACGATGATATAACCAATCTTACATTATAATTCTCACATAATTGTTCTATAAGTTTTACTGCATTTTTGTCTACAAAATGATCACCATTTTCTTCATTTATATATTTCTTTCCTTCCTTTGTAAAACACCAATTCGCATATTGTTCAGAATTCAAAACGCCGTCTATGTCTAAAAATAATATTTTTATATTCATTTATTAATCTTCATCAAAATTATCATATATTGAAATCTTATTCTTCCTACGTTCTTTCTTAGGTTCTATACAAGGGAAACAATACTCTCCTACATGCTTTATATATCTTTCATTCGTATATGTTGGTTCACCTTTAAAATTAAAATTCCGTTGTTCACCATATGCAATATGTTTCTTTTTCTTCCATTTAACAACTTTATCTTTCTGTACTTCTATATCTTGTAAATCCTTATGTTTATTCTTTACTTTAAATTTTTTATCACATTCTACTACAAAACTAGATGAACCCTTATTTACTTTATGTGTTTGATGATAACTTCTTGACATAATATAAATTTTTTATTTATAATCTTTCTATATTTATAACTTTATCTGCTAATAATGGTTTTAATGTTTTATTAAACGTGTTTTCACTTATAGAAATTTTTTTATATCTTAATTTATATTCTCGTGTATTACTTCCAAAAGGATTATTTACTTCATATTTTAATTCAGAAGCAAAATATATTGTATAATATACATTTGGTCTAACAGAATCATATGTTCTACTTATATTCTTTTCTATATATACAATGGATTTAATAGGTAAAATTATATTACTACATTTTATATATTCTATATTATTTCCTTTACTATGATTTTTAAATTTTATCATTTTACTAAATATATCTTAAATCATCTGCATAATCGCACATATCTAAAAATTCATTTTGAAGTTCACTATCTATAATAGTAAATGCTCTGACTTCATCATATGATTTCTTGTCTGGAATAACATCACACCAATCTGCATCCACATCATATACTTTATGCGTCGCTGTAGACATAACACGAATCATTGTTTTTTCTTTATATTCTTGTGTATATCCTAACGGTCCATATTCGTCAACTAATACTGTTTTCTTAAATGGCTTCATAATACATACAAGTCTTGTATTCATTTCATCTTTCTCACATGAATACATTCCTGGTATAAGCAATACTCTTTTACCTGTTGTTACATTTATATTATATTCACAGTTACTTCTGAGAAATATCAAATCACCAATATTAAAGCACATCATAATTCTTTATATTTTTAATTGTTTATATTCTTATTTTATTAACAATACAAAGATACACATTATTTTTGATATAAAAAAGAAAACATAAAGAAATATCAATTTTTATAGTAAAAAACAATTAAAATTCTATAGAAATCTTATTAAATTTTATAATATTTTTTAAACAAGTATAGATGTACTGTAAAAAGAAAAGTCTACCATGACTTACATCATAATAGACTTATAGTACATCTTTAAAAATAATATCTGTGGATATAGATGGACTCGAACCACCATGTATCTGTCCTAGAATTATGATACAAACTAACATCATATTAGTCGCGTTTACCATTTCGCCATATATCCATATAGCAGGCCTGATGAGATTCGAACTCACAACAACATGATTAAAAATTCGTGTGCTCTACCAATTGAGCTACAGGCCCAAAGTTCTATTTTAAATTTCCACGCAATAGAACTCCGAAGATTTGTAGATCTGTGTTCATGGTACTTAATCTAATGCTTGTTTTTAATACTGACGTGTTAACCTCTTCACCAAATCCCCGATTAAATAATATGTAATAGAGGGGATTCATGGGTTCGAACCATGGATAATCAGTAAAATCATGATATATCACGAATGACACCATGACAATCTACGTTAACTGTAATACTAAAGCTCTTGACTCAATGCTAACGCTAAAATCTAGGATTCTGTTTATGCTAAATGTAATCAAGCTAATGCTTTAGTCAATTTACATATGTTATATATGATATTATATTCAAAGTCTATTATTCATATCAAAAATATTTTTAAGAAATAAATATCATAAATGAATCGATAACATTTATTATATAATATATGAATAAGAATTATAACAAACTATATGAAGAAATGATGTCAGATATTTCAGTTATCGTTAAAAAGAAAATAAATGAAGCATATGACAATCAGCTTCTCGAAGAATATGGTGCAAAGGATATGTTTAATGATATTATGAAAGAAGCATCAAAAGAAGGTAAAATCTTTTATAAGCATCTTAAATAGTTTATAATTTATATCATCAAAAAATTACAAGAGACAGATCAATATAAAAAAGCTGAAAAACTTATGAATGCGTATGTTCAGAAAGTACAGAAATATATTGATGAACATAAGAAGATTACTCCGAGACGTATGTTGAAAATTACTGTTGCTGTATTGACAATGTATGGAGGTGTTTCAATGATACAAGATTGTAAATAGATGATTAAATCTTTATAGGGTAATGTTGAAACTTATGAATAGAAAGTAGAAAATGTACCGGATGAAAAGCAACAAGAAGTAATAGTAGAAGAACCTGAAGATTTTGTTGTTGAAGTTAAAGATGAAGCAAAAGAAAAATTAAGTGTCAAGAAAGTATCTACTGAAGATATTAATAATACACCTGAAAAGAAATTTAAGGAAGACAAGAATTTCAATTTTAAGTCAAGCAACGAGGCTCGCGAATTTATTAAACATCATGAGTTATGCTTACTTTACCCTTATTACGCAAAACCCGAAGAGGAAGCGAAAGGAATGGTAACTATTGGTTATGGTCATGTTGTATTGGAATCAGATGGTGAATTATACAAGAAAGTATAGCAATTAAAAAAGAAAGGCTTAATTAAACAATCATTTGTTACAAAAAATGGTAAAACTATTTTAAACCCTAATCATTGTAAAACCATTATAACAAAGACTGACGCAGATAAATTATTTTAGAAAGATATTAAGATTGCTGAATAGCGTGCATATAGAACTATACAAAATATGCCAACAGATGATGATAATGTTAAATATTATATGTTATATAATCAAAAAATAAGAGATGGATTAACATCATTATGTTATAATGCTGGATAGCTTAAACATGAAAAATATACATTCATAACAAAAGGTCTTGCAAAATCTAGATATGATTATCAAGCATAGAAAATAAATGCAGGTGATTATAATGTATCCTTTAAATATTTCAAGAATATTAAAGATAATCCTAACAGAAGAAATGAGGAATATAAGTTATTCTTTATGAACGCAAATAAGTCTATGTCATAATAAAAAATAAATTTTAATTAAATATATGAAAAAATTATTTGAAGCAAAATAGAAGCCATTAGTTGTTTATAATCCTGCTGATATTTTCATGAAATATAATATGAAACCTGGTGATTATGTTTCAATTGCATATGTATCAGATACATTATAGGGAGAAGGTGCTAACCCACTTGTATCAAAACGTGGTTCAAAAAAGCAATGTTATAATATAAATTCAGAAACGGACGCATAGTTATAGCAATATATTAATGCTATGCCTAATAATAGAATTAAATAGTTATTAACAGAATTTAGGGAATCTACTAAATATCAAAGCTTTTTAAATGGCACTGCAAAGACAAAAACATGTATGCTTGATTTAACAACAGAACATATACTTAAGATTAGTCATTTAACATGTAACTGGAAAGATTCTAAAGCATTAGCAAAATTTTATAAAAAATAGAATGATGCTGAATTAAATCTCCGTAGAGAATTTGGTTTTGAAGACGGTTATGATAATAATTATGAACGTTTTTATAATCGTAAAGATGATAAACCGGTACCATTGGATGATAGAACACCAGAAGAAAAAGAAAACGATAAAAATTGGAGAGATTCTTATAATGGTAGAAATGTAATGCCTCGTATCAAGAAAAATGGTAATGAATATAATATTGCAACTATTATTCCAGGAATTTATGCAAATTTAAATAAACCTGGTAATATTGCATTACGTTTTGCATATAACAGTCGTTCAAGTCATACAGATTCCGATTATTATTATGTAAATGGAGATGGTACATTATTTAAGCTTGATATGGCATTTATTACATTCTTAACATATGCATATAAAAAGAATGCTATGTCTTCTGATAATACCGAAGAAAAGTCATATGTGTCAGATGAAGAAAAAGAATTTGTTTTAAGATTAAAGCAACTAGTAAAAGATGCACCTAGTACTGCTGAAATGACACTTAAAACAGATAGCATATTATTTATGAAATCTACTGCACGTACGTCAAAAAATGCAAAGGTATCAGAAAATGTACCATTTGTTTGGATTAATACTAATGCTGTTGTAAATAAGTATGATTTTGTAAATCCTTCTGATTTAAATAATGTTATTAAAAATCTTGTTTATTCTATAGATGATACTAATGTTAATGCGACAATTGAAAATATAAATGTTAAAGGCAAATCTATTTCAGATTTAGTTTCAACAACTGATGGTAAAGTAACTGCAGATCCGACAGAAGTAAGAAAGAGATTAGGTATTGCAGAAGCATTAAGATGTATTGCATATAAATATACAATAGAGAAGAAAAAGAAAGCACTTTATGAATCAATAATGAGTAAAGTTGCAAAAACTATTAAAAGAAAGTTACAATTAATTTAAAATAATAAAAGAGATAGAATAACCAAAATTCTATCTCTTTTTTATATATTAAAATCTTATAAATGAAACTACTTTTGCTTTTACATTTGGATCTGCAATCTTAAATACCTTGTCAGGATTTACCTATAACATAATATTCGATTCACCTTTATCTGTAACAGAAGAAGTCCAATATCTTCCTGAACCAATAATATCTTCAACTTTATTTAATTCTGGTAAAGTTGGCAAATATGCATGTTCTGTAATTTCTTGTTTTACCTCATTAATTTGTGCATCATTCAAACCGGTTAAATTCAACTTCTTCATAGGTAATGATTTGGCAGCAGAAGCGGCATTGTTACCGTTATCAGAAAGAATGTTTGTATAGAATTCTCCTTTAACTTCTTCTTGATAATAATAATTTGATCCTGCTGTAATCTATAATTTCTAACTAGCACCAACTAATTTCTTCTTGAAGTAATAATCATCATATACACCATTATTTCCTGCATTACCTAATGTTACTGTTTCATCACTCATAACCATAAATACAGGTTTCTTATCTAATGTCTTATATGTAGTTAATACGCACTTAGCTATTGCATTCTATGCATCATTACTTAATACCAAACCATCCTTTTCATCCCATACTAAGAAATCACCGATATTTGCTTTCCTTAATGAATTACCAACTGTTTTAAAGTATGGTTTCATACTATCATACTTTTCACCTATTGTTATAGGTTCTTCATCAATATCATCTTCCATAGATACATCATCATAATCTGGATAATCATTAGATGTTTCTTCTGAATCGATATTATCATCTTCTGAATTATCAACAACAGGTTCTTCATGTTGTTTAATAGAATCATCAAAACCTCTACTTACTTTAACTGGTTCATCAACAACTTCTGGTTCATCATTTACTGTATCATCTGTTGAAACATCATCATAATCTGGATAATCATGCTTTACAGGTTCTTGTGAAATTTCACCATCAAATTTACCACCATTTTCAACATATAATTTCTATATTGATGTTATATCACCACCTGCATTTATATATGCGTCACCAATATTTTTATATGCTTTCAACTTATCAATATCAGAAATATTATGTGGACATTCGACTTTCATAGTAAGCAAGCCTGCAACATATTTCTGAAGAAGGATTTCCTTTGAGTCTTTCTTCATAACTCGGGCATCTTCACCTAATGTTGAACGCATACGACTTGACATAGAACTCATAGAAGCCCAAATCTTCGGATCTATTGTTCTCTATACACGTGCTTCGTTTAATATATTATTTTTAAATGTTCTCATTTAATATTAAAATAATTATTTTACTTATGATATTTATCTTTTATAATAAAATAAGAGATTTAGAATTAAATAATTCAATTATAGCATATTCATACAAAAATAGGAGTAAACATAATTATCTTATATTTACTCCTATGTATTTAAATTATTTATTATTCTAAATCAAAAATTGCCTTAAAATTAATTAAGTTCCAACCAAGTTACACGTTTGTCAAGTTTTGCAACAAGTTTTGCAAGAGCTTCGATTGTCTTCTCATTGTATACATCAATTGATTTCTCTACATCTTCGCCAGCAAACTGAACAGTATAAGTTGTCTTACCGCCTGTAACATTAAGAGCAAACTCCTCATTAACATCTGCTTCTGCAGGAATTGTAATTGCAACATCGTTATCAGCAGAATTAACAGCAACTGCCTTATTTTCAACTGTTTGTAAACGTGTTTCGTGATCATTGAATGCATCTGCGATTACCTCTTCATCAGATACTAATTCACCAGCAACATCAGCTGCAGTAGCAAGACCTGTTGCATTATTATTTGTACCTGCAACCCACTTACCAGAATTTGTATTCTTTGTAAGACCAACTGAACCAAGAGCAGAAGTCTTAACTTCAACTTCATGATTATCAACTGCAACAAAATTCTCAGAACCAGTCTTTACAGAAAGTGTAGGAAGTTCTGTACGTACTACTTTAATCTTACCATTTTCCTGTGAAACTGAAGATACATACTTACCTTCTTCTGCTGTATCTGTAACATCAAGTGCTTCAATTGCAAAAGTTGCAGCTTTTTCTGTAGTCTTGATAGACTTAGCTAAACTTGCAATCTGTGCATCAACCTTATCACCTTCAACAGCAACAGTATCATCAGTTGCAACAATAGCTTCAGCTGCAACACCATTAGCTTCAAGATTAGCAGAATCAACAGTCAAATTACCATCTGCATCAACATGTACACCAGTTACATATTTACCATCACCTGCAGTTGCATCACTTACAGCATGTTTCTTAGCTTCAAGATCTTCCAATCTCTTATGAATACCAGTAGCTGCTGTGCTTGCATCAGACGGTGTACCAATTTCTGCTTTATTATGAGCAACATCTGTAATAAGTTCTTTACCGGTTTCAGTTTCATCTACCTCTTTAAACCAATCAATAACTTCAACTACCTTATTGATTACATTATCTTCATCAGGATTCTATACATCACCCATAATAGTTTCAATATTAGTGACACGTGTATCTAACTTACCTTCTGCTGTTGTTGCACGATCTGCTTCTTTAGCAATCTTTCCAAATGCAGTTTCCTAAGTCTTATCATCATCAACAGTGCCAAGAAGTTCTGCGGAAGCAATGTCGTCCTCTGAAATGGTTACTACTTTCTTATCAGAAACTGCAACCTTTACATGACCAGCTTCTTTCTTTTCTACAGTTGTATAATCAGCATTCTCAAGATCATCAATACGATCTGAAAGTTCACCTTCTGCAGTTGTAGCACGGTTTGCTTCCTTTGCGATAGCGCCAAATACAGTATCTACATCCTTTGAATCTGCTTTAGTTCCAACAGTTGTTTCCAATGTAGAAACTCTATCAGCAAGACTCTTAAGTTTAGCATCAGCTGAAACAGGAATATCAAGAGTCTTAACAGTCTTATCTGTATCAACATAAGAAACAGTAACAGCTGCTTCAGATTTAACTTCACCTGTAGTTTCATCAATATTAGCAGGAGTAGATTTAATATTTAAAATCTTTGAAGAAACAACCTTACCACGAGCAACGATAGCGCCTGTATTATTTGCTTCATCATAACCAAAATAAATAACACCATCGTCAGGAGTTCCTACTTTTTCAAGTACCTTATCAAGTGTACCATAACCAAAGTTTACTTCTACACCATCACCAGCAATAGGAGCACCAAATACAACAGGAGTATTATCCTTCTTTGATTTCTTAATTGTAATAGCCATATTATTAATTAAGTTTTATATTTTATTTTTTACTATAATATTTATTCAAAAAAATGGAGAAACATTAATAAAAACGTTTCTCCATTATATTAAAAATTAATTACTAAATTCTGTTAAAATCAGAGTTCTTCCCATGTCAAAAGACCAGCAAGATATGTGTCATTTGCTTGAAGTTGATTTAATGCGGTATTTAAACCTGTATAGAATGTTTCATTAGCGACATCAACTGTTACTTCTGCTTCAACACCGTCCTTACTTGTTGTAAGTTTCAATGTATTGAACTGTTTGTTATCTGCTTTAGGAGCTTCAAGTACAGCATCCTTTACATATGAAGCTTCAATAGCATTAACAGAAGCATCAGTCTTTTCAAGATGAGCACCAATTGATGTATCTTCAGCTTTAAGTTCATCAAATGTAGACTTGATTCCAAGAGAAGTATCAACATATGTTGTTACAGCATCTGCATCAAGTGATACAATACCATTCTCTACCTTAATATACTTACCATCACCCTTGAATGTTTCAAAAATTTCTGTAAAATCAAGATAAACATCAGAATCTTTCGCAGATTCAGTTTTTGACGGTTTTGTATTAAGAACAAGGTGTAAATATGAATGACCATATTTAATCTTAAATCCAAGACGTGCTTGTTCCCATGTACCATCCTGATTCTCTGACCATGGAAGCATTGCTGCAGATGTTACTTCATCACCGTAATTAACAGTTGCTGAATTACCCCATTGATCTGAGTCACTACCATATACAATTTCTGGGCCTCCTTCTTTAACATACTTAAATGTACATACATGTGCGCCAGATACCAAGAAATCCTTAGCAATATTGATCTTATCACCAACAGGAGAAACTGTGCCATCAGGAGCAGTTTGCATTAATTGATATTCAGCTGCATATGTTTTCTCGCCATCAGTTTGTTCCATCTGATCATCAGAAACTTTCTTAATTGCATATGTAGAAACTTTAAGTGCATCATCAACAACCTTTACTGTTGTATCATCAACTTTAACACCTACTGTATATGTCTGATAATCATTAGCATCCTTTGCAGGAGTTACTTCAATAGCACCATTAGCTGCTTCAGAAACAACATCGCTCTTAAGATGAGTTTCAATACCGGATACCGAAGTATCTAAACGAGTAGTATCTTCAGTATGATGTGCTTTCAAATCATCAATCTAGTTCTGAAGATTAGATTGAGCTGCTTTAATCAATTCCTGAACAGTTGCAGTATCAATAATATCAAACTCTGTTGTCCATGTCTTCGTCTTTGTTTGATTATCAACAGGATCTGTTGCACTACCGAACCATTTAACCATTACCTTATCAGCAACTTTCTCTGTTGTAGATTCTACATATTTACCTGTTGATGGATCAAAATGTTTCTTTGCAACCTCATTTGTTGTAATATCAAGGATCTTAGAAGATACAAGTTGATTACCAACAAATATCATACCGGAATCACCAGCAGCGTCATATACAAAACGTAATTTAGCGTCTGAATCATGAGCATCATAAATACTAATCACTTTGTCTTCATCAAACGCACCACTCAAAAAATGTACTTCCTTACCTGCAATAGTTGCATCAGCAACCTAATCTGTTAACTTTGTTGCTTCACCAGCACCATAAACCATTTTATTTGTCATATTAAATTTTTATAGATTTAATTTTAATATTTATTAATGTTTTAAAAAATTATTATTTATATATCTCTTCCCATTTCAATTGGTCTTCCACAATAGTCAATCTATCATTAATAGATGAATCTGTATTCATGAATTCATTTATATGTGAATCATAATCTTTAAGATCTAATGTAACTGTCTTAATAAGACTACTGTCAAGTGAATGTGTAACATCCTTAATTACTGTACCATCTTTCAATGTCAATACACCTTCAACTAAATCAATCTTATCAATAGGTTCAGGCCAAATTTTCGCTTCAATCTTATTTGAATCCTTAACATAATTAAGCTGTTTCAAAACCATGTCAGTTACTTCAATCTTAGATGAATCTGTTTGTTCTTCATCACCTTTAAATAAAGTGAATGTTTGTTTGAAACCATTCTCATATGTACCTGAATCCTTATGAATTGTATAATTATATTTGCCTTTATCTAAATCATCAATCAACTATACATAAGAAGTATCTATAGTATTGACTCTATCAAAAAGAGTATCAACAGAAGTATCTATAAATGTAAGATGTTCATTTATATCTGTAATAGAAGTATCAATAACATTTAATCTTTCATATACATCATTAAATGAAGCATTCATTTTTTCTGTAATAGAAGAATCAAACTATTCTAGTTTTTCTTTTACTTCATCTAATTCTTTCTACGAAACAATATTTGTTTTTACAGTTGCAAGTTTACCAGAATCATTTACATATTTGAGAGATAAAGTTACAACACCATCTACTGAAGCAAGAGATATATCTTTAACTTTAGATGTAAGTTCAAGATCACCCAAGAAGATACCTGTAAGCAATTCTGAATTCTTAGACTTACCAAAATACAAAGTATGTGGATCCTTATTCTTAGTATTTACAATATCAACATAACGACCTTCTATGAACTCAACTTCATCATGTGGTTTACATTTTTTATTTGGGTCAAAAACATGTAATACATGCTGAGGTGGGCGTATATCTTTATTCATTTAAATATAACATATTATTTTTATTATTTATTATAAAATAAAAAATGAGTAATAATTATATATCATTATAATATAAAAGTATTACTCATTTTTCCAATATTTTATTTTCAATTATTCATTTCTATTTATATTATATTTATCTAAAAGATAATTTGCAAAATCTTCTTTTTCCTATGTTTTATTATTAAATCTAAAAAAGAAATTAAGATTAAGACCTACTTTTCCACCTTGCAAATAATTAGTTGGCCAAAGTCTTACCATCTTATTCATTACATATTCCTCTATTGTCTTGAATCTATAATGATTTAACCTTGCGTTTTCCCATGTTTTTTCATTATCTCTTAATTTTATAGAATTTATACATAACTAACCTATTGTATTTACTGTAACTATTTTTTTACTATATGGCGAATCATATAAAATGCCATGAGGTGAATTAAATTCTATATTATCTACACATGTTTTAAATATTATTTTAGTTTGAGTAGACCAATTTTCTGTAATAGGTAGATAATCTGTAAATCTTTTAATTGAATAATTATTATCTTCTACTTTTAATATTTCTGAATCTGTAAACTATCTCCAGCAAACTCTTATTGTATTAATTCCTCTATCATTAAACATATCATTAGATAAAAATTCATGTATATCATTACAATCTAATTCTAAAAATTCATCAATATCGAAATATGCGATCCAATCATATTTGTCTTTGTATATATTATAGCAATCTGTATATGATGGAATCTAAACCAATTCTTTCCCTCTCTAATCTTTTAATATTACATATCCAGAATTTATATAATCAGATATTACATCTTCAAAATGTTCGCCATCAATATCATTGTTATCATATAAAACAATATTATCAAATCCTATTGATTTATGATGTTCAACAAATTCTCTTATATAATTATTTTCCATTTTTCCTATACAGCATAATAAGATCTTTCCTGTATATTTTTTAGGTTTATTATATAAATTCAAATGATTTAATTTTACTGGGCATACATCAATTAATTTCTACAAATCAATATCATATGTTGAATCATAGTTATTCTTTAATTTCAATAAATCATCTTCTGTTGTTTCTTCTGTTACTAAATATGAATCATATAATGGTTTATGAATAGATAAAAAGAAATCTTCGAATTTAAAGTCCTATCCTATATTTTTACCTATACTAATCCATATATTTGGAATCCTATATGCTTCTGAAATAATCAACCCATGTAAACTTTCTGAAACAATAAATTCACATTCTTCTATATTTTTTATTATATCTTTCCAATCATTATATTTTGTAAAATCTATTATTAATATATCATCATTATCTTTAAATTTATTTAATATATATGATTTAATATGTGAATGATGCGGAATAATTCCCAACTTATATTTTTTCATTACATATGGTTGATAATAATATGGAAATAATAATGCTGGATCCCCATAAACTTTTGGGCAATTTATATTTAATTCCTATAAGTAATCCCTTGTTTTGGGACCTCTCACTGCATATATTTTATTTGGTTTATTTTTTAAATTATGTTTATATAAGAAACCACTCCCCCATATTTTTGTAAAATCATCTATATATTCATCACATAAAATAGAGCCTATGAATATATAATTTATTTTCTTATCTTTCTTATTATATTTTTTATGTTGTTTACCTGTAAGTTCTTTTAAAAAAGAAAAATTTATATCATCACCAAAGTTATGTGGTATTACTGTATTATCAGAATTTAAAAATGCCCAACTATTTAAATATATAGTATCATTCTCGTTCTTCATAATTTCGCTATTTAATTCTTTTTGAAATAATGAATTCGAAGTATTATTTTTCTTCAATACATTTACAACTTCAGTATTAATTTTATTTTCTTTTTCCTTTTTTATTTTATCTTTAAACTATTTACTATTAATAATAACATTTTTATTTTTAATAATATCCTATTTCTCTTTAAGAATTTCCTAAATTGGTTTTACTTTAGACTCAATAGTAGGTATCATGATATTGGAAACATAAGCATACGTTTCCTTATTTGTTTTTATATTGTTAATATTAATTTTTGTATTATTTCCTTTATGTTCTTTTTCTTTATTATCATAATTAACAAATGTTTTCATATTAGGTTTCGTAACATTACCTAATATGTACTTATCAGGATTATATGTACCTTGTAACTAATTTATATTATTAGTCACTGATGAGAATCCGTCCTAATTATAATAAACACCAGCATTCTAGGCGTAACTTCTATTTTTTGAAAAATATGCTTTATCTATCTTCTATACATTTTTAATTGGAAACATACAGATATAAAATTATTTTAATATATTTATTTTAAATAGAAAAGGATAAACTATTCTCTACGAACAATCTATCCTTAATTTAATATGAAAAACCCGAAATTAAGTTTTGAACTTAAGTTTATATTTACTTATTCACTGCAAGAATTGCACATGAACTATTAACAAGAAGATTTACATTTCCCTTAAATTCATTAATAGTTCTCTTATCTGTATAACTCATTGCAGATCGCATATAATCAATCATATTATCAGTCCACTGTTTTACAGTTTCCTTCACTGTAATATACTTTGTACAACCTTCTGAAGTCTTTGTTTTTGCAGATGGATTAATTAACTTTTGAGCCTTCTTTGTTGACATTCCATAAGACTCCTTTGTAATAGTCTTCATATCCTTAATAAAGTCTTTTTTCTGTTTTTCAAGTTCATCTGAAATAACAGGATTTTCAGAATTTAATCCTTCCCAAATATTAAGAATGTCTTCTACTCCATTATTAATAATACCATCTTTATAAAAATAAAGATAATGATTATTATAACTTTCAATATTCAATGGTGCTGTTGACTCAAGAAGTCCTGTAAACAAACTTCCAATCATTACATAATCTGCACCAAGACCCAATGCTTTAATTACATCTGCATAACCACGAATACCACCATCTGCAACAAGGTAAGGATGTGACTTAAAATAACTTGTTGGATTATCATTTTCATCAAATCCCTTGTCAGCAATATTCTTATAATATTTACACTTATCAATCAATGATGCAATAGGATAATGAATTGAAGAATTTGAAGTAGTTAAACACACGGATCCGCTTCCTATAGACAGTCTGATATAGTCCACGCGAGCATGCTTACAAATCCACTCATAAGTTTCAGGATTAGCGATATTACCTGTCATTACAATGAGTTTATAATTACTATTATCAGCAATATCCTTTGCCTTATTAATAGTCTCATACAAACTTTCCATATGGCCATTTGCTAAATCCACACAAATCCTATATGTTCGATTATATCCAGAAAATATTTCATCAGGTGACATCATCTTATGATCAACAAAAACATATTCAAACTCTTTCAATGACAATGCAACCCAATCGCCATCATCCATAAATGGTTTAATATATTCCATACGTTTTACAATATCACCATTTGGATCTGCTCCTATATTTCGTGGAATCATTGGATGAATCTTATTCAACTTCCAAATGTTAATATTATATTCATTCGTAATAGTAGACATAGGTGCAGTAAACAGTGGAAGATACTTATCATCTTCCACAAATGGATTACATTCCTTTCTACTCTTAATTGAACTAATAACAGCAGGTTCAATTGTCAAATCATTATATGAATACTTTGTATCTTTAATAATCGGCATTTTTATTCTTTTATTATTTCTAAATATTATATATAATTAAATACTCTTTGTCTTATTAATTACCATTGTAATAAAATCATGTCTCTCTACATAATCCTTACTCTGACAATCATGTTTTACCAACAGATATGCATCGATAACTTTCTCTATAAAATCATGATCGTATCGTTTTTCAAGTCCTTCTTCAAAACCTGTTTCATATCCATTATTATATTCTTCTTGCAAATCTTTTTCTGTCATAATTATATTACTGTTTTATTTTATTACCAAAATACAATAGGACTATCACTTTGATTAGTAACCAATAATCTTCTATTAGTTGGACAAGATGGATAATCACTCAATCGATGAACACCGCCTACCATCATTCTTCTAGAATCTGAACATCCATAATGTGGTTGACAAAAATCATAATGAATACGAATAAACTTAAAATCATCATTAACTTCTACTGATGTAATAGACAATGAATCAATATTAATATAGTGAGAATTTTCAATATTATTATTCAAACTATTATTATGCATCTTAATCCATTCCATATCATTCTTAATAGCCGAAGTTAAATCAATACTCAAAAATACAGAATATGTATCTACAATCTCTGGAGATTCATGGTCTGCTTCTGTAAAGAAATCAAGAAATACTCGTTTATCGATTATATCACCTTTCTTATATTCATCACGCATTGTAGCTACATGATCAATAACTAAATCACTCTTATTCTTTGATTTATTTGAGTCTCCATGTTCATCTACCCATTTGATATACATGCCTCCTCTATTCTTAGGATAAAAAACTTTTGTCATAATTTTTATTTTAATCAGTTATATATTTTGCTTTATAAGTTTTATAATTATTAATAATATTAATCCATTCTTCTTTTGTAAGTCCAGTTATTTCACAACCTTTTTTATAATCAAACATATTAATTTCTCCAGACATTTGAAGATGATAATATGCATCAAATTTCTCTTCTGTAATTTCTACTTTCATATATTAATTATATTATTTGTTATTATTAATCATATCAATAAGTTTACCGACATTATCATAAAGTGTTCCCAACTCATAAAATGCCATAAATTGATTTGATACTTTATGATATGTAGGATTACATACATTTATATCAATGAACAGATTTTCACAAAGGTTTGAAATATACATTGATTTCTTATCTTTCTTCTTCGATATTTTTTCAGCTAATGGTTTCAATCGAGAATTTGCAAACTTAATTACGTCATTATAATAATTTACAATGCCCTGTTCATACTCATAATCTGATACATATACAGTATTCTTATTTAATGTAAGAACATAATAATCAGAACACATATCAGATGTTCGTGTTACATGTAATTTATTATCTGCATTTGCAATTACACACATGAATGAAAGAACCAATGTTATAAATATATGTTTCATTTTATATTATTTTAAATTATTGTTTTAATTAACAATACAAAGATACATATTTTATTTTGAATAAAAAAATTAATATGAAATTATTTTACTAATTTGTGAACAATATCCAAACCATTCTTTACCTTTATATATAACACAGAAATCTCCATTTATATTAAGAACTCGTTGACCAGCAGAATTAAATACTGCTATAATTTCGCAATCGACAAAACCTTTATCACCTCTATCTTCGTTCATTAAATGAATATTAATAATAGTTCCAACACGAATATCTCGTATAGTGAAATGCTTTTTATCAATATCGTCTTTATTATTTTTATTAAACTTAATCATATATTATTTTATTAATGTTTATATAACAAAGATACATATAATTTTATAAAAAAGAAAAAGAGATACTATAAAAATACAGTATCTCTTTAAATTAAATTATTAATTAAACTTTCTAAAAACTTATTACTTTACAGTAACAATAGCAACACGACCAAAATCATCATCCATACCATGACCTGTAGCATCAGTTACCTTAACACCACGAGACTCAAGATACTTCTTAACTGCTGTTGCACGAGCATCAGACAATGCCTTATTATGCTTCTTAGTACTCTTAGGTTCCTGAGATGCATAAGCGTCTACAACTACAGTTGTTCCTTCAGGAATTGCATCAAGTACGGACTTACACTTTGCACTCAAATTTGAGCTATTAAACTTAAATGGTGCAACAAATACATTCTGTGCAAAACCACTTGCATTTGTAACAGGTTTCTCTACAATCTTCTCAATTACCTGTGGCTCACGAGACTCAAGTTCATTAATCTTTTTATTAAGAGCATCAACCTCTGTCTGATCATAAAGTTTTGCCTTTGCAAATGAACGTGTTCCATTTGAATTCTTGAAACGATAAACAACACCTGCAGTAATCTCAAAACTACCATTCTTCTTTACAAGCTTGCCATTATCAATATCATTCCATACAACAGAAGGATTTACGACAATACCCCATGCACGCTCCTTACCAAGATTAAAATTAAACTCTGCACCAGCACGATAAGTCATCCAGTTATTATGATCTGCACCATAACCTGCTGTCTGATGACCCCAACCAAGACCTGTATAAACAACAGGTTCAAAGAACTTACGTGTTCCATCAAACTTAAATACATTAGCAAGATTTACCTTACCATAACCACTTACATTTACATAATCAAATGCAGTGTATGTATTATAACTACCATGACCTGTTCCAATAAGTGTACGACCTTCAATACCAAATCCCAACCATGGTGTTACATACTTATCTGCACCAACTACAATAATAGGTGCCATTGCTGTATGACCACTATAGAAATTGTCAAATGATGTAAGAACACCACCCTGAAGTGTTACTGAAACATTATCAGTAAACTTACTAGAACCTGCATAATCATTCTGTACCTGTGCATTAATTGTACCAATTGCAAATGTAAACATTGCAATCAACATAAAAATAAACTTCTTCATAGTTTTTCTTTTAATTTAAAATTTGTTATTAACTAAAAAATTATTTGTTTAAAATATTTGATTTATTAAAAATCATTATCATAATAATATATAATAAACTTCTTAAAAAGTTTACATTTTATAAAAATAAACTTCTTCATAGTTTTAGTTTTTATTTATACTAAAAACCTATATTTCTTGTTTCATAAATACATTATATATTAAATTTATATATAATTCATATCTCCACAAGCTTAAATTCGGTAAAACTCAACCCTATTTAATATTTTAAATAATTATAAATTAATTTGTCTTAATCCTTCTGATAAAATATTCAAAGAAGCATTATAATCTCTATCTATTAAAGATTTACAATGTGGACATATCCACTTGCGCTAACTTAGTTTTAAATCTTTATAAATATATCCACAATTATGACATGTCTTTGATGAAGGATAGAATCTATCTATTATAACTAAATTTTTATTATACCTATTACACTTATATTCAAGTTGTCGTCTGAACTCAAATAAACTTAATTCCTATATGGACTTAGATAGTTTATGATTAGACATCATACCATTTACATTTAAATCTTCAATACAGATAACTTGGTTCTCATTAACTAGTTTTGAAGTTATTTGATGTAAATAATTTAATCTCTAATTCTTTATTTTCTCATGAACTTTTGCAATTTTAACTCTTACTTTATTTCTATTAATACTGTCTTTCTATTTCTTAAATAATTGCCTCTATAATTTCTTTAATTTATTTTCTTGATTTTTATAAAAATGCTTATTCTCATATCTATTTCCATTTGAATCAACAATAAAATCTTTAATTCCTAAATCTAATCCTATTACATTATCTAACTTTTCTTTTTCTTTAATATTATAATCAATACATATTGATAGATAATATTTGTTTGTAGAAGTTTTAGTAAGAGTAACAAAATGAATTTTATCTTGATTATGATTTAAATATATTTCATCTTTTCTTGAACACTTAAATAATATATTTTTTAACTACTTTATTAAAGTTATTCTATTTCCTCTAATTTTTTTATTTTTAAACTTAAACATTGAATTAGTAAATCTGCAAGATTGTTTAGCATCTTTTTTAGATTTGAATTTAGGATAATATGTATATGATTTTAAAAAATTATCATATGCTTTAATTACATCTATCATTGATTGCTATAAACATGCATTATATACATCATTTAAAAAAGAATATTCATCTTGCTTCCTTAAAGAAACTAAATATTTACCTAACTATGATAAAGAAACAGATTGCTTATATTGTTTATATATTAATTTTTTATAATCTAATAATTTATTATATATAAATCTACAACAACCTAATTGTTTAGAAATAAATTCTTTCTAAGCAACATCAGGATATATTCTTATTTTAATAGATTTGATCATATACAATAAAATTATTTATATAATATAAAATTAACTTCTTAAAAAGTTTACATTTTATAGAAATATTTTTCAAATTGGTTTTGGACAAAGTTTAACTAACTTACTTCTCAACGAATTTAATATAGGTTTAAACTTAGTTTTATATTCATCCCAATTATTACCCATCATTTGAATCTTTATCCAATATGAATTTGCTTCACTATAATCATATATCTTTCCATATTCTGCAATTTGAATACCAAACATATATAATCTTATACAATGAAAAATAGATTTTTTTGCTCTATATAAATCATAATCTTTTTCTATAATTAATTTCTTATGACATTTTGCATATGAGTTATTAACAATAGAAGAAATAACTTTCCTTAATTTCCATTTATCAAGAATGAAATAATTCGCGTATAACGAGTTAAATTTTTCAAAACTATCATACATACTACTTTTCATAAATAAGCTCTCTAACGCGATTATATGATGTTCATATAGCATCTTTTTAAATGTATTATTATTGATAATCTGAAAATCAAAATCAATAGCATTTCCATCAAATACATGAAGTTCCGTTATACCATTATAATCATCTGTTAATTTAATATCATCATCTACAATAACAATAATATCCTTATCTGATTTTTCATTATTAGTTCCATATACATAAGATCCATGCATAAAAGATAATATATAATGTTCACGTATATTTAATGGTAAACATTCCTTTATAAGTTTCCAATCCATAAATCATTCAACTAAATCATATTCTAACTTATGAAATATTATTCTCTTTTCCTTTAAAAGTTTATCCAATAATTCATTAAAATCAAATTTAACGGTAGTTAATGAATCATATACTAAATTTGGTACTTTATATAATTTGAATAATTGCTCAAAATTCGCAATTATACCATTATAAAGTTTTTTCTCTGATGTATATGTATGTTTACCTTTATAATTAAGAATAAGTTTACCATCTAATGTAGCATACCACATATATTTCTTCTTATTATTCTTATTAATTAAAGGCTTTGTTATTTGATCAAAAAATGAATCATCTATATCTATCTCATCATTTAACTCTATTTTATTATCATGGTTAAAATCAATACGTTTCTCAATATTAATCTTTACTTTCATTTTATTATCTTTGTATTTAAAAGAACACATGGTTTACCGATATAAAAAACACCAGGAATTTCCTTAAATTCTTTCATTAGTTTTTTAGTTTCACGTTTTAATTTATTCAAATATGTTTTATATGCTTTCTCCCTGTTATGGTCTATCCATGCATCATAATAATCTTGTCTAGAAAAATCTTCACGCTTTTTATCATACCATTCTATATCAGTAAACTTATTAATGTATATTTCTATCGCTTCTTCTATAGAATTAGCTGATATATGATAAGTTTCAGTTATTACTTTAACATCATCTTCATAATCGTCTTCTTCTATAGATATGTCTGTATAACAAAATATCTTTAATGTATTATTTTGATTTTTAAACTTTACGCTCATTTATAATATTAATTAGTTATACTCTTTATATGTAATATAAAATAAAAAAGTCTTAACATATTATAATAATATAATACATTAAGACTAAAAACTTAAAAATAACATGAAAAATTATTTCTTATTATTACAATTAACAATAACCTTATTATATACATCTAATAATATATTATCATTATTAAATGCTATATCTATATCAGATGTAAAAATCATTGATAATGGAATAAACATTATATCATCAACTTCATTAGGTTCAGAATGTTCACTTGTTAATTCATAATCATCTATTATTCCTGGAAGAATTGCATAATAAATTACGCTTACATTCTGTCGCTTTGTATCTGGAATTGAATTAATAGCATAAAAATTCATCAATACTCTTGGGATAGAAATACCTGTTTCTTCAAAGGTCTCTCTCATTCCACATTGACACAAATCCTCATCATGATCCAAATAACCAGCTGGAACATTCCACCTTCCTACATTTGATGGACATCCTTTACCACGTTTATTAATTAATGCACACCAATTTCCATCTGAATCTTTACAGAATACACAAGTCGCAACAGTTATTGAACGAGAATACCAATATTTTTCACCGTTATATTCAAACTCAAAATTTCGTAATCTCTGTTTCATTTATTAATATAATTTTATTTTAAAATGTTCCTGTAGAACCAGCCATTCCATCTGCCCTATCAGATTTCTCTATCTTATTATAATCATCTTCACTCATTTCTTTCCAATCTGTATCAAGATAAATCTGATGGATAAACTGAACAAGTTTCTGACCTGTCTGAACTGTAATATCTGTATTTCCATTATTACAAAGATTAATATGAACTTCTCCCTGGTAATCTGCATCAATAGTATTTGCCATCACATCAAGATGATACTTAGAAGCAACTCCTGATTTATTTGTTGCTTGAAGATATGTTCTTTTATCATTAATCCAAACTTTAATACCAGATGGAATCATTACTTGTTCACCAGGTGGAATAGTAATAAACAAATCATCATCCTTAATATTATAGAAAATTTTGTTACCTTCATTTTTCTTAATCAAATCAACAAGAAATTCCTAATTATAAAAAGGTACGAAAAAATCAGTTCCTGCATCATGACTATTAGCTCTATTTGGCAACTTAACATTTCTAACTCTTGTAAACTATACTGTAGTATTATAACTCATTCTTTATATTAAAAATAATTTTTATATTATATAAATATATGTTAATAAAGTTTAACAAAATAATTATTAATAATACTTAAAAAATATTTTCAAAAATAGTAGACTTTTTTCACAAAAGTAAGTAAAATAAATACTGGTATTTTGAGAGGTTAAGATATTTAAGAAATTATATAAAGAAATTTAGTTTTTATAATTGAAATTTAAATTTTATTAAAATTATTTAGAATTTGTATAAATTAATAAAAATTATATATTGATTATCAATTAGTTATAAATTATTTTTAATAAAAATTAAACTTTTTTCTTAAAAATGTAGACTTTTTCTGAAAACTTGAGTATAATAAATATGTTAGTATTTAAGGTTGAGATAGATATTATATATAATATGTAAAAAATTTAATTATTAATTTATTTTATATTATTGATGAAATTTCTTTTTGGTTCTTTTTCTTTGTCTACTTTCTTTTTGAACATAGATTTTTAGAGAGATAAATATTGTAGGATCAATTTTTATTTTAATTAAATTTAGATTTGAAATTTAATTTTCTTTTGGTTCTTTTCTTTTTGATTATTTTTTCTTTGGTTACTTTCTTTTTAAATTTTATATACATTTATTATATAGATAAATATTCAAATATTCTTTTTTTAATTTAATGAAATTTAATTTTGATAAATCTATTAATGAAAAATTATCTTTTTTATATGAATCATTATTTGATGATGAAACTGATGATATTCTTAATAATGATGAAGAATCTCCGTTGAGTAATGTTTATAATGATGAAAAATAGTTTAATGATTTTTTAAATGATTGTAATAAATTAGATTTATTTTATAGATAGTGGAATTCTGAAAAATATATAGAAAGATTATAGGAAGAAAAGAAAATTAATCATAGTAATGTGATTTATCTTAAACAATTAAGTTTAGCTTTTAAAGATTAGAAATAGTTTGATAAATTTTGTAATATGTTCGATTGTTATCCAACATTAAAATTATATATAGGATATTTAGAATTAGATATGAATTTTGATAGAAATGGAATACCTAATATAAAATTTAATTTTAATAATTTTAATAATACATTTATTGATATTGATACTATTTCTATATATGGCGGAATATTTGAAAATTTAGAAGGAATTAATGAAACAATATCATTGAAAAATATTCATTTTAATAATTCTTATGTTAAGTCAATAAATGGATTATTAGGAAGCGTTAGAATATTGGATTTTTTATATAATAAACCTATTGAATCCGTTACTGATTGGAGTAATTTATAGAATATGACAAAACTTTATAGGTTAACCGTTGATTATACAGAGTGGAAATTTATTGGTATAGATCATCTTTTACATTTTAATAATATACCAGAAAACATATTAGATATAAAGGAAGTTAATTTTATAAATCATGACGCATTTGGTAAATTAAGATATTATAAGAATTATATAAAAAATATGTTTATAGAGGAAAATCCTAATGTTAAAGGTAAACTTAAATCTAATATTATTAGACAACTTCAAGGTAATTATGAACCTATATTACATGGGAGAAAATAATATATTGAATATTTCTTCTGTATTGTGTTAAAATTAATTAAGGTTAATAACTATAAGGTAAAGAGATTTGATTGCGATACGGAGAAGATATGGTATCAAATTTTGAGTTTTATTAAATTATGTTAAACTATTAAAAATATATTTTATATAATAAACAAATAAAAGTTTAATATATGAGAAAATATTTTGAAGTTCCTGATATTATAACTGATGATTTTATTATATAGAATTTTAAATTAAAGAATACAGAAAATGATATTAATCCTAGTAGGACAAGTAAGATATTTTTAAATTAGTATCCAACTATTAAAGAATATATAGAAAATAGATATGTGGATTCAGAATCCATATATGAAACTTTTTATAGAATATTTCATCATATTGAACATAGACCTAAATGTAAGGCATGTGGTAAAGTTTTAGAATTTCATCATAACCATAAATTTAGAGAATATTGTTCATAGAAATGTGTATAGAATTTTGAAGATGTTATATAGAAGAAATCAAAAACAAGAAAAAGAAAAGTAACAGAATATAAATATTTGGGAAAAGATTTTTATCAAGAAGTTAGGAAGAAAATAGAAGATACCTGTTTAAAAAGATATGGTACAAAATATCCTACGTAGTGTGATGAAATAAAAGAAAAAGTTAAGCAAACTAATATAAAAAGATTAGGTGTTCCATATACAGCTTAGAATAAAAAGTGTTTAGAAAAGATGAAGCAAACCTGTATAGAGAGATATGGAGTAGACCATAATTTTAAAATTCCAGGTATGAAGGAACATATTAAGGAAACTTGGATTGAAAAATACGGTTGCGAAAATCCTATGTAGAATAAAGATATATTATAGAAAAATTTTGATTCAAAGAAAAAACATAATTCATACAGATAGTCAAAATCAGAAGAATCATTACATGAATATCTTTGTAATAAATATGGAGCAAATGATATATTAAGATAGTATAAATCTGATTTATATCCATATCATTGTGACTTTTATATTAAAAGTTTGGATTTGTATATTGAATTGCAAGGTTATTGGTCACATGGTTATCATCCATTTAATCCTAATGATAAAAATGATATTGAACGTTTAAATGAATTAATGTTAAGAAAAGATAAAACAGGTTATTCACATGCTATTGATGTATGGACTGTTAGAGATGTCAATAAGAGAAATACGGCAAAAGAAAATAATTTAAATTATTTGGAACTATTTGCAGTTAAAAAAGAAGATTTAATTAATAAATTTGAAGAATACATAAAAAATAAAAAAATTTAATATATGAATGAAAGCTATAAAAATCAACATAAACCATCAAGAAATTCAAGGTTTAAACAAGGTTATTTTCATCCAAAACATCCAGAAAAATGGGTGACTAAAACCAACGAATATAGAAGTTCGTGGGAATTTTTTTTTTTTTTATGGATTGGTGTGACAGAAATCCTTAGGTTTTGAGAGTTGGTTCAGAACCATGTGCTATATAGTATAGAGATCCTGTTGCTAATTTGGAATATTGTCATCAACATCATTTGGATCCAAATAATCCTTAGAACTGGAAGATTAGAAAATATTATGTTGATATGTGGGTTGAGTTTAAAAAGAAAGATGGTGAAGTTATAAAAGTGTTTATTGAGATTAAACCTTATGCACAAACAATTAAACCTGAACCATTGAAACCTGGAGCGAAGTTAAAAGAAGTTAATCGTTATAATAGAGAAATGAAAACATTTTTGACTAACCAAGCAAAATGGAGAGCAGCAAAATATGAGTTTAAAAAACGCGGAGTTTAGTTTCAGGTGTGGACAGAACGCGAATTAAGTGATAAATTAAAATTGTTTTAATTTAATTATGAATAAGAATATTAGACGATTAATAGAATCTCTATTTGATGATGATATATTAGATGATATTAGTAAACCAGATAATTCTGATATGATTTTTGATAAAATAAGTTCAACTGATATTGTAAAGCCTTTATTGGATAAGATAGTAGATAGATCCGAGAATAATGATTTAGCAATATTTTTCAACGCATATAAAACATTACCATAGTTATCCGAAATATCAAAAAGTTATAAGAATGGAATAAACATAGGTTATGTTAGAATTTCATTATATAAAGGAAATGTAAAATATTTTAAAGAATTATTTGATATATTATTGGATTATGATATTCATTTTAGTATGAACGTATTAGAATTTTCATTAGAAAATAAAACTGATAAGGTATATTCAATTAAAGATTTATTTGATTTTGAAAAATATAAAAGTATTTTAAAAATAAAAGATTTTGTAGTTAGTTATGGGAGATTAAAAGATTTTAAAGGATTTCCGTCTTATATAGAAAACGAAATTTATTTAAATTGGATTAAAGAAGTAAATTCATTAGAAGGATTTCCAATAACAAAAAATAACTTATCTTTATATTTTAATAATAGTGTATTACCGGATGATTGGACCGGATGTCCACATAAATTACAAGAATTAAATTTTCAACCGGAATTACCATCTATGTTATTTAATGTAGAGGATGAAGTTAATTCTATTGTTAATAGTATGGGTAATTTAAAAAATATACCATATGATTTAACATTTGAAAGAGATAATATGAGTAGAGGATGTAATCTATATATAGGATGCATGCTTGTAGATCCTTCATGGAAGACAGAGGTTAAAAAAGAAATAAGAAAATATATAGGAAATTGCTTAAAGACTCAATATAAAAATATAACTAATTTAAAAAAGAAATTATGTTATAGTATTAAAATGACTTAATCTATATAAAAATCACAAAATTATATTAATTTATAGTTTTGTGATTTTTTATTTTATAATAATATGTGTATCTTTGAATTATAAATTAAAAAATGTAATTTATTATGGATAAGAATACATTAAAAAAACAGATGAACCAAATTCATGATATAAATTTATCAAAGCGAATTGGTGAAGTTTGTGAGTGTCCAGTATGTGGCAATTCTTTCGTTAAGAAACATATTAAACATGTTTATTGTGGAGGACGTGATAATCAGATATGTAAGAATGCTTATAATAATTTCATGCGTTATAATACTGTTTATGATTTTGGGAGATTTGTTAATTTGAAAAATAAAAATAATAATGTCACTACTAAATCAACAAAATCATTTAATAAGTATATGTCTTTTTCATTTGGCAATGATTCTTCATTATCAGATAAGTCGAATAAAGAGTTAAATGAAGTTAAAGATACTTCTAAACATGTTAGTAAAACTTTAAGTGTAGATAAACAAGTATTAAAGAATATTGAGTCTTCATTAGAAACTCGTATTAGAGAAAAAATTGAAAAAGAGTTTGAATATGAATATAAGAATAAATTAGAGAAAGAATATAATAAAGCATGTGCTAACTATGAAGAAGCAAAAAAATGGGAAAATGCCGAATTTAATGGTTGTGTTTAAATAATGATGTATGTTGTTATTTTATAGATTTGATGATATTCCAAAAAATGAGAGGTCTTCAATTTTTTGGAGAGGCGAAGAAAAAATAGGTGAAGAAAAAGGAGTATCTGTTTATGAAGCTCATAAAAATATAAATGGAACATATTCACCAGTTTTACCTAATCCTATAAATGAAACAGGGTTTGATACTTTTATTCATTTAATTAGATATTATTCCGGTAACAAATATTTGGTAACAGGAGATTTATTAGATGGCAGAGGAACAGATGGTGAACCATTAATTAAGAACGTTAAAATAATTAAGAAGTTATGAATAAAGAAGAACGTTATAAGAAGATAAATGATTTGATTCCACAAATCGAGTTAATTAAAGATACTATTTATAATATCGTATGGGAACCTCAGGAAGGTGATTTTGATAATCATTTCGACAATCTTCCAAAAGCAGAGAAGGTTGCTATCATAGGAATATTGAATGATGCAAATAGACTTAGTAATTCAGTTGCATGTTATGCACATTGGTTTGAACAAAAGTAAACATTTTCAATAATTTAGACTATAATTTATAGATTTGTTGTTAATTAGATAAAGTTTATGAAAAATAATAAAGAAATTGTTAAGGAATTTTATCCATATGTAAGTGATGCTCTTAAGAAAATGGATAATGTTGATATAGAAACATTGCAGAATATATATAATATTCTTAGTAATATGAATGATTATTCTGTTGATGAAGTTATTAATGCGCAAAAAATAGTTAAAGATATTATTAATAAAACTATTGATGAGTTTAAAGATAAATTTATTAAGAATGTTTCATTTGATGATATTATTTTATATGCACAGGTATCAAAATCTGTATTGAAAAATAATAATACAAAGAAGAATTTTTTTAATAATATTGGTGTAACTATTGATACAAAAAATATAGTAGGAACTAAATCATTTGAAGCTATTCAACATGATTTGTTTGGTGGTGAACCAACTGTATATAAGAAGAAAAAGAAGTTTTCAAAAATTAATGATAAAGTTACACTTTATTCAAATATTCCTTATTTAACTCTTAAGAAAAATGAGCATTTATATCGTATAGCTACACTTATTCCTTATAATAAGCAAGTAGTAGATGATAATGGTAAGAAAATAAAGGGATTAATCTATGGAATGCTTCCAACTATGTATTTTGTAACAGATAATAAGAAACGAGATTTTAGAATTGCTCGTAATAATTATATTAATATTGTAAGGTCTCAGAATGAAAAGTTGGTTAAGCATTATGAAGAAACTTACAATATTACGTTAGGTTATGATGTTTCAGCTAAAATGATTAAGTAATTATGGTAGCAACTTATATAGCATTTACATTTTTTGTATGTTTAGTATTATTATGTTTTACTATAATACTTTTTATATGTATATCAGTATATGATAATATTGTACAATATAATGATCCAGGTCCATTTAAGAAATGGTTTTCAAGAATTATAATTTTTATTATATGCTATTTTTTTATAAATTGGACACATTATTTAATGTTTAAACCTATACGATTTATAAGTAGTGATGAACCTGTTTTAATAACAGGAAATAATGCTACATATAGATATTATAATTATTTTCAAACAGATTCTGATGATGTAATTGTACATAAACCGATCTATATGAAAGGTATAATATATAAGGATAAAGTATCTAATTGTAGTGATAATGATAATAATGTTAATCATCATGATATTTGTATAAAGTCAGAAGATGGCAAACATATTGAAGAAGATTATCATTATAATCCTCAAATAGAAGATTTACCTTTTGAAGAATATAAGAAACGTGTAGGATTTAAAAAGGTATTTTTTCCAGAGGAACGATATTATTTAATTTATTTTAGCAAATAAAAGTTTATGATGAATATATTTTTGATATTACATTTTGTACCAGTAATTGTAGGATTATATATTTTTTATATAATACCTTATTTTACATTGAAAAAGAATTCGTCATTATATGATTATTTTAATAATTTGGAATTTATATCAATTCCATCTTTAACTATATTAACAATAGTACCAATATTTAATTATATTATATTGTTTAAGTTAGTTGAAGAGTATAGTAATGATTCTGAAAAAGAAGAATGTTTAAATCAAACAGTATCTAATATATATGATTTCTTTAAAGAATTTTTTACAGCTTTATGGATGTTATTTGTATGGTTGTTTGGTCTTAAGTATGTATTTAGATTTTTTAATAAAATATTAACACTTAAAATAAAGTAATTAAAAATGGAATTAACAAAGGAATATCTTTTAGATCATGGATATGAAACAAATCATCCTGATCGTGTTTTGTGTCGTTTTTATAAGACTAATAATGAATCTCCTGAGTGGCGAGTTAGTGTAGAACAGGAATATTTTCCATTGAGTAATAAACTTACATTCAATATTAATTGTTGGAAGTGTAATGAGAGTGGTGCTATTATTAAGCGTTCTTCTATAGGATATGCTACAACAGTTGAAGAGTTGAATAATGTTATTGCTCTATGTGGAATCGAGTAATATTTAATATAAAGAATTTATGGTTTTGGTATTTAATAAATTATTATACCAGAACCTATTTCAATAATTTAAAGAATATGATGGTTAAACCGTATATTAAAGAAGATAGAAAATTAACAGCTAAGAATCATATAGAAGAAATGGAAAATTCTTTTCATCCTATGATTCAAACTTCTATTAGAGATTCTGTTGTATATACAGAGGATGATAATGTTTTAGATAAAAGAAATATTATTGTAGAAGATATAAAGACAGAAGATGCAGTTTTTAAGTATGGAGAAGATAAACATTTATGTGTATTGAATTTTTCAAGCTATAAATATCCTGGTGGAGGTTTCATTAAAGGTGCGATAGCTCAAGAAGAAGCATTATGTCATGCAAGTGATTTATATAATGTAATCTCCGATAAAAAATTTAATACATATTATGAACATAATCGACAAAATACTAATGGCGGATTATATAAGAATTTTGCTATCTATTCTCCAAATATTATTTTTAATAGAGTTGCTGATAATTTTATTTCTGTAGATGTAATTACATGTCCAGCACCAAATCTTTCACATTATGAAGGACATATTTATTATGCGATGAAAGCTATGAATGATAGAATAAAATTTATTCTTGATATTGCAGAGAAACATAAACAAAAGAATTTGGTTCTTGGTGCATTTGGATGCGGAGTATTTAAGAATGATCCTCAATTTGTTGCTGAAGTATTTAAGGAATTATTGGGATCTTCTAAATATCATTTTGAAGCCATTATATTCGCAATACCGGGAGGAATTAATTATAAGAAATTTAAAGAAGTTTTTTCTTAAATATTTTTTTATTTAAAATAAAATATGTATCTTTGTATTGTTAATAAAATAATGAACAATTAAAATAACGAAGATATGAATAAGTCTCTTAAAATACAAATAACACTTCTTGTGGTTATTCTTACAGTAGGAATAATTATAGTTAACAACATTAAATCTAATGTTAACTATATTAATGAACCTTGTCCTCTTTGTGGTTCATCTGAGGTTCTTGATTTTGGTTATGATAATATGAATGGTCAAGAACATGCTCATTGTGTTACTTGTGAAAGAGACTTCTACATTGATGTAGATTAAAAAGTTCCTACTGTTTTTTTATAATGGTTAAAGAGTATTAGAGAATATTCTTTAACCATTTTTTATATATAAAATAAACTAATATCTAATTATTTAATATAAAATATAGAGATGATAAATTTTAAAAAGAAACATGTTGAACGGACATATTTTTCTGTTATAATGTCATGGGTATATACAGGATATAAATATGATTCTGTTTCTGATGCAACAAATAATTTAAGAAAAGCAATAGAATATATAGAAAACAATAAATCTGATTTATATTTTGATGAAATTATATCATCTGGATTAGGCTCAATAGCATCAGGAAATTATACAGATATTATTATTAGACCATATCTTATAGTAAGGAGAAATTATTGGGATGATATGTTTAAAACAGAACATGAAAAAAATATATATAAACAAATAATAAATTTAACAATACCTTAAAAATATGATTTATGAAATGAATGTTAAAGAAGAACCAGATATTTTTAATGAATTAAAAAAATATCTTCAAAATACATATAAACTTTCTGTTGTTGAATCTATTAATTTAATAGGTAAAATAGAAAATTTAATTAGAAAAGAAACCGATAAAATTATAAAAAATAGAAAACCATTTGAAATTGATTTTAATAAAATTGATTTAGATGATATTTTAGATGTTGATTTTTTAGATGATAAAAAATAATTAATTATAGAAAATATTTTTCATTTAAAAAATAATTTAGATAAATAATATAAGAAATAAGTTTAATAACTTTGGTAGGTTGGTTTAAACTATTTTTATAATTTGAATATAATATATAATTAAAGATATTTATAGATCGTTTATATTAATAATTTGTATCAACCTACCAATTTTATACAAATTAAAATATAAACGATTTTTTATTATATTATGTTAAAGTCTATTAAAATACGAATATATCCTGATAATGTTTAGAAAGAATTTATTTCTAAACAGTTAGGTTGTTGTAGACTTATATATAATAAATTATTGTATTATAAGAAGTCATAGTATGAGTAGAATAAACAATCTGTTTCTTTATCACAGTTAGGTAAATATTTAACTAATTTAAAGAAACTAAATGAATATTCTTTTTTAAATGATGTTTATTCTTAGTGTTTATAGCAATCTATAATGGATATGATTAAAGCATATGATAATTTCTTTAAATTACATAATGGTTATCCTAAATTTAAATCAAAGAAAGATACTAAACAAACATGTAGATTTACAAATACTATATTTAAATTTAAGAAAAAGAAAATTAATGGTAATAGGATAACATTAATTAAATAGTTATAGAATATATTATTTAAATGTTCAAAAAGAGATGAAATATATTTAAATCATAATCAGGATAAAATCCATTTTATTACTCTTACTAAAACATCTACTGAAAAATATTATCTATCTATTTGTATTGAGTATAATATTTATAAAAAAGAAAAGTTAGATACAGTAATAGGTCTTGATTTAGGTATTAAAGACTTTATAGTAGATTCTAATGGAAATAGATATGAGAATAAACATTTTTATAAAAACCAAGAAAAGAAATTAAAGAAATTATAGAGGAAACTTTCTAAAAAGTAGAAAGGAAGTAATAATAGAAATAAAGTTAGAATTAAATTAGCTAACGTTCATGAAAAAATAGCTAATCAAAGAAGCACATATTTACATCAAATTAGTTCAAAATTAGTTAACGAGAACCAAGTTATCTGTATTGAAGATTTAAATGTAAATGGTATGATGTCTAATCATAAATTAGCTAAATCTATATAGGACTTAAGTTTCTATGAATTTAGACGTTAGTTAGAATATAAATGTAGATAGAATGGAAGACAATTAATGATTATAGATAGATTTTATCCTTCTTCTAAAACATGTCACAATTGTGGATATATTTATAAAAGTTTAAAATTAAATGAACGCGACTGGATATGTCCACATTGTAGATCTCTAATAGATAGAGATTATAATGCTTCATTAAATATTTTAACTGAAGGATTAAGACAAATTAATTTATAATTTATATAAAATATTAAATAGGGTTGAGTTTACCCGAATTTACGCTTGCGGAGATACCAACTATGGATGAAAGAAATTACATTCATGTAATTATACTAAAAAGTAGTGTGTCTATGAAACAAGAAACACAGGTTTTTAAAATTAATTGAAAACAAAACTATGAGTTTGTACAAATATCCAAGTATACATGGTTTGAAGGATATTGCAATGATTTATAATGATTCTGAATGGGATAATGCAAAACTTAAAGTGTGGGATCCTGAATATCAAAGAGAATATAATATATCATTTACAGGTTCTACAAGACCAACTGAAACTGAACCAGGTATAGTAAGTTTCAATATATCAAAAGTAAAAGACGAAAAATCTGCTGATGAAAAATCAATAGATATTTATTTAGATAAAAGATTTCCTAATATATCTAAATTAGAGAGAAACAAATATGAATTGATTTTTAGAGCAGGTGTTGAATATGGAAAGAATGTAAGTAAAAAAGATTTACTTAAAGAATTATTTAAATCACCATGTGAAAAATGTGGTAGTTATATGATGTCAGATAATTGTATTTGTAATAAATTATATAACTATTGTGATTTTATAGAAGAAGTAAAGGAAAGGATAGAGAAATAAGAATCTCTATCCTTTATTATTTTATTTAATATTCATCATCGTCATCCCATTCATCATCTGAATCATCATAATCTTCCTCTTCATCATCAAAATTAGAATCAGAAAGATAAATTTCTTCTATAACTACTTGATTAACTTTGAATACCATAAGTCCTTCTGAAAATTCAAGTTCAATATCAATTTCACCATCTTCATTTGCAGGGAATATTTGAATACTTTCATCTTGTTTTAATTCAATTTCAGGTTTACAATAGGCAATATCAAAAATACCTATTGTACCAGAATCTACATCATATTTTTGATTTGTCATAGAATCATATGTACCATCGCCATATTGAGTTCCTTGAATAATACCTATAACTTCCTCATCATTTTCAAGAATTCCATCAGGATATTTCTTTGCACCCCATACATTATCATAAATATCTTCTGTTAAACAATAACATGGATCACCAATAACAAGTGATTCTACATTTGTTAATGTTACATAATAACGTCCACTTGTTTGTGTATATTTCTCATTAATTGATTTCTTTACAGATTTTGATACTGATTTCATTATACTTTCATATAATGATTTCTTTTGTTTATTATTCATAATGTTATGTAAATTAAAAAAATTATTTTTAGTATTTATCTTTTAACAAAGATACATAAAATTTTTTAAATAAAAAAGAGATGTAATTTAATTATTACATCTCTTAAATTATTAATTATCCATCATATCCGTATTTACCGAATACATGAACAATTTCACCGCTTTTAGTTGTATAAGATTTATCATAAGATTCTAGATCATAATCACCGAAGTAATCATCATATGATTTATATCTCCAGCTATCTTCTGTAATATCTTCCTCTGATATAGAATCTTTTGAAACTAATTTATTATGATCTCTATCAAGAACATATGTTCCATTTTTCCATCCATTATATTCATCATCTGATGCAAATGTCAATGAATGTGTAGAACTTGAGTTAGTTTCAAATACACTTTTCCTTACTTGAATTTTCATTATATATTATTATATATTTTAATTACTCTTATAGTATTCCCATGATTTTCCAAAATTTGGACAATCCAACTCTTCATCACTATTATCATTACCTGTTGATACATAACTATTATAATCAAACAAATAATTCATAAGTTTTTTATCATTACTTATAACATCTTCGAGAAAATCACCTACTTCATTTCCATGATCTATATAACCACTATCTTCTTCATCATCATTATTCATAAATTTAATATAAGTATATTCACTACCATCATCATATTTATGAACTTTAACTTTCATATTAGCAGCATATGGAAATAGTGCTTTAATATTATGTTTTGCAAGAATATCTGTAATTGATTTAATTGCATTATTTACTTTATCAATATTATTCCAATAACAACTTGTAATTGCTTCCCATAGATATTCTGCTTTAGTAGCAGTGTCAAAATGAATATCAAAATCCCATCCAAATTCGCCTTTACCAAATATTACTTTATCAGGAAATTCATTAATATCAGATTTCTTAATAATGGAAATAGAATGTGTTGAACTTGAATTTGTTTCAAATACACTACGTCTAACTTGTACTTTCATTTTATTTTATAAAATTAATAATTATTAAATAATATAAATCTTTGGTTTATAATAAAGTGCATAAGCTTCATCGGCATAAGTAATAGTATTATTATCATCCATAATATTCCAAAAATATTCATTGAATTTTTCTACTGTTAACCAACCACCATTTTCACCAATATTTTCAAAAAACTTTTTATTTGTATCTGTATTTTTTGTAAATTCAACATATGAACCATATTCAAGTTGATTCTTAACATCTTGAATATCATACTCATGTTGTTTTGCAATCTTCTTTATATACTCTACAAACTTCTTATATACTTCTGTATCTTCTAACCAATCATCATGATTATCCTCAAAATAATGGTTTCTATATTCAGCTCTATTATAATCTTCAATATAATATGCATTATTATTTAATTCCATTGCAATATATTGAAGTTTAGCAACCCAATTATTAATGATATAATAAATATTAGTCATTTCATCACCATTTTCGAAATCAATACCACGAAGAATAAATGTATGTTCTATAATATAATCCTTTGGATTAAATATACCACAGTCCATATTATCCTTATATTGCTCAAAAATAGCTTTATATACAATATCTTTTACATCATTAATTGTTCCATGTGTAATTTGTAAAGAATGTGTTGAACTTGAGTTCGTTTCAAACACCCCTCTTCTAATTTGTACTTTCATTAATCTGGTTCTATATAAATTTTTGTATGTTCATGATTTAAATCTTTATCGTAATTGAAATAATCCCTATCAAATATGTCAACTTTTGATTCATCATTAAAAATATATTCTAACAATAATTGCTCAAAGTCTTCATCTTTTTCATCAAATAGGTCATTAAATACATCTTCATACCCATAGCTATAATTATCATATTCTCCCGTTTCTGAAATAAGGAATACACAATTAATATCATATTTAGATAATACTTTTTCAATGCGATATTTAGTAGACATAAAATGAGATAGATTATCACTAAATGTCATATAGTCAAATAAGTTATCTAATCTATCTTGAAAATGATTACCTTTATCTCTTTCTCGCCAAGGTAAACCAAATTTAAGTGTAGTTCCTGCATATAATTTAAGAATTTTATCATCTACAGGTTTTGTACATATAGTTAATGTATGTGTTGAACTTGAATTAGTTTCAAATACACTATGCCTTATTTGAATTTTCATAATTTTCCTATTGTTTTATATTATTACTTATTATATTTGTTTCTAATAAATTGAAACATTTCATCCATAGTCTTATCACCTATAGGGAATCTTTCTTTAGAAATTGAATTCTTTGCAAATTCACCCTTTACTAAATCAATATAAAATGTATAACCACCATCATCTCCCATGTAGAATTCATTCCATTCATCATCGGACATAATACGTTTTACATCAAGTTGCTTAATTGCTAGATTATCAAAACTTAATACTTTAAACTTCTCCGTAATTTCCTTAAGATTATCAAAGATATATTTACGATTTGTTTCAATCATATCATTATGTTCCTTATGGAAATTAACTCCTCGTTGTAAATCTTTATATCCAAGGAGAAGAACTTTAAGATTATGATTTGCCAACTTATTAATATCATCTTCTGTAAGAATACCTACAATAGTATGAAGAACTGTATTAGGAATACTATTCATTTTCTGGATAAGTTCATCAGATGGTTTTACCAACGAAACACCAATACCATATACGAGTTTATTATCAGACCAATCCTTTAATTTATCATAATTATCAAAGAATTGTTTTTGATTTACTGTAATATTAGCAAATACTTTTTTCGATTTAAGAAAATTAAGGAACTTATCAAGATCAGGGTGATCAAGGTCATTACCATTCAATGCAATTTCTGTATATGGATGAAGTGTATTTATAAATGGATATGTAAACAAGTTACCATGTTTCCCATGTGGCGAACATCCTTCATAACAAAACGCACAGCCTATATTACACTTATCTGTTAATTTACAGTCTACATTTTCACTATATGCTGGAATAAACTCATCATCATTTGTACGACGAATTTTTGTTCCATCACCCAAAATTGTTACGATATAATTACCATTCTTATAACTTGGCATAATTTCTTTATTTTAAAAAATTAATAAATTTAAATTTAATATCACGAAGATACATATTTTGTTTATATATAAAAAAGAAAAATAGAGAATATCTAACATTAATTAGTAAATATTCTCTATTTTTAAAAATTTATAATTCTATTATTTCTAATTTATTATAAGGTATTATTCCATTATAAAAATATGTTGGATCTCTTTCATCTTCAGATTCTTCATCATTTTCATCATATATGTTGTTTTGATCTAAAGAAAGTTTATTTAAATCAATATCAGATGTTTTAATTCTAAATACAATAATTTCTAATTCTTTTTCATATCTATCTTCATATTCTTCTGCAAATTCTTCAAATTCATCAGAGCTATCTAAATATGATTCTGCAACATATTCATCTGTTGCTAAAAATACCCCGTACTTTATATTTTCATATGGAGTATTTTCATAATTCCAAAATCGTTTCTTTGGTACTTTTGCACCTAACCCATTTTTCTTTATTGAACGCAAATAACAAGATGGAGTTGCATGATAAAAATATTTATATTATAATTGATTGTTTCATTAATTGATTTCTTTACAGATTTAGAAATAGATTTTATTATATTTTCATATAATGTTTTCTTTTGTATAGAATTCATAATTTTACATAAATTAAATTTTATTTTTATATTTATATGATGATATACAATGTAAATTTATAATAAATAATACATTAAATAAGACATTTTTATAATTATAGAATATTTAATAATAGGTAAGGTAGAATATTAAAAGATTTAAATTATGACGACATTTATATATATTATATTTTTATGTTTTTATATAGCATTTGGAATAACAATATTTGGAATTTGTTATCGGTATAACTTCTTAAATATGAGAGATGAATATATAAGAGATAAACGTGCTAATTCAGAAAATGAATCTGTATTTTTAACAATAACATTTTGGCCGTTTTTACTTATTATTATTTTATTTATTTGTACACCTAAAAGGATTATAGAATCATTAATTAAAAATATTGATGAAGAATTAAAAATAGATAATAAATTACATAAAAATAATAAAGTAACTAATAGTATTAATTTATGATACAAAATAAAATGATAACTTTATCAAAAAGTTATGAATATACAGATTACTATTGCGAGTTTGTTAAATATAAGAATAAAATATTTAAAATTCTTGTGCAATCAACAGGAACAAGAATTACAGCACATATATTTATAGTCAATAAATATGGAATATCGGAGATAGCAGAAGGTTCAGATTTTGAAGAAAATATCCGGCATTTTGATATTAATAACTCTACAAGTAAAGATATAAAGCATAAATATATATTAAAACAACTCAAATATGCCAAGGATTTTATTACTAAGATATTTTAATAAATATTTAAAGACTTAGTAATTAACGATGAATCCATTAACATATTTGATTTTATTTTTATAGAATATATTTTATATAATAGAAGGTTACAGTAAATGGCTATTTGATATTGTAACATTCAAGGAAAATCGATTATCAAAAAAGCGAATGGCAATCTGTAATAAATGTGAACATAATAAACATGGAATATGTGAGTTATGTGGATGTATTCTTAAAGCAAAAACAAGAGTAGATTTTATATTAGATAATAATGGAATAACGATAGACGGATGTCCAAAAAGGAAATGGTAATTAAACTATTTCCTTTTTTCTTTATATAATAATATATGTAAAAATAGAATTATTTAAAATGAAAGATATATCAACAGATATTAAGAGAGAAATGAATGAAATACAAGATAGGATAGGTGCATTTCATGATACCGGAGTAACAGATGATGGTATGATGAAAACTAAACCTTCTATAACCATATGTGTTGATTTTGATGGTACAATGGTAAAGCATGAATATCCTAATATTGGTGAAGAAGCAGAAGGTTGTATCGAAACATTGAAAAGGTGGATAAATGATTATAACGTAGGTATTATTTTGGATACCATGAGATCTGATGAAACTTTAGATGAAGCTGTTAAATGGTGTAAAGAAAATGGTATTAAACTTTATGGAATAAGTAAAGACCCAACTCAAGAAAAATGGACAAATTCACCAAAGGCGTATGCTCCATTTTCTATTGATGACAGGAATGTCGGATGTCCATTAGTATATGGAAAATCAAAACGACCATATGTGGATTGGAAAAAGATTGTAGAAATTTTTGAACCGGTTATTAAAATGTTTGTGGAATGATAAAGTTTAAAAAAGAAAAGTCAAATAAAAAATATATAGAAGTTATTCCGATAGAATATAATATGTATGAATTTCTTCATAATATGAACAGTTATAAACATATAAATTTATTTGATGTTATTACGAAATCAACTGATGCTGATATAAAGAGATTTATTAAAGAACATCCAATTATTGATAACATTATTAATAATAGAAATAATAGAAATAAATTAACTATTAAAAGAACTATATTACCTATAAACAGTGTATGTGAATTTTCCGAGATAGAAAAATTCACATGTGTTGGCGATAAACCTATATATTTCTTTAAGGCTACATTTTTACAACAAGAATATGATGCTATATATTTAACTGATGAAAATCTTTTTGAATTGTTTAATTTACAAGAATAAATTATGATTAAGTTTAAAGATAATAATGATAATTTCTTGAGAGTTACTATAATATCACCTGTCACTTATGAATTAATATCTTTATTAGATAAAGAAAATGTTGATATAAGTGCAGTGTATAATTACAAGGATTTAAATAGAATTATTAAAGAACATGATTGTATCATGGATGAACTTAGGTATTATATGTGTAATAGGATGAATCAATTAATAAATTATAAAAATATAGTTAAAGTTCAGAATATTACAAAAATTAATTGTCTAGGAATTGATGATACCTATTTTCTATATATAGACGGATGTTATTATCTTACGAATGATATAAATTTTATACAAAAATATATAAAGAGATAAGTGTATGTAGTACGAAAATACTATTGTAATTAATTTGGTTGCAGGACCATGTGCAGGAAAATCAACTATAGCAAGTGGTATATTCTATAAGTTAAAGATGAAAGGAATTGATTGTGAACAAACTTTGGAATATGCAAAGGATCGAGTATGGGAAGGAAGTTACTCTACAATGGATGATTAGATCTATATGTTTGGAAAACAATATCATAGAGTATGGAGATTGAATCATAAAGTTTAGGTAATTATTTCAGATAGTCCATTGATATTATCTATTCATTATGCGAAATTTGAGAGTAACTATTTCGAGAACTTTGTTATTGAGCAATTTAATAAGTTTAATAACATTACTTATTTTATTGAACGAGATACAGAATATAATGAGAATGGTAGGGTTCATTCATTAGATGCCGCAATGAAAGCAGATTAGGAATTAAAGGATATTCTTAATAAACATGATATTAAATATTCAACGGTAAAGACAACAGAGGCAACCGATATTATTACAGATTAGATTTTATAGAAATTAGAAGATATGAAGAAAATTAAAAAAGATACCGTTGTTACTCTTTATGAATCTAAATGTTATAATGGAGATGAAAGAGACGAAAACGGAGAATCTAAACTTCATATGATAAAATATACAGCTAATAATATGTATAATTATTTAACTCAACAATTGACATTATTTGCCGGTAGTGATGTAGATAAGAAATTAATTTGTGAGTTATGTAAGAAAAATGAAAAAGATGAAAATAAGAAATTTATTTGTTATTATACAATAAATAAAGAACATTATACATGTATTCAAAAAGTTGATTATTTAGGAACTGTGACATATATATTGGATTAAGATAAAGGGATATAGATTAAATTATATGAATCTATATCCCTTTATTATTTAAAATAAATAATGAAATATTGTATGAATATTTTAATTTATGGAAGATAACAATGTGAATAATATAATTTAGAATGATGAAGATAAAATTTCAATATAGTCTACTATAAGTTCAGCAGAAGGAAACTTGAATTTTTCACAAAATAGAGATGAAACTACGGGTTCTGGAGGAGACGGAGGTTCATCTTTAAGTGGTAGTTCTACATCGGGAAATACTTCATCAAATTCAAGTGGTAGTGAATCATCTCAATTAGCGAGTGATAATTTAACACCTATATTATTGATATTAGGTGATAGTCCAGATCCTGAACCAGATGTTGAGGAAGAACCTGTATTGTTGGAAGAAGATAATTTATAGCAATATACTATTGCACAAAATGGTTAGGAACCATATCACGTAATAATAGGTAATTCTGGGTGTACTAATAAAGTTGATGAAGAGCATATTATAGTTATACAAGAAGGTGATAATATTATAAATAATAACAATAATATTATTGCAATAACTGCTAAAATAGATTAGAGTTGGTGTCATGTTGTTTTTGAACATCCTTTAAATTCACCATTATAGTTGGGAACTCCATATAAATTAAATTCTGATAATTTTAGTAGTGAAGATAATGAAAGAACTATTGTTCCTATGATAACGTGTGAGCAAAATTCAGGTCCTCAAAGAACAGCAAATATTATATTTTGCATTGATGGTATAGAATCAGATTTAAAAATAGGAATTACTCAAAATGCAGGTAATTATAGCGAAGAACCAGTTATTATTAAATATAAATCTGTTGAAAATGGTGTTATAAAGTATGATATATTAGATAGTAACAAAATATATTATATTCATAAAAATAGTAACTATATATTTAGTGACAGAACAAATATGAGTGAGAATCCTTTATTATTTGGATTAAGAGATAGTAATAATAATATAAATGGTAATTTAAAAAATTCAGATAGTTCTTATACATTTGAATCAGAACCAGAAGGATATAATATGGTAATAACAGATAATAATACTGCTACAACAACAAATACAGCATATCTCATGATTATAACACAGCCGCAAACGGTTGATATAAATCAAGTAATAACATTTAAATATAATAATATTGATTTTATAAAGGTTAAATATTCAGAATCATAGAAAGATTATAAAACATCTATAAAAATATGTAAATTAGAGAATTTATAGAATTATAAAGAAACATCAGGATATAATATATATTTATTTAATTCTGATATAGGAACGACTGCAAATATAAAAACATCATTTACTGTATGTAGTACTGTAAAATTACATAGTTACGGCAGTAATGATGATATTAGTAATGGACGAATTGTTGCATGTATACGTCTAGATAAAAATACAGATAAAATTCCAGAAAATAATATAAGTGATTTAAATGATGATAATGATGATATATGGCATTAGTTAAAACCTGTTGGTACCACATTAACATCAACATTATTTAAAGAAACATATAAAGATATATATTTATAGGATTGGACAAATTTGAAAGTTTATAATTATTCTGCTGAAACAATAACTAACGTTGAAGAAAATTAGAATATATATGTATATATTGTAAAGGATTCTAAATATAATAAAGTTGGCGTTATTAATTTTGGCGGAACAATGGGACAAAATGGATATTTGGGTTTATTTAATTATTATTATACGTCTTTATAGGCTTGCACATATAATACATATTGGATTTGCTGGTGTCATTGGTATGGAGATACAAATGACAGTTATTATGATAATTCTGGTGATACAATAACAGAAACGGAAACAATAAATGCAACATTTAAAAATAAACAATTTGGAACATTTGATTTATACTTTGTTGCAATGAATGAACGAGGTAATGATAATGATATACATGATATTGATATTGCGAATAAAATAATAAATTCTGGAAAAAATTATAAAAAGTATAATATTCCTTCAGGTACTTATAATTTTAATATGAATAAAATAATGGGTCTTGTATTTCATCCAAAAAATTCGTCTATAAATGAAATTAAAACATTTAGAGAAATATATGATACATTATAGTTTAAAAATAATAATCATTATTATGATATAATAAGTGTATATAAAGATTATTATGTTATAGATTTGAATAATGTTTGTAATGATATAAATGGAAATATCATTAATTTAAATGAATTTTATACAGATATGATGTATTAGATATATATTTTTACAAAAGTAAATGGTTCATTAATATATATAGGTATACTTTCTTATGGACATGTTAATACTAAACAAAATTGGGGAAATATTGCATGTTATAGCGAGGGTTAATTACGTAAAATAATACATAGAATTTCATAAGTCAATATAGATACAGAAAGTTTTGAATAATCTATGTTGAATAATATTATATATGGTTCTAATTCTAGTTTACCTGATTTAAATGGACCTTAGTAGTCATCATGGATTGGTCCAGGTGATATTGATTGTGAATTACCAGGTCCAAGTATAAATCCAAGTTTAAATACGTCTATTGGTGAATTAGTAGATAGTAGTTTTATTATAAAAGATCCAAGTAGTTCCAGTAGTTCTAGAAGTTATATAAAATGGCAAGATTGCCCTTATACAATAACATTAGCAGCAACAACAGGAACTGCCATATCTAATAGATGTTTAAATAAAACAGCTAGTATATTAAAATCAAATTATGTATATTTAGGATATACAGATACAGATGGAAATTTTAAAAATAAATTAAAAACCGGTTTATCATTAAATACAATAAATGATGATACAAGTATTGCTTTAACATGCGATACTCTTGGATGTACGGGATATATAAAAGGACAAACTGATGATAATACGGGTGCTTTAATATATTATAGTTTAAATACATTTAGTAATAGTAGAACTGTTACATTTAGTTTAAATAAATTACCATTATTTAAAATATCATAGACATATAAAGCTCCAGTTCCATATCTATATTTAAATATAACAACTAGTTATAATGAAAATAATACTTATGCATTATTTAATGACTCTGTTGCTGATATACAATAGTTTACAGGGACCTATTTACAAATTGATTCATAGAACTTAATTGGAAGTACACGTTCATATATATTAGGTTTTTATACAGATAATAAATATACATTTAATACAGAACTTACTGTTAGTCAAATTAGTAGTAACCTAGAACATGTAAGTGGTATAAATGTTGGAGGCTTTGGAAATTATTATATTTTAAGTATGCCTCAGGCTGTAAATGTTTATAATGGAGATAGTAGAACTACTACTATAAGTGTTGGAGATGATATTTATTTTTATAAAGTTTTAGGTTCAACTTATATATATGATTTTAAGGTTAATTTTAGTGATACTACATTAACCGGTAAATATAAAATTAAACAGGTAACATCTTAATATAAAAGGAGAATTATTTTTAATTCTCCTTTTCTTTTTATTATAACTTTTTCATCTTTTTATTATATAATATATAAATCTATAATTTTATAGTTATTAATGGAATATACGATAGAATCAATAAAACAAAATATAGTATGTTGGGTTGAAGACCATTTAGGATTAGATTTTACATTTAGAAAATATTAGTTGGAATCTATAATGTTTATTATTAAATCTATTCTTAATGATGATAGGGAAACTTCAATTATCGAGGCTCCAACTGGTTCAGGTAAATCACTTATCTGTATTATATCTGCAGGTGTTTTATCAACATATTATAAGAAGTCATCATATATATTATGTTCAGATCTTTTCCTTTGGCAACAATACGCGGATTTTATAGATAAGAAATCATTAAGGGAATTCGGATATATAAAAGGTGCAATAGGAAATTATACATGCTTTGTTAATAAACAAGATTTAAGTTGTGGACGTTGCAAGTTAGCGAAAGTTTCATATGGACAATTAAAAGATAAGAATTGGCGAGAACGAAATATGTTTACATGCGTTGAGAGATGTAAATATATGCAAGATAGATTCAGAGCTGAACGTTCAAACGTTACACTTATGACATATCAACTTTGGCTTCATCATATGAATCTAGTTAATTCAAAAGCAGCTGGTTCACATCCATTTCCGAAGAGAGATGTAATATTTTGTGATGAGTGCCATAATATTCCTGATTTGGTTCAACAATTCTGTGCGCCAACATTAAGGGATCAATCTCATGTAAATAAAATAATGGATATTCTTAATTACGCAGAGGAAAACAATATTGAGATTAAAACTATATTAAAACATATAGATCCAGAATTATATAAATATGATTATTATTTAAAGATATATGAGAAGAATAAGGATAATAGATATACAAACATGTTTGATAACTCTATTATTAAAGATAGGTTGGATATTATATTTACAGGTCTTAATTTTTATCATGATAATGCTAAACAGATTTTAGACTTATTAAAAATGTTTCGAGATATTCTCTCTATTGTTTCTGTTGTGAATGAATCAATGGAAGATGAAATTCAACATGAATCATTATTCAATACAAGGAATATGGATAAAGGATTAGAAACATTATCTAAGAGATTAACATGGTTTCAAACATTCGGAAATTCTTTTGAGGACTTTATGGAAGCTATAAAGAAATCAGGAATTGAATATATGTTAATGGAAGTTAATATCAATCCAGAAACAAGAGAACGAATATTTCAGTTTAATTGTGCTAAAGAGGATTATCTTTGTAGTGAGTATCTTTTATCACATGCTAATAATAAAGTTTTACTATCAGCGACTGTTGGATCGCATCATGCTTTCGATGAGAATATAGGGATAAAGTATACAAAACAACATGAGTCTTTTTTCTCAAAGATTCCGTCTACATTTGATTTTACACATTCACCTATATATTACATACCAAAATATAAAATGAATTATGCCAATAAACAACATGATTTTCCGTTTATTCAACAGATGTCATGTAAGATTATAAATGCACATATTAATAACAGAGGTATAATTCATACAGGGTCATATGAGAATGCAAGATTCTTTTATAATGCATGTCCACGAGAAATTCAAAAAAGATTATTCTTATATGGAACACCAAAGCAAAAGGAAGAGATAATGCCTGATTTTAAGAAATCATTGAATGGCATATTAGTTGGTCCAACATTAACGGAAGGTATAGATTTACCGAATGATTATTGTAGATTCATTATATTGATGAAAGTTCCATATCCTAATATAACAAGTAAGATAGTAAAGAAGAAATTAGAATTATTCCCTTTATGGTATAACAGTACGACAAGTAATGTGATAATTCAGGCTATTGGTAGAGGCGTAAGAAATGAACATGATTATTGTACAACATATATATTGGATGGGTGTTTCGGTAATCTTTATCAACAAACAAAAGATCAATATTCACCTGAATTACAAAACAGAATAAAAGTCATATATAGTTAATATGTATAACCAAGATATATATTTAAAAAGTTCAGGAATATTGTTCGCTAAAGAATTTGAGAGAGTTGTTCATGGAGGTAGAGGAGATTATGTCGAATTTACACGTGAACAAATTATTCCAAAACTTTATTATAAATTCGATGAAGAACATAATGAATTTGATATAAATAACTTTGAAAAATATAACGGATATTATTATCATTGGTTATATCCGTTATATGATACTGAAACAAAAATATATTTTCAATTGAAAACAGTTAAATACGCAGATTATAAATTATATCATTTTTATGTAAGTCCTGAACTTTTAATAAATTTCAAAGATCCAGAAAGTTTATTTTAAATAATATGAAAGATAAGAAAATATTAATATTAACGATGTGTTGTAATCAAGATTTATTCTAGCAATAGGAATATAGATTACGAACATAGTTATATGCTAAAGATATATTAGATAATAAATACGATAATGTAGATTATTGGACATATACTGCATCAACAGATGGTAAATATCATGTAAATAAAAAATTACATAAAATAGAAGTTCCATGTGATGACACTTTATATGGTACATATGATAAGACATATAAGGTATTTAAATTATTAAATCAACTTAATATAGAATATGATTATATATTAAGAACAAATTGTTCAACATATATTAATATTCCATTATTAAAGTTATTTGTAAATAATTTAAATAATTATAGATTAATATATTCAAATTCTATATATTGTAGTAAAGACGGATGTGGGCCATACCAATGGAGTTTGTATGGATTAGGGAATTCATTGTTGTTATCTAAATTTTGGGTTTCTATTATTATAAAAAATAATGTTAATAATCTAACGAAATTCAATTATAATAAATTATCAACAGATTCCGTTTATACTGTTGATGATAATGCTATAGGATTTACAGTGAACTGTTTTTGCTTGCAGAATAATTGGGATATATGTGATATATGGAAATCATGGAAAGCACCATTACAAAACAAAATACCGGTTCAACCATATAATTATATATGTATTCCTTTTAGAGAATATAAAACAAGAGAGAATGAAATAAAAAATTCATTATTTATACATGATGAAATAACTAAATATAAAGATGGTTATACAAATGAATATGTAAATAGTTTATCAGATAACATGTGGTTTCATATATTGGATTTTGAACAAGGCATGCATTCTATAGTTGATAGAAAATTAGGTGAACAATTTATGGATTTTGTATATGTTCCGAGATATATAGAGAGAATAAAAGAACAAGAAAATAAAGCATAGAAATAATGGTAGATATAGATTACGTTAAGGGTAATGTACGAGATGGTTGGATGTTGAATCCAAATGAAAAAGTCGTTAAAGGAATTATTAAGGGAATTAACCGTTGTAACGGTGATTGTCCATGTAATAATGATTCTGATGAAAAACATTGTCCATGTTCAAATTATAGAACAAAGGATAAGTGTTGTTGCAAGTTATATGTTAAGAAAGATTAATTTTAATTAAATAAGAAATATGGCAAAACATACAATAGATATAATTAATTCAGATAATTCAACATTGAAGATGTTTTCTATAGAAGATGATATATCAGAACAAGTTACATTTTCAACTGATGGATTATATCCATGTATTGAATTATCAAAAGATATATTGAATAAGTATAAGGAACAAAATAAACTTTATTATATTCATACATACGGTGATATTTATAATCTTATTGATGATGTAAATATGACAGTTATTGTATATAATAAAGAAGATGAACAATATCATGTGGGTATTGTTAACATGATTAACAAAAAGCATATAGAATCAAGCGACTATATTAAATTTATTGATTTAACAAAACGAATTAAAGGTGATGTTGAATACTGGATTCCAAAATATTGTTGCTATAATTATGAGAAGTTCCATACATATCAGACAAGTTTGTTATATTTGTTTGATACAATGAAAGAATCTCAAGTTGATATGTTAAATGATATTATTCAGAGATATAAGTTTAAGATGTCTAAAGAAAAAGCAATAGTTATAACTTTAAATAATAAAGAGTTATACCAACAGAAATTTGATAAGATATTTAATGAACGAGTAACTGAATTGAAAGAAGAAATTACGGATCAACTTCAAGATGAATTATCTAAAGCAGAATCTAATATCAAAAGTTTGACCAATAAGATTACTTATGTTCAAGAAGATTTAAATAAAGTTGAAAATGGAACTGATAACGTATGATGATTTCAAAAATAATGAATTCAATACCGTATATGGCGTAATATATACATCAGAATTAAAAGATGGTATATTACCAGTAGCTGATGATATAGCTGTAGGTAATATGAAAATATCTGATTTATTGAAACCAGTAAAACCGGCAGAATTCACTATTATAAAGAAAAGTGAAATACTTTTATCTAATAATTTACTTATAAAATATATAATAGATCCTCCATATCATGATTGGATGAATAAAGATATTCCATATGAATTTTATCGTGAATGTAGACATTCACCAGATGTTTTTGGAATTATATATAATGTCACGACAAAGGAATTAAAGTCTCCTACTGAATTTGGTAGAAATAGAGATATTCATTTATTTACTACAAAGGAAGAATGTAATAATTTTATTGATTCATGTAATAAAATTATATTGGATAGAATAATAAAATATTATAATGAAAAGATTTCACAGTATACTTCTACTGTAAATGAAATTAAAGCAAAATTTGATAGTATTTTATAAGAATTTTATTGGGTTTTACTTAATTTTTCTCAATATTTTTGAAGTTTTATTAAAGTTATAAGAATTTTAATAAAACTTCATTTTTATTTTATATGTGTTTATACTAGATAAATAATAAAAATGATTTTTTAATAAATGGAACCAAAGAAACATACTTCACGTGATGGTGGTTTAGACGTAGTAGATGTTAACGATACACCAGAGGACGTATATATGGATTCATTCTTAGAAGATGGCGATGACGGTTTTGCAGAGAATTTGGAACCAGATAAGATGCCAGCAGAAGACTTAAGAATTGAAGCATTGAAGAGAGCTATAGATATTGCAAAACTTATGAGTAATGTTACTACACAGGATGTTATTAACATTGCGGCTAAAATTGCTGATTATATCAGTAACACACAAATTTAAAATATACATATTTAATATATAACAATGAATACAACAACATTAAAAGAAAGATTAGGTCTTGATGAAGACGCTGTTTTCGAAGATGGAGCGACAACTGCAACAGATGACGGTATGACTGATGAGGAACTTAAGATCGAATCTTTGAAGATCGCTACAAATATCGGTAAACTTATGAGTAATGTAACAACAGAAGATATTGTTAGTATCGCCGAGACAGTTGCCAAGTTTATCAAAGGTGGCGAAGGCGCATCTCTTGAAACATCAAATGATAATTCTTCTGATGAAAGTTCAGATGATACTGAGGAAGAAGCAGAAGATTTCGATACAAATGATGAAGATACATCTGATAACAGTGGAGAAGAAACAGATGAGACTATTTCTCCGGTTGCTGGTGAAGATGAAGAAGATTTTGAAGTTTAATCATAAAGGAATAACATTATTTAACGATTTTGTTATTCCTTATTTTTATAATTTAAGTAAACTATTTCATGTATTCTGTATATAATCTTTAAATTGTTTAATAAAAATAAAGAAATAAGTTTATGACAGAAGTAAATGTGAATGGATCTATTGATCTTAATTTGAACCGTGGTAAGAGAGTGAATAATGATAAACGTCCACGTATTAAGCGAGAGGAACGTAAGCCACGTGTTAAGACAGATGAAGAGTATATTGCGCAGCTTGAAACAGCTATGCAGAAAGCAGGTGGACGTTATGTAAAGTTTGATGATATTGATCATACAGAGGGATTGATGGTTGCAGGAGTGCAATGTAAAAACGGTAATTATATGTTTGCCGTTATGAATCGTGATCGAAAGGTACAGCTTGTTGGTAATAATGAGCATTTCTCAGTTATTCGTGATGTTCCAGCAAGTCTTTATGTATTGGATTATGTATATCATCGTGACCCTGAGATTTTGCTGAATATTGTTGATGCAACATTCTATCAGGATGAGATTAAGTTGATCACTAAGATGTATATTAAGGTTGCAAAGAAAGTTAATAAGGATAATAAGAAAAACACAAAGAAATCAAAGAAGAACACTAAGAAAAACACAAAGAAGTGATTAATAGATTTAATTTAGTTTACTTCTAAATATAAAGAGATATATTCTAATATAGAGTATATCTCTTTTTTCATAAACTTAATTTTAATTTTAACATATAATATATAAAGATATAATATTTTTTATAATAAATGGAAAAATTAAATTCATTCAAGGAACTGTTTACATGGAATAAAGATGAACAACAAGATTTGGAATTTGAAAATCTGAATCTTATAACTGCTGTTTATTCTGCACAACGAATTGATTTGATACGGAGTGAATTTAAACGAACATATAAAGAATTAACAGATTTATTAGATATAAGGAAATCAAATGAATCGCTGAAAGCAAGGATTAATAATTTTAATTCAGAAGATTGGATACATAAAGTATATTCATTGATGAATGCGTCCGTAAAGAAATATGATGATTTAATGTATGCGATAAATTTTCATAATATATTATTTCCTGATGAACCTGCATTAGGATTAGATGAAGATGAAATAAAAGTTATAAATCAAATAAAAGGAATAGAGTTTATTACATAATAAAAATGGGGATATAACAAATTGTATGTTATATCCCTTTACTTGTTAATAGTTATTTAATCAAAAGATACAATGTAGTATTCCACCTATGCAGATTACCAATGTATATTTTAACATATCTTTGTGATTGCATACGTCACACTTTTCTGTTTGCATATGATGTACATAACAAGAGTGTACGATCATCGCTAAGATTGAAAATGTAAATCCAGTTAACAAAGAAATTAATAACCATGCTATGAACATGATAGCATTCCCGTTATTTGTTTTTACATCATTCCAAACTTCCTTAAGTATTTCCAATATGTACAAGCCAAAAGTTATGAAGAACTATTTAACTGAATCAAATGTTAATCCCTTAAAGAAATTAACTAAATTTAAAAAAGAATTTAACATATCAAATTATAAATAACTATTTTTAGTATGTTATTAGTAAAACATACCTATATATTTATTAAACTATTTTACTTTATAATTATATAAACAATATGAAGTTAGATTAATTTTAAATAAAATGAAAGAACAAAGATATACAATAAAGGATGCAGAGGAAATGTCTTATAATGAAGATATTATCTGTTTTTGGAAACCATACGGAATAAATGAAATAGGTCCACATGTATTGTGTCAGTGGTATAAGTCAATATTTAGTGATGATAAGAATACTTATTCTTGCACTGAACAATATATGATGTATCAGAAAGCTATTTTGTTTGGCGATGATGAAATTGCAAGGAAAATTCTTCAAGAAAAACGTCCAGATCAAATGAAGAAATACGGAAGACTTATTAAGAATTTCGATGAAAAAGTTTGGAATGAAAATAAGTTTATGATTGTATATAATGGTAATTATCTTAAGTTCACGCAAAATAAGAAACTTAAGGATTATCTTAAATCTACAGGAAATTCTATATTGGTAGAAGCATCTCCATATGATGCTGTATGGGGAGTAAAAATGTCAATGGATAATGACGATATTTTATATCCAGAAAAGTGGAATGGACAGAATTTATTAGGATTTGCACTGATGCAAGTAAGAGATGATATTTAATATTTAATTTTATATAACTATGAATATACAAGAGATTTTAGGAGAGATTAAGAAATTATCTGATGATGATATTGTAAAGTTTAATAAGGAGTTTTCCACTTTTTATAAGCCATTTAAGAAGAAGGAAGATGAGATTAAAAAAGAGCAGAAAAAGAAAGAAGATGAATTGAAGCTTGTTCGTGTAAAAGAAATAGGTGATAAAATTTGTGAACTATATGAAATAAATGGATTTCCAGTTTCAAGTGTACATAAGTGTAATGATGCACCTTACTCTACATATGAAGATTATGGTGGATATGTATTGGATGACTGTGATATAGAACCATATATTAAAAAAGTAGATGAGGAGACGGATAAAGAATTAGATAAATTATTTAACGATTTTTATAATAATATGTCTGATAAAGAATATCTTAATGAGAAAAAAGAAGCTGATGATTTATATCCAGGTGATACAATATTTAACTTCTATATGAAAGGTGGAACATTTAAAAAAGTAATGGACAATGAAGTGGAATCTGTTATTACAGTTTAAGAATTATATAAAATATAAAACACCTTGGAAATATTGTCAATATAATAAACAACTATATAAAAATGATAAATTCCGAATAGAATATTTTTGGAGAAGAGAAAATCATTTTGCGATAGGTTTTTATTATGATGGAAATTTTCATACAGAAGTATGGTCTAATAATGAAAGTTGGTTTGTAAATAAAATATATATTAATTTTATATATGCATCATTTTTAATTGTTACAAAGAAAAAGTTATATTGTAAATATCCAGATGATTATTTTGATTTGAATTAATTATGAAATTATATCAGATTTATACCAAAGGTAATTATTGTAGTGGTGGATTTAATGAATCTTTTGATGAACCTATGGATGGTCCAGCATATAAAACAATTTTCACTACATATGAAAAAGCAAAAGAACATTTACCAGAAAAACATGGTGATAGATTTACAGGTTTTTCTGAGTATTATATAAAAGAAGTTGAAATAGAATGATTGATAATACGAAAGAATATATTGTATGTGCTGCTTATCTACAAACTAGAAATACTAGTAATAGACAAAATATGATAGATAAACAAGGTAAAGATCCAAAATCAATATATTATGAACCACATAATCAAGTATTTGATATGAGATTGGGGTTTAGACATCCTGATATTATATATCAATATGGTGATGAAATAAACAATAAAGAATCTGATGGTGGATTTATGACATCAAAAGGAAGATATGTAGGAAGAGTAGAAGCAATGAAAATAGCTTATGAATGTGGTCAAGTATCCAAGGAAAAAGCTATCAGGAATGATAAGTATATAAAGAATGGATATTGGCCATTATATTCAGAAGATATTTATTAATTTTAATACAATATGAAAAAGAATAAAATTACTATTGAACTATCAAATTCTGAAATTAATAGATTAACTAATCTGTTATTTAAAGGTACTGCATATGATGAAACTTATTATGATAAACGAACATGCACATTGGATGAAAAATTCAGAGAGAATTTTTGTCAGATGCTTGTAGATGGTTCAGAAAAATATAAAGATAAAAATATTAAAGTAACAACCTTTAATGGTATATTAAAAGATGTAGATAAAGATTATTACTTGTTTAATTAAATTATGAGTATGACATTAGATGAAGCTATTAAGCATGCAGATGAAGTATCAGAAACATGTGATAATAGAGATTGTGGATTAGAACATAAGCAACTTGCTAGTTGGTTGAGAGAACTTAAGGAATTAAGGAATAAACATATTCAAGATGAGTTAGAGAAAGATGCTACATTTTATGCAGATAAAACTATTTACGAAGGGAGTATATATGGATTTCCATCAGGTGATGTTAGAGAGAAATATAATGCCGTAAAATGTGCATATAAAGAAGGATTCTGCGCATGTTTAAATAAAAATATTAATACAAATGAGTGAGATAAGAAAAGGATGCTATATGCATACATCATATAATGGTCCATGTGATGATGAGGAAACATGGATTTTCCCTGATGGATTTGAAGGTGTAGATGATGATACTTATTATGAAATTGAATATGATTATCATTCAGCAGCAGATCCTATGGATCAATCATGTACATATCATGTAACATCTATTAAACCTGTTTCTATATTGATGAAGAATGCTTATGAAATTATTCAGAAATATAAATATATGCAAAATCATATAGATGAGTTTGAAAAGTGGTTAAGTGACAATTATGAAATTAAACGAATATGAATTATGTAAAGCTTTCATTATGCCATGTTATTGGTATATCGAAGGTGAAGAACATGAAAAATTTTATGTTGATGAACAAACATGTGATTGGTATAATTTCATAGAAAATGATGAGTTTAATAATAACGAAAAAGAAATACGTAAATGGTGGAAAATAATGTTATATAAACCATCAAATATAGAAACAAAGGATCTTACAGAAGAACAATGTAAATGGTTGGTTAATGAGTGTTATCATGATATGATTAATATATATGATGATAAAGAAGATGATACAGATTATGAAAAATATGAATGGGATTTTAAAAAACATTGTATAAAAAAAGATTAAAGATATTTTTCATATTTAAATTTTAATATGTAACTTTGAATTATAATTTTAATTTAATATTATATGAAATATCGTATTACAAAATCAGAAAAAGGTTATCGTGCTGAAATTGGTAAACATAATGCACGAAATGGTGTATTAGAATATATATCCATTGAGAACGATAATAATTATTTGTGTAGTTGTGAAACTTATTATAAAACCGAGATTGATGCAATTGAAGCATGTAAGAAACATCATCATGAAAAGGGATATGATAAATTACCTAAAGTAGTAGATGAGTTTGAACTTTAAATTTATATATTATGTGGTTAGCAAGGGATAAAGGCTTCGAATCATGCGGTAATGGATTTATTCTTGGTGATGTTCATCTTTTTTCAAAGAAACCAAAACGTAAAATTAATAAAGATCGTAAGTGGGAGAAAGAACCATCTATATGGGATGGACATTGTGCAAAGATGAAGCTTAAATCGGATGAATATCCTGATTTAAAATGGGAAGATGAACCATTAGAAGTTGATTTAGATATTAATCATAATAGATGGGATTTAGATATTTGTAAATATTTAACTGCTATTGAGAATATTGCAGGATGTTATGAAAATAAATTAAATTTACTAATGATAATCAAGGTTCAAAAATCTGTAATGAAATTTATAATAAAGTAAAAGAGTTAAAACAATTATTAGTTTTAAAATAAGTTTAAGAATATCTTTCTTATTCCAATAAAAATATGTATCTTTGTAATAGAGTTTAATAACAATTAAAAGATATATTATGGATAAGAAAGATATTCTTTATAATTTAAAGAAGGTTAATAAGTATATTGATTATAAAATAGGCGATTGGGTAGAAACATGTAACATGCTTCCAGGTATTGTACAAGAAATTCATAATTATTATGATCCAAGAAAAAATATGCAATGCTTTGTAGAAGATGTTATTATTTATTATCCACATTATGCTATTGATAATCCAGATTATCATGGTGGTTCATCATGTTCAATTACAGGATGTGGTGTTCATCAGATTTCGCAGGAATATGTAAAGATATTATTTTCATTAGGTTATGATAAACTTGTTAATCTGTGGAATGATTATAAATTAAAGGATGATGAAATATCATGGGATGATTTTGTCAAGAAAGAATATGATAAACTTTCTGACGAAGAGAAATTAAATGGTATTATATTATTTAATATCGGCGAAGAATATTCACGAAAAATTAAAGATATAAAATAAATGAATGATAATAAGTCAAATATAACGGGATTATATTTTGAAGATAATATGGCTGTTTTTAATAAAGCTGTAGTTTATCCTAAAAATTATAATCCTAAAACAGATTCAAAATTCATGCATGATTTGGATTATACATCTGAATGGTGTGAACATTCTGAAGAGAGATTATTTTGGAATAATGATCTCATTGAGAATCCATTTATAACAAATGAATTTTATTATGCAGAAATTAATCATCCTACAATGGGTAAAGCTATATATAGAAAACGAAAAAATGGTAAATATATATGGCAATTTGAAAATGAAAAAGATGTAAAGGTATCTATGAGATCATCATTTGGAAGTCAATATAAAGATATGATTAATGATGGTTATATTGTAATTAAGAAGGGACATAATAAAATTACATCAAATTAAAATTAAAGCGTATGTATAAAGTAAAGCATATTCCAACAGGTTTGTATTATCAACCTGTTACATCATCAGGAACAAATCTTGGGAAGAAAGGAAAAATATATGAAACATCTTCATCTTGTTTATCAGGCAGTGAAGATTATATTATTATTGATATTAAGAAAATATCTCCTATATATAGAGATTTTGCTGGTATTCTTGATATGAAATACGGTTTAAAAAAAGCTGGTGCCAAATTTGGATATGTATATTGTAAAATTCCTAAATCAGATTTTGAAAAAGAATATTTACCTGTTGATATAAATACATTAGAAAATATTATAAGTAAACAGAGAGAAAAATATATAGATAATGATATTGTTCAAACATGTTTAAATGAAATTATTGAACAAATAACAGGTGAAAAAGTAAATGTTAAATCAAAAAATAATGTACCTAATATAGATGAACTTGTTAAATCTGTTAGAGAAATAAAAGAATCAAAAGAAAGCGCAGAAGAACTTTTTAAAAATTTACATAGTATGTTATCATGAAAATATTTCAAGATGGTAATACGGATTATGATTATTATGAACATAATAATCATTTTACTGATGAGGAAGAAGATGTGATGAAAGATTATGAATGGTCTATCATGAGTCATCTATCAAAAGATGAAATAAATGAAATAAATGATTATGAATATAGTCTTTTATCTAGACAAGCAGATGATGAATATGATAATTTTTATTAAATAATAAAAGAGAGTTAAGAAACGAATCTTAACTCTCTTTTTCTTTATTCATATGTTTTAATTTCTATTCCTAATTTATTGGCTTTTTTCATTTTACTAGATGTCGAACATAAATCATCAGTAAATAAAATTTTACATTCATTCCATATAGTAGTTTCTTCATATTCTGGATGTTCTTTTAGAAACTCTTTTTTTGTATTAAATCCAAAAGATTTTGGAGAACCAGTCATAATAATTTTAATTTTTTCAGAATTTTCATTACTAGAATTACTATTTACTTTTGTTGTAATATCTATATTAAGTAAATTAACAACTTTCATAACTAAATTATATTCTTCACTATTTTTATCTAATGCCCAGTTATATGCAATAGAACTAAATCCAAAAGTAGAATACTCTTCATTTCTAATAATTTTAGCACATAATGAAGATGCTCTATGTCCACATGATTTAAAGCAAAAACTTAATATAATATCTTCTAATGTAATATGTTCTCTATATGTTTTTAAGTTATCTACAATATTTTTAATAGATTTACTTGTACCTAAATATTCTGTAATTAATTTTAATCTTTCATCTGACATTAAATATACAATATTACGTAAATCATGAATTTCATTATGAAGATTACTATCCCATAACATATTTGCAACAGCAGGTCCAATAGTGTTAATATTTAATGCAGTAGCAGAAGCTAAAAAATTATTTTTATTAAACTCATCATGAGATTTAAAAACTTTCATAAGATGCATAGTTCCAGATGATTCAGTTACAACTTCTGTATCCTCAGGAATATTAATATTGTTTATTCCACCAGGCTTAATAATTTCATAAACAAATGGTATAATATCGCCAGCTAATGAAATTCTTACTTCTGAACCAATACCACATTGTTTCTTGATAATATAATTATAATTATGTAATGATGCTTTCTTTAATTCTTTACCATCCAAGTATATAGGTTCAATAATAGCTTTAGGAAAATATTCTCCTGTTTTTTTTACATTCCATTCAATATCTATAATTTTTGTAGTGTTAATCATAGGAATGAATTTCATGGCAACACAATCAAGAGGTCTTTCTCTATCTTCATTATATAATCTTGATGATGCAGAAGGTTTGAATACAATACCATCTAACGCATATTTAGAATTTTCATTTCTGAATTTTTCATATTCATCATAGATATGTTTTAAATCATCTCCTGATATATATCCATTATATGTATGACATTGACAGAAATGTAATTCAGGTAATTCGCCTATATATCCTAAATATGGTTGTAACATTTCATATGTAGGATCCGTAGGATTCATCCATGATAATTCTGTATATTTTTGTGTATCTTTATTATATATACGATAATCATAACATACGAAATGTAAATCATTATCTATCAATAAATTTGGATCAATATCAGTTACTTTCCGACCAAGAAGACCTGCAACATATGATCTAGGATTTGTAAATTTATCAGCAAAATTTTCATTAAACACTGATATTGGTACCAATACTTCACCACGAATACATAAAATATCACCTGGTGTTAATATATTGTGACAACATTCATTTATTAATGTCCATGTATTAAGTTTAGGTAAAAACCAATGTTTAATATCTGTTCCATAATTACCGTCACCTCTTGTGGCACATGAAATTAATTCAACATTATTATTTTTATCTAGTGTAAATTCTGTACTAAATGAACATCCATCTAATTTAGGTGTTGTCTCATAGGAAGTCGTATTATGTGATTTATTGATATACTTATTTAACTCGTCTGCAAAATATTGCCAATTTACATTATTTGTTTCTTTATTTTCCTTAATTTGTACTTTTGATAAAGAACCCATTATAAAACTATGTTTAATAGTATAATTCACATGTTTAGATGTATTTTTACTGCCAATATAGTTTTTATTTTCTAATCCTACAAATGATTCTAGTTCATCAAACATAGAATCATTAAGTATTTCCCTTTGTGAATTATAATACGAATCCTTACATATACGAAGTAATTCCTTTATTTCATCAGTAGATAAATTATTTTTAATATCATCTATATTACTGTTAAATAAATTTGATTGTATACTTATATACATATCAGATGGATCCATACCTTTGAGTTCATATTGCTTTACTGCATATAACTCATTTTTTAATGTTGTATAATTTGTCATATTCTATATATAGTTTATCTAATTATTTTATAAAATAATAAGAAAAAAGTCTCATTAAATTTTTTATTTAGGAAATTAATATGTATCTTTGTATTGTTAATAAACAAATAAGTTGAACAATTAAAAATATAAGATTATGTTATCATATACAGATTTACAATCAGATGAGTTTCTTTCAAAAGCAATTAAGAAGGCATATTTAGAGCAATTAGGTTCAGAAATTAAGGAAATGATTCAGACTATTGAATCACAACGTACAAAGATTCAACAGTTAGAAGGCAACCAGAAGGCACTTGAACAAGAAATAGAAGCTCGTGATGCACAACTTAATACTCCAGAACATAAGGTCGCACTTGCAATTAAGGAAATGATGCATGCAGAAGCTTTAGGTACTGTTGTAACAGAAACACCTTCTATCGTACGTTCACAAGTTACAAAGCATCTTGCTATCGATATAGATACCTGTGGATATTATGAGGATGGAGCAAAGCGATATGATTCAGACGCAACTGTTGAATGGCGTTAAATATCTAAATTATATTAAGAGATAGATAATAAACAAACTTTATCTATCTCTTTTACTATAATAATAAATGATATTGATCTATACAGATGAAAGTTTATATAGATGTTTACTATTATACAGATAATAAAACTAGTAAAGAGTATGCTCATACAGTAGCGGGACTTTTTAAAGATTATACTGATTTAGATTTTGAAAAAGTAATAGTAACAAGAACAGATAATATAGCAGAATATGAACCAGGTAATTTTTATAAGAGAGAATTACCACCTATTATTGATGTATTAAAAGAAATTAAAAAACAAGGATATAAACTTGATACAATAATAGTTGATGGATATGTTCATATGTGTGAAGACGATGGTATAACATATCATAAAGGTTTAGGTGCAAGACTAAAAGATTATTTATTGGATAATAATATAGATATACCTATTATTGGAATTGCAAAGCATCCTTATAAATGGATGTATAAAGATACGTATTTTAAATATGATAACAATATAATAAAATATGAAACTTTTGATAAATCTTTGAAATTACCAAAGAAAAATATGTATATAACATTTTCTTTGGAATATAAAGATGATGTTAAATTACAAATAGTAAAGGAAATTTATGCAATGAAGAAAGTTCAACGTGATGCTAAATTTAGTTTACTGTTTACAAAAATTGATCAAATAACAAAAGAGTATAAACATGATAGTTGATTTTAAAACATTTATATATGCCGGTTTCTTTGTATCAGATGATGATAAGTAGAAACTTGAAATTGCATTTTGTGAGAATGTAGAAAATGGTGCTTCATATCTACAAGATTGGAAAGTGTATATTGATCACTGTACAATGATATTTAATGATGGAAATTTTGATGATGCAAAATCAGAAAATATCATTAATTATTTGAAGGATACTCCGCCTGATACACATATGTATTTAACGGTAGATGGAATTGGTAGATATGAAAATGTATTTGCGTTTAGAATTAAGAAAACAGAAGTAGTATCTATGTTGATTAAGAATAAACAACCACATATTACATGTGTATTAAATCCTGATACAAATAAACCTGTTGATAGTAATAAGATTTGTAACTGGATTGATATTAATCCTATTAAGATAGATACAGTTTGTAAGATTTTTAACAAGAAGAAAAAGAAATAATTATGAATACTTATGATTTTACAGATCCATTTGATTATGAAGAATATATGAAATTATTGAATAATTTCTTAGGTCCATCAGTTGAAGAGAAAAATAATATTATATGTAATTCTCATTTTACACTACACCCAGTTAATTCTGATACTTATAATAAGTTTAAGGAATATCTTGAATATGAATATGATAAGAATACTTGTTTTTTTATGCATATTTGTATTGATGGAAAAATTATAAATGATTCTGTTTATTTTTGTAGATTCGATTCTTATGATTATTTATATTCAAAGATAAAGGATTATAATAAGAAGAAACATTATTTTGAATTTTTCACTAAATGTGATATAGCGTCATATACAAAAGAAGAAGTTGATAAGTATAATGATGAATATGAGCGTTATCATTATAGAGGAAAAAAACGAAAGGTTGGTGAGAAATATTTAAAGAAAACAGATGTTATTGTTAATCTTAAATCAGGTAAAGAAGTATCGTTTATTGAAATACCTAAGTATAATAGAGGATATATTGTATATGAGAAATATTATTCACCAAATGGTGAATATAAAATTATTTCTTTAGAAACAGGTAGAATAATTGAATATGATTATGGTGATAAAATTGAAACAGATAATCATGTAATATTTAAAGCGAAACGTAATGATTATAATGATCCTGTTAAAGCTATAGTTCTAGATAAAAGTACAGGTGATTTTATTTATATTGATTAAATTATAATAAAATTATGTTAGTATTTCATGGTAGTTCACAACGAATAGATTATATTGATATAGATAAATGTCATTTAGGTTGGCATTGCGGAAATATTTGTCAAGCAATAGATATTACAGACCCTAAAAGACATAATGATAAATTTGATTGGGAAACTACATATATTTATGTATCTGATATATATCCAACGCATGATAATACAATTTATATAGAAGATAAATTTAGATATTCTGATAATTTTTTAGATGATATTATTACAGAACTATCAAATAAGTTAATATCAGAATTTCCTAATATATCATTAAATGATTTATATACATGTGAGTCTGAAAGAGATGTTAGAGACTTCTTACTTTATAATAATATAAAATATATTGCATATGAAAATTTAATAGAAAGTAGAGGATTATCTTTTGTTATATTAGATGAAGGTGAAATAGATAATATACAAGAATATACATTTTATGATTTTTTAACAATAAATTTAAATGCTAAAATTTAAGAAACAACATAAACATTTCTTTATAACTAAATATAAATCTATGTTTTGTATAGAAGATATTATAAAAATAGCTCGTTATGATGATAATTGTACAGGAGGAAAAATATATAAAGCAAGATTAAATGGAATAAATGAAGATTATGATTTTAATATTGATCCAGATGATCAAGAACGATTAGTAAAATATATTAAGCAGTTAGGATATGATAAAATTTAATTTTGATAATAAAGGAGTTTCTATTAGTTCTAAAGATATGAAGGAATTTCAGGAGAATGTAATGACAGTAGAAGATATTGTTAATAGACTTTTGAAGTTTTATTCAAAGGATAAGACATATATGGGTGAACAGAAACAAATGCTTACATCATTTTTCAATGATCCAAATAGGCGTTCACTAGTAATGACAGAACCATCATTTGATACATTGAATTATGGTTATGGTGTAGCAGATAATAAATTGCATAAACTTATTATGTGGCGTGATGATAACGGTCTTCATAATTTTGCAATGTGGATTAAGAATGAAGATATGCTTGGAGGTAAGCTTGTGAAGATTTATCCAGAAGATGATGATATTTTTACAAAGAATCAAATGGAAGGTGCAATGTATCTTACAGAAATTAATAAGATACCATATTTTGAAGGATGTGATGAACATGCGGATAATTATGTATATCAAACAAAGTTGAAGGAACTTGATGATGAAATTGAAAATATCAAGAATCAACGAACATCTTGTAAGAACGAAATGAAATCTATTCAAGATAGATATGCTGAACTTCTTACATATTATGCAAAGATGAAAGTAAAGCAAGTTAAATTGCAAATTGAAAGAGAAACATTAGTTAATAAACATAAGAAGTAATAGAAATGATACAGTATTTGAAATGTGATAATGGTTTTAAAGAAATTGAAAATTGGGAATCAAATTGTTGGATTAATGTTGTGAATCCAACAAAAGATGATATATCAGAATTAGTATCGCATTTCAATACTCCTGATTACTTTTTTGATGATATATCAGATATTGAAGAGAGATCTAGATTTGATAGAGATAATGGTTGGATATTAACTATTATTCGTGTTCCTAATAGAAGTAGAACGGAAGAAAATCAAGACCCTATATATACTACAATACCGGTTGGTATGATGATAAAGGATAATATTTTTATTACAGCATATTATGGACAAAATAATGTTATATCAAATTTCATTAATTGGAGTAATCAGAAAAAGATTAATGATAGAATAGGATATAATCTTTATATAAGTATATTTCTTGAATCTAATTTTTGGTTTCTTAAGTATCTTAAACAAATTCATATTCAGATGAAAAAAGCAGAATCATCTTTAAGTGATAAAATGAATAAGAATGAACTAATGCATATAATGAATATTGAAAAATTCTTGGTATATTTCACTGCTTCACTTAAAGATAATGAATCTGTTTTAATTCGTGCAAAAAGATTTATTTCATCTAAATTATATGATGAAGATTTAATGGATGACGTAGAAGTAGAGTTAAGTCAGGCATTACATACATCTCAAATATATAGTGATATTCTCGAAAGAGAACAAGCGTCTTATTCTTCTATTATTAATAATAGTCTTAATCAGACAATGAAGAAGATGACAATTATAACCATATGTTTAATGGTCGCAGCACTTATTCCAGGATTTTATGGAATGAATTTAAATAATGGAATAGAAACATGGACATATGGATTTCCTTTTGCTGTTTGTTTAACAGGAATATGTGCAGGAATATCTTATTTTTTATGTAAACTATTTAAGTAAATATATATATAAATATGAGTATATGTTTTAGAAATATAGATAAATGTAAATATTCAAAAGAAGAAATAAAACTTCGTATTATTGAAAATCTTATAGAAAATAGGTTTAAAAATTACAGTAATAAAGAGTTGAAAGATTCTATGTATGGTACTAATAACGTTTTCCCAAGATTTAATGAAATTTATAATTGGATTTGTGAACATGTATTTGAATAATGATATGATACGATTTAAAAATAAAGATAATAATATAAAACATGAATTAACAAATGAAGAGATAAATCTTAAAATTCATGAATTAGTATTAAAAACTATTACTGCAAAAAGAACTTATCTTTCTGATATATGTACAGATATGTCAAAAGAAGATGGATATTATAAAAAAATGGTATCTATTATAAAAGAACATATACATGATTAAGTTATTATATAAATTAAAAATAAACAAAATATTAAAATAAAAGATAATATTTAAATAATAAAATTAAATAAATAAAAGTATGTTGATTGGTTCATGTGTATTATCTATGATTATTTGTATGATTCTTTGTTATTATATTGCAAAGGCAAATAATCGAGGAACAACTACTGCATTAATTTGTGGACTTTTGTTTACATATATTGCAGTTATCGTCTATATTATTATTGGACAAAAGAGTGTAAAAGTTAATTATTGATTCACATTTAAATAATAATAGAAAAATGGAAAATAATAAACAAGAGGTTAATGAGATTATTGAGAAGTATGATATTCTTATCAAAAATGCAATGAAGGCGCGTGAGAAAGAAAAACTTAATACTTATAAGTTGGTTAAGGCTCGTCTTCTTGAGTATAAAACAGGTGATAAGGATAAAAATGATAATTATCCAGTATTGGATGAAAAATCTGAAATGCAGATTCTTAATAAGATGGTAAAGGAACTTCAAGGTGATATTGAGATTCGACAGAAAACAAATAGTCATTTGGATGAAGTTGAGGAATTTACGCATCAGATGAACTATATTAAGGATTTGCTTCCAAAGATGGCATCAGAAGATGAAGTAAATTCAGTAATTGATAAGTATATTTCTGATAATGGAAATTATTCTCAAAAAGAAATGGGTAAGGTTATCGGTTTTGTTCGTTCATCATTTAAAGCAGTTGATGGTGGAATGGTTGCAAAACTTGTTAAAGCAAAGATGTTTTAAATAATAACTAAATAAATTATAAAGTGGGTATATTCATGTATATGAAATATATCCGCTTTTTCTATATTTAATAAAATAAATATTAAAAATATGTATATAATAAAGAATGACTAGATCTGAATTTATTGAATGGTTAAAATCAGAAATAACAATGAGTAATACTATAAATATTTCTTTATCGGACCGTGAATATGAAAGACTTGTAGATAGAGAACTAAGAATGGTTTATGAATTGGATAATGATAGCGTGCGTTATGATAAATATATAATCCCACGAGATGTATTTTATTCTCAAGAATTTAGGAAAACTAGAACTATAAAATTTCCTGATTGCGTTTTATCTGTAGTTAAATTGGAAGAGATGAAAAGGAGAAATTATATGTATGGTGTGAACGACCCAGATCTATCATGGAACCGTATGTTTTAGACAGATATGTGGATGGGTCCGTAGATGGCGATGGACACTGTGATGTTTAGGACTATATAGTGGTCTAATTGGGATTAGTTAAAATAGTTTAATTTAGTTGATATAAAGCATAAGTGGAATAGACTTACACATTAGTTATTTGTGATGGGACATGATCCATATAATGATGTTTATTGTGAAGTAGCTGTAAAGGTAGATGAACAGGAATTATTTGAAGATCCTTGGGTAAGACAATGGATTGCAGCTAAATGTAAGTTATAGGTTGTGAAAAAATTAGGAACATTTACAGTGACTGCAATTGGAGGTGTAACTGTAAATACAGGAACATATTCAGAAGAAGCAAATAATGATATAAATGATTGTAAAGAATATTGGACTAATTTACGTCAAGCAGATTTTTTCGAAACAGGTTGGTAATTAAAGAATTGGTTATTAATAAGTTAAGATATGTTAATAGAGAATGTAATATTTTGTAATTTATGAATATTGCATTCTCTATTTTTATAAAATAAATAATGTAAAATTAAGAATAATTTTAGTTAATATGGGATATAAAAGATACGGATCAAGTATATCTATACCACAATTTGAAGAAGAAGAAGGAGAAGCAGTAAGTAGTGAATTAAGTTAGCGTTCACCTAGTAAAACTATATATTTTGGTATTAAAAAACCAAAAACTGATTCTGATTCAAATAGGTCTTGGCGAGAATTAACTAGTGCAGATTTTAATATATAGATTACAAGTGATACTACTGGATGTAGTGCAACAATAAAAAAAAATACAACTGATACTACAAATAAAACAGGTATTATTACTTATACATTATCTAAAAACTCTACGGGAAGTTAGAGACTTATAACATTTAAATATAAAGATACCGAATTATTTAAAATATTGTAGGATCCTGCGGAAGAAGATAATAATATATATGTATATTTAAGATATTGGGTATTTTTTAAAACACCTTATTCCAATATTATAACATCAACAAATAATGATACAACTTTATATAGATTTTCATTAGGTATTGATTCAGAAGATCCTGATGCATATATAAGTTATGAAACATGGAAAGATACAGGTAATATAATATATCATGTAACTAATAATAAAGATTTAACAAGTATATTTAATGCAACGACTTCAATAAAAAAATTAGTAGATAATGGGACATTAACATACATAGGAGGGAAAAATTTTGATAATAATACTATATCAAGTATTATAAAATTTCCAATAAAAATGTATAAAAATGAAAATACACTTGTTCCTGTTAATGATAATAGTACTGTATATATATACTATGGTGGTTTTGAAGCGACAGTTAACGCAAATGATTATGTATATAGTAATGATAGTTTACATAGTATTATAAATTGGGGAAATGTTATAGATGGTGATGTAACATCTATTGGAAAGTATAAATATAATTCTGAAACTACTACAACATATACCGTTACATGGAATCTTAATAGTGGAACTATAAATGGAAATACTAGTAATCCTAAATAGGTAGGAATTACATCAGGTTCAACAGTATCTTTTGTAAATTATATACCACAACGTACTGGTTATACTTTTGAAGGATGGGCAGAAACAAGCACAGCAACTTCTGGTAAAAAAACTGGTAATTCCGAACCTATAACATCAAATAAAACATTTTATGCTATATGGAAAGTAACTACAAAAAATGTAATATTTAGTATTGGTTCTTCAACAAATTATATTACAATTACTTGGTCTGAACCAGGTTTACCCAATACATCTTTTACAATACAAGTAAAAGATGTTACAATTAGTAGTACATATGTAGTAACTATACCAGGAAATATACAAAATAACAGTTATAAAACAAACATAGCATCTATTTCAGGTCATTCATATGGGTTAGTTAGTTGTTCACCTACAACATATAATAATGTTAATTATAGTGTATTTACTGGTTTAACATTAATAAATGGGTAGTAAATATTTTAATTCGTTATTCAAATCTAATTTTGCGTAACGAATTTTTTATTTATGTATATTAATACATAGGATTTTATATGTCTGTATAGATATTGAAATAATAAATTTCATCATTTTATGTCAACATATAAAAAATATACATCATCCATAAATGCAAATATTTCTTCATCTGCTCATACAAATGAAGAATTTAAATGGTATGTAGGTTCTTCAACATAGTCTACTGTTTATTTCGGCATGGAAGATAATGATAATAACTTTACAGGTAAATTATCAAATTCATCATATACATTATCATCAGATGTATCCGGATGTTCTGCAACAGTATCAAATATAGATTCAACAAAAACTGCAGGAATAATATATTTAAATATACCAGCAAATACAAGTACAACTAACAGAACAATCGTATTTAAATATAATACAGTTTCATTATTTACAATAATATAGTCAGGTAGCACAACTTCTGTAATTACTATAACATTTAGTATTGGTGGTTTTTAGGGAAATAATAAAGTTATAATTCACTGGACTGGAACTAATTTTTCATCAGATGGAACTACTGTAAGTTGTGGAATTAATGATAGTACGCCGAATTCAGATGGTTCATATAATGCACAATTTACTATAACTATACCGTCAGGATATGGACAATCATATGCAACATGTGTTGGTGGATATGTATATAAAGGACATAAATATTTTTTAATTGAACCATGTACACCATCATCATATGGTAATTATAGATTTAAATGTAATACTACAGAAGTTACTTATACAGATCGTATGACGGGTACTATAACTACGTAAAGTGAGATATTGTATTTTCTAATTGAGTGTAGATATAAAAATTATTTTTTAATATTTTTATGTCAACATATTAGAAATATCCTTATAGTATACCAACGTTTACTATTAGTACACCAGCAAGTTCAGATTTAGTTAATTCTGACGGTGAATATGTATATTTAGGATTTGAAGATGAAGACGGTAATTTTGTTGGAAATAATTCAATATCAAGTACAACTTCATTAATAATGTCTCCAAATACTGGAGGCTCTATTATAACGTATTCAACAGATACTACAAAAACTGCATCAAGAATACATTATTCATTTTCATAGAATACATCTAATACTTATACTATTTCATATAATAATACAGATTTATTTAAGATTGTTACACACAGTACAAGCGCAACAAAAACATATAATATATATTTAAGTTTAATAAATTTAAAAGATGTTAGTAGTTCTGATAACATTTCATATATATGTATATTTAAAAGCAATGTAGGTAATTTTCATGTAACTGATATTAATAGATTTGAATTAATGCAGGTATCAGTTTATAATAATTATATATTTTTTGGATATTCTTCAGATTATACAATGATTTATGATACTTATAATGATATGAACCTTACATATAAATCAGGAACTAATTTTAGTAAATCAACATATGGTAATTGTTATATTGTTGATATAACAAATGAAAAAGTTTATATAGATACAAATGGTTATACAACTGAATCTATTACATATACATCTACATATTATATCTTTAGGTATGATGCTGGATATATGCAATACGTTTCATCTTTTAATATATATAATGATAATAATATCTATACATTAACAGTTACAACATAAAAATAATATCATGAATAAATAATAAAAAGTTATTTTTTGATATTATTTATATGAAAAGACATTCTATTCCATTAAATATACTTGATGAATATGCAAAAACAATTTCATCAAAATAGGTAAAAATGCTTTATGAATCAAAATGCAATAAGAAATATAAGAAAGCTTTATATGAAAATATGAAATATCAAAATGATAAAAGTTATTCTATATATTTAAATGATTTCACTCTTGATGAAGCACATTCATCAGTAGACAAAGCATTAGTACGTTATGTAAATAAATATAAACTTCAATTCAACAAGGTATCGGATGGAGTTTACTTCTATACACCACTTGAAGAGAATTATATTTCTTTACTTAAAAATCTTGTTCAAGATGGATTTGACATTGAACTCTTAAAGGAAAATGTAGATTCACAAAAAGCAACAGTTTATTTAGAAAAATTAAAGTTAAATAAGAAATGATTAAGATAAGAAGACGTAAACCTATTTTCGAGGACGATTAGAATACACAGCAATAGCAACAACCCGCAACAAATACTTAGCAACCAGCTACATAGGTGCCAGCTGCACAACCATAGTAGAATACAACTGCTCCATAGCAACCAACAAATAATCAACAACCAAATCAAACGCAAGATTAGAATAATAATCAACAACCATATGATTAGAATAATCAACAACAATAGCAACAACCAAATCCTAATGCATAGAAAGTATAGGATACATTGAAACAAATGGAGAATACATGGTGGATGATTTCTGTTAACCTTCCTGATGAAATTCAAAAGAATATTCCTGATTTTAAACAAGGTAATCAACAAGCAGATCCAGCAATTAAAGCATGGAATGATTTCAAACAAAATCCATCAGAAGATACATTTAAAAATTTCTTAAATGGATTTAAATCATTTGGCGGATTATCTGGTGATTAGAATGCTAATAATAATCAACAACCATAGCAGAATAATGGAACAACAACTCAATAGCAACCTGCTAATAATACACAGCAACCTAATCAACAACCATAGCAGAATGTTAATGCAGGATTAAAAGCCGCATATTCATTCAGAAAGAATTTAATGGAAAATTTAGCTATTGCAAAATAGAAACAATATTATAATACAGTTTGTGAAGATTATTTTGATAAAAATGAATTTACATTATAATTATTATGAAGAAATATAAATATGTTTACAACACAAAAACTGGACATTTTATAAAGAAACTTAATGAGGATGATTCAAATGTAAAAACCGATACAAATCAAGATAATAATAACTCTAATAATTCAACGGATAGTAAAGATGATGCTTCTACTGGAAATACATCTTTTAAATCTGTTGAGTCTGATGAAACAATTCAAGACCTTACTGCGAAAGCATAGGAAAATGAAAATAAGTTTCAACAAGACTTAAATACGCAATAGAAATTATTAGACGCAGCCAAAGCTACTGCATCAAATAAAACACCAGCAGGACCATATGATCCTGTTATGACAGATTAGAATGTTTTGAATATCATGAAGAAAATAAATGATATGACAAAACAACATGCAATAGATTAGGCAAATTTTCAGGATTAGAAATTAGCTTAGCTTTAGAAATTATCACAAACAAATGAATCATATTATAAAATTCCAGAGAAATATAAATGGTTGAATGAATCAAATATTCACACAGCGAAAATCTATATGGGTAATCTTATTAAACCTGAAGAAGATGCTCCATTAAAAGGCATGGCTGATTTTAAGCGAGCGTTTAAAGATACTGACTTACTTTATGGAAAAGATAAGAACGGATACTTCGTTGTTTGTGTGGATTAGGAAGATTTTAATACTTTATATGACACTCTTGAAGAAAATTCTTATGTTAGAGACGAAATAATTGATACAGTTATGCCTTAGTTATTTGACAGACATGAAATGATCCAATAAAAATAATTACATTAATATAAATTTATGCAATATATAAGAACCACAGAAGATTTAGATCAAGATTTAATTTTATATGGAACATATCTGTTATATAATCCAACGACAAATGTAACAAAGTTAAAAGTTTCAGAAAAACCTATATATATAGGATTAGATGATTTCGTTGAAGTATTAAATAGTCTTAAGAAGATTGCATCTGATTTAAAAATAGTTCCTAATGAATATCCTGTATATCAATATATTCGTAGTAACAAATATAATGGTTCGACATGGAATATTGTTGCAGGTGTGGTTAATTCAGAGTTTAAAAAGATTGCAGATAAAGAATACTCAATGATTCCTAATATATAGAAGTTAATTCTTCCTAATAAGGAATATATTGATTTCCCACATTTTGCCGCTGTTTTCAATGGTCTCATTAATAAGCATGGTGACCTTTGTGGATATTGTGGTGATATTGTTCAGTTCGCAAAAGATATAAAAGAAAATCCAATGGTTGAATTTCCATCTGGACATTTTGGAATCGAAGATTTAAGAACAGATATTGACGCTTATAATATATTTAAGATGAATAATAGCGATACGATAAATTCATTTAAATCTTATTATGAAAATATGTCTGATAAGAAACGATTTTCATTATTTTTAGAAGATCATCCAAATATACTTGATAGCTTTAATAATTCAACCGATAATTTTTATCTTAATATATTAAAGCAAACAACAGATAAAGATTTAACAGATGAACATATAAAATTAGCATGTTAGAAAATGCAATTATATTTAGAAAATAATAAAGGTTGAGAATAAACAAAATTCTCAACCTTTTCTTTTATTATAAGCTTTCTATATATTTCTTTATTCCTTCTACATGAATATCAATTATAGTATTCCTGCCTTCGTTACTCAATAGCCAGGAAGCATCTTCCTTGTTGTCCATAAACATATTCTCTGTTAAACATGCTGGACAATTTGTTTTACTTAATACATAGTAATTTGCTTCTTGATCAGGATCACCATCTGAATAATCAGGTCGAAGTTTCTTTCCTAATGGTGTTAGTTTTTCTTCTGCTACTTTATATAATGCAGTTGCTAATTTATCACCTTCTGTTTGACCTTTACTTGTATATACAGACCATCCTTGTGCTTTATACCACTCACCATTTCCAGCTGCATTTACATGAATAGAAATAAAAATAGCTTTATTTCCAGATTTCTTTTCTTCTGCATATTTTGCATTAGCACGTTGAACGCGAAGACTTAAATCATGAGACTGACTTGTAATCTCTTCAACTTCAGGATGAACAATATAACATCTATAACCTTCAGAAATTAATTTATTATAAACTTCATATCCTATTGCGCGAACATATGCATATTCTTTTAATTTAGTCTATGCATTATCAAACACCGGACTGGATTTGCCAGGTGTATTTTGTCCGTGACCCATATCAAGCATTACTAAAACTTTACTCTTTTCCATAATCAATAACTTTTATCATATAATTTAAATGTATCTACTGCTAATTCTTTCAAACAATTATTACTTAAACATACTCCATCATTTCCAGCCGTAGGCGCTAAGAAATTCTTCCATTTGTCTGAAATACTCTTATTTACCTTAATTGTTTTCCTATTGCGTTTACCTTGTTTAATTTCATCTTTACATCTCTATAAAGTAGAATTAAGATTATCATATATTTTTTGAATATCTTCCTTATCCAATATATAAACGATATAATCAATATTACTAGTTCCTATATATCTTGGAAATAATACATATTTTATATTATCATCTGATAATATATCCATTCCGCCTTTACGAGATATAGGAATTCTGAAATTATCTTCACTTGTACTCTTACGTTCAACAACAGCAAGCTCAAATTTTGCAGGATAATTTGGAACATTTGTTCTATTAGCAATATAAAAATCTCTACTACCAATACGCCTAGATGGTTCTCTTAATGATGCATACCCAAATTTATTTTTTAATACACCCTATATTCTCTATTTTAAATGAGAAGACGGATTATTATGCCCATAATCATATCTATCTTCATTAAGTGATTTCTTCACGCTAACTGCAATGGATTCAATTAAAGATTTATATAGTTCTTTTTTATTATTCATATTTTCAGTTAACTATAATTTTGATAACATATTTATTATTCGTTTATCAATGACAGCATACTAATCTATATCATCTACCATATCTGCATTTTCTATAATAGCTTTAAAAAATTCGTTGTTAACCTTATTATACATATAAAATGGAACATTATCTATATAACATGTACTTGTATTAAACAATACATATTTAAATTGCTTAATTAACTATTTAAATAATTCAACCAAACATTTTTCGTTTTCAAACTAACATTGTCTAATATAAACATTATTTGCTAATTGACTTAATCCCTAATTTACAATCTAAGGAAAATTCTAAACAAATTTTAAAGTTAATTTATCATCTGTACTAGTTATCTATCTTTTATTTGATGTCTATATAACAAATCTTTTTCTTTTATCTTTTAATTCAAATATGATCTTATCTGTTATCATATCATATTCATTAAACAACATATTAGCAAATGGTATCGCACATGCATCATCATCTACAATTATATCATTATTTTCATACTATGCAGGATAAACCTATATGTAATTCAAATGTGTAAATGAATCATTAAAACTGAATAAGCATGACAACATATTATATGTATACGGTAATATATCACCTTCACGTGTTTTATACTAACCTGAACAATGCTAAGGTTCATCATCTAATATTAATAAATAATGATCCTATACAACAGGAAACTAATATCTTTCTGTACCTAATTTCTTTATTAGTAACTATCCTATTTCTATAGGTACTGTTGTTCTCATTATAGAATTTGTTAATTCAATATTATTACCAAAATCTATGTCATTAAATAAACCCATTAAATATAAAATAACTATTTATTGTATTTATTTAAAATGGTAATTCTTCACTAGGATCTTGCTGATAGAATGGAAGACAATTATTTCCGTAATGTTTCTTGAAATACTTTTTCTGAATCTTTTTTTCTTCACGTGATTGTCTCATTGATTCCCTCGATACTGTGAAACTTGGACAATTTTCACAAATACCATACATATATTCATGTCTCTCGTTCTCTATATCATCATATGTTCTATTAGTAAAATGAGGTTGACGAGCACAATGGAACCATGAAATAAACATAGGATATGGATCATCAGTTACCATATCATCATAAGATTTATCATGCGTACACTGACACATACAATATTTCTTTCTTAATCTACTTTTCATATTTGTTAAATTTTAAACCATTATTATATAGTTTATATAATAATGTATAACTAATGTTTACTAAACTTTATTTTTATAATTAAATACAATAATTATAAAATATTTTATTTATAGTTATGACAGATATAGAATGTTTAGAATTTTATAATAAAAATATTAAATACAAACGATTTCATAAGAATTATTTAATTAAGATATATCCTGAATTTATGAAATATATACAAAATAGATTTTCGAATTTATCTGGTGATGAATCAGTTAAAGAATTAATATATAGAATAAAATATAAATTAGTAGAAAAACCTAAATGTCCTATTTGTGGTAAATTACTTAAATTTATTAATATTAAAAATAAATACCAAACATTTTGTTCAAGAAAATGTCAATTTTCTGATGAAGGACAATAGATACAATCTCAACTTAGATTTAATACAAAATTAAAGCGCTATGGAAATGGCACGTTCACAAATAGTGATAAAGCAAAGAAAACATGTTTAAAAAAATATGGAGTTACAAATGTCGGAGCTGTAAAAGAAGTAAGAGATAAAGTAAAAGAAACATGTTTAAAGAAATTTGGTGTAGATAATCCCATTAAAAATAAAAATATAAAAGATAAAGTTAAGCAAACATGTTTAATGAAATTTGGTAGTGAAACGCCATTTGAATCAAATGATATATAGAAGAAAGTAAAACAAACATGTATAGAAAAGTATGGTGTAAAAAATATAATGCAACTTGAAGAAACGAAAGAAAAAATTAAGCAAACATGTTTAATGAAATATGGTGTAGAATATCCTATGCAATATAAAGATATAATGTTAAAATCTTTTAAAACATGCTGGCAATTAAAAAAAGGAAATAGAAGTTCAAAAAAAGAAGATGAAGTTTATAATTATTTAATTACATTTATAGATAAAGATACAAAAAGACAATATTATTCAGAATTATATCCCTTTCATTGTGACTTTTATTTACCAAAATATGATCTATATATAGAATATAATGGAACATGGACACATGGGAAACATCCATATAACAAAGATAATGAAGATGATATAGAATTACTCAATAAATGGAAAATTAAAGCAGAAAATAGTACATTTTATAAAAATGCAATTAAAAATTGGACTGTTAGAGATCCATTAAAAAGGCAAACAGCAAAATATAATAATTTAAATTATTTAGAAATATTTTATAATGATGATTATAAAACATATATATCTAATTATATAAATAGAATAAATGCTAAATAATTTAATTATATGGCAAGACGAAGTTCAACTATTAGAGATATTAGGGCAAACGCATTAGATAAGTAGTCAGAAAGTGTAAAAATGTCAACTGTCTATACAACTGCAAAAATTAATTAGATATTAGACGATATAAAGAAAGGTAAAAAACCAGATCTCAACCCATTTTATCATGGTAAAAAAGATTTGAGAGATTCAGGAATTACTTTTGAACGAACAGAAGAGGAAGATGAAGAATATAAAAAATGTGCAATGAATTGTATATATTTTGTTTCTAAATATGTGAAGTTTAGAAACGATAAAGGATTTACATTAGTTAAATTAAGAGATTATCAAGAAGATGTTCTTCATCTTTTTTCTGATGAAATATGGGATGAGTCTTTACAAGATGTCCGTATGAAAAACCGTAGGGTAATCCTCCTGTAGGCACGTCAAACGGCTAAATCCACAACTTGTGTTGCGTATTTTGTGTGGTATTTGATTTTCCATGCAGACCGTAACTTGATGATCACAGCTAATAAAGAATCAACAACTAAAGAGATCCTTAAAAAATGTATGGATGTATTCAAAGCATTGCCATATTTCTTAAAACCTGGTATTGAAGAATATAGTAAAACCACATTAAGAACTGAAAATGGTTGTTCGCTTCGCGCAGTTGCAACTACAGGTGATTCAGCAACAGGTGATTCAATAAATATTTTGCTCATAGATGAATGTGCGTTGATATCACAAAATATAATTAAAGAATTCTGGGGTTCTGTATATCCAACTATGTCAAATTTCCAATAGTCTTAGATTATAGTGTTGTCAACACCACGTGGAAGAACAGGACTTTATTATGAGTTATGGGAAGGTGCGTAGAACGGAAAGAATGGATTTGTATCTAAACGCGTGGACTGGTGGCAAGTACCTGGACGTGATGAGAAATGGAAATAGGATTAGATTTCTGTATTCGGACAGGATCTTTGGGAACGTGAGTTTGAATTATCGTTTGATACTAATGAGTCAAGACTTCTTTCTAAAACAGCATTAGAAAAAATAGATCATATAAAGAGAAAATTTGAACATGTAGATATATATGGTGTTCCTAAGAGAGTGTCTGATAAGATATATTGGGATCCTGAATTTCATCCTGATTAGTTAACATATGAAGATAAGATATAGAGACGATTTGTATGTATAATTGATACAGCAGAAGGTAAAGAAGCTGGTGAATATGGTAAGGAAGACGCGGATTATAATGTCATGAATATATTTGAAATGAAATTATTAGATCCTGAAACCATATTGAAGAATCGATTAGGTTATAAAGCGGTTACATATATGAATTGTATATGTTTAGAATAGGTAGGAATTTATATTGATAATAATTTCGATGAAGAAGCATGCGCAGAAGCAGCGCAACATATAGCATTTGACGTATTCAGTAACGGTGGTGGTTATCAAGGTGAAATTGATAACATGAGAATATTGTTTGAGAAAAATTTCAATGGTAAGAATTTTTTAAAGACATTTGCAAAGCATGATTAGTATTATGAAACCATTATATAGGGATTCTTAACAACAGGTGGAAATCACGGTAAGAAATATTTCTGCGAGTTAGGTTCCAAACTTATAGATTTAGGATAGATTATAGTTAAGTAGGATCATGAAATTCCCGTTATGTCAACAGTTGAATAGTTGAAATCATTTGGTAAAGTTAAGAATAGTTATGCAGGTTTATCAATGCATGATGATATTGCAGTTACAGTATTATTTGCGAGTAGATTTTTTGATGATGATGCTAATTTTGAATGGTTAGATGAATGGTTTAGTCAACTTCCTAATTATAATTATTCAACGATGGAAGAGAGAAATAAAGTTAATACTATATTGAATTATCTTCAAATATATGAATATACGAATGAAGATGATGATTAGGAATCATAGAATTATGCAGAATTATCTAATATTGCTACTTCAGGATTTGGACAGATTACACAACAGGCATAGGGAACTTATGGTTCATTGATGCATGGACAAAATACATCAAATCCTTATTAGAATATGAATAATAATTATCCTATGATGAATGGTAATAATTATTATCAGTAGAATAACATGCAACCACAATATTCTGGTACATATTCAAGTCTTAGAAATAATATTACAAATTCTAGATTTATTCGCAGATAAAAATAAATAATTAAAATACATTTATTTTTAATGGATAGAAAATTATATAAATCATTAATAGAAGGAATATCTTAGTCATTGAAGGAAAGTTTGTTTGATGATGAGACTGATGAACTTTTGAATAATGGTGATAATTATGATAATGTTAGTTTAATGGATGATGAGTTAAAGGAACTTATATTAAATTCATTATGTACAATAGATGATTACCATATTGTAAAATCAGATGAAAATGATGGTTTACCAATGATTAAATAGGATCCTGAAAATACATTAAGATATTATATCGCTCCATATAGAACATATAAAACTGAAGGACTTGGACCAAGGAAGAGAAAACGATATACGTTAAATTATTTTTACAGATATATATTAACATTTGATAATAATGGTGGAATGACATTAGATATAACAAAATTTGGAGATAAACCAAACTTTATTATTAATCTTCCATTATATAAATTTATTTGTAAAACACCATATACAATAAATGAGATAAAGCATCATTATCCATATAATGAATATAAAGAATACGCAGAACATCAATGGGAAAAGATTTGGATATTTGAAGGAACACCGTATGGAAGTCAAAAACATATACCTAATAGTTTTGTTAAGAATTTTCCAGAAATTATATCTCCTACTTTTTCTGATGAATTTAAAGATGATATGAATCCATCCACCAAATCTGTTATATCTAGGAATTGGTTTAAATCAGATGAAATGTTTTTATTATTCATTAAAAAGTTAGTTAATAATCAGGCATGTATTGCAGATGAAAATTTCTTTGTTTATAATTAGAATACTATAGATGAAAGAGAAAAAGAAATTTTATCTGGTGATTAGGATAAACAAATAGCTAATGAAAATGATGAAAAATTAAATTTCAGTAGGGATGTACTCGGCGAAAAATATTATCAAAAATTCTAGCAAATTTAGCAATATTTTTAGCAAAATAATACAAAATTTTACTTAAAAACTATAAATACTTTAAGAACATGTAAAATTTGCTTAAAAGATACTATTCTTAATTTAAGGAAAGAAAACGGTTTTATATTTGATGATATTGATAATGTAGAAGAACCAAATAGAATAGAACCATTCTTCGAAAAACAACTTTTATATAAAATGTTTTATATAATGAAATCATAGAAACTAAATGATTGGAAAGTCGATTAGACATATGATGATTGTATTCATGGTGTTGCTAAATCATTTAATTTCTATACAACAACCACAAGTTATTATGATTTAAATTCATTACCTATAAAGTTTGATAGTGATGATGCAATATATAAATTATATTATGTAATAGGTAAGGCAATAGCAGACAGTAAATCTATATATGATATTGGTTTAAAAGAATTTGAAAAATATTATTATAAAGATGATATAACATTAGGTCCAACAGAAGTATTAAGATCTTAGGATATAGAGAAAGCGAATAATACATCTTTTGATATACATAATTTTGATTATACATATTTAACAAATTAGTTAAAAACTATTATTGATAAAACATGTAAAAAATATAAACTAAAGTAATTTAATAAATTATGAGGATAACTACATTAGAACAATTAAAAGAATATACCACATATACATATTTTAAAAATAATGATCCTGAATATACAAAAAAGAAAAAGGTATATATATGTCAACCTGTTAATTATATAGATGAAGGTTTGAAACATATGGATATATGGTCTGGATATATTTTCTATAAGACTAATGCAAATTCTCGTAAAGTCGGTTTTTATGGATTTATGTTAGATATTGATAATGATCCTACATATAAAAAGAAAACGAAAGGTCAACCTGAATATATGCGAAAATTATCACCTATGTGGTATGTTAATAAAACTTTATATAAAACACAAAGTGAAGAAAATGTTAAGTTGTTTCCAGATTTAAAATTAGAAGAAAATTTTTTAATCGAGAAAAATAAAGCTATATTTACATTAAAGAAAGAAGCAGAACAATATATAAAGGATATTAAAAACAACATTATTAAATTACCTGAGGTTGAACATATAGTTACGATGAAAACATGGTATAAAGATAAAGACGGTAATAAGATAGAAGAAACTTCTGTAAAACATTTGCCAAGTGGTAGAACTGATGTAACAAGAAAAATAGTTAAAGAATAATATAAATAAAAGTCTTCATATTAGTTTATGAAGACTTTTTCTTTTTTATGACTATATAAATGTTAATTAACTATAATTTAATAATAGATGAATACAGAAAATAAATTTAATTATGTTCTCGTTGGTGGAACATACAATGATAATAAAGGTAAAGAATCTGGAGTTGTAAATAAATTATATCATGCATTAGGAACATTTAATGCAAAAATGTATAATGGTGGTAATTACTATGATTTAGTCGGAGAAGCATTATCCGCCATTTCAGAAACAGATCTTATTATATGGATGGCAGATGTTGATAACAAAAAAGAGAAAGTGTATCCAAAGAAAAATACCGGTTCTGTTTTGATTTGTTCAAAAGTTATTCGTGATGATTATACTTATAAGGATGCAATAGCACGTATATTCAAAATGCATGGTAATGCCGTCATTGCAATTACAAAGGATAATGAAACAAATATGTTTGTATTTGAATTTTGGGACGCATTAGCAAACTGTTGGTATAGAGGAAGTGATATTGAAAAACTTGCATTAACTATATATCGTTTTTATATATTCAGTAGAGGTAGTATTCGCAGGCAAACATATAGAGATAAATCATTAGTTTCATATAATGATGGAAGACCAGATGATTTGAATGATTTCATTAAGTTAAACAATGGATTAGCAGATTTTATTCAAACTTCATGCGGAGATAGGTTTTTTGGGAATTTGTCCACAAGATGTCAGAAGTTATTTCCATCAGAACGAAAAGGTAAATTTATTTATGTAAGTCCAAGAAACGTAGATAAGAATAGATTAACACCATCTGATTTTGTATTGTTTGATACTGATGATTATTCTTATTATGCAGTAGACGAAAAAATGAAACCTTCTGTTGATTCTCCTGTACAAGCAGAATTATATAAGGAATTCCCGACAATTAATTATATGATTCATGGACATGCATTTGTACATGTAATGAAAGATATAGATGAAGCAAATATACCAGTTGCAAGTACAGAGAATTATTTTCCATGTGGTGATCTCAGGGAATTGTCAGAAGTAAAGAAATTAATGAAGTTCATTATATATGATGAATGTCATAAGAACTATGGTATCATTAATCTTAAAGGACATGGTTTTTTAATGTTCAGTCAGACTTTTGAACAAATGCAATATATGATTAATGATATACATTCATTTGTTATGAATGATGGTAATAGATTATTTAATTTAAAGCTAATTGATTATGGGATTTAATATTAAATCATTGTTTGTTGTAGAAGAAGATACTGCAAATAAAGATAAAGTTGAAATTAAGCAGGATAAAGTAGAACCTACTGTAAAAAAGCAAGAAGTAAACGTAGAACAACCAGTAAAAACTGAAGATACTAATACAAATGATGAATCAAAATCTCCTACTGATGAAGTGAACCATGAATTCCTTGATAAACTTTGCAATTATTTGGAAACATGTAAAATTGAAGGTGGCGATTATATGCAATTGAAGAAAGCAGCAAATAGTGAGGGTATGCAATGTATTCCCGATGAATCGGTTAGGTTCCAAGCTGCATTTGCAACACTTAAGAGTGTAAATCCTAACCTTACAAAGGATATTATTCTTTCTTCTATTGATACTTATATTAATGAGATGAATAAGCAACGAGATATTGCTATTGATCAAGTTGAAAAGAAACGTAAGATTAATGTAGGAGACAAGTCTAAAGCTATTGCAGATAAACAAAAACAAATTGCAGATCTTCAAAATGAAATTGTTAAGTTATCTACCGAGGTATCAACAATGAAAGAAGAAGTTGATAAAGCAGATGAAGAATGTAATAGAAATGCACGAGAATTTACGAATGCTGTTAATATTATTGTTAACGCATTGGAATCAGATAAGAAAAAGATTTCAGAAAAATTAGTAGGTTAAATTAATATATGAAAGTAATAATTAAGAATTATGATTCTACAAAAGCAAATGATATTGTAATTCCTGTTGAAAATAATATGGATAAACATGTAGACTTTTCTAGCGGTTATGTAGTATTATCAGATGGAAATAATGTTAAGAAAGTTTATATTGATTTTAACAAATATCCTGAAGTAGAATTAGATTTATAATATATAAAAATATTTTAAAGTATGTCAGATTATAGTACAACAGATGTTATTAATGTTGCGAAGAATAAAGTATCACGATGGGAGAAACCTGGTGGTACAACGGGTATGATTGTATTGGGTGTTGCCGTTGGTGCTATTGCAATTAATATTACACCTATTATGAATTTTATTGCGGCTGCTTGTGCAAGTACACTTAGTGCAATTGGAATGGCTGCTGCTCTTTTCCTTGTATTATATTGTTTGTTTGACCCACGTATTCGTAATATAGGTTCAACTATCTATTTTATGATTATGAGAAAGGTTGAAGGACTTCTCGTAGATTATGATCCTATTTCTATTGTGAAAAGAAAGATTGCAGAGATGAATAAGAAAATTCAGGAGATTACTGATAATATGGGTAAACTTCGTGGATTGATTGATAAATCAGAGAAACGTATTCAGGAAAAGAGAAAACAATGTGATCATGATTTTCAAATGCTTAATAAGTATAAGCAAACAGGAAAGATGCAAGATGCTGCTGTTTATGAAAGACAAGTAGCAAGACTTACAGAAGTAATTAAGAATTCTGAAGCGAGACTTACTCAATCAAAGCAGTGGTATGAGATTATGGGCAAACTTAAACATCAGGCAGACCTTACAGTTCTTGATGCAACAAATGAGATTAATGAACGCGTAGAAGAATGGGAAATGATTAAGGCACAACACAAGGCATTCACTTCTATTGTAGGTATTATCAACGGTAAGGATGATCAGTTCAGTTTGTTTACTCGTGCAATGGATCATATGGCAGATGATATTTCTCAGAAGCTTGGTGAGATGTCATTTATTATTGAGGAAACCGGAGGTTTGATGTCAAAGATTGATATGGATAATCTTGTGATGTCTGATAAAGCAAATGCTCTTCTTGCTCAATATAATGCAGGTGGATTGGATGCGGTTCTCCTTGGTAGTTTTGCAAATCAACCAATTGAACATCAGCCAACAGAAACCGTAGAATTTAAGGAAGTAGAATACGCAAAACCTAATAGTAATGCAAGTTCTATTACAAATAATAAACAACAAACGCTTAGTCAACCTAATTGGTTCTAAGAATTATTTTATCATTCATTTCATTAATTATATTTTTTATTTAATCTTAGTGAACTATATGGATTTATTTCTATAGTTCACTTTTTTATTTAATATTTTATGTGTATCTTTGTATTGTAAATTATTTAACTAATTAAAATATAGAAATTATGTTAAAGGTCGTAGATACATCATATTATATAATTAATAATAAAGAAAAAAAAGAATTCTTTATATATTATGATATAAACCATAAGATTGATTGTAATATGTCTTTATGGGATATTATGTTTGATTTACAGATTGAAGATGTAAATGAAGATAATAAAGATTTTCTTTTACAAGAATTCTTTAAAAAGAATTGGACACGATTCTTTATGATTAAATCTATTCCTTATGATACTATGGTAAATGTATTACCATGGGATAGTATTTTAAATATGGTAAATCAAATTGCGCAAACAATAGTTAAATATGAAGATTTAAAAGCTATTCCATCAAACAATAAGTAATTTTTAAAATAAAAGAATAATAGAAATAAACAAATTAATTTAGTAACTTTAATAAAAGATTTTTAAAATTATGGCAAATGTAGTTTTGCGACCTTGGGTAAAGGTTGTAGGAGTTATTGCGGTAGTTGCCGCTATTATGTTTGGTGCATCGAAGTTTTTCGGTGGTAATAGTGATGATAAGTCATCTTCTAATAGTGGAGGATTGTTTAGTAACATTTTCTCTGGTAGTGATGATAACGTTATTACTATTGGTACAAATACATATGCAGGATTCCTTCCATTTATGTATTTGAATAATGGCCTTAATCCTAATGAGGATTGCCCCATTTACAAGGAATATGGTATTAAGTTGAAGATTGTCGTACAAGATGATTTTGCTGCTGGTCGAGCGGCATTTAAGAACGGCGATATTGATATTATCTATTGTACTGCAGATGCTCTTCCTGTTGAAATGAGTGAAGGATCTGATATGAATGATGCGAAATTCTTTAATATTTCTAACTGGTCACGTGGTGCTGATGCCATTGTAGTTAATAAAGGAATTCAGAATGTAAGCGGACTTATTGGTAAGGTTGTTTGTTGTTCACAGGGTACAGCATCTCATACACTTTTGTTGAATACACTTGAGACAAATGGTATTGGAACAGATAAAGTAAACATGAGTAATTCTGTTGATCCAAATAAGGTTAATGTGAAGGTTGTAGATAGTGGCTTGGATGCAGCAAGTGCATTCCGTGCAGGTTCATGTGATGCAGCAGTTGTATTCTCTCCAGATGATCAGGATTTGGTTGCAACTGTTAAGGGAGCGCATGTATTGATTTCTACAAAACAAGCATCAAATATTATTTGTGATGGTTTGATTGCAAAGCAGAGTTATCTTGATTCTAATAAGGAAAATGTAAAGAAACTTATTTCTGCATTGTTGTGGGCAAATAACCTTATGAATACTGATAGTAAAGCTGTAGCAACAGCAGCAAAGGCATTTGCAACTGCATATAATACAGATGAGAATTTCGCTATTAATGGTTCAAAGAATATTCATTATGTCACATTGGGTGATGCTCAGAATTTCTTTGGGTTGAATAGCTCATATACAGGTGTAAAGGGAGATGAATTGTATTCAAAGATGGCTCGTACATATGAGTCTCTTGGACTTTGTAAGCATCCACTTGCATGGAGGAAAGTATCTTATTCTGATATTATTGAGAGTATTGCATCTGAGCCTGATAAGGTAAAGGGCGATCAGTCTGCAGAAGCAGGTCCAAAGTTTAATGAAACATCTATATCAGATGCAGAAACGAAGACAGCAATTTCAGACAAGAAGGTAACTATTGAATATGGTGTAAATAGTGATATTCTTGATAACGCAGCACAGAGTATTATTGATAAGGAATTTGCTGGTATTGCAAAACAGTTTGCAGGTTCAAAGATTCGAATTATTGGTAATACAGATAATACAGGTAATTATGCATATAATGTAGATTTGTCTCGTAGACGTGCACAGTCTGTTGCTAATTATCTTGTAAAAGAATATGGATTTGATAAGAACCGTTTCATTATTATTGGTAATGGTCCAAAGCGTGCCGTTGCAGATGGTGTAGTAGGAGATAATAAGTCATATCGTTCTACTGATTTTCAGTTGATTTCAGAGTAATTAAAATAAATTATAAACATGCGGTTTATAGAAAATAATTTTTATTAAATTCTATAAACCGCATTTTTAATTATGAAATATAAGCATGAATTAATAGGTAATAAAGTATTAATTATATGTGATTGTGATGATATAAGTATTCATCGAATATATTGTGCATATATATTGGGTGAAGTTATTGATTATAATCCTATTACAAATGAAATAAGTATTAGGATAATTAATAATGATATGAATTACTATAGAATGTACAAATTATTTTATAGTAAATTAGGAACACGTACATATTTTGAATTTAAACTTAATACATATGATCCTTTTGATCATAAATACTGTTCAGATAATCGTTTAGGATATATAGATCCAAGGGACTATAATGATTTATGGTGGTATGAAGCATATTCAGGTAATGAAGCAATATCATTATTAAAAAATAACCTATTAGAAACAAAAGATAAACCTGTATATAATTATTGTTATCTATCTACTGATTGTTATGGTAGTTTTAAATCTAAAAAAGAATATTTAACATATCTTTTAAATGAATTAAGTAATGAAAATACAGAATGATTTAATAGGTAAAAAAGTACTAATTATTCATACATATGTTAGTAAATTCTTTAGGAGTTATTGTACATACCATATAGCAACAATTAAATATTATTATCCATCAGGTAATTTTATTATTGTAGAATGTCCGAATATTAATCGCACAAGATTTACATTAATAGATCATGATGATCCATTTATAAATAAAGATTATTCAGATAAAAAATTGGCAATGAATTTTTCAACTAATGATGGATGGTATTATGTATTTACAAATAAATCTTCAATCAGACAATTAGAATATAATTTAATACATTATAAAAATAAACGTTCATTCAATAGCTGTAGAATGATAGTTTCTACGGGACGTTTAATGACAACAAAAGAACGGAAAAACTGTTTTGAAACATTATTAAGTAAAATACAAGATGAAATATCGAAATGACTTAATAGATAAGAAAGTATTAATTATATGTAATAGTTCTGGTCCTAACAACTGGAATCATTATTGTAGTTATGTTGTTGGGAAAGTAATAAGTTATAATCCATCTATTAATTCTATAATGATTGAATATGGTGATAAAACACGAAACTATTTTTCTTTAATTGATTATAATGATCCATTTAAGAAACATAATGATAGTTATAATAGAGGACTATATAAACGATTAGCATATAAAATACCATTGAATAGATATTCAGAAAGTTGGTGGTATGATGTCTTTTCATTACAATCTGCAGAAAAATTATTAAATCATAATATTAAACATTCACGAGAAAAATATGTATATGGTGAATGTATATTATCAAAAGTATGTTATAATCATATAAGTAAAAAGAATTTTTTTGAATTATTATTAAAAGAATTAAAAGATGAATCTAATTAAACGTTTATTTAAATTTGGAGGAACTTCTGATTTTGGTACGTTAACAAATGTAATTATTAGTATCATAGGTGCTGTTATTATCATTATGGGATGGCATTTCATTTCTGCATATGATATTGTATCTAGTAATATTCTTCCAGATCCATTTAAGGTAATTGGTAGTATTCCTACACTTATTACTGAAAATCATTTGTTTGCAAATATTTGGTATACAGTTAAACTAAATCTTTCATGTTATGTATATGCAATTTTACTATCATTTCCAATAGGATTTTTTATAGCATTATATCCTATTAATAATATACTATTTGGAAAATATATTAATTCTGTAAGATTTATTCCATTGCCTTCTATTACAGGAATTTTCTTAGCAATATTTGGACTTACATTTGGAATGAAAGTATGGTTTCTTACTGTTGCAATTATGATTTACATTATTCCTTCTGTTGTTAATAAGGTAAATGATTTACAAAATCCTGCTAATGAAAAAGATAATGTATATCTTCAGACCGCACAAACAATGGGTATGTCTGCATGGCAGAAGTTCAGATATGTATATTTCCCTTATGTAACAGGTGGTGTAGTTGATTCTTGTATTGATTTGCTTGCAATTAGTTATAGTTATGTAGTTATTGCAGAAATGATTTATAAGGATGGAACTATAAGTGGTATGGGTGCATTGATTAATACGATGGTAAGACAATCACAAATGTCTTCCGCATATGCATTGTTATTCTTAATTATTATTATTGGTTGCGTACAGGATTTCTTGTTTAAGAAAGGTGCAAGACTATTATTTCCTTACAAATATAAAAATTAATAAAGATTATGAGTGATTTTAAAACATTATTTGGACAAAATAATCAAGAGGATAAGAAAACACCTATCCTGTTAGAACAAGAAAAAAATATTAATTCATCTACAAATGATTCCAGTATTCCTGATGTAAGTAATAATGTAGATAAGCCAAATACACCAGATGTAAGTTTACCTAATAATCAGAAAAAAGATCGGGGTGATGGTAAAATAGATGTTGTTAATTTTAAAAATTTAACACAAATATTTAATAAAGGTAAGAAAAATGAATATAAATTATTTGAAAATTTCTCTTTGAATATAAATGATATTCCGAATGATTTTCAATCCGTGAGTATTATGGGCACATCTGGCTGTGGAAAAAGCAGATTAGTACGTCTTTTATGTGGATTGGATGACGTTCAATCTGGAAGTGTTTCTGTATATGGTAAATCATTATCAGAATTTGGTAATATTCCTATGGTATTTCAAAATCATAGTAATAGTAATTATCCTTGGATGAAAATTATAGATAATGTAATGTTACCAATGATTATTAGAGGATTTTCTAAAAAAGATGCGTATGAGAAAGCATTACAATTGATTAAGTTAGTTGGACTTGAAGGAAAAGAAAACGATTATCCAAATATGCTAAGTGGCGGACAAAATCAACGTATAGCAATTAGTAAATGTCTTGCTTCGAATTCTCAAATTATTGTATTAGATGAAGCAACTGGCGCATTAGATATAAAAATGAAAAAAGAGATTCAAAATATTATTTTAAAAATATTATATGATTCAAACGTAGATCCTACTATTATTAATATTACTCATAGTATTGAAGAGGCTCTATATATAAGTAATAAAATTTTTATATTAAAAGCTAACCCTTGCGGTATTGTTAAAGTTATGAATATTCATTATCCAAATGAAGAAAATATGCACCGAGATGAATGGATTTTTCAAACAGAAGAGTATAAAAAATATTATTTAGAATTATCAAAAACATTATCTAATATTTAAATAGATAAATATAATGGATTCATAATTATTTATGAATTTATATTTTGCAAAGTTGAGCATATTACTAAATTTAGTAATATGCTCTTTTATTTTATAGATAAATATAATGCAAAATATAAATTAAATAATTATGAGAAATATTACACATGATGAATTTATCACATGTGCTAGATCTATACACGGTGATAAATATGATTATTCATAGACAAAGTTTATTAATAAATCTACGTTAATTAAAGTATCTGATAATATACATGGTATTTTTGAAATTCTTCCATTTAAACATTTATTATACGATGGATATAATAAAAATTATTTAAATAGTTATGCGAATGAATACAAAAAACATTTTATAGAAGTATGTAAATTAGTTCATAATAATAAATATGATTATTCAAAAACAGTATATATACATTCATAAACAAAAATGTTAATAACATGTCCTATACATGGTGATTTTTATCAATTACCAATGTCACATATACATGGTAAAGGTTGTAGTAAATGTGGTGATTTATCTACAGCTTATAAACAAGCATATACAACTGAAGAATTTATTAATAAATCAAAATAGATACATGGTAATAAATATGATTATTCTAATGTACATTATATAAGTAACAAATATAAGGTTATTATAGGATGTCCTATACATGGTAATTTTTTATAATCTCCTGATAAACATTTAAATGGTCATGGTTGTCCAAAATGTGTTTTATATAAATTAGAAAATACAATATCATTATTACTTGATAACAATAATATTAAATATAATAAAAATTATAAAGAATTTAAATGGTTAATAAATGATATTAATCATTCATTAGAATTAGATTTCTATATACCTGAATATAATATTGCTATAGAATGTTAGGGTAAATAGCATTTTGAACCAGTTGAAAAATTTGGAGGAAATGAAGCATATTAAATATAGGTTAAAAATGATTAGATAAAATAGACATTATGTAAATAGCATAATATAAAATTATGTTATTTTTGTGACAAATATAACTATATAAATAATTATAAATTAGGATATTTAACATATAAAACAGAAAATTTATTAGAATATATACGATTTCATTTATTAGTTTAATATACATTTCAATAGCCCGTTCACTTGCATGTGATTCAAAATTACTTATGTTAGATGAATATTCGTCAGGTCTTGATTATTTCACTAAATTTGAATTACAAGATCTTCTATTAAGTATTTTTAATAATAGAGATGTAGATAGAACATTCTTGATAGTTACTCATAATATTTCAGAGGCTGTATATCTTTCAAATCGTATTTATATATTGGAACCAAATCCATGTAGAATCAAGGATGTAATTGATATTAAATTCAGTCAACCAAGAACACAAGCTATTCGTGAAACAGATGAATTTAAAAATTATCAAGCTAAAGTTCTTAAAGCATTAAATGAAACAATTAATAATAAGTAATTTTAAAAATTATGACAAAACATATTATAACATTTGGTGATCTTAATTCTGGAGATCATATTTTTAGATATAGAATTGTTAAAGACAAAGCTAAATTAGAAACATTAGTAGTACAAGATATTAAAATTACAAATGATAAAGCTATAATAATTATAAAAGATTCATCCATAATTTATACTTTTGATAAAGAACGAACATATATTATGGGCGGTAATAATGATGATTGGAGTAGTTCTGTTATTGTCTCTGATTATGAATTAGTGGAATTCATTAAAACTGTTATTAATATAACAAAACAACCACTTATAAGACAACATGTTAATTTAATAAATTTTATATCAGATTGAAATATAAAAAGGTGAGATAATATACTAAACTATCTCACCTTTTTTCTTTATATATAATATGAAAATATTAAATGATATAGTTAATAAAAAAGTATTAATAATATATAAATGTAATGGTCCTGCTGGATGGCATAGAGATTATTGTGGTTATAAAATTGGGAAAATAGTAGAATATAATATTGAAAATAATACTGTTAATATTGAAGATAAAAAGAAAAATATAAAAACATATAAAATTATAGATAAAAAAGATCCATTTAATTTAAATTTAATACAAAATAATGATAATAGATTCGCATATTATTATATTTCAAACTATAGGCAAATACGTGAATGGGAAAATGTTTTTATATATAATGATGCATTAACTATTTTAAAAAATAGTATTAAACAATCACATTCACAATATGTATATAAACTATTTTGTTTATCTTCATTTTCATATGGTAAAAAAACAAAGAAAAGATTTTTAAGAGATCTATTAAAAGAATTAGAAGAAAATTATTAATAATATTTTTTGTTTAAAATAAAATGTGTATCTTTGTATTGTTAATAAAATAATGAACAATTAAAAATATAAACAATATGAAAGCAAATTTTGTAACGGTTATCAAGAAGAGAGCAATCAAGAATGTACCAGCATTTCAAGATTTCTCAATGAAACAGATTAAGGTTATTAGTAATTCACCTAATTATCCAAATTCTGTAACTTTATCTATGGACATTTATTGTGATAATGTTGATGGTTATATTTTTAATAATGCATCTACAAATGAACAATATGCATTGACATCTGTTCAACTTAGTGACGCATTACGTAAGATGATTAGTAATAAAAAGTGTTATAAGCCTAACAGTAAGGAAGATTTACTTAGACTTACATTTGATACTATTGAATCTTTTAAATTTTAATTAATTTAAATGTAGACAATAATACATTATTAATATATAATATATATAAATTATTTGATTAAACAAATTAATGAAAAATTAAAAATAATTTATTAAAATGTAGACAATATCAAATAAATAACATATAAATAATATAATAATTAAAAACAAACGCTTATTTGATTTTCGTAGCGTTATGGATAAGTTGATAGAATTCAGAAATTCCTTTTAAGACGAATACACATGGAATGGTCCATTGGTGGAATTGGTAAAGTGTTTGCCTGCATTAATTTGTAGAATCCATCAAATTCAGTATCAGTTAGGATTAAATTTTAAATATTAGTAGTTGCTATTGACGAAAATATTGACAATAATTAATTTATTGTTACCTGAGGAATAAGTGTTTATTTAATAAACAACGAAGAAGCTGACTAAGAAAACCTAAGGTCTTCATAAGAAGATAGCTTGGTAATACTGAGCCAAGATAATTTTTAATTATAAGGTGCAGAGACTATACGGTGGGAACTAATAGCAAGTTAAGATATAGTCCAAACTTTATAGAAATATAAAGAGTTTTTGAGACACGAGGGACTTAAAAAATTTGAGTGCTCTATTGAGAAATCATAGAAGTAGAATCTCCCTAACGAAACGGAAGCCTAATTATTGGTGACAATAATGGTGGTGACGAACTCACTAAGTTGTTATAGAACGTTAATCTATATTAAATGTAAATTGAAGTGTTACAGCATAAATAGCGAAGAGACTATAGAGGAGATACCTAAGTTAAAGTACACGAAGAATAATCAATTAGATTATCACTATATATGAAGAGTATATAGTTTTATAATAAGGAATGCGCATTACTTTAATATGGTAGTAAAATAGTCCAGACTACAACATCTTAATAATTAAGATGGCTTGTATTAAAGCAAGAGTAGTAAGAAAATCCCTTGGGCAGAAATGCCCGTGCCGGTTCGAATCCGGCATGGACCACATATAAAAGTCTGATAATCAATAGCTTAGATTATCAGACTTTTATTTTTATATAGTATATAAAGTATAATTAATATTTTTAATAATGATTACAATTACAGAACAATATATAAAAGAGTACCAAAAGAAATTAGATGATATTTCTAAATCATTTGATTTAGAGAAACAACATATTATAGTTGAAGAATTATCAATTAAAGTTTCTGCACCAGATTTTTGGGATGATTTTGAAAGTGCGACATCAATCACAAAAGAACTTAATACAGCAAAAGAAAAGATAGATGATGTTGAACATATGAAAATGCTTATTGATGAGTTATCAACTGCATTAATGTATTATAAGGAATTTGAAGGTAAAGATGAAGAAGAATATATAAATCTAGCGAATTCTGAATTAATTAGTGAATTCAGTAAATTTGAGGATAAGTATAGATTTGTTGATCCTACAGATTCATTAGGAGCTGTATTAGACATTAATGCAGGTGCAGGAGGAACAGAAGCAAATGATTGGGCAAATATGTTATTCCGTATGTATGAGATGTGGGCAAAATCAAATAATTATAAGTTTAAAGTTTTATATTATTCAGAAGGGGATAAAGTAGGTATTAAAAATGTATCTATTGAAATTACTGGTAATAATGCGTATGGAACATTAAAAGGTGAAACCGGTGTTCATAGAATGGTAAGGGTTTCACCATATAATGCACAAGGTAAACGTATGACTAGTTTTGCTGCAGTTTCTGTTGTGCCTTTAGTAGATAATTCTATCAAGGTTGAAATTGACGATTCTAAATTAACAATAGATACATTTAGATCTTCTGGTGCTGGTGGTCAAAATGTAAATAAGGTAGAATCTGGTGTACGTGTAAATTATATGTATACAGATCCAGATACAGGTGAAACAGAAAAAATTCAAGTTGCAAATACAGAAACAAGAGATCAACCAAAGAATAAAGAAAGAGCAATGCAAATTCTTAAATCTATTCTTTATAAGAAAGCATTGGATAAACAATTAGCTAAGAAAAAAGAAATAGAAGATGCAAAACTTAAAAATGAATGGGGTGCACAAATTAGATCTTATGTATTTGATGATAAGCGAGTAAAAGATCATCGTACAGGTTATCAAACAACTGATGTTGATTCTGTTATGAATGGAAATATAAATGGTTTTATAGAATCATATAATAATTGGATTATTGAGCAAGAAAATAATAGACTTTAATTAAATATTTTCTTATAAATAATTAATGAAATATTTTCCTATATAAAATAAATTATGTATCTTTGTATTGTTGATAATTAAATTAGTATAAACAATTAAAAATATAAAGGTTATGAAAGTACGTATAGGAAGAGACGAAAAGTTCATTGAACTTGGTAAGTATGACGATATAACAATTATAGATGATGCTGGTACAGAGTATCGCATTGAAGCAAATGATCCTTGTTATCAAGGTAATGGTATAAAAGTTTATGATATTGATGGGTGCATTCTTGTAAAACCATCTACATCAAATCTTGTACAAATTTTCTCGACATCAAAGATTGAGTTGTAATATCTATAATTGTTTTATATGTTAATATGAAAATTTTAACTATAAAATATATTATATGGGTTGTCACACATGGGTTTATAAGCTAATCAGTTCGATGTCTAAAGATGAAATAAACAGAGAAATTGATTGTGTTATTAACGAACGTAAACAGCGTTTTTACATGTCTTCTAATGAGGATGAATATGCAAATAGAATGGTAAAACTTACTAAAGATAGTTCTGTTGCACCAATGTCTTATGCAGATGCTATTAAACGTTATAAAGAAGCAAGAGAAGAAACACAACTTATTATAGATAAGTTAACACTTGCTAAGCAAACAGGTGATTTATCTGTAATAACATATAAAAATGGATTTGATACATCAGAAGATGATACATATCTTTTCTTATGTACAAATACCCCATTTAGATGTTATGAATATACAGATAAACAATTTACAAATAAAGATGAATTGATTTCATATATACATTCAGTTGATCCAAAAAAAATTGAAGTTTATAATAATGATAAATCATTAGATGAACAGATATATGATTTCTTTAAACTTCATGGTGACAATAATTTATTATTTGAATTCGGTTAAAAATGAGAACAAATAAGTTAAATGAATGTGTACTATCAATGATGTATACAAACATGGATTTAGAAATTGATTCTTATTCATTGTTATGTTGTTTAGATGAAATTGGATTTACATATCCGCCCTATCCTAATTCAACTGAATATTTGAATATTGGTGAATCACGGAACCTTAGAGAATTTAATGAAACTAATAAACATGTATTCTATCACATGATTTATGATTTTATTAAATGGACATATGGAATATCTGTAAGTTTCTGGGAATCTAAATCAATATCATATAATGAAAGAGGAACAATTGAAAAAGTTGATATTGAAGGTATGGATGAAACATCAGATATATATGGTATTATTACAAATATGGTATTTGATGATTTAAATACTGCATATAAAACTGTTGCACATATGATTGTTTCCGATTTAAATTGGAGACATAAACAAAAGAAAAAATTTTCTAATGTTAAATAAGACTTTTTTAATAAACAAATATATACATAATAATTAATAATATTTTAAATTCTATTTAAACATGGGATTGTTTGATTTTCTTAATAAGAATAAGTCAGAGGATGTAAGTACATTGTTTACTGACGAAAATAAAGGAAGTTGTGCTTCTGCAGCTGATGCATATAAGAAGTCTCGTTATGGAATTCTTAAGACTGATAAAATGATGCTTGAGGAATTTTTCACGGATGTTAAGCTTCTTGTAGAGCAGAAAAATATGGAGCGAAGCTATTGTGGAATGGTTCAAATCGGGGATGATATTATTAAGTACCTTCCTAAGATTAAGGATCGTCTTGGACGTCAGCTCGGTTATAAAGTAATTGTGTTGGATGATAATACAGTTATTACTAATAATGTATCAAATACAAAAGATATAATTAAGAGTGGACATACGTATCTCCTTCTTATTTGGGATAAGTTGTCTGTAGAGGAAGTTGCAGAATATAATGCTACACATCCAGTAAATGATGATTCAGATGATACATCAACTGTTGATTCATTGAAGCAAGATGAAGATACAAAGAAAGTTGAAACATCTGATACTTCAAAGAAAAACACAAAGTAGAAGAAACTTAATAAAAAATAATTATCAATTTGTAGACAATTTGTTTATTAAGTAATATAAATATTAAGATAGAGAAAAAGGTGATAGTAATTATACATTTGATGCTTTTATAATTAACCATTTAATTTGTGTATAATTACTTTTCTTGTAAATATTTGGTTCGGTTAATTAACGAATATTTACAAACAAAGAAGAGAGAAGTAAAATGTTTTAGAAGAGAAACATTTTACAAATGGAAAAGGAAAGATAGATATGAGGTGAAAAGTCGTTGTGATAACGGTTTTTCACCATTTTTATTTTTATAATATTTTCATAATTTAAAAATTATATGTATCTTTGTATTATAATAATTTAAATATAGAACTATTATGAAATATTTGGTTAATTGGATTGAAAAAGAAATGCATCCAGATCAGCATATAAGTTCTAAGTCAACATCTTCAGAATATTTTTACTTCTATGGTAAAAAGGTTCGACTATCTGATCACTTAAATGGTGAACATAAAGATAATGATTTGGAAATTATATGTGTGCATGATTTATTCGGTAAGAATAAACAATACATTGTAAAAGAGGGTTCATCTCCTTCTATCATGTCTGTTCCTGATGTAAAGACTTTAAAAATAGTATTATCTACATTTTTATTTCAATATAAAAATAGTTATGATAATATACGAATAAAAAATGCTATTACAGAAAGTACGCAAAAAAGTAATTTTGATGTATGCATTGATAAACTCAAAAATTGTGGAATTCTAAATTCTTCTGATATTGGTTCTATTAACGTATATATGAATACTATTTGTAAACAATGGGGAAGTATGAAAGAAGATCTTCGATTAACAATATTACATCTGTTTAATTCTGGTAAAACTATCGAGGAAATAAAAAATATCATTAATGTTGAATTTCCGGTTAATAATGCAAATAATTGGCAAAATGAAGATATTCAAGATAATATAAACAAGATATATCAATATATTCCATATGATTATAAAATAGATGAGCATATCATTTGTCAAAAATCATTATTAAAGAAAAAAGTAGAAGATAGTTATAAGAATCTTCTTGTTGAATATGAAAATTATAGACAGCAAACAATAGAGAAATTGTGTCAGCAAGATAAAGACAGATATGTTAATATCTTTGGTTCATTACTTGTAAAAAATACAGATGGACGTTATTCTAAGTTATCTATAGCACAGAGAAAGAAATTTAGAGAACTTGCATACAACAAAGTCCCTTATGATATATGTCTTAACGTATTTAATCATACATTTAAGATAAAGAAAAATAAAAGATTCTTACCAGAACCTACAGAGCTTGGTAATGTGGTAAATAAATTTTTAAAACTATACAACATTGGTATTGTAAAATATCCAGACGAAGAAGATTTTGATAATATATATTCTTCTAACTTTGAAACTAATATTACTACTGTAGAAAGTAATAATGTAGACGAAGTAGAAAGTAATAATGTAGATGAAGTAAAAACTAATGATAATAATGTTAATGTAGAAGAGATAATCAATCATGATAATGATATAATTCATTTTATTCATGATACTGATAAAGTTATAAAGGAATCTTATGAATATGCAAATGCAGAATTTTTGAATATTATTGATATTCATGAAATGTTTGATAATAATCAGATTAATATTCTTGATGAAGTAATTAAGAAGATTAATGATACAGATAAGTATACATCATTTGAAACTCGTCGTATCACTGATGTATTTGCAAAGCATTATTCTGATATATGGGATAAGTTAACATGGGGTCAAAAAGGACTTTGTTCAACTATTATTACGGAAGAACGAATGAATCTTAATGAAACAGATTTTATTATCAATAAGATATTTGATAAAACATCATTTAATTGGCCTGTAACAGAGCAATGTCGCAAGGATATTAAAATGTATTGTCAACGTATAAAAGAGAGCCGTATGGCTGCTTAAAATAACAAATAGGATAGATTACTAATTAATAGTATATCTATCCTATTTTATTTTTATATTGCATATCCATTATTACCTTTTGATTTATTATCAGACTATGCTTCTTGTTTCGCTTGCCATGCTCGCGCTTTAGCATTATCGTCAACGTCAACAAAGTTCTAACCATTAGAAACTAAATATGTATTTCTATTTCCTTGGTTAATTTTTGTCATTGTCATATGTTTATGTTTAGGAATATCTGGTATATTATCTTGCATCTTCATATGTTGTCTATGTCTATTTCTTAACTCATCATATGTAGATTCTATTACATCTGCTAATGAAACAAGTTGCTATATATTTGTATCCTTTAATTCATCAGTATTTATGGATGTTAATGCTTTAATCTTATTAAATAATTGTTTATCTTTTTCCTATGATATTTTAACCATTTTCATTTCTGGATTATAACTAGGATTTTCAATTATATTATCAAATATCATAGATGTTGGAACACTTGTACTTGTATTTAATGAAGGCATCTTCATATTAGAAGTGTCATAACTATTATTATAATGATTGTTTACCATTGGAATATTATTAGTTGAACTATTTAAAATAGGTTGTGTCATTTGCATATCTATTTTACTTTCGTTCAATAATGGTTCAGTCATTACCATATTCTATTGATAATCATTATATACAGGTTGTGTCATTACCATTGATAAACTACTGTCAATTATTTCTGGTGAAAACATTTTCATATCAGGTATTGAAGTATTATCAATAGGTTTAGACATAACCATATTTGATAAAGATGTATCATTTATTAATTCAGTCATTACCATATTTGATAAAGATGAACTATCTGTTAATTCAGTAAATTTCATATCAGCTGTAGATACATTCATATCTAAATATGTCATATCCATATCTGCTAATGAAATATCTTCATTAGGTTTAACCATAATCATATCAGGTAATGATGTATTCAATTCTGGATATGTCATTTTCATATCAGTGGTTGAAACATTCATATCTAAATATGTCATATCCATATCGCCTAATGATGTACTTGTATTTATATATGTCATATCCATATCAGGTAATGATATACTTGCATTAAGATATGTCATATCCATATCTGCTGTAGATACATTCTGTTTTATTGAAGTCATTGTCATATCTCCTAATGATGTACTTGTATTAAGATATGCCATATCCATCTATATTTTTGATGTACTAATATCCATTGGTGTCATCTTCATCTAACCATTCGAAGCACCTGTAATTTCAACTTCAAACATCTGATTAGTAAATTTAGTATCATCTCCTTTATTTGGTATCATATCCATCTTTGTTTTTGTAAGATACATATCCATTTCTACCATTTGATTATGTGCTTGTGGTATATCATCACCTTCCAATGGTTGTAAATTATGATGTTCCTTACTAACATTCTATGGATTTGGAATTAAATTCATCTTATTCTTTACTGCATCCTATGGAACAGAAATAAAATTCATACCATTATGTGAACTATCAATATTGATACCCATGAAATTCATGTCGACTTTACTTGTATCAAAATATGTAGAATCTTTTTTCATATCCATTTTAGTATGTTCAAGATTCATTTCAGGTTTTACATATGTCATAGAATTATGTGAACTGTCTAACTAAGGTTTAACATATGTCATAGAATTATGAGATGTATCTATATTTAATTCTACATATGTCATATCTGATTTAGATATATCCATTTCCGGCTTAACATATGTCATAGAATTATGTTCTGTATTCATATCGGGTGAAACATAATTCATATCAGTATGATCTAAATTCATCTTAGGTTTAACATAATTCATATCTGCATGATCAAGATTCATTTCTGGTTCAACATAATTCTAATCATGTTTATCCAAATTCATATCAGGTGAAACATAATTCTAATCAGGTTTATCCAAATTCATTTCTGGTTTAATATAATCCTAATCTGGTTTATCTAAATTAAATTCAGGAACAACATATGTCATATTATCATGGTCTAGATTCATTTCTGGTTCAACATAATTCTAATCTGGTTTATCCAAATTCATATATGGTTTAATATAATTCATAAGATTATGATCAAGATTCATATCTGGACGAACATAATTCTGTTGAAATTTATCAAGATTCATTTCTGGTTTTATATAATCCTAATCAGGTTTATCTAAATTAAATTCAGGGATAACATATGTCTAATCTGGTTTATCTAAATTCATTTCAGGTTCAACATATGTCATATCATTATGATTCAAGTTAAACTCAGGTGATATATAATCATACTATGGTTTATCAAGATTCATATCTAATTCTTGATAATTCTATTTAATCTTATCTAAATTTTCATTAGGTCTAATATAATTATGTTGAATTTTATCAAGATTCATATTAATACATGGATCTATCAAGATAAAACTTGCATCATCGCCTGTTATTTTTATATTAGGATCTAATTGAGCAGTAGATGTATCTATAATTCCTGGATCAACTATATTATAATATGCATCACTTCCAACTACATATGTATTATGTAACATATATTGTATCATTACTTTGATACGATTTTTCATTTGTTCCTATGCTTTTATAACATCAGGTCCATATAATAATTGTTCATGATCATAAATATAAGATTCTTCATTAGGTCGTTGTAAATCATTATAGAATGTATCTCTATCAGGATTTGCAGAATCTCTTACTAATACAGGTCTAGAATGAATAACTTTCTTAAGATATTTCTTCAAATCTTTCCAAGACTATATAGAATATAAACTATCTCGTACATTTGCCATATGCCATGTATTATCTGGAAGCTGGGGTCCATATACATCTGCCATACCGTATAATCTATCATAATCAGAATTATCACCAACTTTATGCGTTATTTCTTTATCAAAATACGCAGTATATTCAGATGGTGTCATGAACATTCTTCTCATCCATCTTGTTCTGAAATTTGCATGATTATCAAAATCAGTTGATGTATAAGAACCTCTTTCTGTAATAGAATCAAAATCAGAAATCCAATTAACTGCGTTTTCAGAAGTTGTACTCTTTTTAGAATTATCATCCTAATTTGGATCTAATGTATCTATTTTCTTCATCAAACCATTAGAGTAATAAGTCTTTACATTCTTAACACTTATAGTTATCTTTGTCTCCGCGTCCTTATGTTCATCATATGCAGTAGCGTATTCATTATCCCATATAGATTCTATATCAAACTCACATGGTCCACATTCCAATGCATATATAGGAAAATTATTCTAATCAACACTATATACTGCAACTTTATCACCTGTAGATTTATCTAACTTATATCCTGTCTATAATATACGTCTATCAAATACATATATAATCATTTTGAAATATCTGTATATATCAGGTAATATCCATCTTTGCCATACATCATCATATGCTGCTTTCCTATACATCTCCAATAATGTTCTGATTTTCAAATCAACACCTTCGTAACATTCCAATGTAATCTTTGCATCTTTTAAACGAACACCCTTTGTAGCATCAAATGATGTAAGTTTCTCTAAACCGGATATTTTCTTAAATAAATAAGGCATACTTCTTTGAATCTCATACAAACCTTTAACGAATGTTTTTATATAAGAAGCTCTCGCATCTTCATTTCTATTCATTAAATAATTATATGTATTATAATGTTCCTGATTACTCCAATTCTCTGTTCTATCAAAATTCAAAAAATTAAGGTTAAGCAACCCCATTGGATATTGATCATAATCTTCATAATAGATATTATTGAAAAGACTTGTTTTTTGTTGATTTTTTATTGTTTCTGTATCCAAAACAGAACATCCCCAATCACCAAACTCAACTTTGAACATAAGTCTTGTCGGATCTTCAAAACCACTACTGAATATTTCCGAATTCATTTCAGTACCGTATTCATTTCCCATATGAAATCTTTTCATAATTTCATTCTGTTCCATGAATCTTCCTGATGGTAATGGCCATGTTTCACTATTGGTTACTTTCTCCTCTAATTCATTTGTCTTTGTATCACCAGTAAGTAATGAATTAAAACCACTTAGGAAATTATATGCTGAATTTGTTCCTTTAACTATATTTTTAACTGCACTAAATAAACTCATAATTTAAATATCATTTTATTTTACTGGTGTAATGAATGGTGTCTTATTAGGATGATTTGGTGTATCTACCAATATCAATTTACTTTCATTTCTTGTTACTGGTGAATACATATCCAATTTATAATTATCACCAATTTCATATTCGTTCTCATATAATCTTATATTACACATCTATAAATTATTTCCCATGTTTTCAATAGTAAATTCATTTATAGAAAAATCAGATATATTCCAATCAATAGTTTTATCAGTCTTAAGCACATCTCCTATAACTTTATCATCTATTTCCTTTGGTGAACTTATAACTATTCTCGTTTTATCTGGTGATATATCCAACATTATATAAGACCATATATCAAACTCAAAATTAACAGGTATATGTTTAGATTTATTACCGATCTATATTTGTAATTCATTCTATCTTATAAGAACGTCAAACTATATTTTATTATCTTCATCATATCCTCTGATTAATTTATAAATATTAGTCTTATAAATTTTAAGAAACTATGAATTCTCATACCATTTTGTTAATTTTTTATTTGCTTTAGTCATATCAGATGATTTAATAGCTATACCTAATGAGTCAACACATTCATCTAACTCAACAACGATACCATTAACTTTTATTAATGAGCCTCTTGTTATTGTTATATTATCACCTAATTCCAACTATAATGTTGTCGATACTCTGAAATACCAATAATTAGAATCTTTTGAATAATATACCAATCGAATAACCTAACTATCTAATATATAGCTTGCAAGATTAACCCAACATGAATATATAAGATGATTTCTTCCTGAATTAATTTCATATATTAAATCATCATGATATGTAATATTCTTTGTTGCAATAGAAAAATCATAATATGCATTAGATATAAGATTTCCATTAGAACCAAATATTTGATTTGAAATAATAGATTCTATATCACAGTCTTTCTAAGGATCAACATATGTAGTATTATTATAAGATGTTTCAATAGGTGCATCAACATCTGCAACTTCTTGTGATATTGTATCTCCAAACAATTCTTCCTATGATGTTGTAAGTTCTTCTACAGAATCTCGGAATTCCTATGTTTCTTGTCTGGAAGCAGATGGACTATATTTAGATAATATGACTTTATAATATGTTGGAAGTGCTGCTATTGTATAAATTAATTCAGAAGACTATACTTCAAACAATTTGTGATATATCTATACATAAACAATATCTCCTTTCTACGGCATTGTATTTACACCAAACATACTTTGCCATTCCTATATTGTTATATTAATTTCCAATGGCTAAACATAATTTAACCCATAAAGATCTATAGTATATTCACCAGGATTATAATCAGCGTTAGAAACAATAACTTTAATAGTTTTAGGACATTCCAATCCAACCTATGTTAATGTATATTCCTAAAGAACAACATCTTCAGAATTGATAACAGGTGTTGCTCTTGCCCACAAACAGTCAGTTCCAACAGTCTCTGTTGCTGACTGTTGGATCTCCTTAACTGTTTCATATGCTGATTTTATAATCTCATTAATATCAATTCCTAAACCTGCCATTAGTTATTTAATGTTTCATTTATTTTTGTTTCTATCTATGATATTTCATCGCATATCTTAGATAAATCATCTATTTGTGATTTTATATTATCCCTTGTATTTTTTAATATATTAACTTGATAAGAACTCATTTGTTTTGTATTTGAATAATCTTTCTTAAATGTTGCAATATTAACCTAAATTTTCCCATATGATATTAATGAAGATTTTAAAACTTTTGAATATACACCATATAATGTCATTAAAATTTTAAATTTATCTCTATCTGTTCTTATAACTTTCTTTATCTCAGAACATAATACCTAACCGGTTTTTGTATATGCTTGTAACTATGGTAATATTTTTTTCAAATCATCATTAAAATTAGAAATTCCTATCATCGAACGGTTTTTTGCAATTAATGCTTTATATCTCTTTATATTGTTTTCTGCTATTTTATTACAATATTCATCATCACCATATAAATCGTTATAATCATACTCTGATAATTTAACGCCATAATTAAAATATCTATTCTAATCGCCATTCGCATATGGTTTATATTTACCAAATAAATCTTTTACCCATTTATATGTCTATCTATTATCAAATGCTTCCCTCTAATCATTCTTACGTTTATTAAAACCATTTTCTGTTTTATAATCATTATAACTTTTTACTGTTGAATCCGGTAATGTATAATGTTTATCATTAGTTGATCTATATGTAGATACAACAGAACCATTAAAATCCTTATGGACTTCTTCTGGATAATAAATTATTACATAATCATTTAAAGAGGAACCCCAACCTGTACACTTTGATAAATTACTTGCTTTTGATGTTACAGCTCCGACAGTTTTTAATTTCATTTTACCATTATGCTAATTTAAATAAAGATACTTATCAACAAAATCAATACCTACTAAATCTCGTTTATCTCCAATAAATGACATACGTGCAATAGTAGGAAATTTTAATTCAGTACCATCATTTAAAGGCATGGTTAATGTATTTACAATAAGATTATCTTTCTTAACAGCATTTTCTATTCTATCTTTAGATATATCATCATTCAAGTACCAACGTCTACCTGTTGTCGCAGTAACTAAAGGATTATCATTATCTATTGCAAATAGTTTTAATGTATTATTACAGCTTACAACTAATATTTCTCCTTCTTCATTAAACCAAAAACAAAGGTTATCTTTAGATGCTTTATTTACTTTTTCTTTAAGATTTTTATCTTTTTTAATTTCCTATAATGTATATTTTTCAAAATGTTCATCAGTAAGATTAAATAAATCCATTCTATATTTTGTGAAATAACCATATGTGGCATCAGAAAATGCAATACTTGGGATCAACTATGGATCTGGTTTTATAAATAGTTTTGTTGTATAATTTACATATTGGTTAAACAATTCCATATATTTTTTATGTAAAGCGCGTTTATCATCATCTGAAACTATACAATCACCTTTATAATAAACACTATCTTTAACTTTATTATTCCATGAATTAAATGTATTCTCTATAATAGATTTTAATTCGTTATAATACTATTTTGCTTTATAATACATTGTACCTGGATAATACATCTTATAATAAATAAACATTCCTCCTTTATCATTTAGAATATCATTAACTAATATATCAGACTGAAGTTTCTCGGTAAGATATTTTTCTGTTATATATTTCTTTAAACTAAATTGCATAATAATCCTATTTAATATTCTATTTTAATTATTTATTTTGATAATTTGATATATTGCGAAATAAATAATAAAACCAATATTTTTATTAATACGGATATGGGTAGTTTAAATTAGAATAGTATAGCAGATCAATATAAAAATCCTTTAAAAAAATACGGTATAGATATATCGAATGAGAATTTGGATGATGTTATTTCAAAAATGACATCATTAACTGACTCATCTTTATACTCATAGCAAAACAGTCCATTATATGGTGTATTTAAAAATGTGCTTGATACTTCTGCAAAGCAAGCTGATGCATTTGAACCGGGTGGATCAATAAATGATGAAATTACTAGTTACCGAGCATGGGATCCTAGACTTCATAGAGTGGACGGATTTGTATCTAGGTCTGCGACAAGCGATGATCACCCAACAGTTGTTCCTTTCGCTTCAGAAACAGCAGCAGGAGCATTTTATGATATGGTATTTACAATAGAAAAAGGTATCGGTGACAAAATGTCTGAAACTACTGTATATAAAGAAGGAACAAATACTAAAGATTCAAATGACAATGAAAAAACATCATCAGATAATACGTTTTATACAGTAGATAAAAATAGTGGTGAAACTATTACAGATGTAAATAAATCAACAAAAAATTTTTATTTACCTAATAAAACAGGTAGTAATGGAGTAAATGCAGACACAATAAAAAGTTAGATTTTAAATGACGGAGATTCTTATGGTGTGGCTTCTATTGTTAATCCGTATACATTAACAAAATTATGTGGAGGCCTTGTAAAAGTCAAAGGAAATAATGATGAAAAAGGTAATAATGCAATAGAAGTAGAAAATCACATGTATGATATTAGAGATTCCCGAAGATTTTATGGTAATGTAATTGAAGGTGAAAATAATACAGATTTTTTAACCGTTACAAATCCTACGACGACTAATATAATAACATGGAGCAATTAGGATAGATGGGGACGAACACCATATTATTTTTAGGATTTTGTTTTTTGTAAATATTGGAATATTATACCTAATAACCGTTTAATAACATTAAGAAAGTATCATGCACCTGTATATGATAATCTTCAATTTTCAAATATGTTTGATAACAAAAAAACACATCCGTTTGCACCTATTGCTACAGTTGTAACATACTTTGGAGATGATACTGGCAATACATTATCATCATTATTTGGTTTTACCGCCGGTACAAAATGGAGAGAATTAAAATCAGATGTACATGATGTTCAAGGAGATTCTGGTACAGATCCACATGCAGTTATTGATAACATGTTCACAGGCGGTGGCGGATTTTCTACCGGTGAATCTAATATAATGCAACAAGTTATTGGTGGTGCAAATATGCTTACTGGTAAAATGTTTTCATTAGGTAAATTTGTCGGGTTATTAAGTCCAAATGGATATAACATGGGTAAGGATTAGGCAGTATTTGATAAAATCTCATAGGCGAATGTGGATCCATCAGAACAAATATATGCAAATAAAATTAAAGGTCCTGTTAATAGAATTGAAACAACTAAAGCAAGAGATGCCGGTATTGTATTTGATTAGAAATTTAGTTTAACTTGTCAATATGTAGCAAGACCTATTGGTGGTGTTAATACAAAAGCAGCAATGCTTGATATATTATCAAACTGCATGGAAATGGCATCTGCTGATGCAGTATTTTGGGGTGGTGGATATAGATTTAATATTAAGCCTCACATGTATCCATTTAAAAATACAGCATTTAAAAATAGAATAATGGATGATTTATATGCTGGTCGTATATTTGGTAAAGATGGAGCATTATCACATACAGTAGAAGGTATAAAATCATTTGGTACAGATGCATCCGGTAATTTCTCTTGGAGTGAAATCGGTAAACATTTAAGTGAATATCTTGGTGAGACTTTAGGTGCATTAGGTGAAATGTTCAATACATTACAGAATATGGTTTTTGGTTCAGGCGGTAGTTCAATTGGAGACTGGTTAAAAGGTAAAGGAAATGATATTGGAGGCGATAGTAGCACAGCTGGTGATAATGGGGCGAAAAAACTTAATAGCTTAGGTAAAAATCTTAATATGATGTGGCGATCAAAAGTTATACAAGCATCAACAATGCCATCCATTACCGGTATGCGTGCATTATTAACAGGTGAAGCAGTTGGAAACTGGCATTTAACAGTAGGTAATCCTCTAAATCCTATTATGGTAATTGGTAATCTTATCTGTACAGATATGAAAGTAGAAGTCGGAGAAGAATTAGGTCCTGATGATTTTCCAACAGAATTAAAAGTTGTATATACGTTAGAACATGGTATGCCACGTGATAAATCTGGTATACAATCTATGTTTAATAGAGGTGGTGGTCGTATATATTAGTTACCTGACTGGATTAGAGCATCTTCTGATTATGAAACAAAAGTTGATAACTATACGGGTGGAAGTAACTTCTATCAACCTTCATATATGAGTTCGTCAAAACTTATGGCAATATCTGGTGCTCATGGATACTAGACCTTTAAATATGATAAAGGTAAAACACCTGATATAAATGCACATACATCAAATGTTGTTATAGCTAAATTCACACCGCCTGATGTAGATGCAGCTATCAGTAATATAGTTGATAAATCTTCATCATTCTTTGGTTCTAATAATTCATCTAGAGCATGGATTAGAGGTACAACAGCTACAAGAAAACTTATGAATTAATTAAAATGTTTGTATATACAATAGATAAAAAACCAGAAATTACAGATTCAAAAGGAAATACGATTGTTGATTTTATTAAACCATTATTTAATAATGAATCAACCGGTGTTGCAGATTATCAGATTATGCGTGTAGATGCTGAAAAATACCAAATGCGTCCAGATCTCATATCAATGGCAATGTATGGTGATATTGATGAAGCAGAATATATATTAAAATTCTCTGGTATATCAAATCCTTTTTCATTAGATAAAGATGATATATTAAAAATTCCTAATGATTAGGAAGTATATGGTATGATGGCGGTTAATTCACCAGATGAAGATACCACAAATACTGTAGATACTGCAGCTGAAATACGTCATAATTTTAAATATTATGATCCAGAATTAAATCCATATAATAAAGATGGTCAATCATATAGAGATTTGGAAAATAAGAAAATACCATCTGGAATTATTGATAAAGGTAAAATTGTCAATAAAACAGGTAATATCATGGTACCATATATATCAGAAGATGGACGAACTGCAGTTACTATCCGAAATGGTAAAGTATATTTTGGTGAAGATAGTGGTTTAAATATAGCATCATCTGAAAAAATATCACAGGTCGCGAACATTACATCAACCATATAGAATGCAATAAATAATACAATGACAAAATTATCAGATTCAAACTGTTTATATAATGGTTCGAACTTAGCAGATTTTGTAAGAACAAATTTTAATAATAACTGATTGAAATATGAATACAAAATATCCTTTAAATGGTAGACTGGCAACATTAGCAGATTTGGTACATGAATACGGTCCAAATTCTGGATGGCCTAGTAATAAAACATATGATCTTTTAACATTAAATGCAGATGACACATAGCCATTTTAGACTTTAATTTTTAAATCTACATTAGATTCTAATAATAAATTTTAGGCGGAAATACCATATGAAATTGTATATTTTGATGATGTATATTCTAAAAATCAAAAAGATAATAATGGGAAAAATATGAGGCTTATATAGAGAAATGACAGCTCTGTATTTTATAATAATGAAGAATATACTACTTATGGTTAGTTAAGTCCATCATCATATATAATTGCAAATATTGTTTCAAATCCTACTAAAATTAAAAATGGTTATTTTGGATTCAAATTTATTGGCGCTAATATAGATAAGCAATCACTCAATTATTAGCAATATTATTATAATTATAAGACATCTGATGGAGAAGCTACTGTTATGTATGCGCTTAGAAATATATTATATATATTAAAAAAGTCAAGTAAGACGAACGATAATTAGAAAAAACATTTTATTAATAGTATTTTTTCAGATTATACTGAATTAAAAAATTCAGACTATTATAAGAATGAGGAAAATAAACCTATAATGGTAGATGTTATAAAAGATATATTAGATAATACAGATAAAGAATTTTCATCATGGCAATTAGATACAGATGCATATAAATATTTAGGTGATGCTATATGGACTTCAAAACATATATATTATAAAAATTATACAAGTGAAAAAGATAGTACAAAAAATGAATATGAACAAAATATTGTAAAAAAAGCTCGAGCTGCTAAATATTTTACTAATGCCATTGTTAAATTCAATAATTTAAATAATACTATACGTACTATATTAGATATTAATACTACGCAAAAAAATAACTATTATTCATATAATAGTATATTTGATGATTCATTATATAGGAGATTATTATATTTTTTTGACTTATTTTTAAATTCATAGCGTTTTTTTATAAGTTTTGTAACATCATTTAGATTTTCAAAAATTTCGAATTATTCATATTTATAGAAAGATCCAGTTTTAAGGTGTGATTTGGGTGTAATGCAGTTATATGAATATATTATAATATAGAATGCTGTACATGATTGGCAAACAGCATTGCCCGCTGGTGAAATAACATATAATACATCTATAAATATTATTATACAATATAAAGTAAAATATAAAAATTTAACGCAACTTAGTAATATAATAACAACAACATTAGGACCTATTACATTTGATGATATTAGAAAATATAGAACACCTACTGTTAAAGATACAAATGGAAATAATGTTGAAAATGATATATGGTATGCATTAAAGACATACCCAAAGAATAGTAGTACGTTACCTAATGAAATAAATCCTAATTTACATGGTAATTCTATTACACCAGGATTATATAGTACAAATACTATTCTATATGGAACATCGTTTTTCCCAGCTTTACCTCATAAAGATTTTGAAAATAATAATGATTATAATATTAGTAAAGTAAATTATTCATTAGGACTATTAAGATGGCCCGTTGGTGAAAACTTAACATTGTTATCATTAGATGATGTAAAGAATTCAATGAATAATCCTAATTTCATTAGTCCTATAACAAATCAAAAAAACTATGCAGATACAAGTGACGAAAATTTATTTGGTGAAAATGATCCTAATGATATTATTAAAAAAAGTGGCATAGCTCCATTTGGTGTATTACGTATACATACTTCATTAGATACATCAGACGAAAATAAATATGGTTCATCTATCTATTTTGATATAAAATTATATAGATGTAAAAATTATTATTATATATCTACGGAGAATGCTGATAGTGACGATGCAAATGTTTATGCATATTTTATGCCAAAGTATACAGATACAACGCCTTATATATCATTACCAATAATTAAATTAAAAAATGATGAAGACAATAGTATAAATAATATTATCACCGAATTAGATAAAAAATTTAAGGATGGATATATTTACTCAATACCATCTCATACAATTATTACATATTTTACAATTCAAAGTGGAACTGCAAAAACAATAATATATGCATCTGGTAGAACTGATACTCAAAATAATCTCGGTTCTGATACATATACAAATAAAAATTAGATTACGTTCTATTATTATGTAGAAGATAGCAATGAATGGGTACAAGTAACTGGCGATTATATAAATATTAATTCAAATCCATCTGGAAATAATATAAGTAAACAATATGAAATAACTTTTAATTTATCACAAAATTATCATCAATATTGGAGATTTACATTAAATAATATAAATTAGTATTATTATTTTAGATGTAATTATTATGATAAACCAAAAGATAACACATCATTTATAAATATGACTATACATCATCTTTTTGTATCTGATGAATCTTTAATATAGGGAATGATAGAATATCAATTAGGTATGAGAAACCAACAGGATAAATCTACAAATCAAATATCATTAAAATATGCAGTATATAATACAATTACTGATATTAGAAATGATAATGAAAAACCTAATGATAAGTCATCATTATCAATTATAGAACATGCAATTAATAACGCTGAACAATAGAATGTTATTATATGTATTGATAAAACAATATACATAGAACCTATTGCTTTTAAATCAACAGAACGATATGTATCAGAAAAATTTTATGGAAATATATATAGTCCGTTCCATGTAGCATATGAAACAAAATCATTTGATGGTATCTCAGAGTTTAATATACAAAAACAAATATATGGATATAATTTTAATTCATGTGCATTATTTGATAAAACTTCAGAATCACGTGTAAAAATAGAAAAACTATATAAAAAAGAAAGTGTAAATGTATATTTAGCATTTGAACCTATTTATATAATTAATAATGGTAATACATTTAAAGACAATAATGCAAAAGATGAAGATATTATAAATGAGTATTCTACTTATTTTAATACATGTTCAATAACAAATATAAAATTAAGCAATAATGGTACAGAACAAACTATTTACAAGAATTCTAGTAATTCAAACAATAATTTTATTAAAAGTATATTTTCTAAATCTGTATATATTGACGCAACATCAATATGTATAAGTGTTACAAGTAATAAAACAGAACCAATTTCTTCACTTATATATGATACAACCGATGGTTTAATAAACGCCTATTTGTTCGATTTTGATATAAAATATTACAAATATAAAAATAATACAGAGAAATTTGAAGAAACAAATAGTGTAAATGTAACAAATAAAATATAGTTAATGTAGCTAAATAATACATTAAGAAATATATAGTTGAATGGTGATGAGTAGTATTTAATAAATATTGTTCTTAAAAAATTCAAGGAAAGATTAAAACATTTTACTATAACTGTAAGTTCAGACGTTCCAGCATTAAATGGTTCATGTCAAATACAAATAAAAACACTTCCTAATGAATATGAAGAAGGTATTATATCAGAAAATGATACATATCAAAATACTATACAAGTTCCAGAAAATACACAAATACATGTGAAAAATACATATAATTGGGATGAGTATAAAACATATAAATTCCATGGGTTTTCTGTTAATAGTGTAGATAAAGGTAAAGAATTTAATTTAACTGTAACAGAGAATATATAGATATATATGTTTATAGAATACGATGGTGGTAATTCTGGTGGTAATTCTGATTCAGGTAGTATTCCTGGTAATGTTACAATTACAGAAGAATCGAATAAAAATGGTAAAATTATATTAACATTATCTATTTCATCCTCTGATCAAAATACTTTAATTAGATATGTTACATCAACTTCAAATGTAGAACTAACACCAACATTATCAAATACAAGTATATATTCAGATTAGCAGAAGTTAGAATTTAATAACGATATAACAATAGCAGCATGTGGTTATAATGCATCAAATTATAAATGGGGTCCAAAGAACTAGAAACACTTTACATTAAATGAATAAAATATAAAAAATCCAAACAACTAGAAATTGTTTGGATTTTTATATTATAAAAATAATTTATAAAGTTAACAGTGGAATATTTCTTATATTTAAAAACATTTAATCAATGCCTAATTTAATACGATTTGAAATAAGATTCCATACCGTATTGGTAATAAAGTTTTCCTTTAGTTTCTTACCAACAGCAGGTTCAATATCTGACTTAAATGTTTCTACTACATATTTACCATTACCAGTTCTGAAAGCCTCAGTAATAGCTACAAGATTTTTCTTAGTTTGTTTCTCTATATAAAGACGAATATCTTCCTTAGTAGAGTTAGCACTAAGAGTAATCATATTTTCATTTAAAAGTTTGATGCCTGCCTTGTTAATACCTGTTTTAGGTGACCAGTATTCGAATACTTTCTTGGCCATTTCTTTTTTCTGATCAGCAGGAAGATCTGACATATTTCCAGTAATCATATATGTCTCCTTAAGTACGTTAATAACGGCTACTTTTTGAGATTCATATAATTTCTCACGAGCCTCAAGTACCTATTTTTTACTATTATTATATACTGTACTAAAACTTTTCATTTGCTTGATTTAAATGTTTTTATAATTATTATTTTATTTATCTAACTTTTTGTAAAAAATTATTTTCTGATATTCAGAACGAGCTTTGTCTTTCTTGGTATTTTATTTAAAGCCCGTATGACTATTTTATTTGAAGATTCATCCCATTCGTAATCGCAATTAGGATCTGGATTTTGTTTTGTTATTACATCATAATATTGACAATATCCGAACGGAATGACATATTTCTCATGTGGAATTACCTCGAAAACAATATCTCGCATATCCTTTGTATAAAGTGAAAGTTTGTCTATTGTCTTTGTTGGGCAGATTTCAATAATATCACCCGGATAAAAACATGAATTTGAATAAACAGATTTTCCATCAGAACAAATTTTACATTGATTTAAATTTGTCGGTATCATGTTTACTTTCTTTATGTTTTCTCTATTACGAGGTTCTTGTCCATAAAATAATCCATACCATGATTTCTCATTTACAGATTTAAATTTATTATTTGTTCTACGTTCCATAATTAAATATATTCTATATATTATTTATTAATGTATTTGAAAATTATTTATTTTCTGCTTTTTGTACAGCAACACTTGCTTTTTCTAATTCTGATTTTGATGGCATACCTGAATTATTTTCAACTGTATTATCTACATTACCTTTAGTTCCATCATTTTCATCCTATACTTCTTCGTTATTATTCTTATATAATGAATCAGCTAAATCTTTCAATGTTGCGTCTGTACCCATCTTCTTTTCTATATATTTCTTTGCTTTATCTATTAAATTTTCATCATTCTATTCTTCATCTTCAAAAAGATAAATATCAGAATTTCTATAAAACAATATAGATTCAACTTTTATTTTTTTAATAAAATATAATAAAGTATAGAATACAGATAGCTCTTCATATGGTTTCTAATTAGATATATACTATAATAATACATTATATATTTCTCCATAAATATTTATATTTTCATTATTATTAGTTACTTTAAAATTTTTAAAAAATAATAATATATCTTTATTTTTATCACTTACTAATAATTTAAATGAACTAAAAAAAGTATTAACATCAGTATTAATAATCTATACTTTAAAGTTGGTAATATTCTAATTAAGTAATTCCTAAAATTCATTAATAATATGTTCACCAATACTTAATGTATCTTTTGTTCCTTCAGTATTATTATGTGCATTTAATACTTTATTATTTGTATAAAATAAGTTAAATACATCTTTGGCATATATTTCTTTTGTTATTAATTTCTTTGAATTTTCATCTTTATCAATAACTACTGTAATTTTTTGAGTATTAACTGTACTTTTTATTTTTTCTATAATATTTTTAATATCATCCTAAGACTATGTTAATGAAATTAATGTATCAGATAATATCTTATTCCAATTAGTGAACTATTCATTTGTTATAATATCCAAATTTTGAATATTCTTTAAAAATTCTTCTACTGTTAACTTATTTGTTTTAAATATATTTTTATCGACATTAATTTTTTTATTTACAAAGACATCTTTTATATGACCATTTTGTATATCTATATTTGATATATTCTATTTAAAATAATTAACAAAATCATCATCGTTATTTCCTTTTATATATGTTAATAATGTAGAATATATATCTTTATATTTTTGTGTATTTACATTATTCTATACATCCTAATTATTTAACTATTTGTATATAATAGACGGAATATCAAACTATGAAAATTTATCATCAAACAATTTACTATAACATCCTATAAAATTATTATTAAATATAAATGATAAAATACTTATTAATGATTTTTGATTTATCATATTATTAAATGTAGAAATAAACTAAGACATTTCTTCATCTGTTATTGGTTCTATATCATATAATTTATCTTTATCTATATCTGTTGTATTATTCTATATAATATATTTTATTATAACTTTATATGCGATATTATTACTATCATCCTAATTTAATTGAATATTATTTTTAAATATATCATCATTATTTATAATTTGCTATATTTTCTCTATTATTTCATTATTAGGTTCAAGATATACATCTAATGGATTTATACTACACTTCCTAAAAAAACTATTTAAATTAACAGCTTTATTTTTTAAATCTGTATTTGTATTGTTATCATCATTTAATTCATTTATAATATTATTAAATTCGTTGAATAAATCATTTGATAACATATTATGATATACTATATTATATATTATATTATCTATTTGCTATAGCATAATTTATATTCATTTAATTTTTATTATTTTTTGAGTTATTCAATATATTTAATAACTACGCATATGTATATAAAGTTTCTTGCTCTTCTTGTTGCTTCTTTAATTCATCAGAAGATTCTTTTGTAATAGGATATTTATCCGTATATAATTTTATCAAATAAAATATCTATTTATAATAAAGCATTACAGCTAATAAATTTGGATATTGTACTGTTAAAAATTCCTATATAGACTTATATATGCAGCTATTTCCATTATCTCCAGTTATTGAACGTATGCGTGATTCTATTCTATCATCCAAATCATCTGCATAACGTGCCCAAATGTTTTGAAGACTTGCTGCTCTAACAGGATGCTTAGAAAGAGCGGCTTTAAACTTATCTCCCAATGTAGACTATGCAGACTATGACGTTCTACAAATCAATCCTATTTTTTCTGTAATTTCTTTATCTGCTGCTTCTTTTAATTTCTTCATTCTATCTCGAGCATTCTTAATAATATACCATTCTTCTGGATTACCATAACTGGTAATAATTCCTGTAATCTCACGTGTTAAATTGTCTTTAACAAATTTATATGTCTGCTCATTTCCTTTTTCCAACTATGATATAATCTCATCTGAATCTTTAACTTGTTCATTTTCAAACAAAGAGTTATATGTAAAACCATACTTATCATTATAAGTAAATATAGATATTGATTCATCCTTTAAATTTAATGAATCGGAAATTTTCTTTAATTCATCATATTTACTATAAGATGTATATTTTGCAATTATAAGTTCTAAATCTTTATTTCTAGAATCAGTATCTCTTATTTTATCATTTAAACGTTTTTTAAATTCATTTAATTTTTTCTAATCAGATATACCTATTTTCTATATAAACTAATTAGATGATGTCCATGATATAATAATTGCGCATTTTCTTGCAACTTCACTGAATTCTCTCCAACCATTTAAGTCTTTTTGATATTCATTATCCATTATTTGCTTTAATACGGCATCTTCTTTCTTCATATATTTGTCCATATTACCTTCTGACGCATTATTCATATCTGTAACTTTCTGTGCAAAATTACTCATCTCTTTAGTACCATTATTGCCACAAATTGATTTCATCAATGTTGTTACAATAGGTATACTACTACGTACATAATTATCTATTGCATCAATTAAATTTCCGTTAAATGCAGATGCTTCATTCTCAACACGTTTTTTTGTTTCCTAATCTAATTCACTACCTAAAACAGATGTTGAATCTAAATCTCCAGTTAATGGACCACTTAAAGAAACACCTTTAGTTTTATCTAATCCATCTTCATTTTCAACTTCAAATAATGATAATACATTATTTAAATTTGTAAAATATGATTCATTTTTTAATGTTTCATATTTTACAATATCATCTAATTTTACATGTTTTTTATTAAAATATTTCAATCCAATATCTGATGCTTTATCCTATATAATTTCTTTTGTTGGTTTCATAAACAATGATCCATTCGGATTTTCATTTGCTTTAGTAGGATAATCAATATTAGACATTAACATCGCATAATTTGTTGGTAATGATGGTAACATTAATAATGACTTATTAAATCTTTTTTCATTAACTTTTATTGGTAATAATTTCTTTGTACCTTCATTTATATATGCACTTTCACCTTCCTATGAAACACCATTAACAATTTCAAAAAATTGTCCCAATCCAGAATCATCAGTAGGTTCATCACCAGAAGTTATGCTATTAAAATTAGTTAAACTAGGTGATAAGAATCCCAATCTATGAATACATTGTGTATATAAACATGCCATATTTCTCTCTGCAGTTTCCTAAATAGTTCTAAAGCATGCCTTATTATAATCGCCTGTATTCTACTTATTTTTCCTTCCAGGTAATAAGAATGAATACCATGGACGTTTCTTATTAACACCTGAATCTGTAAGTTCAACAAGTTTATTCATATACTGTTTAAGTTTCATCATCGCTAATCTATCCTTACCTTTCATAAACAACCATGCGATAATTCCCAATAAACCTGTTAATAAACCTGCACTTAATTTCAAAATCCAAGAACAATCCATCCACCAATCAGCAGAATGTCCTTCCGCTTCATTCAAACTATGGAGATCTGGATCATTCATAACATATTCAAAAATATTCTTTTTAATATTATTATATTCATCTAATCCTACTTCGGCAATAAGTTCCTTATCAAATAACTCATCAAACTAAGATTCGAATAGCATCTCATCCATCATCTGCTTTATTTGACGTTTTTCTTCCTCTGTATATTCATTAGATAATTTCATATCTTGAATATCTTCATATGTTATTTCATCCTCATTATCTATATTTGTTTCTTCAGATTCTCCTAAATGACATGGCATTGTACCATAATATTCACCGCAATTACTGCATATGTATATTGGTTCGCCTTGTATCTTTAATACAACAGTACCACCACATTTTGGACATATATCTGGAACAACTTTACCTTCATCATTATAAACTACTTTTTTCTTTTTAGATTCTTGAAGTTTTTTCATTTCAGGACATAATCCGGAATGTTCATACTCATATATTTTTCTATCTTCAGGACTAAGTAAACTTAAACGTTCTTTTGATAATTTTCTTGGAAATTTCATTTATATTAAAAACATTGTTTTCATATTTATTATTAAAAATATATATTATTAAATTTAATCTTACTTATATAATAAAACATTTAATATATTTTTTAATATAATTATATAATTATAAATATATTTTTATGAAAGCAAAACCTATTATAAAATGGGTTGGAGGTAAAACCCAATTATTAGATGAAATAAATAAAAATTTACCAGATAATTTGGATAAAATAGAAACATATATGGAACCATTCATTGGTGGTGGTGCTGTATTATTTGATATTGTTCCTAAATTACCTAATGTAAAACATGTTCTTATCAATGATTTAAATTATAAATTAACTAATTTATATAACGTTGTTAAAAATAAACACGAAGAATTAATAAAGCAACTTAATATATTTCAAGAACAATATAGAATGTCAGATAATCCTAAGGAATTTTATTATAATATAAGAAAATCATTTAATACTTATAAAAAAGATATTAATTTAAACTTATCACCAATATCTTCTGATAATTTAAATGTATTAAATGCATCTGAATTTATATTTTTAAATAAGACATGTTTTAATGGGTTATATAGAGAAAATTCAAAAGGAGATTTTAATGTGCCATGGAATAGAAATACAAAAGTATGTATATGTGATGAAGAAAATATAAACGCAGTACATGATTTTTTTATTAAATATAATGTTAAAATATTTAATAATCCTTATAATGTATTTTTCACAGCAAAAAGAGAATATACATATAAGTTACGAACATTTATTTATATGGATCCCCCATATAGACCTATTACAAAATCTTCAGCTTTTACTGCATATACAAAATCAGGGTTTAATGATAAAAAACAAGAAGATTTAAAAATATGGTATGATGTATATAATAGCTCATGTGCTTATATATTATTAAGTAATTCAGATCCAAAAAATTCTGATCCTAATGATAATTTCTTTGATGATTTATATTCTGGTTATAATATTGTCAGAGTAAAAGCAAAGCGTTCTATTAATTCAAAAGGATCTAGAAGAGGTGAAATTACAGAAATTCTCGTGAAGAATTATTAATTGATAAATAAAGAAACTTTTTTATTTATATGAATTTTATACATGACTTAAATGAGTAGAATAATATATTAAGTTATAATGAAATTTTAATATCAGTTAATAATATAAATGAAGAATATCATGAAGTAACAAATTTTGATAAAATGATAAAAGATGTTTCTTCATAGATATTCTATTCAAATTATCAAGATTTTTATACAGGTTGGAATTGGTTTATAAAAGAGCAAACATGCTTAAAAACAAATACAGAATATAAAACAGATTCAACAAAATATAATGATAATATTGGATGTCCAATATATATTAAATTCGTAGATTTAGGAGTCAATACATATTTTTCTGTTGAAATGAGAGATAAATCATTTAATATACCAATATATGTAAATAAACATTATAATTTATCTATTAAAGAATACGCATATAAATTAAAACATGAAATTACACATATACGTACAATGTATTCTAATATAGACTATAATCCATTAGATTCATTGAAAAATAAATCATCTTGCATTGATAAAAATTACTTATAGTTAATAGATAAAAAACAATTTTCATTTATATATAATGTTTGTTATTTATTATCACCAACTGAGCAACAAGCGCGTATAAATGAATATATTGAATTCATTAAATCTTATATAAAAGATAATGATATTGATAATGCAAATTCACATAAATTAATTAAAGAAATTATTGAAAAAGGTTATGAACATACATTGTTAAAAGACTTCTTTGATATAGTTGAAAAATTAGAATTTATGGTAAATGTATAGATTTATATATAGGTTATATCTTTAGGCTATGTATTACAAAAATATAATTTATTTAAATCAAATATAACTGACAATGATTTAATAAGATTAAATACAACAAAAATAGGTGTAATTTATAAATATATAGATCAAGATGAAGAAAATTCATATAAGATATTAAAGTTTTTAAAGAATAATTTAAATGATTATTATTCTAAATTAAAGAATGTAACATATAAAGTTTTAAAAGAAAATAACATAATTTAAATAATATAATGAATACTAATTTAAATGGTGGATGTTTATCACCAAACGAACAAATTATAATTAAAGATGGCCTCATCTTTATGTCTGATATTACAGAAGGAACTAAAGTATTATCACATGATGGAGAATATCATGTAGTTACGAATGTATGGAAATTTGAAAAACCAACATATTATGTTTCACTTTCAAATGGTGATCATATTGAATGTTCAAATACACATAGATTCCTTATTAATAAGAATAAGATTGATAAAGAATCTTCATGGAAAACAGCTGAAGAACTTCATGATGGAGATGAGATTTTCCAAATGAATCTCATTAATATTGATCCAAATGAGAAGATTAAATTTAATAAGTTGAAGATTGCCCGAATTTTCAAATCAGGAATTAATAATCCTGTGGTTGACATTACAGTAAAAGATACACATACATATATCTCTGCGAACGGTATTGTCAATCATAATTCAGGATCTAATTTCTAATGGATTATAAAAATACATATTTAAAACCAGAAATTGCTTTTCTTCTCAAAAAACATCATTATGATATTTCAAAAACTAGATATATGATTAACAGGGATGGTGTGATAATTGAGTCTACCCCTGATTTAGATAAACATTATAATCATCTTGAACTTGCATATAATCCTAACGCAAATGAAGTAATTAATTATTTTAAATCAAAAGGAATAATTATTCATATAAATGAAATAAAAGAAAATAAATGGGAATGGATTATAACATTCAATAATAATGATAAAGCAATATATTCTGGTGAAACAGCAAATGGAAATTTAGGGCATAATCTTCCGGAATCACGACAATATTTCAATAATGAAATAGATGCATATAACGATTGCATAATTGAATTAATAATTATAATTTAAAACAATATGAGACTATAGAAATAAACTATAGTCTCTTTTTTATTTAAAATAAAAATATGTATCTTTGAAAAATAAAAAGAATAATTATGGATAATAAAACATATTTAGTAATAAAAGATTATCTACGTATCATAATTAAAGATACTGAATTTGAAGATAATTTATTTGCTGTTGGTGGATGTTGTAGAGATGAAATCCTCGGTAATGATATTAAAGATTTAGATCTTGTTGTATCACTTAATAATGGCGGTATTAAATTTGCAGAATGGTTAGAGAAAAATCATTATACAAAAGGAACCATTGTAACATATCCTCGTTTTGGAACTGCAATGTTTAGACTTAAAGATTTTCCAGATGAAGAATTAGAAGTTGTTCAAACAAGAACAGAAATTTATAATTCAGATTCAAGAAAACCAACTACAACATATGGAAGTCTTAAAGAAGACTGTATGCGTCGAGATTTAACTATCAATGCAATTTATTATGATATATCAAACAGTAAAATGATTGATGTATGTGGTAGGTCATTTGATGATATTAAAAATAAAGTAATTGTTACTCCATGTGACCCGGATAAAACATATATTGATGATCCTCTTAGAATTATGAGGTGTATTAGGTTCTCATGTAAGTTAGGTTGGGATATTGATAAAAATGTATTTGAAAGTATGAAAAGAAATGTAGATAGATTATCTATTATTTCAAAAGAAAGAATTAAAGATGAAGTTATGAAAATCTTTAAGTCTAATAATACGTTAAAAGGATTATGTTATATTAGAGATATTAATGCGATGAAATATATATTTCCTAATATGAGTATGTATTGTGGACCTACATGTATTGAAAATAATTTTAAAAATATTGATACATTAAAAGATCCATATGTAAAACTTACTGTATTTAATCATAGTAATCCTGATTTAGATAAACAATTATATGAACTTAAATTTTCAACTAATGAAATAAGAATTATTCTTAATTATATAAAATTATTTAACTATTCTATACATTGTAATACATTAAGTGATATTAGAGAAATTCTTTATCTTTGTAAATCAAAAGACGTATTTAACAATGTATATGATATGTATAAAGTTATAGGATTTCATAAAAGATATATTGAATATGCACATAATAATATAGATACAGATGAATCATTATCTATAATGTTTAAATATAAGTTTTCTTTAAATGGTAATGATATTATGAATATATTTGATATTCATCCAAGTCCTGAAGTTAAAGAACTTATAGATAAGATGCATGAGTTTGTATATGAGAATCCATATCTTACAAAAGATGAACTTATTGAAAAGTTAAAAATATATAAAGAAACAAAATCTGATGAACAATGGTAATATTTACCATTATAATAAAAAGAATTATTAACTAAAATATATAAGAATTATGAATTTAAATATTTCTCAAAGAGAAGGAATTAAGAAGTGCCTTTATCAAGATTTGAAAAAGATGTATGACGCATTTATTAAAACTGATAAGGATGAAGTGGAAAAAGTGTTTAATGAATTTATTGATAAATGTGAACGTTATATTTAATAATTATGACATATTTTCAAAATTTAGTTACAAACGAAATATTTGAATGGTTATTGAATAATAAATTTCCTGCTGTCATATGTTTTTATAATCATGGAAAGGAACAACTTTATTATACATTACCATATACAGATCCAAATTGGAAAAATTGCGATGCTTATTATAAACCAACATATTTTGATGTATTACATTGGTTATTTAAAGAATATAATTTATATATCAATATAAATTCATATAATAATAAATTTTCAGTTCAAATTGAATATTTAACTAATCAGAAAAATAAGTATTTTGGTAATTGCTGGGAAATTGGAGCGAATTGTAAAACTATTGAAGATTGTATTAAATCTGCAATAGAATATATTATTAAATGTGATATTTTAAATAAAATTAAATCATGAAATATATTAGAAAAGGACATATAGTAATATGTGACAATTGCGGTGCACATGTTCTCATTGAAAGTAAAAAGAAAGATACTCATATGGACCATAATTGGAATCATACAAAGTATCTTCGTTATTTTACTTGTCCATGTTGTGGTGATGAAGTATATGCAGAATATCCTGAAGATGATCAAAATTAAGTTAATGGTGAAAATAATTCTTTTTGCTCATTAATATATTTTTTAGCTTCTGGTAAATTATCAAATAATATATCATTCTCATCAGGTTGACAATATACCATATTACCATTATCTTCTATTATATAGATTACACCAAATGGGTCTACCATCTGAGATGGTTCAATAGGTTTACTAAATATTATTTTCCTGATAGAATTATCAACGATAACATAATATACATTTGCATTTGCGTCTATATTATCAGACCATTTACCTATGTAATTTATTTTATCATCATATGATGAAAGATTATTATCCATTATATTATCGCCAAAAAATGATGCAAGATAATTATTATTTTGATTTACCTTATCTTGATTATCTCTTATTAGAAATTCAGATGTTAAATTAATTGACGACTTATGATCATCTGGTATAAATATACCACCTATTACAATATCATCAAACTCATCTGAATCTTCTGTAGGATTTAACATCATATCACCTATATTTTTTAATTTTGGAATATATTTATGTTGAAGTTTGTAAGTATATTTCATTTAATTTTAATTAATAATCTTTAAATATTTATTATAATGACAATAACATATACAGCGTTCGATGGTAAAATCTTCGATAATAAAGAAGATTGCGAAAATTATGAAGATAAATTGAAATTACTTAGTGGCACTTATGATATACTTGATAAAATATTAAATAAACTTTATGGATATAAAGGTACTCTTTGGATTTGTGAAGAAAAAAATGAAATTGAACCACATTGTGGACAAGAATTACCAGGTCCAGGTGATATATTATGTACAATTAATAATGAAGATTTAAATACATTATTTGTTATAAAGGGCTTACTTGAAAAATATAAAATTAAGTAATAATGGAAACAGCAAGGCAAGTTATAGATAAAATTAAAAATCTATATATACAATGGTATAAAACGACATTATTTGATTCTACATCTCAAATGGGAATAAATGAACATAATGAATTAGTGGAGTATTCAAAACAACATGTTCATAATTTTAGTATAGCAATGATGGAATTACTTGAACATCCAGATGATATGAATTATCATATTCCTGTAATTTGTTGTTATATACTTCAAGAAGATTTTATTAAATTATATGAAAATAAAAAAGATAAATTACCATTAGATGATGATTATCGTTGGGATGAATGTAATTTATGGTTAAATTATTTCAAATTAACAAAAAATATTGATTATTATAAAAAGTTTAAAGAATATAAAAAATATATTACAGAGAACTTTAAACTATTTAATCCATTTACAGATAAAGATCCAAATATTACATATGAAGAATATCTTAAGAAATGCGAAGATATTGATTCAGTAAATAAGTTTACAACTAAATTACGTAAAGATAATAATACAAAATTAGTATATGAATACAAGAGATGAATTAAAAAAAATAATGAATGATTCTTTAAAACAAAATAATATCATTGATAAACAAGAGATACCAAATGTAACAATACTTCCAGATTTATCAGATCCATCAGAATATAAACGATGGTTTAATATGGGTCCTAAAGAAGCATTGGTAAATCTTCAAAAATATGTGGATTTGAACAAGAAAGATAATATTGATTTTATTAAAGATTTCAATTATCTTTATACAAATGGTGGTATTTCTGGTTGGAGTAAAATACCATATAAAACATTCTATAACATTATTTATGGTAAACAAAGAGTAGATTTCAATGGTAATTTAACAGGTGATGAAAATAGTTAAACATATTACTGAAGAACCTGAATATACTGCAGTTAAATTAATAACAACTGATTGTTTAGGAATTATCCAATATAGTTTTAATGATAAAGATAATTATGTTTATATTTATAGTTTTTCAGTAGAGAACCATAATAGAGGTAAACATATAGGAACAGAATTATTTGAATATTGTTTAAATGAAATAAATTCATTAGATAAGAAAGAGATTCATTTAACAGTTAATAAGAATAATATTCAATTAATTAATTTTTATAAACGATATGGATTTATAGTAGTTAATGATAATTATGAAGAATATTATGTTTATATGAAGTTAAATCTCTAATTCATTTAATTATTTTTGAAATTAATTTAGATAAATAATATAAGAAATATGTTTAAGAATTTGGCGATTGGTTTAAACTATTTTTATAATTTAGAATATAATATATAATTAAAGATATTTATAAATCGTTTATATTAATAATTTGTATCAATCGCCAATTTTTATACAAATTAAAATATAAACGATTTTTTATTATATGATAAAGTCTATTAAAATACGAATATATCCTGATACTGTTTAGAAAGAATTCATTTCTAAATAGTTAGGTTGTTGTCGATTTATATATAATAAATTATTGTATTATAAGAAAACTTAGTATGAACAAAATAAGCAACAGATTTCTTGGAAAGAGTTAGGTAAATATTTGACTAATCTAAAGAAACAAGAAGAATATTTATTTCTAAATGGAGTATATAATGTATGTTTATAGCAATCTATAATGGATATGATTAAAGCATATGATAATTTCTTTAAATTACATAAAGGTTATCCTAAATTCAAATCTAAAAAAGATACTAAGCAAAGTTGTAGATTTACAAATCAAATATTTAAAAAATCTAATAAAATAAATGGTAATAGGATAACATTAATAAAGCAGTTAAAGAATATATTATTTAAATGCTCAAGAAAAGATGAGATATATTTAAATCATAATCAAGATAAAATTCATTCTGTTACTCTTATTAAAACATCTACAAACAAATATTATCTATCAATATGTATTGATTATGATATTGTTTAGAAAAAGAAACTAAATAGTGTAATAGGATTAGATTTAGGAATAAAAGATTTTATTGTTGATTCAAATGGTAATAGATATGAGAATAAACATTTTTATAAGAGTCAAGAAAAGAAATTAAAAAAATTATAGAAGTAGTTAAGCAAGAAATAGAAAGGAAGTAATAATAGGAATAAAGTTAGAATTAAAATTGCAAAAGTTCATGAGAAGATAACAAATCAACGTAATGCGTATTTACATCAAATCACTTCAAAATTAGTTAATGAGAACCAAGTTATCTGTATTGAAGATTTAAATGTAAATGGAATGATGTCTAATCATAAACTTGCTAAATCTATTCAAGAGTTATCTTTATTTGAATTTAGACGACAACTTGAATATAAATGTAAATTGTATGGTAGAGATTTAGTTATAATAGATAGATTCTATCCTTCATCTAAAACATGTCATAATTGTGGATATATTTATAAAAATTTAAAATTAAGTGAACGTGAATGGATATGTCCACAATGTGGTAAAGTTATAGATAGAGATTATAATGCTTCTTTAAATATTTTAGATGGTGGATTAAAACAAATAAATTTATAATTATTTTAATATTTTAAATATAAATAGGGAAGAGCTCGTCCGAATTTACGCTTGTGGAGATACCAACTATGGATGACTAAATTGCATTTTATGTAATTATACTAAAAAGTAGTGTGTCTATGAAACAAGAAACACAGGTTTTTAAAAATATAATTTAAAACTAAAACTATGAACATTGAAAAAGCGTTAAGAAATTTAAAGAAAGTAAAAAATGAAATGGAAATAGAATGTTTATATAAAACTAATGTTGAATATAAAGCACGTCCATGGATGGAACTTATTGGTGATGCTATTTCTTTTCTTGATGGTGATTAAAAATAATTAATAAAAATTAATAAAAATTAAATGATAGATCCAAGTTATACATTATATCCGGAAGTTGCAGATGCTACAAATTTATATTTTCATGATGAACCTTATGCTTATTGGGTTGAAAATATGAATTATAATTTTTGTAATTGGGTTTTATATAAAGAATATAATAATTATAGTTCTGTATGTAACCCTAATGATTGCATTGCAGGCATAAGCTATGAGGAAGTAATAGATGAGTTAAAAAATTCATGGTCATATAGAGATCAAGATAGAGAAATGTTAATTCGTACATTTAGACAACGTTCATTAGGTGATACTGAATATAATTTTGAAGACTTTATAGATGAAGATTAATTTAATTACAGTACATCCCTACTGGAAATAAAAATAACGTGAAAATTCTTAAGTTTTTCTTAAAAATTCTTAAGTTTTTCACGTTATTTTTATATATTTTTATATGTTTTATGAATTGTTTACAATTTTCTCAACTTCTTCTCGTTTCTTATTTGAAACTATCCATCCAGGAGTCTTAACACCATTGATATTCAAGAATTTATTATATTTACAACCTATTTCTTTTAACTGATCTTTAATAGGTGCAATATCTTTATAATCTCCATATATAGCAATAGCTCTATCTGAATAATCATAAATATGAACATTACTATTATTAACTGGTTTTTCTTCAACAGGTTCTGAAGCAACTTTCTTTGGTCTTCCCCTACGTTTCTTTATCGCAGAATCAATAGAAGTTGTTTCATCATCTTTTACGACTCTTACTTTTTTCTTTTCTTCTTTTTGTTTTGCTTTAAGTTCTGCTTTTAATCGTTTAGCTTCTTCCTTTCGCTCTTCAATTATCTTTGCTCTACGTTCTTCTACCGGTTTAACAATAGTATCACGCATTGTAACAGTTCCGCCTTTTTCCATCTTGAATGATGTATGGTCTAACCATTTACAAAATGCAGAATACGTCTTATATTCATCTTTAATACTTAATCTCTTCATAATAGTATAAGAGATAAATTTATCACCAAGAGATTTAATATATATAGTCCAATTATTTCCAAAATATGTTTGTTTTTCTTTAAGATATTTTAAACAATTCTGTTTCATTAATTCATCATCTTCCGCTTTATCTGAAGCCTTTAGATTAACCTTATCTATATTTGATTTATTTCTAATTAATTCATTTGAAGATGTTTCATTTGATGGTTCCACATATTCATGATGTGGTCCTTTCTTTTCATAATAGCAATCTAAAAACCAATCTTTAGATGTTAATATGGTTTTCCATTGTGGCTTAGTAGGTTTCCATCTTCTACAATTAGCTGCGAATTTATATGGTCCTAATTGAATCCATATACCAGCACCTTTACCAGGAAATCCACCAGCAACAAAATCTAATTTAGGTAATATATCCATTGACAAGCCTTCAAATGACATATAAGGTAAAACTCTCCAAGGCCATATTTCGGTTCTAAACCATATTTTATCACATTTCGGTAAACCAACAAAATTTATTTTCTTACCTATATTATCTAATTCCTGATATGGTTCTTGCTTTGAACGCTCATCTCGTAACTCCATTTGAATATCATAATTTCCATCGGGTAATCCGATAAAATTATATGTTTTTGGTAAACCTTGATATGTATAAGTATTATTTCTGAATGTATCATTTACTTTTTTTATAAATGAATAATCATTCATATTAAAACATTCTTGTAATCCAATACTATCAGCGGATATAATCTCTACAGAATCATCTATCCAACATCTCAATAAGTCTACTGAAACTTTTGGTTTCGTGTTAGCATACCATGTATTTGAATTATATACAGTTTCAAATAATTTCTTTTCTTTTATTTTATCACCATCAATACGAAGGTTCTTTGGATAAATTCCTTTTAATCCAATACTGTCAAAATTTATATTCTTTAAATCCAATACATTTGATTTAGCTTCATCTGATTTTGTATCACCAAATCTACCTATTTCTACATTAAATCTCATCAAAACGTTATTAATGCTATATTCTTCTAATTCATCAATAAATTTTTGTGCGCATTCCAATGTATTAAATGAAACATATGTAAGATAATATTTTGGATTGTCTTTTTCACTTGTATTATAATAAAATGCAACTGTATCATTATCAACGTCAGCATATACATGTTTATCATTTTCAACACATCTTGTATATAAGCCTCGTCTTGCACTAAATGTTTGATCAGTTAAATATTGTTCAATCCATTTAAGCATATTTTTACTCATATTATTAAGCATGTTAGATGTTTCATTATCATCTGTTGTACCTATTACATCATCAAAATCATCATCGAACAAACTTTCTACCAAACGTTTAATTCCTTTATTCATAATTTAAATTATAATTAAAAATTCACATTTTATTATTTATTAAAAAAGGGTAACAATTAGTTTTATCTAACTGTACCCTTACCAAATGTTTTATTAATTTCTCGTTTAATATCTGTAATCGTATTCTTTATATAATCCTTATCATATTGTAAAATGTAATCTTTAAATCTACTTCCATTATACTTATATCCTTTAAGTTCATGAAATAGTTGCAAGACTTCATTTAATATATATGTATAATTTTCATCATTATAACATTTCAATACATCATAAATCCTTTGTTTAATATCACTAAACTATTTCTTTAATATATAAAAATCACCTTCTGTATTATGAATCATTCTATTAATACCTTTTGTAGTATAACCATTTGATATAAGTAATGCTCTATCAGTTAATGTATTATACTTATTATATGGTGATCTGATTTTTAAATTTAAAACTGTATTGAAATTTGTATCTGATTTTTGTCCTAATTTCTTAAATGTTCCATCATTATTAAATTCGCAATCAATAGCTATAGGTGCTGGCATTACATATGTTTTGAAATATTCAGCTTCACCTGTTTCTGCATTACAGAAATAAAAGAAAAATACAGTAGTAATATTTCTAAGATTTGTTTGACATTTATTTTCTTTTACTTCCAACTATCGCATATCATTAAGAATCTAATCAATACCTTTCATTGCATTGTTAACTTTACCTTTAAATGTATTATCATCGAAGAAACTACATAAAACAGATTTAACCTCTATATATGTTTCATCTCCATTAGGCTAAGTTAACTTAATATCTGGACATTCATTTCTTCCATTTGGTTCATGCTCAATTTTATATCCAATGTTTTCAGGAAATATACAGTGCATTATATGTTCAGAAGCAGAATGACATAAATTCATAAGTAACGAATCTGTATATACAACCTTATTATCTTTGGACATAAACTATGTTAATGTTCCTCTGAAAGTTATCTTATTTGAATCTTTATTAGTAACAGTAAAAATAGGATCTTCTAAACCAAATGTCATATAATTATCATCTGTATATTCATGAATATCATTATATAACATATAGAACTATCGTATATACTCATCATCTGTAGAGTATTCCAACCACTACTTAATACTGTCTTCCAAATCATTAGCGACAAAAATACTATCATCCAATGATGATAGAAACTATCGTCTTTCTTCAGGATTATTAATACATTTCAGAATACGCTACGGACTTTTTGATTTGTTACTCATTTATAAATTTTGATTAATTTTATTATGATTATTATAAATCAAATCTTTTAAAAAGTTTTATTAAAATTAATCAAATTCTCTGTTATATTAATATATGTTTCTCCTTTATGGATTGAATCGTTAAATCCATATTCATCTCTTAATTGTTTACCGAATTTATCTTGTAAATATAATTTAACATTCAAATTCAATACATCGTCATTATCATCAGAAGTTAATACATATACTTCATTAAATTTCAATACAATAGGAATCTCTATATGGTCTTCTCCTATAACTATATTAAATTTTGTTAACTAATATTTCTTTATATTATTCTTTATTCGTATAACAAAATTATTATTATAAGACTATTCTTTCTATGTATTATTTAGACAATTTTTAAATAACGTAATCAAATTCATTTTTTAACTTAACTATCAATTTATAAAAAATATTTATTTCTAATTAATTAAATAATTAATAATATGTTTAAAATATAGTTTATCTAATTTCTTAATTAAATATGATAATAGTTCATTATAATCTTTTACTTTTATTTTATACATATTATTAAATATCTTTAAATAATATTCATTAAACATACTTTTCTACTATTCAGATAAATCTAAACAGAAATTTAATCTCATATATAACCAATAATATTCATTATAAATATCAGAATATTTACATAAATCACTACGTTTATGTAATTCTATTTCATCATCTATTTTATTAAACTATCCGATTGTATTTTCTATTCTTGCTTGAACTTCAGATTTATTTAGTAAATATGCATTACTTATTAAATATTTAAATACATCTCCAACTAATACATGTTTCATCTAAAACTATTTCTATGAATCAATATTATTTAATATTAATTTTTTATTATTTGTATTTACTACCGAATCATATCTCTAACTATATAAAATATCTGAATTTAAATCAGCTTCTGATATTTTCGTTATATACATATCATATATATGTTTTAACTCATGTAATATAACATAATATATGTCAAAATTATTATCATTTAAATCAACACAATTAATATATATTGAAACATTATTAACTTTATCATTTTTTATTGTAAACGGGCACGAATATACATTTATGTTATTTGTATCAATAACATAACTATTATACTTATTTCTTGATATTATACATGAATCATTCTAATTTTCAAATATATCAGAAACATATATAGTAATATCATTAATCCATTTTGTACATTTACTTAAATCTATATAATAACGTTTAAAATATAATTCACCATCTAATCTTGTATCATAATCTAATCCAGATTTTAAATCTTTTATTATTTCATCCGATACTTCCTTTATAATATTTTCATATTCTTTATTACCAAATTCTATTTTACCATATGATTCTCTTAATACATATAAATCATGTAAAGATATATTTTTTATTTTCTATGGTGTAAATCTTTCACTTATTAACCCTAAATATATTTGTTTTGATGATTCTATAAAATACATAATAATTTAAATAGTTTACTTATTTAAATAATTCACTTATTCTGTTCAAAAATATGAACAACATATATATGATTTGTGTGAAGTGAATCTAGAAAACTATAGATTAAACTAATCTATAGAAAGTCGATATTTAATTTTCGACTTTTTGAAGAAGTAATATAGTTCAATTAAATCCTTATATGTAGGTTGTAACTTAAATTCTTCCAACGACTTAAGATACAACTTATTAAACATACTTAAACTAGGTCTCACTATATTCTTTTTAATATCTTTGGTTTTACTTATATATTGATTATAAAACTCATATCCTCTACGACCTATCTCTATTGACGCTAATACCATATCAGGTAAATTTAATGACCGATATAAGAAATTACCAATAAAACTTGAATATTCAGGTTTAACCTTTAATAACTTTATATTGAAGATATTACAACGTTTAGTTAAATTATTAATTAACGTATTCCTACACCATGAATTATTCACCAACTTATTATATCGCTTACCTTTATCTAAATCTTTTGATTTAATATTTAAATCTTCAATAGAAATAATCTGACATTTATAATATATTGCTTTATTAATTAAATTCTTTACTATCTATATAGTCTCAAAATTCCTTTTATTACTTATATATTTTCTTTCATTAGATTCAGAACTATACCCTTTATTCTTTAAATTAAAATCTTTATCATTTAACTTTTTAATAGAATAAATACCAGATTTAACTACATCAAATTCTGATTCTGATTTCCAATTAACAATACTCCATCCTATATAATTAGGATTCAAATCCAATGAGAGAACTCTATTCTTTATGAATTTAGTTTCATAATTATAAATATCAGTTTCTTCAAATATTATATAAATATAGTCTAAATCTAATTTATACGCAATCTTTATTTCTTTCCTTTCTTGTTTCTAATATAATTTAGATAGTATTTGTTTACGTTTATTTAGTCCTATAAGTTGTAAATTTATTTTAGTAGATTTATTAGGTTTAAAAGTAATATTTTCTAAATCTTGTTCTATATGAAATTTCCTATTTGCCTTAATACCTTTATTAACCACTTCACCTATTGAATATATAGATGATAATCTTTTCTATTTAAACTATTTATTAGATATTTTACTTTTTAATCTATCAAAATAATTTTTCTTTCCACCAAATATTACCTTATCTTTCTTTGGTATATCATAAAAACTACATTGAATAAACCAACTATCTAATAAATCTACATTATTTAACTATTTAAGTTGCTATTTTATATCTTTCTATAATTTACCTTCCTATATTCTATTATATACAAAATGCTATACAGAACTATATTGTCTCATATAATCCTGTATAATATCTAATGACTAATCATCTGTTTGATATTTAATCTTCAATACTTGCATTATTAATTGTATATAATATTATAACTTTTTATTATTTATCTATTTTATTTTTATAAAATACCTAATTTTATAAAATTTTTATGAAAGTTATTTAAATATTATATTCTAAATTATAAGGTTATTCTTTATATGTCATGTCTTATTTAGTCATTTGCTAAATAATGTAATCAAATTCATTAAAAATGGGATTATTACAAGCCATATGTAATAATCCCAATATCTTTTATTTAGTCTTCATAATTATTAACCATATAATTAAATACCTAATCAAATGTTGAGTCGATATTCCAAAAACTTTTTATATCATTTAAGTTTTCATTCGCTAATATCACAGTAGTATCATAAAATTGATTATCATATTCTTCTATATAATCTTTCATTTCATTACTTAATATACAAACAGTATTATTTGTTTGAAATTCTCTTGACATCTTCAAATCCTTATCATTATATTCTAAATCATAAGGGTATTCTTTATAAATGTCAATGGTAGGATTTATAGCTATCAAATTACCATCATAAAACGACTATAACCAGAAATACGCAGATGGTCCATCGGTTATTACACATGCGTAATTATCTATATATGCATATATAGTTTCCGAATCAATTTCCATCTATATATTATCAGGTACATAATTATATTGTTTCTAAATATTATCAAACAATTTAAAGACTATATCATAATTATCACCATAACAAAGATTTATCTGTTCTCTCAACATATCATATTTCTTCTTTGTTTTATAATCATGATCCAGAATAATTAAGATTTTTTGTTTCATAATTAAAAACTTCATTTAATTTTAACTATGTTCATTCGTTTATTCAAATTATTATTCATTAATCTTAATTATTGCTAAAATATATCCTATAATATTTATTAAACTAAACAATTGTAAAAAATACACTAATATATTATATGAAAATAATAGATTTAACACAATATAAAAATTACTATTTCATTGGTGATCCACATGGAATAGATATAATTTATAACATATTAAATTCATATATAAATGAAAATAATATGTTAGATAATTCTATTTTATTTTTCTGTGGTGACAATGGAATAGGATTTGATACTGCAGAAGAAACACATAAGAAATTAGAGTTATGTAATGAATTTGCGATAAAGCATAATCTCCATTTAATATTAGTTCGTGGTAATCATGATAATCCATACTTTTATAATGAATCAAATATATTAAATAAAAGTAATATTACATTAGTAGAAGATTATACTATAGTGAAAACATATGATAACAATGTATTATGTATAGGTGGTTCAATATCTGTTGACAGAACAAATAGGGCATTAAATAAAACATGGTGGAATAAAGAAGAAATAATTCCTATCAATGATGAAATAGAAAATGAATTAAGTAATTTAAATTTCAATATTGATATTGTTTGTTCACATAATTGTCCGACTTATGAAAAACCTAAGAATATAGACAAATACAATCAAGGAGAAATAGTCGATAATTGGTCCGTATGGGACTCAAAACTTTTAGATGATAACTTTATAGACCGTAGTAAAATGAACGCGATACACGAGGTTTTACAAGCTAAATTGAAGAATAATCTAAAGTATTGGATATACGGTCACTATCATAATCATTATGAATCTATAAGAACACATCCGAAATTCATTTGTCTTGATATGTATTATAAAAATATTGTTATAGTAAAAAAAGTAACAACAAAAACATATAAAACAAATGGTTATTTTTATAAAGCAGGTCCTGATATTTTAGATATACATGATGAATCTAAATTCAGTAATATAAAATTTATAGAAACAAAATAAATTATGAATATAATAATTTGGTTAATAGGATTTATACTATCATTGTTATTCAGTATATATTTTACATGGTTCAGTAATAATTATATATATGAATATGATTATGATTATTGTATGAGAGGTTTATATGGAAATAAACAATATAAAATAAAATTACCAAGATACATTTATCTATTATATGGAATAGGAATGTTTTTATATATAATTAATTTATTTATGGTATTTGGATGTATATTATTTTTCTGTATTGCAACAACAGATAATTGGACTAAATATCATTATATAGGAAAGAATAAATTTATATTAAAATATATAGATATAAAAAATAAAATAAAAATGTATCTTACATTAAAAGTATAATTTATATATAAAGTAAAATTAATTTACATTTTTCGAAGACTTACCTTAGTAAATTACTAAATTCTTCAATAATATAAGATAAATTAATAATTAAATTTTTAAATAATTTATATATAAATCTATCACATCCTTAAATACTAACATATTTATTATACTAAGCTTTTTAGAAAAAGTCTACTTTTTAATGAATTATTTTTAATAAAAATTAAAAATAGTTTATAACTTATTAATAATCAATAAAATAAAAGAGTGAATAATTTAAATTATTCACTCTTTCTTTATATTTTTTAAATCTATTCTACTTTACTTCCACAATATGGACAAAACTTAAACTTTGTATTCAATTTTCTCCCACAATTAGTACAATAAACTTTATTCAAATCATTCACATTATAAGGTTTTCTACTCATAGGTAAAATCTTTATATACTCTGACTTATAAGGATAATTATCAAAATCGTTATAAACAGATTCGAACTTCTGATTTGAATAACTTCCTTTCTCTATTCTACCTGTTTCAAATAATTTATTTATACTATCAGATGAAATTGATTTACTAAAAGATTTTATTGAACTTGCATTTAATGTTGATGCTGATGTTTCAATTCCACTTGTATTAATAGCAGTATCATTCAATGAAGTAGAACATAATCTTGTATCATTAATAATTTGATTTTTATCATCTATTATAGAACTTGTGTTATTAATACATGTTGTTTTATAAACAAATGGTGAAATAGAAGGATTACTCAATGGATTATTTAATGGTTTACTAATAAGTGGTTCATTCAAATTATGATTTAACCAATAATTACCATCATCTATTAATTTATAGATTTTATCATTTCTTTCTCTATAGAACTTTACTGTAATATTACCATTATTTCTAATAGCATTTTTTACTTGTTCATTATTATCATCTACTTCATAAGTAGAAAACTTAAATTTCTTATTATCATTTAAGTAACGTTCCAACCAACATCTTTGTCCAGGTTTAAGAACCAGCATTCCATCTAACTTATTTTCATTAATATAAATTTCTATACCAATATTATAAGTCTCTGGATTAAATAACATAATTTCAAATTCTGTGTTATCATTCATATAAACAACACGTGAATCTTCATTAGTCTAATACTCTTTCAATAGAGATTTGTTGACAGCTATCTTTGCCATCTTGTTTTCTTCTGTAATAATCATAAGTCTTAATTTATATTTTATTTTAAACTTATCTATTAAACAATCGATTCTCTATATAAAAATCTCAAAAGAACTTTGTTTCATTCTCTGTCTAATAGAATATATCATTATCTATATTTTTCAAAAAGAAAGTAACCAAAGAAAAATCATATTTTCATTAATTAATTAAAAATTGATCCTACAATATTTATCTCTATAAAAACTTACCTTCATTTTCAGAAAAGAAAGTAATCAAAGAAAAGAACCAAAAGAAAATTAAAAATTAATTTTTCTTTATTTAATTTCTTAAATATCTATCATTTCCTTAATATCTTAATATTAATTATACTCGAATTTTTCAAAAAAGTCTACATTTTTTAAAAAAAAGTTTAAATTTTATTAAAAATAATTTATAACTTATTGATAATCAATATAATAATTTTTACTATTTATACAAATTCTAAATAATATTTAATAATTTTAATTATTTAAATAAAAATTAGAATTTCTTTATTTAAATTTCTTAAATATCTTAGATTCTCAAAATACCAGTATTTATTTTACTTACTTTTACGAAAAAAGTCTACATATTTTTAATAATTTTTTCTAATAAAAATTAAACTTTATATTAATATATTAGTATAATATATGTTAATAAAACATAAAATTAGATTAAAATACAAGATGCAATATACAAATTATAGAAATATTAAGAAACTGGGGTTACTTATTATTGCATTTGAGGGTACTGAACATCTTTATAATATCATTTCCGAACTTAGAGAATCTGTTGATTATGTTTCTATTGGATTGTAGAGATTATCTTATCATGGAGATAAGATTTCTGAAATTGATTTACAAGAGATTTTACGATTACGTGACGAAGATAAACTTGTAGATAATATTGTGGAGATTGAACTTGATACAACAAAACCTGCGAGAGAGCAAGAGACTGACAAGAGAAACATGTTAATTCAAGACGCGGAAGATCATGGATGTACACATGCAATAGTTATAGATTCCGATGAATATTATACAAAGAAAGCATTTGAGAATGCATGCAAAATGATTGATGATAATGATTATCCAATTACATATTGTCAATATATAAATTATTATCATGATTACAAACATTTCTTGGTTTATCCATTCAAGGATGGAATGTATGTTCCTTTTGTTACGAGAGTTCAATATAGACATTCATTCGAATGTACAGATTTTCTTTTGCCATCAGATCCTACACGAAGATTTGTAAGACCATATTCAGGAGTTGAAAAAGTTGTTGGTAAAGATGGAAAAGTTCATAAGATTAAGAATTATACAGTAGATTATCATGTATTCAAATGGAATGAGGTGAAGATGCATCATTTGAGTTGGTTACGCGCGGACATCAGAAAGAAACTCGAAATGTGGTCTTCAAAGAAATGCTTTGATAATTATGATGATTTGATTGATAGAGCTGTTGATTCATTTAATAAGTTTGATGAAAATTGTACACAAGCTAAAGCATTGATGTTGTTTAACACTCCTGGTAATTCTGTAGATGTTAAAGCATTTCCAAAACAATATATACATCCAAAAGTTGATTATCGTACAAGGTTAAGAAAAGTTAGAAATCCTAAAAAACTTTTAGTATTATCAATGTGTAGTACAGTTGATCCAATTTATAATAAGTTAGAGGAAACATGTGTAAAGACATGGAAAAATACATATCTTAATAATGAGAACACATTATTAAATGAATCGAATTGGAATCAATATCATAGTAGTAATGAACCTTATATTGATATTGATTTTTGGGTTTATACAGATGCTGAAGAAGGAGAAGATACTCACGTAGATGAAGCTAATAAAATAATTTATATTAAGAGAGAATATAAAGATAAAGATGATGCATTATATCATACATATTCAAAGACAATTTTTGCGTTAAGAGAAATTAAGAAGTTAGATCTTAAATATGATTATTTAATCAGAACTAATAATTCCACATGGATTAATCTCCCTTTATTGAATGAGTTCTTTGCATATCAAGAAGATGATTCACAATTATTCGCCGGAAGAATATATGGAAGTTTTTGGTCCGCATTTAATATTTACGCGGGTGGTGAACTTATGGTATTCTCAAGAAGAAATGTTGATATTCTTGATAAGTTATCAGGAGATGATCCTATTAAATTTGAGAAAGCAATATTGGGGTGTGACGATAATTTGATATTCGGTTTATGGAATAAACGTTTGATGAAATTAGGATTAAGAGAATCTGATTATATCCATTCATTTGAAGATGATTTATTCATTTCACCTGAAAATCATAAAGATTATGATTTTGCACATATAGCAATTCAGACTAGGACATACTTTGATAAAGAAAATAATCAAAGAGACAATAAATCTGATATTTTAAAGGAATATTCTCATTTAGAAAACAGAGAGTATTATGATATTGAAAAGATGAAAGATATTCAAAAAGCATGGAATAATAATAATGAATCTCTGAAGACATTATATAATCGTATGATGGAAAAATATTACGATAAATTTATTCATCCGATTAAATATAGTAAACAAGATTGGTTTAAACTTGATGATAAAACAAAAACATATTGTAAGTTTGAAACAACAATGGATAGAGAAGAAGGACTTGAATATTTAAGGAAGAGACAAAAAGAATGTGGTTATGTAACAACATTAATTTAATTAATAATATAAAGGAATAGAGTATTTTTTATAAATCTCTATTCCTTTTTCTGTTAAATGATGTTAACTAAATAAACTTTTATCATTAATCATTTTCTTTTTTGAAAATAATGATGTATCTTTGTATCGTTAAATTAAAATACATAGATTATATATGCAACATTTATATCAATTCTTACAGAGTAAGAGATTACCTGTTAGAGAAATATTGAGTTGTAATTGTCAGATAACAACAAAAGTTGACGGCTCTGCATTTCAATATTATAAACATCAAGGAAAAGTGTATTATTCGAAGAGACCTAATGCACCGTATATTCCTGGAAAGAATATCATTGATGAGTTTGACCTTATCATGAATAATATGTATAATAATGCATATAATATTCTTGAAAGTAATAAGAATAAAATTCCTGATGATATAGAGATATTAAATTTTGAAGTTTTTGATAGAAATAAAGATAATCATATTATTAAATATAATGGTGAATATAAGAATGATATGGTTCTATTATCTGGCTATGATATGTTAGGAAATATTGTTCCTTTTGAAACATTGAAGAGTATAGCAGATGATTTAGATATTAGCTGTATAAATCTCCTGTATGACGATTATTTTTCTAAAGAGTATATTTCTTTACTGATGGAAAATAAATGCGATACAGAGAAGATATGGTATCAAATTTCGAGTCTTATAAAGGATAAGATAGATATTGAAAATATAGAAGGTCTTGTATTGACGTTTAATGAACATACGGACATAGAAAATATCAATAGAATATTGAAGATTCAATCTCCAAAATTTCATGAAGATATTATGAAACATTTGGAAGATGAAAAGAAATCAAAACAAGATGTTAATCTTGAATGGATTTATGATATGTTTATTGAATCTGGTAAATATTTTGAAAATAGTGATGTGCATCCTATTACAAAATTATGTCAAATGTACATAGCAACAGAGATCACAAATGAAGACTTTTCGAACATCGAAAATACTTTGAAAAAAGTTGAGATTTTGAGAAATCAAGAAATAAATATATCACTAATATCCAGATATTACTATATGTTTCCTAATAGTATGGATGATATAGAATATCCTACAATATTGAAATTCCTGTTTCTTGTATTCAGGAACAAACGAGTAAAGACACCATTATGGTGTTCATTAGAATATCAGTTAAATAAAGTTAATCCTTTTATAGATAATTATATATTTAATTGATAATATAGACAATTTAATTAATAACGCATATAAAAAATAATTTAGATATGGTAATCGCAATGCAAAATCAGTTTAGTGAAGATTATATGAACAATAATTACGGTATTGATTCAGTTGATGACAGAAAGAATTATGTTATCGACGACACAATGAATGTTGATGTAAATCTTGAAGCTTTAAAGCGTGAGGGAATTACAGAAGACGAAATTGACGAAATGTTTAATCTTGATGATGAAGCAATTAATAGTTCTATTAATGCTTTGGATTCTAAGAAGATTAATAAGTTAAAGAAACAAACATCAAAAGCAAAGAAGAAGCTTGAAGATGATATTGTTCTTGTAAAGAAGTTTGTAGATAATCCTACACATGATAATTTCAATAAGTTGTGGGAGAGATTTTATTTCGGAGTAAAAGGACATGCATTTAAGTTTATGCATGACTGGGACCTTGCAGATGATATGACACTACAGACATTTACTCGTGCATGGGAGTTCCGTGATAAGTATGATATTGAGAAGGCAAAGTTCTCTACATGGTTGTATACAATTTGTCGTAACTTGTGTCTTGGAGAAATCAATAAAAGAAATAAGGAAAACATTGTTGGTAATGATATTTCTGATATGTTTGATTCTGCTATGTTGACTTCAAGTTCAGCAATGTCTACAAATTCTACACAGTATACAGTAGAGAATGGTGATTTAGTTGCGAATTCAGCAGATGATCTTGTATTGAAGATGTATGATACATCTCTTAATGAGATTGAGAAACTCGGCGGCACTTATGCAAAGGTTCTTCGTATGAAACTTGTTGATGACATGAAGATTAGAGAGATTGCAAATCAACTTAATATGAATGAATCAACAGTTAAGAATTATCTATATAAAGGAAAAGAAACACTTGAGTCTATTATGAAGACAAAGCATAAGGGACTTTATGAAATGTATCTTGAATCTGCAGGAGATGAAGCCGCAAAAATGATGTAAGAATCAAAGGATGAAACTAATTGATAATATAAAAGATTGGTGGTATTCATTTAAAGATGACTACCATCAATTTTCAAAAGATAAAATGATTAAGAAAGCATTTCATAAATTAATTCAGAGTGAATCTAATGACCGTGAAAGTTTTTTTAATCAAAGTAATTTACGAGCGACAAATGATTTTTATGAAGTCGCTCAGGTTATTGATATTCCAGAAGAGTATCAAATAAAGGGACAGCAATGGCAAATAATGGATAAGTTAAATGAAAATTCATTTTTTGTCACAAGATATTTAAGAGATGAACTTCAATTAGGTGATAATGTTTCTATTCCTGAATATTATCATATAGAAGATCCATCAAGTGGAAAACCATTTAGTTGCAGGTATCTTGCTGTTTGGAATTATCAACCTGTATTGAAATCAAAAAAGAAAATTTATATTGTTAATACAATAATCGGAACTATTGGAACAACAGTAGTGTCAGGATTAACATGGTTAGCAATAATTTTACTATAATGAAGAAATACAGAAACATTTATTTTTTGAAAAGTATGTGGGCATAGGGTCATGGTTCACGTGATATAGAATATTATGGTACAATGTATAGTTTTTCTAAATAGATAAAAGATTTTGATAAGAAGTTTGATAGAAATCAAGATCTTATTATAAACTGTACAGAATGTATGAAAAATAAAATAGGTAAATTTATTAAAGTGAAGAAATAATCTAAATATTTCTTCACTTTTTACATTATATGTTAAACTATTTTAGTAATATATAGTATAATATAAAAATAAATTTACGTAAATTTATAATGACAAAGAAAAAGATTACAGTTGAAGAAGGAGCAAAACTTGATGAGCTTAAAGAAAAGAAGAATCTACCTTCTACTACAGATAAGAAAGAAGATGAACTTACAAAAGCAGGAGTTCCTGAGTTAACTGAAGAACAGAAAGAGTATGCACGTGTAACAGTTCGTAATGAGTTTAATAAGAAGTTTTCAAAATGGGCTGAGATTGATCCTGTAAATGCAACAGATGATGATATTGCACAAGCAAAGAAAGATTTCGAAGATTGTTTGAATGCAAATAAAAATAAGAAGTATATGCTTGCACCACATGATGATGGACTTGCATTGACAACTGCAAAGTTCCTTAAGGATTGGAATGCAAAATTCAATACATGGGAGAAAGGATCATGGCGTGGACTTATTCAGTTTGATAAAGTAATTACAAAAATTATTACAGAACTTGAAGGTGATAAAAATAAGGATTTTGAGATTGATTATTCTACATTGATTTTCTTGTATCAGAGTATGGGAGACCCTAAGGGAACAGGACTTGATACTGCCAGAGAAATGGCGAAGTTTGAAAATTATAATGAGGAAACAGGAAAGGTATTTGAAGAAGATATTCCTGTAACTTATAGTGGTATTCTTGAGAAAGTAAATCTTGAAGTTAAGAATCTTTCTAATATTGATAAGAAGTTGACAATTCTTAAGGAGAGAGTAAACCTTGCTTATGCAGGTTTGAAGATGAATTTAAAGATTTCTGATATTGAGGAATTTATTGAGTTTCATGAGGCAATTACCGCATCTGCTGCAGATGATGATCCAGAGGTAAAGAAAGCACTTGGTGAAAAGAAATAATTATCATTTATTTTAATATATACATAAAGTATTTTTATTATTTTTATAGGGATTTGATACATGTGAATGTGTTGAATCCCTAATTTGTTTTAACTATGTAATATAAGATATGGTATAGAATATTTCTGTATACATACAAAAAATATTTGAAATATGAGTACTTTTAAAGAATGTACATATAATACTATAAAAAATACAGGTGAATTAATTAATGGAAGATTATTATATTCATGGTTATCAGGTGGGAATACATCTCAACCTGTATATTTTGGATTAAAAGATACAGATAATAATTGGAACGGAAATTTAGTATCAAAAGGGACCTCATCATTTTATTTAACATCTGATACAAATGGTTGTACAGCAGAAGTTAAAGATTCTACATATACACCAACTACAGCAGATGCGAATACAGCAAGAGAAATATGGTTAAATATTCCTAAATCAACTGCTTCAAGAACTATAAAATTTAGTTATAATGGAACAATTGTACTTACAGTTATTTAGAATATTGTTGAACAAAGAAAATATAGATATTTATTTTTTGAACCTACTATGACAAATACAAATATTTCACAACCAATATTTTGTATTGTTTCATAGAGTAATGGTAGTTTAAAAATTAGTAATACTGCATTTACTTCTTATGCTTCTGGTTATGGCGGTACATATGACAACAATGCATTAATAGCTGTTTGCTTAGATACAGATAGACTTCCCAAAGCACAAATATTTATTAATTCAAAAAAGATAAAACAATTAGTTGATAATAATTCATTAATATATGAAAGTGGTAATAATTATTTAACAAATACAACTATATATAATAACTATTGGATAATATTTATTAACGATATTATAACAGAATTAACAGATAATGGTGACATAGCGGGTTCATATGATAATTATGAGAGTTGTCCAGATAAAGGGACATATGATATATATTCTGTTGTTTAGAGTATTGGCATTACAAAATGTGGTGAGTTTTAGCTTAATAAGTCGGTAGGTATGATTGCAAAATATTAAGACATTTTATGTTTTTTACTATATAAAAATTAAATAGGAAAGATTTATTTAATTTTATTATATAATGGAAAATACATCGACAAATACAAGTAATAATACTCAACATGTAACACAGAAATTGTTTACAGAAATGTTAAGACCACAAACATTGGATCAAGCTATTATAGTTCCGAGAATTAGAGAGGTTCTTCAACACGGGTTGACAACTAATATTTTACTTTCCGGTTCCGCGGGTGCTGGTAAAACTTCCCTAACTCGCATCTTAACTCGCGGATACCAAGTTCTTGAAATTAATGCATCTCTTGAAAATGGTATTGATACCATTAGAGATAAAGTTATTGCATTTGCATCTCAGTCATCTCTTTTTGATGGTGAGGAAAAACTTAAGGTTGTTGTTCTTGAAGAGTGCGATGGTCTTTCTCTTGAAGCTTGGAAAGCTCTTCGTGCAACAATTGAAAAATATCATAAAACTGTTAGGTTTATTGCAAACTGTAATTATATCGATAAGGTACCAGAACCTATTCAATCAAGATTTAATGTTATTATAATTGATCCGCTTACAAAAGAAGAAGAAGATTATCTATTTAACGGTTATCTTGAGAGAATTAAATATATTCTTACAAAATTTAGAATTCAATTTACAGAAGAAACAGTAACATCATTTGTAAGAAGTTCATTCCCTGATATGCGTTCACTTCTTAATAAGATCCAAAATCTTTATACAAGAGGATTAAAAGAATTATCAGTTGATATGCTTGCATCTTCTTATGATTGTTCAGAGTTGTTTAAGCTTATAATTGATAAACCGGATCCTGTAAACAATTATAAGAAACTTGTTGCAGATTGGTCAACACGCTCAGATGATGCAGTTCTTGCAATAGGTAAGGATTTTCCTGATTTCATATTGACAACATGTCCACAATATGGTTCAAAACTTCCGCTTATTCTTATAGCAACAGCAGAATATAATTCTATGCTTGCAACATCAATAGATAAGTTTGTGACATTGCTTGGACTTGTATTTAAATTGCAGTTAATTATACATCAATAATTTTTAGAATATAAAATAAAAATGTATCTTTGTATTATTAGTTTTATATGAAGATACATTTTTTAATTTATAAATATATGGCAACAAATAGTAGTGAAATTCTTACATTTCCTTTTAAGGTAAAGAAGAAATCAGGTAAACCATTTAAATCAATGTTAAAAATAAATACAGCAGTAGGAACAGTTAAAAATGAAAATGATCCTAATAAAAAAGATGCATTTATTTTTAAAGAAGATAATTCTGTTGTGAATGTAGATATGTGTGATATTGTAGATATATAATATAAAATATATATACAATATGATGAATAAACGGAATTATAATAATATTTTTACCGTATGTTTTTATGAAGATAAAGATTGTAAAATAGAAAATAAAGATTTATCTGATATTATTTCTGATATTACAATATTTAATAGTTATGTTATTTTACAATTTTTGAAATATAAACATTTTAATAAGTCAATTGGATCAATATTAGAAAATATTTCTTGTATTGTATGTACAATATAGGATAGAGTTGGAAATCCGTATAAACAATATGTATTTGATAATATAAAAATTCTATAGATAACACATGATATATATTCATATGATTCTAATATTGATACAGAAAAAGATACAATAACATCTGTAATAATAAATTATTAAAAAGTAGACTAACTATTAATATATAAGTATAATATATAAATTATAGTGAATATTTCATTATAAATAAATCATAAAACAAAAATTTAATTTAGAAAAAAGATGAACGATATTTTGACAAGTATTAATGAGGCATTCGCTGGTTTCCAGGCAGATGCAACCGCTCAGGTAGAGAAGGGTAATAAGGCTGCAGGTCAGCGTGCACGTAAGGCATCTCTTGCAATTGAGAAGTTGCTTAAGACATTCCGTAAGGAGTCTATCGAGGCTGCTAAGACAAAGTGATAATTAACATTGTTTAACTTAATAAAGAATTATCTTTACATTATTTAATTAGAAGTAAAGATAATTTTATTATATGCATGATTAGCTAAGTGGTACAGCAGGAAACTTTAAACTTCCAGATCACGGGTTCGATCCCTGTATCATGCACATCTAAATTTAAAATAAAAGTATAAAACTATGGAACTTCAACATTGGTAAGTTACATGTGATCGTGGACCTTAATTTTTGTATATTTTAATTTTATATATTAATCATAAAACTATTATTAAACAAAATTAAAACTATACAAAATTATGAAAACACAAAAAGAAAATGTAATAAGATTTAAGAATTATCTTAAGAAAAGAATATCAGAAAGAAAACAACTTAAATTAATAGCGAACAAATCATCAAAAGATAAAGATTATAATTGGATTAAATCTAGTCATGCTAAATCAGAATTAGAAGAAACATTAGAAGATATACATGCACTGTATATTGCATATTATATTGTAAAACATGATTTAATTAGTCAAGAAAAAGAACTTGATTATATGATAGAATGTTCAAAAACATTTAAGAAACATTATACTGTATATACAACGAAACAATGTTTTTTATCACAATATGGATATGTAAACAAGAAAATAAATGAATATCTAAATAAGTTTGGTTATGAAAGTGAATTTATTAAGTAAATTAAAAATATTTACTAATAAACATAAAGTTATTAATTTTAAATTAGAAACAAATAATAAACTTTATATATTAGTAAGTAATCAATTGAATCCTATATATGGAGCAGTTCAAGGAGGTCATGCAATAGCACAGTTTTTAATTGAGCATCCTAATTCTGAATGGAAAAATAATACTGTTGTTTATCTTTCATGTGATATAGATAATTTTTTAAATAGACAAAAGAAACGTAATCAATTATTAAAAGATGAATTACATAGTGTATTTAAGGAACCAGATTTAAATAATCAAATAACAGCAATAGCATGTTATAAGATACCTCAAAAATATGTAAAGAATTTGAAGTTGTTGAGATAATAAACAATATATAGAGATAATAGATAAGTAAAAATATTCTATTATCTCTTTTTATTTAAATAGAAATAAATAATTAAACTATTAATAGTATTTTTAATTATGAAATTAGTTAACGAGAAAATAGGATATGTGGATGAAAAGCAGTTTAAACTTTCAACTGTAGTGAATGCGATGGTTGAATTTTTAACATCTCCTGATATTCATTGGGATTCTAATTATGAAGTTAAAGGAAAGCCTAATGTAAAGGATATAGATGGATTTGGTTATCATACTTTTACATTTGATTTAGATAATAATAAATTAGGATTTATAAAAATTATTATTGTTAATATAGACAAAGATAAAGTAAAGTCTACATATAAATTCCAAGGATTTTTAGACGATGAAGAAACAGCTTTTTATTCACCTGTTGATTCTACTGTAGATAAGAAGAAAAATAATTGTGGATATATCTATATTAATTATGATATATTTAAAGAATATATTTCAGATAAACAGAAATTAACAGATGAATTAAAGGAATATACATATCATGAGTTAAGACATTATTATGATAATATAATGGGCGTATTCGGTGGACCATTGAAAGAACTTATACATATTACATTGATAGCTGATGAATTTGATATTAATAAACAAACATTCAAGGAGAAGAATAAAGAAGCATTAACTAAACATGATACAACATATAAGTCATTGCAGAATCTTCTTTATGTTTCACAACCAACTGAATTAAATGCTTGGTATCATTCATTCGTTCAACATATGATGGTATATCAGAAGAAGAATCCAAATGCAACAAAAGATGATATTATAAATTATATTACAAAACCTGAATTAAACGGTAATGATTATGCATGTTTCATTTACAGTTATGCTATTGTATATAAGACATTCTGTAATTATGCTAAAGCTATAAACGGTTTGTGTTCACAAGATCCTGTTAAGTTGTATTATTATATAATTAATACATTGAATGAATGTCAACCATCTGATAAGACTATTAAACAGATGAATGATTTATTTGAGAAGAATTATATTGATTATTTCACAGATACTGTTGATTATAAAACATTCGGTATAAAGTTAAGTGCATTCATTAATGATTATTACATGCATTATGTGTATAAGAAAATTGCGCCTAAGTATTTACATACATATAAGAATATGCAGAAGTTTATTTCTACACTTGTTTAAAAATAATTTATATTTAGAAAAATGAAAGCAAAAGATATAGCAAGTTAGTTAGGAAGTTTGGCAGCTGCAGCTTCGTCACAACCAGGAAATTACGATGCTAATGATATAGATACAGATATTCCTGACGAACTTCAAGAGCCGGATCCGATATTCGTTGTTGAGCATGAAGAGGTAATGTCTACAGATACAGCAAAAGCATTAAAATCCGTTAAGTAGATTGTTAATACCATTGTACCTGAAGCATATCAAAATAACCCTATTATAAAAGATAAAATATTACAGGATGCAGATTAGTTAGGACAACTTTATTATCAATAGAGTATGAACAATGTTATGATAAAGGTAATTATGGATACTATATCTAAAGGAGATACATCCGCAAAATTATTTGATTCATATACAAAGTTAATGTCTATCGCGAAGGATTTCAATAAGTAGATTAATGAGATGCAGAATCAATTCAGAAAATATTATATTGATACTTATCTTGATCTTCAACATAAGGAAGATGAAGATCTTATTGCAGAAGATAATGGAGTTAATAGGAAAGCTGTAACGACTTCAAAAGAAGAGCCATAGCAAGTTACATATGAAGAAGTAAAAGAGTCTCATACAGGAGACAATATGGACTTACGAGAGACTTCTACACGTGATACAACAATAAAGGTATAGGATTGGAAAAAAGAAATATATAAAAAGAGATTTGAAGAAAGTAAAAAAGCAGAAGAATAATTGGATATTCTTCTGCTTTAATTTTTATAATTGATAAATTGTACTCATGCCTATAGTTGTTATTTCATCTTTAATTCCATGTACATAAAACTATACAACTAATTGTAATATACCTATTTCTTTCCTACCAGAATTATTTTCTGATATATAATCTGTTATTATACCTCGTTGATTATGTAATATCTTAAAGTCTTTTATCTTTAACATTGAATCTTCAAAATTTTCCGATGATATTTCTTCTATTTCTCCACCAGATCTTTCCAATGTATATCTTATATTATGAATATAATCTCTAATAACATACTCTTCAATACTATCTAATCCTTCTTTAGGTAAATCTTTAACGTCAAACATTAAGTTATATATATTAGTTGTAACAGAAGTACCATATTGTTTAATAGATAATGAATGAATCTACTCATGTTGTATAAGGTCTCTATCAGATTTCTTGTCAATTGTCAACATACATTGTAATTCACCAATTTTTGATTTATGTGATTCTGTTGCTTCCTTTGCAGTAAATTTAACTTTATTTGTTTTTGAAACATTACCTTTCTATGTTAGAAGATTACATGTACATCCTTCTTGTTCGACAATGGTTCCGTCACTATAATAAATTTTATACTTAACAGAAACATTATTAGAGTTATCAGTAGATGCACCAGTTTCATTCATATTATAAATAACAGTTTCACCGTAAGTTGATAATGTATTTAATGGTGAGAACTATGATTCAAATCCCACAATAAATACATCTTTATAATATATGTCACGAGTACCTGTTTCAAATTTACCTACGGTATCTTCTCCTTTATCTACATAAACAAAACCATCTGCTTCATTTATAACTCTATTACCATATACGTCACAACAAATCATATTAGGCGATTGTGAACCTAATAATTCTGGTTTAATAGTTAATATCTTATTTGCAGATTTAAACACAACTTGCTTATCTATTAATCCTTGTTCTGTTTGCCATGTTTCCTAATCTTCTATTATATATGATTTCCAATCCCAATGAACTCTTAACGGAATATCTTTATCATTAAATTTCTATGATAATATATTCTATGAAGAATCTGGTTTTAATATAATATTTCTACCATTTGATATTGTAACAGGTTTATCTTTGAATACATAAAGATTTTCATTTGTATATTGAAGACTTGCGTCTATCCATATATTCTGTAAAAGTTTAGGATCATAATCAAATACCTAGGCGGAATATGTAGTATCGAGATAACTGTCAAATAACAATGGTTTTGGTTCATATGTCACAGAAGTTCTCTATACGACACCTTTATTATATCTGGATGTAAATTCTTCTCCATAACTATTAACACGTAATATATACTACGCTGCACGTAAATGTGCAGGACACATCTTTAATTTATATGGATTAAGTGTCGTTAATTTACCACCAACATTTAATGTACGTTCTGCTTTATTATGATATAACTTATTATTGAATTTCTATAAATCAACTACACCATTTAATGTATATGTAAATGTATTATCTTCATTCTATGATATATTAATAATTCTATATGCTGTTTCATTATCTATCGCATTATTTGTATAATCATTATGAATTTCTGTTTCATCAGTATAACAAATTTTAACAACTTGATTCTCCATGAATCTTTGTTTGGTATCATTTGTAATATGAACATAAGATAAATTATTGGATGTATCAACTGTTAATTCTTTATCTATTGTACTATTACCTTTGGAATCTTCAAACACATATTCATTTGCTGTATATACATATGCGTTCATGGAATTAATGAAGAATGCAGATGAGTTAATAGATGAGTTAACATTTTTATCAATAGATTTCTAATATATATCATCAAATGCTTTTTCATTTAACATGTTTGACTTTTTCTTTACTGTTATGTAAGAATTATTTAAGTCAAACCTATAATAAGATGAATCTATAATAGATGAATCATGCGTATAGAATTTTTCTACCTCAAATGGATATATATCAACTAATATATCTTTTTGAATGCAATCATATATACATAAGCCAACATATGATGAATTTGCTAATATTTCTCTACTTGGACTTTCATCAACCAATATGAATTTATATATATCATTAGTTTTCTATATACTTAAAACCTATTCAGTGAAGTTATTGAATACTATGAAATTACCAGGTTTTGGAGTATCAATAGCATATGATATATTATCATATTCTATAGTGTTAGGTGAATCAACCAAAGGATCAATATCATATATTCTATATGTCTAAGGGTAAATAGGATAATTACCAAACTTGTCTATATCTTTAAATAACTATTCTTGCTCTGTATTTTTTAATTTATCACCTAATGAATTTCTATTATAAAAATCTTTATTATTTACAACTTCTTGTTGATTAAGAATAATATCAAGACTTATAGGCTTTGTAGTAACTGTAGTAGTATCATCACTGTTATTCACGAATATATTATTATAATAATCATATGCGTTTACCGAAACAGTATAATTACCTAATCTGTTTACAGACACATCTACATATCTGTTAGTAGAAACACATTTATCTATTTCCGCATTTGATGTTGCAGTTTTTAATTTTGAACTATCAACAGTATAAATAGGAACTCTATCAGATAAGTAAGTATAATTTACAGTTATTGGTTGTTCACTACTTTCTAATTCTTCTCCGAATACTAATTCACATCCGCATGCCTTACCATTATTAATATTTAAATCTGATTGCTTATTCCTAAATAATATTCTTCCTTCTATAATCTCAAGAATGTAATCACCTGGTAGTAACTCGTCATTATTACCGCATTTATAATTACGGATAATTATCTAAGGTACATTCCATTTATTCTATGATGTATATATGAATTCTGAATCTAAACCATTATAAGTTTTTGAACTTATTTTCTTATTTGTTTTCTATGCCCAATATAATTTATACTTATCATAATTTCTTTCATTTTCCATAGGATATAAGAAAACTTTCTAGAAGTCTTTATATACAGGTTCATCAGTTTCCTACTCATATAAAGCATAATATTCTTTACCATTTTTCTGATCACTCACAACATTAATTGAATATGCAATATTAGTTTTCCAGTCACCGTGACAATACCTTAAATTACCTTGAGTTATTTCAATTATAGGCAATTCAGATTTATCGATTTTAGAAAAATTCTATGTATCATCATAAAATAATATTTCATTATCCTATATAAGAATAGGGTTCTATATATAAGAAGAATCTGTAAATTCAGCTAATGTACCAGATGAAACATCTTTATTTGTTAATACAAACTAATATTCCTATACAGGTACTAATGTTTCTAATGGAGCAGAAACATATATTGACGAATTCAATGTTTCATTATATACTTCATTTATGATAAAATCTTCTATTTCAAAATCATCATAATCTCCTATTGTTAAAGAATCAAATTCATTTAATGAGCATTTCAACATTGCTGACGAATCTCTAAATAAAATATCATTTATACACATATCATCAACAGATGTATCTAAATGTGAAAGAGATGCATCTAATGTATCATTATGATATTCATTATTAGATGAATCTGTTGTTACATTTATATATGGATTATTATGAACAATCTTAGGTGTTACTTTAGCAATAGTTGTAATATCCTACAAATGATGCTATGTAACATATGCCTAATTTTTCATTCTCTCAATGATTATTCCTTCACCACATATATCAGATATATAACAGTTGACACCCAATATATATTTTTCTAACCATTGTTTTACAGAGAATAATTTTGCGAGAATTTCATCCGTTCTGTATTCATATATAGGTTTAGTTATAGGAAGTTGAAAAAATACATCTTGTTTTTCAGTAAATCCAGTGCTCAAATCTTGGTGATGTGTATCTTTATTATATGATGATTTATATAAACCAGATTCAGGTGAAGTTGTTGGATTATCTTTTGCTGGATTATCCAAACGTCTTGTATACATGGTGATTTTTTCACCTGTTTCATCATCTATTTCATTAAGGTGATATATCATGGATAATCTGTTTATCTTCTTATAACGTTCGAACTCACCATATGTAACACCTATTTTCTTTAACTTAGTATTTAACGATTCACCTTTCTATAAATCATATGTCTGTAAAGTTACATATCTATCTTTGTTATTCTAATCCTTTATTTTATACCATTCCTTAAATATTAAGTCGCCATATCCTAAAAATTTGATAGCTCCCATTAATGCTTTATATGTACCAACATAAGGGAATATCTGATCATAATTAATCATAAGTTCTTTAGACTTTGTATTAATTAATGTCCAGTCAACACCCTATTCATCAACATCTTGTTCCTTAAATATATTAGGATATTTAACAGGATCAGGAATTCCAAAATTTCCTAATAATGCTCTAAACCTTTCATCTTCCCCTTCAACTTCAGTTAAGAATGTAAACAAACCTAAAATATACTTTTTCTTTGTTTGTGTATTAACAAGATACATTGCCATTATATTTTGATAACATCCTTCAACCTCTGTTTGAAATCCAACAGAGAAATATATTGGTGTATTTTCAGGTGTTTGATTAAATTGATCATAAAAATTTAATTTAGTATTAACCTCATATGAATCTTCCCATATAATGTTTGCAACAGAATCAGATGATATGAATCTCATTTCAGAATCTTTTTGAAATTCAAATCTCAATGTATAATCAGTGTTTGAATTATCGAAAGTAGGTCTACCATTTCCATCGTTAGTATTAGTAATAATAATAAATGTACTGGCAGCTACAAATTCTGTTGAAACTTTATCCTATTGAATCTATCCAGTATATCTCACACAAGGAAATAAATCATCATAATTAAAATTATTAACAATAAGATAATTAACAAATGTTCTCTAACCTAACATTTTATTATCTTTCTATGTCTCATCATCAAATTCTGCAATAGTTATTAAGTTATTATCTATTTTATAATATATTGCCTTTTCATCTTTAATTTCCTCTGTATTTACATTATCAAATATATAATTAATTGGATAATCCTATGTAATAGTTTCAGATAAAGTATGAAAAGTTAATCTTACCGTATTATATACATAATCTGTTTGTTCTTCAAATTTTTCTTCCCATCTATGCTCATTTCTATTATATATAGTACCAGTGGATTTTGAATAATCAACTTTTTTATTAAATAATATTAATTCTTTAATATTATTTAATTCCTTTGTAATTATAGTTTGTCCTGTTTTATGATTTACAATACTGGTATTTACTGTTATTCCAGCGTTAAATAAGAATAAACCATGTTTATCTATTACTGTTGTTAATGTATGATTACTATCTGCAATATCATACATGAAATGTCCTGATGGTGTTTCAATAAAATACTGCTCTAACTATGCATGCGGAATTATTTCCCATTGAATACTGTATACTTTTTCAACAGGAATTTCATATCCTTTTTCTGTAAAGAAAATTAATTTATCTCTTTCATCTATATTGTTCATCTTTCAATTATCAATTTAAATTTGTAGCATTTTTAGGATATGTATATGCGTATGCCAACTTTATCTGTTTAACCTAATCTATCAAGAATTCAAATAATCTTTCTATTTGTCTGAATATTGTATCATTCATAGGGTTAGCGAATAATTCAGGTGAAATAACATTCTTCAATATATGATGCTTATAATCATAACCTAAATTTTTATAATCATCATACATGTGGTCTTCCTATTCGGTAAATGAATTAATATACTTAAAACGTGGCATATAATAAATATTCCTTTTATTTCATTATTTATTATGAAAAAAGAGAATAACTCATTTCTGAATTACTCTCTTTTAATATTTTATATTTATTATTGTTGGTTTACAATAATACCTAAACATTTCTTTTCATTTATACTAATATCTATCAATGCATATTCATATGGATCATCTGCATTCTTACCAAACATTACATCAATAGATAATTCCCATTTATTACTGTCATAATAAACATACTCTATAATTTCCTATCTGATTGCAGTTAATATTTCTTCTTTATTTAGATTCATTCTAAATAAGTATTTTTCGAGATCACAACCAAACATAGGTGTTCCTAATACTTCTCCAGGTTTTGTACCCAAAACAACTCTTATCTATTGGAGTAATTGAAATACTTCATCCTATGTTTCTACTTTTGGTTCATAATCAAGGTCAGTAGGAAGTTTACAATATAATTCTCTTGTCATAATTATTATGTAATAGTCTTAAAGTTTTCCAATGTTAATTTATTATTCTATGTATATCCTATCAACTACATGTTAAATGCAGATAATGATTCATAAGATTGAACGTCTGAATATTCTACACCATCTGGAGATGTAAATCCACCTCTAATCAATGGTAATATATCTCTGACTTCTTTTGAATTACCATTATAATCTGCATATGTCCGTGTTAATATAATATCACCATAAGAATCAATACCGTAAAATCCTCGCTCACAATATATATTCTCATTTTCTACATCTGCGTCAAACCAAACTTTAACAGAATCAATTCCGTCTATTGCTTCGAATAATGCAGTAATGTCAGATAATGGAATAATATCCTTACGTGTGAAATTAATAAGATAATTTGATAAAGCAGACAAACATGCAGAATATACACTCTATATATTATATCCTTCCCAAATCTTCACCTGTGTATTAACTGCAAATCTTGGTGTCTTTGGTTCAAGAATCTTATTTTCAACTGTAATGATTTTCTACCCTGAATTATCAATTAAGTTAATGATATTATTCTGTTCATCCGTTGATAATGTAAATACAGATTCATCTACAGTGAAATAATTAGAAGATGATGAAATCCGTTTACTTAAATCAGGAATCAATAAAAGATATACAGTATTATCCGCGAGATCAGTATCCTCAATTTGCTATTGCGCGAAATTTCGTTTACTTAAAATATCCTGAAGATTATTATATAATTCCTTCGCTTGATCTGATTGTTCACCATATACAGAAACTGCATCTTGCCAGTCACTGAATGTATTTTTATACATCGTATTATATACATCGTAATTAAGCTATGCCATGTAATTAGCTTGTTTCTATGTATAGCCTTTAATTATTTCTATTGTGGAGAACATATTCATTCTCTTAAAGAAATATCTATAATTAATTTCATTCGCTAATACAAATGATCTAGATGTATGAGGCGCAATTAACTAAGTTAACATTATATCCTCTGATGCCGAACCAAATATAACGTCTGTATCACATTGAACTCTAAAATTATCAGCTAATGAAATTTCAGAACCATCTGTTGCATATCCAACACCTTGTATCTCAAAATATTGATCTTGATCTAGTATTTGTTTTGGTAAGTTTCCACCTGCACCATCTGTTACTACATATTCTACATAAATAGTTGAGCCTTGTGAAGGTGTTTTTCCCATTGCACCATTACCGAATATAACATCAATTCCACCGTTAATACCGGTTTTAACCATACATGCTTTCTAATCAAATCCTGCATCTATAAGAGAATCAACCATATCCCATAATTCACCGTTTACATAAACATTAATAAAATATTCATCAATATCTGCATAATTTCTTTCTGTGAAATTATAAGATTGCCATTTACCACCTGATGCAGTAGCTGCTTGATATTTAACTGTTCCTTGTATAATGGTTGCAGTTATATAATTACCTGCTGTCATTGTGATCTAAGCAGAATCTGCACCAAATAGAATAGTATAAGTTGCACCATTAATTGCACAAAGGAGTTTTGTTCTATTAGGTATGAAACAAACTGTTCCATTCAAATCTTGATTACCGGTGTCATAATAAACTATCTTAACAGCACCACGAGCTGCAATAGCTCTACCAGCATTATGTCCCGCTAATCTTGCCAATCCTCTAATCTAATCAGGTCTATATGCTGTTTTTATATTTAAACCTGTTATAGAATCTTCTATATAATAGAAAATCATTCTACCGAGATGAAGAATTACAGAAAGTAACTATGCGAAAGGTGAAGCCATTGTAAATTGCTACCCTGTAACATTATATGTTTTCTTCACCCATGCAACAGCATCATTCCATAATTGTTCATATTTAAGACGGTTCAGCTTGAATATTTTTATATCATAAATTGATGCCATTTTTATTTAATTTTCTCTAATTTTTCTAATCTTTTTTCAAGTTTTTCTAATGTTTTCTTTAAATCATTATTTTCAGATTCAAGTTTAGAAATTCTCTATTCATGTATTTTCTTCGTCTTTTGAAGATCACCTAATACAAGTGAAATAGCGGCTGAATAGTTAACACGCCAATGATTAAGATCATCCTTATCCATCAAATAAGATAAACCGTGTTTTTCAAGGTCCTGTGCGATAAATCCATATGAAAGTTCAGAAGTATCAAGCCATCGGAATTGAATAACATCCGGTATATAAGTAGATGTATCTATTTCCTAAACATCTGTTTTCAATTCAATATCAGAAGAAGCGTAAAAAGCATTTGCGTAAACATTCTTTCTTGAAACATAAACATTAGTCTCTATATTACCGTCATCCGCGATATATTTTGTTTCGCCAATATCACGTCCATTATAAGATTCCTCTGTAATACCGAGAATATAATATTTCTTATAATCAGCAGTTGTATATGAAAGTGAACCCGCGTTATATGTTTTCCACATTAATTGGTTATTCGCATAATTAAATACAGGGACTTTACCATTTTCCTAAATAGTAGGTTTTAACCATGTAATACCTGGTGTATTTGCACCATATTCATTAGACAGTGAACCCCAAAAAGATATATATCCTGTAGAAGGACATGAGAATACAAGATTATTACCATTATAACCTATACCAGGAAGATCTTGTATTTTTCCAGTTCCTCCTTTCATTCCAAATACAATACCTCCTGACATTTTACCACCAATTAAAGGGAGATATGTAGATGTATTATAATCTTGAAAACTATCAATTTTCGTATTTACTTTATCTATTGAACTGTTAAGCGAATCTAAATTATCGTTTATAGTTGTCTTAATCTCATCTATAACTTCAGTCGCACGAACTGCTGTATCAATCGCATAAAGTGAAACATCCAGGCGATAAAGTCCTGATGCAGTATCAGATTCTATTTTTGTTATATAATAAAATGGAAGTTGCGCTTTATTTAACGCGTCTGATATATTTGATTTTGAAACTGAATTTAACTTATTTCCTACTACCAATAATCTGTTATTAAGAGATGTTCGGTAAACCTGTCCATTATAAGTCTGCTCAAAATATAGAGTCTCTATACATGTCGCCAATGAAATAGGGTTACCATCTCTTGTATATTGTTGTCTAACCTAAGCTGTCTACATTCAAATTATTTTCATTTAACTTATTTATTCATGAAAATATTAATATGTGATTATTATATTATGAAATAAAATAAAAACATGGGATAGTATTATCTTCAGATGGTAGCCAAGTTGCAATGTGTTCATATAAATAATACTTGCCTACCATAGAAGACTCATGTGCTGTATGGTCACAATAAAATAAACTAATAGCTTTATTCCATGGTGTATGAGTTGTTTCACCGCGAACTTTATAAATATTATATTGTCCATACGTCCTATTATCATCATAATAAATAATATTATAATTTTCTCCATATACTATAGTATGTTGATCATATGTATCAATTCTGTTGTCGTCAGGTACTTTACTAATAATCTCACCCAAATTTATTGCGTGTTGAAGTACCATACCATTTATTATAACATCCTCGCTATATGAATTACTTGATATACAAATTAACGCTGATAAATCTACCATTTCTGGATATAACGGTTTTAATGGATTTGTTATATTTTCTTCTGTTACTAATGATATAAAATCTTCTGGACATTGATTAAATATAAAATAATTAGATGTATAACCACTTAATTCTACTGCATACATATACAATTTATTAGTATATTCAATACTAGCTGTTTGATTTATTTTAAATAATGGTGTATTTTTATACGTATATGTAATTATTCTTGAACTCTAACTATCATTTTTAGTTATATTACATACTATTAGTAACGCTGTTCCTTCTGTACTTCCCTATTCATTTATTGTATATGCAGAACAACCATCATAATTAGAACTTATATCATATCTTGTTTGCTTTAAATTACCTTCATAATTTTCATCTTGATCTTCTAATCCAAAATAAAGAGAACTGTCTTGATAAGATAATGTTATATTGGTTTGCTCAGTTTCATCCTTAATTATTGTTATAACATCATTTAATTTTTTATATTTTGACATATTTTAATTTTTATTTTCTGTATCTATAAGTATATCTAAAATACCATATATTATTATACATAACTATTTTATTTAAACATAATTAACAAATTTTTGTATAATATATGTGTTGTTATATTCAAATAATAAATAACAAAAATATTATTTTTAATTTAATGGATAAAGTTTTAATAGGATTTGATTTTTCAATGAATAAACCTGCAGCTACAATATATTTTAAAGGTTAGTATTATCATTATTTCTGGCCATTGAAAGTTACCAATAAAGTATAGAAAATGTATGAAGATGTAAATGTTCATATAATTAACAGAAATATGTCTTCAGTTGATACAAAGAAAGTAGAAAATTCATAGTTGGTTTTGATTCATACTATAAGGTCTACAGATTTAGCAAATCTTATAATCTCTGATATAGATGATTTAATAGAAAATACATTTAATCTTTCAGAATATGAATTATATGTATGTTCAGAAGGTTTATCATATGCATCAAAAGGTGACGCGACACTTAATCTCGCAACATATAAAGGTGTTCTTCTTTCAAAAATATATGAACATTATGGTGATCATCTGTCAAGACTTTATACATATTCACCTATTACTTTAAAGGCAACAGCCGGATGTTCATCAAAAGAGGATCGCGCTGATAAAACAAAGATGATTAAAAAATATATTGCATAGAATAATAATATTAAGTTACGTCTTTGTTTAGCAAATGGTTATATGAAAGCAAAAACAAATTATATTCCTGGTATTGATGATTTAGTCGATTCATATTGGGCATTAAAAACGATGATGTTAAAAGAAAATATATCTTAATTTAATTATGTCCGCAATATTAAATATGACAATCAATAATTCATATGATATGTTTGCTAATTAGAAAGTATCATCAGGAACTGTTGTAACAGAAGAAATGAAATCAGGACAACATAAAACTACAACAGAAATGGTAGATATTAATGCGTATGATTATGGTATCATTGATGTTGGTATGACTTAGTTTGATGATACATTAAATTATACAGATAAAGTTAAACAAGCATAGATAAGAATTGAATTATATAAACAACAACTTCAAGAAGCAAAAAGTTGGATAGAACCTTTATAGACAGAAATAAACAAAGTATAGTCTGAATATGATGATTATAAATCACAATATGATACGGCAAAGAAAGAAAATACAAACGAAGCATTAATAAGTAATCTTAAAAATATTGTATCTAATTATAAAAAACAATTAAAAGATTTATAGTCTTAGTTTGATAAGAATAAAAAAATTACATAGACTCATCCGAAACTTATTACTAATTATACAAATTTCTATAATGATTTGATAAAGTATGGTAGTAAGAAAGCAATAACAAAAATAGATGAGTTTGGTAATGTTGAGCAAGCATAGCAAGTTGATTTAGATAATCTCGACATAAATCAAGCACCTGGTATGTCTATATCAGGAACCATAACAGACGCAGTTACACAATATCTGGAAGTTACCGTATAGTCTTTAATTGCTGGTGGTGCTAGTAATATAATGAGTAGTTTGGGAATTAATTAGGAAACATTAGGTATGGCTAAAACTATACTTAACCTTATGGATTCTGCATTATTCAATATTGTTGGCATCATTAAAATGGTTCCAACAAATATACATATGGTGCCAAGTGCTAAAGTAGCTATGAATAGTATATGTACATCTTTAAAAGATATGTATCAAGCTATATATATTGATTTGGAAAATTAGTATTATGAAACTATTAATGATGCAATTACTAATTTGCCTACAATGTAGGAAATGTTAAAAGAAGCATAGGAAGTTCTCATTAATTCTATATGGTCAATGATAGATATGCAATGTGTTAAATACACAGGGCATACATTCGCTGAACTTTATTTCATGTGCTCAGATTATATTCATTTATATAAGGCATGGAAAGAAGCACGCAAGGAACGTAAACGTTAGAAAAAAGAAAAAGAGGAAGCAGAAAAAGAATCTGGTATATAGCATACATCTGGTGGAACTATACATAAAAAGATAACAGTTGAAACTGATCCAGATCTTATTAAAGAATCTTTAATGGAACAATTAGCACAAGCTTCAGACCTAATATATAATTCATTTATTATTATATAGATAAAAGATGCTATAGATGATATAAAGATGTTAATAAGTTAGTTTAATAATGTTGATTTAGATGTATTATCAGAAGGAATAGATTCATTTGAAGATTTAATGGATATGTTAGTTGAAATGGGTTTGGATAATGATGGTGCTGTTATAACATTAGAGAAAGCAATACAAGAAGGTATAAATCAATTCTCCAGTAATCTAACAAGTTTATAGAATTAGATAACAGCGCAAGCAATCTCATCTGGACTTACTATCGCGTCCACTGTCGCGTCCAGTACATCAATTAGTACAAGTATTAAGGCTGAACATTTATACGACTTTACGAACGATTTAAACACATTTACGATGACTCTTAATATTTACAATGATCCTACAACAAAGAAAGCAAAAAAAGAATTAACAAAAGTTTTATCAAATGCGCATCAAAAAGATGAAACAAAGATCTTTGAAGCATCTGATGTATTGTCTATTATCAATGCTATAGATGAAGGATATGTAATGCAAAAAGATTAGACTTTAAATTTAGTTAATTTTACATTTAAGATTCATTTCGAAATAAAAGGATTTAATAAAACATTAAACGAAACAATAGATGCCGTTAAAATCGCTAATGAAATTGCATAGGAAACTGCAAAGGAGAAAAAGAAAAATGATGCTATTGCATAGTTTGAATTAGGTATAGTTGAAGAAGAATATACAGGAGATCCAACTAAAGCAACGTAGAGACCTACATTCCAATTAGTTCATGAATTATTCTCAATATTAAATGAGATATTTCCATAGTTAAAAATAATAATGAAACTTATAAGGAACTATAAGATTAATAAAGCAAAAGTTGAAGCAAATGCATCTGGTAATCTGCTCGGTATGGTAAAAGTATTAGCCGCAATTAATAAATTATTTAAGAAAGCTAATAAGAATAAAACGAATTTCTATACTGTAAGATCATTAAAATTATATAATTACATAACAAAAAGTATTGTTTATATAGGTTCTGATATAGAAGTTAATATAGATATACCAAATACAAGAAAACTTTATCTTTATTTAAAAAATGCTAATTTAAATTATGATGTAATTAAATAGGATTTACCTACCATTCTTTATATAGATTAGGAGTCTATAAAGGAACAGATGGATGCAATGAAAAAAGATTTAGATAAAGCAAGTAATTATTTTGATGATGCCTCTTTATTTGTTCAATATCCTGATTCGAAATATCCAGATGGAACATTATTAGGTTTAGATAAAGTTGAAGATGCAGATCCAGAAATTTATTATAGTGATTCATCATTACCTTTATATGGAAGTTAGGTCTTAAGATGTTACGGTAAAGATTACGATATATATGAGTAAAATATATTTAGATTATGATTAAATGACGAAAGAAGAAAAAATATATTTGGATGATTTAATAACAAAAGCAATGACGGTCGATACAGATGAGATAGAAGGTTAGCAGACAATAAATCTTAATGATATAAATTTATGTGCTGTTGATTATTCAAAATCTGATATTACATCTGATTATGATGATTTCATGAATATAGATGGAATAACCGATTAGTCCATATTATAGAAAATGTATGACGACAAGGATTTATGGAAATTAATCATAACACCGCCGGAAGAAGTACCTGATATATTATCTGATATTGATACAAGTACAAGAGTTATAATTGAATTTTCAGACGCTACTGTTAAAGATCCAAATCCAGTTGAATATTCTCTTAATATAAAACCAGGAGATACAATAGACAACAATACTATAATAGGGTCTGTTATGTAGGAAGGAAAGATGAAACCAATTAAATCCATATTTGAAAAAGGACATGTAATGAGTAAGAATGATGACACTGAATTTTTCAGATTATATCCTTCTAAATGTGACAGACATATAGTATTGGATAATACATTAATAGGATTGAATGAAGATTATAATGTTGTTAATGATGTTTCAGAAATAAATGCTGAATTTTCAAAGGAAGGTTCATTATATGCTCTTATAACTAATAACTTATGTTAGTCCCTTTTGCCATGCGTATTAGCAAGGAGATATAGAGGGACATATACAAGAACAAAAACCAGAGTATATACAACAGATAGTTTAGGACATTGGGAATATGGAAATTGGTATTTAAATTCTTCTGATGCAAGTTATGATACATTAGGGTTAGATACATCATTAATAGTTGATAGCAGTTTATATAAAGAATATAAAGATAACGCAAAATATGATACATCTTTATTTGTTTTCGATATAACTAATGAGAAATTAAATACTGGTGTTACAATATATGATACGTCCATTATGATGAATCTTCATGAATCACAAGATGTATTTGGTTCATCTATTATCGCAGAGGATGTTACAAAAGCTGACATGAAATCCTGGAGAAAACGTGCAAAGAAAAAACGTAAAAGAAAGAAAGTAAAAAAAGAAATAAAAGATAAAGCATACAGGTAGACAAACAGAATTAAAAATTCTGATAATCCATATGAAGCAATATAGAAAGAAGGGAAACGTTTATTAGATGCAAGAACCAAATATGTTGATGATATTATAAAATTATATAAATCATTAGATACATTGCCATTATGTAAATATGACCCTAATTATACAGATTGTAAATTCCTAGTAAACAACAATATAGACGGTAAAACATATACTGAAGCGAATAGATATGATGATGAATTCTCTTATATACCTATCGGAGATTCGGACCATTATTAGAATTATTATTATAGTTTACTTGGAAATATTAATTTATTATCCGGATCAACAGATACTTATTCATAGGAATATTATAATTTAATAACAGATATTATCAACAAAAGATTAGTAGTAGAATCAAGACATAGTGAAGATCTTATGTATGATTTCATGGATTTATTTAATAAGAATGTTAAATAGTTATTCAATATATATGTGAAGAATTTAACAAATGATATTATAAAAAGAGAATTTAATAAGCTAAAACCATTAATTGCTACTTATGTATAGAATGAAAATAAATCATATAAGGAGTCTATAAGGAAATAGTTCACTGTTGATAATAAAGAGAAATATGGATAGGAATTAGATGAAGAAGCAATTCAAAATGCAGGTGAAAAATATACAGGAGATAATGAATATAAACAAATATATGATTATATCTCTTCTTTATATTCATATGATTCAGATGAAGACACTGACACACCTAATGAGATTTGTTCATAGTTGGCAACAATGTATACTTATATAAAATCATACGGTGATGGAAGTTCTAATCCATATAAGGATATTAAAGATAAAAATGAACCTTATATATATTTAAAATTAATATAGGAAGAATCAAAGAAAATAAGAGAATTTTGGGATAAAGTTCTAAAAGAATATGAAGATTGTTCATATGATAAATGTTATAATTCACTTATAAATTTATCTGAAAAAATGGATGAATATGCATAGTGGCCAACACCTTAGGATATAACAATAGATAACATATATTATCAACATTATTTGTTTGAGAACATATATCCAAGTGATTTAGATAGTTCAATTAATGACATAAGTATAGGCGATTATAATTTTCCTGATGAAGTTGATTTCCCTGAAATACCAGATGATGTTTCAGTTGATGAAAATTGGGCTATTGATGAAATGAATAAGCATGAGTAGTTACCGCCAGATGACATAAACGCAATAACTTTTAAAGATTTTCCATATTGGAAAAAATATTTTGCGCTAGCTACACTTATATGTATTGTTCCAACATTCTGGAATTGTGGTCTTGATATATTTCCATTTATATAGTGTATACCTTTACCATGTATATTCATTGCTATTAAATCAATATATATACCGATGTTCAATATGATAATGGTATTTGGAATTGCTATACGAGGAATGTACCCATGGCCAATTATTTTATATGTTAACACAAGTGATCAACCTATATCTATATTAACGCCGTTAATTGCTATATTAGATAGATTAAAAAATGTATTTTATGGGAAATTAGATAAGATAGAACAAGTTCCTATATAGTCTTTAGCTAATGCGTATATAGCTAAATTAAATAAGGAAATTAATGATTTGAAAAAAGAAAATATTAAATTAGATAATTTTAAAACAGTTATAAAATCATTGAATGTTCCAAAAGCAGAAAGTATAAAGAGATAGTTTGCGTCTATAGTAGATCCATCAATCGATATGAGACAAAGACTTACAAGATTAGAAACATTATCAAGAAAATCAAAAGCTAATTACATGGCTAAATAATTATCATGGCATATACAAAAGATAAATTTTTTACAGATATTAAAAAGATGAATAAAACAAATGACAAATATGAAGATAAGGCATACGAGTCTATTGTAGAAAATCTGTTTTTATTAAATAAAAGAGGTAAATGGAAAGCAATGGGATTAGATGAATATGATTCAGAATCTAATTCTAAATTAACTTTAATTCCTGGACATATCTATATGTTTAAATATATTACCGATACAGCAACTAAATATAATGACGGACATATTAAGTTTGAATATTATGACACATTACCATTGGTATTATGTACGGGGAATAATAAGAATATTATATCGGGTATTAATCTTAATTTATGTAGTTATGAATTAAGAACATTAATATTGAATGATGTATATAATTTAGATCCTGATTTCTTTAATACTAAAGCATCGGAGCAAGCACATCAAGGTTAGTTGCCAATATCATAGAATATAAGTAAATTCTTCATAAATGATGATGGTTAGACAAAGTTATTAAATTATATTAAAAAGAAATATAACTTATAGAATACAGGATTTATATTCAGAACATATAATATTAAGAAAATAAAAGATATTAGATTTATAGAACCATGGCAATGGCAATATATTCCTTTCTTAAAATATAAACAATCAGTTAAAGAATCTATATTAAATATGATATAGAATATAACAGGGATTAGTAAAATTAAAATATAAAATTAAATATGATTTATTTTATTTCAGGACATAGAGATATAACAAGAGAAGAATTTAAGAAATATTATGAACCTAAAATTCAAAAAGTTCTTAAATACGATAAGGATGCTAAATTTGTGGTTGGTGATTATCAAGGTGTAGATATAATGACTCAAGAATATATTGTATCTTTGGGTTTTTTAAATAGAATAACTGTATATCATATGTTTGATAAACCTAGAAATTTGGCAGATCCATATATACAACGTTCTGGTGGATACAAAGATGATATTGATAGAGATTCTGCGATGACACGTGACAGTGATTTTGATATTGCTTTTGTTCGTGAAGGTAAAGTAAATTCAGGAACAGAACAAAATATAATGAGAAGAGTTAAATTTAGTTAAATAAGGAAAGGATGATTAACTTTATATATGGTTAATCATCCTTTATTTTTAATTTAATGGATACAAATATTTGTTTATGCTATTTAATTGTATATTTGATAAATCATTACTATTACTATAAAAACCAATATCTTTTGGTGTTAATTTATACTATCCTTCTTTTACAATAGATGGACGTCTTAACATTAAAACAACATTATATTGCTCTTCATCATTAAACATCATACGAGGATATATATTATAACATAAATTATATGGCATTTTATCAACATTATTTTTGCCATTAATAACTGATGCAAAATCAAAATCCAATTGTTTAATATATTGTTTATTCTATACAGGATATTTTGTATTATTAGTATTATCTTTTTCGTTACCATTATTTGTGGTATAATAAGGATAGCACCAGGATAATTGATATAATAATGATCTAAATAATAATGATGGTGTATAAGAATCTGTTTTATCAGGTTTATTTACATTATATGTTTTGACTTTGTTTTTACCTAAATCAAAAAACTATAATTCATTCTATGTTTTTACATCGTTTAATGATAATATATCATTTAATGAATACTAACCATTATCTGATGTTTTCGGTAAATATTGATAACCATTACCATATGTTTCAAAATGTCCGTTAAATGGATTATCTGTATCATAATGATAATCTTTTTCATATATATTATTCCATTTCATCATGGATTTCAGTAATTGTTCCGAACGTAATTGTATATCATTATATTGATGTACATATACAGCAGAATTATTACTTAATTGACTATACTGTGACGCCAATAACCTTTTATTATTAAATATAATACTATATTGATCGTTTATTAAACGTGGTAATAATATATTGGAATTATATATAAATCTTAAATAATTTTCTGAAATATCATCTTTATCTTCACATAACCATTTTTTACTATACAATTTATCAGGGATTAAATTATATATATTATTTATGTTCTATGTAAATATTGACATCTTCTATATATTATCCTATAAATATCTACACTTAAATGCAATAGAATTCCAATTTGGTATTCTACCTATATTTTCTTTTGTTCTATTAATTGTTTTTCCCTAAGATATTTCATCATACTTATAAGGTAGAATAGCGATATTAGTAATATCAGAATTTCCAAACCATTTTCTTAATCGTAAATCTTGTTGTAATATTCTATTAGATAATGTACTTTGCTATGCGTATGATGCAATATATGAAATAGGTGCAATAGAGCATTTTAATATATTAGATGTATATAAATAAGACTTATTTACATTTGTATTTTCTAATGGTAATATATGTTCATCAGAAACTATTTCAATTTTATCAATATATTCCTATAACGTAAATGAATACGGTTCAGGATTTTCAGATTCCATGTAAAATCTCAAATGCCATATTCCAGAATTAGCTTCATCTATAGTAAACTCATAATAATCATTTATGATTTCTTTAATATTATTTTTATCTAATAAGTCTTTAGCAGATATATTGAAAATGTCTATACCTGGTTTTATTAAAGTAAATGATATTTTATCTTTAGTCCATTTATATCCTGTTTCATTAGCTTCACTTATAGTAGATGAACCGTCTTTACTATCAATAAAATTATGATTCAAATATAAACGTATTTTTAGATTAGTGTAATATTTCTTATAAAATCCCCAATTATCATCATTAAAATTATCAATCTATATTGAAGTAAATGTTTGAAATTGATTACATAATATACCATTATCATAATTATTAAGTCTCTCTAATGACTCCAAATCATTATATATATGTAACTTTATATCAGGAATAGTTCGTTTTTCTTGATAACCAGAGATAATTCTATTATATGTTACAATATTACTATATACTACATTTTTTTGAGATTCACTTAAATCTGCTGTTTCATTATCAATAGTATTATATTTAAATGTGTATAATACTTGATTAATAGGAATTTCGATAACACTTGAATTATATAAATCTGTTAAAAATTTATTATCAGATATTTTATTAATAACATCTGTAGTTATATCCTATTTTGATGTAATAATACCAGTTATTTTATAAATGCTTGTATCATTATTTAACGTTATCTTGGTATCATTTATTAATGTATCATTTTCATATACACTGAAATTACATACATATGTTAATTTATCTTTTAATTCAACATACATATTATTATCTTCAATATTTATGTTAAATATATCTGTATAATCATATGTTCTTGTTTTATTAACAGCATTAATATTAACAAATGAAGAATTAATATCAAACTCAGATGTATAGTAATTAAAATCGGCTCTTGTAACATTACTAAAATATTTCATACCGGATTTATCACCTACAAATTGATATATTAAATGATGTCTATACCTCTATGAATTTAAATCTGATTTATCTAGCGATATTGTCATTACGGATGAATCATTATAATTATATTGCTTATATTCATATCCTGAATAAAAACTTGTATCAAATAAATTAGAAAATTTATTTTCCTCTTTTGTTTTATCAACGGGACTATTATTATAATTATATACTATTATATCATTATTTGCCGTATGATATTTTTTATAATAAAACTTTGTTTCCGGTAACTATACCTTATCATATGTTAAATATTGTTCAACATCTTCTGTTATTATAATACCTTTTATATTTGTATTAATACAATACTAGTTTAATAAATCTTTATTAACACTTGTATTTAATAATTTATTTGACACATCATTAAGAGTTTGATAATCATATGTATTAATTAATAATTGTTTTATATTTGTATCTTTAATTTCTTTATAATATAAATTATCATAATTTCTTATATAGTTACCTGTAAGGTCTAATGATGGCATTTTAAGTGTTGAAGGATTTTCATCTACAAAAGTACCTCTTATATAATTAGGACCATATTGGTAATGTACACTTGAATCTAAATTATTCATATCATTATAATTCCAATACATATGTGTATATCCATATACATAATTTTCTTTAGATACATCTATATTATTAAAGAAATCATCTACATTCATTATGAATGATAGAGTGCTTGAATCATAATTATCTTCCGTTAACGTATAGCAATTTCCATGTTCATTTAATTTTAAATCTTTATTATATAAAACATTTGAAGCCTCTATGTTACCAATGTTATCTGTTTTTATATATAAATTATCAATATATAATTTCTAATTTGTTTTAAATCCTATATAATTTGTTCCATTTGATATAACATCTAATGAATTTCCTGATGTTTTTAAACTTAATAATTCTTTATTGCCAGCTATATTATGTGTATATTTATGAATATCCTTGCCATTATTTAAATATGTATATGTGGTATCATTTTTTATATTACATTTAATAGGTATTTCAGAATTTTCATCTATTACAACTATATCTTCATTATAGTTATTAATATCCATTACAGATGGCTTATTCTTATTAATATCTGTTATTCTTGTTATAGTCACAGGATAATCATTATATAATTCATTAGCAATAAACATTCCATTCTTTAATTCTCGTGTTGAACCAGAACCAACAATATTTAATTTATGATGTTTGTTTTCATCAACCATAAATGGATGAGTATATGAAATATGCTCTAATAACTATGTGGATGTACATGTTGTTAATTCATCTGTTACTTCTATTATATAATCTATAGATGAATCAACAGAATCTTTATGTCGAATATACAATAAATCTCCAACATTATATTTTGGATTTAATCTTAATTCATCTTTAGCATATGTTATATCATACTCTTTATCATCATAATCAATAGAACTATTTTTTAATGTACTTGTATCAAGATATGTGAAGAATGATTCTAATGTTCCAAAATATATAGAATTTCCAGACTTACCTTGCTTACCTTGCTATCCTGTAACACCTATACCAGGTAATCCATGTTTATATATATAATTTTCCATTTTCATCAATTATTCTTTTTTAATCCTGATATTGTTCGGTCTTTAATATTTACATATGATTCCAATCCATTAATCAAAGACACGGTAACATTAGGTAAATCATTATATTTAACTTTATTGATTAAGTCATTTAATTTTACATAATCATAATTCTATACAATATTATAATCATATATTTTATCATAACATAATCGGAAATCCTAAAATTCTTTATTCTAAAAATGCAATATAGTATTATTTGTTTTATCTTCCAGAATTTTATTAAAACTATTTAGTGAATCCTAATTTTTATAATTCTATGGTACAGATATTTTATATACAACACCATAATATATTACAGATGAATCATTATGTGTATAATTATATATTGATGCGTCTATATTACATGCAACGTTTTTACACGTACTTATAAAATCTGTAATATTTTTATTATTAGTTTGTTCTACTGTATATACAGGCGAATAATCATTAGTCTTTACTGTATTTGTATTATTATATTTTGTATAAACATTTGCATCAAGATATATTGGATAATTTGAACTTAACATAAATCCGTTATATTTTTTACTAAACTTTATATCAAGATTCATATCATGTTCGCCACTATACATTGATTTCATACTAATATAATTAACATCCTTATTACCTATATCATCTTTCTGTATTATTGATAATAAACCATTTCCTGTTGTATTATCATTTTGGTCACATATAGTAAGTTTATTTGATCTTAATGAACCATTCGCATCACCAAATAATACTTCTTTAATTACCTTACCTTTCTCATCTGTAATATTTTTATTTTCAAACGTACCTATTTGTGTAATTATTTTTTCTATATCCTAATTGGTTACACTTGTACCGTTTTTTATTACTCTTATTAATTCATTTATATCTTGTAACATAAATACTTTTCCTTCAGGATCAAAGAACTAATCATTATTAACAAATTTTCTGTTTAATAAAATATCTTTTGTCTTTAATGGTAATAATCTTGAAGTAATTTTCTATGCAAATCCAGTGAACTCACCAGGAAGTGTGTATTCACTGAAGAATAAACTACTTCCTGGCGTTCCTTGCTCACCGTCTTTACCTTGTATACCATAAGTGGCAATACCTGGTGCATATGTATCATTATGAAATCTCTAAGAAATCTGCATACTTTTTATCGCTTATAAATTTTAACTGTTGGATATATATTCTTACCAGTTGTTTCATTAATCACAATAGTTAGAGTATTTAAATTTTCTTTTGTTTCTATATTTGTAGAATAATTTTCATACTTATAATATGTGTTTAAATTAGCTGGTTTTTCAGTTACTATATTTATATTTGAATTTGGTTCTGTGTCTTTTGCATAAAGTTCAACTTCAATATTTGACTATGCATTATAATATACTGATAATGTATGATTTATATAATTTTTCTAACCTGTATATTGAGAATCTTTAAAATAATTCCAATTTTCATTAAATGATTCATTATTTATAAAATGATTAAATATTGCGGATGTTAAATTTATAGTTATAACTGTATTACCTTGATTAATATCAGAAATATTATATGAAGAATCTGAATAATTAACAGATAATATGTCATTCGCAGTAGGATAAACAAATTTATTAATTAATATATAATCATTATGAATAACCATACAGTGTGAACCTAAGAATGATTTATCATCAATTCCTGTTTTATGTCCATCAATACTTATATAATCATTTTCATTAAGATATTTACGATAATAATTATTATCCCATGTCGCGCTTAATAATGAACGATTATCTACTAAATAATAATTTTTATTTAATCTCTATAAATTAGTGTCTTCAAATACTTTATTACCTGGATAATTCTGTATTCTATTAATATTTTTTATTTTTGTATTAGATTGCAATAAATCAACATTAAGAATATCTCGTAATTCATCATCTATATAAAAATCAACCATATTATTCGTATTAGGTGTAAACCATCCGTAATTAAATTTAATCTAATTAGGTATTGATAATGTAAATATTAATGGATTATATTCTTCTGTATTATGTATTAATTTAACATCTGCTTTTTCTGGGATAATATATACATCAATATCATTAGTAAATGTATCAACATATCGTTTTAACTTATCCTTCGGTGTTTCTAATGATATTAATTTTGATATATACTTCTTAAAATGTGTTAAATTAGTTCCTGTTATCAATTTCGTGTTAGTTAATAAGTTTGTTTTATCATTTTTATATGATATAATAAACTAATCACTATTAAGAATATTTGATAATTTTATATTGTTAACATTATTTACATTATTTTGTTTCTTTATAGTTAATCCTAATTTATTTTCATTTAATGTTATTAATTTCGGATTTAATACATTTGTTATATTTAAATGCTAACTTATATTTTTTCCTATAGTTGTAGTACGTCTTATAACATTTTCAAGGATCTATTTAGCTGTATGATTATATTCACCATCTGCCTTTGTAATAATATACGCATGACTATTACTTGATATTGAATTTACATGAGTTAATGTACCTGGATAATCAATATACTCATAATTTGTTAATACACCAATATCATTATAATTATTAACAGAAACATATTCATTACAATCAACTGAATTTTCCATATTAAATGAAACAAACTATGGTAAATTAGTTGATAATGTTGTATTTACTATCGGTACATCATACTATGTAAATAATGAAGACCATAAATTATGTTCATCTATTAATGACATTAATTGTTTATGAAAATTATTTTTCTTATGAGCATGAATACCATTATTCATACAGTTAAGTGTCCTGAAATCAATATCATATGGTGCGTTAAGAACTGCATAATCAGCATAACTCTAATATTCATTTGTTGTAACATTCTTTATGTTAGATGTGCCTTCATGTGCATAATCAATATAGAACTAATGATTAATCAATAAGATGAACCTTTCTTTTAACGATATATAAATCTCATTAGTTTTTGATAAATCATAATCGGTTAAAACAAATGCTTCAAACCCTGAATAATCTTCAAGATGAATATAACTATTAACAACCTTTGTATTTAACTTAATATTAAATTTAATACCAGAAAATATAAACTCAAGACTTTTAATATTAGAATTATAATATACAGATGCTGTATCAATATTAGTATTATCTATCAATAATTTTTTAATGGAATGCTGTACAGAACTGTTTAATATACTTTCCTTATATGTAATTGATTCATTATTAATATACAATATATTATCTACTTTATTAGTTACATATTGATTTGTATCATAATCTGCTACATTATAAGTATTTTCACAGAAATTACCATTAAATTCATAATTTTCATTTAATGTATTAACATCTAATATGTTATTATTATCATAATATTGTCCATTAGATTTCCATAAACATTGTACAGATGGAACAATAGGATATAATAATTCACTATTACCTGTATTATTAGGATTTGCAAAATAATTATTTGATTTTAATTCTGGAATTACAGTATCATAATTATATTCCTAATATTTTTGTTTGTCTGCTATTTTTAATTTAGTATTTTCTATAACAGATATTGAATTCAAATTATTTACGTTTATAGTTGTACTTATATATGCTGTTTTAGAAGGTGTTATTATAAATGTCGTTCCTTTAGACACATTTACTTTATTGAATTTAAGTTTACCATCTAAAACTTCATACATCACTCCATGTTGTATTCTATAATCCGTTTCATCTGTTGCAATAGTTTCACCTGCCGGAATATCAATATATAAATTATCCTCATTATGTAATGTTCTGCTTAAATCAATAGTTGTATCTATATCTTTAATATTAGTAATACCCATTATAGCAACTGCGATTTCTGTAGGTTTATACAAATGAATCTTATTAGTTATTAATAACGAAGGATTAATAGTAGAAATCATGCATGTATTTACATCATATGGATTTGTTATTACACATAAATCCTATGTTTTATTAATAAACTACTATTGATTATCTAAACTATAATTCTTATAATTATCTGGTTCCCATACGTTATTTCTCAAATATCCATTTGTAATATTAAATACATTAACTGTATCATAAATACCATTTGTGTTATAAATTAATGGATACTTAATTTTATTAACTAAGTCACTAATATCTGTATTAACAGAATATGTATAATTAAGTTCTTTTGTAGATTTAAACTTAACAACATTATTGTAACGCCAACCTAATGTTTCAAAACAATAATTGGAGAATGCACAATAATAATTATCAAAATAATCTGATTGATTTGTCAATGCATGCATTTCATAAGTTATATTACTATTAAAATATGAAATAGTATCATCTTTAATATTAACAGGATCTTCTGATTCAACATAACAATGTAAATCACTTATATTATTTAAATAATTATGTTCAAAATTATTATCTATATTCTTTATCCAATCATTTTCATTATCATCCGGTTGTATATCATTTTCAATATATTTAATACCATTATGTTTAATAAATGAAATACTGTTATTATATTCTTTATTTGTTGTATATAATGATGATACAAGACCATTTACTTTATCAAATCCAAAATAATCATAATGAAAATCATCAAACTTTGGTGTTAATATATGTTGAACATACATATTATCATATGATGAAATTATAGAAATACTCTTATCATTATAAGATCCAACTTTAATTATATTAGTATTAAATTTCTCAATACATTTTATAATACGATTAATCTGTACATCTAATGTTGCAGTTATATCATTATATTCCAAATCCTATGAATAAAATGAAATTCTATAGAAATAAGTATTTTCAGAATATCTACATTTCTATTTGGTAACATATGGATTTATATTATAATCAGTCTCTAATAATCTATCATCATTTGATGCAATTATTTCATATACAATATGTTCAGTTGTAAACTTATTCGTTTCATATGTATTACCAGCATTAGTAACAGAAGATTTAATAGGATAATCCTATGCAATAAATTTAATATGTTCACCACATTCAATAGGTTTATTGAAATGTAATATTATAAAACTTTTATCAGTATCTTTATCTATCTTAATTTCTGATGAATCTAATGACATTAAATTTGAGTCTGGAGTATTAGTGACATAATTCTTAAAGAAATTCTTTAAATCAATATCAGTCTAAACTCTACCCACATTATTATTTGTTATTGCGAAGAATAATCTATCATAATATTTCTTATCGAATATTACTTTATAAATATTCTCATCTCCTTTATAAATATCACCATTTTCATCATATTTAGTTAATACTGTATTTCCTGTACTATTCTTAGAAGAAACAACATAACCATAATTAATGAAATCATTTGCAGTTAAATATAATCCAAAATAACGATGCATAGAATATTCTTCCATATCATTATCATCAAACATAAACTCAAGGTTTATAATATTGGAATATATAAGATTATGTCTTTCAAAACCAGCAATAATATAATTATTAAACATTTCTTGTTTATTAGCTATATCTGAATTTAATATTTTAGATCCAAAATATGTTGTCTCTGACTAATTAACAAGAATGCCTCTATCTACTGATATACCTTTCCATATATTATTGCCTTGTCTATAATAAGGAGAATTCTAATTATAATCCTGTTCAATAAATTGCAAATAACATTGTCCATAATTAGACAACATATTCTTATAATTATTAAGGTATTGTCCAATAGATGTTGTTGTTCTTAAATCAAATGTCTTTATAACCTTTGATTCTTTAATTAATTTCTTTAATTTTTCTGTATCATTAATTCCTTCACCTGAATATGTCTCTTCATTAAATATATCATCATATCTGAATATCGCGAAGAATTCTGGTACATTATTTCCTATATGTAATGGCGCGAGAATCTTCATATTTTCAGAATAAAGACTATCTGTATTTGTTTCTGCACCATATTCATACATTGTTTCATATTGATCTTTATAATCAGTATAAACCTTATGTGCTTTCAGAGAATTTTCTGGTAATCCAAATAAATTTTTAATAGGAATTTTACTGAATACCTTTTTTATATCTCTTGGATAATTACCATCAGATGAAATAGGGTATTTACGAACATTCTTATTATTTAATACAGCATTAGCTTTAAATGTATCAAGATATAAGTTATAATCTTTATCTACAACTAATTTAATATTTCCAGATAACTTTGGATTTGCTCTTAATAACATTGATGAATGATGTTGTGTATTAAGTTCATAACCTTTATTATCATAATTTGTTAGATGCTTTTCATTTTCATCATTAGTAACTATTAATCGTCCGTTTATTTTATTGCTAGATTTATCAGTAATAGTTAAAACAATATCTTCTGATGAGCTAATAGGATAATCATCATCTAAACTTATTGTAAATATACCAGGTTCTATCCTATTTTCAAATATAATATTATTATCTGTTTTATTTATGAAATCATTAATATGAACACCATTAATTCTTAAATAATTTTTCAAAGCATTATTCTATAATGTTATAATATAATTTGAAGGAGTTTCTGCTTTTGCACGAATATTACTTCCATATACAGATATTTTACTTATAACAGACTATGTATTAATATCAGATAGTTTTTTATCTTTTAAAACTATCATATCAGGTACTTGTTCTTTTAATTTATCCTAATCAATTATCAACTAATCTGTAATTTTGTCAACATATGAAATTTCTAAATTTGCTTCAATATCTGTTAAACTTTTATCGGATACTTCTTTTTCTGTATTTGTATAATCATATACATCTGTTAAATAAATATAATTTCCAGATAAAATAGGATATACACCATATCTAGGAATTTGTTTTGTTAAAGGATTCGCACATTCTTTTGTTTCAATACTATGTCCGTCTTCATCTATGTCTATTTCATAATTATATAATTTTTCATTATTGTTTATATCGTCATTACCAGTTGCTATTTCATACTTAGGTTTATCTTCATCCGTATTTATTAATACATAACGATGATATATAGCTCTATAAGAACTGTCTATACAACTTATACTCTTTTCACCTAATGTTATTAATTTTGTGTTATCAACTATATCATCATTATTAGGATAATCGTTATTATCTTGGACAGGTACACTATAAATTATAGTATCTTTATTATTAATAGTAGTATCATTATACTTATTACATATACGATTACTAAAATTATACATTTCTTTATAATCATTGAAGAATTCGGTTTCATCCTAATCAAAAAACACGCTTGAATCAAATCGATTATATATTCTATATGAATTATTATGTGTACAAAAATTCTTGATTATAAAATCATTAATACTAAAGCTATAATTTTCAGCATTATTATGATATATTTTTATATTAGTTCTATATGTCTTAAAAGGCTCTTTATCATTATTAAACGTAAATGAGCCGTTAATATTAAAAGTATAAAAATCATTCTATGCATCCTTATCAACTTTAGTCGTAATATTTCTATCTTTAATATAAGTATTATATACAGTAGGAGACCAGATAAAAACAGGTTTATAATATATAAATTTTAATGGTACTGATTTTTGTTTATATCCTAAATAAGCATTCTAAGAAACAACACATTCTGTATATGCACTAACAGACAATAATGATTTAGGATCTGTATATATTGCACTAATTTGAAACCTTAATACATTTCGGTCTTCCTATATAAAATTATCAGGTACATACAATAAATTGGTATGTGGTATTAATGTATTATTATCTGTATTATAATCAAATGCTGGTAATAATAATGTATTGTTATTAAGTTTATCATCTTTCCATTTTGGTAAAGTTATATCCTTAATTGCCTCTTGTAATTTCTGCTCTTCTATATTAATTTTATTATTATTATATAAAATTACGGGTTTAATAATTAATTTAAATGGAAAGTCACCTATATTTTTATCATATAAATTCCAATTAGTTAATGAATCATTAATATGTGATTTATTATCGCTCCAATATATTTTAACATTAATCTTATAATTTGCAACATAATGGTCATCAATATAACCTCCATTAAAATTTGAATTAAATGCACTTGGTAAATCATTACCAATATTTACAAATGTACCTTCATCATATGTAGAATCGTCAGAATGAAATAATAAATCACTAAATATATTATTTGCTATATTTTTATTAACATTAATATTATTTAATGGGAATATATTTCCATAAATTATTTTATTTGAATTTTTCTCTGAATTCTTTCCATAAAAAGGTAATTTATCAAATTTTGCTGTTAATTCCATTTTAACAGGATATGGTAAATCACTATTTATATTTTCTTTATCTTTAAACTAAAACGAATCAGGGTCATATACATATCCTAATTTATCTGTATTCATGACAGGAATTGGATATTCTACATCTTCATACCCATTTATTAAAACAGATGAATTAATAACAACATCTCTCTTATTTGGTGTTAACTTAAATAAATATTTCTTTTCTTTTGCCATTTGTATCCTTAAATCAAATTCGTTTCATTATTTATTAGATGAAAAAAGAGATATTACTTTTTATATTGAAGTAATATCTCTTTTCATTAAAATTATTTTTATTTAATCATCTTCTGAAACACTAATATCATAATTAATATAATTAATACTTGCAATATCTCCAAGATAACCAACGCTATCAAACTCTTTATCGATAGTATCAACTTTATCCTATAATGATATAGAAGTAATTACTTTTGTTCCTGATGATTCATCTGTATTCTCATACGCAATGTTCTTCGCTATATGTTTAAAATACAAACCATTAACTGAATTACTATTAGGTATTGTATCATCAAGATGCGAAGTAACTCCAGACGAACTTAATGTATTATTAATAGCGATAGTTAACGCATCATCATTTACATCCTTAATTAAATCTGCAATTTCATTTGTTGATGAAAGATTATCAGGAAATGATATAATAATAGAATTAGACCAATCTGATCTTAAAGGATTTGTTGGATAACCTGCTTCTGATATTGATCTTACTTTAATCTCTACACGTTCACCTTTCTAGATAGGTATATCTATTTGATTAATGTTAACTTCCGTGGAATCTGCGACATTCTCAACAACCCATTTATAGCCGTTACCATCATTTACTTTTGTCTTCATCTATGACTATGATATATTCCAATCAGAGAATGTACCTGTAACGCTTGAACCTGTATTCTAATCATTATATGTAAATGTATTTAATAATACAGGTGTATTATCTTCTTTAACATAACGATATGCAATATCAAATCCTATAATTTCTTCTTGTAATTCAGAATTTCCTATACGTGTTTTCTATACAGGGATAGAAAAGAAACCTCTGATTCTATATTTAGGATCTGTTAATAAGGCACCATTTGAACGAACTTCAGACTAAAACGCAGAAACATTACTTGAATAACTAGACTATGCATTCTATAATTCCAATGTTTGTGTGTTTATTTGCTCCTGTTTCGCGTTATAATCACTGATGTTAGTAATATTCTATAACTCTGATTTTAAGTCCGCTATGGCAGATTTAAGGCTATCTATCTTTGTCTTATCATCTGCAATAAGAGCTGCTGTATTCTTAATAGTTGTTGTGTCAATTGCCGCATTAATTTGTGTGTTAACCTATACGACTCTCATATCGGATTCTGATAATGTTGGTGCATTTGGTTTCTAACCACTCCAAGCGGTAACAGTTCTCTCCTTAGCCTCATCAATCATCTTTGCACCCCAATCAACTACATAATTACTGTAATATTCAGATAATGAAGTTGTTGATACATTACCATTATTATCTTCATATAAAAGATTATCAGTATCAACTCTAATCGGTGTTGACCATGTATCTCCTTGAAGATTATATGCTTCTGAAATACCTTTTACATATATAATATCATATTCATGTGCACCAACTCTTACAGAAATAACTTTACTTCTGAATGGATCTTCATAATAATTAAGTGTCGCATAAACACCTGGCAAAGTCGCTCCTGTAATTCTCTTTAATCTTACCTTACTTGAATTCTGGTTAATCGCTATAATCTCAAATATTGAATCACTATATGATAACTAATCTCCAATAGATAACACATTATTTTTCCCCTAATCTATACCTTCGTTTGATATTGTAGAATATGTTATATTATCCAATGTATACCAAACATTACCGTTAATAATATCTGGATCCTATATAATCTAGAAAATTCCTGATTTAGTATTTCTTACTAATGGTAGTTGAACAATCTCTTCATCTTCAGAATATGAAATATTATTATTAGCTAATAATGATTTCAATGAAAGATAATCCATACCAGATGTTATTTGATTATTATTCCACAATGTTGTAGCTGAATCATCATTAGAATTAAGAATTACCCTTACAACCTTAACTCTATCTGCATCATCTTCTATCTATCCTGTTAAATTAATATCGACCGTTAATCCTGGAAACATTAAGTCTTCAAAGAACCAATTAGTATCTAATTTAAATGTAGATGGATCTTGTAAACCTGCAATCTATGTCGGTGTCTAAGGAATCGAGCTCAACTTAATAGTTCTTCTTGAACCATCGTTAAGATTAATTGTTCCTTTACCGGTTGAAAGTGAATTAAGCGAATCTTCAACAGCTTTCAACCTATTAACAATCGAAGCATAACTTGGTAATTGATATTTAGAATTTGTTCCCTATGTATCTTGATATTCATAAGTTACGAATGTATCATTAGTTGTTAAAGATCTTTGCATAGCGGATAATAATGAAAGTTCATTAGTTTGCTATGCAATAGTCTTACGCATATTCTCTGCAAAACTGTTTATATTATTTGTACTCATCTTATATTATCCGTTATTTATTTTCTAATTCTTGTATTCTATTATTTAAATCTTGTATATATTTAATCATTAATGGTATCAATGACTCATAATTGACAAATGTTGTTCCTCTCTCATTATCATTTGTTTCATCACCTGTTCTATATACTAACTTATCAAATCCAAATCCTTGTAATATATACTATGGTAAATCAATACTTGGATATACATTATTGTTATATGTATAATAATTAACCTAAATACCGTTTATAATATCATTTATATTACCATTATCTGTTGTCCATTCACCTAATGCAGTATCAGCTTGTGATTCAACATTAAATATAGGTTTATAAACAGAAGGAACATTATAAGTATATTCATCATTCAAAATTTTTATTGGAGGCGTATAAGATGAACCTTGATATATAGATGTATTGATAAAATCATTTTTTAAATTATTAAGTTGAATCTTAATAACATTATTGCCATCGCTTGTAGTTGAATCTGTAGACGTGTCTGTAATAGGTAATATAACATTTGTCTTTACATTCTATGCAATAATACCAGATGTTTTTGAGCCATTAAGGTAACCATCTAATTTAGTTTCTAGTTCCTCTAATTTTTGTTTATTTTCATCTGTTAACTTAAGTGTTGTCATATAAGCATCTTGAATAGCCATTGTTGACTAAACATTAGTATTCATCACATCAATAGCTCTGTTAAGATTACTAACAACATCAGAAAAATCAACACTATTAATAGAAGACATTGTTGTATTATCCTATATCATCGCATCTGTATTATCATATACAGATAAAGTCTTTATATTAACACGGAATGAATAACTATTACCAAAGAAATTTGCCTTATTAGGACCTCCAAATGATTTCTTCTTAGTTAATGTAGGAATCTTAATACCTTCTGCTGTACTTTTTGGTGAATCTAAAAATACAATACCAAAAAGATTTATTGCATATGCTGATTTCGTAGTATCATTCTAATCATAAACACTATAATAAAGAAGAATTGCATTAAAACCAAATTCACATGGTTTTGATGTAATATCACAGAATTGATCTTTAAACTAATTATTAGCATCAATATTTACATCATCATAAGAATTAATCTATATTTGATTATTTTTGTCATTACAAAAGTTTCTACAGGCAGTTTGTATCTATGTAATATCCTTTACTATTTCATATGCGTCATTCAACTGATAATTTGAATTATTAACATTATCATATCTAGGTTTTGTATCACTTAATATTTTTAATGTATCTACATTATTTGTTCTTCCTTGTAAATGTTCATTATCACCACAATTATATGTATGCCCATATATATAATTAGTTTCTGCTGAATCCTAAACCTATTTAAAAAATACAGGACCATTACCATAACTAGTTGGAATATTAACATAAGTTTCATTAAACATACCAAATTCTGTACTTAATGAATTACCTGCATCTATTGCTCCAAAACATTGAACAGTCCTTGTTTTATAATTGCCGTTATCTCCTTTTTCTCTATAATAAACGTCATTATTCTTTTGATTTCTCTCTAATGTTAATAAATTATTAATATGTCTATTCTCAAATGATTTTAACCAATGAAAGAAACAACGCTCAGTAACTGTATGGTATTCTTGATAATTATACTTATCATCATTTAATAATCTTGTTTCAAGATTCATCATATAATTCTATAAATCAGTTGCAATTGCTATTGATTCCTATTTAAGATCTGTATTACCAAACATTTTTGGAAGATTAAGTAAAGCATAATGTGACATTGCAACACCTGTTGCTCGACTATTTAAATTCAAACCAATATCTTCATTAGCAGATGGGAAAACATATAATGTTGCACCGTTATCTCTCAACGGTCTTAATAAAGGTGTTCTAATCATTTTCTTTAAAAATTAATTTTATTTTCTCTCTATCATAATATCATCTGCTGAACGAACTGAATAATCTAATACATCCCAAGATGATCCATATTCATCATCATTGGCAATACATTTCAATGTAATTCTATTTAATTCATCCTTTGATATTCTTAAAAATTTATTTTCTTCCCTTGATAATACAACTCTATAAAATGCTTTTGATTTACTATCATTAAATCTTAATTTAACTATAGAACCAGGAATTCCATTTATAGAAGCAGTATGTTCATCATTTATAGTAACCGTATGATTGTAATCATAATAAGTATATATAAATCCAGATTTAATATCATTGTATTGATATTTTGGTAAATTCATTCTTTTTAACTAAATAGCAGTTGCAAACAGCATACTCTAATCAAAAGTAAATGACTAAGGTTCATTCAAACTCTACTCAGATGATTTACTTGCGCCATATAAACCAATATAACCTTGTTCATCAGAATAACTATTACTAAACTATTTCTTTAAACTATCAACACTACTTATAATCTATTCTAATGTATCAGCCAATGACTAAACGGTTCCATTTCCTAATTCAACACCAATAGCGCCAGAATTATGTGCATACTTATTCATATCTGAATTAATTTTATCATATGGTACAGTTTTTAATAAGCCACCATCATTATATAAATAACGTCCATTTAATGCATCATGGTTTATACCTTCATTATTACTACCACCAGATCTAATAATCTATTCAAGACTTTTTGTATCTTCAACTGAAAACTATTTAGCTGTTATTTTATTAAATACACCAGTATTAGCCTTTACATAAGATTTCTAATCATCTGTATTATCTATATTAACTTTAATACATTGTTTATTACTATCATATATATTATCTATATAATCAGATATTGATTGATTATTCTCATTAATAATTCTTGGAAGCTAACCAATCATTGTTCTTATAGATATATCATTTAATTTCTCTTTTAAACTCATCTATATCAAATAAAGATTTTATTTACTTATTTATTTAGAGAAAATCATACATGTCAAAATTAAATTGATTATTTAAAATAAATTAAATAAAACTTTATTATATTATATATTTTACTAAACTTTTCTAATAATGTTTATCTATATATAAAATAAAAAAATGATATAATAAAGAAAAAATTCTAAATTACATCATCTATATTAATTTCAAAAATATTTTACATTTTCCAAGGATCTACCTTTCTAAAAATATTATTTAATAAAAAATTGATCCTACAATATTTATCTCTATAAAAAATAACTATTAAAAAAGAAAGTAACCAAAGAAAAAATAAATTTTCACCAATATTATATTAAATTTATAATTTTATATATTATATATAATATCTATCTTAACCTTAAATACTAACATATTTATTATACTCAAGTTTTCAGAAAAAGTCTACTTTTTATTTAAATATTTTTAATAAATTTTAAAAATAATTTATAACTTACTGATAATCAATATATATTTAACTTAATTTATACAAATTCTAAATAATATTATTAATTTTATAAAATTTTAAATAAAAATCTAACTTTCCTACTTTAAATATCTTAACCTCTCAAAATACCAGTATTTATTTTACTTACTTTTGTGAAAAAAGTCTACATTATTTTAAATTATTTTTTAATTATTTTTAATGTAATTTTAACTAATAAAATAGACTTTTAATTAAGACTTTAATATAATTATGCTATATAAATATAAGAAGAGAAAATTATACATATATAAAAGTAAAATGAAAGTTGATATAACATTTGACAACAAATGGTTTGTTGTCAGTTCAAATTATCTATTTGAACTTAATGTTATACGCAGAGCTTTTACAAGAGAAATTCCAAATGCGTGGATGTTAAAGAAGATTACTGACATACAAATTACTGATAGAGAATTCATGAACAAATATAATATGATTTCTACTAATTTGTGGTTAGAAATTATTAAGGTTGCTAAAAAGTTCAATATAGCAATGGAAATGACTCCAGCTGCACAGAATTATTTAAATTAGTTTACATTAAAGTTTGAAGATTTTAAGAGTTATATAGATGATATTTTTGAAGGTGCAGAAACAGATGAAGGAAAAGAATTTAGACCATATGATTATCAAATAAAAGCGGCGTATACATTATTAAAATATAAAAAATGTTGTGGAGAAATTTCTACTTCAGGTGGAAAAACATTAATTTCATTCATGATATTTAAATATTTAATTGATACACAAGGTATAGATAATATTCTATATATTGTTCCATCAGTTGACTTAGCTAACCAATCAGCTGAACAATATGAACGATATGAGTCTTACCTTAAGAAACATAATCATAATTGGGAAATAGGAATTCTTAGGTCTGGTTTAACAAAGAAACAAAAAGAAAAAGTCGAATCATGTAACATATTGTTTGGAACTTTTCAAAGTCTTTGTAAACGTAAAAAAGAGTTTTTTGATAGATTTAAAGCCTGTATTTGTGATGAGTGCCATCATGCGGGTGGAGCAGTTTCTGTAAAGAATATATTATATAATATGTCAAATCTTATATATTCTATAGGTGTAACTGGAACTTTTCCTAAAGAAAGTATGTATGAGAATTTATATATACAATCTATTATAGGACCTGTAATATATAAGTTAACAGCAAATCAATTAATTAATACAGAGAAAAGAGGAACACCTATATATGCAGTAATTCAATATCTTAAATGGGCAGATCAAAAAACAAAGGAAACAATGTATATCTATAGAGCAAATAAAAATCCTATGAATATAGGCGCAGGTAGTAAGGTTCTGAAGATCGAAAGGAAAACGGTTAATGAATCATATACAAGATTAAAGTATATTTGTGATCAAGTTATCAAGACAAAGAAAAATGCTTTGGTACTATTTGGCGATATTAAATATGGATATGGTAGAAAAGTATATGATTATATAAAAGATAATTCAGATAAAAATGTTTATTATACAGATGGAAATACGCCAAATAAAACAAGAGATTATTATAAAGCAGAAATGGAAAAAGATATTTCTGGAAATACAGTGATAGTAGCGTCTATCAATACATTTGGTGAAGGTATCGATATTAAAAATCTTTGGTCTATTTTCTTGGTTGATACAGCAAAGTCCGAAAGATTAGTAAGACAAATATGTGGTCGTGGAATTCGTTTGTATCCAGGAAAAGATAAAGTTGTTATTTTTGATTTCGTAGATGATTTGAGATATTCTGCAGATCCAAATAAGAGATATAAAGATAATTATTTATGGAAACATGGTCAAGAGAGAAAGAAAATTTATCTTGAACAACATTTCCCTGTATATGAGCAGAAGATAGATTTTAAATAATTTAAGAAATTATCGTTTAAAGAATAAATAATTAAACGATAATTTTAAATTTTTATTATGTTGTTAAGTGAAGTCTTATATATAGCAAAAAATATAAATAAATATAAATCTCTTAATGAATCACTTAAGTCTAATATATTATCTGATATATTTCATAAGTTTGATTATTCTAATATAACTATTGAACCTGTTAATAAAAACTATTATATTGGTTATACTGATAAGGGCGTTTCATTTTTTGATGTCAAATTTGAATATCAAAGGTTAGCAGAAAGAAATTAGTTAACACAAGATATGTGTGATACAGTGGAAGGAAGATAGAAAATTATTAATTGTGATTATAAAAAGAAAAAACGTAAGAAATTATGGAATGGAACTTATGAAGATAATGGAATAATATATATGATTATGGAAGCTATCAAAAATAAGTCAACACATAAAATCGGTTTATCTGATATAACAGATTCAGAATTAATAACTATATCACCAATAGACGCAAAGAAAAAAATATATAAAACCGGATTACAATTTTGGGTTGATTATGATAATAATCTTAGGGCTGTAGTAATAGATAATACAATAATATTATATATTTAGCAATTAAACCAATATAATTCATGGTTGAAACCAAATCCAGATTATCACGAGAAAACAGATTTCTCTACATTTGCTGATAATAGGAATGATGAGTATTTAGAAAATTTTATAAATAAAGCATTTATTAAAATACCAGTTTATAATATATTAACATCTAATGTAGAATTAAAGAAAGAATTAGGTGCAAATAATGTTAAATCATTATAGAATGTTCCAGGAATATCAAAAGTATATGTGGTAAATACAGAAGGTATGGAAAATTCCAATATAGAGGAAAAACTAAAAACAAGAAGAGATTATAAAATATTTTTAGAGAGTCAAATAGATCTTAATAAGAAAAATATTGAAAGATATTAGAATGAATTAAAAATTAGGCGTTCGCAAGGTGTTGATTCTAAAATTATAAATAAGATTTATGATTTCCTTGATGTTTGTATGGATACAACAATAGAATTATAGAATTTAGATAATGATGTATTGACAAATAAATCCGCCGATGATTTTATAGGAGATACCTATAGGCATTCTGCACCATTAGATTATGTATATTCATCTGCTTTAAAACGAATATATCCAGATAGAAGTTTTTTTGATTCAAAAGTAAGAAATATGTATGGTAGAGGAACACATATGGAAACTAATTGGTCTTTTAATTCTATAGGAGATTGCTTGGTTGTGGCTAATTTAAAAGTTGAAAAATGTATAGAATATTCATAGTCTATAATTGATAGATATGACAAATATAATAATATAAAGAATAAAGCTGATATTTCTTAGGATGAAATATTATATGAGTTGAATATATTAAAATCAAAGTATAAAGAATTAGAAGATTTTCTATCTTATAACTCATCTGTATATAATGAAATAAGAAGGCAATTAGATAAAGCTAATATAGATCTTGATAAGATAATGACAAAAATAGATAATTTTCAATTTTAATATAATAAAGGGATAAGAAATAAATCTTACCCCTTTTTATTTTTTATAAACAATTAAAGGTAATTGTTGAATACCGTTGAATGAATGTTGTACAGGAGGTTTTGAATAAATTTTCTTATTCTTATTTTTTGATTTCTTTCCTATACCACCATTAAATCTATCACCAGAACCAAAAGTTCCCATACCAGCAGGAACTGGATCACCTATTCCTATTGTATTCATAGGCGTATTATAAACTACTCCTTCACACATAATTATCTTAAACCATTGTTATTTTTAGGTAATGAAACTCCTATACCATTAGGTGCTCTTCTAGATAAAGACTATAAAGCATTTATTTTATGTTTAACTGAAATACCAGGATGCTACTTACTTTCATATTTAGGACTATCTAAATCTAAGTATTCACTGTTTCCATCCTTATATGGATCATATTCCTTAGATATTAATTCTCTTTCACCATTAGCATTTCTTATATATACATCATAATAGTTATAAACAAAAGACCATGTAAATGTATTGAATGTACCCATCCTGGCTGCATAAGACATTGATAAGTCTCCTATACTTGTTGGTGTTAACTATTGATAACAATAACTAACAGTTTCAAATCCACCATCATCCAATAAGGAAACAGTTATATTAGGTAGATATAAAGGTGTTAACTATCCTAACCTTAAATATAAATCATATTGATGTCTAGCGACAAAATAACTAATATAACTTTCTGCAGTTTTAACAGTCAATGTTAATGTTTTCTCTAATAACATGTCTTCCTATTTACCTGGACGTTTCTATATTTTATATTCTCTTCCTTGCTATATAACAGAACCTGAATTTAAGCCTGGAAAATTAATTGATGCAATCTAAGCGTTAAAGAAATCTTCCAATGTTACATAAGGTAAATACATCCTATTTAATATTGGCATCCACTTTTCTGTAACATCTGGATAAAACCAATTGAAATCCAATGCTATTACGAAATTTTGATCTAGATTATTTAATAACATTTTTAATTAAACTATATGATTGTTTGTATATTTATTGAAGATTATTTTTTATTTTCAAATATTTTATGTATCTTTGTGTTGTTAATAAAAAAAATATTGAACACTTAAAATAATAAAATTATGGATATTACATTATATAAAGTAAAAACAGATAGAGGTTTTTTCATAGTGAATGCAATTAATGAATTTAAAGCACGGTCACTTATGGCGAAGAACGGTGAATATGTTCATACATGTGACAAAATCATAATTAAAGAAAATGATATTATACCATATAATTTATTTTAATCATGTATTAAATATTAAATTATGTATTATGAGTAAAAAGAAAACGTATTCAGAGAAAGTAAAAGATTTATGTGATAAATTTTGGAATGATTATCAAGTTACATGTGATATAGAATTTGTTGATAGAACAATAAAATATTATATTGGAAGATTTAAAGCTATCGCAAGGTCTGCAGATAAAGAAATAGAAAAGTTATCTCAAAAATAAAACTTTTTATATATTTAATGTATAATACAAATATAATAGTTAACTGAGTTAATAATCCTCTAATAAAATTAACTTAATTAATAAAGAAAGGAATATTACTATGGGTAAGCAAAAAAGAAGTGAAAATACGTATCAGAAGATTAATACAATCTTTAAGAGAGATGCGAATAATGTAATTATGCCTTATGATGAGTTTGCACTTCCCGAATTGGAATGGATGCGAAATTGTAAGTTTGATGCAGAATCTAAAATCGATGGTACTAATACTCGTATTGAGGTAACTCGTGAATTTATTACATCTGATATTGGTAATAATGAAGGTATTAGATGGAGTGTTGCATATAAGGGTAAAACTGATAATGCACAAATTCCAAAGATGTTGTATACTTATCTTACTACTGTTCTTACAGAAGATAAAGTTCTTAATTCACTAGGACTTACAAAAGAGATGTATGTCAATGATGAGTTGATGAAAGAAAAAGGGTGGTCTGTATTGAATGAACAGTTTAATGTATATGAATTGGATGAAACAAAGATTCCTAAGAGATATACATTGTATGGTGAAGGTTACGGAAATGGAATACAGTCTGGTGGATACTACAGACAAGATAATTCTTTTATCGGATTTGATGTAAAAGTTGATGATATGTATCTCCTTCGAGAAAATCGTGATGAGATCTTTAATAAATTAGGTGTTGATATTGTTCCATTTGTAGGACAACTTACTATTGACGAAGCAATTGAAATGGTAAAGAAAGGATTTAGATCTAAAATTGCAAAAGATGATCATCTTGAAGAAGGATTGGTTCTTCGTACACCTATGGGTTTGAAGAATCGTAGAGGTGAAAGAATTATATTTAAAATTAAAACATGTGATTTCCAGAAATATTTTTCAAAGTATGGAACATATGATAAGGTAGATCAACCAAAGAATGAAAACTTTTAATATATGATAGAAATTATTGAAATATGGTTTCCTATTATTGCATTTATTGCATGTTCATATTTAATATATATGGATAGAAAACATTTTAAGAAAGTTGAAAAAGAATTAGATAAAATAGAAAAAGATATTCATCATGAATAATTTTTTGATTTTATTTTTTTGTTTGAAATAAAATATGTATCTTTGTATTGTTAATAAAAATAATATTAATTAATTTTTAAATAATAAAAAATATGATTACACGTAAGGAACTTGTTGCTAAGTACAAGATTGCAGTTAAGCGAGTAAATGAGTTGGAGAACAAGAAGTATGAGTATAAGACTAATCGACCATGTGCTCCATTTGGTAATGTGAAGAATATGAATATTCCTGACATTATTAGAGCTGGCGCAAATGTGCATGATAGTGATGCTAATGTAACAGAGCGTATTAAGCAGTATGGTATTTTTCCAGAGGATTTGAAGAATGCAAATGATCATTTGTATGAGGGATTTGCAATTTCTACATGGGACCACGATTTTAAACTTCGTGTAGAGCAAATTCACGATGAGAAGAAGTTGAAGACATATAAGGAAGTAATGAATAAGTTGTCTGCTAACTTTACTGATGAGGATCGCTTCATGATTGAGATGGGTGAGATTGATGCACTTGACATCGATTTGGATGATGATGCACCATCAGATGAAGTAAAGTCTGAAGAGTAATATTTGTTACTTAAACAAATATATGTATGGTTAATACTTAACCCAATGTGGTTGGGTATTAACCATTTTTCATTTTTAATTAAATTAAACTAATATGGATGAATTTTTAAAACAACTCATATCTAAATATAAACCAAAGTTTTCTCGTGATAAACTTTTTGGTGGATATGATATTGATGTATATGATAGAGATCAGATAAAGCACGAAACAATTAATTATTTAAATGAACATTTTCAAAATCCTGATATAAAAAGTGAAGAGTATCATGATTATTATAAGAAAATGTTAATAATTAAAGAGTTCGCAGAAACATTTGAAACATATTTTGCAAATTTAAGTTTTAGATTACCAGTACCATCAGGTACAGAAGTTTATTGTTCACAACGAGATTAATATATGAATAGTTTTATTAAGTTAGATAATGGAATAGTTCTTAATATTTCACAAATAGAAACATTCGGACCAATTTGGCCATTTGACTTACTAGAGTTCGATGATTCACAACCTATAGGTGATAATATTGGCGATTCTGTTAAACGTTTATTTCAAGATAAAGAACATAATAATATTGCAAAAGAAATGGTTAGAACTTCATTTGCTACACCATTAAATTGCAATGATAATATGAGAAAATACGGTGAAGGCAAAATACTTAATTATACGGTTCTCTTAAAATCTGGTCATAAGTTTTTTATTACTGAAGCAGAATATAATAATATTTTGGAAGTTATGAATTTATCTGCAAATAATGTATATTCTAATGTAGATAAAAAGTATACTAAATTTGATTTTTAATTATGAATTTTGAATACGAAACAACATGTTATAAATTTACAGACAATGATACATATGTCTCTATTGATGATATATTGGATGAGATTGATAAGCATGCTATAAAAATAGGTTGTAGTACTAATAGACCAAAATCCGCAAATGAAATTATAAATGATAATTTGAAACAATGGAATAATTTTGAGCCTTATTCAAATACATTTAGAAAGAAACATATTTGTTGGTTTCCTGTATATATACAAATTGGTTTAGATAAAGATCTTGCTGATTATTTTGTATTGAAATATATTAGTAATGATTATCATAGAGCAATTTATTATAAGATTTCGGGTGAATATGCGTTTACATTGTGTTATGATGGTTATATATATATAAGAGAGAATCGTTCTCAGATTATTGTGATTATCTTCCATGTTATGTATTACCGTGTACAGCAAAAGATGTATTAGCACATAATTCATGTTGTAAGTTAAAAGATACTGCATTATTGCTGAAGGAAATTTGGGAAGATGTAAAAAAGAACTATTCTGATGCAATTGAGCAAAACATATGGTTTGAAAATGGTTATTACTACCATACAGAACATTATATAAAAAATAAGTTTATTCATTTTGATTTTTAATTTATTATATGTCAAAACAATACGATAAATTTAATTTGGAAGTTGAACAAGATCCACTTGTTCAACTTCATAAAACTGATTATAATAATTATAGTGATTTGTCACATTTTGTAGATGAATACTATAAAGCGCAAGCACTTATAAAGGAATGTGGTAATTTTTATAAATCTTTTCTTTTAAGTAAACTTTTAACCTATTCTAAACTTACAAATACTTCATACAAAGAAAATGAATATAATTTTTTTAATATTCATATAACAGGAATACCATATAAAGCTGAAACATATTGTCTATATGATATGTTTGATGATTTGGATAATGATTATAAAGGGTATTATAATTATAAGTCATTGAAAGGATATGAAAAACTTGCATATTCACGTGCAGTATTTAAGTTTAAGGAATTTTGTGATAATTCTAAAGATAAGTTATTTACTATAAGAATTGAATGTAACAGAACTTCATATTTTCCAGGAGATAAAGATAAAGAAATAAATTATTATTTTACATTTAATGATTATATTTTTAAATCATGTATGTGTGAACATTATATTTCATCATATAGTTCTATAACATATAATAATAAGTATGATGAGGTAAATAATAAAGATCTTCAATCTAAATTAAAAAAACTGGTTGATAAAGAAAAGAAATCTTTATATGATTATATGAAAGAACTTGATTTTTTATATAAAAAAGAATTTGATACATTCTATAAAGATGAATTAAAAAAATTATTTAAAACTATAAATGTTCCTATTATTTATATAAATATCGATAATGATTTAAAGGATTGTGCATATGCGTCATATAATTCATATAAGAAAAAAGTTAAATCAAAAGATATAGATAAAGATATTAAAGAACTTACAGAAAAGTATAATAATGATGGTGAGCGAACATCATTATATTTAAGTGAAATATTATCTGATGATGAAATTGATAATATGTTTGATTCTTTTGAATATAAAGGTTGGTATAGTATGTATGATTGGATCTTGAAATATATTAATGATAATTATTATAATAAGATTATTGAACTTGTAAAACGTAATATTGCAGATTCTACATATGCATATAGAACTATTATAAGAACATGTTCAGAATATAATAATAATCAAAAATTATATATTATAGGTAAACATAATGAATCACATTATTTTTGTAATCAAAATGATGTAGATAAAATTAAAATAGAACTTATAGAAAGAGAATTAGTATGTACATATATAAAAGTTAATAAACATCTTAAATACAGTTGGCCTTCGAATGCACCAACTGTTGTAAATGAATTGACGCGAACAGTTAAGTTTAATGTAGATACAAATTCTGTAAGTTCTTTTAAAGAATCAACAGATACATATGAAATAGCAAATAAAGATAGATATTAAAATTAATCTGTTACCTAAGTTTTAGGTAACAGATTTTTTTATTTAAAATATTTGATGTATCTTTGTAATATAATAAATAAGTTAGATAATTAAAAAATAAAATTATGATTAAATATATTTTTGCGTTTGTAATGTTCCTTATGGTATTTGGAATTATCTGTTTGCCATTTTATGTAATTTATCAAGGATTCGTATTGGTTGCATCTGGTTCACTATGGGGAATTCTTTCTGTTGCCGTAGGATTGATTATACTTAGGTTGTTTAAACCTATTTCAAATTTGTATGAAAATAAAGATTTTAAAATATTTTAACATATGGTTTACATTGATATTAAAACAGTTTCATATAATGAACTTAAGAATTTGATTAATTCAGAAGCATTTATGTTTGATAATGAAAATGATTCAAATGTAAATCTTACTAAATTGATTCAACCGATGTTTATTAAAATTATGTGCAGAGATACATTACGTATTAACGCATATAAGGATAATATTGGTAAAGTTCATATTATGAATGGAGAGAATGAATTTTCAGCTATTAATGAATTGATAAGTGGAAATATTTGTATTACAGATTTTCCTGAATCATTTAAGCAGTTCAATAATCTTCCATATAATGAATGGCATTCATATAATAAGAAACAAATAGAGATTACACCTGTATTTGAACTTCATATTTTGGAATGTCCTAATGAAGATGAAAAACAGTTTTATTTAAATATGATTAAATAAACATTTTTATTGTTCTTCATTATAAATAGTTGTGAAAGATTAAAATAAAATAATTAATAACTATGGACGATCAGAAACAATATATACAGGATGATAATGAGAATGTATATAAGGTTATGCCAACTCATTATCTTAAATTATCTCCATGGAATGATGGTGAGGATCGTCGTGTAATGGAGAAAGATATAAATGGATATAAGTATATATCATATAAAAACGCATGTATGATTATTAATAATCAATTTGCGAATAAGACAGAAAAATGGACACATAATGGTAAGGAGTACATTGCATCAAAAATAAATGAAGATAAATCTGTAGATGAATATACAGCTTTAATCAGTATGCTACCAAACCATAAAGCTATCCTTCATGATAGCAAGAATCTCATGAAACATTTTAAAGATGAAATGTCTCTTACAATTACATCTGAGGATAATAGTACAGAATTGAAAATGGTTAAACATAAGGGAAAGATTTATTATATTCTTCTTTTAAATAAACCATGTTCTCGAGTAAAAGCATATAATCTTTTTGGAGAATTTGTTCAATGGGTAGGAATTAAAGATTGCAAACCTATTTTTTGTGAAACAACTAAAAAATATATTTAATTATGAAATTACATAACGGCATTTATCATACAAGAAATTCATATAGTAAAGACTGTAAATTTTGGAAAGAAAAGTGTATTCCTTATATTGAATGGTATAAGAAACATCGACTTAGAAATATTCAATTGAGAGAACATAGAATTCCAGATGATTATGATAAGAGAGATGTTATGTCTCATCTTATGCATTGTTATACAGATTTATATATGCAATCACATATTGGACGTGTAAAGAAATCTGTTATACGAAAAATATTTAATTATTGGTATAAACAACCGGGCGCATATCTTAAGAATGATGAATATCTTAATTATGATATTTTAACACCATATCCTATGTATACAGGAGATAGAGATGATGTTAGATTCCCTGTAGGTGAACCGGGTTGTTTTATTCTCTATATTACATTATTTAAAAGAAATAAGAATGCTCTTACGAAGAAACAACAAAAATTATTGAATGAACTTCATTCATATAGAGAAAAATAAATAATTAAAAATAAATTTATTATGAATAATTTTGATGATGCAATAAAAAAGAAATTATTAGAAGATGTTAATAATTTCAATGATATAATTTATAATAGAAAGACTATTAATGAAAGTTCTATTAATAGAATGTTTTATTGGATTAATACATGTGATTGCGCATTTATTACTGCATTTAGATATGAATTAACAAATGTAGTAAATCCTGATAAAACATATTACGGACCTAATAATGATTGGAAAGATAAAAAGATATTCACTCATGAAGAGAATCGCATGAAGAATAAATTGCTTTATGGTGAATTACTTAAATTAAAATATGGTGTTATCAAGGTAAAAGGTGTATATCCAGAAGGTATGGATAAAGAATCATCTGAAGAAAGTTATTTAGTTGTAAATAGATTTAATGATCTTGAATTTTTAAATAATATTTTAAGATTAGGAGAATTTTATAATCAAGACTCTATCTATTATAAGCCGAAGAATAAAACATATGGTTATCTTATAGGCACGAATAATGCATACCCAGGTTATCATAAGAAAGGAGATGAAAGTACATTAAAATTAGGTACTGCTTCAAATTTTATGTCACGACTTGGAAATAAAGCATTCTCATTTATTCCAAAAAATGCTATTAAATTTAATAATAAAGAAGATGCAGTAAATACAGAATCTGAATATCAAAAGTATTGGACAGATTATTCAGGAACGTCATTTAAAGATAGAAAAAAGAACAGAACAATAAATCCTAAATTACAAGAAGCTTTAGAATTTTGGAGAACTAATTTAGGTGGTATTGATATTATTGAAAAAATGCATCCAAAAACAAGATTATGTATGTTTAGTTTTTTAAGAGAAAATTTAAATAATGAATAATAAAGATAATTAGATAATTTCAAAATATATAGAAAATAATTCTATTAAAAAGAATTGTCAATATTGGAATCATATAGATACAGATGATCAAATTTATATTAAAGATAAATTTAAACATATCAAAGATATAAAATTATCAGAATGTCTCTATATGATTCTTCATCATTTAGATAATAGGCCAATTTGTCCTATATGTCATAAAGAAATAAAACTAGAAAGATTCTCATTAGGATACAAAACATTTTGCTCTAATACATGTAAATATTCAGATAAAGGAAAACAACTTATTCATGAAAAACAAAAGGAGACATGTTTAGAAAAATATGGAGTTAATAATCCAATGAAAGATATTTCTATCAAAAATAAATCTATATCTAAATGTAAAGAAACAAATAAACGAAAATACAATGTTGAATATAATTTTCAACGTGAAGATATAAGAAAACAAATTATTCAAACAGTAAAAAATAAAACCGGTTATGAATATGCGTTTTTAAATAAAGAAAAAGTATTATATACATTACATAATAAATATGGCTCTGGTATAGATAATGTATTTCAATTAGATAGCATTAAAGATAAATCGAATAAAACAAAAGAATTAAATAATAGTTTTAATACTTCTAAATATGAAGATTTAACATATGAAATATTAAGAGAACATTATAGTAATGTAATAAGACAATTTAAATCAGAATTATATCCATTTAATTGTGATTTTTATATTGTAGATAAAGATACATATATAGAAATAAATGCAAGTTGGACACATGGCAAACATCCATTTAATGAGGATGATTTAAATGATGTTAAACTTTATAATGAATGGATGAATAAATCAGACTATTATAAGAATTCTGCTTATAATTGGAGATTTAGAGATACAAAGAAAAGGAATATTGCAAAAGAAAATAATTTAAGATATTTTGAAATATTCCCTATAAATATAGAAGATTTAAAAAATAAATTGAAAAAAATTATTCAAAAAATAGACAATTTATAAAATTTCTTCTATAAATAGATAGAATAAAGAAAATTAGGAATAATGCCTAAGAAAGTTTAGTTTGAAGAATTTGAGTAGAGATTAAAAAATAAATTTGGTGATAAGTTTAAATATATTGATTTAAGTTTAATAGATAAAGAAAACTTTAATTATTTAGATAAGTATCCTATTAAATGTTTAATACATAATAAAATAGCATATAAAGAGCCGAAAATCTTTTTAAGATCTACAACATTAAATATATGTAGTAAATGTCAAAGGGAATAGCAAGTTCGTGATTCACATAAAATGCATGAAGGTAAAGAAAGACATTATACATCAGTTGATGAATTTCTAGAGCGTTTATATTAGAAATATAAAGATAAAATAACTATTGATAAAAATGATATTTTATTAAATAAAAATGGTTCAGTAAATTTTTCATAGAAAATGAAATTTATATGTCAAAAACATGGTGAATTTTATTGTAAACCATCCGATATATTTCGTTCAACTCATGGATGCTCAAAATGTGCTAATGAATATATGAAATTAAAAAATATTCAATATGGTGAAGAACGAAGATAGTCATTTATAAATGATGCTATTAAAATTCATGGTAATCAATATGATTATTCAAAGGTTGATATAACAGGTAAACTAAAAAAAGTTGAAATTATATGTAAAGATCACGGTTCATTTTTTATGATGCCATCTTTACATTTAAGAGGTGAAGGTTGTAAACTTTGTAATAAAACAAATTTATTAAATTGTGAACGACGTTTATATCAAATATTAATTGATAATTTTCCTAATGAAGAAATTATTAAATAGTATCATAACTTTTTAGGAAGACAAAGTTTAGATTTTTATTTTCCTAAATATAAAATAGGAATAGAATATCAAGGTAAGCAACATTTTGTTACTAGTGAATATTTACATAATGACACAAGGCATTCATTAAAACATTAGAAAGAACTTGATGAAAAGAAGTTCAATAAATGTAAAGAACATAATGTTACACTTTTATATTTTACATTTGATAAATAGTATGAAAATATTGAATATTACTCAAAACTATATGTAAATATAAAAGACTTAATTGAAAAAATACAATATATAATAAATAATTACAATGTTTGCGTTAATAGTAATACAGACATTGAGCAACAAAAATTAAATACATAATAAATTATGAGCAACAAAAAAGTAGTTGGAATTGATTTAGGTACTGGAAACAGTGCGGTAGCCATCATTGAGAATGGCGTAGCTAAAGTAATTGAAAATGCAGATGGTTATAAGACAACTCCATCTGTTGTGTACATCAAGGGTGATGAAACAAAAATTGGTGCAGCCGCAAAACGTGGTATGGTAATGAATCCAAAGAATACCATTTCATTTGTAAAGCGTTTTATGGGTGCTAAATGGGATGATCCTGATGTACAGAAGATGTTAAAGATGGTAACATATGATGTTATCGATGAAAATGGAAATCCTCGTCTTAAGATTGACGATAAAACATATTCACCAGAGCAAATTTCATCTATGATTCTTAAGAATATGTATGAAGTTGCAAAGGGATTCTATGGAACAGAAGATTGTAAAGACGCTGTTATTACTGTTCCTGCATGGTTTAATGATATTCAGCGTAATGCTACAAAGGTAGCAGGTCAGTTGGCTGGTTTGAATGTTCTTCGTATTATTAATGAGCCAACTGCAGCAGTTCTTTCTTCAAATATTGATACAAAATCAGGAGACAAGATTGTTCTTGTTAATGACCTCGGTTGTAAACATTCTGTTACTGCATCCGCGCTTGCTGCTTAATCACTAAAGCAAGTGTAAAGTTAAAAACCCGTTAATTGCTGAGAGTCCCACGTTAGATATATACTAATGATAAAAATGGTCTTAAATACCGCTATTAGATGGTGACATACTAATTAGCACCAACTTTAATGTGTTGGGTATGGTAAAAAGTTTAAGAATTGGGTGACCGCCGTAAATCTTAAAATATATTAAGATAGAGCATCCAAGTATCTTGGTAACAAGATAAAGGTTCAACGACTAGAAAAAGTAATCCTATTAATTTAGGAAGAAATTTCCACGAATGCGGGTTAGTTTGGAAGTGGTACAAGTGATATAAGATAAATATTAAAAAGAATGTTTATCTTATGATTAATACAGAGTTCTTTGATTTATTGATTAAACATATACTTAAATTATATGATGAAAATAATAATGAAATTAAATTTAATGAAATAACATATAAATTTGAAAAACGAAAATTTTCATCAGTTACAAGTTTAGTTATATATGTAGATAATATATCACTAACATAGAAATAGTATCGTTCATATTTTATATTATATAAATGTAGATGTGGTCGAGAACATAAAATATTATTACAAAAATATTTCTTAAAAAAGAAATTACATTGTATTAATTGCTGTTAGGATAGAAGTTTTGATGATTATGTAATAGCGTATTATAAAGGTAAAATTAAAGAAAATAAACAAATAATATTAAAAGAATTTGATGAATATGATGATTAGTTTAAAGAAAATTATAAAAGAAATCATTTATCAAATGAAGAATTTAAAAAATATTTACCTTATATTTATAAAATTAATAATCATTTAATAACAGAAGATATATTAAATAATATAGTATATTATTATACAGAACATGTTAATAATCAATTTAAATTTACTGTTAATATTTCTTTTGATAATGGTATTACAAAAGAACCTATAAAATAGTTATATTTAAAATGTAATACATGTGGACGTATATTTAAAATACATACAAATAATATAAGATTACAAGATTTATCAAATATTCAATGTAGAAAATGTAAATTAGTAAATACTACATATCCTATTAAAAAATATAAAAATACTAATATAACATATTAGTCAGGAATTGAAAAAGAATTTATTGATTTTTGCTTTTCTAATAATATTGAAATTGAAAATGGTAAAGAAATTATTTATGAATTTGATAATAAAGTAAGAACATATATAACAGATTTTTATTTACCATAGTTTAAATATATTATAGAACTTAAAGCTAAAAATAAGTTTTATAGAGATGATTTAAAATCTGGTAAAATTGAAGCAAAAAATAAGGTATGTATTGATTATTGTAATAAAAATAATTTAGAATTTAAGTTTGTGTTTGATTATGAATTAAATGAATTTAATCAATAGCTTCTAAATGAAAGAGATAGTCTTGAGGAATGAAAGTTCCTCGGTAAGATAAAGAGCTTACAAAGTTAAATAGAAACAAATAGGGTACAGAGGATGTTTCTATTGTTGAGATTTCTGATGGTATGATTGAGGTTCTTGCATCTGATGGTGATGTGTTCCTTGGCGGTCAGAATTATGATAATGCCATTGTTCAGTGGCTTATCGATGAGTTTAAGAAAGATACAGGTATTGATTTGAGTAAGGATAAGATGGCATATGCACGTCTTGTAGAGGCAGCAGAGAAAGCAAAGTGTGAGTTGTCAACTACTACTCAGACAGAGATTAACCTTCCTTATATTACTGTATCTGATGGTGTTCCTCAGATGTTGATTAAGACTCTTAATCGCGCTACATTTGAGAGACTTACAGAAGATCTTACAAATAAGGTTGTAGAGATTGCACATCGTGCTGTAGAGAAGGCAGGTATTACAGAGGATCAGATTAGTGAGATTCTTCTTGTTGGCGGCTCTTCACGTATTCCTTCAGTTCAGGATGCATTGGAGAAGTCATTTAACAAACCTTTGAATAAGACCTGTAATTTTGATGAGGCTGTTGCACTTGGTGCTGCTATTCAGGCAAATACACTTGCAGGTAATGCAACAGAGGATTCAGTACTTCTTTTGGATGTTACACCAATTTCACTTGGTATTGAGGTAAATGGTTGTGAGATGGCTAAGTTGATTGAAGCTAATACAACTATTCCTACACGTAAGTCACAGACATTTACAACTGCAGTAGATAATCAACCAGCTGTAACTATTAAGGTACTTCAGGGTGAACGTCCAATGTCCGCTGATAATAAGGTAATTGGTACATTTAATTTGGAGGGTATTGCACCAGCTCCTAAGGGTGTTCCTCAGATTGAAGTAACATTTGATATTAATGCGGATGGTATTCTTGAAGTAACTGCAAAGGATAAGGGTACAAATAAGGAACAGAAGGTAACAATTCAGTCTCCTAACGCACTTTCTGATGAAGAGATTGCACGTATTAAGGCAGATGCTGAGAAGTTTGCAGAAGCAGATAAGAAGAAGAAAGAGGAAGTTGATAAGTTGAATACTGCAGAACAATATGCAACACAGGTTCAGAAGTATATTGATGATGAGAAAACAGGTGCATCTGTTCCATCTGATAAGAAAGAAACATTGAAGACAAAGATTACTGCAGTTCTTGATGCAGTTTCTAAGAAGGATGTATCAGCAGCAGAGACTGCACGTGCAGATCTTGAAACTGTATTTAAACCTATTGTTGAGGAAATGTATAAGAATGCAGGTGGTGCAACAGCAGGTCAACCTCAGAATGAATCACAGGGAAATCCATTTGCTAATGCAGGATTTGGTGATGCAAATGCTTCAACTTCTGATACTAAGGCAGATGATGACGTTCAAGAGGCAGATTTTGAGGAAGTAAAGTAATAAAAATATAAGGTCTTGAAATATAGACCTTATTCTAAATAAGTTATATATATTATAACAATATACAATTTAGAAATAATGAAAACTATTAAAGGTGAGTAAAAGTATGTAAAGAAGGGACGTTATCATGAGAATTGTATAACGTCCCTTTTTATGTTTAAACATTAATTTATTTGATTTAAATATGACAAAAGACTTGTATGATATATTAGGTATTGAGAAAGGTTGTAATGATCAGAAAAAGATTAAAACTGCATTTAGACAACTTTCTAAGAAATACCATCCAGATATGCAGAGAGGAAAATCAGATGCAGAGGTAAAGGAAGCTGAGGAAAAGTTTAAGGATGTTAACCATGCATATGAAGTTTTGAGTGATCCTCAAAAGAAAGAGAATTATGATAATTTTGGTGATGAAAATGGAAGACCAAATCCATTTGGTGGTTCCGGTGGTTTTAATCCATTTGGTGGTGATTTTGATCCATTTGGAGGATTTAATCCATTTGGAGGATTTGGTGGAAGTTCACGTCAGAAGAAAAATCAGGTTCAACCAGGTAGGGATATTCAGATGAAGATTCCTGTATCTATTGAAGATATATTTAAGGGAGTTAAGAAGAGTGTTAAATTTAAGAGAAACGTAAGGTGTTCTGTATGTCATGGTGCAGGTGGAACTGGTCAGAAGACATGTCCAAAGTGTCATGGAACTGGTAGAATTATTCATCAGCAGCAATTTGCAATGGGGTCATTCTCTATTCATGAAGAAGTTTGTCCATTGTGTCATGGAACTGGTTTTTATGTAGAGAACAAATGTGATAAGTGTGGTGGTTCTGGATTTGATAAGAAAGAAGTAAAACTTGATATTGAATTACCATCTGGAGTACAGAATGGAGAATATCGTGTATATAGTGGTGAAGGGTCCGAATCAAAGAATATTTCAGGACCTAATGGTAATTTTATCGCTATTGCAGATTATACGTTTGATACAGATAGGTATCAGGTTGATGGGTTGAATGTAGTTGAACATATTCATGTCCCTTATTATAAATTGTTGCTTGGCTGTTCATATACTCTTAATATTCCTTCTGGTGTAAGTAAGGTTGTTAAGTTGAAGAGTTGTATTAAGGAAGGAACAATTATGAGATTAACCGGCGAAGGACTTAAGAGGTCTGATGGCCAAAAGGGTGATTACTTCATTTGTGTTCATTATCAATTTCCAGAAGACCTTAGTGCGAATGATAGAGCATTGCTTGAAGTTATAGAGAAAAACAATAAATAATATTTATTAAAACAATTTAGCTATTTTTATATATAAATAAAAATAGCTATTTTTATTTTGTAAACCATGGAAGATTTTAGTAAAGTAGAAGGTATTAAGACTAAAGCTGGAAAACCTTATGTGTAGAATAAAGAACTTATGAAAGAGATTGTACTTTCAAAGTAGAGAGATGAACTTACATATAACGCTGTTGTTATGCTTTAGTTAATTGCCGAAAATTTAGCAAAGAAAAAACATTATAAATGTCAAGAGGATAAAGAAGATTGCATACAAACAGCAATGATGGATGTTGCCATGTATTGGAGAAGCTTTGACCCTGAGAGATTTAATAATCCATTTGCTTATTATACAAGTATGTTATGTAATGGATTATCAAAAGGATGGAATAAGATATATGGTAAATTTAAAGCATCTGAGATGACAAGTCTTGACAACAATATACATTCATTTTAAAATTAAATAATATAAATTTATGCCTGCATATGATAGTTATATTGCAGAACATGGAACTGCAATAAGTGATTTAACATTGAAGAAAATGTTAGTTAATAAAAAAGATATTTAGGATAAAATTAATAATACATTTGCATATGAAGATACGCCAGCTGTAATTCCTGGTAAATCTATTGATGATACAATAGATAAACAATTAGATTCTTTGAATGAAGATACTGGTATGAATTCATTGATTACACAAGCAGCAATGATGAAAGCAAAAAGCGAGACTGATAAAAAAGAAGATTTAAAACAAAAAACAGAGCGACGTAAGAATTTCATTGAATCTATGATGTATCAGCAAGGTGAACTTTATTATCAACAACATCATTATTTTATGGATGGTAAGACAAAACGTAGAGTTCGTAAAGCAGTTGAACGTGCATATGATAAAGGTAAGTATAATAAGAGCGGAATTTATTTTGAACAACCACAAACAAAGACTATTATTAGAAAACCAAAGAATACTAATAAGGAACCAGTAAATATGCAAGATATGTTAAAGATGTAAAAATAATATATATGCTCTATTAGATATTTGATTTCTGATAGAGCATTTAATTTATATATGGATAAAGATTTAGATACTATATTAAAAGAAAAGTTTGATATTTGTTATATATTAACTTTAAGTGATAGAGAAGATAGACGTAGTAGAATGCAATATCAATTTCATAAGATGTATTTAGATGATATAGATAGAAGTGATTTTTATCATTATCATTATACTACTAAATTTCCTTATAATAAGTTAATTGCAAATGCGTTTAATGAATCAGGTTTAGGTAGATTTACAAAACCTAATGAGTATGATTGTTCAAGGAATCATTATTCTATTGTAAAGGAATGTTATGATAGAGGATTTAATAATATTTTAATAATGGAAGATGATTTAAAATTCTTAAATAATAATCAGACTTTTACTAATTTTATTGATAATATTCCTGTAGATTATGATATACTTCAATTTGGAGGATTTACTACAGATCCAAAAGCAAAAGGTATATTAGAAAAATATAATGAGAATATTTATTGGGTAAAACATAGAGATATTGGTTTATGGAATGCGTCTATGTATGCTTTATCACGAAAAGGTATGGAATATTACATTGCATTTATGGATAAATTCTTTTGGGTTGCAGATGGACCATTATTTAAAGCTCCGATAAATGATAAGTTGGTAAATACATACGTTTCTACTATACCTTTAGTTATTCAGGAAAATAAAAATATTGTTTTATCAGATATAAGAAATAATGTGAATGATAAAATAGATTATCAGAATGACAATGTATATGAATCACAAGTTAAGTTATCAGACTACTATTAAAAATTAATTTTTGATTTTTGTATAAATAAGAAAATAATTTTATATAATAATCTAAATGACTATGATTAACATGTATGACGAGGCTAATATAGATTTAGAAGAAATGATGTACCTTCAAGATGTTCAGGATGAAATAGAAGGTGATGAAGAACAAATTGAAGACGATGATATTTATGAAGATGATTATGATTTAACTTCTTCTTTTTTAGATAAACAATCTTTATTAAAAGATGATGAGCGTAGACATATAAAAGTTTTACATAAACCAACGGGAAAAATATTTTCTGGAAAGTTATATGGTAAATGCGCTGGTATTCCTGATAAGTATGTATTTTCTATGCGAGAGGTGATAGATAATAAGGAAGTTGAGCCATTGAAGACTAAGATCTTTAAATTGTCAGATCTTGTGAAGAAAAAATAAATATCATAACTAAATTATTAATAAAGGAAACTAATGGTAAAGAAAATGGCACCGCGACGGGTAAAGATTTGTCCAGGATGTCCCTCAAAAGGATTGGATTTTGATGTGACTCCACAATTTAATTTCGTTCCAGAGAAAAAACGAGATACTAAAAAAATTACAATTATCAGTGATGTAAAAAATCATATTAAAGGAAAGATTTCATCATTGTTTTAATAAAATAAGAGATTATAGTTTTTTGTATACTATAATCTCTTATTTTTATAAATCTAAATCATATGTATCTAAATTAATCATCTATAAATGTAATGTATCATGCTCTTTATCGAATTTCTATTCTATTTTCTTTATTCTTCCTTCAATTTGTGACCAATTTTTATTTGCATGATTTATTGTATCTACCATGTGATTAATTACATTTTTTTGTTTAACTACATCATGATGAATATGTTCTAAATCTCTATCCATATCCTATCCATTTTTGAATATAATGTTACCAGCACCTTTTAAATTACCGAATGCAGTAATAGCATTTATACCAATTAATGAGTTTTCATCAAAATAATATGCAACAGCTTGTTCACCAGGGGATAAATGTTTTGACATTAAATTTTGATATGCTTCTTCATAACATACGAATGGATAACGGTTGTATGAATTTATATTTGATTTAGCTGTAGGTAATATTTCGTATTGATTGTTATTCATCTTAATTAAAACTAAACTTTATATATTTATTGAAAAACAATAAATAGAATAAAGGTTTAATATCATAAAATAATGGAAAAAGATATTATATTAGCTAAAGGTAATATATAGAATGTGCTTAAACGAATAGGCGTATATAAAAGTAATTTATTTTGTATAGGTGAAGATGATATAACAAAATCAGGTGTTATTGTATGTAACGGTGATATTATTTCTTCACGTATATTAGATATTACTATAAAGGCCGGTGGTGCAACTGGTAGTATGTTATCATATAATTAGAATTATATTAATCATATAGATGTAAAATATGTTGATCCTAATGATAAAGATATAAAAACAATGTCATTTAATATACTTGATAATGATGCTTTAATTGAAATTATTAAGTTTATCACAGAAAAATAGCAAGATAAAGAAAACATCGAAAAAATTGAGAAAAACTAGCTAATTTTTGATGAAAAACTTAAAAAAATCTAGCAATTTTTAATCGAAAATAAAACACAGATAGAATGTATTGGAGAATTGAAAAACTAGATTTTAGATATGAATAATAAACTTGATGTTTTACTTACAGAAAGAAGTTTAAGACATTAATTTAATTTTACAATATAATTTATATGATGAAGAAATAGAATAATAAATTTGTATCATTTTATGATTATAAGAAAAGTAATTCATTAAGATATAAATTAATGAATGAAAATATAAAGTATAATTATGAATATACATCCTATAAGAATGAAATGATATAGTTATATGAAGAATATATAAATAGATATTTTTTAAATACAAGTATATTTAATCCATATGATAATTATATTGATTCATTAAATGAAGGATTAATTATGTCATATAATTATGATATATTTGCAGAATATCTTGAGAAATATTCAGGTATAACGGTATTGGATATTAATTATGTTGATAATAATGATGCAGATACAAAAATGTTATATTTTATTACATATGAAGATGAATATAATAAGTATAAAGATAAGTTAAAAACGTATATTAATAAATGCGGTTATTTTATTTCATTATTAAATAAGTATACATATCAAGGATTAAAGCTAGTAGATATATAGGTTGAACCAAAATTTATTGTGGAAGTAACATCAGGTATATATGATAAGTATGATTTAATATATGATAAAGAAAATGATGGTATTAAAAATAAATGTAATGGTATTTTATATCATATAACTTTGGATGCAAAATATAATAAAATAAAAGATAATGGGTTAATACCAAAATCAGGAAATAAAAAATCTATTCATCCTGAAAGAATTTAGTTTTATCCATCAAATCTTATAGATAAACCTGATATATCATTAATTTCACAAGCAAAATTTTTATATAAACCTAATGGAAAATATATAAATTCTGTTATGAAATATGTAACGAAAAAAGGGTTAAAAATAGATATATTAAAAATTGATTTATATAAGTATCAAAATATAAAATATAGATTTTTTCAAGATCCTAATCATCCACAAGGAATATTTACATATGAACCTGTACATCCAGAATGTGTAGAATTATATAAATCATTTTATGTTTAAAATATGAGTAAAGAAACAAATATACATTTGAAAGCAATAATATAGGTAATTATATTATTTTTAATTTTAGGAATAATATATTTTATAATAACTTTATAATTCAAAATTAAATCTATTTAAGCATGGATCGTGGTGAACGACGTTATCGTCAAAAGAAAAAGTGGATTTCTCGTTTAAAGAAATTATGGAATTCACATGTATTTTGGAATTATATTTCTCCTGTAAAGAAAAAGAAACCAAAATGTATTAGAGAAATGAAAGAACATAGAGCTACATCATGGCAAGATTTTACGAAGGATCATTTTGGTGTATTAGTTAAAAATACAGGAACTGTTATGACTGATAATAAACGTTTGGATATTACAGAAGAACATAAGAGAAAAATGCAAAACAGAAAACTTACAAAGGAAGATCAAGAAGAAGTTGATGAATATCTTGATAGAAAAGAACATCCATATAGGTTTGAAGATTTTTGTTGTAATTGTGATAATTTTCCTGGAGATAGATTATATGAATCTAGAGAATACGATGGTAAAGATGTTTGTCCATTTGTAGAAAGATTTAAATCTGGTGAATTAAATGGAGATACAGAATGGCAGAAGTTAGGATGTGAAAGTTTTATTGATTAATTAAATATTATTATAGGTGATTAGCAAATTATAGTTAATCACCTATAACTTTTTATATATTTTCTTATATAATCTTTAACTAATAATATTTTTAATTTATGACAATGATGAAAACAGATATTGAAATTTCGCAGAGTGCACAACTTCAAAGTATTGATTATGTATTTGAAAAACTTGTTCCTTATGATGATCGTATAAAAAATGGATATATTGAGCAGTACGGTAATTATATGGGTAAAATTCCATTGACATATTTAAAATCAGGAATGGAATGTGCAAATAAACATCTTATTCTTGTAACTTCAATTAGTCCTACTAAATCTGGTATTGGTAAGACAACTGTAAGTGTAGGATTGAATGATGCACTTAAGAAATTAAAGAAAAATTCCATTGCGGTATTGAGAGAACCTTCTCTTGGACCATGTTTTGGTATGAAAGGAGGCGCATGTGGAGGTGGTTATTCACAAGTAGTACCAATGGATAAGATTAATCTTCATTTCACGGGAGATTTTCATGCAATTACAACAGCAAATAATATGATTGCTTCTGCAATCGATAATTATTTCTATCATAATCCAGAAAAAGAATTAGATATAAAGAAAATTACATTTAGACGCTGTTTAGATATTAATGATAGGTCTCTTAGAACTATTTACACAACACAGCGATATGGAAAACTTATTCAAACAGGATTTGATATTACGCCAGCATCAGAAATGATGGCAATTTTTTGCATGGCATATGATATAGATGATTTACGTAAACGTATTGATAAAATTATCATTGCAGAGCGAGAAGATGGTAGTTTTATGTATTGTAAAGAATTAGGAATAACCGGTTCAATTGTTGCATTGTTATCAGATGCGATTAAACCTAATTTAGTACAGAGTCTTTATAATAATCCTGTTATTATTCATGGTGGTCCATTCGCTAATATTGCACATGGTTGTAATTCAGTTATCGCAACACGTATGGGATTGTCATTATGCGATTATGTTGTAACAGAAGCAGGATTCGGTTCAGACCTTGGTGCTGAAAAATTCATTGATATTAAATGTAGAACTGCAGGTTTTTCACCAGATGTTATTGTATTGGTTGTGGCTATTCCAGGTTTGAAAAATCAAGGTGGTTGTAAAGATATAACAAAGGAAGATACAAGATCACTTGAGATAGGACTCAAGAACCTTGATCAACATTTGAATGCACTTAATACATTTGGTTATAAGATTATTGTCACTAATAATGTATATGATACAGATACGCGAAATGAACAGATAATTCTTGAGAATTTCTGTAAGAGTAGAAAGGTAAAGTGTATTAAGAATACATGCTATGTAGATGGTAGAGATGGAGCATTAAATTTAGCACAAGAAGTTATTGATACCATTGATAATACGAAGCATATAGCATTTCCAAATTGGGCATATCAAAAATATGATAATATAAAAGATAAGATTTCAGATCTTTGTGAAAATATTTATGGTATAAATTCAGATAATATACGTTATTCATATAAGGCTGAAAAGTTTATTGAGAAATATGATAAGACATATGAGAATTATAAGGATGAATTAATTCAGGAAATTAGTGAATATCCTATTTGTATGGCAAAGACACAATATTCATTTTCAGATAATCCATCAGTATTGCCAGTGCCAACACATGATACTACATTTACTATTGATGAAATTAAAATTAATAGAGGTGCTGGATTTTTAGTTGTTATTGCAGGTAATATGATGCGAATGCCTGGTTTACCAAAAGAACCAGCAGCAAAGAAAATAGATTATGTTGATGGAAAAATTACAGGATTGAATTAATGAATGATAAAATAATAGATATAAATGAGTGGTTGAGATGGGTGATTTCCTTACACTCATCTCAAAAACAAATTAATACCATAAAACCATATTGGAAATGTAAATCTATGGGAGATTATCTTAAAGTTTTTAAAAACGATATAGGAAAATTTGGTAAGACTATACCGGATATTAATGATACTGAATGGATAGATGGTAAATATTCATGGGAGTTAGATAGATTATTTGATATATATAAATTTGTTCCTAATTGTGAACAACTCGCAAAGGTTAATATAGGATATTTTGTATTAAAAGAAACATTAGACAATGATAAATGGAAATATTATATTCAAGTGATAAAACAATATGATAAAGAAGTGAAAGATTATAAAGGTGGTCCATTTACATTTAGAATTATAATGGTAGACTTTGGTATTTTTAAATTATACGCACGTCAAACAAGAGAATTAGAAGGTGACCATAAACATGTAATGTATTCTAATATTAAAAATAAAGAATTAGAGGAACAAAATAAGTTTATTGAATGCTGGAGTGATGATCAATGTATATTCATATCTATACCAGGACTAAAAATCAATAAAGATTTAATAAAAGGTAAATCTCAAAAAATTGAATTACAAAAAGAAAAACGTTTATATTGTTTTAATGATAATAATGGAAACAAATATCAATTACCAGAATTATATTATCCTACAAATATAAGAACATTTATTGATTATTGTATAGATAAAAAAATATTACCATTTTCAAAAACTGTTAGAATTTGGTCTAAAACTGATTATTATGAGATATATTCAGACCCTGAAAATAAATCGTTCAAAGATTATATGTCAGAGGACGAAATGTTATATCGTTATCCATTTCCTATGATGAATATTAAATCAAAAAAAGAAATAAAAGAATATATTAATGATAGGAAGCAAAAACATGCATGGGAAATAAATCGAGGTTTACCAAAAACAGTTACAATAAATTATAATATAAATGATATATTCGTACCTATTGATTCAATTACGCAAGATATATGTAATGAATTTATATATAAGATGAATAATAGTAAATTATATGAAATAATACAATGAATAAGGAATTACAACAATATATAAATAAAGCAGATAATTCTCAAAATATAAAGTATTTTGAGAATATGATGAATGCTTTATATAATAAAGCATATGAATATCGTAAATTAAGAGATGAAGCAGTTATATCTAATAAGGATTTGCGAGGTAAATATGTAAGGTTATCAAAAGAACGAGATTATGATAATCCAGTATATATGCATGTAGTTAATCAGTTCGTTACAAATGATGGTGGTAGAGATAGATACCAAGTATATCTTGAAGGATTAACATTTAGATATAGTGATGCAACTATATATTTGGATAATATATGGCAAGAAGTAGATGGATGTAGACAAATTCATTATGATATTCATGAATTTGAAAATCTTCAAGTTAAATATTTAACAGAAGGAGAATTCAGAAAGTTATATATGGAAATGGTTAGTAATATGGTATCTATTTATGAACATGCAGAAAAGTTAATAAATAATAAAATTTCATCAAAATAATTTTAGACTTTATTAATATAATTATGTATAAAATACATAATGAATGTTAATTAAGTTATTTTTTAATTATCAAAATTAATTAAAATAAATTTAAAAATATTTAAGACTTTTTTAACATTCTTATGTAAAATATACATAAGATTTAAATGATAGAATTCTTATATAAAGGACAAAAGTGCTATACCAATAATCTTCCGAAGAAATTAAAGAGAATGAAGATTACAGAGAATGATATTGAAATCCTTAGAGAATTTGATGAAACACAGAAGAAAGTAAAACCAGAAGATAATAACAATGAATTTGATAATTGGACTAAAGTTGTATATTGGGATCCTATTACAAATTATACACATATTGGTTTTACACATGGTATGAATAAACCTGATAAAAATGAATTTTTTAAAAATTCTAAATGGAATGAAGAAACAAAAACCGGGTTAAAATATTGTACTCAAGAATGGATGGATAATGTTGTTTTGTTAAATGGAATACCTAAATATCCTATTGTAATAGGTGATGATGGTAAGCCTGTGTTAGAAACAAAATATAATTGGTAAAATAAATATATTGTTCGTTATATAATTAACGGATATGATGAGCAATATATTTTAGATATGTAAATTAAGATGTAGAATGCCCTATGGTGTAATGGTAAGCACAGTAGACTCTTTAAATAGGAGCTTTATATGGAAACATATAAATGAAAATTCCGCTAATAAACAGAAACCTTTTAAATAGAAATATTTAATTTGGCGATGACTTACTAAATTCAATATAAAATATATTTGATAAATGGCGCAGAGACTATATACGGAATATCTAAGTTCTATATGAATATGATAATGAAATAGTCCAGACTACAAAACCTAAGTTAGTTTTAATATGGTTGTTTATGTAAAAGTAAATGTAGTACGAAATCTATTTGTCCGGGTTCGAATCCTGGTGGGGCAACAAACATAAGTAAAGTAATATTTTAAAGATTTGATGAATTATGAAGCAGAAGACAATTATTAAGACAGAATATTACGCAGATGATGGTAGAGTATTTAATAATGAGAATGATTGTAAGTTATATGAGGATAAAGTGAAAATTCCAAAGATTGGATTATACTCGGTTATTGATAAGTATGACGCTAAATCAGTTGTTAATTATATAGATTTGATTTTAGGACAATATAATGTTATTGGAGATTCATATATTAGAGATACTAAAATTAAAAATATGTTAACACATCTTCAAAAACAATTTTCTAGTTATTTACCGGATGAAAAGTAATATATAAGATGTCTTATTCTATTAAAAATAATAGTGAGATGATTTAATGAATAAGGAAGATATATTGAAGAATGAATATACAGAAATTGCAGACTTAGCAATAAGAATGATTAATAATGCAAAAGAAGCAGAAGCATTATATAATGAAGTAAAGAGAATTAATAGTATGCAATTAATAGAAGATAATTTATTTAACCTTCAATTTGTAATGAATTGGCAGGATATTTTGAATAAGGTATCTATTACACAGGTTGAAGATTGTTAAGAAATATAAAGTCGAGATTATTTTTTAGTCTCGACTTTTTTAATTAAAATATTTTATGTATCTTTGAATTGTTAAATATAAAAATAGAATTTTATGAAAGCTAAATCATATATATTTGTACATAATAAAGAAAAATCTACATATAATATTCCAGACGAATATTTTGTAGATAATACAAATCTTAGAATAACTCATTTTAATACAGAAAATAGTTATTTTAATATATCTGCATATGGATTTCTTATTAAGAAAGATATTTTTGATAAAGAATGTAAATCATTTTATACATTAAATCCTGTATCTAAATATACAAATGGTGATATTAATGGAAGACGCATTGCATTTGTAAAAATTAATAAAGAATTACCAAAATATGATTTAACCGGAAATGCTATTAAAAGTTCTTTATCTTCAGATAATTGGACAGTTGTAAATGTTATAGATAATACATCAAGATGGACAAGAATTCCAGATGATTATTATTTACTTACACCAAAGTTTAAATCAAGTGGACTTAAAATTCGGTGTTTTGAAAAAGAAGAAGATGCTATTGCTGAATATAATAAAAATGAAGAGAAAAAATCAGCAAATAAAAAAGCAAAATGGAACGCAATAAATACGGCGCCAAATAATGGTAATATCAATTTAGCAACACTTAAATATAAAGTTGAACGAATTCATATAAAGACAAATTATTTGAAGGATGTTCATGAAGGTGATATTATATATGGCGTTATTTCTGTATTAGAGAATGGTAAGAATAAACTTAATGTATCATCTCATTATGCAAATTATGTAGATGTATATGTTAATGATAAATTATATAAAACAGTTCCCATGAATGTATTTGGAGATTTACTTTCAAAACATTTACAATTATCTGTTTTTGTTTAATTAATAATCTTAAAAATAATTTTAATATGAAATTTTCAACATATATTAATAATATAATAGATGCAATATTTTTTCCGAATTTTCTTATTGAAGAACGGGAAGATAATAAGAAATTAAATGAATCATATGAAAATTATATCAAATCAATTAATGATTATGGTGATTCAGGATGGAAAGAAGCAACTAAATATGCGAAGTTAGTAGATAATTTAAGTTATCAACTAGATGTATTAGCAAGGGATTATAAGAATTTAACAAATATAAATAGAGATTTAAAAAGAAAATTAGAACGGTATTATAAAACAGGAAAAAATTCTAAGAAAAAGTAAACTATTTTATATTTCTTATATATAAATAATATAATTAAGGGGATGAATTTGGATTTGCTTATTAATTATGTGGTAATAAATCGTGTAGGAATGTTAATAGCCTTTTGTAGCAATACAAAGAAACTTAGCAAATAAATTTAAATGACGACGAAATAGAATTTCGTATGGCAGCTTAATCCTGATAGGATTGGTAATATACACCCATTGAAGCATTTGCTCCTTACACGGTAAGTTTGAGCATTGTCACAGAGTTCGTAAGAGTGATAATCTCTGTTAAATAAAACTCTTACATATACTTATTCATTGTCCAATAAGAGTGATTATGACATTAAACTATTTAACTCTAATAACACAGATATAAATGAAAACTAATAAAGACATACGCACGTAGATAGTTTATTATTGACAAGTTAGTAATACGTGGTTTCGAGTACCACCATCTCCACATTTTTAGATTATATTTCATAATATAGAATTTTTAATTGTTTAATTTTGTAAATGAGTTGTATGTTTAGATAAACATATGACTCATTTTTTTGTATAATAATAAATAAGATAATAAAACTAAATATAAGCATAAATATATGCCAACTAAATTTATAGCAAGAAAGTTTAATCCAGGGAAAGCAGATCATAATAAAATAAATACACTTATTAATCTGTCTTCACTTAGTTTAAATTCAGCATAGAGTATTCTTAAAACTTCATTGGCTTTAGGATCTACTCAAACAAGTAATTATTCTGGTGATTCATTAACACCGTTTAATGATATTTTAAATCAAGATTAGAATAAGTTTACATAGTATGCAGATATTACTAAAAATACAAGTTAGTCTTATGCATACTATGATTTGTCATATCAATAGAGAAGAGAATAGTTAAGGTAGTTTGCTTCACAACAAACTATTTCATTTGTTTTAGATACTATTGCAGATGAATCTATTATATTGGATGAAAATAATTATTTTGCATAGTTAGATTTAAATCTTCTTAAATTAAAACTTAATACTAATTATAAAGGTGCAAATGGAGAAACTGCAGATGATTTAATAAAGAATTGTCAGAAAGCATTTAAGATTATATATTCAACATATGGATGGGATAAATCTAATGATGCATGGAATTATTTTAAGAAATTTCTTATAGAAGGTTATCTTGCATTTGAGATTGTTGTTGATAATCTTATGAAACCTACAAGAATCATAGGTATGAGGGAATTGGATCCTGCTACATTGGAACCAGATATTGAAATTGATCCAATGACAAATAAAGAAGTAAAGGTTTGGTATCAATATAAAGGTGACGCATAGTTAGAAAGGAAAATTCCAGATTCTAATATTGTATATATATCATGGTCAACAGGTATGTATGGAGAGTAGTCACGTGTATCATATCTAGAAGGTTTAATAAGATCATATACAATGTTAACATAGTTGGAGACTTCTCGTATGGTATGGAATATCATGAATGCATAGAAAAGAGTTAAAGTTGGTATTCCTGTTGGTAATATTTCTTAGGATAAAGCTCGTGCACGCGTAAATGAAGTTAAAGCAGATTGGAATGAAGAAACAACAGTTGATGAAATATCAGGTGAGATGGTAGTAAATGGACAACCACGATTCTCTTTTTCAAAGACACATTTCTTCCCTGTACGTGATGGTAATTCAATGACTATAGAAGAAATCCCTACAGAAGGATATGATTTAAGTGATATTACTCCATTGAAATATTTCTGGAGGCGTTTCATATTAGAAACTAAAATACCCGCTAATAGATTTATGATTGACCCTGCAGCTGAAGGTGCACATCCATTAGGTGGTGATGATGCAAGTATAACACGAGAGGAATATGCGTTTGGACGTTTTATTAGTCGTGTTAGAAATATATATCGTGAAATTTTGTTAAAACCATTATGGGTACAAATATGTTTAATGATGCCAGAGTTAGCAAGTTCTGAATTATTGAAACAATGTATAGGTATTGTTTTTAATGAAGAAAATATGTTTGTTAAAGCAAAAGAAAGAACTGCGTTAAAACAAGGCGCGGAAATTATAGGTACATTAGCATAGATTCAATTAGGTGAGAATAAACCATTCTTTAGTATGAAATTCTTAATTGAGAAATTCTTAGGTATGTCTGATGAAGATTTTGCACTTAATGAGAAATATAAACAAGGTGAAATTATAGAGCGCTTAGAACAAGCTAAAACTATTAAACAACATCAAGAAATGGGTAAACAAGTTGGTGAACAACAAGGTAATGGAACTCCTGGTGAAATGGATTTCGGCGGAGGTTCTGATGCAGGTGGCGGAAGTTCATTTGACGATTCATTTGGAGGCGGTTCTGATGCAGGCGGTGATTTTTCTGGAGGTGATGAAGTATTCTCTGGTGGTGACACTGGTATGGGATCCGGTGGTTCTGAAATTGCAGATACTGGTGGCGGTGATGAAGGTGGAGGTGACTTCGCTTAATCAAAATATTAAAGGATTAGATATTGAATTATCTAATCCTTTATTCATTTAAAAATAAATATATTAAAATATATTATTATAATAATGAGTGATAAATAGAAACATTTTTATGGATGTTTACCATCTAAATTGGATGGTACAGAACATATAGTAAATGTTGATTCAAAAATAGTATTACCAGATGAATTTTCATTGCGTGATGTAATGCCGCCAGTAAGAGATCAAGGAAACACATAGACATGCGTATGTTAGTCTTTAACTGCAATGTTGGATTTCCTTCATAACAGTAAAGTAGGAACTGATGGTAAATGTAATAATTATTCTATAAATGATTTGTATAGATAGAGATCTAATTATCCATAGGAAGGCATGTCAATTAAAGAAGCTATGAAAATTCTTAAGGATAAAGGCCTAAATGGAGAAAAGATTAATTCATACGCATTAGTTCCATCAGTAGAAGTTATGAAAAGAACTTTAGTTATGTTTGGGCCTTGTTGCGCTGGATTACCTGTGTATTCTGATAATGATCCATATTTTTGGAAGAAAGGTCGTGAATATGCAGGGGGTCATGCGATCTGTATTTGTGGATATAATAAAAGAGGATTTATTATTAGAAATTCGTGGGGAAGTTCATGGGCAGATCATGGATATATAACGATTCCTTATGATGAATATGAAGATTCTGTATTTGAAGCATGGACTGCAATTTTATAATAATATATTAAAGATGATTAGTAATGTTAAATGTTACTAATCATTTTTTTCTTTATATAATAATTATGTATCTTTGAATAAACAATTTTATAATTACTATATATTATAATATATGATAACATTTAATCATCCTTTTAATGAAGATCAATGTATAGAAAGACTTATGAATGAATATCATAAGCATAATAATTTAATAGTTGCATTTGATTTTGATAATACAATTTTTGATTATTATAATGATGGTGGTGATTATTCAGATATTATAAACATTCTGGATTTATGTCATCAGTTAAAATTTACATTGGTATTATATACATGTGAAACAAGTGCAAAAAAATTAGCATGGAAAATAAATTGGTGTAAAGAACATATGGGATTTAAACCAGATTATGTAAATAGTTCTCCTGTATTGAATAATATTACATCTAATGGTAAAATATATTATAATATACTCTTAGATGATCGTGCAGGACTAAATGAAGCATATTCTATACTTGTACATGTTATTTCAAATATAGAAGGCGAAAAAGGTATTTATTTAGAACCACAATGGGATAAAGAAAGATAA